GTTCATACCATTATTCATTTGATTGTTCATACCATTATTCATTTGATTGTTCATACCATTATTCATTTGATTGTTCATACCATTATTCATTTGATTGTTCATACCATTATTCATTTGATTGTTCATACCATTATTCATTTGATTGTTCATAACAGGTTGTGTTTTTGGTAATAACATAGGAGGATATTGTAAAGGTGGTTGTTGATAGGGAGATTTCATATATCCATTAACATTTTGAGTCATTGGTGTTCCACAAGGTGTACTAGGTAAGCAAGAATTTATACCAAAATTATTTCCAGGCAAAGAGTTATATAAAAGAGGTTGTTTAATAGGTCCTAATGCAGCAGGTGGTGCAGGAGGCATTGGAGTTCCCCAATTTATGCTTCTATCATTGTAATCAATTTTAGTAAAATCTTTTTTAACACTTAACTCGCATGTTGTTTTATCGTCAAACACTTTTCCATACATACATCTATCTTCATCAGTTAAAGATATACATTTTCCTTTTTGACCATCTACTCCTATTGGGCACCATTTCATATTATCACTTTCTTGAAAATCATCAACAGGTCTTGATAATATAGTTTGATTACTACGATTAATACTAGCATCTAATGATCTTTTTCCATCTTCTAACATTTGTAACTCTTTATTTCTAATATCTAAAGCATTATTACTCACCTCAAGTGCTCTATCTTTTACTAATAGTTCCTGTTTTTTTTCTAATAATTGAGCATTTAACTTATTTAATTTTTCCATCTCTGGGGTTTCTTTATCAGTCTCTGCCATTTCAGAATAAGGTGTTGGGTTTAAATTAAATAAATTAAAATTAAATTTATCTTGCTCTATTGATTGACTACCAATATTATCTCTATTTTGTAAAAGATTTCCTACTGACTGTATAGAACCTTCTGCTATATCGATCGTTCCTTTAGCTGTATCGCCAATTATATCTGCACTTGTATTTATTACAGCTCCTGTATAAAATCCTAATAAAGAAAATAGTTTTACAAATATGTTCTTAAGTCCTGTAAATAACTTATCTAATAACATTCCAACTCCGAGAAATAGATTAAATCCCAAAAGTGCTAAAACAACTAAAATTACTAATAAAATGATAATAGTGTTTTTTGATAATCCAAATAATAAAGATGTTTTATTATCGATATTTTTTTTTTCAACTTGAATATTTTTTTCTGTATTTTCTGTGTTTTCAGTATCCATTATACACTATTTATATATTATATTTTACATATTGTTCGTTTAACTTAGATAGTATTTTTATTTTAATAATATAAATGGGATTTTTCTCTTTTATGGAAACTTCATTCTTTTTTACTTTAGGAATAACATTCTTACTTATTTTATTACTTGTTTATCACTTTAAACAGCGTATTGTTGCTAATGAAACAAAACAAGATCACATGTTTGAACTTATTAACAATATCGTCCAAGAGATTAACAATATTAAAACATCTGTAGCATTAATGAATCGCCCATCAACCCCTTATCCACATAATTTACAAAATACCTTTACTGCAGAACAACAATATTCGCAAGAAAACAATGATGAACCAGAAGAGGAATCATATGAAGATGATTCTGAAATAGATGTTTCTGAAAATGATATTAGCGATGATGATGATGATGATGATGATGATGATGATGAAAAAATTATTGTTTCAGATGATGATATTAGTGTAGAAGAAATATCTGTTGAAGATAATTTTACAGAAAGTAATTTCACAGATGAAATGGAGCAAGTTAATGTTGAATCCATTGATATAGTAGAATCTACCGAAAAGCCTGTTGAAGAAAAAAAACCGAATTTTAATAAAATGAATTTAGGAAACTTAAAAGCCTATATATTAGAACAAGGTTGGGTAGAAGATCCATCCAAAATGAAAAAAGCACAAATTCTATCATTAATTCAAGAACGCGCTACTTAATTTAATTTTATCTACAAAACATTATGTATTCAAAATATATAATGTTTTCTTATCCAAGAGCAGAACCATTTAAAAAAGCTTATTCTAATGATACAATTTTAGAGAAATCAAACTTTGGATATGCTACTAATAACGTCAATCCTCAATTACCACCACGAATGAACGATGGACGTTCATTGATAGCTGCACATCAACCAGAAGCAGTATTAAATGAAACTATCTTACAAAACAGTGGGGTTCAATCAAATTGGGAATATCGTAAATATTTAACTGAAAACTCACAACAAATTGCACGTGATAATTTCCGTGAAGCTTGTAATGATGTAGGATATTTTGAAAGATTTGCACCTGATGAACGTGGATATAAAAGTGAAAAACATGATACTCCTTCAAGTTATTTAGTATATAAAGATCAATCAACAATTATAAATGAAAATAGCGATTTAAAAAACTTATATCTTACACGTGAAGAATTAAGTTCACGATTTGAACCGGTTACATTAACACAAGACCAATTATTTTCAAAGATTGCGAAATAAGTTTTTTCTAATAAAATAATATATGGAATTTGGACAGATATTATTTTATATTACAAAGTCGTTAGGTATTGCTTATGTTACAATACTTCAATTTATCTATGCTATCACAGCAAATATGATATTTGATAAATATCTTTTTCATGAACAAAATGTGAATAATTTTTCTTTATTCTATGAATTTATTTACCTTTGTCTTATTTTAGGAACTCTAGCTATATTTTCCTATATGGGACGTAAACTCATTAGACATATACCTTCACCATTCCATTTATTGAATAAATTTGATCATAGTCGATTAAAAGAATTGGGTGATACTTCAGCTATCACTGGCTTCATGTTATTAACTTCAGGTATTATAGCAAACAGAGTGGATAATTTACGAAAGTTATATAAGATTAAGACTTAATTGTATTCTTTATTTTTATTGGAAAACTAACTTACTAGACTATTTATTTAAATAAAAATGGCTTATTTAAATAAATGAAACTTATCAGTTTTGATGTTGGTATTAAAAATATGGCGTATTGTATTTTTGATTTCAATGGTAGTGAACTAATTGTCCAAGATTGGAATATATTAAATCTTTTAGAAAACTCAAAAACCCAAGAATCATGCTCTTTTGAAATAAAATCAAAAAAACAAACAAAAATTTGTGGTAAAAAAGCAAAATATAAAAAAGAAGAATTATGTTTTTGTGAAACTCACGCTAAAATGGCGATTAAACAAAACAATTGGTTTTTCTTTGATGAAAAATATAGGCCATCGAAATTGAATAAATTGTCTAAGGAAGAGTTGTTTAATCTTGGACAACCTTTAGAAATATTTAGCGAAATTCCAAAATCAAAAAGAGTAGCACTTTTACTTTTCGCCGCCGCTTGTGATAAAAGATCTTTAGTAAAAATAAAAAAAGTAAAAATAAAAACAGCTAATGATACAGATTTAATAACAGTAGGTAAGCTTTTAAGAAAGGGTTTAGACAATATTACTAGTATAAACGAGGTAACACATGTAGCTATTGAAAATCAGATATCAAAGATAGCTTCTAGAATGAAGACTGTCCAAGGAATGCTTTCACAATATTTTATAATGCAAGAAGAATGCCCTCAAATAGAATATGTCTCTTCTATAAATAAGTTGAAAGACCTCTCTACCAATGTCCAAGAAAATTCTTATAAACAACATAAAAAGGATAGTGTTTCGATTTGTAAAGAAATATTAAAACAAAACCCTTCTTTAGGAAATTTCGACGATTTATTGACTATTTCAAAAAAGGATGATTTAGCGGATGCTTTTTTACAAGGCATCTGGTATTTAAAACGTGAAAAAATTATTAATTATGCGGACAACTTAAAAATTAATTGTGTTACTTTATCATAAGTGAATTTCTATGGAAGTCATTGATATAGGATTAGATAATCTCGAACCAGTTTCTTTTAATTTACAAGAAAACGAACCATCTTTATCAACAAACGAACCATCTTCTGTTAATTTTGGACCGGGTGTAGAACTTTTAATGAATGATAAAAAAATATCGTCTACATCATCAACAAAGGTTGATATAGAAGATCTAAATGATTTAGAAAATGAATTAAACACATTAACACAGAATATTGATGATTCGGGTATTACCCCTGAGGCAAATCAGTCCTCAAGTACATTTGGTGGTTTAGGTAATATGTTTGGAATGGGGGGTAACGATAAAAAAGACGAAGTAAAAATAGATATTGGTAATGTTGAAGAGATAAAACCAGCGTCTAATATTGGAGCAGCTACATTAGAGAGTGTAGGTAATACAAAAACGTGGGACGGATTTTCAAAAACAAATGAAGTACCAATCAATGCATCTACAGGATCTAAATTATCTGATCGTGAAAAAAGAAGAAAAAAACGTGCTATGATTAAAAAATTAGAAGAATGGTACGAAAAAGGGTTAATTAAACATACATCGAATTTTAATATGGATTCTGATTTTGATGAAGTTGAAGACGAATATGAGACTGCTATGGAAGATAAGCGTAAAAAAGATAGTGTTAAATTACAAGGATGGTGGTTTACTACATTAGTAAATTCACTCGAATATGCTAACGCTGTTTTTGATCCATTTGGCCTTAATCTTGATGGTTGGGGAGAACAAATTAATGAAGACATTGATAGTTACGAAGAAATATTTGCTGAATTACACGAAAAATATAAAGGTGGTAAAATGTCTCCTGAAATCTCCCTTTTATTGCGTCTTGGATTCAGTGGTGCTGTATTGAATATTACAAATAAGGCTTTATCTACTGCTACACCCGGTTTTAATGACGTTATTAAACAAAGTCCTGAGTTAATGAAAATGTTTTCTGCTGCTACTGCACAAACAATGAATAACCAAAATCCAGGTTTTGAATTTGTAAACAGTGTTTTGCATCCAGAAGAACAAGTCAACACCTCATTTGGCGTTCCTCCTCCACCAGTTGAAACAAAAGGTCAACCTGCACCTCAAAGACCAACTATGCAATATACAAATGCTCCAAACAGACCAGATATAGCAATGGGTAGAGGAGCAATGTTTCGAGAAGAAGGTGTTGATCTAAACAACCAATTTGGAGATATACACGCACAACAACCACAACCAAGATCAAAAGCTCCAGAAAGAGCTGAAATGAGAGGACCTCAAAATGTAGACTTAGATAATTTATTGTCTGGTTTAAAGACACGTGATGTTGAACCAAAACGTAATGATGAAAATGAATCCATGATTAGTGCATCTTCTATTCAAGATAATCAAAATACAGTATTACCAAAGAAAACACGCAGAAAACAACGTTCCGATAAAAATGTAGTTGCTATTGATATTTAATTATTCATTATTCAAAGCTCTATTTAAATCTGTTGGATATAAACTATCTGGAAATTCTATTTCTTTATCTATTTTATCACATCCTACACTATCAAAATCGTGTTGCATATCCTTTAATAAATCACTGGATGAGGTAATAAAAAAATTTGGAAATATAGCATGAATAAATGCTTGTATGGAACCTAGAAATAATTTTCGTGATAAATTCATTGAAAAACAAAAATGCGTATAATAACTCATACAAACGCTGTTTGGATGTGAAAAATACGAGTAAATCATTATTATATTATATAATAATAATTTATTACTCAGAAATATAATAACATTCTTCTAGATACTCGTCGTCATATTCTACTTTTTTATTATATTGTATTTTTTGATACTGAGGATTCTCCCAGACGCATCTACGAAAATCTTCAGGCATATATTGAAAAGTTGATTCAAACACAAAGCAACTATTACATTCACGTGTTTTCCAACGTTGAGCTAAACTATTATAATATCTATGACAGTTACAATTTGGTGCTATATATTGATCATAAACAAAATCTTCGTACAATTCTTTTTTATGATATAGATAACTATAATATTCTTTCAAGGCATTTATAGCAAAGTCATTTGTTAAGTAACCTTGTATATAATCAAGTAATTCTCTTGGTAATTTGTTTTTAAACAAAAGAAGTGGACTATTCATTTTTTTTATTTTTGTTATATGGTTAAAATAGAACTTATAATCAATTTTATTTGCTTGTTTCACTTTTCATTTTTATCATATATTCATCTCTGCGTTTATCAAAATCTACACACGGTTTTGGGTATTTTATATCTTCGTGTCGTTTGTAATACTTATACCATTTATGAATATGTTTGTCTGGAACATCTTTTAGTTCTGGAATCCATTCTCGGATATAGTCTAAATCTTTATCATTTTTTTCTGATTGTGTCCACGGACTTAATATACGGAACCAAGGCATCGCATATAAACCACCTCCTACTACAGCCTGCCAGTTACCAGAATTCGATGCTACATCATAATCTACTAATTGTTGTGCGAAATATTTTTCACCCTCTTTCCAATCTAAATAAAGTATTTTTGATAAAAACGTAGCTACAATCATACGTGCACGATTATGCATATACCCTGTTTTATTCATTTGGCGCATTCCAGCATCTACTAATGGAAATCCAGTCATTCCTTCTTTCCATTTTTTTAGACGTTCTGTATTTTTAGACCATTTTATCTTACGCATTTTATCATTTGATAAACCATCCAATGATTCTGGATTTTCAGACAGTAAATGCATATAAAAATCTCTCCAAATCAATTGTCTTATTAATTCGTGATGACTAGAAAACTTGGCTTTAAATTTGGATACTACTTCTCGAATAGAGACGCACCCATATTTAATATAAGCAGAAAGCATAGATGTTTCTTCTCCCATTGTATCTCGACTATCTTTGTAATCTTTTAGGTTTTTGAGTGCAGAATATAACTGTTTTACACCTTTATCACGACCACCGTTTACTGCTAAATATTTGTTTCTTTTTTTAACAAAACGATCCATAGCGTCTTGTAACGAAATAAGGTTTTTCAATTTTTTTGTTGTCTTAGATAAATTTTCAATATTATGTTTTTCAGGTGATTTAAATTCATGATTAAAAAAATACGATTCATAAAAAGAAGTAAATCGTACATATGTTTGTCCACTTCCATTTAAAACTGTTCCTGGCTTATGTATATAATAATCTTGACTTGTTTCACATTCTATTTTTAATTTATCGCATAGTTTTTCTACATTTTTAGTACGTTTTTTAGCATAAGGTGTATAGTCTTCGTTAAAAAATATACCCTCAATATTTAGTTCCTTGACTAATTGTTCAAGTCCACCTGTTACACTATCATATAAAACAATTAATTTTCCACCACTTTTGCTTATATCTTGTTGTAGATTTTGTAAGCTTTCTATCATAAATTGAACACTATTTTCTGATTTAAATGTGTTATTTGTAACTTGCTCGGGCGTAAAAACAAAACACGTAAATACTTTATCGCATTTTTTTGATGCCTTATTTAGTCCAACATTATCAACAATTCGAAAATCTCTATGAAAAATAAACAGACCGTTTTTCATTTTCGTTATATATTAAAAGGACAAATATTTATGTTTTTTAAAAAACATTTAAAAGTATGCATAGAACTATTATTACAATGGAAAACAGTAAAAATGTATTAGCATTTATTATAGGCATTATGTCAAAGTTTGTTTGGAATATGAATACTATGATTTTACGATGTGAAACCAAATTCAATGAATTGTACAATACAAATTCACTTGTTAGACGACCTACTGATTGGATATGTCGTGTTAGAGATACTATTTATAATTATTTTGATAAATCATTAAAAGAACCTCCTTATGAATGTTGGAGTGGATTATATCAAATAACTAATAATAAATTAACTTATTCTTATCATATTAAAGACCTTGAAAGTATACAAGGATTTAATGAACATAATAGTTTTTACCGACCATTTATTTTCAATGTTCCAGATAAAAATAATGTTTGTGTTGTATCTAAATTTAATGGATTTTATAAAATATTTTTTAATCAAATTGAAGATACAGAAGAAATATCTCTATGTAATCGTAAAATGTTATCTGTATTTTACAAGCATCCTGAATTAACTGATTCAGTTCAGTTAAAAATTCCTGAAGAAATGTTACTTGTAAATAATCAATTATTTAATCCAACCTTTGTATTTAGATGTCTTCAAAGACAAAATATTTTTACACTTTTTGATAATAGATATACAATCCAGATTATGGATTCTGAAATAGATGAATATAATATTCAATATGGTCAATTTTTACAAGTAAATAAAGATACATTTGAAGTAAAAGATATATAGATATAAAATTTATTGATAAACATTTAAAGAAATTATATGTAAATATATTATAAGCGCAATAGAGTTTAAATATGCAACAACAAGAAGAATGTTTAAATAAGTCGCTCTCTTTGCATGGTAAATGGGATTTGTATTACCATTTACCACACGATAAACAGTGGGATTTAAATAGTTACAAATTCATTGCTAAAAACATCGACTGTTTAGATACTCTTATCGCTTTGAATGAAACCATCCCTGAAAAAGTAATTAAACATTGTATGTTATTTGTTATGAAATCCGGTATTACTCCTATGTGGGAAGATAAAGAAAACCGAGATGGTGGATGCTTTTCATTTAAAGTAGCAAATAAACAAGTGTTTGAAGTATGGAAACATTTGTTTTGTTCTCTTTGTGGAGAAACATTATGTATTGATTCTAATAATAATAAATATATCAATGGTATTACTATTTCACCCAAAAAAAACTTTTGTATTGTGAAAGTATGGTTAAAAGGATGTACATTACAAGATCCAAGTGTTTTGATTGAAATACCAAATCTATCAAAACAAGGATGTCTATTTAAAAAACATGCTCCTGAATATTAAATAACTTTATCTAATGTTAAAAATAAAGTTATTATTTTGTGTTTTATTGTAATTTATACTGTTTTGGTTCTATATTTGTCCATTCGTTTTTGTATTTATCAATAAATGATTTGTTTATTTTATTTTTTAATTCCTTCAATTTCATTATATTTTTTTTATCTTTTGATTTTCTTGTACTTCCATTTTTTAATGGAGCATGAAAATCTATTGGGACATATCCACATATATATCCATATTGTAGATACGCACGTGCCAACAAGTCATGTTCTGAATTATCTAAAAAATAATTAATTTCATCTAAATATCCTAATTCTACTACTTTTTTTTTGTGTAAAAGTAAGGGTCCACGATTACATGTTTCAAATGTATAAAAAATATTTCTATCTACGGAAAGTTCTTTAATATTTTTTTCGATATCTCTACCCAATTTACCAATACCTCCACTTCGAAATAGGTTATGTGCACATCTACCTGATACTGCAATTACATTTGGTAATATATCAAAAGGTTTAACTAATTGTTTATTATAACCTTTTTCAGTCATTTCCATATCAGCTTGTATTTCTAATATATACTCTCCTTCTGCTAATTTAAATCCAATATTATCACACTTTGTTTCAAATAATGGTTCAGACGATTCTAATATTTTTATTTGAATAAAATTATAATTATCATTTTTATAATTATTAATGAAATGTAAAAGATTATGTTTTGTCTTATCGCTACAACTATCTAATATTATTATTATTTCAAAAAAATCAAATGTATTATCTATATAACTTTTAACATTTTTTTCTATTATATTTTCTTGGTTATATACTGGTGTTACAATAGAATGTACTATTTTTTCTTTTTTGTATATACGTTCAAAAATTAATGGACAATTCATATATATTATCTCAATATATATGAATATTTTATTATTTTATCAATCATCTTCATCCGTATTATTTAAATAGTCTTTTACTTCATTACCAATCAATATATCATTTTCTAAAAGATCATTTACAATATTATCTAATATACTACGATGATTGCGTAAAAATGTTTTGGCCATTTTATAAGCTTCATTCACTAATTCCAACACTTCTTTATCAAACTCTTGTTTTGTATACTCTGATAAACCTCCTCCACTTGATAATGTTCTTCCTAAAAACGGATTTCCATTATCAACATCATCATTATAAAATACTTCAAGTTTTGTTCCCATTCCAAAATTACCTATCATCTTTTTCGCCAAATCATTTGCTTGCTTTAAATCTTGCACGGCACCCAATGATACTTGTTCTTCACCATACATTATGGTTTCGGCTGCTTTTCCACCCAGTGCGATAATCAACCGTTTTATTAAAAGGTCTTTTGTATATAATCCACTTTCACTGATATTTCTATGTTCGTTAAACACAGTATACCCTCCTGCGCCACTATATGTACTTTGAATTGATACCTTTTTTAATTCAAAATATTTATCAAATAGTGCGGCTAATAATGCATGACCCGTTTCGTGAATGGCTACTCTGCGTCTTGCTATATCATCACGAGTATCTATCTTTTTCACAATACCAATAATTAATTTGTCTAATGCCTCAAGTAAATTATCACGACTTATTTTTGATTTCCCTTCACGTGCAGCGTGTATAGCACCTTCATTCATCAAGTTTTTTAGTTGTGCACCTGAGAATCCTGATGTTAAATCAGCCAAAAAATTTAAATCTACGTCTTTTTCTAATTCTTTATTTCGTGAATGAACTTTTAAAATAGAAAGACGAGACGTTACATCAGGCAATGGAACCGTCAATAAACGATCAAATCTACCTGGTCTCAAAAGAGCCTGGTCCAATACATCTTTTCTGTTTGTAGCGCCCATTATCAAAATACCTTCATTATCTGCAAAACCGTCCATTTCCGCAAGTAATTGATTTAAAGTTTGTTCGCGTTCATCATTGGAAAGATTTACACCTGCACCTCTTTGTCTACCTACTGCATCAATTTCGTCGATGAAAATAATGCATGGTTTGTTTTCACGCGCTTTTTTAAAAAGAGAACGGATTTTTGATGCTCCTAACCCAACATATACTTCCACAAATTCACTTGCAGCAATTGAGATAAAATTCGCATCGGCTTCACTAGCAATCGCTTTTGCTAAGAGCGTCTTTCCTGTTCCAGGAGGACCTTCTAACAAAACTCCACGAGGAATTTCTGCACCTGCTATTTCATAAAGTGTTGCGTTTTTTAAATAGGAAACAATTTCTGTACATTCTTGGAAAATTTCTGGACTTCCCGCGAAACTGTCTAATGTAATGTTAGATTTTAACATATTTTCTTTTTCAAATTCATCGTTTTTACCAAAATTAAACATACCTGGTTTATTGTTAATACCGCCACCATTCATAAAGTTATTTGGGCTATTCATATTGGCTACACGAAAAACAGAAATAATACTTGATAAAATGATAAAGGGAAAAATGAAATTAAATACCTGAAAGGTTCCTCCTACAAAAGATTCAATAACAGTTGGTTGTGGATTTTGTAAAAATACTGGTTTTACACCTTGTTTCATAGCGTCATCTACAATGTAGTTGGAAACAGATGGGGAAATTTGGGTTGTGGTGTAATCATCTGCGATAGAAGTTTCGGATTTTTCCTTTTCTTCGGCAATTACACTATCCATACCTGGTGTAAAATATACGGATTCGATTTGTTTACTATCCATCTCTTCTACTAATGTTTTAAATGGAATGGGACGGAAGTAATTTTTGTATCGTAATAATTCACTACTTGATAGTGAAGTTTTTTGGGCTTGATAACCATAAGCCAATGGTAATAGAAATAATAAATAAAACATCTATATACAAAAGAAAACACGCAAAACTTCTATATTATTTTGTAAAATAATATAAAATTAAACCTTCTTTTTTCTTGTTGTTTTCTGTTTTTGTCTTCTCTTTTTATTAGAAGGCTTTTTTCTGTTCTTTTTTGTCTTTTTTCCTCCTCTTTTTCTCTTTTTAATCGATCTATAAGTTCTTGCATCATATGCTGCATTGCACGATAAATCAATAATAATTGTATCTGTATATTTTAACTCTTTTAATTTTGCTAATATCTCACTTAACATAAATGTTATATTGTCTCCTTTTGTTTTTCTTCGTGTTGTAGGTCCAATCGGTAAATCAGATAAACCAAGTTTAGTGTCATTTCCTAATAAAGTCATGGTATTATCAAAACTACTTACTTCTTCTCCTACAAGTTCTGATCGTATAATTGTATATATCTTATCAGAATACAATGCATCTGTTCCCCATTTTTCCAATTGATAACTGCCATCTAATTGTTCTATATACCTATGTAGATCTGGGTCAACTAATGAATCTTCATCAAAAGCTTTTAATTCAGCTTGTTTACCTTTTGCTGTTTTTTTAACATACGCCATTGTCTCACTGCGAATACCATCGATCATGGGCATAAATTTTGCTAAAGATCTGCTAAAATCAAGAATTTGTTTCTGTTGTTGTGTATCTGTTCCCCATAAACATAATATATTATCTGGATTATATGTAATACCATTTCTATTACAAGTCTTTTTCTCTTCCTCTTTATTTAATGCTATATATTTATTCATTTTCGTACCAATCATCTCATTTAAACTATCTGGTGAAGTCCAATTACAAACACCGTCTGTCGTCGCATTTATTTTATGAACATTTATTTCTCCATCATGTTTTATTAAATTTTCACCCGTTACACTCTTACCATCATCAGCTAAAGTCATGGATGTATCAAGGTTTCCATGTGTTGTAATTAAAAGTACTGCTAATTTTCTAGGTTTACTAGGTTGAGGCATAGTTATTATATACAGATATTTTTATGTAATTAGATAGCAAAACAAAAATATAAAAACTTATAGGTTTGTATATTTTCTATGAAGGGTTAAATAAACGCCTTATTTTTATGAGAAATACATTTTGGACAAAATATCTCTTTAAGATTTGTTGTCTCTTGTTGATTATAAATGCATTCACGATGATAATATCCTTGGAAACGTTCTTTACATTATGGACATTGTAAACCTAGATACAAATTTTTTGTATCTTGATTACAAAAATCACACGTAATAGATTGATTATTTGAAATTGAATTTCCCATCAATAAAATATATACATAAGTTTTTTTATATATGTTTATGATCTATTTAACTAGGAGGCAAAGGCGCTAAACACAGCTTGATTTCACCCAATGATGCGACATCGTATTTTACAATAAGAGGCAAATCGTTACCCAAATACATTTCTAGATGGCTACAAAGAGGTGTGCATTTAATAAAATGAGAAAGACTCTTTAATGAAAACTCACCTTGAATAATGACGGACGCATCTGGTTTTTGAATAAATTCCATATATCCATCGGATTCGGAACGGAAAATGCGAGAACTGGCGAAATTTCCTTCACACGAAAAGATCAAATCATTTCCAACCGATTTAATCTCAATACGATCGGATATACCATTCATATCACGAATAATCTTTTGAAAATCAGACGTAGGAAGATTGATTACGGTAGAATACTCGACATCAGGTACTACCAATTCTTCGGTATCAGGTTCAATGAGGCGTAATTTTTGACTATAACATTGTTTAATATCACCATTATCATACTGTAATCCCAAATGAGATACAATACCGTCGTGATAATCATCATTATCAATATACATTGAAAGAGTATCATCATTCGACATGGTAGATATTACTTTAAATAGATGCATTGTATTCGCACAAACAATAATCTTTTCTGGTTTACAATCATATAATTCAAATTTTTCAGCGTGTAAAATCACATTTACCAAAATAGTATGCGTTTTATCGAAATTAATGATTTTTAGACCATTGTTTGTATAACTAATAGTAGCATCTGTTAAAACGTCTTTAATTGCCGTAATCATATTACGAATGGGTTGGATTTGCACCGTTTTAATTGTTAAAACATTGTTTGCCTCGTTCATATAAGACTAATTATATAAAAATAAACGCACTTGTTTTTATATAATGTTTTTGATTAATATTATTTTATTGTTTCAAAGAAGAATTTGCTAAATGTTAATTCTTGTGTATCCATTAAATATTTTTGTTGTTCTAAATCTAACATCATGGAATAATGTATCATAGATGATACAACTGTTTCTTTTTTTACTTGAAACCATTCTGCTTTGTAGTATAACTCTTTCATTAATTTATTATAATTTTTACGATATCTTCCATCATAATCGTATATTATATTTATTATATCATAGGGTAGTTTATTCATAGTTTTTCTATCTTTAGATTATTTTTACCCATATATCCAATTATAACAAATAATTGCGCAGTCATTAAACCATGAAATCCTATGTGATATAACAACCACCTTTTCGTTATTTCTTTATGTTTGTGCAATTCTTCTGATTTATTAAAACAGTAGGTAATAGCATATAAATTCGGTAATCCTATAAATACACTATACTGCCAAGGACAATAATAAAAACCGTTTGCTACAAAATATGTAAATGATATTTTTGCGAAATAAATGTCTAGTTTTCTACGCCAATCGTCTAATGCATCTCTCCAAAAATTTGCAGAAATCAATGAAGTAACGGCTAACATTAATGGTGAAAATAGCAAATTATAATTTAAATAACCATATCCTGCAGGAATTGAAAATAATAATGATGAATATGTTAAAAATCTTGAACTATTCCAACTAGCAATACGTTTCATAATACATATATTATAATAATATGTATTTTTTTCAAATTATTTCTTTATTTTGTATCTCCCTACTTGAATCATATCATCGTATAACTCTTTATAAAGAGGTGTATTTTTTTGCATAGCGTTTAATTCTATTAATTTTTTCAATCCTCCATCAATATAAATGTTTTCCAATAATTTTTCTAGAATCACAGGATTTTTCTCAAATTCTTTGATTAGTTCTCTATTTGTTTCATATGTTTCTTTTTTATTTGATTTTAAAAAGCATAATAGGGGTTTAAACGGCGAATTATTTACAACACGTGTAAATACTTCTCTGTTTTCATCCGCTAATTTTTCAATAACAATATCACGTAATTTTTTACTTGTAGTATTTTCTTTTTCATATATATTTACACTATGTCCTAAATAAAGATTCGATAATATTGACGCCATATCAGCAGATAAACTTTGTTCACGTTTAATAGCTCCTCCTTTCAATGCTACAAAGTTAGCCAAACAAGCAAACTGTATGGTTTGACGTTTTAAATGATCTTTTTCAAATAAACTAGCAGATATAGCTTTAAAGTATAAAGATAGTGAATGATTTACTATCATTTTAAAATGTTTCATAAAATCATCCACATTATCGGTTTGAACCGCATTTAAAACAGGATAAATATATGGATGACTTTTGTTTAATCCCTGCCCAAATATAATAAGATTTTTCGTTAAAACGTTACTTCCTTCTACAGTAATACCAACAGGAACATTTTTGTAAAATTTTTCCAACATATTATTTTCACCTTTGCATATTCCTGAACCACCATAAACATCCATCGCATCGTCGAGTACCTTTCTACCACGTTCTGTTGTTTGTTCTTTCATAATAGCACTGATAACAGCCGGTTTTTCACCTTCATCGAGTAATTTATTTGTTAAATAAACAGATGACTGAATCACCCATGTATTATAAAGCATAGAGGCCAATTTATTTTGTACGCCCTCCATTTGAATAAGGTTTAAATTAAATTGATGCCTATGTTTTGCGTATAAAAACATGGAAGCAGTTGCTACCTTAGAAGATGCATTCGCAGTGGCCGGAAGACATATACCACGTCCTGCCGCCAAACATTCCATTAACATTTTCCAACCTTCGCCTATTTTTTCACGTCCACCAATAATCTGATCTAAATCTACTCGAATTGTACCTTCTAACATACCATTTGGAAATCCTGTATCTAAAGGATTGTGATAATAATCTTGACGTAACCCTTCATGACCACCTTCTAATAAGGCTACCGTAACTCCACCTACCTGTCCTTCTAAAAAGTTATCTGGGTCCGTTACTCGAAATGCTAGTCCTATTAGATTTGATACTGGGGCTAATGTGATATAACGTTTTTTTATAGTGACCTCTATTTGTAGTTTCCCGTCTTTGTTTTTTATTACTCGTCCTGTATCGATTTTTCCTGTTGCGTCAGATCCATTATGTGGACCAGTTAATCCAAAACAAGGAATTTTTCCCCCATTTGCTAATTGGGGAAGATATTTATTTTTTTGTTCTTCAGTACCATAATGTAATAATAGTTCAGATGGTCCTAAAGAATTTGGAACCATTGTAACTACACCTAAGGAAGGATTTGCAGAAGTAATATACGTCAATATATCCGACATTTCTTGGACAGATGTTTTAAACCCTCCATACTCTTTTGGGATTAAAAAAGAAAAGAACCCCTCTTTTCCCATATCATCAAAAAGGGATTTATAATCGCTATCTGGATAAATATGCTGTTGTGTAAACGTTTTTAAAAGATGATCTATTTTTTCTTTACTGAAAACATCTTCTGGTCGTTTTTTAAATTCAGGATATTCTACAACACCTTTAAATATTTCACGATCAAGTGATGTTGTGCCTGATTGTAGTGCTATCATCTCGGTTGCACTAATTTTTGGAATCATTTTTTTCACTCTTTTAAAAAGAAAGTTTTTTAAAGACATAATATTAGGTCTATAATATTATATATGTAAATTTATCTAATTATTTTTCGCTAAAATAATTTTACCTTTTCTTCATTATTTTTCTTTATAACTTCACCAATTGCCCTCATTTTCGCCTTTGTTTGTTTTGCTTTTAGATATTCATCATAACTATATAGTTTTAATGTGTTTTTATCAATTACATATTTGGTACCTTTATAATTATATACTTGATATGAAGTGCGTTGTTTACGTACATCTACAACATCTTTGTCTGCAATATCTTGTTGAATTGTAGGATGAGATTCAAATGTATTAGAACGTATTTGTTGACCAAACTTATAACACGCCAAGTCTTCTCCCTTATTTTCATATAAAGAACAATCCATTGCGCTTTCTTTTACAGCAGTTAATATTTGTGAATTTACTTGATTTTTTTGCAATGCCCTTTCAAACAATAATTGATCGGTGGAAATCACAGCAGGCATACTATTAAGATGGCGTACATAACGTCCCAAGAAAGTAGAAGTATCAATTGTATTTGCTAATTTATTTGTTAAACGACTAATATCTCTACTACGTAAACTTTTATGTTTATCTGATGTAAGCACTTCTTCTGGTATTGTACTCATATAAAGGTATACTTTTACATTGCGTAATTCTTCTGGTAAGTCCATATGACTTGCTATACGTCTAGCTCTTCCAATAACTTGCTCTAAACGTACCATATTCCAGTATGGTTCTACAATATGAACAAATCGTGTATTTTTCAAGTTAATACCTTCTGCACCAGATGCTGTAATCATTAAAATTTTAATAGCACCTCCCATAAAATTGTTTTCAATATTTGATTCTTGCAATTTATTTACAATAGTAGATGGTGCTTCAGACCACTTAGAATTATAGATATTAAGAAGAACCTTTTTCTCTTCCTCTGATTCTGTACCTGTATGTAATGCATATTTAGGTTTTCCTTTATCTTCTTCTGATTCTACAATTTCCCAATCGCCTGCCGATGTTTTTTGAATTTTAAATTGTGCATAACCATTCGCATCTAACATGTATTTTATTAGTGCTACACCTTCTAATGTTCTAAATTGACTGTAAATTAAGTGCAAACCTTTGTTATCACTATTTTGTAGATTTTTTAAAATACGTAAAAACTTAGGACTATACATTTTTAGTCCTTCTGGTGAAAAAATCTCTTCTTTTCTAGCATTCATTTCATATAATACCTTGGTTATCTCTTTTGAAAAGTCCGCTTCCTTTTTTCTTTTTTGTTTATCTACTGGTTTCTTTACTTTTATAAATTCATCTTCACTTTCTTCTTCGTCACTTTCGTCTTTTTCTTCTTCTCTCATTTCAGGAACCGATACCGTTTTTTCTTGTGGTTTTTCTTTATCATCTAACATTTCAATATCTTTTAATACAATATCTCCCATAACTTGTAATTTTTTAGGAGGATTTTTTTCTACCTCTTCTTGGACATCTTCTTCAATTTCACGAATATCTTCTTCGTCATCACTATCACCTCCCCCTCCTCTCTTCTTTGCCTTTGTATCTTTTGCCTCTTCTTGTTCAAATTCGTTCATATCTTCTTTACCTATGTATTCTCCAGTATTTTTTACTGGTCTACCAGGTGGATCAGGGAAAGCAAAGTTGCAACATAATCGTGATGCTATTTTATAAGTTGATGAAGTTGTAAATAACTCTTGGTCTTTTTGTTTCATTTGTTTTTGTTTATTTCGTTTTTCTTGTTTGCTTTCTTCTTCACGTATTTTTTCATAGACACCAAATTGATAAGCACTCATTGGAACCCGTTCAATATGATAAATAGTATCCTCATCTGAAGAAACATAACTTGGATATAATTCTTCAGCAGCACCCTTAAAATATGATGTAAGTCCAAGAACACGTTTCTGGAAAACGGTTTTATTTTTCATTTCAGATGAATCAAGTTCTACAAATAAGTCGAAAAAGGAATCAGAATCGTCTGGTAGCGCGATATTATTAACAGATTTTATTTTTGATGGAATTGGTGTGTCTAATCCGTGTTTCTTTAATGCCTTTACAACTAGCTTTTTAAAATCTGTATCTGATAAATTTCCTGTTTCATCTAAAACAACACCGGAATATGTTTCAAATCCTCCTCCATATTTTGATCCTTGATTTGCTTCTATTTCTTCATTTCGTTCTTTTTTCGATTGATCCCAAAGTGAATTACCACGTTCATTTATTTTAATAAAACCATTCGACATGGTAACTATTTTTTGGTCACTATTGCGATCTTTCTTTGTTTTTCGAGTTGTTTTCGGTAATTTTTTCTCGGTTTTTTTACTAGCACCACCTTTCAATTTACGTCTCAACTGTGTATTAATAAAACCAAATGGATTTCTAGTAATAGTTACGTTTTCTCCTGCTACATTTACATAATCAAATTGATTTAAACCTTCTTGTTCTAACCATAAAACAATATTGTCTCTTGTTGGTTTTTCTGCTCCTTGAGTTATTTTTATTGGGAATGTCCAAGTTTTAATATATCCACGTAAAATGTTAAATAATACGCCTATTTCATTTGGATAATTAATAATAGGGGTTCCTGATAATAAAACAATTCTAGCATTTGTAGCACTCATTAAGTACTCGTATAATTTATAGGAAGTAGAACTTTTGTTTTTTGTTCTTATTTTATTAACAATCATACTTACAAAGTTATGTACTTCATCAATAATAACAACACTATCATCAAAAGGGTTCTTTTTACCCTTTTTAAATGTTCCTTCTGGAATTTTTAATTTCGAATCAACATTTGAATCTAATAAACCATTATAGTTTACATCAATATATTTGGAACGTATCATCTCATCAATTTGATCGTTTAATAATTTTTTATCTTCATCGCTTAGTGATTCAAAATTAGATTTTTTTGTAACATTTACCATCCAAGCTCCCTTTCTTTTCTTTATACTACTCTCGGGAATAGAAAGAATATTTGATAATAATGAAACATAATCGGGTTTTCCTTCTATAGATATAAATTCCCAAAACTGATCTAATCGATAAATTGGGTCACCACACTCTTTCATTTGATTAAAAAAATTAGCCTTTAAAGACGCTAACGTTAAAACATATATTTGCTTTTGTGATTTCATACCTTCTGCGATTGCTATAGAACTACACGTTTTACCTGATCCTAAACCGTGAAATAGTAGTAATCCACGATAAGGCGTGTATAAATTTAAATAATCGCTCACAACTTTTTGATGAATCATTGGTGAAAATCCAGACGGTTTTTTTACTGGTGTTCCATCTTTTGCCTCTTTTTCCAAATCTTTTTTATATTCGTCAAACATTGGTACTAATTCACTAATAAATTTTTTTCGATTATTCATATAAAATGCAGACGTCTTTAAACGATGTTGATAAGATGTTGGTAAACGTTTTTTAATAGTTACTCCATTTATCACTTCATTTGTATCTACATCTTTGGTTACGATGGGTTGCTCTTCTGGTTCAACCTTTTTTTTCTTTTTAATAACTACCTTTTTTGGTTCTTTTTCTTCTTTTTCTTCTTCTTTTTCTTGTTCTTCGACTTCATCTTCTTCCTCTCCTTTTTCTTCGACATCATCTTCTTGTTCTTCCTCTTCCTCTTCTTTTTCTTCAATTTCATCTTCTTTATCGGATTCTTCTTCTAAATCGGTACCAATATTAATGGTTTCCGCAAATTTAGATGTTTGACTTTCACGTTTTTTTATCTTAGGTAGAACGTTTCGTTTTTTTAATTTTTCTAATAATAATTCTCGGTTTATATTATTGTCTTTTCGTCCATCAACGATTTTACAAGCAGTTTTTTTTTGTTCAACCTTTTCTATCGCATCTGTTTCTCTATAATCAACTATAATATCTCCTTTTTCGTTGCGTTCAACCATCGATTCATCAACTTCTGGTGATACCATTTCAGTTGTAGCAAAAAAAACCTTAATACCGTCTTTTTGTCTAATATTTGGAGCTGGTTTTTCTTTTAAATTGGCTAAATAAATATCCATAATATCAATGTAATATAATATACCGTCACAATTTTATTTATTATTTTTACTAACAAATTTATCTTTCTTCTTGGACATTTTCTATATAATATTTTTATAGTACAAAATATTATATAAATCTATTAATTAAATATGATTTTATTCATAATCAATCTATTTTACTATTTTTTGAAAAAGTTAGTCATGCTAGTAGGATACATATAACATCCATCATCATACTGATAAAACCACCAATTATCTCTAGGATGTGTAAGTACTTCTAATGTAGGTGTTGCTTCGGTATTCCAAAATCTAAAACATTTTTTATCTGGTAATGGCCAATCTAAAGGACTAACACGTAACCCAAGATTTAATCTATGTAACTCTTCATTCTCCGTCATATAATATAATATTTCGTCCATATCCCAATATTCTTCTACAGCTTTATTTATTTTTTTTATCTGATTAATAACATTGTTCATTCTTAATTTATATGTATTATCATAATCACATATTTCGTTTGCTATCTCTATAGGTAACACCTGAGTCAAAGTTTTAAAAAACATTTTTTTACATATCAAACAACAAAAAATAATATTCAATTTTATAATATTTCTAATCCTCTTCTTCAATGTTTTTCGTACAATATCTATTATTAATGTAAACAATAGACGACATAACTTTGTATAAATTATGTGAATCAGGTGTTTTTTTATAAGCTCTCTTTATCATTTTTTCAAGTTGAGCCGAAAACTTATCATAATTAATATCATCTTCAATATACCAATATCGACCCTTCTCTCTTAGTGGCACTGCATGTCGCCAAAATAATAACTTAGCATCAGTACGATTATATATTGAATATATTTGATGTAGCATATAAGCAGCGAAACCGCAATATTTATCGCAGATATTCAGAATAATATCGTTCAAATCGTATTTTTCTAACCATATAGGCAACATTATTTCTGGAATTAAATATTTATAAATATATCTATGTAAATCTAACGGTAATTTTTTAAAATATCCGTCTACAATTTGTCTATCATATAAAGCCATGTTCAATTATGTGTTTTATATAATACGTTTTGTCTAAAAAAACATTCAATTTTATGACCCCCTGTTTTATAGGTAGGTGGATAATCACATCTTACTAATTAAAAGTTTGCAATGCACGCAACGCTTCTTCACACGCAAATTGTTCTGCCTTTTTCTTTATTTTATGCAATCCCTTACCTAGATTTACAAGTATTTTTCCGTTCATACACATATATTGATGAATATCTCCAAAAGAAGTGAATTCTGATATAGATTTTGCTTGATTAATTGTTACTGAATGTATAGGTTGTCCTAAACACAAATACACTCCCATATGATATCCCGTTTCAGAACTATGTTCACATTCTTCCAAATAATCAGGTGTAATTTTAAATTCTTTTTGAATGCGTACTTGCAAAATATTCTTATAATTATCGTCATTTTTAATTAGATTAATCCAATCCACGTGTTTTTCATAAACATTCTCAATAAATATTTGCGCCATTTGAAATCCAGGTCCTGTAATAAATACATCGGAAAACCAGTCATTTTCGTCTTTTACTTTAATTTTATTAAAATCTAGAAATAAAGCTCCCAGAAAAGATTCGAAAAGGCATCCCAATTTTTTTAGATTGGTTCTTGTTTGTTTTTGTTCAGCGTGTTTTGATAAAACAATCCATTCGTGTAAACCCATTTCATAAGCCATTCTACCAATCGATTCGTTTTTCACCAACGCGATTTTTTTTTCAGTCATAAATCCTTCATTCTCTTTTGGAAATCTTCGATACAAAACATATTTAGTAATACACTCCAACACACCATCTCCCACAAATTCCAATCGTTCATTTGATTTTGAATTTAGCGCCAAACAATCCTCGGGTTTAGGAACAATTTTAATATTATTTTGTTCATTTTCCAAATCCGGTCGTTTTAAATGTGAACGATGAATAAATGCACGTTTATAGAGTTCGGGATTATTGATAGAAGCATTAATCCCATACTTTTTTAAAATAGTCTCAATATTATTTCTTGAAATAGCCTTGTTTAGGGGATTATATGGATCGAACACGTATATCTCTTGACCGAGTTCATTATGTTCAATACGAATATCATCTTCAATAATCGGTTGTGTGGATGGTTCATTTAATTCTACTGATGTCTTCATATTATTTAATGAAATAAGATGAATTTATAGGATATTTTAGTGTATTATATCTAAATCATTTTAGAATAAATTTTATACTAAAAATTTTTTTTGTCTATAACTATTATATAAGAAATGGTTTTGTCCACAACAAAAAGAACTGCGTCCGTCGATAGCATCATTAACAGCAACCAAGGTGGTGGTCCAAAAAAAGCTGGTCTTCCTTATCAAGTAGGTCGTGAATATCACTTTCCTATCGCCATGGCTGTACATCCTTCACGTAACACCTTGGCTGATTATGGTACTCCACTTGTAATGGGTCTTAAATTTACACGTGTACCACACAAGGCTCTTAAACCTATTGGTAGCACTTACACACCTAACACCTACTTTGATATGCACGTTTAAATTAATATATTGAAAAAACGATATAATTAGTTCTAATGTAATGTAATACATTACATTATGAAAATAATCTTGGACGAACGAGAAACTCATCTCTTTAATGCTATTCAAGAAAAATTGGAAACATTGGAAAATACAAGTTATAATATCGAGAAAAAACCATTGACTCTTGGCGATATTCATTTTGTCCAAGACGAAAAAGAAATTTTAATTATAGAACGTAAATCATTACAAGATTTAGTATCAAGTATTAAAGATGGGCGTTATGAAGAACAATCTTATCGATTAATACATTCTTCTGGACTCTTTAGACACAATATTGTGTACATCGTAGAAGGGCTTTTTTCACAACTACGTCATCCTATATCCAGAGAGAAAAAGATGGTTTATTCGGCAATGACTATGTTGCAAATCTTTAAAGGGTTTAATGTGGTAAGAACAAATTCAGTCATAGATACTGCAGAATGGATTTTATATACTGCCGATAAATTACGTCGTGAATTAGAACGTGGAAATTTACCTTGGACACCTGAACAAAAAGAAGGAGGAAGCAATGAACCAGTTCCTTATTGCAACGTTGTTAAAAAAACAAAAAAGGATAATATTACACCTGATAATATAGGTGAAATAATATTGAGTCAAATACCGGGAATTAGTACAGTTTCAGCCATTGCTGTTATGAAAAAATTTGGAACTATTTCAAATTTAGTTGATTCGATAAGAAATGATCCTACATGTTTAAATGATATTGTTTGTGAGACGAAAGGAAAAACAAGAAAAATTGGTAAAAATGTAGTGGAAAATATATTAAAATTTTTAGTTTGCTAGATCATCAGCAGATTCTCTTTCTTTTATTTTTTCTTCCAATAATTCTTGGTCATTATCATCACTCATCTTTTTAGGTGTAGGAATATCGTTATCTTCGATTGCCTTTGGGTAATCTCCCAAAGTCAATGCTGTGTTTACGGTTGGGGGTTGTACTTCATTACCTTTATATTTTCCTGACATTACTTGTTTATTAGTAAAAACAGCTCCTCCCCAGTTAGGATCCATTGGATTATCACTTAATCCATCTGGATTTTGTGTTTTAGTTGAATCATGAATTTGATCAACTACAGTATATCGACCAACATATTGATTTGTTGGATCAAATGCGAAAAACCCTTGGTTGTATGGTTTATTATCACGACTAGCGTCTTCATATTGTACCATTTGAGGTTGTTGTGTTTGTTCAAGAGTAGGCATCATTGTATTATTAACACCTATATTTGATAAAGGTAATTGCATATTTGGTTGTACTCTATTAAATGCCTGAGGGCCAACTGGTGGTGCAAATTTAGGCATAACATTTGTTTGATTTTTGAAATAATCGGTTAAACTACCCAACATTAAAGGATCAACGTTTGTAGTTGTTCCTTCTGTTTTTCTTAAACGATATACATTTTCTCCTTGGGCATTTACTTCTTCTTGTAAAAATAAAACAGGACAATTTTGTTTATATACATCTTTTTGTATTTTTACATATTTGATATACTGATCTAAATTATCAAAAAAGATTGGATTTTCACCTGGTGTCTCGGGCATATTTTTATTAAAAAGCATTAACTTATTACCACGTTTAATTAATAATGTAGGACACATGTCACCATCAAATTCATCATCAAATTCATCATCTAAACTATCTAAATTATTGTTCATAGCAGGAGATTCTTTGGGACTTGTATTTATATTAATAGTATTTGATACAATATTAGAAGAAACTTCATATTCTGGACTTAATTCTTCAGGTGTATAGGAAATTTCAATTGGATCTATTTTAGCAGCAGGGGTAATTCCACTAGTTATAGGTGTATTTCCCATCCATAAAATAAAAAGAAGTCCAAATAGAAAAACACATATCAAAACAAATAACCATCCGTGTTCAAATAGATTTTTTTTCAATGTGGAAAATTTCATTTCTATATACTTTAAATGATAGAAAAATATATTATGTTATTTATCTCAACATAATATAAATGGGTAAACCTAAAACGAGACGTGTTAAAAATACTAAATCATCTCAAACAAAACGCTTACGTAAAACGCCTAAAAAATCAATTGTTATCGGAAAAATTTATGCGGATTGGTGTAAATACTGTCAGATACTAAAACCTGAATGGGAAAAAATGAAGACCAAAATACGACGAAATATGGGACGTAGTCTTAAAAATGCTGAATTTGATATTGTAGAAATGGGTGATACTTCAGAAAATCAAATGCGTAATATAACTGTTGAACAATTAATAAATGAATTTAATACAAAACATTTTCCAGAAGGAAATAATGCACTAGAACTTGATGGTTATCCAACTATTTTTCGTATATGCAAAAAAAAGATAGAATACTACAAAGGTGAAAAAGACGGTGAAAAGCTTTACAAGTGGGCTACACGAAAATGTTAATCAATTTTAATTATTTTACTCATTGCTTTTGTTTGTAAATATCTCTCTTTCGCCATTGTTCTACGTCTTAAATTACAGCTTAAACAAGAAATTACTACATTATCTCGATTATGACCAAATGAATTATCTAAACGTTCTAATGTCCACTGTTTTGGTTCACGTACAAATTCATACATTATTTCGGTTCTTTCCTTACAATAATAACATATCATTTTAGATGTTTTAAATAATGATATAACATCTTGTGTATTTACAAATTTTTCTTTATCAACAATGTTCTTTTCTCTGTCTTGTCCAAGATATCCAGAAATTTTTCTTTTAATTTGTTGTAAAATGATTTTGCAGGATTTTGTTTCTTCATCAATATCTATTATTTCTTCAATATTTTCTATCTTTTCCAACTCCTCGACAGCCTTTTCCCAATCGATTGTTTGTGTTACAACACGCTTCTTTTTAGGTTTTTCTAATTTTACTTTTTTAGATTTTTCTTCTATTATAATAATTTTTTTTGTATTATCCATTATTATAATATTAAATAAAAGAAATTAAACATTTGACCTTAATAAATAATATAAAAGGAATTCTAGTTTTTTTATGTTATCACAATCTGAATCCCAAAATACTACCGAAACTGAAAAGAAAAAAGTATCTAAAAATGAAAAAGAGCTCTATTATGTTAATAAGTTTAATGAAGGTAAAAATATAGAAACCGTTAATTTAAATACATTAGAAAATTTACTCGAAAAAGAAAAACAAAAGGCAAAAAATGAACAATGGAATAAGATTGATAAAACATCTAAAATTCAATTATTACATGGATATGCTGAAAGATATGGTAACGAAAACAAATTACCTATGAAAGAAGTAAAAAATCTTAAAATGTTTTTTACAGAATGTTTAAATAAAGGAAAGCTTTCAAAAAATAAAGACATTTCCTATATCAAAGAAACACAGCATATTACTGGTATACCTGCATTACATTTTAATACAGAAAAAAAATCTTTTACGTTAAGAATATTGGACAATAAACGAGTTTCTACCCTAAAATCCTTAACACCTAAAAAAAATAATAATAATTAATAAAATTGAAAAACAATACAAATATTATTCTATTAATAAATATAATGGAAGACATACAAAACGATATTAATACTATTAGTACCATTAGTGATTGTTCTAATAGTGATTTTGAAGAAACCATCGAACTAATACGAATATTTAGTGAACTTTCAATGCCTGAAAGAGAGCCGTTTATTGATACAATAAACGATGACGAAATGATGGAAATTACAAGTACTATTTATGAATTAACGGATGAATATATAAAACAACATATTCTTAATTTTCACGAACAAAATTTTCATAAACAAATGGAACACGAAATTACAGAATATATATTTGAAAACTTTTACGAAGCAGGATTATGTGAAGATAAAGATGATGACGATTCCCAAACAGATTTTAAAGATTTGTCGAAATTAGTATCTACAATTATTAATGATTATTTTGATCTCGCCAAAGAATGGAGTTCAAAAACACCCAAACGTGTTTATTCAAAAATTACAGTAGAACAAGACAAAAAATTGATAAAGACAAAAATAGATAATATTCGCGCAATACCACAACCTGAGCAACGAACTAAGGAATGGTATGAATTTAGACATAATTTAATAACAGCGTCTAACCTAAGTAAACTCTTTAGTACAGAAGCACAATTAAACAGTTTAATTTATGAAAAATGTAGTCCTGTTAAAAATACTGAGGATGATAATGGTTATACATTTGTAAATACGCTTAGTCCATTGCATTGGGGACAAAAATATGAACCAGTTTCAGCAATGTTGTATGAAAAACATTTCAATACTACGGTTGAAGATTTTGGTTGCATTCAACATCCACATTATTCATTTATAGGTGCTTCTCCAGATGGAATTAATGTAGATCCAGACTCTGAACGATATGGTAGAATGTTAGAAATTAAAAACATTGTAAACAGAGAAATTGACGGAAATCCATCAAAACAATATTGGATACAAATGCAAATACAATTAGAAAGTTGCGACTTAGAATATTGTGATTTTCTAGAAACGCGAATTAAAGAATTTGAAAAAGAAGAAGATTTCTATGAAAGTACAAAAGAAAAAGGCGTTATTTTACACTTTGTTGAAAGAATTAGTATTGGAGCAACTCCTCCTACAGATTCACCTAGTGATGAAAATACAGGATATCGATTAGCGCAACAATATTCCGGTAAACCAAATTATGTATACATGCCTTTAGATGTACCATTAGATAAAGAAAGTGTAGAAAACTGGATTGAAGAGACACGGGCAAAAATGAGAAGAAGCTGGTCTCTGTATTCCCCTATATACTGGTATCTAGATGAATTATCATTGGTAGTTGTGGAGAGAAACAGAGAATGGTTTAAAACGGCAATACCAAAAATAAAAGAAACATGGGATATTGTTTTAAAAGAACGCGAAACCGGATACGAACATCGAGCAGCTAAAAAACGAATCGTAAAAACACCTGGATTAGAAATAACGCAAAATGAAAATGAAGAAAGTCGAACAATACATAATTTACCATCTACTGGAGGTATTTGTTTAGTGAAATTAGATCATGAAGACTTAATGCCGTAAAATCATTGTATAATAATTTTAGGAAAAGATTATTATACAATGAATTTGTCTTTTTTTCTTGTATACCTTTTACAATTAACTTTTTCTAGAAATCATTAATCATAAAGTCGAAACTATAAATTGATTTGATTAAATATGAAAATGTGAAACTATTAAAACTATAAAATTGAAAGTTATTATAATTTACAATTAGCATGTTAAATAATAAAAATGAACAAAGAAAATAAAACAACACCAATAAACAGACAACCGTGTATTGTTAAAATATACCGCGGTATACCTATCAAAAATAATGATTATAAACAATACATAAATGAAAATCAAACACAACTAGATATGATTCGAACGAATCTTATCAATCAGACTTTTCGCAGAAATAGTCCAAATTCAATATAGGTGCAGCATAATGTTTATCACGTATTTGATGATGTTTTATATGCTGTGCTGGTGAAACAAGATATTTTGGCCATTGAATATACTCAAATTCTTTACAATGAATAATATTATTAAAAATAGAAATAGATGCTATCGGTATGATAAATGTTACTTCGTTTGGTTTTACGATTATAGCACCTATAATAAATGGACTAATATATGCTAATAAAAATTCAGTAGTTGAAACAGCATTACCTAAACTCGGTATTAAGTGTTTATCAAATTCATGATGAAAATCGTGATATTTTTTTAAAAACGATATTTTATGCATTGATTTATGTGCGATATAATACCCAACATGATGTATTAATAATAATAAGAAAACTTTGTCGAAATAAATGTAATAGTTATCGTGTGTTAATAAATATTTATCAATCAAAGCATAAATACCCGGTGAAATAATTAACATATTTAATGATATTTTATTATATGCATCAAATATTAACTTTTTGGGATAATTCGTCATAACATCTTTTAAACTACTTAATGCTACTGTGTTATCCATATGTACACCTATTATGTAAGCAGTATATCCTAATAGAAATCCTTTAAATAGTGACCACAACATTTAATATAATATATCCCTATATCTTTATTTTTTTTGTAAAGAACATAAATATTTATTGTTAGATTATTTTATAAAATGGGATTTATTGATGATGAAGAAATGAATGTAATTAAACGAAATGGAGAAAAAGAAATCGTATCTTTTGATAAAATTCTTCAACGTATAAAAAAAACAGGACTCGAAGCGAATATTCACATAAATTATACTGCGCTTGCTATGAAAGTAATTGATCAATTATATGATGGTATATCTACTAGACAAATTGATGAATTAACTGCAGATCAATGTGCATCATTAGCCTCTACGCATCCAGATTATAATGTGTTAGCAGGTAGAATTATTGTATCAAACCATCAAAAAAATACAACATCAGTCTTTTCGCAAGTTATAGCAAGATTATATCAATTTAAAGATAAACATAATAATAATTCTCCTTTAGTTTCAGCAAACTTATTCGATGTTGTTATGAAACACCCAGAAGATTATGATGGTTTATGTGATTATTCGCGCGATTATTTAATTGATTATTTTGGTTTTAAAACTTTAGAACGTGCTTATATGATGAAAATTGGTAATGATATTGTTGAACGTCCACAGCATATGTGGTTGCGAGTAGCTATTGGAATACACGGTGATGATTTTAATCGTGTAAAAGAAACATATGACTGTATGTCTCAAAAATATTTTACTCACGCAACACCTACTCTTTTTAACTCTGGAACTCCTCGACCTCAATTATCTTCTTGTTTTTTAATTGCTATGGAAAACGATAGCATTTCAGGTATATACAATACATTAAGCGATTGTGCGAATATTTCAAAGTGGGCAGGTGGAATTGGAATGCATATTCATAATATTCGTGCTACTGGTAGTCATATTCGTGGTACAAATGGTACTTCCAATGGTATTGTTCCCATGTTACGTGTATTTAATACTACGGCAAAATATGTTGATCAATGTATTCACCCAGAAACCATTATATATACTACTCAAGGACCTAAACAAATTCAGCATTGTGAAATGGGGATCACTTCAATATATAATATATATGGTGAAACAGAGATTATCGAAAATGTATTAGAACACACATATCACGATAAAATGCTTGAGATACATACTATGCATTCTATTTTTCCGTTACAAATCACACCTGAACATCCAGTATATGCATTATGTAATCAGAAAAAAGGATTGAATTATAATGTAATACGAAACCGTCTTGAGAAAAATTTAGTAAATATAGATTGGGTTGAGGCAAAAAATCTTGATGAAGATGATATGATCGCTTATTCTATTCCTACCTATGAAATGGATAATAAATCGATTACCGAAGAAGATTGTAGAATGTATGGTATTATATTAGGAGATGGCTCACTAAACAATTCAAATAACGGTTCTGGTTATATATCATTACATACACATAATAAAAGGGATATGTGCGCATTTATTTTGCAATATTTTGAAAATCGATGTATTCAATGCGATATGACCATTGATGCTAATACAACCCGTATTCGTTGGAACAAACACATTGAACTACCATTTAGATATAATGATTTTTATGATGAAAACAAACAAAAACGTATTTTACCGAAATGGTTAAATTTACCGTTACATAAATCAAAATACATTTTGAAAGGATTAATAGAAACGGATGGATGTTATAACGTATCTGAACTAGTATTCGATAGTACTTCGTTAAATTTAATCGAATCGGTTCGGTTTTTGTGTCTGAAAATGGGAATATTAACCACTGGATATGTGCGAGATCGTATTGGAGAAAAACATTATACGGCGAATGGTGTAATTGAGAATAAACGTATCGGTTATTGTTTACGAATTCCTAGAACATCCGATATTTGTACATTAATGGGATTTGAATATAAAAAAGACCAATTTTTCAAATTTTTTAGACATAATAATCTTTTATTTACACGAGTTCAATCTATTCAAGAAACCACATACAATGGGATTGTTTATGATTTACAAATGTCCAAAGAACATAATTATATGATTCATAATGGACTCATCCATAATGGTGGTGGAAAACGAAATGGAAGTTTCGCAATTTATCTAGAACCATGGCATTCAGATATCGAAGTTTTTCTACAAATGCGTAAAAATCACGGTGACGAAGAACTAAAAGCAAGAGACTTATTTTATGCTCTATGGATACCTGATCTTTTTATGGAACGTATTAAAGCAGATGGTAGTTGGACATTAATGTGTCCTGACGAATGTCCTGGATTAGCAGATGTATATGGACAAGATTTTAAAGATCTATATGAAAGTTATGAATCACGAGGATTAGGAAGACAAACAGTTAGTGCACGTAAACTTTGGTTTCAAATATTAGATGCGCAAATGGAAACAGGAACACCTTATTTATGTTATAAAGATGCTGCAAATCGTAAATCCAATCAAAAAAACATAGGTATTATCAAATCGTCAAATCTTTGTACAGAAATTATGGAAGTTTCTACTAAAGAAGAAACAGCCGTATGTAACTTAGCTAGTATAGCTTTACCTGCTTTTATCGATTATTCCGAAAATCCTCCGGTTTATAATTTCGAAGAATTACATCGTGTATCACGTATAGTTACGTTTAATCTAAATCGTGTAATTGATGTTAATTATTACCCTACATCCAAAACACAAAATAGTAATAATAAACATCGTCCAATAGGTATAGGTGTGCAAGGTTTGGCCGATACTTTTATACAACTTGGATATATGTTTGAATCAGAAGAAGCCAAAAATTTGAATCGTGAAATATTTGAAACCATTTATCATGCTGCCTTGGAAGAATCTTGCTCCATAGCTAAAAAAGAGGGTCCTTATAGTTCATTTAAAGGTTCTCCTGCTAGTAAAGGAATATTGCAATTTGATATGTGGAACGTTACACCTGATAGTAATCGTTATGACTGGAATAAGTTAAAACAAAAAATTCAAGAACACGGATTACGCAATTCATTGTTACTTGCACCAATGCCAACTGCATCTACTTCTCAAATATTAGGTTATAATGAATGTATTGAACCTATTACTTCAAACATATATAGTCGACGCACATTGGCTGGTGAATTTATTATTGCGAACAAATATTTAATGCGTGATTTAATTGATCTTAACTTATGGAATGATAATATTAAAAATAACATTATTGCGAACAATGGTTCTGTTCAACACATTGAAATGATTCCAAAAGAAATTCGTGATAAATATAAAACAGTTTGGGAAATACCTATGCGTAGTCTCATTGATATGGCGGCTGATCGTGGAGCTTATATTTGTCAGAGTCAATCATTGAATTTATGGTTAGAAGATCCTACTTACAATTCTTTGACTTCTATGCATTTCTATGGTTGGACAAAAGGACTTAAAACAGGTATTTATTATTTACGTCGACGAGGACGCCATCAAGCACAACAATTTACGATTGAACCTGATAAAAAATCCGAGAATGAGGAAGATGAAATTTGCGAAGCGTGTGGATCATAAATAACATTTTTATTTCAACATAATATAAAAATAAATTTTTATACTAAGTATACGCGATGTCTATTTTAGACTACAATATCGAACAGTTGTGCGATTTTATACGTGAAAAAAACTTTTCTTTTGAAACGAGCGATCAATTAAAATTAATTGAAACAAGTATACCAAAAGTTTTTGAAATTTTTGGTCAAAAAAGCAAACGTAATATTTATCCAGATACAGAAGAATATCTTCAAAAATTAATTGATAATGTAGACGCTTGGTATTCTCCTAATATTTCTTCTATTTTATGTACCATTATCAAAAATTCCATGAAAGCTGAAAAAGAATATGCCCTACGTTTATTTGAATATTTAATCACCAAAAATCAAACCCAAATTAAAATTAGTATGCCTGAACTTGTCCCTTTTATTTCTTCGTTTTTAAACGATATTTCACAAAATATTAAAACTATCTCTTCCGGAGTAATGGAAAAATTATTAAAATGTAGTGGAAATGTTGATCTGGATGCCTTTATACCTGCCGTGTTAAATGGTATTAAAAATCATAGTGCTATCTATGACTCAGTAGAAGCCCTTGCTAGTTGTGTGTTTGTACAGAATGTTGAGGCACCTGCATTAGCCATTACAATGCCTATCATTATGCGTGGTTTAGTTGATAAAAAAACTGCTACCCGCCGTTTAACATGTGTGATTATTGATAATATGTGTAAACTTATTGAACACCCAAAAGAAGTATTACCGTTTTATAAAAACTTACTTACTGCACTTGAACGTTGTAACGATACTATGAGTGATCCTGAAGCAAGAAAAGTAAGTACTCGTGCATTAAATACCTTAAAAGAATCTTGTGCTGAAAATGAAGATGCTGTCTTTCACAAATTACCAAATGATTTTATTGAAATGATCAAAGCAGAATGTGATCAACTATCGATCGCCTATACTATAGATACGTTAAACAATATAGGAACATTGAGTGCGAATGTTTGTAATAGTCACTGTTTTGATCGAGAACAATGGAATTTAATATATACACGTTATGGTTTATCTGATATTATTGAACCAATTTATAAAGCAGCAAAAGACACATTTATCGTTAAAGAAAATATTTTTGAAGATACAGAAGAAGGTAAAGATCTTTATAAAGGTGAATTTTCTTTAGCCTATGGTGCTCTTACACTCTTGAATAATACACATTTACACTTAAAACAGAATCGTTTCTATGGGTTACTCGGTCCTAATAATTGTGGTAAAACTACTTTGATGAGAGCTATCGCAAATGAACAAGTCGAGGGGTTTCCGAAAAAAGACGAATTGCGTACTATTTTTGTAGAACACGAAATTCAAGAAGTTGAGGTAGGAGAAGATGAAAAAGGATTTCCTATCTTGAATATTGACTTATGTGGTATTGATTGGGTTGTTCATTGTTGTAACGTACAATATCAAATGGAACCTAAAGTAACTCCCGAACAAGTAGAAGAAGTCATGCAAGAAATTGGTTTTGGATATGCGAAAAAAGATATTGGTAAAGATCGCGCAGCTGATATGGGTATGGGTATTACTACGTATTCTGGTGGTTGGAAAGTAAAAATGCAACTTTGTGCAGCTACACTAATGAATGCTGATATTCTTATGCTTGATGAACCAACTGGTCACCTTGATGTTACCAATATTGCATGGATTAAAAACTGGTTAAAAGGGTTTATGGATGGGGGTGGTTCCATTATTGCTACTTCTCACGATTCTGGATTTTTAAATGAAATGTGTACTCATTTAATTGATTTTCAAAGCAGAAAATTGCGTATGTTTACCGGAAAAAGAGGTAGTGTATTACAAGACTTTGTCGACAAATTTCCTGAAAAAAAGAGTTATTTTGAGTTAAGAAATGACGTAGTAAAATTTAAATTTCCTGAACCTGGACCTCTTGAAGGCGTAAAAAGTAAATCGAAGACTTTGTTAAAAATGACGAATGTTACTTTTCAATATCCTACACGAGACACGCCTACTATATTTGATATTAATCTAGAATGTTCTCGTATTTCTCGTGTTGGTGTAATAGGTGCGAATGGTGCAGGTAAATCAACCGCCATCAAAATTTTAATTGGAGAACTTAAAACAGAACAAGGTACTGTTACCAAACACCCCGATTTACGTATGGCTTATATCGCACAGCACGCGTTCCATCATCTTGAAAAACATCTTCATAAAACTCCTACACAATATATTATGTGGCGTTTTGCTGGAAACGAAGATAAAGAAAGTCTTGATAATATTAATAAAGGCGATACAAATGATGAAGATGTTAAAAAATACTTTTTAGTACAGAATGATACTGGTATGGAATTGCAAATGTGTGAAACACCTACTGAGGAAAAACGTGCTGTTGAGCCAGAGGCAATTTTAACGCGTCGCGAAAATAAAAAAATGAAATTTAAAGAATATGAAGTGAAATGGAAAGGAAAATCAGATGAAATGACCATGTGGGTAAAACGTGATATTCTTATGAGAATGGGTGCCGTAAAACTTGTTCAACGACACGATGAAAAGGAAGCGATTAAAGCAGGATTGGCTTCAAAGACATTAACTACCAAAGATATTGAAAAACATTTCGCTGATTTCGGTATTGAACAAGAACAAGCCAATCACACTTTGATTAAATCACTTTCTGGTGGTCAAAAAGTAAAAGTTGTATTAGCTGCATCTCTTTGGTTAAATCCTCATTTAGTTATTCTTGATGAGCCTACTAACTATCTTGATCGTGATGGTTTGGGTGCATTAACGAGTGCAATTCACGAATTTGATGGTGGTGTGGTTATTATATCACATAATAAAGAATTTACCAATGCTGTTACAAGTGAAAAATGGATTATGGAAAAAGGTCGTCTAAGAAAAGAAGGTGAATCTGTGGAGAAAAAAGAAGAAGGAAACAGTGAAATAAAACCACAAGAAGAAACCGTTTTTGACGCAATGGGTAATGAAATTAAAGTAGAACGAAAAGTTCAATTAACAGACAAAGAAAAGAAACGTGAAATTAAATCATTGTTGAAACAAATAAAAGATGGTCGTAAAAAAAAGACACTTTCCGAAGATGAAATTGCCGAATTAGAAGAAAAAGTAGAACAACTTCAAGCTTAATCTATCTTGTATATTATATAAAAAAACATATAGTTTTTAGACTATATATTTTTTGTTTTTATGTACACTATTTAATGTAAGAATTTTGGAAATTTTATTTTTAACATACCAGGAATGTCTCCACTATTTAATTTATACAAATGATTCATAAAATCATCACTATAATTTCTATAATCTATTAATAAGTCTCCAAGACATTTACCAAAACTGTCTATACCATCATCCGTCAAATTTTTATATTTTTTTCGCAACTTTTCTAGATCGTCTGTTTTTAGTTCTTTATGCATTTCCTGTAATCGTTTTTCTGAAATAATAAGACCGAATGACTTATCAAATACCATATGATTTTTTTGTTGTTCATCTATATCATTTAAATCGCGCATTGTTCCTATTCCGTGAATATGATCATTTTGTTCATTCCATTCCCATCCCGTCCAATATACCTGTTCTTTATACCAACGATAATTTTGATTTGATTCATCATAACATAAAGACATTAAATAAATTTTACTATATGCTAGTTCTGTCCAAAGTTCACACATTTTATTTCTCTCTTCAGTATCTACAATCTTTGTATTAATATCGAATTCTTCGATGTATTCATTTGTATCGTAATAAATTGCCATGTTTTAAGTAAGTAGTTTTTTCTAATAAAATAAAACAGAAAAAGGTCTTTCAATTTTATAGATAGGAGGGTTTTCTTATACATAAAATTGAAAGGCTTTTTACCTTTTTCTTTTAAGGTATCAAAAGAAACACTAAGAAAATGGCGCTTAAAATTGAAAACATGTATGAACGATACGTTTGGAATGAGTGGTCCAGCGTTTTACGTAAACTCACTGAAAACAGAATTCGTGCACAGTTCTATCCACATAAAATGGATATCTTGGACGATATGACGAAGAAGTTTACAGTAGATCGTCGTGAACAAGTAAACTACACAAAAGCATTTGAACATATCTTTAGAATGGAAAAGATGCGATATAATGGAAGTAATGAAGATTATACTTCATGGGTAAAACAGACAAGGGAAATTGATGATTTCATACGTACATCATTCGCAAGTTACGTTAATGATGATGCCGTAGAAACATTTGTTGATAAACTAAAACAATTGCAAAAAAATCGTCTTGAAACATTGGTTGCTAAAATGCAAGTTCGCATTGAAAATAGTTACAGAGAAGAAGCAGCAGAAGGATTGTTGCTTTTACGCAAAAGAGAGAATCAGCTACGTGAAAAAGAAGCGAAAAAAGAAGCGAAAAAAGAAGCAAAAAAAGAAGAAAAACAAAATCCTCCAGTTCTAAGACGTTCCTCTAGAATTATGAAACAAAACAAGTAGAAAAATAAATGTAGTAAAATTTGTCTTATCATTTTAATTTAATTAAACTAACTAACCCCTTTTTTTATGTATATCCAAAAAAATCACTTAGAGTTCTATTATAGTTTACTTACATATGAACAATACACTATTTAATAGTAATTATGATAAACTAATCGAACCATTATATGGTATAAAAAGAAATATCGAAGAAGATAAACTATTATTACAAGATAATATAGTTCCTTCTATCTATAACATACTCGACCGTGTAGATATGACGAAACATACAGTATATAGCATTGATCCAGACGGTTGCGAAGATGCAGATGACGCGTTCAGTATATATGAAGAAAATGATAAATTATGGTTAGCAATTCATATAGCAGATCCAACCGAACATATTAATATTGATTCATCTTTATGGAAAAATATTGAACAAAATGTCGTAACCCGATATCCGTCTAACAAAAAACCTATTCATATGATGCCCAATGAAATAATGGAAAAAGCCAGTTTAATGGTCAACCAATATGGAGATATTAAATTAGCAATCACCATATTAACGGAAATAGATAAAGAAACCTATAGACCTATAGGGAAAGTGAAATTATTATTCACTAAAATAAAAGTTTCAAAAAAGAATGCATTAAGTTATATAAATGCGGGTAAAGAAATTGATTCCAATACTGTCTTATCAAATGGATTAAAAATAAGTAAATCATTGCAGAATATGAGAAGTCAAAAAACCAAAGGCGTCGTTTTAAATGAAATATCCCTTTCTTTTCCAAAATATGATAATGTTAACAATACTTCGTACCTATATTTAGACTCTGCTACAGAAATTTTAATGAAACAAATGATAGCAGAATTTGCTATATTTGCTAATTCATTTATTGGGGAATATTTAAAAATTAATTTTGACGGCACTGGAATGTATCGTATTTGTCCTGCGAAAGATTGGTTAAACACAGTATATTCCGAAATATCTGGACAAGAACTGTTAAACGAAATTATTGTGAATGGGATTAAAGCCGAATATATATCTACCGTAAGTCCTCACGATTTAGTAGGCGCACCTGAATATACTCACTTTACATCCCCTATTCGTCGATTATCAGATTGTGTATGTCACTATTTATTAAAATATATACATCTAAAAAACACTGTACCTGTACCATTTACAAATGATCAATTAATGAAATATTCAAATGATTGTGTTCGTTTAACCAAATCGATAAAAAATATTCAATATAAAGATACCAAATTTCGTATAATTCAAACAATGAATAATATGTTAATAAATAACGAACGTATTACTATACAATATTATGTAACCAGTTATACAGGTCTATATTTAAATATTATTATTTGCAATATCAATGAACACTCTGTGTATCTATCGTATACTTTACGCATTAGCGATTTACAAACAACATATGAGATTAAATTAGTAAAATCATTGGATATTACACGTGTGAATTGTATCGATAAATTTGATGAAAGTACTATACCCGAATTAGATAACATTTTTATCGCAAAATCAGTATAAAATTGAAACGTTTTTTATAGATCAAATGATTTATAAAAAACCCAACCCCGACTCTATTATGGAAAATTGTGATAGCTGCTGCAGTATTTGTTTCGAGTATCTTGACGAAAAACAGGCGTTTCAAAAGTGGAATTGTTCACATCGTTTTCACGAGAATTGTGTCCGACAGTGGAATAATGGATGTCCTATGTGTAGAACAAGAAGATTAATTGAATCTCAAATAGAAGAAATAGAAATTACATGGTCTATTTCAAGAAATCCCACTAATGTTTTAGACTTGGACAGAATGAAAAGTATGAACATCTATTTGGAAGATGATTTAATACCTATGTATAAAAATGTATGGAAAGATAGAGACTGTATTGACCAAAATCATAGTCTTTGGTTCTTTAAACCTTTTGCGGTTCTTTGTATATGCGAAAATTGTAATACTGTTCAATCATTTAATCGAATACACTAAATATAAAAAAAAAGATCACTTAAATCGTCTTTATTGGCGTTTTTCTTTTTTTTGATATAACTACCAATTAAAGGGCATTTTGAGTAAGTATATGTATATGATCCTTTATCTTCAGTATATGTAGAATTGGTCAATTTTGATGTACAAACAACCTTGGACAGTTCATCAGCACAATTTTCGTGCAAAGCATTCTCTCCAAACATCCACCAGTCATTGTACGTACGACGTTCAAACTCGCGTTTTGAAATTCCGATTTTTTTTGATTGTAATAAAGTCAAGTGATCACCTACTTGTTTTATATATTCTACGTAATTTTCAATCTTGGCCTTTTCATTCATAATTCCATAGGAAATTTGATGTTGCATTAATGTCGCTAAAGGTGTGATATATCTTTTGTCGCAAGATTGTAAAATTACAAAACCCATACTAATTGCTTTATGAGCAATACACGAAAGATTATATTTCTGAATTTCATATATTATTTTATTACCAGCATCTACAGAACCACCGTTTGTGTCCAAGAAAACATAAAGATCTGACTTTTTGTTTCGTTTATTTACTTCAAATACAAATTCTGTAGCAGATTTATCGTTTATTTCCCCACGTATCAAAAGTGTATTATCCGGATTTAATTCTATTTCTGTTTCTGTTTTTGTAACTGCACTACATTGATCAATGGAATAGATCAATAGTGGTGAAAAAAGGAGGGCTGTGAATAAAATGTTGAAATACATTATTAAATAAACGAGATAATATTATGCTTATACAAACTTAATAAATTTATGTTTAAATAAAAATAAGGAAAGTCCAAGAAGGGTATCTAAACCTAACGGAATCCACGCAAAACGCTGCTTTTTAAATAGATAAATAGAGGCGGCTAAATATAATACTCCATGCATCAATCGATAATTTGCCCACCAAGTTATACCTCCACCTTCTGGAGCATTTAAACGTCCATCTGTAAAATAAAGAAATAAAAAAGATGCACCAATTAAAAAAATTGGAATGCTATATATTTGCAACCATTTATAGGGTAAATAAATCGGTAATATTGCTAAAAGGGTTCTTACAGTTATACAACCCACTAAAAAATACAATATACGGTCGTTTTTTTCTAACATTTTATACAATAGTTCCCTATTTTATTTGTTTTTTTGATTTTGTAAAAGGTATGTCGGGAAACCACTTTAATGAAAGGTCGAATTTATATCGCATTTTCACAAAACAACGTAGACAAATAAATGTGTCTACGAGAGAATTGTGTAGGTTTCCTGGAACCATTTCAAATAAATGTTCATATAATTCTACCAATTTCGGACTTTTGTAGTATTTTTCTCCTTTACTATTTGTCATTTCTATCTTGCACAAATTTTTGCTACCATACATTGTACAATAATTAAACTTGTTGTTTTGCTTTTCAAATTCGCGATCAAATAAAATTCTCGTGTTTGGTTCTAGAAATTCCTTGTTTCTCTCTATTTCTACTTTGATCATTTGACGATCAAAATTAATATTATGTGCTACAATAATATCACATTCCATATACTCTTTACCAAATTCTCGTAATGCACGTTGAATCTGTATACCTTTATCACACATTTCTCGTGTAATTCCTGTAAGTTCGGTTATTTTTTTTGAAATTTCTATCTTTTGAGATACATTAATATACGTATTTCCCGATTTCACTACCTTCCAACCATCTGTATCAAATACAACAAAACTTAGTTGCAAGATATACGGATAATCTTCTATTTTTGCTTCCTCCTTGTTTTTTGGTAAGAGACCGGATGTCTCTACATCAAATACTAGGGCTCTTGATGTTTTCTTATTCATCTTTTTAATATTACTTGTGATTAATATTAAAAAAGTATTTCAATTTTATAGTTTAACAATTTGTGTTTCAGTTAAGGTATTTATGGTTCAGCATGTTTTTTATTTGCATTATTTCTAGATACAACTTCAACATTTGGTAGTTTCATACTACTTTTGTTTTTAATTAATTTATCTTCAGAACCTTTTTGTAATGTCTCTGCTAATACACCATTTGCGTAAATACCATAACGTTGGTTTTCACCATCTATCTCTAAATGATAAATGTTATAGATCTTCTTTTGTTTTTCTTCTTTGAATAAGTTGCTATAAGCAGCACCTAATACATATTTATCATCAATCTTTCCTGTGGAAACTTCTGAACGTCTGTTTTCGCAATAGTGATTTGACCAATCATCTACAAGCATTGAGTGACGACCCGTTACTAATAAATCATCGATCATACCACCTGTCTTTTTCATACGATACATCTTTAATGTATAATCATCACCTAGACCATTCAATGTAATTCTTGTTGTACCAATATATTTAATTGGTTTTGGACCATGTTTGTAGGTCTGTACAATATCACCTTCCTTTAATAAACAAATTGGTACATATTCTTCTTTACCATCTTTGATAGTTAAGATCTTTGTACTTGCATCGAAACAAGGACGGTCTTGGTTAAAGAACAATCCTAATGGTGTGTTTGAATCTAATTCGTAACCTGGTGCAGTAGGGAAGAAGTTTTCTTGGAATTTAGTTGCTCCCTTAAACATATCTGTGAACAGACAGTCTTCTTTAACGGTCCAGTAACGAATATTTTTATCAGCGTGTAATCTTTCACCAGCACCTGTGAAAGCGGTAGCATTTTCAAACATATTACTCATATCTGTAACATTAGAAACATTTAAATAACCTAATTCTTGGTTGAAACTAGAAGCATCTTTTAATAAACCTTTCATAGAAGTGATAGATGATGTATCAAGTTGTTGAAGAGGTTGATTGAAACTAGAAGCACCCTCGAGTAAATTATCGATACCGTAAGAAATGAAAGTATCCGGATCTGAGTTGACTACTCCATTTAATTTAATATCGCTAACTTCTACGAGATCACCACCGGCACCGGAGCCATATGCATCCCAGACAGAATCCTTTCTGAATCTGACCTCAAGAATATAATCATAGTCAGGTGTTTGGTCAATATCTAAAGATTTAAGAATAGCAGGTAACTGATCCGAAGTTACTTCTAGAATCGATGTAGTAGATTCTATAATAGTATTAACATCTATTTGTTTATCACTATTAAGTCCATTTACTTTATGCAAATCTACATAAACATAGTCAAAATCTTGTTCTGCTCTATATGAAATAGTACATGTTATTCTATCATTAGCTTTTCCAGAAATAAGCAATCTTGAATTGCAACTATTAAATTCGTTAGCGGCACCTTGTTCATCTGTTACATTCGCACCATTAGCTCTAAAAACACCATCCAGGTCAGTAAAACCATACTCTGCGTAGAAGCCTGTGTTTAATTGATCAATAATTATCGATGGGTCTGTTTTTATTGTCTTAGGGACTCCCACAGGAGGTGTCTTGATACTCAAATCACTTAATTCACTGTTAAAAGCAGTTGCTCCTTTTAATAATCTATCTAATTTAACTGCAGCAGGGAAAGTTAATTTTAATGGTTGATTAAATGAGGTAGCACCTTCTAATAATCCTTCTACTTTTTCTAAATTACTAGTATCTAATCCTTCTAATGATTTATTATAACTAGTAGCTCCTTTTAACATGTGTTTAACATTTGTTGTACTTGTACTAGGTAAACCTACAATAGATTTATTAAAGCTAGTAGCACCTTCTAACATAGATTCCATTGTTGTTACATTATCTGTAGCTAAACCAACAACGTCTCTATCGAAGTTTACAGCACCCTTTAACATATTTTTCATAGTTGTTACAGCTGTTGTATTTAACTTATCAGTATCTGAAAAGACGAGTAATTTATTGTAACTAACAGCGTCTTCAAGGAAACCTTCTAATGTAGTAACATTTGTTAAATCAAGTTTTGTTACAGGCATATTATAACTGCTAGCACCCTTTAACATATTTTTCATATTTGTAACATTAGTGGTAGTTATTTTTTCAATACATTCATTGAAACTAGTAGCACCTTCTAACAAACTTTCCATTGTTGTTACACTTGATGTATCTATTCCTTCAAAGCATTGATTGAAACTTGTACATCCCTTTAACATAGCAGTCATATTTGTAACATTACCAACATTGATATCTTTGATATTTTGGTTGAAACTAGTAGCACCTTCTAAGAAACTAGTCATATTTGTAACATTTGTAAAGTCAAATTTATCAAGTGATTTGTTGAAACTTGTACAATCTTTTAACATTGTAGATACATTGGAAGCAGTAGTAGGTAAACTCATTACATTTTTAACTATATCTGTTACTGTGGTAGTGGTTTCATTACCATTTTCATCTACTTCGGTAACTTCTCTATCTTCAGTAACTAATTCAGAAACAAGTTCTTGATTGAAACTAGTAGCGCCTTCTAATAAACCATATACAAATCTAGCAGAACGAAGATCCAATGTTAATGGTTGATTGAAACTAGTAGCACCAGATAAGAAATAAACGAAATCTTCTACATTTTTAGTATCAAGGTTAATAGGTTGATTGAAACTAGTAGCATTATATAACATATAGAACATATAACGAACATTTGTTAAATCGAGACTATCAATCGATTGATTGAATTTACTACAGCCGTAGAACATATTATCTACAGTAGTCACATTACGTGTATCAAAACTATCAATCGGTTGATTGAATTTTTCACAATCTATAAAGAAGGCACCTATATTAGTCATATTAGATGTATCAATACCATCAACCTGTTGATTAAATGATATGCAGTTTTCCAACACACCCCTCGCATTAGCATTTTCTCCAGTTGTTATTTCAATTCTATTATTAAAACTTCTACATGTCGACAAAAACCAATCTAAATCTGTACAAGATCCAAGAGATAATGTAATTGGTTGATTAAACATTGCCTGACGTAGATGCATTAACTTTACAGTTAGACATCTTGATAAATCAAATGGTGTATATGCTATTTTATTTTCACCTTCACCGAATTCTACACGTGTACCATTATTATAAGGTTGATTATAACTACCTGACACTTGAAAATCAGCTGATTCGTATGGTGTTGTATAGAGACCGTCCTCGCCGTATACACGTGCCCATTCATCTGGATCGGTTAAATATAATTCCAATTCTTCTTTTTCCCAATTAAATATAGGTGTTTTTTCTCTTATTGAGTACGGTAATACAAAATTTTGGTATATACCAACCATATACTCGAGGTTGGTAACTAATTCTGTATTCCAAAGTAATGGTTTTGATGATTCACCTGGTAAGTCACCATTATTAAAGTATTCACAATATGCGAATGTTCGTCGCATAGTTGTAACACTACTTGTATTAAATGATGTATAGGTTTTTCCACCAACGGTTACATCTTTGGTAGATACGTTTTGATTAAATCTACGAGATTGTCTAAATAAATAGCTCATATCAGTACAACTTTTAGTATCCCATAAAAGAGGTTTATTTGATAAACCAGCTTCTTCACCATTGTTAAAATCACCCTTTCCATGACTGAATTGATCCACGTCGGCACCATTCCATAGTGTTGCTATACTCATATTTAACATATTAGCCATAGTTTGTACACTTGATACATCCCAAGCATTATATTGTGTTTCTAATCCTTCATCGACAACCTTTGTAGAAATGTCTCTATTAAATTTAAATGCTCCATAGAACATACCACTCATATCAGTTACACTGCTAGTATTCCATTTGCTAATATCACCATTGAAATTTTCTGCACTTTCAAACAAACCACTCATATCTTCAACACTTGATACATCCCAATTACTAATATCACCGTCAAAATTGGTACAACCATTAAATAAGTTGCTCATATCTGTTACTTTCGATACATCCCATTTACTTAAATCTTCGTTAAAATCGGTTCTACCGGCAAACAATCCATTGAGATCTGTAAGTTCACCTAATTTCCAATAATTTAAAACACCACGTTCACGAAGTGTATTATTGAATGGAGTAGCAATATATGATGCTGTTTCAGTAGATAAGCTAGCTTGTTCAACTGTTGTATATTGATTTTTCAATACAATATCACCGATAAGACCATTACTTTTTTGTAATCCTAATAAACCATTGCCTACATATGCAAAGTGATTTAAGTAGTCGGTCAATATTATATCATTATACGTCTCATAAAGTTCTTGTTCTCGAGTCCATTCTGAAGAACCATAATTCGCTTGATACCTAATCATCGCCCATATTTCGTTACACATTTGCTGTTGTGTTAACCCAAGTGTGTATGCATTATCATTGGTCGATATCATATAACCATCATAATATTTATTTCCTTCGAAGGGGCTACGCTGGGGGGTTTTACCGTCATGGTCGAACCAACCAAGAGCATACGTTAGCATATTAATATTGGTGTAACTATTAAGTTTCTTCCAGAATGGAACGTCGGCACTGTCGATTCCTCCTTCTGTACTACATAATTCACTTACACTATATTTATCTACTTCAGAAACGCTCTTTAATACTAATTGTCCGTATTCTTTTCCTTCTTGAAGTTCTTTTACAACAACTGATAATTCATTTCCATCCTCATCAACTTGAGGTTGACGTGTTACCATATATGCTACACCGTCTTTGCGATAGTTCCATAAAAAGGTTGTACCTTCAAGGTGATTAGGAACAAATTTCATTTCTTTATTTAAATAGTAGTCTTCTACATCGCGAATATCTCGAACCATATTTACAGGTGTAGAAATAACATATTTTGATTTTTCTTCTTCTACAGGAACAGTTTCTACATTAACCATAAAATATGTTTCAGTAGCGTCATCGAAATACTTATCATCTTGAATACGTACATTAGAAAGTTTAACAGCTACATCCTTTGTTGTTAATGTCATAGATATTTCTTCTACATTGTGCGTTGGTAAATTATCTAAAAGTGAAATAGTAGCTTCACCTGTTTGAGTCGAAGTACCAATAATTTCACTATAGAACTTTATCTTTTCAGTACCTTCAGGTTGGTTTAACGCAAAAGATATATCTACTCGTACTGGAACTCCGTCTTCTGTTAAAGGTACTTCATAATCAAATACTATATTACCTTGTCCTTTTGTGAAAGTTAAAGGATAGATAGGATTTATAGGATTACCAAATACATCTGTTCCTTCACTATGAACAAATTTAGCATCATTACCAGCATTAGAAGGTATCATAAATGTATTTTCTTGTTGATTATATACAGCTCCGTCTTTTGCATCATACAAATTAAGAGTAGTTTCTTCTTGTACAAATACTGTATTATAAAGAATAGTACTCTTATTTTCACCGGTTTCCATATTAATATAGTAATTACCAATCACATCTCTCAAAGTAGTTGTATTAGTCATTGGTAAATTTAATATTTCATTTGATAAAGCTACATGTTGTGAGCTATCTAATGATTTTAAGTTATTTAATCCATTATCTAAACCATCAGGTTTTGGATTAGCAATAGCTGAATCAGATTCAAGATATAATCCATCAACAACTGTTTTGTTTACAAAATCAGGATTAATAACACGTAAAGCAATGTTTTTACTAACAATCTCACCACTAACATCTTGTTGAACTGTTCTTTTAATATTGCTTACAGTTGCAATACTATCATTATTTACCGTAGTATTAAACCAAGGGAAAAATACCAGTTTGGTGTATGTAAGTGACGTTAGTGTAAAATCATAGGTTAATGTTTCTTTACCGGTACCATTATGTGTTGCTTCTAGTTCAGTATAATTATCTGAGTTGTCAGGGTCTTCTAATTTACACAGAAATGTACCTGGAACATTTGTAGAAACATCAATCGTAATTATTTTAGAATCATTAGCAGAAAATGGTAAAAAGTTAGTTTGGGTTAAAGTAGATCCTGCCCAGACTTCATCTACAGGTTGTTTAATCATCTTGAGCGCTCCGTCAGGAAGGTCGGTAGCGGACAAGCCGCCAAACGGCTCGGTATTGGTAATTTCAGCGGTAATTTCGACATCAACTATTGTTGTATCTACTTCATATTTCTTAGTATCTTTGTTATAAACAAATGGTTTTGAACTAAATTGAGAAGTAGATGATGTAATGACTTGATCTTTATGATTTTTAATTATGGCTTCTCTCTCTGCAACTTCGCCCAGATACTGTAATTTATAAACAAGTGTATTTGTATATGGTCCATTAGTAGCAACAGTACCATCCTCTTTAACATATTCAGGAAAAGTCATTTGATATATTATTTTTGATTCACCGTTATCTTGTTCAGGAAGAGAAAACCATATGGTATAAAGAACGCTTACATTTTCAAGAGTTGTTGTACCATTTAACTTATATGCCTTTTGACCATTAAATAATGATTTTTCTGTTTCAGTCAATTCAAGAAATTCTATATTTGATAATTCTAATCTTCCTGTTGAAGGTACGTCATTTGCAGGTGTTAAAATATCAGGTAATTCTTTAGAATAGAAAGCTGCTGATGTCGCAGAACCTAAACCATCTTGCTTAAAAATATCCATTGCTAATTCAACACTTCTTGTTGTTTCATCCTCTCCATAAACAATATTTTTATCAACTAATATACAATCAATAGAATCTAACTTATATGCACTATGTTTAATTTGATGGGAAGGCAAATCTCTTACATTACCTGATCTTGCATCATCGAAAGACATTGGACCAGCACCAGGACCAGCACCATTAATAGGATCCAAATCCTCTAAGTTTCTACCGAAGTTTTTCCACCAGTCTGGATTATTTAAAAATCCGTTTGATCCATAATCTTCTAAGTCAACATGGAAATAGGAGTTGGCTTGATTATTTAGAAGTTGAGTGTTAACTAAATTCCATGAACGAATATCAAAGTCTATAGGAGCAGTGTCTTCAGGCATAGCGTTATAAAAAACCAAACTCGCGTGTTTTACATTACTTACATCCCAAGCAGTACGTGTCTTTGCCGTTCCATCTTCATTTGTATCAATAGTACCATCTTCTTTCAATAAAGGAACTTGTTTTGTAGAAATATCTTGATTAAATTTCGGATTACGGGCAAACATCCATGAAATAGATATAGCACTAGAAGTATCCCAGTCTCCAATATATTGATTAAAACTTGATGCTATATAGAACATAGAGTTAAAAAATCGTACACTTGATACATCCCAATCACCAATAGGTTGGTTAAAGGCTTCAGCTAAATTGAACATATTCACCATTATATCTACACTTGATACATCCCAATCACCAATAGGTTGGTTGAAAGCAGTGGCAGCATCGAACATATACGCCATATTTGTAACACTTGATACATCCCAATCACCAATCGGTTGATTGAAGGCAGCGGCACCAAGGAACATACTACGCATATTAGTGACCTGGGACACATCCCAACCACCAATATCCTGGTTGAAGGCAGCGGCGTTATAGAACATTTCACGCATATTTGTGACCGGGGACACATTCCATTGCCCGATATCTTGGTTGAAGGCAGCGGCACCAGAGAACATACCTTGCATATTTGTGACCTGGGACACATCCCATTGCCCGATATCCTGGTTGAAAGCAGCGGCACCATTGAACATATAACCCATACCAGCACCACTTACACTAGATACATCCCATGACCCGATGTCTTGATTGAAGGAACTGGCAACCTCGAACATAGCATACATAGTTGTGACCTGGGACACATCCCAATCACCAATATCAGCATTAAATTGAGGACGATCTTTAAACAAACGACTCATATCTGTAATAGGTGTTGTGTATAATTCTTCAATTGGACCATAAACATTTTCGAATTGGCTAATATCAGCTGGTACAGTTGTTGTTTTTTCTTTCTTTACTAATTTTCCAGAAGCATCTTGTTCATATGTTACTTCAACTGTTGTTACAGGGTATGCATATTGTTCATATAAATCAATTGCAGCTACTAGATCAGCTTTATCATGGATGAAAAATCTATTGTCGATTTCTGTTAAACCATAACGAGCTTGTAATTTTGTAGCACGAATAATCATATCTTCTAAATTTGCAGTATCTGGTACTAACCAACCACGAATTTCAACATCTAAATTTTCAGCACCATCAAACATATAACTCATATCAGTTACAGCTTGGGATAATTCCCATTTATTAATAGATTTATTGAAACTTTTAGCACCTGAAAACATACTTTTGAAAGTTGTAACATTTGATACATTCCAATCAGAAATATCTTCGTTAAATTCTTCTTTTTCTCTAAATAGTTCATTCATATCAGTTACGTCACGGGTAAGCCAATATTTGATTTTACCATATTTTTCGATAGTATCGGCTTTTTTTTCTGCATCAAAATAATCGGCAATTACTGAGCGAATAGTAGTATTAGTTAATGAAATGAAAAATTCTTCTTGCGGTGTTGTAGAGATACCAAATTTGTTAATGAAAGCCGTAGCACCTAAGAACATATTAGTAGCATTAAGATTAGTAAAATTAAGAGTCTGATTTTTACGTATATCAAAATCGAAAGTTTGGGCACCTTGAAACATATAATCAGCATTTGTTAAGCTAGATACATCCCATCTATTGAAATTGTTTTGAACTTCCGAATAAAGAAATTCATCTACATTTTCGGCAATAGGTTCGTCGAAATTATCTCCTTTATAATGAATAATAGTAGTTAGGGTTGCAGGATAGGGGATGGACATTCCGTACGCTGGGCCAAAATTGTATACCGCATTATACACAATAGTTGTGATTTTTTCACCACCGATTTCTTCTTCAATTGCGATTAATCCGTTATCACTACTAGAAAAAATGGTATTATATAGTTTGGGAACGCCGAGTACGCCCATACCCGCATCTATTTCAGCAATAAGTTCATCAGCATTACTTGGTACAGATGCTTTTATTTGAACTTGTTTATCATCATTATCATATAACCCCATAGCATTATCAAATACTTTTCCATTATTGTCTGCAAATGTAATATTTTTAATAGATCTTCCTGGGTAAATAACATTTATTATATTATTTCCGTCTTCGTCTACAACAACATTGCCATCTTCATCTACAACATTCTCAGTAAGTCTAGGCATGGTAACGGTGCTATTTTTCTTAACCATAGATTCTGATTTCAATTCTTGGTTAAATGCTTTAGCATTAGCAAACATACTTTCAGCACTAGTAACTCCACTTGTATTCCAACGAGTGATATCTTCATTAAAATTTTCTTTATTTCTAAATAAATTGTCCATATTTGTAACTGAGCCTGTATCTAAATATTTGAGTGAAGAACCGTATTTTTTAATAGCAGATTCTTTCTCCTCGGGTGTTCCAAACCATAAATCAACAACCTCTTGTAATTCTTCATTAGATAATTGTTTAAAACAGTCATCAATTGAATCAGGTAATGTTTGTTGGTCTGTGTCTTGAATAACCACTTTTGTTTTTTTTATAGCATTTTTTAAATGTGTCTTAGTTACCTTTGATAATGTAACATTATTCAATGCTTCTTGTATTTTTACTTGTTTTTCTTCTTCGGATAAACCTTGTAAAGATTCTTGAAACTGCTGGTGTTTTTTCAATAATTCTTCTTCACGTTGTTTTGCGTGTTTTTCTTCATCTTCAATAGAACATATTTCTGGTTCGATAACATTTAATTCACCCATTTTACTGGTTTTATGTAACGCATTTTTTGAAAACTCTGCAAGATCAAAGTCGTCAGGAAGGTTAGGTAAAGTAGGATTAGACATCACCTTATGAAATAATATTATATTTTCCTAAACACAAATTATTTAACATAAATAACTATTTGTTTATGTTAAATCTAACGGCTTTAAATATTTATCAAAGGAACTTGTTAGCTATAAATAAAATACGTTTTATATTTTTTTGTTTATTTTTTTTAATTTATCTTGAGAACCCTTTTGTAATGATTCTGCTAATACACCATTTGCGTAAATACCATAACGTTGGTTTTCACCATCTATCTCTAAATGATAAATGTTATAGATCTTCTTTTGTTTTTCTTCTTTGAATACCTTACTAAATGCAGCACCTAATACATATTTATCATCAATCTTTCCTTTGGAAACTTCTGTGCGTCTCTTTTCACAATAATGATTTGACCAATCATCTACAAGCATAGCATGACGACCTGTTACTAATAAATCACCGGTCATTTCACCTGTTTTCTTCATACGATACATCTTTCTTGTGTAATCATCACCTGGACCGTTCAATGTAATTCTTGTTGTACCAATATATTTAATTGGTTTTTGACCGTGTTTGTATGTCTGTACAAGATCACCCTCCTTTAATAAACAAATTGGTACATATTCTTCTTTACCATCTTTGATTGCTAAGATCTTTGTACTAGCATCGAAACAAGGACGGTCTTGGTTAAAGAATAATCCCAATGGGGTATCTTGGTCTTCTTCATAACCTGGTGCAGTAGGGAAGAAATTTTCTTGGAATTTGGTTGCTCCCTTAAACATGTCTGTGAACAGACAGTCTTCTTTAACGGTCCAGTAACGAATATTTTTATCAGCGTGTAATCTTTCACCAGCACCTGTGAAAGCGGTAGCATTTTCAAACATATTACTCATGTCTTCAACATTAGAAACATCTAAGTAACCTAATTCTTGGTTGAAACTAGAAGCGTCTTTTAATAAACCTTTCATAGAAGGGATTGAAGAAGTATCAAGTTGTTGAAGAGGTTGATTGAAACTAGAAGCACCTTCTAGTAAATTATCTATTGAATTACCGACAATTGTTAAACCAGTTGTAGTAGTTGTTTGTTTTGCATAGAACAAATTATCAATATCCTTAACTTCAAAAGTTATATTTCTATCATCTGCATCTAATAGTTTTTCCATCATTGAACTTTCGAAAAGGTTGTTTTCTTGCATAATAAATACTACTACACTATCACTATCTAAATAGTCATCTGGAATAGACGCTGTTTGAGTTGTTCCAAAATATGTTGAATCCAGCATATCCCCGCGCGTATTGTGGATTTCTTCACCAAAACGATATGTACCATTTGAATCACGTTTATATACAACTAAATGAATCTCTTTATTATACCAACTCGTCTCTTGCATAAATTCATCACTAAGGATTTTATCACCTTTTACAGTAAATGTAATAGTATTAGACTTGAATGGTCCGTGAATCATGGCTGCATCTAAGAACATATTGGCTACTGTATAAAGCCACGGGTTACCAAGAGCACCACGGCCATTTTTTTTAGTAGTTAACTGTAAATTGGTAGTATCACCATGTTTTACAATACTACCATGCATATTTTTAATATTACTTGTGAAGCTCGGAACGAACTCTTTGTTTCTTACAGACCACGTACTACCTAGAATATGTGAGATATCTGATCCAGATATGTCGGTATTGTATGGTTTGAAATGATGATATTCATCTACATTATGGTCAGTAGGTGCAAGCAAATTCATTTCCCCGATAGCAACATTTGTAAATAAACCTCTATTTGTGCTTTGAATGTTGATATTATCACTTAAATAATCAATTGTACCATCGCCGTTTACATCGTCATTAAATACCTTTTGTCCAATTGTTTTTTCTCCTTCAAATAGAACCATATCACTTAATTCACTGTTAAAAGCAGTTGCTCCTTTTAATAATCCTTTTAATGAAATAGCAGCAGGGAAAGTTAATTTTAATGGTTGATTAAATGAGGTAGCACCTTCTAATAATCCTCTTACGTCTTCTAAATTACTAGTATTTAATCCTTCTAATGATTTATTATAACTAGTAGCTCCTTTTAACATGTGTATAACATTTATTGTACTTGTACCAGGTAAACCTACGATAGATTTATTAAAGCTAGTAGCACCTTCTAACATAGATTTCATTATTGTTACATTATCTGTAGCTAAACCAACTACTTCTTGGTTAAAGTTTTTAGTACCTTTTAACATATTTTTCATACTTGTTACAGCTGCTGTATTTAATTTATCAGTATCTGAAAAGATGAGTCTTTTATTATAACTAACAGCATCTTCAAGGAAACCTTCTAATGTAGTAACATTTGTTAAATCAAGTTTTGTTAATGGTTTATTATAACTGCTAGCACCCTTTAACATATTTTTCATAGTTGTAACATTAGCAGTATTCATTTTTTCAATAGAACTATTAAATCCAGTAGCACCTTCTAACAAACTTTCCATTGTTGTTACATTTGATGTATCTAAACCATCTAGTGACTTATTGAAACTTGTGCATCCCTTTAACATAGCAGTCATATCTGTAACATTACCAACATTGATATCTTTGATACCTTGGTTGAAACTAGTAGCACCTTCTAAGAAACTAGTCATATTTGTAACATTTGTAAAGTCAAATTTATCAAGTGATTTGTTGAAACTTGTACAATCTTTTAACATTGAAGATACATCGGAAGCAGTAGTAGTAGGTAAACTCATTTTATTTGAAACAATTACTGTATTACCATTTTCATCTAGTTCAGTAACTAATTCAGAAACAATTTCTTGATTGAAACTAGTAGCGCCTTCTAATAAACCTTCTACAGTTGTAGCAGAACGAAGATCCAATGTTAATGGTTGATTGAAACTAGTAGCACCTTTTAAGAAACCTCTGAAATACTGTACATTTTTAGTATCAAGGTTAATAGGTTGGTTGAAACTTATAGCATATTCCATCATTCTTTCTATACGTGTTAAATTTGGTAAATCAGATTGATTAATAGGTTGATTGAATTTATACGCACACTGCAGGAATTCATCCAAATTCGTCGCATTACCTAAATCAAGACTATCAATAGATTGGTTAAATTCGAATAATCCAGATAAGAATTGAGTAAAATTTGTACCCTTCGATGTATTAATATCATCAAGAGGTAGATTGAAACTACTATTTCCGCGAATAACACCAGTGAAGTTTGCATTATCAGCAGTTGATGATATTTTAACAGTATTATTAAAACTTCTCATATATGAGAAAGCGTAAATGAAGTTGTTACAAGATCCAAGAGATAATGTAATTGGTTGATTAAAAAATCCTTGGTAATGCATCATTGCAAACACGGTGGTACATCTTGATAAATCAAATGGTGTATATGCTATTTTATTTTCACCTTCTCCAAATTCTACGCGTGTACCATTGTTAAATGGCTGATTATAAGCACCAGTAAGCAAATAATCGGCATCTTCTTCGTTATATTCCTTCAAAGGCCCTTTTTCGAATAAGAGCAATGGAAGTGTTTTTCTTACTTCATATGGAAGTAGATATGATTTTACCTCCTCCGGTATCTCTAAGTATATGATGAACGCTCTTTCAAATGTGGTAACTAATTCTGTATTCCAATTTAATGGTTTTGATGATCCACCTGGTACATCACCATTATTAAAATGATAACAATCAGAGAAGGTAGAATAACAATTCGTTACCTTACTAGTATCAAATGATATATATGATTTTTCACCGACTGTTACATATTTTGTAGAAATATTTTGATTAAAACTAAAACATCTATAAAAGGTGTAATATAATGATTCAACTCCAGATATATTCCATAATAAAGGTTTATTTGATTCACCTATTAAATCACCATTATTAAAGTCAAAAGCGCGATAAAACATGTACCTTATATCTGTGACTTTAGACATATCCCATGCATTATATTGTGTATCTAAACCTTCGTTAACAACCTTTGTAGAAATATCCTGATTGAATGCATTTGCTTCTTGAAACATATAATACATAGTAGTCACATTCGATACATCCCATTGGGAGATATCTTGGTTGAATGATCTAGCTGCATAAAACATACCTTCCATATCAGTAACACGAGACACATCCCATGACCCGATGGGTTGGTTGAAAGTAGCGGCACCAGAGAACATCTGACGCATATCAGTCACATTAGACACATTCCAACTTCCTATAGGTGAGTTAAATTCAGTTCTAAAATAGAATAGCTGACTCATATCAGTAACACGAGACACATCCCAATTATTAATAAGACCATATTTTAGGTTTGTACTGTATCGATCACTTTCGTGTAAATCGATTAAAGCTAATAATGCGGATTTATTGTTAATATCGTTTCCGAAATATTCTTTTTGCATATTAGGGATAATAATACCATTATTTTTAGCTAATAGTGAATTCTCAGGTTGTGTAACCATTTGTCCTAATGGTCCACTACTATCATCAAGAGAGTAATCATAAAAATTCATAGTACTATAAACAGCTTGTGCCTTAAGTGGACTACAATCGATGTAAAAGTTATCTTCATCTACTAAATGATTACTAATACTTACTACAGATAATCTTAGTGGGCGTGAAAGAATACTGGTATCTACAATTCTTGTTTCACTTAAATGTAAACCATATGATATTCCATTTTCTTGAGAATAACTACATAATTGTGATACGGATAAAGTATCCACCTCTGTTTCGGAACGAAGAGTCCATACTCCTTCTTCTCTATAAAGAACAGATAAAGTTTCAACATATACGTCTTCTTCATCAAAAATATCTTGTGGTTCAGTAATAACATAATAAGGAATACCGTCATCACGACGTTTTACATTAAACTCGGCTAATTCGAAATCTTCATCTGTACCATAAGAATAATCAGATACAACATTTACTCTATGAGATAATGGTTTCATTAAATATTGTTTGGTAACTGTTGATACTTCAGCATCTTCTGTAGCGAATATTTGATAACACACTCTTTGTTTCAATTCTTCGTCTTTCATATAATCAAACATTTTAACAAAATCACTCTTTGCACCTACACTTACGAATTGTGTTACTTTAACACTATCATAGTCAAGCTCCCCTGTATATATTGTTGTACTTGAAAATTTAACACAATCATCACCTAATACGTCTTTTACTGTTTTTGTTAAGTTTTCATCGGAAGCATTTTCTTCACCCTTTTGAACAGTACCAATATCTTGATAAGAATATAGTTTGATATCTAAATCATCTGAAGTTGGTGTAGATTTTACAAATCCACTATCCATAAGAGATGTTTGAAATTTATCATTGGAAAATCCAGTAACAACATCCATATCATCTTCTTTTGGATTTACAATCAACATATGGTTTTTATTTACAGAATTGTAAGAAGAATGTTGATATCCAGAAACAGTTTCACTAACATCTTCTGGGGTGTATACATATGACCATGTTTTTGTTTTTACGTTATCCTCAAAATCTGTAAGCAAAGATTGTTTTAATACTTGTTTGTTTACGTTTTTGGAAATTTTAAAATCAGGCAAGGTTGTTGAATCGATTGAACCTGAAAAAACCGATTTTATATTTGTTTCTTGAAGACTACCAGGTTTATCCGTTCTTCTTGGCGTTAATTTATATGAAATTGTACCATCTTCATTATTACTAGCAATTAAATATCTTGGACCAAATTGTGTATTAATTAAATAACCATACCTTCTAGTAGTACCGCTACTACTAGAATATGAATATTGTTTATAAAAAGTAGCTCTACTACCACTAGTAGTAGTTTTTATATCATTAATCAGATAGCCATCTTCATCCAATTCTTCTTTCTCAACATAATCGTTTAATGTAAAATACTCTGTTTCTCCTTCGAGATTAGTAAAAGATAAATTACATTGTTCAAATTCATTTCCAATATTAGTAGGATCAACAACACCAGCAAGATTTATGTTCAAACCTAACTCAGTATTAAATTGTAAATTCCATTTAGATATATCGAAATCGATCTTCATATCTTTATCTAGATAAACACCCTCGGTTGTTGTATAATTTTTATAATTTCTAAAAACTTCTGAACATTGTTTTACTTTAGACATGTCCCAAGCGGTGTATGTTAAAATTTCATCATTATCATTTGTAGAAGGTGTTCCATCTTCATTCAAAATTTGTATTTCTTTTGTTGAAATATCTTGGTTGAAATCAGTAGCAAATGCAAACATTTCTGTTATTGTGTTTAAACTATCGGTTCTCCATTTTGAAATATCTTGGTTGAAATCAGTAGCCATAAAAAACATACCATCCATATTCTTGACGTTTGATACATCCCAAGAACCAATATCAGCATTAAATCTATGGGCTTTCCAAAACATTCTATTCATATAATCTACGTTGCTAGTATCCCACGCAATATAACTAGATGTAACACCATTTTCTGTTTGAAATTCAACTACTTTTCTTGATATATCCTGGTTGAAGGCAGCGGCACCCCAGAACATATACGCCATACGCGTGACCTGGGACACATTCCATTGCCCGATCGCCTGGTTGAAGGCAGCGGCACCCCTGAACATACTAGCCATATTTGTGACCTGGGACACATTCCATTGCCCGATATCCTGGTTGAAGGCAGCGGCACCATGGAACATATTAAGCATATCAGTGACCTGGGACACATTCCATTGCCCGATCGCCTGGTTGAAGGCAGCGGCAACATAGAACATAGAATTCATATCTGTGACCTGGGTCACATTCCATTGCCCGATATCCTGGTTAAAGGCAGCGGCATTCATGAACATACCACGCATATCAGTGACCCGGGACACATTCCATTGCCCGATATTCTGGTTGAAGGCAGCGGCAATATAGAACATATAACGCATAGTTATGACCTGGGACACATCCCATTGCCCGATCGCCTGGTTGAAGGCAGCGGCACGATTGAACATACTACGCATATTTGTGACCTGGGACACATCCCAATCACCGATATCCTGGTTGAAGACAGAGGCACCCAAGAACATACCATACATACTAGTCACATTAGACACATCCCAAGCACTGATATCAGCATTAAATTTACTTCTAAAATAGAATAGGAAAGACATATCTGTAACTGTATTTGTATATAACTTTTCAATTGGACCATATAAAGCTTCAAATGAAGAAACATCTCCAACTACTTGAGTTTCATTACCTTCATCATCTACAACGACTCTATCGTAAGCGACAGATTCATATAAATCAATTGCAGCTAACAAATCAGATCTGTTGTAAATGAAAAAGACATTTGTTAGTTCTGTTAATCCATAGCGAGCTTGAAGTTTTGTAGCACCATATATTATACCTTCCAATTCAGTTGCTGTAGGCAATCTCCAACCACGAATTTCTACATCTAAACTCGCAGCACCGTCAAACATATATTTCATATTAATTGGACCGGTTTCTTTAATTGTCCATTTGTTAATAGGTTTGTTAAAATTAGTAGCTCCTGAAAACATGTTTTCAAAATTAGAAACATTGGATACATCCCAACCTTCAATTTCTTCATTAAAATCAGATTTCCCTCTAAATAGACCGTTCATATCAGATACATCCACAGTAAACCAATGTTTGATTTTACCGTGTTTTTGTAATAATTCAGCTTTTTTGTCTGCATCGAAAAAATCAGCAATTGCTAAGCGAATGGTAGTATCAGTTAATGAAGTGAAAAATTCAGATTGTGGTGTTGCAGAGATACCATATTTATCTAAAAAGGCAGTAGCACCATCGAACATATCTGTTAAATCAACAGTGTCTCTTAATTGACTACGTATCTCTTTGTCGAAATCTGTCGCATTTTTAAACATATAAGACATATCAGTAACGCTATCTGTATTCCATGTTTCATATGTCTCTTCATCAGAAGTAGAGGTTAAATAGCTACTATAAATTGGTTCGACTGTAGTAATCTCAAATGTACCATCTTGACTTGATACACTTATTTGTCCATAACCACCTGTTATATCTAATGAATTAATAATAGTACCATAATTTTCAAAGGTAACACCTTGTGGTAAAGCGAAATCTGGAATTATTGTTAGTAAATATTCTTCTAATGAAATAATTGGTAATCCAGCTTCTTGACGTAGAGTATTAACTTCAGCTAATTGTCCTTGAAATATAGCAAGAATACCGTCAATAACAACAATAGCCAAGTTTTTAAGGGTTGCTACTAAAACATCTTTAAAATCTACACGTATTTCACTAACAACATTACCCTCGCTATCAGGATATGATACAACAATTGCACGGAATAATGCGTCTAATTCAAAATCGTATGTAATATTTAATGCCACTTTTAATTGAGTAATCAATAAGTCCTCGTCTAAAATATCATTTTCACGTGCTAAATCTAAAATACTTTGTGGAAATACATTTGTTAATAATGGGAATACAGCTGTAAATACATCTTTAAAAATAATTTCATCACTATGTAATGTACTCCAAGAAGTGTTTTCAACAGGATAAAAAACTCCTTCGGTATTAGCAACAGAAAGACGTACGTTTTTAATATCACTAAATAAATCTTCCTTCTCATCATTATCACCATCTCCTACTTCACCCTGTAAAAAGGTATCTATTTCTAAACGCTTGGCTGGTACTAAAACAGCTCCTGTATCTATATCTAGTTTTGCTGGTAATATAACGTGTTCAGCGGTTTTATATGTGAAATCTTTTTTATCAATAGATTGGTTAAATTTAGATGCATCATAAAACATTTCACTCATATTTTGTACTTGACTTGTATTCCAGTAAAGTTTTTCATTAAAATCATTCTTACTTTTAAATAAACGAGACATATCGGTTATAGCATCGGTTTTCCAGTATTTAATATCACCGTATGTCGCAACCGCCTTATCGTTATCACTAAACCATAAATTTACAGCGGTTTTTAATTCAGCATTGGTAGCAGGTGCAAATCGCCCACCTACTGGTGCGAAAATATCAGATCGTGTAAATGTTGTTGGGAATTTATTGCCGATTTTCTCATCTAACTTATTTTCATTATCAACCTCAGATTGCTCTAACATTTGTTTCTTTGTTTCTTCGTCAACTACAGGTAATGGATTTGATTTAATTTCAACTTTTGTTGTTTTTTTAACATTTTTTTTAGGTAAATCCTTAACGTCACCTTTAAATTCAGAATCGTGCAACATAACTTGATGTTGTTTTTCAGAAACTTCTTCTAAAAGTTCATCAAAAACGCGGGTAACAGACAACTTCTTAGGCATGCCTTATGAAAAATAACTATAAAATAAATAATACAAAAATTAATAGTTGGTATTATTTTAAATACATAACTATGGTACTCTATATATATCTGTTTTCTTCGACATCGATATGTTTTCTTCTTTTTCTAAAGAATCCTTTTTTAAAAACTTTGGTAGTGTTATATTTTTAACAATTACTTCTATACCATTTATGAAAATAGTATCTCGATTCTCACTATCAATATTATCTTCTAATTGAATAGTGTATGTTCTATAATGACGTTTTTGTCTATCTTGAATTGCGAATTTTGCCTCCTTTATATTTACAAATTCATTATTCTCTAATATAGAACAACCTTTTTCGAGTAATATATCGTCTATCATATTGTCTCTTTTTTTTATTCTGTAAATTTCTAATCCTTTTTTATTATTTACTCTATAATCTCTAAAATAAATAGATTCTATTTTTTTTAATCCTTTTTCTCGAACTGCAATATAATCTCCTTCCTTTAAACAGCATATTGCCTTATATACCAATTTATCATTTACACTTGATAATACTTTGCATGATGAATCTATTCCGCTCATTATATAAAAACTATTATATTTTATTCTACACGATATTTTTGGTAGATTTTATATAATTCGTCATCATTTTCAGATTTGGCGGCTTCAATTGATTCATTATAATATGAAAATGGTATATCTAGTTTTTTATCTTGGACAGACAATTGTTTAAATTTCTTTTTATATATATCAAAGTCACAGCTTTCAAAATGATGAACAACCAGTTTTTTTAATTTTCGACCTCCATTTTTCTCTAAAGTAGATTTCATTCTATGTGGACCTATTGCACGCACATCATTTGCTACTCTTCCTCCTCCTTTTCCGTTAGCATAACTCACGCAGCTACCTAATTTTTTATCGCAATCCGCCATTTTTGAAGCATCAAAACAACTGTCTTCTTTTTTTGGTACACGACTAAACTTGGCCTCTTTGTTTACCATCCAAAATGTACGCACTTCTTCTGGTAAATCTTGGACTTCGCTTAAATCTCCATGCAATAATTCATCTCCATCTATATGAATCAACCATTTTATACCATTACCATCTGTTTCTGCTTTTTGTAATACTTCGTTTACCCATTTGTTTTGACGTACTTGTTTTTCATCGTATTCATTTACACCTGTTGGTTGTCCAAGTTGTAATGTAACATCCTCTCTTTTTTCTAAATATTCTTGCAATTCAGGGGTTTCCTCTAAACGAATGTAAAAATGTTTGATTCCCATATCTTTATGCGTTTTTAACCATGTTTCTATATTTTTGGGGTCTTTTATCATAGATACTATCCCAATATTTGTATTTTTGTCGAATAAATCTCCTATAAATTGTTCTTTAGGCAATTTAGAACTTTTCCACTTTAAATATCGGACAATTGTTACATAAAATGTGTAACACGTAATTAACATTAATATTACAGTTGCTAATTTAATCCAAAAGGTATAATTTTTACTTCTTGAAAAAGATACCATACTTAACATATCTCGATAAATAATTTATTGCTATTATATATAATTTATTAAAAAATGAGTAGTATAATACCAAGTATGCCTAGTATGCCTAGTAGGCCTATGAATATGGGACTAGCGGACGGAAATCTAGCTAGTCGATTTTCTAATTTAAGTAAAGCAAAACAAGCGGAGGTCAAAAATGCTATCAAATTTACTGGAAAAATAAATACTGAAACTATTGGTAATCTTGACCCAACCGTCCGTAACACATTAAAAGAAAAAATTGGTGAAGTTGAACAAGAAGAAGCAAACGCTAAACGTCAAGGCGAAATACAATCAGTAAAAGACAAGGGTATGGGAGACGATGAGTTAGAAGGTGGAAACAGATTGATTTTTATTGGAACAGGCAGTGGTGGTAGTAGTGGCGCAGACTTTAATAAAAATTTAACAGCAATGAAAAACTCAACCTATTATGCTGCTACTGCTAAAATAACTGGTGACCCTGATAACACTACTAACCCCTTTAGTGAATTTTCTGACTTTAAAGAGATTTCATCTATAACAAACAATGTAGAACCAGTTGTCACAGACAAGTCAAATCAGAAAAAATTGTTCGAATTAACACAACAATCAATGGTAAAAGTAGCAGCAGCAAAAAATGCAGAAAAAAGAGATCGTTTAACAAACGTTTTAAGTAAAGAATTGGGAGCATTATTACCACCTGGCCTAAACGATTTAAAATTTGCGAATAAATTGAAACAGTCTTTACAAATTGTCTTTGGTTATGATATTGTTGATGGTAAAATGAAAGGTAAAGGACGCGTGCAATTTGTACCTCAAATTGGAGACCCAGTTTCAAGTGCTATTATAATTGAAAACAATGAATATGTATTTGATAATACAGCTTTACAAGATATGAAAGAAGCTGGTAAAACAGCTGAAAAAGTTATTAAACAACTTACAGAACAAGATATAAGTGAAAAAAAGCCAGAAACTGTAAATGAAGGAAATGACCAAAACAATAGCAACAATCCTTTTGATAACTTTGGTGGTAAAAAGCGTAAAACATATCGAAAAAAGAAGGCTTCTAAAGCAAAACGCAGCAAAGCAGCAAAGAAAACAAAAAAAGTACGTAGAAAAATGAGAAAATCAAAACGCTAAATAATTACATATATATCAAAAATATGTAACTATTACTAATTAATTAGTGACCCTAATCGACTGGCTTTATCATTATTATCAAGAGCACCTTGAGTTTCAATACCATTATTTAACCAACAAAGAGAATTCCAATCTTTTATTTTTTTACCATATTCAATATCAATATTCTCACGCAATGGAAAACAATCGATAAAGTCTTTTATTATACTTTTATGGATAAAATAAGCACACGTCCCCCATTGAAACGTCATTTTATAAAGATTTTTATAGATCTTCATTTGTTTTGTTTGTATTGGATAAAATTTAGGATGTGTGTATAATTGAATAAAAAAACTATTATTTTCTGTCGCTTTTTCTAATATTGTATCCACTTCTTTAAAAAATCGTTGATAATCTAGAGAAACATCATCTTCTAATATTAAATTCCAATCACTAGTAGATTCTCGTGATATCACTTCTAACAACATTTGATGGGAAAGGTTACATCCTAATTTTCCTGGTTTAGAATCACACATATTTTTATAATAAAAAGTACAATAATTTTTCCCAATTGCTATATCTGCATATCTATCATAATATTTAATCGAATCAATTGCAGGAAATAAATTTGTTCTTATTTTTTTATTAATACAATTATAATATTTAACACGATCTGTATTTTCACAGTACACAATCATCCATGTTTCAAACATAGTATTTATTATTTATAGTAAAATGATATAATTCTTTTATCATTATATTGTAAATGACAAGTGTTCAAATACCCTTTATTGAATTTACAAATAATAGAATTCAAAAAAGTTCTATTATTATCGATAATAATCAATTTAATGTAGAGTTTAAAGATGGTAAATATGTTGTTTCTAAAGGAAATACTATGTCTAAAAGTAGTTCTCCAGCACAACAAACTGATATGAAATCGTCACCAGCACCTGCACCTGGACCAGCACCAGCACCTGCTAAAAATGCAAATGAAAAACCTAAAGAAACAAAATCGACCAAGAGTGTAGCTCAAACAAATGATAAGAGTGAAACTAAAAAAACTGATACAAGACCAGATCCAAAACCTTTAAAAAGTGTCTCTAATACAAAGAATGAACCGATCAAGAAAGAACTTACTGATGAAGAAATAATGATGCAAGATCTTTTCAAAGCTATAGCACTACGAAGAAAAATAGTAGACGAAAAAGAGAAAACAGAAAAAGTCCAAGAAGAAGGAGAGAAAGGAGCAAAAGTAGAGCAAGTCCAAAAAGAGAAAAAAGAAGAAGCAAAACCTACAGAATCAAAATATGAAAAATATAATCAAATGAAAAAAAAAGGACTACCTGAAGGGGCGATTAGACAGAAAATGACTCAGGATGGTATTGAAGAAAAAGAAATAAACGATTATCTCAAATCTCAAGAATATGAAGACATAAAACCATCAACAAATTAAGCAAAACTATTTACCACGGGTTGTTTTTCTTGAACCATATTTTTACTAAGCATTTCAATAAATTGAACTGCTTTGTTTAACCAAGACTGAATATGAACATCACTTGAAATAGATACATTCACGTCTGCGTTTACATCTAAAGTTAAAACAGGTGTTTTTTCATTTGTTAACCAATTTTTATGATAATGATCACATTTTTTTAAATAATCCAAGGAAATATTACTTTCTCCATTTCTAGAACGTTTTACAATTCGCTCAAAACATACTTCTGCATTTGCAAGGATATAAATAATTCCATCAAGTGTAAAATCTCCTTCATATACGGAAAAGTAACGCTCATAAATATTATACATTACCCCATCAATCAAACCATCGGAATGCAACATCTTCGCAAATATATGTTTGTCTGCCTCTAAAGAGCGTTCACAAATAATACCTTTGCAATCTGGATATTCTTTTATAATTCGTTTTAGTTCTTGATAACGCGTTGTATACGCCATTACTTGAAACGAAAATGCGTATTTTTCTGGATTTGCATAAAATTTTGAAAGAACGGTTTCGCCATTTTCATCGCGAATTTGGTCCCAAATATGTACAGGTTCTCTTAAGAATATCCATTCGCGATTGTTAGCTAAGGTTTTTTCTAAATGTTCAAGAAACGTGGATTTTCCAGCGCCGATATTTCCTTCCAATGAAATAATAATTGGTTGTTTCATTATAATAAATAGTTAATTTATTATAACCATAATTACCAATTGTATGATTCAATTTTATTAATATTATCTTTTACATTTACTAATACACCCGTCGGCAGCAGTAGAATCATCCATTGCGAATTCGTCTTCACACCTTTGTTTACATTGTGCGTAAGTTTCACCCCCCCTCATTTTTTTACCATTACATCCCATACCCCCCTTTCTCTTTTTAAAGGTGATTGCCTTTCTTGCCTTTTTTGTTAAACCTTTTGCTTTTTTCATTGATTTTCTCAATTTCTTTGAAACTCCTTTTTTTACTTTAAACGCAACCTTGCCTGTTTTTTTAACAGCACCAACAGCAAGAGCTTCGCCTTTTTTGTAGAATTTTTTAGCATCCTTTAACGCATCTCTAAATTGATAAGAAGGATTAGATAAACGTCCTTGTTTAAAAGTTTTTTTAACAGTATCTGTCCAAGCAGTCATATTTATATATAATACAAATATAAAAACATAAAACTAAATAAAATATGTTATCTAGAAAACAATTATGGAAAAAATGTTGTCATAGACAAGTTTCTAAACCACTTTATGAGGAACCACTATCTATTCCTAAATTAAAAAAATCAATCACTTTCGATCATATCGCACACGTAAAATTAATACCTAAACGTGAAGAATATATTCAATCAAAATTAGACGACTTACTCTGGTATAATGAAAAAGAATTGGAATCTTTTCGTGACGATTATATAAATTATATAAAGTATGGAAAATACAATACAATATAACTAACCAAAGAACTTAGTAATTGTTTGCATACCATTTTGCTTATGTGATATTTTTGTTAAGAATTTATCAAACAATAGCGTTTTAATTTTCGCAGAACAAAACTTTTCTTTTTTCTTCATAAACGTTTCCATATCGGGAAATTCCTTTCCTAATTTTTCCATTTCACGGCGATAATTCTTGATCGCAGCTGTTTTTTTCTGATGTTCCCAAATATGCTCTAATGCTAGACCAAATAGTTGTTGCAATGGTTTCATCAACTGATTAGTAATATAATGTGTGTAATCAATCGGCAAGTTATTCTCTGTAATAAAATCGGTCGTTTCCATTTTTTCACCCATTAATGCCTTTTTGTCTTTATTTACAATAAATACAAACTTCATTCTATCACCAGGTTTCGGTCTATTTCCTGGATCACGTTTTCCGATTCTTTCAGCTAATACCCAATGTCCAATTTGCATTGGATTTTTATAATCACTACGTAATGCTTTTGTAATAGACAATTTTTCCATTGGAACTGTACCTTCAATTAAATTATCCAACGATTGATACAAGAATTCAATCGCATCTTGAATATTATTTTTTGAATTCATCAATATATTCAATATTCCGCCATATGTGTCTTTTAAATAATCACAAGAATCACGACGCTTTAAAGACAATCCCATATATTTCAAATTTCCTTTTGTTGGATCTTCTTCATATAACATTCCTACATAACGCTTTTTTGAAAGTAGGATAAACGGCATCAATGTCTTTTCATATTCTAAGCATTGAGGTGCTTTTAAGAATTGTGTACATAGATTGGCTGCTTCTTGTGCTAGTTCAATAGTGAGTTCCAACGCTTTTTGTCCACGTATCTTTTTACCGTCTAGATCTTCTAGATTAAATGTGAAGAATACAGAATCTGTATCTCCATACACATATTCGGCTTTGGTTTTCACCTTTCCGTGATTTTTTGTATCGCAAATTCGATCCCCATATACTTCTTCAATCATCTTTTTCGCATAGGTAATCATCATGCGTCCAGTAGCTGTTGTAGAAGCCGCTATATCTTGTTCATAAAAGGTAGATGTTCTAGCACCACATTGACCATAAAGAGAATTTGCCGTTACCTTATAACCGAGCTGTCGCTTATCTAAGATATTTTGCATAAATGGATCGGGTTCGGTTTTGATTTTTTTTCTCGTTGCTTTTCGAGCAGACAATAACTCTTCTAAAATAGCAGGCATAATCGATTTTTGATTGTCTGGAAGTTGCGCCCATCGACAAATTTTTCGACCGACTTTTACCTTTTCCCAAACGCCCGCTGTTCCTGGTTTTGTTCGAAACGTATATGTATCAAAATCAATATCAATATATTGATAATCGGGTAAATTATCGTAGATAAAATTCCCGTCTTTGTCTTTTTCTCCTTCATCTTTTATAAAATTTCCATCTAAGTCATACTCTTTTGTCCATACCTTACTATCGTGTGAGTAGTTTTGACTGATCATTGAAGATGGATATAGTGATGCATAATCTACACACGCTACTGGATTATCCATATACATAGAACATTTTGGTGGTAGTACAATTGCTCCTTCATAACCATCACGCGATTTCGTTTTTTCCAAATCCGGCATCAGTGTATTTTTCTCACGGCATTTTTTCGCTACAAAACTAGTCAATTTAATACCTTGTCCTCTAAATACTAAGAATGAAATAGGAACACTACAAATACTGGCCATCTCAATATAACCCGTTAATACATCGGTTTTCATCATTAAATGATGAACAAGGTTACAATCTTGAATACAGTATTTTGCGACAATCGCACGGTCTGCATCGGAACCATTGGAAAGTCGGAAAATATCTTGCGGAGTTACGTCATCTTTGGCTACACACCATTTTATTTTTTTATCGATTTGATCGGTCAATTCATGCCCATCGATATAGATCACATTAAATTTCGATTTTTCATCATACGGTTTATCAAATTCAATATCCAATACCTTGAATTTTTTACCATCCTTGTAATAATCCGATGTAAATCCGCTTAACTCTATATGGATAAAATCGTTTTTATGTAATCCAGCCAAGTTTTTGCTGTATAATTCGGTAACATTGCCGTATTTTTCGTGAACCGTATGTTTTATATGTTTTACACTATCACTAATGTATTGACCAGCAACATCATCTAATTTATAAGATGCTAGATTAAATTCTCGTCTAAAATAAGTATACATATCGATTTGCAATCTACCCGTTGTTTTATAAAACCGCAGATCATATTCACCCGTAGCCAAGACAATTTTCGTATTTTCAATAGACATTTCTTCATCTTTTTCTTTCGCACATACTTCGTTTTTAATACGTGATAATTGTAGGAATTCACGTTCACATCCTGTTTCTTGACTTCTGCGAAACATAAACTCATAATCAAAACCAAATATATTGTATCCAATAATCACATCAGGATCTTCTTTTTGAATTAAATCCCGCCATTTCAACAATAAGCTACGTTCTGTTTTCTCTACTTCGATTACTGCACCTTCTACCTCATCACAACCATCCAAAACCAGGCAATGATTTAGATAAGGCTCTTTTTCACCATATCTGATAAAGGTTGATCCAATAAAGGTTACCTTATCACCTTCTAGGTTTGGAAATAATCGCAATACGTGTCCTTCAGGATAAGGATAATCATCTGGTTGCAGAATATTATTTAGAATTTTGATCTTATCTTCACGTTCGTAATTATCATTTAATAAAATATTCACAATTGTCTGTTTACTATCGGATTTTTTCAATCGTGTTGATTTTGGTTTCATTTTATTCCATATAGGTGTACTTTCTACTTCATTGTTTGTTTCTCCTTCTTCTACTACAACATCTGTTACAGTGTTTTCAGTTTCTTTTATTTTTTCGAAAGAGGTTTCTATATCTAATCCTGCGGCATTTTTGTTTTCCATCATATCATTTACACTGCTTGTTAACATAGTTTCTATCGACGATAATACAAGTTTTTTCGTCGGTTTCTTTTTTGGATAAACCAAATCAATATTCTCAAAACTATCCATTCCAAATGCCGCCAAAATACATTTCTTCAATAGTTGATTTCCTTTTTTAACATCTAGTTTTTGAGACGATTTCATCATTCGCATAAATACGTCGACAATATTCATCGCAAGACGTTTATACGTTTTGATTGGTAATGGAAAATCACCATGACTACTACTAGCCTCAATATCATAACTACATATTTTATAAGGTACAATAGTCTCTTTCTTTGGTAACGGTTTGATATGATTTAATTTACATATATATTCGTATGTACAAGTTGTAGTTTTAACAGCCGGTGTTCTAGCACTTTGTGTAGTAATAAACACCCATCCTGACGGACTAACATTGTGAATATGAAAATACCGCAAAAGAGGGGGTATCGTACTTTCATACAATATCAAATCGGTGTTTTTAAAACGGAATCCTTTCAATCTTCTATAATCACGTTCATCTTCGCGTTCTTCTTCGTTAATATACTGATACCATAAAGATTTTACCTTATTTAGGACGGTTGTATTATTGAATGTAATTTTCACGAATTTATGCATATTTCCTCCAGTAAAACCATATAATTGATAACGATCGATTAATTCAGCTGATAGTACATTTTGCCCGTGATATTTACCAATACGTTGCATAATTGTATATTTTAATTCGTGGGCATCTTGTTCTGTCCAATTATCACCTACTTTAACATAGAAGAATGGTTTGTAATTATCTAAGTAGATGCAACTCGTCTCACCTTTTTCATTTATACCAAACATTTGAATAATAAAATTGTCTTTTTCATTGAAATTTACTTTTTCATCACTATCGTCACTATCTATCTCGGCATCTATATCACCTTTTTTGTTGAAAATATGAAAATCAATCAAACGAAATGATTTTCCTTGAACAACCCGTTTAATTTTAGTCATTATTGTTATTTATGTTTTTCGGTTTATTATGTTTACAAAAAAATTAACTTCTCAATTCATTCAATTTTGTTTAAAAATATGTTATCAAAATATATATAATGTATAAAAATAGTTTCATATTTATAGGTCTCGTAACGGTCTTTTTTATACTATCCCAACCAAATTTATTTGTAAAGATACCTGTGAAATATAATATGTACTTTGTATTACTTCATTGTGTTATATTCGCAGTTACTTTTTGTTTTATACAAAACATATTCAATAACTCTTATGAAGGTTTTACTGATCAAGAAAAAGAAATTTTAGAAAAAAAACGTCTAATGATAAACAAAGCGTTTGAAAAATATAAGATGGATGAAATTGATAATATGAGTAATGATGAAATTGCTGCTATTGTAAATCCATTAACAAGTGATTTATCAGAAAAAGAAAAGGAACGTTTAAAAGAATATAGTGATTATATGTTAAAAAAATCAGCAGCTAGTCCTACACACGATGAAAACAACAAACCAATTAAATATATGCATAATGTTGAATTGCAAAAAAAAATGGATTATCTTGGTGAAAATGCATCTGTTGAACAAATTCAATTTTTTGATGCATTACCAAAAAATCAACAAAATGCCTTGGAAAATATACTGGATAGTATGAGCACAGAAGACATTAAAAAATATTTAGAACTCGATACAGAAAAATTAAAAAAATCATTGATGGAAGTTTTATCTCTTAATTTTAATTGATTCATTTAAATTTATATATATTTTAAATGAATTTTTTAAGGAGATGATTTAGTTTTGACCCTTTTAACTATTTTTGTAAGTTTTCGTCGCACATTTTTATCATCACTACATTGGTAATTATATGCCCAAGACGGATCCCCCTTTTCTTTTTTTGGTATACCTGGATGAATTATTATATTTTCATAATTGAAATCTTGTATTTTTAAAGTCCAAGCATTTGTATCAGTAATATTCTTAGTGAGTTCATGAACCTTTTTTCCTTTATCCTCTAAATATTTGTTTATAGATTTCATTCCACTTTTCATTAAATTACTATGAGCAACAATATGTATAGTAGGTTGTTTTAAGTATGGTTTTAATGCTTCCCTATGTAAATATAACCATTTAATAAAATCTCCTATTTCGCCATCAAATACATAGCCATATTTATTTTCATAACTTTCTTTTGATTCAGTATTTGGCTTAGTAAAATATCCGAATAATGATGCAGAAGTAGATTTAAAATAACTCTTCGACCAATTTCTTAAACCATATAAATCAAATGTTTTATCACTAGACTCTCCAACTGTATATTTATTACTATTACTATCACGCGTAATTTCTATGTTACCAAAGCCCTTTTTATTATTTTTCATCATTGGAAACTGTATAGTTATTTTTTTTACTAACTCCTTTTGTTTATAAATACCTTTAACAGAATATTTTTCATATAAATCATTTAAAAACTGTACTATCCTATCAATTTGATATTGTAGATCTATTGGAAAATTACCTGTTTTTAACCCTGCTTGGAAATGTTCTTTTAAATAAGGTGAAATTAATAATGTAATGTTTTTTGAGTTAGCTTCATCTTTATTCACCATATTTTTATTGAATCCATATAATATTATAGCAGTCATCCATGTTCTTATTAATGGAGATACAAAAATATGTGTTGAATTGAATTTATTTGCGAAACTTTCTTGATCTTCCAATTTATATCGCATTAGTCGTTCTATTCCCATATCTGTTAAATTTGGTTCCATTGTTTTATTAGCAGATGCTATATTATTACAAGATGGACCATGACGCGTAATACGCATATTTTTTGGATTAGGATTTCCACGCATAGCAGATAATATATCTAAATTTTTCTTGGATTCAATATCCTTTTTATCACAGATCTCTTTTTTAATATCATTTAAGTGTTCTTCATTGAATTGTAGAATCAAATCCTCTATATGTTTATTTTTATCTTGGACTACATTATTTTCGGCGTCTAAAAACATTTCTTTTGAACATTCACTACTTAATGCAATTAAATAATCTTTAATAAGTTTAAAAAGACCAACTACATCAGTATTTTCTTCTTGATCATCATAAGGTTCATCGTCTTCATCTGGTAATTCTTTTTCTTCTTCTGTTTTGGTTTCTATAATGGGTGTCGTTTCGTCACTTTTATCGTCACTATCTATTATATTATTATACGGTAGTGTTTTTTCGGGAAGTGGTACTGTTGTTGTAAGTTCTATTGGGTTTTTCGTTCCTTTATTATTATATAGTTCTGTTAGATATTTAACATTACCTTGAGAATAACTTACTTCTGCTGGAATAACTGAACGAGTAGGAGTAGGAGTAGGAGTAGGAGCAAAAGGACCTTCACCACCTGTATAAACATTATTTCTTGATTGTTGCAGTCTTTTTTCTTGTACATACTCATATATTGCTGGTAAAGTCTTCAACATTCCACAATCTAATTGTCTTAAAGATGCATCTAATCTATCTTTATGTAATTTTACTTTTTTTTCCGGGTTAGCTCCAAAATAGGTAGTTTTTTTCTGTCCCTTCCAATTTTTTATTTTATTTAATTGATGAAATACTTCATGAATAACACCATCTAAATTTAATAAATCGTTTCCTTGACGATAACTACATTTAGCTCTTCTTTCTTTACCTGTAAATCCTAATATCCCACCCTTTTGTGTAACTCTTTTACTGCGACGATAACGTCGTTGTGTTTTCTTATTTGTATTTCGTTTTTTATGTGTTCTGTTTATTTTACGTAAAGATTTCATTATATAGTAAACAGATAAATAAATACATTAAAGAAAAAAATATTTAAATGTGAAAAATGATAAATATATAATGAGTGAATTATATCAAACCAAATTACCGATACATAGAGATATTGTAAAAAAATTAGACGGATTTATAGCAAACAATAGAATCCCCCATATATTATTTCATGGTGCATCTGGTAGTGGAAAAAAAACGATTGTCTACGATTTTGTAAATAAAATTTACAATGAAGATAAATCAAAAATTAGAACAAACGTCATGTATGTAAATTGTGCTCACGGAAAAGGTATTAAATTTATCCGTGATGAATTGAAATTTTTTGCTAAAACTAATATTCAAGGTACCAAAGGAATACAGTTTAAAACCATTGTTCTTTTCAATGCAGATAGTTTAACAATTGACGCACAATCTGCTATGAGACGATGTATCGAGTCATTTAGTCATAATACACGTTTTTTTATTGTTGTTGAAAATAAACATAAAATGTTGAATCCTATTTTATCACGCTTTTGTGAAATTTACGTTCCTGATAATGTTGACGAAAATGGTAAACTTCAAAATTTGCATCAATATCATTTAGAACAAGTTTATGGAAAAAATACACAATATATCGATTGGTTTAATGAGAATATTGGAAACAGTTTACATAAAAGTGAATCAGAATGGGTTGATATTTCAAACAATATTTATAGTAACGGTTATTCTGCATTTGATTTAATAAATTGGATAAAACAAAACGACACTTTTACAACATTACAAAAAAGTAATATAATAATGTATTTTCATAAAATCAAATCGGAATACAGAAATGAGAAAATGCTATTATTGACTATTTTTGTTTTTGTAAAAAATACTATTAGTTCGTAATAAATAAAATAATGTTTTAGTCATAGTATGTAAATGGATGATTTCGTTATTTCCAATCTACATGAAGCGCGCAACGAATGGTGTAGCCGCTTAGTCAGTATTCTAACACCTTTAGTCGAAGAAGGGGTTCGTTCTATATTTGACGAAGCCTGGAAAATCTGTCTTGATTCAGATGAAATGAATAAATATTTAATGACTTTTCAAAACCTTCTTTCAAGAATTCCAAAATGGAACTCTGTTATTGTAGAAGAAGAACGTCAACGTATTATTGAACGTTCTGGTTGCAATTATTTAGAAGATCTTATTACATGCGTACATATTATACAATTAAAAGTACTTACGTGTATTCGTGTAGGCAATAAACAGAAAAAAATTGATATTTCTATCCCAAAACTAGATCCTTTTATTCATCGCGTTTATATTCAAACAGCACGTAAAATATACCAAAACGTCTATTTATTCGAAAAAAACGTATCACCTATGCAAACACAAAAAAATGCGCGTGAATTAGAGCTTTTGGTCCAAGAAGCTATTTTGACTACGATTCGTGAAAGTATACCTACGGAAGCAATTATTCGTGCTTACATGGATGAGAGTGAAGAACAAGAAGAAGAAGTAACTATTGAAAACATCAAAGAACCTGAAATTACCAAGGAAGCTGAAAAGGAACAAGAAAATAAAGAAGCACAAGAAAAGGCTGAAGAAGAGGCTGAACCCGTTTCTATTACACCTACCATTAAAAATATGGATGATGAAAAAGTAGTAACAAAATTAACCTTTAACGATTTAGATACAGCCATTAGTACAGATAACAATGAAGAGGTCATTGATGCCCCTAAAACGTTGAAACGTTTAGAAGATATTAGTGTTTCTCGTTCGTTAGAACGAAAAATGATGGAAGAAGAAGATTCCGACGATGACGATGAACGCATCAAAATACATACAGACACGATGGATTTAACCGGATTTGATTTATTAGACGAACCTGCTAAAAATGATATTGAAAGTGCTAATATTGTGTTAGAAGCTGAAGAATTATTTTAATCGGTATAACTGACTTACATATAATTATATAATTATATGTAAATGATTGATAATGTTAGAACAACAACAAGGCGTTCTGCTGTAAAACCAGTTGATAAAAAGTTTATTGAGACGAAAGGAAAAGGCGTTTATTATTGTGATGATTGTTTTAAAACAGTTTATAACCATGATTGCGACCAAATGTTTTGTTGTAAAAAATGCAATGTACGAATTTGCAAAGATTGTTTTATTAGATCCGATAAATGTGTAAATTGTTTTCAACGAATGACTATCTTTTTAAAAAAAGATGAAATAAGAACTCCTACAAATCTAGAACATTTTGTAGAAGTAAAGAAAACAAAAGGATGGTCATGTTTATTTGGTTGTTAAACGGTGAAATAGTTCTTTTTCGTACATACCTCCTAAAATAACCGGTGTTTTTTGATGGATATTTTCAGGAAATGGTATATCTAAAATGTTTATATCACCATTGGAACTAAATCCACCACCAATATGGAAAATATGTGCGAATGGATAAGCTTCATACAGTAGTCTTATTTTTCCAAGAGTGTTTTTACTATTCCCTGGATAGGAAAATAATCCACCCTTGATAACTGTTCGATGTCCATCCGCAGCCATACATCCTACCCATCTGCTTGTATAGTTCTCATCAATACACTTCTCTATTAATTGTTCATAACGATTATCTGTCCAAGTTTTTTTACTCGATTCATTTAAAGAATAAATATTGCCCTTTTGTTTTATACGTAAATCGCCATTTAATAGTTCAAACTCTTGACTTTCTGGTGAAAGTTGATAAAATTGTAATTTGTTGTCTTGGGCAAGTAAATATTGTGTAGCACCCCCATAAATACAATAACCCGATGCTACAATATTATGACCATTTGTAATAGTTCCATCATCATTATATTTGTAGATGCAAAATATTGTACCTGTTGTAATATTTACATCAATATTTGACGAACCATCTAATGGATCATAACATACTAAATAGGGAGCATCGGTATATTTTGTATCACATAATAGTTCTTCTTCTTCTGATCCTATTTTACGGACAGATTCACAATTCATCAACAAATTCATCAATATAGTATTTGAAATAATATCTAGTTTTTTTACGTCATCTCCTGAATTATTGTTAGAAAGGGTATGACTACTTAAAGAGATTGAGTTTTGTGAACGAATTAAGTTAGAAATTTCTTTAAACGCCTTTTCCAAAACTTGGACAACTTCCATGATATATATTTTGTATAAAAACTAAAATACAAAATATATTATATCGATGTTAAAAACCAGTCTAATTCATATGGTTCTAATTCTCTTGGACAAATAAAAAATTTGGGAAGTACTATTTTTGATTTTGATAAAATATGTCTGTTGAAAAATACTCCAAACCTATGTGCTGTTACAATAGAAAAGAGTGCTAATAATATTGTACTTGAATGCATTATATATAGATAGTAGATTTTTTTTGTTTAAGTAATTTAATAAGGCAATGCGTTTATTCACTTATACAAAATTGATAGGTTTTTTCTCAAATAACTTAAAGCAAAATCAAGATTATAGATATATAACAAAAATGCCTTATTGTAACACAGGAGCTGTACACCATTCAGGTGTTGGTAATGAGAAAGACCTTGTTTCACTTTTAAACACAAATTCGTCAATGATGATAAATCAACGGTTATTACAACGCGTTCAAAATGCTACAGAAATTCCACCAGTATGGAAGCATTTAGGTGGTACACAACAAAAAGCTGATTGTGACGTCACTATAGGGGAACACTGTTTCGAAGTGTCAGTAAAGCACCACGAAAAATCAGCCGGTACATTTGATTGGATCAATACTTCAAAATTAAAAGATTTTAATCCGGAAATTGCCGATTTGATTAAACCACGTGTTGCCGAGTTTAGAGAACGCAACAAAGAAGCTACCGAAGTTTCAAAAGAGATGCGCGGAGAGATGGAAGGTGTTTTCAGCGATGCATTTGAACATATTACAAGTGATCAGATAAAATCGTTATTGGAATCTCTTTACATTAAATATCCAGAATATGTGTTGGTCAATGATCGCGCAAAACATAGATTTGTAATGTATCATAAAATGAACAATTTTAAGGAGTTTGTTGGATACAATGACTGGGAGTACTATTTGAAATCAACTGGTCGCGCGAAAACCAGTCGCATGGTCTTTAGACGAAAGGATGGCGTTGAAGTAAACACTAATCTACGCATTCGACTGGTATTAAACAACGGTGTGAATGCTTTACTCGGATTGAGTGAGAAAAATAAGACCAGTATTCCTTGTTTAAAGATCCAACAAGACCGTGTTGATATTTTGTTGCGAGACTTAGTAGATCCGATTGTTGACGAAATTATAGAAGAAAAAAAAGAAGTTAGTAGTTAGAAATTTGTATTTTAATTTAAATAAAAGTGTTTTTTATTTAAATTTTTATTATTTACGACTTTTCTTCTTGAGATTTTATTATGGGATTTACAAATTCTTTACTACCATCACCAATTGTAAAATTGGAATCTAACAATATAGAACTTGTATAAACACATTCACTTGCTATTTTATGACTTGTTCTATCTTTAAAGTTAGGATAACGTCTGGCTTTATCTAAAAGTAATGGCCAATTTATAAATTCTCTAAGTGATTTTAACTCATCTACTATAGTCATTCTCTCGTATATAATAGATCTTACAGGATCATTCGAAAGTAATAAAATAGATGCTATAAATGCAGCTTTTTCAAAATTATTGGTTGCTCTTGGTTTTGTTTCATAACGCATTTTTTCCGGTATACTGCCTTTAGCAGCAACAGCAGCGCTTTCGAGACGACCTCCTAAACAAACACGATAACGAGTTTTTCTACCTTCATTTTCAATATTCAAAGAAAAGGTAACTTTATCTAAATCACCTACAATAACTTGTTCCCTATCTAAAAATAGTTGTGCGGCCTTTGGATCACAATGATGAAACTGTATATTTTTAAACAAAAAATCAAGACTTTCTGTAATAGATTTTATCCACCCAATAATTTGATTTACCATTTTTATTTTTTTTTCATTAAAATCTGGTGAATTATTTTTTTGTAAATCTGCTGGATTATTTTTTTTTAAAGTATCCAATTCCTCATTCATCATTTTAATATAATCTTCTACTGAATTTACATTTGTTTGACACTCCTCAACTCCATCTCTTGTGCATCGAAGAACTAAAGGCAGATTATAACTATCACCTTTTAATGCATAACTATAATCTCTTGCTGAACAAATTTCATTATATTGTTCAATTGATCTGTTTTCAAGACTCTTAATGGCTGTTTGAACTAATAAATTCATTGTATGCGGATCAACCTGGATATAATTTTGATTTGTATTTACATTTACTGATGGCGAAAACCCTACCTTTGGACCTTTAAATACTGCATTATTACAAACGCTTATTTTTTGAGCACTTTTAGACTGAGGTGTCTTACAACCTTGACCAATATTGCACGAATTGGTGGGTGTTTTCAAATTCTGTAAATATTGTAAAAAAGTTTCCTGAATACCGTTTTCACCTCCACGTTTTTTTCGCGTATTCCGTTGTTTTTTTCTATTTTTATGTGTCGGCATAATTATAAAATATAATTACATTAAAATCTTGATTTTACAATATCAACCACTTCATTATTCATATCATTTAATAAACACATTCTTTCTAAATTATCGCATGCGCTTCCTGTTGTACCCGAACCACACATTGGGTCTAATACCACATCCTCTTTATCAGTACTAATTTCCACTAATCGTTCCAATAATTTCACGGGTTTTGCAGTTGGATATTTTCTACCTTCTGAACCCTGGCTAATTGAATGAATATCATCCCAAAGATCGGTGCATGGTTTTCCTGGATTTTCGCTCAAATAAATCTTTTTATACAATTTTCCTCCTGGTTTTTTTGGAAAATGGAGTCGATTGTCTTTTTCCAGTTTTTCTAATTCAGGTTTCGCAATACGCCATCCTGATGCAGGATTAAATGTTTGTCCATTCACTGTAAATTCATACATATATCCTTTTTTTGTATTTTCAGTAACCAAATGCCCCATTGAATAATTTCCTCGTTCATCGCTATTTTTAAACGAATTTTTCAAATAAGTAGGATCCTTTTCTTGTAAAACAACGTTAAATTTCGCTTTTTCTTTGAAATTACATTTAAAGATTACGTCAATTGTCGCACCCAATTTATTTTTCACATTATTTTTTGAACGGCATTTTTTCCAAAAGATAGGTGTGACTACTTTGAAATGTTTATGTAAAACCATTTGTGGAATTAACATACAAGCCGCTGAAATATGGAAATATAAAGTTCCGTCTAGTTTTAAAACACGTTTTAGGTCAGTAATGGTTTCGTCAATAAACTTTTCATAACTTGCATCATCCCATTTATCTCCAAACCCTATCTCTGAATCTACACTCATTGTGTAATTTCTATCGGAATTAAATGGTGGATCTAGATAGATCATTTGAACCGATTTGTCTTCTAGTGTTTTCACATAATCTTTGCAACTCAAGATGGAAAGTGATACGCGATCATTTATTTTTTCCGTAGAATTACGTTTTTTTTTGATAATTACTCGTTTCGACATTTTAATATTTTAATTAAAAATATTACAATATGTTTAAATCAATTTTGTATATTTATTTGAAATGTGTAAGATGCAATAATACTTTCGTGACGAGTCTATAAATCAAATTATTTTCGGTTTTGGTAAAATCTTTATTATATGGAATTGCAATACGTTTGTTAATAAGAGCATAGATACGGTCTTCTGCGGCTTTTCTAATACGTGCATCTATCTCTATATATTCGCCACCCGCTGCATTATTCATTATTGAATTGGTACCCATATCGGCATACTTTTCAAGAGTATCATGGACCTTATCTTGGTAATTTATCATTTTTTGTTTTTTTATCTATATATTACCAATATAAAAAATCAATTTTATAATGCGTAATCATAACAATCAAAAAATACAATTTTATCTTATATTTAGGAAAAAATAATGGAAGAAGTCTTTGTAATTACAACCATTATTACTCTATCTTTTTGTTTATCAAAATACATTGAATATAAATATTTTACAGATGACGTAAAGCCTTTAAAGGATCTGGTAAGAGATTGTTTATTAGTATTATTATGTGCGGTTTCGGGTTCATATATTTATTTTTATTTTCAAACAAGCATACGTGATTTTTTTAATGTAGTTACAGAAACAAAAGTATTAAACAATGCTACAACTCAAGTATTTACTGATAATCCTACTTTTTAAGTAAATTTAATCCATTTTGAAGACTAGGTTGTCTTTTAATTTTTATAGCATTTCTTAGCAATTGTCTGTTGTTATATTCCAAAACCGATAGGAATGTTTGCGCAGGTGATGATAGTCTTCTTGAATAGTTCTCCATGTTGTTATTTATGTTACTAGATAAATAACAAAAAAAGCTTATCAATTTTATATTAAGGGAACCAAGGTTCCCTTAAGAACCCTCCTATATAAGGGGGGCTTGTCCCCTTAAACTTAACAACCCTCCTATAAGGGGGATCATAAGGGGAAAGCCCCCTTAAACAAATAAAACGGGTAATTCATCAATATTTATTATTGTTTCAGTTATTTCTTCTTGTACACAGAACTGTTTAAATATATCATATTCTAATTGTGCTTCAGGTGTATGTTTATGTACAGTACGAGCAATCATCTTATATAGTTTAAAATTTGGATATCTTTCTTGACCATTTTTCTTATATAAGATATTTTTACCATTATCATCCATACACCAACGTTTAATTGTTTTTTGAAAATCATCCAATGTTTCTTCATCGTCGGATATATCTGTTACAAAATCAAAAAGAGATGATCCCAAACGACAAAGATCAAAACTTGTATTTGGTTCTAATCTTGGACGATTATCATTAAAAAATGGTTCACAATTATATTGTGTAGCAGCATCACCATCTTTCGCAAAACTATCGCTACAAAAGACGTGTTCATTAAATCTGTATATTCCTCGTCCAAAGTCAATTATCTTATAAATTTTACCATATGTAGGAACTTTGTATGTTTTTTTATCAAATTGATAGTATAAATATTCTTGGTCAGTGTTTACAAACATGATATTATTTGTATGCAAATCATTATGTGTAAATTTAAACATCTTTTGATAAATCAGTAGTATCATTACAACCTGCATTAACATTGATGCACCTGCCTTATCATCCATTTCTTCATTCACAAATAATTCATCTAGTGTCCCATCGCATTTTTCCATACATATCATTTGAATTGGAAAATTATGAATATAACCAAATATTTCTTCATCATCATCTTCTGTTTCATCGTCATCGTCATCATCTTCATCATCCTCTGTTTCGTCGTCATCATCTTCTGTTTCGCCATCATCTTCTGTTTCATCGGAACTATAATTTACTTCACTGGTCGACGAATCACTACTAGATGACGATAGAGAACTCGATCGTGTTTTACTATAAACAGATTCTAAGTCACTGTTTTCTACTTTGTCGTCAATGAATAATTCTGGTAGTTCTTCACAATCTAAGAAAAGACTTTCACTGTCTTTTATTGATAATTTTAACTTATTTTTTCGCGATGAATTAATAGAAGAAAAAGGATTTAATAATTTTTCATTTTCACTATCTTCAATATAAAAATATTTACCAATATTGTTGTTAAAAAAATCGGAATTACGTAAATATTCTATATCATCTGCTATATTTAATCGGTGTTTTTTTTGTAAACCAAGATAAGAACCATAATAATCAAGTCCGTGAGGTACATTATAATCATTCAATACAATGCTTGTTAAAAAACAAAAAAAAGAATCAACATAAGAAGCATTATGAACAGTTAAAATCTTAGGATGAACTGTATCTATATTTGAATCGAATCGAGGCATTTGTTTTAATCGAACATCGTCGATATTGTATTTTCCAATCATATACCTATAAGGGTCTAATAACGGTGAAAATTTTATATGTATTTCGCGTTTACTTTCTTCTTTTGTCTCTTGTTGTACAGTGTTTAAATCTATAACCTGATATTTATGATTAAAAGAGATACTATCATAATTATTTTTATTCATTGTAAAAAATTGATTGTAAAGAGGATTATACAATTGCAAATTTTCTATTTGAAAAGGATTGTAATCTTCTTTACTATTTTTTTCATATTGTTTTCCTAAAATAGACAAATCTATTCTTTCTGGTTTCGAATATTGAATTTTAACTTTAGTCATTTAAGTATAACGTTTAATAACAGATTTTTAGTGTAAAATAAACGTGTTTTCTTCCGTAATATTTTACTTTTTAAAATATAATAATGATAGTATAGCATTATGACTTTAGAATTAAAAAAATTTGATATGAGATGGATTACATTTGATCCAAAAGAAAATAAAGGTCCTGTTATAGTTATGATTGGTCGAAGAGATACAGGTAAATCATTTTTAGTAAGAGATTTGCTTTTTCATCATCAAGATATTCCGATTGGTACTGTAATTTCAGGTACAGAAGCTGGTAATGGATTTTATGCAAAACATGTACCCAAATTATTTATTCACGAAGAATACAGCACGATATTAATTGAAAATGTTTTACGGCGTCAAAAAACCGTTTTAAAACAAATGAACAAAGACATTGAAACCTATCGCAAAACAACGATTGATCCCAGAACATTTGTTATTTTAGACGATTGTTTGTATGATCAAACATGGACACGAGACAAAATGATGCGTCTTTTATTTATGAATGGTCGTCATTGGAAAGTAATGCTTATTATCACGATGCAGTATCCTTTAGGCATACCTCCCAATTTAAGAACTAACATTGACTATGTATTTGTTTTACGTGAACCTTATTTAACAAATCGAAAACGCATTTGGGAAAATTATGCTTCCATGTTTCCAACATTGGAATCGTTCGCATCGGTTATGGATCAAACTACTGAAAACTACGAATGTTTAGTCATTAATAATAATGCGAAATCAAATAAATTATATGATCAAATTTTTTGGTATAAAGCTGAAAATCGTCCCGATTTTAAATTAGGTTCAAAAGAATTTTGGGATATATCTAAAAATATGGGTTCCGATGACGAAGATGAGATGTATGATCCTTCAAAATCAAGAAAACGTAATACTGGTCAACAAATAAATGTGAAAAAAACGACTAGTAAGTGGTAATATATAAAAATACACATATTCATTTTTATATATTATTAATCTTCATTTGTTTCTATTAATTCATTACTAATATTAGCAGCTGTATTATTTTCACGGCTTAATAATTCTTCTTCATGTTTCTTTCTTTCTTCTTCATCAGCAACCTGACGTTCTTCAAAGTTAACTGTATCTTTTACACCAATCAATTCACCTTCTTCATTCATTGTTTGAGTTAATACATTACCGGATTTTTCAGCCTTCAAAATATTTTCTTCAATAGCCTTCTGTTTTGTATCTTTAACACGTTTATCAAACTCGTCTTTAGCCTTTGCTTCATTTTTTATCTTTTCTTGATGTAATTTGTTTAATTCTTCTTCCATAAACTCAACACGACCAGTCTTATACGCATTAGGATCCCAAGGTAGCCATACACCAACTGGTGCTACAAAAATATCATGATTAGGATCCTTGTCTCTAAGTTTTTTGCAATGTTGTTCAGCCTCTTCTTGTGTAGCAAAATTTCCACGAGTTTTAACACCACGTACTGATGTTTGGAATTCATGTTCACGTGAAAATTGTTCGGTTAAACGTTCCTCATTTTTATCTAAAAAGTTTTGAAAGTCATCGCTAACACCACCCTCTTGTAGTGTTTTTTGTTCTTCTTTACAAAAATCATTGTAATCAGCCATTATGGTTTCAACATTCAAATTATATTTATAAGAAATGAAATTAATAAAGTCACCAAATTTACTCATTGATTTTGTGAAATCCCATTGTTGAACAAACTGATCAAATAAAAAAGTTTCACGCTTCGTTAGAATTTTTTCAGGAGAAAGAAAAGACATTGTTGTAAAACGTTGTCCAGCAATAGATTGATCTTCATCCAAAACATCTACATATTTAGCATTTGGCGTTCCATCTTTTAAGGTTTTTCTTTCGAAAGTTGGTTCTCGTGATTCACTCATTTAGCAAATATTATGATAGACTATTCATTGTATTGTTTAAGTATTTTTAAAGATAATCTATTATTATTTAAAATTATTATTTTCCAATGGTATATTATATTTAGAATGAACGGAATGTTTGACTTTAGCGAACTTGTAAAACGTGCTCTCAAATATTTGATCGAGGGTTTGATGGTAGCCATTGCTGCATATGCTATCCCAAAACAATCACTTAAAATGGAAGAAGTTGTTATCATTGCATTAACAGCTGCTGCTACATTCAGTGTACTTGATGTATTTGTACCAACAATGGCCTCTTCTGCTCGTGGTGGTGCCGGTTTCGGTATTGGTGCTAATTTAGTAGGTTTCCCAGGTGGACTCTAATTAAATAATTGATATAATAACTTGTTATTAAAGTTATTATATTTTGCTTTATCCTTCTACTTTTTCATCGTCTTTGTTTTCTTCATCTGCTTGTTCTTCTGTCTTTGCAACTATTTCATTATTCGGTATCTCTTTTTCTTCTTTTTTTTCATGTTGTGGTTCACTTTTAGGAATAGTGTCGTTTACTTGTTCAGCAACTTTCTCTTCTTTTACAGATGACTTTTCTGAAATTACTTCATGTTTCCCTATTAATGGTTCTGGTTCAAATCCTAAACTTAATATTGTTTTAGACGATTCCGCTTCTCTATAAGCTCTATATTGATTTTCTATATCATCCTCAGAAGTAGTTTCGTAAGTAAATTCTTTTCGAATACGCGGAGAGTTCATTATACCTGCTTCCATGTTAGGAAAACTATATAAAGCCAAATTTTTGTCTCCTCCAATGTATGAATCTGTACTACTATCTGCATCATAAAGACAACAGCATATATATTGTAACCACGATTTCTGTTCTTTAAATACGATTTTTTTTGTACCATCTCCTCGTGATATTTCCATTGGTGTAACTGATCTAGTTTTATCAGTAAACTCTTCTGGTATGGTTGTTAACAAATCAACGGTTAATTTACGTTTCAACAAATTAGAAGCTTCACATAGTTTTGTATATACACCATATTTTTTATTTAAGTAATCTTTACCATCTTCTCCGCGATTTTCAGGCTTTAAACGTAATGTTTTATACAAGTCTATCGCCAATGAATAAAATTCTTTTGATTGTTTTAATTCTAACTCCATACTGCTTTGTATTCCCATATAAAGTTCAATCGCTCCAATAATACCCATAAACATACCTATAAGACACGTGATACCAGAAATATATTGTTGGTCTAATACTGGTTGTAAACCAACTGATGCAGTTGAATTTATAGACGCTAATATAATCATAGGTAAACGAAAATATTTACCATATGATTTAAAATGATAATATCGACGACGATGATATTCGCTTAGATTTACACAATTAATACGTAATTTTTCACATAACGCTTCAACCTCACTTGTCCACTTATGTAACATTGTATATATAACAACTATATAAATTCTAAACGCGCTAAAGTTTTTAACAGAAAAATCATTTCATTTTTCTTTTTGTTTTTCGTCTCTTATTTTTGCGTGATTTTTTTGTTTTTTTACTCTTTTTACGTGATTTTCGGATTCGTTTTCCACCCATTGGATGAGGACATTTATAATGTGTAGATATATCATGATTATCTGAATGACAAATTTCACTTTCCGCATTTCGTGTAACTTCGGTTACATCACTTTGATTAAAAATATTTAAATTTTTTAATTCACGGGACAGATCAGTATATGTTTTAAAACATGTACACCGTTTACATTTTGCGTCACGACAAGATATTTCTTGGTCTTCATTATTAATTATCTGATGGATAAATACGTTGCTAACTATTTTATTTTGCATCATATCTTCACCGGCATATTCGTCTCCTTGACCATTATCACCTATAAATATTAAATCGTATTCAGGAAATAAAGCGTTATATTGCCTTGCACGAATGTATTTGATTTTACCAAATAATCGATATATACCTTCTTTATTATCAGTACGAATACTACTCGCAGCTGTTGAAATATTACTATTTGTATTTGGTATATTAGAAATAGCCAATGAAGCTGCATTACGAAAACCATCAACACCCTGTATAAATGCGAAATCATTTTTATCTTGTGAATTTGAAATAGCGTTTAAATGAATATCATTTAATTTGCCTGCTTTTAAAATACCGGGAGTAGCCGACAAAATAGTTGAATACCGTTTATTTTCATCTGTAATTTTACTATAAAATTGTTTATAAAATGTTTTAATACCTGGATATGATTCTTTTCTAATCCATGAATAATCACTTCCAGCTATATCTTTTAAAATAGGTACTATTCCACTAAAATTAGCTAGAATTTTATTATCAGGATGCGCAAAAATAGTATCATCTATGTCTGTTAAAATATGTTTTACGCGTTTTTTTGCTCTTTGTGTAAATATAGTTAATAATTCTAATCGTTTTTGTTTTGAATCATCATCAATTAACATATCTGCAATTTCTAAATTTTGATCGTAAATTTCACGTTGAAAAAATAGTTCACGTAAATCACAACCTCTATTTTTATCGGTACTTGAAATTCCTAAAACTGTACTCGTAATAGTAGGATAAACCCAATCATATAATCTCATTAAATCTACGTCAAGATATTTTTTTATTTCAAAAATCATATCTTCTTTTTGTTTGCTATTTAAACTATCATTATCAGTAATACTCTTTACAGACTCGTATAATGTGTTTATAATTAATTCCTTAAAATCTGGGTTTATTGGATTTTCTTCCATAATCGTTTTTATTTCATCTTTAAATTCTTCTATTACACTACTCATTATATAAAATACGAATATTATAATATCATATTTAACCAATCTTGGACTATTTCTCGATCACCATACCATTTTTTTCCTGGTCGTTTAAAATGGTATACATCATGATAAGTTTTTTGAAACGAGCCATCCAAATGCATCGCCTCTACTGGTACAATTCCATCGCCTCTTAATAAATCTTTATCTGTTTTCCCCATAACAGTTAGATATGAGTCCAAGATATACTTTTGTTTATTAAATACTCCTTTTTCGTCTGTTTTTACAGATTTTACGTCGGAACCGATTGTAATATATCGAATCTTGGACTTTAAATATGCATCAGGATAATAATTGCTTATATACGTTAAACACCCCCTTGTCGCATCTAGTTCTTTGTTTGTATGTATGTTATTTGGACTACCCAATGTAATTAAATCAGATACATAATTTTCACTTGGACAATCTGTTTTATAAAACGTACCGTTCCCTATTAAAGCGCGTCCAAGCCAACCACCAGCACTATGTCCACATAATATAACCGGTTTATTTTGGTTTTTTTCAACAGACATTTCGATTGTATGTTTTGCTTTATCGAGATACCAATCAAACATTATTTCTGGTGTCATACTATTTTTCCAAAAAAGAGGATTTATTACAGTTTTTGTTATTGAAAGCCAGTCGTGTCTTTGTATAGGAACTATATCCAATTCAAAATGGTTTTCTTTACAAGTTGTTTTTATTTCCTGATAATCTTGGACATTGCATCCATAACCGGGAAGTAATACAATTCGAGGATAATTGGAATAACCATATACAATTGTTATAAATAGTAATAAATGATACATTACTATTTAAAGGGTTTTATTTTTATATTATTTTATAAGAGGTGCATCTCTTGGTGATAATTAGTTATATTAATAATCGGTAATTGTTCAGTTAATGTATTATTTATAAGATTTTTTTTAAACATAATACCTTTTCCACTGCAACAATAATGACTGAATACGCCATATTCAGATACAAATGGTCGTGCTAAAAGACAACTTTCCTTTGTTTCAAAATGAATTGAATAAGGTTGTTTGTCGGTTATTTTGCTTAATACCTCAAAACAATGATACAAGTCTTTGTTATCATGTATTTTACATAATTGTTTTTCTTTGTATTTTATTACTTCACACTGACCGATATTTAATGGATGTATATTGAATACATCTACTATGTCTTTTTCTAGATTGAAACGGTTTTTACAAATAAACGTGTTTATATAAATGATTAATTCATTCGGTAACATACTATATATTAACATAACGCTTTATTTCACTTTTTTTAATTTATTTACAGTAAAATTTCCAAGACATAGATCGAATTGAATTAAAAAGATGTGTTAAAAGACACCTGGATTTAGAATATAGTGCAATATAATTTCACTATAACTCGCATCACAAATTTCCCTTTGTTCTCTAGTCATTATATTGTTGTATTATTTTTATTTATATTACTTTACTTAATATAAATAAATGGGCTCAGCGGGGAATTGAACCCCGGACCTCCCGCACCCAAAGCGGGAATCATACCACTAGACCACTAAGCCAAACGACGACAGCTGCAAGATTCGAACTTGCGCGCCCATAGGGCAATGCCTTAGCAGGGCACCGCGTTAACCACTCCGCCAAGCTGCCTTCAAATAATCTATTTACCGTTTTTTTATATCTATTTAATGATAAAAATTATAATAAAGGTTAGGGTAGTATAATAGACAATGATACGACGAATTGAAAAAGAATTTGAAATGACCGATACTTTATCGAACCATACATATGATAAAAATACAAGAATGTTAACGTTTACTTATAAAAACCGTTTAAACGTACAATTGAATTTGAAACTCGAATATCCGTTTCGACCTCCAGAAAATTTACATATAAATGGACGTAAAATCTATTATAATAACATAGGTAACAGGCAATCATTAGTAAAATATTTTAATGTAAAATGTTTATGTTGCGAATCAATCATTTGTCCTAATAATTGGAAATGTATTTATCGATTTGAAAAACTAATAGAAGAATATGAAATATTTAAAACCATGGCACGTTCTTCTCTAGTGTTACATCATCTTGAAAAAAATCATATCGCACCTACCGAAATTTTACATATTATCGCACGTTTTTGTAGTGATAAATTATAAAAAACGATTATGTATAAATAACTTGTAAATATTCACCAAAACAAAAAAGATATCACAACCTAATTTTAAATAATCAAAATGTTTTAATTGCAAAGAATTTTTGGCGTTATATACAACAATATCTGTAACGTTCATATAGTATATAGTATCTATACATTTATTGGTTTCGTTTCATTTGGTTGAATCGGTTTAATTTCTTCATACGTATATGCATATGTATATTTTGTTTTTAAGTGATAAATATAGCATATAAATATGGTTGAAGAAGCTTTTTCAATTACTACAGGCAAAAGAAATGTTTGTTTACCAATATGATAATACGCTAAAACACAACTCGTTAAAGAAAATACGTTTAATCCTAATTCACATAAAATGTTTGCCTTAGACAAATCATCGGCTCTTTTTGTATTCAATGTATGAATAATTTGAGGAATGTGTTTTATAGGATGCATAATGGATATAAAAATATTCATAAGTAATAGCAATGTTGATATATCTTGCATAAAAACGATTTAAATATACATTAGTGTGTTATAATATTAATGTTTTCTACATTACTTTTGTTTGCCTTTTTTGCCGTTATCAATGGAAAAGAATATAAAGCTGTTGATCAAGTAGATCTCACTATGTATATGGGAAAGTGGTACCAAGTATATGGTGATGGATTTAATAATATTTTTCAAGGAGACGGTCATTGTGCTACAGCTGAATATAATTTGCTAGAAGATGGTCGTGTGTCTGTAGTAAACAAACAGCTTGATGAAAACGATAAAATCGACGGCATTACAGGATTTGCCTATTATGGTGAAGGCGATTGTTGTGGATATCTTACTGTAGAATTGAAAGATTTGAAACCTGCGCCTTATTGGATATTGGAACTAGGTCCTATTGTTTCAGACAGTTATCAATATTCTATTGTATCTGATAATTTGGCGTTATCTCTTTTTGTATTAACAAGAGATGTTGATGAATTTTATAGTTTATATGATTCAACAGTATTAGAATCGTTAAAAGAATTTGGGTTTACAAAACCGTGGAATTCACCAAAAACAATGAATCAAACTAGTTGTATTTTTTAATTTTCTTTATAAGAATTTAAATATATCTATATAGTAATAAAAAATGGACCATCAAGATCATACTGTCGTGATTCTTCGCAAAAAACAACCACCAAAAAAAAAGGAACCAAATCCTAGAAACAATATCGATTTACATGCCATTAAAATCGAAAATGAACAAGAAAATTTTACGATTACAACTATTCCCAAAAAAATTTGTAATCAGATCGCACAAGTGCGCAATAGTCAAAAAATGACGCAAAAAGATATGGCTCGTAGATTAGGTGTTCAACAGAACATATATGTTACACTAGAAAATGGAAAAGCGCAATGGAATGGTCCAACCAAACAAATGGTAAATAAAATCGAGAATATTTTTAAAACAAAATTTCAACGCTAGTTTATCGATCCACAGGTATCATTTTGCGATATTCCACAATACCACCGCTATATTCATTTATATTTACAAAGCCTTTTTTCATCAATTCTTTAATCGCCAATTCAGATGCATTACATTTTTCGTGTGCACAATAGGCAATAATAGGTATTTCATATATTTCAAGTTTTTTATTTTTAATATATGTTGCTAATTTTGGATAGTGTATGGTAATTACTTCTCCAAACCAATCTTGTAGTTCTTTTACAGACATTTTCGCAATTGTTTTATGGAAAAGATTAAACGAATTTGGAACATGATCTTTTGCGAAATACTCAGCAGGTAAGGCATTCAATAAGATAGTCATTCCGGATCGTGCTTCTTCTACAAATTTCTTGAATTTGTATTTACAAACAACAACCTTTGTATATATTTGACTACCCCAACCACCCTCTTTTTCAACGACAAAATGTAAATGTCTAAAAAATGTGGTTGTTTTTGATTGCTCACTTTGTTTTGCTTTATATAATTGTGGACAGTCGAAACGTAAAACAACATCTCCACTCGCGGTTGCTTTTACAACACCACTATTTTCGAAATTTCCATACGCTTTTTTAGCCTCTTCTACCAATGGACTTTTTGTCTTTTTCTCTTTGGAAGCCCAATATAAAATTTTTTTTCCAGCGAACCTTTGTCCAAGTTCTAATTTCATTTCTACATTAAATTTACTGGGTGTTTTTAACTTTAAACTTTGTTCGTCAATAAAATTCCGGACATAGTCATGTTTTAGTAACCATGTAGGTTTTAATGATTCTTTTGATTTAACTACTTTGTCTACATCAAAATCCAAACAACTAGCACAAGTACCTTTATTCGACATTATATACTACTTTTACATATTTTTCAAAACACGTTCAGCTGATTCTAATGCACCTTCCACCCAACTTTGCTCTAAACTATAGTTTTCACCGCAAATATACACATTTTCCATTGGATTTGCTAAAAAATCGGCAACTTGGACACTATTTACACCTTTATTCCAATATCCTACTCCACAGTCCCAATAAAATACCCATACCTCTTCTGGTTCAGCGATCTTTCTGTTAAATGTTTGTTTAACCAGATCTACCACTGATTTTTTTAATTTCGATTGATTATTTTGTTGTTTTTTCCAATATTCACAGTACATATCATCTGTATAGGAAATCATAATAGTCCCTTTTTCACGATCCATAGGAATTATATAACGTAAAGCATTGTTTGTAACCGTTTTTTGTATATCTTTAAACCAAATATCTTGTGGTTTAAATTTAGCATATACACGACATAATGGCTTACACCCAATAGTGTTTTCTAAAATACTGTGAATTGGATTTAGCAAACTTATTTTTAGCAACGCTGGTTGAGGTAATGCGAATACAACACGCTTTGCTTTTCTTGAAATATTATTATATTTTACTACATAATAGTCATTTTCATTATCAAATTCGACTTCTTTCACGTGAGAATTTAGCAACATTTTAGCACCTTGTTTTTTTAATTCTTGGACAATACTCTCGATTAAATGATGAAAGTATCCTGCATAGAAAGTAACATCATCTCGAATCCCATTTTTAAATAGATTGTATGCATCAAACATATTCATATGTTTTAACTGGCCACTATAACCTGCTGCTACTAACAAAAATTCTACTTCATCTTTTTCCAAATATTTTTCTGCGTATTCTTGGAAAGTATAATTGCGAAGTATATCGTCGTTTCGCATTTTTTCAACTTTCCGTAATACTTTTTTAATATATTCAAATCCTGTTTTGTTTTTAAATTTAGGAGAAAATCTGTTTTTACTATCGATGAAATCAATGTTACTAGAAATTCCTTTGTCTTTGCGAAAATCGAGTAGATTAAAACGTTTTAATAATTTTATTACACGTTCATGTTTACGATTAAATCGTGCAGCTCCCGCTGGAAAAGAAACAGTTTTGTCAGTATATTGATATATTCTGCCTCCAAATACGGATGCACTTTCTAAAAGTAAAACCTTTTCTGTTTTTTTACATAATTCTAAAGTAGTATATAATCCTGCAATGCCTCCACCTATGATAACTGTATCGAATATCATTATTAATTACATAATAGTGATATTAAAATTATTGTCGCCAACCGGGATCGAACCGGTGACCTCAAGATCTTCAGTCTTGCGCTCTCCCAACTGAGCTATAGCGACTTTATAAAAATAAACATATTAGATGTCCATTTTAATGGTTATTTTTAGGATTTTCATAACTGATCCTCCACATTTTGCGTATTTTCTCTTTGTATTGACTTAAACGCAATCCAGGTAATTCGTTTTTAACGATTGGTAAGTTACGTTCGTAGAAATCTTTATATAAGGTATTCTCGTTTGGTAAATCGTCATTAAAAATATTTACTGCATCCTCTATTGTTGATGCTTCATAAACACTTTTTTCTTCAAACACACTTCGATTATCTATAGATATAAATAAGTTTTGATTTGATACAATATTTTGTTTTCTGTATTTTTCTTCCCGCTCTTTTTCTTCTTCCCTATCTTTTTCTTCTTGTAATAACTGTTTAAATTTATCCGCATCTTTTTCTCTTTCTTTTTCACGCAATATACGTTCTGCTTTTGTAATTGGGCGATCTTCTAATTGTTTTTCAAGACTATTTAATTCACGTTTACCACGTCTTGATTTAGGTCGATTTTTACTGTAATCTATTATGTCCTCGTCTCTTGCAATCAATTCCCGCATCTCTTTTGCTTTTCGCATTTTTTCTTCTTGTTGTTTATTTTGTTTTTCTTCTCGTTTTTTTCCGCGTTCGTCAATTCCCTCATTCCAGTGATTATCTTCCTCTAATTTTCTCTGTAATTCTTGTATTTCACGATCTTTTTCTAGTGCTTTTTGTAGTTTTTTTTTGGAAGGCATTTATATATTTAACATACAAAAAAAATTTTACGCCTCCGGGGAATCGAACCCCGGGCACATCCTTGGTAGGGACGTATGTTACCACTACACCAAAGGCGTTTCGACAGCTACAGGATTTGAACCTGTGCGGCAATGTGCCAACGGATTTCAAGTCCGTCTCCTTAACCACTCGGACAAACTGTCTTTTGGAGGGAATACGGGACTTGTAAAACAGTAATATGTTTATATATCCTTTATTTATATTCCTCACCATCATATATTTGGATAATTATTTTATATGGTTTTTTATAAAAAACATATAAATTGTAGTCTAATTATTCCTTTTTATATAGCCATTCAAAACTAAACGCATATTTTAAGGCTTCTTTTATTTTTTTAATCATAGTTGGTTTATTTTCATCAGCATCCAATGCACGGATATAGGGTAAATATAGATCATTACATCTACAAAATCTACAAAAGTGTAGTCCATTGACTTTATCTGTATCACGAATGCACGTAAATCGTTTACATATTGTACAGTTATACAATCCATCTAATACAAAGCATACCTGACATGCATATCCAAAGGGTTCTATTTTATGTTCTGTAAATGATACTGCTGATCTTCTTTTTGTTTTAATTTCAATCTCACCTGGTTCTTTTCCAAAAGTGGTTTCTTCTGGTCGTATTTTACCATGTCGTTTTCGCAAATCACGTATCTCATAATTAGCATCTTCATCAATTATAGTTGAATTCCTTACTTGACTCATAATTTATTGTTTAACCACCAAAATTTGCAAAAAAAAACATTCAATTTTATCTAATTAAAAACATACCTTACAAATCATATAAAAGTTTTTATGGGTTTTATTTTTTTGCGTTTTTTTTGCGTTTTATTTTAATCACTCGTGTTGGTAACATAGAACGTTCCAGTTGGTTTAACGTAAACAATATTTGATAGTCCTTGTTTTTACGATTAAACTCAATTGAGTTCTTTGCGAATAGTTGACGTTTTTCTTTGTTGTCGGTTAATGCTCCGTTAGTGTTTCGGTTTTCGTAAAAGAAGGAAATCACACCCAAAACAATTGCTCGAATACCCCAGGCTGGGTTCCAACTTTCCGGATGCCAGTCTGAGAAACTGAAACACAAACTCTTCCCGTCGGCTCTTAAACGACCGTTCGGTGTAATCATTTTTATTTTCGGGGGTGAAAATGGATATTCTTTCGGCAATTCAACACTTCCCATATACAAACCTCCCTTGTATTCGGTATCATCAGCCCCTTTAAACAGAAACCGCCATTGTGTTATGTTGTCTTCAAACGGTTTCACAATACAGTTTGGAATGGGCTCTTTTACCAGATCTCGTAATTCTTTATGGATTCGTTTCGCACTCATAATTGTTGTAGTTTACTCTCCAGTTCAACGTAAAAAGCCAATCAATTTTGTACGTATTCCATATAATTTTTACCAGTATTCGAATATTTAAAAAAAGAATTATAAGTATCAAACAAATAGTTTGTAGAAAGAAAATATTCAGGTGTTTTTACTCCTAACCAAACCGAATTTAATGGATCGTTTGTTTTTTTCTTGATATGCACATATCCTGTTTCTTTTAACATTTCACGTGTATCGCGTAAATAATAATCATAAATATGTGGTTCAGTCGATTCAAATGCCCATTTTCGAAAAACATTGTTTTTTAGTTGTTTGTCGAGATTACTTGGATCCATATCAATAATAGCTATAATACCATTTGGAGTTAAGAGTCGATTTATTTCTTTTAAAACATTATACGCTGCGTCTTTGGGTAATTCGTGAAATAAAAAATTACAAGCAATAAAATCATACGACGCATCCGGTAAATTTGTTTTCTCAATATTTCCATGAATATAATTAAATCCAAACTTATTTTGATTATTTCTATATTCGGCAACACCAATGAAATGGGGACTTAAATCGATTCCATCAATGTTTGAATTTGGAAAACAATTTTTTAAGTATTCAGTAGAAATTCCAATAGAACACCCTACATCTAATGCTTTTTTTGGAAAATTTTTTGGATAAACACGTAATTTTTTAATGTATTCTTGTATATTTTGCGTTATATTTTGACGTAACCATTCTTGTGCTTTATATGGACCTATTTTTGGCCAATATCCAGCAGCAATGGCCAATGTAGCTGGATCAGCTTCTTTAGCTGCTCTCCAATTAAGATTTCCTTCATCATAACCGTGAAAAGGGCGTGTATAATAATCGGGATATTCAACAGTTTGATCTTCTTTCACAGTTTTATAGGTATAAATATCTTCAGAAACATCGTCATATTTTTTATATAAATCATTCCACGGAATGCCTGTAGAAATAGCACGGTCAATAAACCATTTACGTGCTTGTTCTTTTAAACTAAATTGTAAATTATTCCAATTTGTATTTTTATTCATATGTAAATAAAATGAACAACCGGTAGCGATAGATGATAATAATAAAATAAAACACTTCATATTTTACTATTGTAATATCGTATAATCTTTAATATGGTTTAAACAAATTGCTTATTTTATATTTTATGATCTATATCAAAGATTAAGAAATTCCTCCCATTCTTGTAATTTTGGATAGAGATTTTTATAAATAATATATTTCACTTCTTGAATAGAAAGTGGATCATATTGCAAAACAACATATTTAAAAAAAAGATACTGAAAACAAATAATACAACCTCCAAACAAAACATAGTGACCAGATTTTTTTAATAATTTTAAATATTTTCCGTTTTTGGAAACAGTTGCTTCTAAATGTTCATCATCAATAGATGAACGTCGATATGTATTTACATCAACCAATTCTAATGATTCTTCATCTCTTTCTCTAGACGGTACATGTACAATTCCATTACGTTTTTTTAGTTTTTCTGCCTCTTTGTAACTTTTAATCATCAAATAAAACAAAAAGGTAATAAATCCTAATCCTATCCAATATTCTAACGTTTTTATAAATAATTTTTCATTTTTTTCAGCACGTTTATCTATCGCATTATCTCGATCGTTTTTTAGTGATTCTAAAAAATTATTTTCATTTTCTGCAATAGTATCATCGGTGGTATTTGTTTCAACCATTGAGTTATTATTATCAAAAAAAGGTAATGCGTTAATTATTGTAGATGGTATTGTAGGTATAGGCGTTGTAGGTGGTGATTGTATCATATCGAGCGGATCTTTAGCTAATCTTTCTACTTTATCAGTAAATATAACTGTTTCCATAGGACCAATATAATAGAAATAAAAACATATTTCTAATATAGCAATTCCAGATACATGAAACAAAATAGAATACATTTCAAACTTATACAATAACGAGAAAAAAATTATACGGTTGGAAAAAACACCCAGTCTAAATCCCCACAAACTTTTTTCCATATCATATCCTGTTCTAATTGTTTTTCTCGGTCTTTCATCATAGGTATATAAGGCAAGTATTGTGTTTGATCCAATAACGTACATAATTGATACAATGTATATGTATAATTGAAAAAATTAGTTCTATTAGCAGGACAATGAACAGCCCAAGGTTTCTGTATTTCTATAAACAATACACATAGTGTTTCGTGTAATTCTTCATTCATAATAGGTGGTTTTACGCCAAAGATAGAATTAATATATTGAATATGTTCAAAATACTTATTCAGTCCAAGTTTTCTCAAAATTTCTCTCATTTTGTCGTAATTTATCTGTTTCATATCCGTAATTCTTTCTTTTTTAATTCTAGCACGTATCTGATCAATGACTTCTTCTGGTATTTGAGTGGTTTCCTTTGCTTGAAATTGTGATAAGATCTCTTTAAAGTGATTTAATCGTATATAAGCTGTATAAGATACCTCATTGGGGGGATCTTTGTTATTTGGTTTTGAACTATCTACAATATAAGTAATAAATTGTCCACACTTAGGATTGTTACAAATCATTATTCCCTCTTCATCTTGTGGTACCATTTCACCATTTTCACAAAGCATACACGTATCACAAGACATAATATAATCTTGTGGATTAGTAAATTCATTATTTACATTTCTCCAGTATTCTTGATACATTTTTTTGGATTGAGTATATTTATCTGGATTGGTGCTTTCTTTATTTGTTGACTTTATTTTAAAAAATGAGTTCAATACTTTTACATTTTGTACTTGTTCACCTGTTGATATTTGTTTTTTCGATTCGAAATAATCAAATATATATTTTGAATTGTCCAAGAGATATTCCTTTTTCTCTTTTTCTAGTCTTTTAATCTCTCGTTTTTTTTCTTTTATCTCGTCTTTAAAGTCTAATATTTTATCAATTTTTGTTTTAGGTAATGTTTTTATTTTTTCACGTAGTGTCTCTATCTCTTTTCTTAATTTAGGTATATGTTGTGTAAGGTTATTATTGAACTTTTCTAGCATTTCTTGATGTTTTTCATCTAATGAAGTGATTTGTTTTACCTGAGCATTTTTGGCGGTTTTACTCATTTCGCATAAAATGAAAAGATTCTTTTTTTTATGTTTTTTGTCCAAGAAATAATATGTTTTTTATGTTTATAATATATATTTTATTTAATGAGTCAATTAGAAGAATTACAACTAAAACCAGAACCAGTTATTGAATTAAATGAATTTTCTCCACCAGATGTAGAACATTATAATGATACAGGTGAAAGAACAGATATGGATCTTGATGATCAATTATCACGTAAGTGTACAAAACTATGTGAAATTGCTAAAATGGATGCTTGGCATGATCATCACACTATTAGTGATTTATTGAAAGAAGATATTAATCAATTTGTTTTAAGACATCTTCCTGTTAAAAAAGTAAAAGGAAAAGATGGTCAGTATAACGAGGAAGCAATCAATTGTTATAAATCATCAGGTAATACTAGTACTACTGGAAGTTCAGCCTCTCCTGGAAGTGCCGGAGGTGATGGACAGCCATCTGGTGAGGATATTTTTATTTATAGAATGTTTTTAAAAAAAGATGGAGTTACAGATGTAGATAATCAAAGATTGTGTAAACCTTCTTGTGATAATAATCCAGGACAAGACGTATTGTTAGAAGGTCATGGAGATGGTGTTTTTAGTTCTATTATTACGGAACGTTATAATATTGGACACGTTAAATTTAAAAGTAATTCTACTGATAAGGAGGATGATGGGGGTACTGCTAGTGCAAGTTGTCCACCTTTTGATGAAGATCAATCAAAAATTGAAGAATTTTTTTATGATAATGCTATGACAGAAGACATTCATATTATTCGTGATGTTGCCTATGGAAATTGGGCAGATGATATTGCAAAATGGGGAAAAGGTGCAAAATCAGCAGGTAATATGATTATTACTGTTCAAACTGCTGCTGGTATTTTTGATCCAGGACCATCTACACATTGTTTTACAAGTGCAGGAAAAAGACAAGGATTTATTGATATAGAAAGTAAATCAAGATATGCATTATTTGAATCATATGACGGGGATAATTTTCATCAAGATGAATCAGTTGTATTTTATCCAAAAGTAACTGATCATTTGGAAAATGATGATGATACAGAACCATTTATTAGAAATCAATTACTCTATACAAGATTTGACTGTACACTATATGGTAAAACATGTAAATTACAAGAAGAAAAAGAATTTTATGATAAAGGAGAAGTAATTAGATTTATCGATTCTGCTAATGTAAATTTTATTGTTTCTGTACCTGATTCAAATGATAGTACAAAAAATAATATTTATATTACTACAAAGAAAACTTCTAATAAAGCACAGTCTATTTCCGAATTACCCGTAAACGATAATATTATTAAATTGACAGCTTCAAAATCTGGTCCTGGAACATACGATGAACGTACAATTCGTGATTATGGTCGTGATTTTGTTATTAATCAAAGTGGTAAATTAAAGATTATGACTAAAAAATTCGGAGATCACGGTCAAGCAGTTACTGCGTGTAAATCCAGACTAACATATCGTTTATTTGAACCAGTCGATCCAAATGCCAATCAATTTAAAATCACACAAAAAATATCTACAGGATTTCACGCATTTTTATCATTTGATAGAGTAGCAGTTGCTTCGGCAATTTATTATGGTGCTCCGATTGTTATATTTGTAAATCATGATGGTGCTATAATTTTTACAAGTAAAAAATTTGACCAATTTAAAACACCCACTAGTAAATATAAGAGTCTTATTCAGAATATAAACAGAAAAGACAAGGAATATGATGATTTGAAAGCAAAATCATCTGGAATAAATAAAGATGAATTTGATTCTAAAAAAGACGAAATAAAAAAAGACCTACCTGAAATAATAGAATCTATACAATTTATTTATGATTACCTTATTAACGTAACAGTTCTTACTGATAAAAATGCCTCTGCATTTGATATTGTTTACCAAACATTTGTTTCACTTATATTAACAATAGCTCCTTTTATAGATATGTTTACAACACACATCAACATCTCCCAAATAAAAGATCATACAAAACCTGTTCAACCTGTGTTTATTCCTGTTAATAATGATGAAGATCAGGAAGCTGAAACTAAGTTAAAAACCGTACGGGATTATTTAACTCTATTAGACAAAGAAGTATCAAAATTATCCGGTAATATTTCTCTCTATAATATTACAAAAGATACACAACAAAAGATACATACAATAGCTACCTTTTGTGAAGAAAGTAAGTATGAAACAGACCCTTATAAACGAATTAATAAGTTAAATAGATCTTTAAAATTAAATTCAATAACAAAAAAATTGATCAGTAGTTTTAATCCTTATGTAGGATCTCAAAAAAATACCATGAGACAAAAAACAAATAAATTGCAAGGTCAAATTGGTTGTGAAATTGGTATGGCGCTAATTGAAGAAATATATCAACATATGAATAATTATAGATTTGCATTTCAACTAATTCCTAATGAAACAAATACAACCGATTTTAAAAATATATTTTCCATGATATTACATAACGTCTTTAAAAAAGCAAACGAAAATGCTATGCCGCTCTTTTTAACTTCGATGGGAAGAGAATTAGATGGTGATAATACAAAATCATTAGTTATAATTAGTGCTGATAGAAAAAATGAATTAGAAAGCCAAATAGCAACAATCAATTCTAAAATTAGTGAAATTAAAACTACTATAAATGATACATCAAAAGAAATGAAAAAAAAGGCTAAAGAATTTAAAGATAAACAAGATAAAATAAAGGCAAAAAAACCATTTGAAAAACAAATAAAATCCAAAAATTCAGAAGTAGCAAAGTTAGAAGCAGATAAATTATTAATATATCAAGAACTTACTTTACAAGAGAATGCGAATATGAATTTTGAGAGAAGTGAAAATTTATTTTTAGAAAATACCTTTTCCCAAAGCGAAATAGCGCCTATAAAATTTACAACTATAATGCCTGAAAACATAAGTGATCTCGAAATGGTCGACGAAAAAACATCGGAATCAGAAGAAATTAATACAGATTTTGAATGCGAAAATCCTCCACCTATTATCACCCAATTTACAGCAACAGAAGAAACTACTGTTACTAAACCAACAAGAAAAAGAAAGAAGAATGTTCGTGTCGAAGCTGTTAGATATAGTACAAGACTTGCTAAGATAAGTAGAGAAACACGAAATATAGAATTTCAACAAAATAGAGGAGGTAAACGAAAAAAACGTACGAAAAATAAAAGAAAAAATATGAAAAAGAAAACGCAAAAAAAGAGGAGACGAACAAAAAGAAATAGACAAAAAGGAGGTGATGGTCCAACGGCTGTTTCAAAACTAAGTGGTGTTGGTCCAACTAATCCATATACAGAAGAGGCTCTTGAAACGTCTATTGCAAAAGAACAACAACAACAAATTGAAATAAAAAAACTTTTCGACAAGTTAGTAGAACTTTCACAAAAAATACCAAAAGAAGATATACCAGAGTTAGAAAAACAAACACTTTCTATTATGCAAAATAGAAATATAAAAGAAGTATTGATTGATTTACAGTCATTAATTAATACGACTCAAGGAAAAATAGAGACTTTAAAACAAGAAGAATCATCTGTTATAGATACACCGCAAGAACAAAATTGCTTTGAATATTTACATACAAATATCAACAGAATTTTAAATGTGATACAATCAGATACAACTACTAATATTTATAAAATAATTAATAACTACAAAAAAGCAAATGAACTATTGTATATAAACAAAGTTGGATTATCTATGTTAGCTTGTAAGTTATCGAGTTATAAACCAGTAGAAACAACACAAACAGGTGGTGGAGAAAGACACCAATTTTTAACAACAGGAAATATTAATACTATACACGCTATGAGCCGTATTAGTAGACCCATACAAACCATGTTCCAAACATATGTCGATAAAGATTTAAAAGAATTTTTAACAACTATTAAAACCAAGATTGATGGCGGAGAAGAATTTAAAATAAATAAAAATCTAGATAATAATAATTTTACTATATACAATGAACCCATTACATTAAATGGTCTTGCTTTATTGAAGCATTTAGTTTCCAAAGACAAATTAAACCCTCCTACACCAGAACAATTATTAAACTATAAAAAAGAAATACTAACCAAATACAAGGCACAAAAAATAGAAGATATCAGAACAGATAAGATATTTGAACCGTCATCTACACCAGACCAAATACAAGAAAAATTAATTGCTATCAATAAACAAGAGGCAGAACTAGACGTTGATGACGATGAATATGAAGTTAGTTCTAATATTATTTTACAAACAATTTTAACAGATAAATCTATTTATCGAACCTTTATGGAGTTTTTATGTATTCAATATAATGAATTTCAAGAATATGAATGGTTAGATACAGAAGAACAATCAAACAAAGACAAAATAAAAGAATTTATTGAAAAAAATGGTGGTGAAATGTTTAAAGTAGGTGAAGATCAAACAAAAAAAATAGAAAATATTTTAACAGTTTTGGAAAGTAAATTGCCTTTACAAGAGGTAAAAGTATTAACATTAGAAGATGTAGAAAACGCGAATACTATAGAAGAGATTGACGAATTATTATTAAGTTTATAATACAGAAAAACGCCCTTTATTTAGTATAATGTTAATATACAGAAATGGCCGATAGTGCGAACACAATAAATATTGATATTAACAATCTTAATATCAATGAAAAACAATTAAAAATAATGATATTTATAACAAATGCATTAGAAAATGGATGGTCAATAAAAAAAAAGCGTGAACAATTTATTTTTACAAAAAAACATGAAGGAAAAATGGAGGTTTTTGATGAAAAATATCTTTCTACTTTTATTCAATCAAATTTTGATATGAATTTATTAAAGCATACTTAAAAAAATAAATACTGATTTTATAGCATTTCGAATCACAAATTTGTTATTTTTTCAACTAAAAACATACATTTATAAAAAATAAAATAGAGATCATTGTTTAGGCGTATATGGACTTAAAAAATAGAATTGACGAATTATATTTAGCAATTAATAATTAATTAAATTTATTTAATTATTAATTAAATTACCGATTTAATTACTTAAATAGGTAACATGAGTTATTATATTTGTAAAACTATGCTTTAATAAAAAATCTATTTAATTAATTAAATCCAGAATTTTTTTCTATACCAAAGGTATATAAGAAATGGCTGGAGCACTTATGCAACTCGTCGCCTATGGCGCCCAAGACGTATTCCTTACTGGAACCCCTGAAATTACTTTCTGGAAGGTGTCATACAGACGCCACACCAACTTTGCTATGGAATCAATTGAACAGACATTCTCTGGACAAGCCGATTTCGGACGTCGTGTAACATGCACAATCAGCCGTAATGGTGATTTATGTTACCGCACATATCTTCAAGTAACACTTCCTGAGATCAACCAAGGTATGGGAGCAACAACCAATGGACCTGTCTATGCCCGTTGGTTAGATTTCCCAGGTGAGCAACTTATCGCTCAAGTTGAGGTTGAAATTGGTGGTCAACGCATTGATCGTCAATACGGTGACTGGATGCACATCTGGAACCAACTTACAATGTCATCTGAACAACAAAAGGCTTACCACCAAATGATCGGTAACACCACTCAATTAACATACATCACTGATCCTTCATTCGCTGACGTATCTGGACCTTGTTCCGCTGCTGGTGGACCTTCCCAAGTATGTGCCCCTCGCAAGGCTCTTCCTGAAACTACTTTATACATTCCTCTTCTTTTCTGGTTCTGCCGCAACCCTGGTCTTGCCCTTCCTCTTATTGCCCTTCAATACCACGAAGTCAAGATCAACATCGATTTCCGTCCTATCGGTGAGTGCTTGTGGGCTGTAAAATCTCTTTCCGAATCTTCCGGAACACAAACTGTATCCCAAGCTTACCAACAATCCCTTGTTGCTGCCTCATTATACATTGACTATATCTTCCTTGATACCGATGAGCGCCGCAAGATGGCCCAGAACCCTCACGAGTACTTGATTGAACAACTTCAATTCACTGGTGACGAATCTGTTGGTTCATCCTCCAACAAGATCAAGCTCAATTTCAACCACCCTTGTAAAGAGCTTGTCTGGGTTGTCCAACCTGATGCTAACGTAGATTACTGTGCTTCCCTTGAAGGTGGCCAAACTCTATACAAGACATTAGGTGCCCAACCTTTTAACTACACTGATGCTATCGATGCTCTTCCTAACGCTGTCCACGCTTTCGGAGGTCCTACTGAAACATCTGGTGCCGATGCCTTCATCACATCAGGTGGTCTTTTCCAAGATCCTGGAGCTGACGCCAGTGGTGCCGGAACTGCCTGGTCAACCCCTAGCGCTATGGCTGGTGGTGATGCTGAAGGTTCATATGTCTCTGATGCCGGTACATTCGTACTTGCCGAGACTGCATTGGACATGCACTGCTGGGGTGAGAACCCTGTTGTAACAGCCAAGTTACAACTTAACGGTCAAGATCGTTTCTCTGAACGTGAAGGTTCATACTTCGATGTTGTTCAACCATTCCAACACCACACACGTGCCCCTGACTCTGGTATCAACGTCTACTCATTCGCTCTTCGCCCTGAAGAACATCAACCATCTGGAAGCTGCAACTTCTCCAGAATCGATAACGCCACTTTACAACTTGTTCTTTCCAGCGCCACTGTTGGTGGAACAGCCACTGCTAAGGTCCGTGTCTACGCCACATCATATAACGTCCTTCGTGTAATGAGCGGTATGGCTGGTGTTGCTTACAGCAATTAAGCGTGATGTCGATAAAATATATCTCCTAATCCAATTGTAAAGTTATAAATTAATATATACGTCATTCGTATATATTAAAAATTTAATGATTATAAAAAAATAGATATAAATAATTTTCGCAATACCCTTTTATAAATGTCTCTCAGAACCTATCAATCTGGAAATTTACATACACAAAATGATTTACTAATGAAATGTTTAATGGATTTTTATGCTGATAAAACACGTTTAAATGAAATGATGAAAATTATCAATGGTGAATCAGTAATATCATTACGAATTGTCGATTGGTTTGTAACAAATTATGCGAAAAAGTTTTATACTATTTACGAATTACCACAAGAGCGTAATGGAAAATCTACAACAATGCGATTTAAAGTATATAATGATTATAAATTAAAACTAAAAGCTTATTCTAAAAAACGTTTTGATCCTTTTTGTCGATGGGAACGCATAACGATTCCATATAATGACGATAATTGTATGGAAACAACGATTGGACAACTTAATTTTTTTAAATGGGCTATAGAAAACAAGATTATCAATTATATTCAAGAAAATTATAACGATATAGAAAAAGATATGAACGAACGTAACAGTATTTCCAAAAAGAAAAAAGATACAGATGGTGATATAGAAAACTCTACTATTACTATTTCAAATGATTCTGGAAAAACACGTAAAAAACGTGAAGAACTCTCAGTTTCCGCCTGTAAATGCATTAAAAAAGAGAATGTTAAGATAATTGTTTCTTTTAATTAAACAATTTAAAAACGATTCATCATAGTAACATATATTATGTCTGATAAAAAACAGCACATTTCACTCGTTGTATGCGGACATGTTGATGCCGGAAAATCTACGACTACTGGCCATTTGATTTTTAAATTAGGTGGTATTAGTGAACGCGAAATGCAAAAGCTTCAAGCAGAAGCTGATCAGCAAGGTAAAAGTTCATTTGCATTTGCCTATTATATGGACAAAGACAAAGCTGAACGTGAACGTGGTGTAACTATTAATTGTACCACAAAAGAATTTTATACAGAAAGTTATCATTATACAATTGTCGATGCGCCTGGTCACAGAGATTATGTAAAGAATATGATTACTGGTGCTGGATGTGCTGATGTAGCACTTCTTCTTGTACCAGCCGAAGCTGGTGGTTTTGAAACAGCGATTGCTCGTGGTGATCATTCTACTGGTGAAGTACAAGGACAGACCAGACAACACGCGCGTCTTTTAGGTCTACTAGGTATTGAGAAATTGATTGTAGGAGTCAATAAGATGGATGCAGTTGATTGGTCTGAGCAACGTTTTAGTGAAATCAGAGAAGAAATGACCAAGATGATTACACAAGCAGGATTTAAGCCTAAACAGGTTGCTTTTATTCCTTATTCTGGTTTCAAAGGTGAAAATTTGGTAGAAAAAACGGATAAAATGCCTTGGTATAAAGGTTGGAAAGCTAATCTAAATAAGGATACTGTAGTTGAAGGGTTTACACTTTATGATGCTCTAGAGAAGCTAGCACGTCCACCTAAACGTAATCCAGACGCACCTGTAAGAATTCCTATTAATGGAATTTATAAAATTAAGGGTGTTGGTGATGTGATTACCGGTCGTGTTGAACAAGGAACTGTTAATGCAGGAGATATGCTTCGTATTGCACCAAGAGGACAAAAAGGTCTTAAAGTATTTAGTATTGAAATGCATCATAAAACTTGGGAACAAGCTGGACCCGGAGACAATGTTGGTTTGAATATTAAAGGTCTTGATATGAAAACAAATCCAGTAAAGGTAGGCGATGTTATGTCTCTTGAAAAAGAAGATATTTTGAAACCAGTAAAAAGTTTTGTAGCACAAGTTGCTGTTCAAGAACATCCTGGACAATTAAAGGTCGGTTTTAGTCCTTGTGTTCACGTACGAACAGCAAAATCTGCGTGCAAAATGACTTCTATCAACTGGAAAATAAGTAAGAAAACTGGTAATGAGAAACAAGATAGTCCTCCATTTCTTGAGCGTGGCGAACAGGCAGAGATTGTATTTGAACCACAGCAATTACTTTATTTAGAAGAATTTGAAAAATGTGCGGGGCTAGGAAGAATTGCTGTTATGGACTCCAATCAGCTTGTTATGTTAGGTAAAGTAATGAGTGTTGAGTACAAAGATTATAAAAAACTATAAACAATATATTTAAAATAACATTTAAATAGAAATTCGTATATTTATACATAATGCAATTATTACATGGATTATGTATAACATTTCTAGCAACATTTGTAACATCTTTTTCAATCCGAAATACATTTTTAACACTTTATAGAAATAAAAAAAATTTAAACAACCCTATCTTAAAAAATATTGACGAAATATTAGAACATAAACCCGAAGCAAAGGTGATTGTTTCTACACCAGGAGGATTATTTGGTTATTATTTTATGGGCGTATCTTCATTTATTAAAGAACATTATGATTTATCTGAATATGTATTTACTGGAGCCTCTGCTGGTGCTTGGAATTCATTGTTTTTATCTTTAAATGGAGATAATAAAGCACTTGTAGATGAATTACTAGATACAGATATTAAGAATATTAAATCAATTTTAAAATTAGAACAAAAATTGAAAAAAACAATTCTAGATAATTACAGTGACGACGCGTTTTATCTTGAAAAGTTATATTTAGGTGTTTCTGTTTTAGATGGTACAAAATTTAAACTATGTGTTTATAATGATTTTACCTCTCTTGAGGATGCGTTAGATTGTTGTATCGCTAGTTCACATATACCCTTTGTAACAGGCGGACCTTTCAATATTTATAGAAACAAGCTTTCTTTTGATGGCGGTTTTTATAATTACCCCTATTTAAACGTTTCAACTCCTTCACTCATTATTGCTCCTGATATTTGGAAGAAAAAAAATGATACAAATGATGAAGAAGAGTCGAATGTTACTGTTATCAACTGTAGTCTTGATACCATTATTAATTTGAGTAAAATAAATGCTAACATAACAGACCTGTTTTACGCAGGTTATAATGATTCGATGAAAAATAAAGCATACCTCGATAAAATCTTTAATTCTATTATTAAAGATGACGATAATGACTATGAAATTGAAATAATAAGTAACGATAAATAGATAGGGGATCTTAAGGGGGCGCCCCTTACAAAAATATAATACATTTATATAAATGTATTCTATTTTTTTGTTATTTTTGTATTTTTATTCTACCAATAGTTTTTTTCCAAAAAATCCCTTTAAACAGTCTGTTCAATTATTATCTATGAACAAATATGAATTTTCAAAAGAATATTTTGAGTTTTACGTCAAATTTAAACAGCCATTATTGCTTAATACAGATGCTCCTGATTATGATATTTTTGCGAAAAAACATGAAAAAAACTATTTTATCTTTGAGAAAAATTTTAAAAATATCCAAGAAACAAATGCAGAATTAAAAAATCAAAACAACACCTTTTCTGTAGAGATAAATGAATTTGCAGATACAGTTGACTTGGACAATGTTTTTACTCAAAATATTATGAATTATGATATTGATAAGACACAGACTAGTAAAAATCCTTTCTTAAAAATGGTTCGAAACCCAATACATTTTTTAAAAAAAACGGTTAATAACAATATAAAACGATTTTCTTGGAACGATACTGGATTATTAAGTCCAGTAAAAAATCAATTGAGTTGTGGATCTTGTTGGGCATTTTCTACCACAAGCTGTTTGGAGACGTTTATGCGAAAACAAAACTATACTGTTGAACGTTTATCTGAACAAGAATTAGTAGACTGTTCAGAAAAAAACAGTGGATGTAATGGAGGCTTAATGCATCTAGCATTTGATTATATTATTGATAACGAAGGAATTACTACGGATGATCAATATCCATATAATGCTACCACTGGATTACACTGTTTAACAAATAAAACGCGTGCAATTGGTTCCAATGTACAAAAATACGCTTTTACTATTCCAGAATCTGTCCAAGATTTGAAATCAAGTGTTCTGCAAAATCCCGTCGCTATTGCATTGGATGCCGGAAATGTTTATTTTCGTTTTTATAAAGAGGGTGTAATTGATGTACCTCAAAACGTTTCAAGATCAATAAACCATGCTGTTTTATTGGTTGGTTATGACTATGATGAAAAAGGTATGTATTGGATCATACAGAATTCATGGGGTGAACAATGGGGTGATAAAGGATTTTGTAAAATACGTGTTGCACCAAAAGAGGGTGTTTTACTTAGTCAAATATATGGTGTTTATCCTATTGAATAATAGGTGTTAAGGTATGGTCGATAAAGGAAAACATTTTATTAATCGAATTGTTAAGTTTACTATTGTCCAAGTTTCCATGATTAACTTCTGGATTAATTTCAGTTAAATCCATATTCATTAATGTTTTTTTCTTTAATAGATTATGTATTACACTTATTCCCTGTATTCGATCAATTCCATAATTTACTGCAGTACCTGTGTGAGGTATGACCTTGGGGTCAAAACAGTCTACATCAAATGAAAAATGAAATGGAGAATTGTCCAAGAATCTATTTAATTTAGCATTACAATAATCGGGATCACTATTTACCTGTTCACTTAAAACAAATTTTATATTATGCTTATGTAACATTTCTTGTTCAAATGGATCGATAGACCTTAGTCCTACATAAAACAAGCGATCAAATGGTAACATACGTTTTATGAATGGAAAATCCTTACTTTTATCTAATCCTGTTAAAAAAGAGAGAGGCATTCCATGATAGTTTTTGCTTTTTGATTTAGCATATGTATTTATATCTGCGTGAGCATCCATCCAAACAACTTTACAATTTGGTACCTGATTTAAACTATATGCTACTGTTGCTAAAGACATGGAATGATCTCCACCAATGTTTAATCTAAATTCTTGGTTATTGATTTGTGTGTTTGTTTTATACAATTGATTTATGTTGTAAAATAAATCATTTTTACAACTAACAACAATAGAATTAAATTTATTATGAGGATGTATATTTCGCAAATGTTTCGAATACAAAATCGCTCCTTTCTCAACACCCTTTAAACGTTGTCCAAGACTATGTGGGAAAGTAATGATATTTTTTAACATTATATAAAACCTCTTTATAATGATTTTATATAATTTTTATTCCAAGAAAGAAATTATACAGAGAGTAACCTATTATGGATAGTTAAATCAATATAGTGATTTATCAATTTAAAATTATAAATATCTTTGTATTGATAATATAAAATAGATAATACTGCTTGGTCTTGGCGATGGTTATTTCGATCTGATCCTTCAGGACAAATACACGTATCTATTAATGCTAAGTCCTTCCATTTTTTAACGAAATCTTTTACCCAATCAATATTATAATTGACACCAACAACAGCCCCATTTCTAGGAGAAAAATTTTGATATTTATATCCCTCCATATATTGTAATGTAGTGGGATAAGTCCATTGTTTAATAGTACCACTTGATGTAGGTGTATAAATATATTCGGTTTTTAGTATATCTATTAATTTTGTAAAATCTTTGCATAAATTACGTGTGTCCATCCAATAAACCAATCCACCATATTTTTCACAAACATCGTATATAATAATTGGTTTCCAAGCATAAGTACAATGCAATCCAAAATTTGTTTTTAGATCCACATGTTTTGGATACTTATCAAACGCAAAGTATTCTAAACAAATATGGGAAAATGTTTTTAACTCATTCAATTGATCTTTATTCATACCTAAATCATAAACGATAATATTCATTTCATAGTGATTTGAAAGTTTTATAATACTTTTTAACAATTGTTTAAGAAATTCAAAATATCTTGAATTAGCAGCTGTAACTATTGTTAACATGGTATATAATAATAATAATATTAATGTTCATGGTATTCGTTTACAAGATGATTCTCAGTAAATAGAAAATAAATGTAAACCAAAACTATTACAGAAGCACACCCAATCGCCATATTTAAATCTATTTTCCAACCAAAATCCACCATTCCCGCTAGCATATGAGAAAATGTGTGACCAATCAATGCACCATATAATGCACCGTGTAATCATAAATTAGAACCTATCAACTTATCGATGTTTATACCTACAATCGCGAATACAGCAACAATCAAATTTTCAATAAATCCAAATTTAAACCCTTTTAACATTTTATAATATATAAAAGTAAAATAACTAAATAATATATAATGAATACTTATTTATTAACAACACGTAATGCTATGGTTGGAAGTTTTCTTTATTATGCAATGATTACGTCTCTACGTGATCACTATTACTCTAGATATGACTACTCTATATTTTATAAAACAATAATCGGACACTTTTTAAATAGAAACCCTTTTTTCAATGAAGGAATGATTATAGGGATCTTGGTAGGTAAATATATTGAATGATTTTTTTTGTAAAAAAAGGATTGTAATGTATTACTATAAAATGTTTGAATACATTTCAGAATTGTTTTCGTCTCTTTTAAATATGTCTGCTTTTACTAGAGAAACTTCTACTGTTTCTGAAAAAGAATCGTCTGAAAACCTAATAAAAAAAGAGGAAAAAAAAGAAACACAAGAAACATTCGAGTTTATTGAAATAACAGACGACGATGCGGAAGATATGTTTATCACAAAGTTTTAAACGCGTTCCCAAATTTCGTCTACTAAGCCATATTTCATACACGTATCAACATTCCACCAAAGATCGTGTTTTAAAATTTCTTTTAGTTTTGTCTTTGGAATTTTTGCGTGGTTTTTATAAATATCAATGATTTTATCCATTAGTGCTTTATTATTTTCAAAATCATCTTCCAACTCTTGCATTTTCCCCCATGAACCAGAAGACAATTGATGAATTAGCATATGTGCATTTGGACGAATATAGCGTTTTTCACCTACTACGCTAATAAGTGTTCCTGCTGAAGCAGTTGCCCCTTCAATAATAGTATAAACAGGTACTTTACAGGCATTGATAATATCAATTGCTGTAAACGCGCTAAACACACATCCCCCATATGAGTTAATATGCAAGTAAATAGGAATTGGATCACAACACAATTTATGAGCCAATACAATATTATCAATTTCGCACTTACGAATATAGTCGATAAGTTCAAATATATTATCACGATTTACCTCTGCATGGAAATAAATATGATTGTTCTCTTTCGCAATTTTTTTCATTTTTCCGGATTCAGAATTAACTACCTCTTCTTCATCTTCTTCTTCGTCACTACAGTCGTCGTTTTTTGTATTTTTCTGTAGAAAGAATATACTTTTAGGTCTTTTTGTGCGACCCCCCTTATTTCTTGAATTATTTGGTCTGTATTGAAGCATTTTTAATGTAAGCTTAAGATACTTACATCAAAATAGGTAATATTATAATCAATTTTATACGTTTTTACGAAATTAATTTGGTACCGGAAAAGGGCGTTGATCTGCTTGAATTTGCAAGTTTCTAGGCATTATCAAAGGGACTTGTCTATCAACAATAGATAATGCTTGACGTTTTTTTAGTTCGGGGTTTACAGGAGCTTTAGGAGCAACCAAATTAGTTGACCCAATACCAAAAAGTTCTGACTCAATATCATTTGGATTTCCAGATAACTTTGAATCGGGTAATTTACCCTGAATTAACCCATGTCCTGCATCTAATGTAGGTGTAGCAATTCCATATTGAATGTTTGTTTTATAATCAATCTGTTGTTTATATGCTTGTTGTTCAAGCAAGTAATCGCCAGGTGTATTTTTACTACGTGTGGAAGCCATTTATATTATAAGTATATAAAAACCATTTTATTTAATTTTATTAAACATCGTTTTATAACTATCACTATCTTCATTAAAAGAGTCTTTGTTTGTAAAAAAATCCCATAAACAATAATGAAAATCTTTTAAATTGTCGTAGGAAAATAGAACTGCTAAACCAATAGACCGATCTAAAGAAAACATTTTAGCAGCAGCTAAATCATATAATTCTTGAAATAATGGATTTAATTGTGTATTTTCAAAGACAAAATCCATTGCTTTGGTAGCTGATTCAAAATCATAATTATTTTCATCACGTGTAATTTCATCGAGATAGGGTGAATCGTCAATATTTTCATTCATAGTAAAAAGTTTTCGTAAACATGCTCGAAACTCTGCATCATTTGTATAATGAATACTGCTTTCTGAATAATTATACATATAGAACAATGTAAACGATTAACGTTTAAATTGTTTATTTTCCTAAAGTCTAAAAAGACGAGCAAAGAAAGATTTCTTAGTGGATCTCTTTTTGGCGGTTTTCTTAGCTACTTTTTTGGTAGCAGCTTTACGTTTAGGTCCTTTTTTAGCGGTAGTTTTTCTTTTTGATACTCTTTTTTTTCCTCCGGTTCTATTGTGGTGTTGACAAGAAGACATTTTTATATATATTGTATACATTTTAATTTAAACGCTATTTGGTCCAGGTCTTCCATTAATTTTATTGTCTGTTGGTGTACGTGTATCAGAACCTCCACGTACCCATCCTTTCATAGCACTCTCTTCAACATTTAAACGAGGATCAGTTACACGTTCCTCCATTTCTTGATTGGTAGGATACAATGTATGACCCATAAAGCTTTGGCTCATAATAGTAGATGTGCTCTTTTTCTCACCCATTGGTTCACCCTCAAGTAATTGTAATTCCAATGTAGGATCTACAGAACCTCTTCCTAAATAAGGAACAGTATTAAATTGACGTTGCATCAAATTTAAACGTCCTAAATGACGTGCTTTCTCTTTATCAATAATTAGATTTGATTCGCCGTCAACATTATTACCGCCTACACTGCTACCAGTAATTGAGTTTGGTACAACAGCAGGTTGCTCTGTAGCGAACTGTATTTGTGCATCTCCACTATTTTCGCTAAAATAGTTTGTAGTGGTATAGGAAGAATAACGATCATTTTGAAGTTCTTTCTGGGTTTGAGTAGTTTTATCATCCTCAACACGATTGATATTGTAAAACGTATAGTTGCTATCGCTAGACATTTGCTATTATATATTTGCTATATATTTTGTCTTGGGAAATAGCGTTATTTTTCATATAAATAACATTATTTAATTAATAGAGATTATGTCTAGGGTTATTTCTTACAGAGGCAAACATATTGCCTTCTTTGGCCGAAATCATATCACCGTAACAAAATTCAGCAAAACTTGTTTGATCATTTGGAATGGTTGTATTTGCGGTACTATAAAACTGTCTCATGGATTGTTCTAATTCAAGATTATCAGTAACATCTTGAAACAATTTTTTATCAATACCAGGTTGTCCTGGATTTAACAATTGAATAGAACGTTTTGTTTCTTCTAAAATATTCTCTTTTCCTTCTTTTGTATAACACGGTTCAGCTGGTCTTCGATTCGGATTATAATCATAATCACTAATTAAAACATTTGATAAAGGATTTGTTGGTGATGCTTTTTGAAAAGTAGCATCGAGATCCGGCACAATTTCTACTTTTGGACCCTGACGATTGTATAATTTAACTAAATTACCGTCTGTATTTATGAAACCTTCTCCGTTTTCTTTATGATAATAAAACATCAAATAGATACAAACAATACTAATAACAGAAACTACAATAATATTCATTTTTTTTGTAACTAAGTAAGATATTGCAGTTAAAATCAACACAATACGTGTGATAGCATTTAATTTTTGATTGAACGTCATTGCCTCTGTTGGAAAAAACTCTAAAACATATTCTGGTTGCAATAAAATATTAGGATCTTGCGCCCAAAAATGAATAGCTGTTTTTTTATTTATGATAGTAACCGGAGGTGAGGGAACAACCACTTCTTTTTCTTCTTGTGGTGATGTTTTTTTTAAATCCTCTAAATCTTGTTCAACTATATCAACTTTTGTAGGATTAATAGAAATAGACATTATATATATATTCTTTGTTATAAAAATATATATTTTTATGCTTTAAAATTTTTAATACACTTTTCATCCATTTGAAAAGTATCACATTTTTTTGTATCTGGTACAATTTGCAAAACACATTTTGATTTCTCTCCATATACCGGTTCAGTACAACCTTTTTCAATATGTTTTTTCGTCTTTTTATTTAATGTACAACGAGAACGAAAATGTTCATATCGATCTCTTACTGACTCATAAGTTAATCCGGACTTTTTACCAAGCATATCATTTATAACTTCATGCAATTTGTAAATATATCGTGAAAACGTAGTACGATTTTTCATATCTTTCATTTTAAGCGGTAATTTTTTGAAATTTTTGCACAAATTATCTCTGCATTTACCACAAGGTAAAACATTACGTAGATTTAAAATGAAATTACGATAATTTTTTTTATCTTCACAAGATGGTTTTACAGGATAATTAAAACTCATTGAATGAAGAAAATGCCATGCACTTGGTCCCCAAACACTTGTTAACATTCCATCATTAGAATTATAATCTTTATTTTTATAAATTTTTCGTGTTTTGTTTTTACGAGTTTTTCTTTTATTCGTTTTAGCCATAGTTATACTATAATGATAAAATATTGATTAACCATTTTTCTAAATAACGAATAATTCTTATATAAAAATATAGCAGTAGTTTATAAAATGTTTACCTCTAAGAATATTTTCGTTACTCTTTACAATGATTATATTAAACCACTTGATAAGTACATTTTAAGTTTTATACTTCTTATCATATTCTCAATTGCTGGATATGTAGGATATAATTGGTTTGTACGTTCTACTGTTGAAAATTTAGATACAGAAGATTTAGCTAATGATAATAGACGTGTAAGCAATGCCGAAATAATGTTTTTCTCTGCTGACTGGTGTCCTCACTGTAAACGTGCAAAACCTGAATGGGACAATTTTAAAAATAATTTTAACGGAAAAACGATTGGATTTCATGAATTAAAATGTACAGACGTTGATTGCACAGAAGGAGATAATCCATTGATTCAAAAATATAGCGTTGATGGATATCCTACCGTAATTTTATTAAAAGACGGAAAACGTATTGATTATGATGCACGCATTACTGAAGAAAATCTAAGACAATTTATTAATGAATTCCTAGACTCCAAGTGAATCTAAAAATTGGTTTGCCCGTTGTTTACCTTCTTCAATCAACTCTTTACGATGATCTTGCAGATTAATAAAATCGAACATTGTTTCTAATGTTGTTGGTAAATTATTTAAACATATTTGAAATTTACAAGTATTTTCTTTTTTATTATTTGTAAATTTTACCACATTTTTTAAAACGATAGCAAAATAATCTAACAATGTAGATGTGTCTGTAATTGTTTTTTCATTTTCATCATCAGTAAAGTCTTTGTATATGCCCAAAATCTCATCTTCATTTACGCCTTTTTCTATTAATTCACTAATTGGATAATTTAGGAAAATACCTCCATCTGCATAAGCCTTGTCATCTTTTATTAATGGACGAAATATTATAGGTAAACAACAAGAAGCATAAATAGCATCCACTACTTTCCAATCAGGATGTGTATGGTGTGAAAGACAAACACAAGTAAAACTATTTAGCTCGGTTGTATAGATGAAAAACTCTTTTTGAGTTTTATCATATAATTCTTTTAATGTGATATCAAGATCAATATCTTTACCTTTAAAAAGCGGTTCAAATGCTTTACAAAAGGCACTTATATCAAAAGCACCACAATTATCAAACGAACTTATACATTTTTCAATATCGTATTGAAATAATTTATCCCAAGGCCTTTTTATTAAATAATTTTCAATTGTCTCATAATCATAATCTAACAAAAATAATAATGTTACTATCGTACCAACTGAAGTACCGTAAAACGATTCTATCATTTTTAAATTCCAAAAATCTTTTTTTTGTAATTCAGCCAAAAGACTATATACGGTTAATCCAAATGTACCCCCACCAGATATTACAATATGTTTAATTGTTGGTTTTTCTTGCATATAAATAATTATCTAATAAATTATTTATATATTTTTTTTTTCATAGGTTTTTATATTAGAATGTCTTGTTTTTTATTTACTGATGATAGCGATAAAGTTGAAAATGTTAATATTGACGATTTATATGAAAAACGTCAACAACGGGATCTTAGACAGGTTTCTATTTTTAATAAGATATTAAATAGAATACATAAAAGAATCAAAGTTACAGGTAGAAATAAAACAAGTGAACAGCATATATGGTTTACAATACCGGAATATATTTTTGGTGAACCAGTGTATAATAAAGCAGATTGTATTGCTTATATTATAGCAAAATTAGAGGCCAATAAATTTCATATTCGTTATATTCATCCAAATACTCTTTTTGTATCTTGGTCAAATTGGGTACCTTCTTATGTTCGTAGTGAATATAAAAAACGCACAGGTGTAACCGTAGATGAACTTGGACAAGTTGTTTCAAATAAAAATGAAATGATTGAAGATAATAATGATCCTAACTCTAAAATATTAAATACCGGGGGAAATAATCAAGATGATAAACCTAAAAAGATCTATAATTCAACTGATAATTATGTACCAACCGGTAAATTGATATATAATCCAGATATGTTTAATCATATCGATAAAAAGGTTAATTAATCACAAACATTATAGAATAAAAATCAACAAATTTATAGATCTTATTCAATAACACAAAAATAAGAAAAGGTAATCCTAAATGCCATATATAAAGACTTTTTGTATAATCCAGTATTTCTACTACGTATGGATAGTTTGTAAATTCACCCAAAGGACATTTACGATCTGCAATCCAAAACGTTAGCATAAAGAAAAACATCATTATAAAACAAACAACTAGATACACGTTGTTTATAAACAGTGAAAATAAAACAGCTAAAAATATATAAAATATATGAAATCGATCAATCAGATCCTCATTTTTCTCAATAAGACTTTTTAAAAGATAAAACAAGGTAAATAATAATATGTAAATTAAATACGTATCATATCTATTTAATTTTTGCGTTGTAATAATTGTAACTAAAACAACAGCAAATAATATTGTTAAATATAATAATTCATGTCTTCTCTCAAATTTAAACATATATAAATTATAGATGTAAAAAATTTAATAAAATTGAAACCATTTTCTAAATGTCTTTTATTTTACAACACTGGACTATCAAACAATGAACTATCAAATTACAAATATAGAAAAATACAAACAAATTGTTTATGGAAAATTACATCGCTATAAAAAACGTCAACGCAAGGTATGGAACTGTCATTATAAATTGTTAACACGTCTTAATGAATCAAATGTATATAGAAATAGTAATGCAATATTTGAGAAACAATGGTATTATTATTGTCTTTGGGAGTTAAAATATCAACCCTCTATCAAGGTAAAATACAATACTTTTAAAGAAAAGGTTGAGAAAAAAATACATTTGTACATAAATATTTTACTTAAACTAAAATATTTGTCTAATTTAGATTTAGATTCAATGTTGTATATTATCGAGTATATTCACTAAAAATTACAAAGGCTTTATATAATCTTTTTTCAAATGATCAATACAACCATTACAGATAAAACGATATGACTTATAAATACGTGGAAATGGGAAATCATCGTCAAAAATTGCGCGATAATAAATGGTAGTAGCATCTTTTTTTCCTTCTTGTTCAACAAACTCTAAACCGCATTCATCGCATTTTATAAAAAGAAAAGATTTTATATAATGTTTTATATCAAATGGAAATCGATTTAACATATATCATGTTTGGATATTTCTTCTTGAAAAATAGAGATCATCCATTGATAATGGGGTTTTTCACTAAACGCAATATTCATTAAATAACTCAGTATTTTTTTAACATAATGCGTAGAAGAAATATTATCAAAAAATTCTTCTTTTAAACGTTTTCGTTCTACATTTTTAAAATGATGGATATGATTTGGACTATATCCATCTTGTTTATCTTGGACATTTAACCAAGGTAATTTTTTGGTGGATAAGTAAACAAAGATATAAATAGCCGAGATTAAATCGTCACGTCGCGAAGAGGCAATACCATTATGTATATTTAGACTAATAAATTTAGGAGTCCCTGTAATAAAAACCGATTCATTTTTTTCTGGCAATGGATTCATATGTTCGTCAACAAAAATAGTAGACAAGCCAAAATCAATCAAATAGATTTTCTCGTCTTTTATCATAAAATTTTCGGGTTTCACATCACAATGAATAACACCACATTCATGAATAAAGCTTAAAATCTCTATTATTTTGACGATATTAGTGAAATGTTGTTTCTTGGACACGCCCTTATTTTTATAGAGTTCTTCAAGAGACATTTCATAGAACGGCATAATTAAAGTGGGTGATCCTTCATAAATTCCATACCAATAAATAAAGGGTATCTGATAAGATTGTTTAGAATTGATATAATTAAGTATTCTGGTTTCATGTTTTAAAAGAGGAATAGGCGTTTCTACATTTTCGGTTTTAATAGCAACAATCTCATCAGTTTTATTAAATTTCCCTTTAAATACATTACTGAATTGACCCGAACCTATTTTAGATAATATAGTATATTTATTAGCAATCATTCTAATAAATATTTAGATTTATTTATATATTATTTTAATATAGAAATAATATAAGTATGGACGAAATAATATTAACAAGTTTATTATATTTAATCATAATATGTTTTCTTGGACATTTAATCATAAATTATTGTTTAAAACCTTCGATACGTGAAGGAGCACGAACACTTCCACGTCCAGTGATACATCCAGAATTAAATGAGCCATTATATAAATTTAAACCTTCACCGCCTTATTACGGAGAAACATTAGACCAAATGATTGATCGATATATTAATATGTATTTTGATAAACGTGGTCTACCGTATATGAATACAATACAATTATATGTTGATAATTGTGTAAATAAGGGAAATGTGACAGAAGAAAATAAAAGTAAATTAAACGATATAGGTTATTACTTTTTAAACATTGTAATTCCCAACATACAGAGTGTAAAAAATCCTGCTCCAGAACAAAATTGGCCTGCTATTAAATGGAGTGGAATGAATACCTTTAAAGTATCGATTCAACCAACACCTACCTATTTAATCTATAAAGGACAGCCCTATAAAGATTCGTATTTTTCAAGATACCATTCATCGATGGCTGAAAATGGTGGAAATATAGATCCAACGGGAGGTAGTTCGAGGGGTGGTTCTAGTGGAACAAGAGGCGGAGGAGGTTCATCTGGAGATGGTGATAGTGGAATATGTGATAGTGACGATTTAAATTCTTGTGGTATTGGATGTCCAAGTAGTTGTTTAGATGGTATAGCTGCATCGTGGTATAAACAGCAACAAGATGAGTCTTCTTCGTCAAAAGATGGAAAAGATGGAAGTGGTGATTCAAATAACACAGATGGTTCCCAATGGGATGATAATAATCGATCAAATATTGGAAATACACAAAAACTTCCTGGTGGAAATAACAATACGTTAATAATAGGTTCAGCAGAGATAGATGGATATGTTATTACAGATGAGGAACAAACAAGCAGTGAAACAACATTAAATGATAAGATTGATGCATTTATAAAAGAGTTTTTTATAGAAAAAGGTCCAAATAAAAATAGACCTACACAAAAGGCAATAGACGTATTTAATATGTATTTTCAGTATAGAAAACCGATGGATGATATCCATATGAATAAAATGCGAGATGTAGTATATTATATTCTGCAAGTAATTTTACCAGGATTACCGACTTCATCATTGCCGCGTTCATATGTCGAATGGCGGCCAATTGTGTGGTTGAGTCTTTCCGAAAGGACAAAGAGATAGATTAATTATTATAATTAGGATCTTGGAATATATCAATAATATCACGACACCAGTCAATAGTATCGTAGTCATTTTGAGAAATATACTTATTTACAATATTTTGCATTATATTAAAATAATATCCAGAGTCTTTACCAATAAGGTATTCAGGTGCTGTATGCGATAAAGAGCTTCTGAACTCAGCAAAAGCGTCGTGTATGGTTTTTGCTTTCTCATTACTGTTAATTATACCGTTATACTTAACAGTAAGTACTTCTTGCATGCCGTTTAAAACTATTAAAAGATGTCTCATTGTGGTTTTCTTTTATTATTTTTTAGCGATAGATTTCAATTTTATACAGACAGACAGATTTAATTGAATAAAAGAAACCGATATAAATACATTTTAAAGATATGTATTTATACTCTGTTGTGTCATGAACAAAATCGAATATGGTATGAAACTTGATTTTTCAAATGTATTGATTCGGCCCAAACGGTCAACTATTAATAGTCGTTCTGATGTAAGTCTTGAACGTCAATTTAGATTTAAATATTCCCCTTTATTGTGGGATGGTGTACCGATTATTTCCGCTAATATGGATACTACTGGTACTTTTGATGTATATTGGTGTTTATCGAAACATAAAATAGTAACTGCATTGCACAAGTTTTATACAGTTGAAGATTATACATTTTTTAAAGAAAATTTCACTCCACATCCTGATTATTTTATGGTTTCTACAGGTATTGGTGAAGGATCAATCGAGCATTTAGCGCAAATATTTAATGTGATTGAATGCAATTGGATTTGTATTGATATTGCGAATGGATATATTAGTAAACTAGTTGAATTTTGTAAACAAGTTCGAAAGGCATTTCCTGAAAAACGTATTGTGGCGGGAAATGTAGTCACACGTGAAATGGTAGAAGAACTCATTTTAGAAGGTCTAGTTGATATTGTGAAAATCGGTATCGGGCCAGGTGCTGCGTGTACAACACGTCTTAAGACGGGTGTAGGAATGCCGCAATTGTCTGCTATCATTGAATGTGCCGATGCTGCTCATGGTGTAGGTGGATTAATTATCGGAGACGGTGGTATTACGTGTCCAGGAGATATGGCGAAAGCATTTGGTGGAGGAGCTGATTTTGTAATGGTAGGAAGCGCATTTGCTGGTCACGACGAAAATCCAGGACAAGTAGAAGAAGAAAACGGTGTAAAAGTAAAGAAATTTTATGGAATGAGTTCAAAAAAAGCGATGGACAAACATTACGGAAAAATGGCGGAATATCGTTCTTCAGAAGGTCGTGAATTAAAGATAAAATACAAAGGACCCTTGGTAAATACCGTTCATGATTACTTGGGTGGATTGCGAAGTACATGTACATATATTAACGCTTCTTCTATAAAACAAATGGCGAAATGTACTACATTTTTACAAGTATCGAACCAGTTAAATACAAGTTTAGTATAATATATTTATATTATATATAAATGAAATTTTTAAAAGATATAGCTTTAAACATAATTGATTACATAGATTCTTTTGTAGAGTATTTCTCGGCACCTGTATATCATTTGTTGATCCTATTACTTTATATAACATATATTGTCGCAATAGTTGGTGTTTCTTATATTAACACAGATTATACGCGTTATTTATCAATAATAATACAATTGTTTATAGCATTTATTTTAATGGTGCGTTTTAATCCATTGCGAAAAAAAATGAAATGCAATAATAATGATAGAACATTGGTTTTCGCAAGTGCATTTTATCTATTATTTAACGACGAATTTACAAATTATGTAATCGATTATTTTAAAGAAAACCAAATATTTCATTTTTTTACTCCTTTTTTTGGTAATTAATATTAGTAAAGATTTTTAATATATATTTATAATATACAATGAACATAAATTTGGTCGTATATTTCATACCTTGCTTAATAGTAATATATTTTTATTATATGAAATTCGATTACAACTATTACAATGCATCAAATATAACGCATATATCTGCATTAATAATGTCTTTTATTACAATAGTATTTTTACTATCAAAAAAATGCATTAATACAGACTATAAATCTTTATTTATACTTGGGTTTGTATATTCTTTATTTGGTTTTCATATATTTCATCAATTCGAATTAAGTAAATTGATATAAATGATTTATTCTATACAATATAATGAATCATTTAATAGAAAAAGAGAGAAATAACCCAGAATTACAAAATACGCTTGATATTCGCACGATTTTAGAATCAGCGGAAAATGTAGACAACAACTATATTGGAGATCATTCATTAAAAACGATATCAAAAGAAATATATGATTTAATGATAGAAAAAAAGATAGATAGAGATATCGTCTATAAATACTGCAATCGTTTATTAAATTATCGTTTAATTGATCATGTGTATCATATACACAAAGGAAAACATATAAGATGGTTACGAAATAATAAATTAACAAACGGAGGTATTGTAGTCGACATAAAATTTTTAGACAATGGTACTCATATTTTATGCAAAAATAAAAACAGATTTATTCAATATCGTTTTGACGACTGTTCTACGTTTCAAAAATTAACACCTGACGAGTTGTTAATATTACAATTAAAAGACAGTGTTTAATTATTTACATTTTTAAATTGATTTTTTTTATATTCAGCAAATCGTTTTAAAAAAGTGTTTGAATAAAATAAATAAATGATGGTACTTGTTAAAACCAAAATCATTATATATATATCCTATAGTTTAATTTTTCTTGTTTTATTGCAATTTATGTGCGTTGTTTTTTTCCTAGTGTGTAATTTTTTTGTAGTTACATAAAAAAATCGTCTGCAATGATATAGTAATTTCTTGGACACTTCAATATCAACTTCAAGTTCTTGGTGAGGTTTAATAAACGTATCAAACGAATATCCATTTTCCAGATACCATTTTTTTAAAATTTCAGCAAACTCATTTTCGGATAGTTGAAGGCGTTCGTAAATATGTACACCTATGTTTGATTTAAAAAATCGTCTAAGTATATCTATTTTATTTACATAATGATAGTATGGTTTTGGTTGTAAATAATAGACATGTCTATGTAACATTTTTGGAAACAAAGAATTATCAATAAAACATAACTCAGTTTCTTTTTTTAGTTTAATACAACGAATTAAATCACTATACGTTTTATCATTTGTAGTACGTTTATATTCAATAATCTCATCATTTATCTTAAAACAACGTATAATATTATCAAATAATTCTATATTCAACGATTTTTCAATATATTTTATGATAATAGATGTCCAAGTAATAGGAATACAAATATTATTTGTATAGATATAAACATTTATATCTGAAAAAAGTTTTTTTTTATCATTTAAATATTTAAATAAAACAGAAATACCATATCGAAAAAATTCAGGAAATTCGTCAAGTAGACAAAACAGCAATATTTCGTCACTATCATAGAGTGAAAGTTCGTTTTCTTTTTGAATATTTTCAATACATTTAAACAAAATATATAAATCCGAAAAAGATCCTATTGTTTCATCTAAGTCAAATACAAAGGTTTTTTTTCCATCTGTTTTACAATGTTTTGTTTGTAATCCCTTTCCTTTATATACTGAAAAATTATCATTAGAATTATTCATAGTTATAGTAATATCGTAAAATAAAATTTACAAATAATAAAAAGAAATTATTTAAATATAATAAAATATATTGTTTATAGCAGATTATGGATCGTGTAAAACAAATGGAGACTGTTCAACAAAAAGCATTAGACATGTTTAAAAAGAAAAATAAAGATTATGGAGATGCATTTGCAAAATTTGGAGTAATAGGAATTTTAATGCGAATTGAAGACAAAATACAACGTTCTTTGTCTATAACAAAGAATGGTGTTAATATGGTAGATGATGAAGGAATACGAGATACATTGATGGATTTGCATAATTATGCAGCTATGGGTGTTATGTTATTAGATGAAAAAGAAGAAATTGAAAAACGTGTGAAACCATTAAGATTTATTTAAAATTTCGGTAGGCATACCAGCTTGTTTAAATTTTCTCCAAGAAATATCTCGTCCATCATTTATAACTGGCTTATCTCCTTGATGTTCTTTATCTAATGCATCTGCGCGTTTCACAGCAGAATCAAGGTATAGTTCTTTTAATAGACGTCCTACACGAACAGCTCCGTCTTGTTGATCTAAATGCCCTTCTTCAATAAGCTTTAATACAATCAATAATTTAGACATAATGTTAATATCAATTTCATCTTTCATTAAACGTCTAAAGATATCAGTGTAATTATTGTATAGAAAGATACATTCAGTAGATACTATATTAAAAAATTGTTCTGGTGATGAAATACGCATATCAGCGTGTTCTCTTTTTAAGTCTTCTAATTTACGAATATTATCGCGAATTTTTACACTGTGTTTTAATCTACGAATAGTATCGGTATTATCTACATAGTCCATTTCGGACATCATTTTTTTGAGGTTGAGCTTTTCGTCGTCACTGAGATTCGAATTCATTATAAACGACTATAAAACTTCTTTTTTATGTATTTTGAACCCTTTATAATATATAGGAGAATACTATATATTATGTCTGATTTAAATGAAAATATAAAAACAGATGAAACATTAAAAGACGCAAATAATAACGAAGAAAATTTAGAAACAATATTAAAACGTTATTTTATTCCTCCAAAGACAATACAATTTATGCGATGGGGACAAGCTATAATGATATTTGTCTTGTTTGGATTAATGTTTATAGGTATACTTTTTGCCTATGTTTATGCTAATTTTACAGACTATCAAAATAGGATTAGTGTAATTACCAATGCATATTTATTTGGAGAAAATCCTCAAGGAAAATTTGAGCAATATATGAAGAACTCACAAGGAGAATTGATATCTTCCGTGATGAATGATATCGAATCATCTGCGATGAATTTAGAAACAGTAAATGCTAGATTAGACAGTAATGCTTCTCGATTATCCAATAAAGTTCAAACGGAAGTTCCTAAGAAATATATAGAATCAAATAGTTTAGGGGTTTCTATTCAAAAGAATATTGCGAAATTAAGAGATACAATATCAAAATTAGGCGGTTCTTTTGTTTTAGGTAATTACATTAAAGACGGTGCTATAAATACGGTAAAAGCATAATTTAATTCAGAATATATAACACGTAAAAAACGTATTATATACTATACAAATGAAATACGAATATATACCTATCGATTATTTTTCATTTAATCGACCAGAATATTTCGCAGCAATAATAGTTATAATGATGTTTATTATTTTTACTATTATTTTGTATTGGGTCTTTAAATATGAATACTTTAAACGTATAGAATATTGCGATCCGATGTACTACTATGGTCAACCATGTCGTAATGATAATTCAAATTTAATTTTGATGGATCCCAAATTTATTGAAATGAAAAAGGTATACTACGATGCAGTAGCAAAATTTAACGATGAAACGGGTAAATATGAAGGTGTACGAAAATCTACACAAAAAAACAAAGGAAAGATAGAAAAAGCCGAAGAAAATATAGAAGATAATTTAAATCGTAATGATGAATTTATAAAAACATCAGTAGAAGAAATTGAAAAAATAACAACAATATCAAATTTAATCGCGTCAAAATATTTAGGAAATATGGAAGATATTTTACGCAATATACATAGTGCCCCTGATTATGTTTTAGAATCCATTAAAGGATTGCCTGAACATTTAGCCCAATTAAGAATTCAGATCCAAGATACAGTTGTAAATCCATTATTTAAACAATATACCGCACCATTGCAAAAACTATATCGTTCTCTTACAGAATTAGATAAAAAGACTGTTCCTTATATCCAAAAAAATAATAAGCAAAAATAGAATTTCTCAGCTACATATATATAAAACAAAATGAAATCTGTAGGAAAAATATCAACCGGATTATTAGTTATACTCATTGGTTTAGCCATTGTAGTACTATTAACAACATGTGTAGGATGCACAAAAGTAATTCCTTATAACTCAGACCCAAAATATACTAGTGCCGAAGGCTTTAGCCCTATTCATTATGCTAGCTATCCTGATGGTAAAAGTGTAGACATTAAAGATAGACACCTTATCAATAGCAATGCATCTCAACCAACCGCTCAACGTGTTAGTAATATGAAAGGTTTATTTGGTCCAGAAGGAGCTTGTGATAAGATTGAAATATATTCTGATGCTAAAGGTGGATTAAGCGAAGAATGTATGAGAAAATCAAGTGGATTAAGCAACTCTCAAGGATACTTATGTTTAAATGATAGACAAATAGAATTATTGAAAACACGTGGTGGAAACCAGCCTCATTGTGGTGGACCAAGTTGCAGTGATTAATTAAATGTAATGAGACATTTTTCACAATAACGGATAGATTTTGATCGATCAGGATCAATATCTATTAAATCATCGACTATTTCATGTTGACAATGTTTCAGTAAAAAATTATCTACCATTTTTAGTATTGTATTTATCTCATCATTTTTTTCACTTGAAACAAGTATATTTTTTATTTCAATCATATTGTCGACTGTTTCTGTACACATATTAAATATATCACTCAAGAAATATTTAATATGTTTATGTAATTATAAAAATAGTAAACATATTATCTAAAGAATAGTTAATATGTTTCAAAATAAAATTAAATCAGTTTCGTTTTCGAATATAGTGAATGTGGTTTTGATACCTTCACGACAAGAATATTTTGATCAAGAACTAGAGAGTCAAATGTGGTGGACTGAAGATAATTTACAACATGCAAAATTATTAGCAGTTACCGAATTACGCGCAGTAATGGCTATGCAAAATATACCTTACAAACAAGCAATTGAAAATCTGTATCAACCGAAAAAATATACAATCTTTAAATGTACAGAGCCAACAAACTCTGATTTATCGACTTATCACAATCAACCAATTTCTTAATATGCTCTTTTGTAACTGTTACAGGAAAGGTGATTTGTAAATCCAAATCCTTTGAAAAGATATTCTTTTCAGGTTTCATTAGTCGAAACAAATTGAGTTTTGTATGAATAATTTCTAAACAGCGTTTTAGATTTCTCACACCTTCCTCACCTTTTGTAATCGTTTCATTTGAAATAATCTCTTCCAATATTTCATCTGGAATTATAAGTTCATCGGGTTTGAACGCTACTTGTTCGCGAATTTTTGGTAAAAGAAAGTCGCGTGCTATAATTTTCTTTTCTTTATTCTCGTATCCTTTTGTGAGAATACGATACATACGGTCACGTAAAATAGGATTGATACGTGATTCGTCGTTATAACTGAAAATAAACAAACATTTACTCAAATCAAAGTGGATTTCCGAAAAATACTTGTCGTGAAATTGACTATTTTGAGAAGTATCCGTCAAATGAGTCAAAATACCAATGATCTCTTCACCTCTTGGTGTATCACTCACTTTATCCAATTCGTCAAAATAAATGACCGGATTCATACATTTGCTATCCATTAATATTTGAACAATACGCCCCCATAAACTTCCTTCATATGTATAACCGTGTCCTTCTAATGAACTAGCATCCCCTGTACCACCCAATGCTATAAACGAGAATTCCCTCCCCAAAATTTTACTAATTCCATCTTTTACAAGAGATGTTTTACCAGTTCCAGGTGGACCTTGAATAGCAATAGCAGTACCAAGTGCCTGAGGATTTGTAATCCACTGTCCAATCATTTGCATAATTTGCATTTTAGCATCATTTAAACCATAAACACATTCATCTAATGTTTGTTTTGCCTGTTCCATAAAATCGCTACAAGTCTCAATACCATCGGTAATATTAACACTCAAATTTTTCTGAACACCAAAAGGAATACGCATAAAACCATCTACCCATGTTTTTAGTTTAAAATACTCAGGATCACCTGCTTCCATAGAACGTAACATATTCACCTTTTGCATTACGGTTGCTTTAAATTTGGGAGGAATATTACTATCTAAGAGTGTAAGACGATATGGTTTTTTGATGCTAATATGATCATTTATTTCTTTGAGTTCTTTAATTACACGCAATTGTTCTTTATTCGACAATTGTTTTTTGAAATACTCAATTTCACCCGTTTTTTTCTCATCTTCACCATTTACCATTTTATAGTATTTTTTAGCATTCTTGAGACGAGACTTTTTAACAAGCTTACGAATTGATTCTTTACATTCATCGATTGCTTTCAATAGTATTTTATTATTTGGATTTTTTTCCAACTGTTCAGATAAATATTTTTTCAATTCTGTAAGACTTTTATATTCACTTTCTGCATCAGCAGTTTCAGACACATCAGTTTTTTCTGAAATATTACGTTTTTTCTTTTCTTTTTGTTTTTTCTTCATTGCTTTTGTTAAAATACCTTCAGGAATAGGAATGGTTTGATAATTTTCACGCATAAAATTTTTCTCATCATCACTATTACATTCTTCGTCGCGATCATCTTTAATAGCACGTTGATCTTGAATTTCTTCAGCATTATGTCCACCTCCAGCAAGAGCAGAAAATAGAATATTAAAATCTTGTACTTGCATATCTTCATCGTCATCATCTTCATAATACTCGTCATATTCCTCTTCATCTGAAAATTCACTTTCTTCTTCTGATTCGCTTTCTTCTTTTTTCTTGCTTTTTCGTTGTTCTTTTTTCTTGGGTTTTTTACCCTTTACTTTTTGCTTTTTCTTTTTACTTTTTTTATCGTCTGCTTTCACTTTTTCGTTAATATAATTTGATGGAAATAAAGTAGCAATTGTTTTTCTTAATTCTCTTGGATCAATAATGGAACCGTCTTCATCATATTCTTCATCTTCATCATATTCTTCATCTTCATCATATTCTTCATCTTCATCACTCTCTTCTTTAGCAGATTTTTTTCTCTGTGATTTTGGAACATATTCTGAATCTGAATCTGAATCACTTTCAAATTCTTCATCATCCTCATCTGTATATAAAATAATATTATCTTCGTCATCAGAAGAATCAGATTCTTCTTTTCTACGCTTTTTTTGACTACGTGTATTGTATTTTTTATCACTAGATTTACCCGGCATTTTAGTAATTACAAATAATTAGAGGTATAACTTTATTACCTTTTTTAAAAATATATTTCATAAGATACAAAATTGATTTAGATTAATTAGATCATAAACAATATAAAATATACCCAATTATATTATATTAACGATGTCTAAACGTTCAAATAAAGACAATTATGAAAATCCATCGAGAATTATTGGAATTCAGTTTAGCATGTTATCGCCAGAAGAAATCCGAAAAAATTCTGTAGTTGAAATAACATCTGGTGATACCTATAATAATAATAAACCAGTTGTTGGTGGTCTATTTGATCCTAGAATGGGTGTTCTTGAACCTGGTCTTATTTGTCCAACGGACGGTATGACTTATATTAATACACCTGGATATTTTGGTCATATTGAATTAGCCCGTCCAGTATTTTCAATTCAAAATATGAAAGATATATTAAAGGTTTGTCGTTCAATTTGTTTTAAATGTAGTAAATTGTTGATCAATAAAAATCAACATAAACATATTTTGGAATGGACCCCTTCACAACGTTGGGATTATGTGAATTCATTGACTTCAAAAACAATCAAACGTTGTGGTGAACAAACCGAAGATGGTTGTGGTTGTAAACAACCAAAAATAAAATTGGAAGGAATGTCTACTATTTGTGCTACATGGGAAAATCTTGAAACAGATGACGAAAATAATAAGGTTACAAAAAAAATGACTGCTGAGAATATTTTAAAAATCTTTAAACGTGTATCTGACGATGATATTACATTTATGGGATTTAGTCCAGTATGGTCTAGACCCAGTTGGATGGTATTAGAAGTACTTCCTGTACCACCTCCAGCAGTAAGGCCCTCTGTAAAACATGATGCCCAACAAAGAAGTGAAGATGATTTAACACATATTTATAGAAGTATCATTAAATATAACAGCATTTTACGTGAAAAATTAGCAAATCCAGATTCTAATGCAAATGTAACAGAAGGATGGTATACGATCTTGCAACATTCTGTAGCAATGATTGCTAATAATAAGATTAAAGGTGTTGCACCAATGGCTCAACGTTCAGGTCGCCCACTGAATTGTATTATGGGACGTTTAAATTCTAAAAATGGTCGTATTCGAGGTAACTTGATGGGAAAACGTGTAGATTTTAGTGCACGTTCTGTTATTACAGGTGATCCAAATCTATCTGTAAAACAATTAGGTGTTCCTCTTAAAATAGCAATGAATATTACAAAACCTGTTGTCGTAAATGATCGCAATCGCGATTTCCTAACAAAGTTGATACAAAATGGTCCAGATGGTGGTCCAAATGGAGAACCTGGTGCTAAAATTCTAGAACGTAAGAGTGGAGAGAGTATATCATTGCGAAATGTAGATCGTGAAACAATTGAACTATACAATGGTGATGTCGTGCATCGTCATATGATGGATGGTGATGCTGTCTTATTTAACAGACAACCTAGTTTACATAGAATGTCTATGATGTGTCATATTGTTAAAGTTATGAAAGTTGGCGACACATTTCGAATGAATGTAGGTGATACCAAACCATATAATGCAGATTTTGATGGTGATGAAATGAATATGCATATGCCCCAAAATGTTTTGGCTGAGACAGAACTACGTGCATTGGCTGCTATTCCTTACCAAACAATAAGTCCTGCTAGTAATTCACCTATTATTGGTATTTATCAAGATTCTCTTTTGGGGTCTTATCGTTTAACACGTGATAATGTGAAATTTACACAAAGAGAGGCAATGAATTTATTGATGATGTATCCACACGTAAAACCAGATGATATTCGTGAAAAGAAAACATTGTCTTCATTTGATGTATTATCGCAAATTGTACCTCCGTTAAGTATGATTTACAAAACAAACAATTTCAAGGATGGAGAAGATTTCGCAACTTCACCAAATGTGTTTGAGGTTAGAAATGGTAAATATATTCGTGGTCAATTAGATAAAAAGGTAATTGGGTCCACTACAAAGGGTATGTTACATCGTATTAATAATGATTTTGGAAATATGGCGTGTGTTGATTTCAATGATAACTTGCAAAATATTGTTACAGAATATCTTAAAACGAGTGCATATAGTGTTGGAATTAGTGATCTCATTTCAAATAAATCAACACAAACACAGATTTTAACCACCATTGCTCGACAAAAGGCAGAAGTACAAGAATTGATCGACAAGGTTCATCTGGGTGTGTTTGAAAATAATACTGCACGATCAAATAATAGCGAGTTTGAAACAAGTGTAGCAAACATTTTAAATAAGGCCACAGATGAAGCAGGTAAAATTGGACGTGATAGTCTTGATAAAAATAATCGTTTCCTTATTATTGTAAACTCTGGTTCAAAAGGTAATCCTACCAATATCGCACAAATGATATCTTGTCTAGGACAAACCAGTGTTGATGGAAAACGTATTCCCTATGGATTTGATGGAAGAACATTACCTCATTTCCATAAATATAATGATAGTCCTGGTGCGCGTGGTTTTATTGAAAATTCATACATTTCTGGATTGACTGCCCCTGAATTGTTCTTTCATGCACAGGGTGGACGTGTTGGTCTTATTGATACAGCAGTTAAGACATCACAAACGGGTTATATTCAAAGAAGACTGATTAAAGGTCTTGAAGATCTTAAAGTTGAATATGATGGTACTGTCCGAAATAATAAAGGAAAAATTATTCAATTTGTTTATGGTGACGATGGTTTTGATAGTACACGTGTTGAAAATCAAAGTATACCACTTGTAGGAATGAGTGTAGAAGACATTTATATGCACTATGATATTATTGGTATTAATGATCAGACCAGTGAATTGTTGAGTGTTTACACAAGAGGAGCTATTTCACGTATTAAAAAACAGCGCACTGATACACGTAACAAGTGCCGTGAATATATTACCAAAATGTTGGAAAATCGCGAACTTGTAGTAAAAAACGTATTTAAATATAAAAATGAGAATCAGGTCTCAATGCCTGTATCTTTCCAAAATACAATTGTAAATGTGCAAGGTCAGATGGGACTCAATCAAAATAGTGTAGTAGATATTACTCCTCTAGAAGCATTTGAACTCATTGAAGAAAATTTCGAAAAGATGTCGAAATTGTCCTATGCACCATTGACCAAATTGTTTAAAATTATGTATTACTTCTATCTATCACCAAAAGAGCTTTTAGTAAACAAACGTTTTCATAGAAAAGCGTTGATTGTTTTGCTTGAAACAATCTCTTTGAAACATCGCGAATCCATTGTTCATCCTGGAGAAATGGTAGGTGTTATCGCAGGTCAATCAATTGGTGAACCTACTACACAATTGACTCTAAATACTTTCCATTTAGCTGGTGTATCGAGTAAGTCAAATGTAACGCGTGGTGTACCTCGAATTGAAGAGATATTGCGTTTAACGAAAAATCCTAAAAATCCTTCACTTACGGTTTATCTAAAATCATTTGAAGAATCTGAACAAGATAAGGCAACAATGTATGCTACAATGATGGAACATACAAAATTGGTTGATGTTACAAAATCGGTACAAATCCATTTTGAGCCTATGAGCAAAACAACTGCTATATTAGACGATCAATTGTTAATGGAACAATTCTATGAATTCGAAAATTTAATTGAAGAATGTTTAGATCCAGTAGACAAGACAGATTCCAACGATTCAAATCAATCAAAATGGATCGTTCGCATTGAGTTAGATAAAGAGACTATGTTGGATAAAAATATTACTACTGATGATATTCATTTCGCAATCTCAAATAGTCATTATGGTAACGATATTACTTGTGTATTTTCAGATTATAATGACGATAATCTTGTATTTAGAATCCGTATAAACAGTTCTATCTTCAATAAAAAGAAGAAAGAAGGTATAGCTGAAACTCTTGATCAATCAGATGATATTTATCTATTGAATAATTTTCAAGAGACATTATTGCAAAATATTGTACTTCGTGGTCTAAATAATATTGAAAACGTAATTGCACGTAAAATACAAAATTCTGTAAAGAAGGTTGACGCCATGCCAGTTATTAAGAAGGGTATGTTTTCAGTTGCAGGAGAAAAAGAAATGTCCATTAAAAAAGAGGATGGAAAATACGTGAAAAATGATATATGGGTTCTTGATACAACAGGTACAAATCTACTAGAAGCGCTTGCTCTTGATTATGTAGATCCATCACGAACAATGAGTAATGATATTCGTGAAGTATTCAATATTCTAGGTATTGAAGCAGCTAGACAAATGATTTATCTAGAAATGATGGAAGTAATGGAATTTAGTGGTGTATCGATCAATTATCACCATCTAGGTCTTCTTTGTGATCGTATGACTTGTAATGAGAATATGGTTCCCATCTTCCGTTCAGGTTTATTGAATGATAATGTAGGTCCAATTGCGAAAGCTACATTTGAAGTACATACAGAAGTAATGTTGAACGCAGCTCGACACGGTGAATTTGATCATATGCGAGGTGTATCTGCAAATGTTATGACTGGTCAATATGGTAATTATGGTACAGGATCATTCCAAATAGTTCTTGATATGAATGAAATGGAGAAATTAGATGCATTTGACGTAGAAGATAAAGATACAAGTAAATCAATCGATGATCGCTTTGAAAAACATAGTGGTAAAAGTAATTGTAGTAAAAATGATATTGTGATTCAAAATAATATTGCGAATATTCAAAAAGAAACAAACGGCGATGATATATGCGATGATGGATATAATATTGGATTTTAACTCGATGCAAATTTAAAAATGCATATTATTAATATTTTTTATAACATTAATAATAATTTATACCAGTGAAGATTTAAACTTGTTTAAACTCTACATCAATCATATCATAATCTACACTATAAAATCCGTTATCTTCTAATATTACTACATTATCACTAAATCCTAATGGGAGTAATTGCTGTGCTAAAACACCTTCATATGTTACGTGAGGTGTTAAATCTGGTACCAAATCATTATATTTAAATCTAACAATGGGTATACCACTTGGAGAAAAGCCTATTTGGTTTATATCATATTTAAAATGTAAATCACTCCACATTCTTCTTCTTCGTCTTCTATTTTTTGCATTGTAATTATTTACTACAGTCTGTGCTGTTGCTAAACTACAATAATTTACAGTTCTAGGATTACAAGGTTTATTATTATACTTTGTATTCCAATCACTATTTAAATTATCATACTTTGTATTCCAACTCTTATCTAGATTGTCATGTTTTGCCTTCCATTCATTGTTTGTCTTATAACTCCTATTTAAATTATCATACTTTGTCTTCCAACTATTTTTATCTCTATCATATACCATTTTCCAATTACTATTTAAATTATCATACTGTGTCTTCCAACTATTCTTTAAATTTGTTTGGTTTCTATTATGTTCATTTTGTAAACTTGTTTTCATATCATTCATTTTACGAGTATGATCTGTAATATATTGTTTACGATCATCTTTACATTTTTTTTCAAGATTCTCAATTGCTTTTCTTCTTTCGTCTGCTAATTTCTTATAACTATTAAGATCTGCATTTAATTTACCTTGTGATTCTGATAAACGGTCACTTTCATCTGTTAATTTATTTACTTCGCTTATTTTTTTATCTATCTCATCACTTTGCAGTTTCAGTTCTTCGTCAAATTTTGAACGAAGTCGTTGCTCCAATAATTTTTTATTTTTAATATTATCCAATTCGATCGATTCTTTTTCTTTTTGAAATTCTAATTCCTTCTCTGCTATTACTTTTTGCATTTCTAATTGTTTTTTTTCTGCTGTATTAGAAGCTTTTTCCATAGCAATTTTTAAACCAGAAACTTTATCTGATAAATCTTTTTTAATAACGAGAAAATCTTGTTTTTTCTTTTCAATAATATCTTGAAGTTTTTCTTTTTCTTCTTGAAGAATCACATTAAATTTTTTTTTTTGTTCTTGATTAAGTGTTCTATAATAATTAACCTGTTTATCTCGTAATAAATCTATATGTGGATAATTATTAATCGTAATATCAAAATCTTTACCAGTTAAATCTTTTCCTATTACTGAACTACTCATAGGCTCTTTATTATAATATTTAAAAAAGTAAATTATGATGAATAATACTATTAATAATGATATAATATACTTATAATCAATTTTCATAATTTCTATATATAATAATTATGAAAAAAAATGTTTATTTCCAGCAATTTATTGTTTCTTTGGAGTTAAATCATTATTAATGATTACCGACTTATCTTTTTGTTCTTCTAATATTTTTTCTAATAGCTTTACTAAATGACTAACACCATTAACCTTAATCTTATAGTCTTCATATCCTTCTTTAAAAACTTTAAACGTTGGTATAATTAAGTAAATACCAATAGTAAATAATAAACTATATAATAAATAATCTTTTTCCTTAAATAAAAATCCTGGTGTTAATAGTAAAAACAAAGCAAATATTTTTATAAAATCTAAATCCATTTCTTATATACTATAGTTATAATTTTAATTTATTACTATTGGACAACGTAATACCTCATTTTTACTCGAAACTGCATAAATCATTGTTTTATAAATACAAATATCAATTAAATTACCCTCTAAACTACTGCTATATAAACGAAATGGTACTTTAATCGAAATAGGCTTAAAATAAATCTTCCCATCCGTTTTATTAATTGCGAATAAAATATTGTTTATACTGTCTATTTTATAGACATATATATTACTTGCTAGTAATTCCGGTTTATCAGCTAAATTATTGTTTAATTTACTTGAGTATAACTTTCCATCTCTATCCATTAATAATAATGTTGTTCCTATATTTGTATTTAAAATGTTAAAATCTACAAATTTATTTGGAATGACTATTTTTTCTTGGGTAGTACGACTAGAAATACGGTATAAATCTCCTGTATTTAAAAGTCCTATAATTTGTTTACTTTCTTTATCGAAACGTATTTGTATTAAATTTTTCACAACATTGTTATATTGTAACCATCCACCATTCATTACACTATTTAAAGGTCTGTAATATACATATGAATATTCACCTAATCCTATTGAAAATAAATAATGTTCATTTTCTATTGATCCAACAATTAGATTAGTTCCATAACTACTATTATCAAATAATTTCCACAAATCACTATCTGTATAAGTATTATTTAATTCTCGTATATATGGTGTATTATTTGTAGCATAACAAATAAGTTTATCATTCGTTATTAATAATTGTTTAGTTGATCCTGTTGATAATAATTCAAATTCAGGTTGAATTTTTTTTAAAAATTTTTTGTTTATTCCCATCAATTGCAGATGTTGTTTCCAACCAATGTCCTCCTCTATAAAATCTGTTCTAAAAATAGTTGTTGTATTCCATTCACTCGTTTCATTTTGTATATTATACGTCATATAAGTGTTGTTCCATAATAATTTATGATTACTCGAGTTTTGTGGATTAATTGGAAAATTTCCTATATAACCCACTGATTTTGGAATCTTCAAAATAAACCCTAATTTATTATTTGTATTCGCAATTAACGTATCACTATTGTTAAAAAATATTGTGTCTATATTTAATATCTCCCATTTTGAATCTTCATCAGGTATTTCCATTTCTTTTGCGATAATGTTGTATTTATCATATACTGTTAAATATCTATTTTTCCATACAGCACTTTGAAAAGATACTGTAAAATCATTGTTATATACTATAATCCATCGCTCTTCATTTAAATCTTCAATTAGGTTTTGATCAGCATTTAAAATACCGCTATCTATAGACCAATCGTTTTTATTGGTTCTTACATAACGACTATTCTTACAATTAAATAAACTATATGTATTTTCTTTTGACCATTGTTCTGTTCTTGCAACTTTAAATATACAATTTTCTACATCATAACTATCAGTTAAATATTTTTCAGATAATTCATTATTTAATGTAATTTTACCATTTGCATTATATTTATCAACCGATTCATCGACATCTAATTTTAAAAATCCTTTATGTTTTTTATTCCAAAGAGCTACTAGTGGATTAAAAATCTCAGGAATAGTACTATAAGTTTGCTTTCTAAATTTAAATAAAATAGATGTTGGTTTGGGTAAACTATGATAATATGACCACTTTTCGTCTGTATGTATCAATGGTTCATTTGGTTCACCTTTGTTTGTACCAATAACAGACATTAATAAACCTGCTGGATTGGGTACTATACCTTCGTTTACAACATTTACTTCAAATATATTTATGCCTTGTTTCATTTTTATAGGTGTAATTCCTTTGTGAATACCTGCTTTTGGAAATCCACCTACTTGTGAAACAATGTGTTTATTATTTAAATAAACTTCTGCGTATTTATCACATGCTATATGGATTTCAATATTATCATCAGTATCACTTTCTTTATAATACTTGTAATAAAATGTAATTGTACTTGAAGGCATAGCAATACGATCTGCATTATCTTCAAACCATATCCATTTTGCAAATTTATCTAACCAGGTATCATTCACGTTCCACGGATGCATATTATAACTACCTAAAACGACCGCATTATTTCCTTCATTATTACCATTTACATTACAAGTACCCCATTTTACATTTGGTGTATAGTTTAAACATAACGGTTTTTCTATAGGACATATGTATTTTTTAGCAACACTTGTTTTTTTATTACCAATCATAATAGCATTTTCCTCTCCATAACTTATTGCACATTCATTTTTTGTAACTGGTTTTACTGTTGGATTTGCTTTTAAATTATTTATATCATCAAACTTTGCCTCATCGCGTCCTTCTAATACTTGTTTATATTCTGGAGAATCTTTAAATGCTTGTGTTATAGATGCAATCGAATCACCCTTTTTAATACGTCCCATCCAATAATGAAAACCTAATCTGTCTGGATCACGATTTAGATTATTTCTATAAACATCTAATATTACTTGTTCATTTTTTGTTGGAGGATTAGAACAATGCAAATTTATAGGACAAGTATCTGGAAAAGTTTTTTTTTTATATGTTTCATGACTTATATCTTGGACAAGTATCTGGTCTTTTCCTAAATTATTATTTACATCAACATCTAGTTTATTTTCTGGCTTATCAAAAATAGTATCTACAACACGTTCTAGTGCAGATGCTCCTAATACATTTATTTTTACCCCATTATCGAAATTTTCTGTATACCATTTTTGTTTTAAAATAGACAAAAAATAGAGTATGGTTATTATTATGATTATTAATAATAAATATTTTAACATTTTGTATATTATTTATTTATAATTTATTATAAATAAATCTTATGAATAAGAAATATATCGATGATACTTTAAAGTGTAATCTTTATTAAATACCATTTCTAATATGGTTTTTGATGGTATTGTAAAATCCTCAAATTCTTCGTCCGACATGTTTAAAAGATGTTTCATTAAAACACGTCCGCAATGTTTATGTGTGACTATAATCGGAATTTTATCTTGTCTCAAAACATAAAGTATATCATTTTGGAAATAAGGTAATAGTCTGTCCAAGATATTTTCTTTAGATTCGCCATTTTTCATTGTATCAAAATAACAATTTTGATATACAGGATATTTTTCTAGAACCATTGGTAAATCATTTATCACAGGCGGTTTCATATAGAAATTGTTTCGCATCATTTGTGTAAATTTATCACCATACTCCTCTCGCATATATTGTCTTGGAATTCCCTCTAAAGAGCCATAATGTTTTTCGTTTAATCTCCAAGATGTATAAGTTGTAATTTTCATATCTTTCTCTGCTTTTATTGTTTTTTTCATAATATTACTTGTTTGAATTGCCCTATCTAATACAGATGAGAAAAACACATCGGGATAAATATTTTCTTTTATTAATGCTTTTGCTATTGTGGCGGCCTCGTGTTCACCTTTTTCTGTTAAAGGTATGTCTGTCCATCCTGTGAATTTACTATCGTGATTCCATATAGATTGTCCGTGTCTTATTAGATACACTTTATTTGAAAGGATGGCGAGCGTTTTTCTCATATATATAAAATAATCTTACTATTTTATCTATAATTTACTGTAAAACCTATTTTTTAAACTTACATAGACTATAATCTTCTGGACCTTTACATCCAAATACATTATTACCAACTTTAAATATTCCATCGCATTTATCTTTAATCCATAACGTGTTGTCTGAAAAGAGTCCATACGATTTATCCAAAACACATTCTTTATTTCCTCTTTGTATATCTAATTCTACTTTGGTTCCTGGAGATGGTTTTTGAAGTTCGGTTACTAAAATAAGTCCAGATCTACCGCCATAACCGCTAGGTGCTGAATTTATCCTTTGCCCAGGCTTATTATTGTATTGGGGAGCATTTGTTCCACCTCCTCCTGCACCATAATTTCTTAGATCACGTATAGGTTCAGATTGTTGAACTGTACCTGGGGAACTTCCACTTCCAGCTGCACCCCATGCAGCTCTTCTTCCAAAATTTTTATAATAATGATAACCAGTTCCACCGCCACCACCGCCACCAAATTTTTTGGGTATTACGGCTGTACCATATTGTGTCTGAAAAATCCTTGTTCCGTCTGCCTTTGTTGACGTTTTTATAATATCACTTACATCAGGTCCTGTTGAATGTTCACCATTTCCACCATGTTGGTTCTGTTTGTATCCATCGCCTCCTTTATTTGAACTTCCTACTTTTAATTTTATTTCTTTTTGTGGCGTTTTTAAAATAGAGTGCCCGGTTTTATCATCAAACTGTACAGTAAATGTTTCATCTTTTTTAAGATTAAAATTCAATCGTTCACCACTTTGTCCACCACCTCCTCTTCCACCGTAGTAAAGTGGATGATTATGATCTTGTCCTATGTTGAACCCTCTACCACCTTGACCACCCATTCCTATAAATATGCCTTTTACGGTTGTATCAACAACCGCTGTGAAAGTAACAACCGCATTTTTATCAGTCATATCTTTATTATCAAATATCGTATAGGTAGGACCTCCTGCATTGTCTGTTTTTCCGTCTACAAATAGAGAAAATGCCTCTTTATTATCCCATTTTAAAAACGACCCGTTTGGAGGACTCACTATTTCTCCCTCATTAATTATTTCAGGAATAATTCCTGGTTCGCGTTTCCAAGAATTAAACCTATCGTTTACTAATTCCTGGGTCAATTCAATATCCCAAACCGCAAATTCATGTATTTTTCCGTGAAATCCTACATCACCATTATGTAGAGAACGTCCAAGATAGTTTTTACGCGTATTATTTATAATCGGAGTTAAATCAAAATTCGCTTTCTTATTTTCTACAAGAACTCGATTAATATATATTTTTACATCCTTTGTTTCACTATTTAATACTAACACAATATGTGTCTGATTTAAACTATCAAATTTTGTGTTTGTATTTGTTAATCTTAATTCTTCACCCGATGATGGAATAATGGAAAAGGCTAGATTTCCATAATTTACATCATCATTATTCCATCTATATAAAAGAAAAGAATCACTATTTCCATCTTTACCAAATTGGAAAATTCTAGTCCATCCTTTATTTAAATCCAAAGTACTTACACGTGCTTCGATACTTATTACTTTAGAACCTTCGGTTATATTTACAGGTAAATCAAGATAAGATTTGGAATAAATACTTCGCATTGAAAATGTTAAAGCACCATCTTCCATTTTAATATGATCACCAGTGAGTTTACCATTTTTCTTTTCTATGTTTTGTTTGTCGTTTGTATCCATTGCTAACCTACTACCATTTCCATTAAATTTATAAAGATGAATTGGTGTTGGAGCAGGTGGAGGAGGTGGCGGAGGTACTACGATTGGATCTGTAGATTTTTCAGGTGTTGCACATATAACTTCTTTTGGATTAGGGGGTAAAAATACTGGCTGCTCTGGTTCTGCATATGTTCTTTCGCCCCATTTTTCTTCTTCCTCTTGTTCTACTTTTGTTTTTGGTTCTACTATTCTTGGTATCGGATCAGGTTTTTCAATATAAGGAAATGCTGGTTCATATGGTTGAAACTCTGGATCCTTAATTTTTCTTCTAGCTAAACCATTATGTTTATTCACGACATTAATATTTACATTGTCTTGTTTATCTGGTTGAAAAATACCGTCTATCACGTTTTCAAAGTTTTTCGAGCCATCCACAGTTAAATTATATTCATACCCTTCTGTTGTTTTACCTTTTACTAAATGATATGTGAAATAAAGTATTATTGTAAACAGTAAAGCATAAATGATATTTATATATGGAATTTGTTTTGAAAAGAACATTTTTGGCGTACATGTTAAAAATAACACAAATATATATAAAAATAATTGATATTCCATTCTTTATTATAATATTTACTTATAAAATTATAATAAAAAAACTAGTTTCATTTATTACACAACCCTTTTAATTGTAATATTTCACCTTTTTTTTGTTTGTGTACTTGATGAACCAACATTTATAATTACATCATTTGAACATTTTGGTTTCAGTTTTGATTGAGGTTAATATCCGTTATTCCATATTTTATAATCCATTGTTATTTTTGGATTATTCTTGTTCCACTTAGTTTGTACTTCATTTAAATTTTTAAAAAATACTACTTGTCCTGTAGTAGTATCAGATCTATTGTATACATTAGCTAAAGATTTTCCTAGAATTCTGTTTATTGATTTTCTAGTATTATCTTGATATACAACAACCAACGCTTTCATTTTATTATTATTATTCATTTTATCCAAAGCATAATTGATAAATTCTGTATCTGTTAAATTACGATGTTCTGATTTAAACAACGCAGAGGACCCAGTACCCCAATCCAATCCATTTTTATCAATAGCACTGTCTTTTATATAATAAAATACTGGTTTTGGTTCTGCTTCTGGTTCCGGTTGTGAACAGGGGGCGGGTGATGTCATTTTAGTTAATTCTCCATTGCATTCATACCAAAATGTTTCTAGATTTATTTTCAAAATATCATAAGTAAAATACAGAATTATACTAAATAAAGCACTATATACTATTTCTTGCAATATGAATTTTTTTTTCAATAAAAAGTTAGGTGTGCATATTAAAAATAACGCAAATAGAAAAACAAGTAATTGATATTTCATTTTCTTTATTATAATATTTACTGATAAAAATTATAATATAATTGTAATTATTTACCGTATTTATCATTCCACCATTTTTTACCGTGTTTCTCCTTCCACCAGGTTGGGTAAGTATAATTTGGTACCTCTGTATAATATCGGAATTTATTTGGTTTCCAATGCGCACCCCAATTACGACCCGTTTGAACCGAACAACCTCGTGGAACGTCTTTCCAATCTCTAGGGTTTTTAATAGTTTCTTCTGTCACCAATCTTCCCCATCTTGCCCTTTCCACTTTAGAACCAAATTGTGCAATTGCTCGTTCCCTACAATTCTCTTCTGTTATAGGGTCTTTTGGGTCAGATTCAAAAACTGGTGAATACATTGAATTATTTGAATGGTTTTTGTTGTTCCAATGTGCAGCCCAATCATCACCACTTTTAACTGAACAACCTTCTGGTAAATCGTCCCACGTACCAGATTGCAAACTGTTTCTTTTAGCTGTTACTTTAGAACCAAAATGAGTAACTGCACGTTGTAAACAATTCTTTTGTGTTGTAGGTGTAGATGGGTCTTCTTGAATAGTTACTGAATGAAAATTATCACCATATGTTCCTTTTTCATTTGAATTCCAATATAATGATTTAGTCCATTTATTAATTGAACAACCGTACGGCATCCAATCAACCGAGGTGTGGTTTAATTTAACCTTATTTTTTCCCCACTTCTGCCGCACCAGCGATTGGTTTATCGCTTTTTGTGCACAATTTTCCGGAGTGATTTTATAACCTTCTACACGTTCCTTTTCAAGTTTATTTACTTCAGACCAAGTTCCTATTTTAGCATAATCACGATTATCTCCGCCGTTTTTATTATTATTCCAAAATGTAATAAACTTTTCATGACCATCACTAATATTAACTGAACAACCTGTTGGCAATGTTTCAGCATTAACCTCAAGAGCACCACTTCTGGCTTCGACGGTTTTTGGTACAACTTTTACAATATCACCAAACTGAGATATTGCTTTATCAAAACAACTGTCTTTTTCCTCTTTTAAGTGTTTATCTTGTAATTCTTTTAATCTATCTTCTAATTGTTTTTTATTTTCCGCACTTAATTGTTTGGAATCAGCTAATTCCTTCTTTAATTTATCTTGTTCATCTAAGAAATTTTTTTCTCTTTCTTCTGCTAATTGTTTTTCTTTTTCCAATCTATCTTTTTCTGTTGAACGAGCTTTTTTCCAATCATCTACTATTGTATATTTTGGAGAAGTTTGACTCATTCCTGAAATTGTAAAACTTCCATCTCCAACTGCAACACCTCCATTATCTATATTTTCCTTACCATTTTTATTATCATTCCAATGTGCAGCCCAATCACCACCACTTTCAACTGAACAACCGTATGGTTTATCTGACCATTCACCCATTTGTAATTGATTTCTACTATCCGTTACTTTACTTCCAAATTGTGTAATTGCTCTTTGAAAACAATCTGCCTTATCATCATTACTTGCATCACCATCTAACCTTTTTTTTTCAGCCAATTTAACTTCGCTATAACTACCTACTGTTGTATAATCACCACTGCGCATACCATTTATATCATCTTTATTATCGTTCCAATATGCAGCCCAATCATCACCACTTTTAACTGAACAACCAGGTGGAGCATCTTCAAATTTACCTGATTGTAAACATTTTTTACCATCAGTTACCTTATCTCCATAAGCAATAAGTGATCGTTGAAGACAATTTTCTTTTGTGGTTTCTTGTTCCTGTACAGTTCCAAGAGTTACTTCTAAGTATTCACCGCTAATATTTTTACCAGCCATATTACTATTCCATTGAGCAGGTTCTGGTCCGGAACTGTTACAACGAACAATACAACCATAAGGTGCAGTTTCACTTGATATTTCTTTTAATTCATCTCCTTCGACAAACTTTTTCCCAAATTGTGCTTTAGCTCGAGTAACACAAGAAGTTTTTAATTGAGAATCTAATTTTGCTCGTTTTTCTGCGTCTTGTATAGATTTCAATCTTTCTGATTCTTTTATACTATCTAATCTTTCTTGTTTTTGTCTTTCTAATTCTAACCTATGTGCCTCTTTTTCTTGAGCTATTTTTTTATCGGCCTCATCTTGTGCTTTTCTACGTGCTTCTTCTGCTTCCAATGCTAAACGTTCTCTTTCAGCAGCGGCTTCAGCATTTCTTTTCTGTCTTGCTTCTTCTGCTTCAGACTCTCTGCGTTGTCTTGTAGCTTCAGCTTCTGCTTTTAATGTTTCTAATTTTAATATTTCTGCTTCTCTTCTTTGTTTTGCTTCTTCTTCTAGCCTTTTTCTTTCTGCTGCATCTAATTCTTGTTGTGCTTTATATTGTTTTCTTTCTGCGTCTAATGCAGCTTGATCAGCTTGTTGTTTTTCTTGTTGTGTTCGTAATTCTTGTTGTTCAATATCATAAGCTTCGCGTTCTGCTTGTAATCTTCTTTCCCTAGCAGCTATCGCAGAGTCAGCATTTCTACGTTTTTCTTCGGCAGATGCATTGGCTTGTTCAAGTCTTTGTCGTTCAGCTTCAATTTCAGCTTCACGTTTTTTTGCATCTTCATTTTCTTTAGCCAATCTTGCTTTTTCGTTTTCTAATTGAGTCGCTTTATCATTTAATTGGGATTGTAATTGTTGTTGCGATAATAATTCTTGTGCTAATTTTGATTGTTCTTCTTGTAATTTGGCTGCTTGATCATTTAATTCTTTTTGTCGCGCTGCTCCTTCATTTGCTGCTTGTAGTTCTTTTTCTTTAGCTTTTCGTGCTGCTTCTGCCGTGGCTTCTTTAATGCGTTTTGCTTCTTCAATTGCTAATTTAGCTTCTACAGCAGCATCCTCAGCAGCTTGTGTTTCTAATTGAATAGACGCTCTTAACTCAGACATTCTTTTTTCATCTGCTGCTACTTGCTCCTTTCGTTTTGCCTCTGCTTCTTCTTGTTCTCTTTTTTGTTCAGCTTTCATATCTGCAATTCTTTTTGCTTCTAAAGCTTCTTCTTCTTTACGTTTTGCTTCTGCTTCTGCTTCTGCTTGTTCTTTTGCTTTCTTTTTAGCTTCCAATATTTTTCGTGCCTCTTCAGCAGTTTGAGGGGTTTTTTTATTTAATTTATTCAAATATGTTTCATCAACCCAGGTTTCGGAATCTTTATTACATCCGGTTGTTGCTGCTGTCTTCATTTCACTTTCAGTAGATATCATATGCATATTTAAACGTTTACATTGTTTTGTACAATCTGAAAAGGTCATTTTATTTTTTACCACCAATGGAGGATTTTTACATAATGAAATTCCTTTTGTATTTTCAGTGTTTACACAATGACAATATGCTTCATGATTTATATCTTGTTCATTTCTAGATGACCAAACTTCACCATTTGGAATTGTTTTTGGTATAGTGGTTGGTTTATAACTGCATGAACCCCATTGTTTTCTATCATAACTATAACCATTACAATACGGTGTATCTTCTGGACAAACTAATAACATATTTTTATCTTTCGTACCATAATTAAATGCACAATATTCTGGTGACTTTACTATTCTTGATTTTGACTTTGGTTTTATTTCTTTTGATTTTACTTTAAATTTATCTGGTAATTCATCAATAGACTCATATGTTAATTCATCCTCATTTTCACCATTAGAACCATAAGGTGGTTTTATATTCGTAGTTCCTTTGGGTAAAATTGTTAATTCTTTTCGTGTTCTTGTATTATCAATATCTATTTCAACAGGAGGATCTTTTTTACTAAACATGTTTAAAAAATTACCTAATCCGCTGGAATTTTCTACTGTTACGCTATATCCATCCATCGGTTCTCGACTGGTTTTTAATAATTGATATATCAAATATGTTACAATAATAAAAATAATTATGTAAATAATTATTAAATTATATTTCATTTATTATACTATATTTTACTATTTTAAATTATATTTGGATATAATTAAATATATAAAATTTATTGAAATAATATGTTTCAATAAATTTTTATTTATGATTTGTTAAAATATGATTTTGCTGGGGTTACAGGAGCTCCTTGGTTCTGTATCATTTTTGTAGCTCCAAGGAACATATTTCCCAGATTTGTCTCCTTCGAGACATCCCATCCTCTTATATATTGGTTAAAGGCTTTAGCTCTATAGAACATATGACCCATGGAGGTCACATTCGAGACGTTCCAATTGCCTATCGGTTGGTTAAATGCATTAGATTCTTTGAAATTCATGAACATACCTGCCATATTGGTCACCTTTGAGACGTCCCAACCACTTATATCTTGGTTAAATACTGAAGCACCAGCAAACATTTTCCACATATTGGTCACGTTCGAGACGTTCCATCTACTAATATCATCATTGAATGACGTCTTGTTCTGGAATAAACTACCCATATTAGTCACCGCACTCGTATCCCAATTACTAATATGCCCATATTTGGTAGTTGCTTGGGTCGGATTTTTTACCCATTCATTCACTGCTTGTTTAATATTTGCTTGTGTGATTGGTGTTGTTTTTGGTGATGGTGAAAATGTAGTTGAAAGAAGAGAAGGTGTAGTTGTTTCTTGTGGTACAGGTTCTGCTGCTGGTGATGGTTCTGCTGATGGTGATGGTTCTGCTGATGGTGATGGTTCTGCTGATGGTGATGGTTGTGATTCAACTAATGGTGTAATATCACGATAAATGGTTTCTTTTACGGGTCCTTCTACTTTATTATTAATACTTATTTTCACAGGATCATCATCATTACTAAATGATCTCAAAAAGTTACTTAAATAGTTAGCACCGTCTACTTTAATTTTATAATCATCCATTCCTTCTTTTTGAATAGATTCTACAAGATCATAAGTTAAAAAGAATACTAGACTAAATATAGCACTATATAGTAAGTCTTGTAACATGAAGTTTTTTTTAAATAAGAACTTTGGAGTACATATTACAAATAATGCGAATATATAAATAAATAATTTACAATTCATTCTTTAATATAATATTTACTTATAAAAATTATATTTGGGTATTTTATTGAAATAATATGTTTCAATAAATTTTTTAGTTAGGATATTGCGATGGTATGTTACTTCCAGTCATAGCACTAGGCCATCCAGGCAACTCACCGTCTCGAATAGAAGCGTGGATAGGAGCGCATGCCTGAATTATAGAACATATTCCACATCCTCACTGACGGGTTTACACTCCAATTATTGAGATTCTGGTTAAAGGATTGAGCATTATCGAACATTCTAGACATATTTTTCACCTTCGAGACGTCCCAATTGCCTATCGGTTGGTTAAATGCTCGAGCAGCAAAAAACATACCAGCCATCCAAGTCACATTAGATACATCCCAACTTCCTATTGGTTGGTTAAATGCTTTAGCTCCATAGAACATATATCCCATAGTAGTCACATTCGAGACGTCCCAACTGCCTATGGGTTGGTTAAAGGCATCAGCTCCTTGGAACATACTTTGCATACTGGTCACCTTCGAGACGTCCCATTTACTAATATCTTGGTTAAAATTTTCAGTATTAAGGAACATTCTTCTCATATTGGTTACATTACCAGTATTCCATTTAGTTATATCATCATTGAACCTTCTCATTGTTAAACTACTGAATAGATCCGACATATCAGTCACCGCACTCGTATCCCAGTTACTAATATGTCCATATTTGGTAGTGGCGACGGATCGGCGATTTCCCCAATCATTCACTGCTTCTTTAATATTTTTGTCTGTGATTGGTGTTTTAGGAGGACCAAAATTTGGTTTGTACGAGGAACTGATTGGACAATTATTAAACATATCAGCGTAACTATCATTTGAAGTCATCTTCGAGACGTCCCATCCTCTTATATTTTGGTTAAAGGCTCGAGCAGTATTGAACATACCTCCCATAGCGGTCACCTTTGAGACGTCCCAATTGCCTATCGGTTGGTTAAAGGCGTAAGCATAACCGAACATATAATACATATTTTTCACCTTCGAGACATTCCAATTGCCTATCGGTTGGTTAAAGGCATTAGCATAACTGAACATACGTTCCATAGTAGTCACATTCGAGACGTCCCAATTGCCTATCGGTTGGTTAAAGGGGTAAGCATAACTGAACATGGATGCCATATTGGTCACCTTTGAGACATCCCAATCGCCTATGGGTTGGTTAAAGGCTTCAGCTACATAGAACATACGTTCCATAGTAGTCACATTCGAGACGTCCCAATTGCCTATCGGTTGGTTAAAGGCTCGAGCACCCTGGAACATACCATACATATTGGTCACATTCGAGACGTCCCAACCACTTATATTATCGTTAAAATATGATTTGTTTAAGAACATATAATTCATATCAGTCACCGCACTCGTATCCCAATTACTAATATCTCCATAAGTGGTTAAAGCGGAACGATTATCACTAATCCAAAGATTGACTGCTTTTTTAATGTCTTTATCAGTACGACGTAATTTAGCAGCTTGTCTCGCCCTCTCGGCAGCAGCTTGTCTCTCCCTCTCAGCAGCAGCTTGTCTCTCCCTCTCAGCAGCAGCTTGTCTCTCCCTCTCAGCAGCAGCTTGTCTCTCCCTCTCAGCAGCAGCTTGTCTCGCCCTCTCGGCAGCAGCTTGTCTCTCCCTCTCAGCAGCAGCTTGTCTCTCCCTCTCAGCAGCAGCTTGTCTCTCCCTCTCAGCAGCAGCTTGTCTCTCCCTCTCAGCAGCAGCTTGTCTCGCCCTCTCGGCAGCAGCTTGTCTCTCCCTCTCAGCAGCAGCTTGTCTCTCCCTCTCAGCAGCAGCTTGTCTCTCCCTCTCAGCAGCAGCTTGTCTCTCCCTCTCAGCAGCAGCTTGTCTCTCCCTCTCAGCAGCAGCTTGTCTCTCCCTCTCGGCAGCAGCAGCCTCAGCAGCAGCTTTTTCAGCAGCAGCCTTTGCAAGAGCAGCCGCTTTTTCAGCAGCAGCATCATCAGCAGCATCAAATGCTTTTCTATCAGCTGCTGCTTTCTCAGCATCAGCCTTAGCCTTTGCAGCAGCCTTTGCAAGAGAATTAGCCTTTGCAAGAGCAGCCTTTGCAAGAGCAGTAGCCTTTATAAGAGCAGCCTTCTCTGCAGCTTCCTTCTCTGTAGCTTCTGTAATGGCTGGTGTAAATTTACAATAACATCTTTCATCTTGTTCATATAATATACTTTCACATCCACCATTTATACATTCTGGTTGCTTATTACATAAATTTTCACAATCTTCATTTGAACCTTTAAATCCATTACTTAGCGCCCATCCTCTAATATATCTTTCATAATCTTTATTTTTTGAAAATCCACTCTCACGATATGGAAAACCGCCGTCTATATTAATTAAATTATTTGCTGGTTCTGGTTCTAATTCTGGTTCTGGTTCTGGTTCTACTAATGGTGTAATATCGTGATAATTAGTTTCTTTTACAGGTCCTTCTATTTTATTGGTAATAATAATATTTTCTGACTGATTTTTATCATTACTAAATGATTTCAAAAACCGATTTAAACTATTCGCACCTTCCACTTTAATTTCATAGTCATCTAATCCTTCTTTTTGAATAGATTCTACAAGATCATAAGTTAAAAAGAATAATAGACTAAATATAGCACTATATAGTAAGTCTTGTAACATTAAGTTTTTTTTAAATAAAAACTTTGGAGTACATATTACAAATAATGCGAATATATAAATAAATAATTTATAATTCATTCTTTATTATAATATTTATCTATAAAAATTATAATAAAAGTCTAATAACTTTATCTGTTTATTCTACAGGGATATCAGAATCATCTTTGAAAAAATTTGGTACTGGCCCAGGTAATGGACTCATTTCTTTAATTGGGTCTTTATAATTTGAATAATCTAATATTGTATTGTTTACAATTACTTCATTTGATCCCTCAGGACTTATATTTGGTTTTACTAATTTATCTAATCCTAAATCTGTTGAAAAATGCAGATCTTTTTCGCCACCATCTTCATGAATACTTCCTATTTTTACTCCTTCTCTGTATTTTAAAATAATATCGTAGGTTAAATATATTATCAGGGTAAATAGCAAGCCGTGTAGTATAGATAGCGATAATATATCAAGTTTCGTTATTTTTACAAATAAATTGGGTGATGTAATTACAAACAACACAAAAACATATATTATAAAAATTATATTCATTATAATATATTTTACTATTTTTTTTTATTGTAAATTAGGCTTTGGGGGAACGATAACAGTCTTGTCTCCATCTTCATCATATATTAAATCATATTCTTCAGCTACATCTGGTGTAACTTGAATAACTTCGTTATTTATTTTATAATGTTTATTTTCATTTACTGTAGTTAAATTATCTGCTATTTTTTTAATAATATTGACTAAAGAATCAGTATTTGTTCCTTCTACCTCTAAATTTTCTCTTTGTAGTTTTATTATAAAACTATATCCAATTTGAAAAACAAATACAAATAATAATGCGTGCATCATTGTTGCTATCATGTTATTTTTTATAGGAACTTTAAACAGTACTTTGGGAACAAATAATACAAATAAGATAAATAAATATATTATTAAAAAACAATCCATATATACAATAGACCGATTTTTATCTTTTTAAAATAGTTGATTTTGATAAAAATTCATCTATACCTTGCATATTATTAGCATATTCTACGTCTCCGTTTGCTGCTTTTGTAAAAGCATCACTATTTAACTGCTTAAATGTATATGCTTCTTGGACTATATGATATCCAGGAGGAACATTTGTTTTGATTTCTGCTGGAGAACGTACAAAAAAGTGTTTATCGTCGACTGATTTTCCTCCTAAGCGTATCCATTGCAACATTGGTGATAATGTTTTTAATGATGTTGATGAAAATAATACAACTGGTAATTCTGCTACTGTACAAAATACCCACCAGTCAAGATCAGTTATATAATAGTCATCACTATTTAAAATACTTTCAAAAGAAGCTTGTTTCTTTTTTATTTTATCCATAAATGCAGATTTACCTTGTTTTCGTAAAATACTATATACATATTTTTCGGCGGATTCGCTTTTAAAGATATCACTGTACCCTTTCCATAAAGACGTTTTAATATTTTGAACTGAAATAGTTGAAAAGTAGACTTCTTGAATAATATAAATAAGCGGAATAAAACTACAGTTCACCGATTTATGGAAAAATAATTCTTTTGCATTTGATGGGAAAATCTTTCTCCAAGATCCGTCTTTATTATTACCAATTACATTTGGTTTGGTATGTTCAATACAATCTACAATAAAATCCGACATTGCTTTTTGTGGCTGTACATTTTGCTCCATAAATTCAGATTGTTCTTTTAATGTAACTTTATTTGAGTAGTTTTGTATGCTACCGCTATATTCCATATCGGGTTGCGCTACATCAAACGTTATATTTTGTTTTGCGCCATTATTTCCAAATGGAATAATATTACGGAAATAGTCACGTGTTAATCGTGTTTCTAATAAAAAAAGTTCATCATTATTAATGTAAAAATCTGTATTTGTAATGTTCATATAATTTTTTGGATAAAACATAAACAAACGACTACGTTTATATCTCACTAGTTCATCCGCCATACGTCCAAAATAAACTTTTTCATTTTCAGAACCACTCAATAGATGTTTTTTGGGGAAAATAGAAACACAATTACCATCATCACTCATTAAACAATAAGCTGGTTTATCGTTTTCTTCATTGCAATTTTCACCATCACTACATAATACAACACGTTCTATCTCTGATAAATCTTTTTCATCAATATCTTTAAAGTCTACCTTTTTATCTAATAATTTGCGCAATTCTTTTTCTATTTGTTTTAATTTTCCACGATAAGAATAATGTAAATCATCAATTGTGAGTAGTATTTCTTTTCGAATCGCTCGATATTCAAATTTATTTAAATAAATACGTACAATAGTGCGAAAAATGTTGTAAAATTGCGTTTCCAGATTAATATTTCTTACTATATTTACACGTTCTGTTTTCGCACTGCTGCCTGTTGTAAGTGTTTTTTCTGCACTCACATGTTTTTCGCCATCATTTAAACGATTGCTATAATGTTTTACTTCTGGAATATTATCTTTATCAATCGGTTGGGTAGGAGGATTTATTTGGACAAATTGATTTGTTTCTGTTAAAAATCCTATGACTAATCCGTCTTCGATAATTTTTACATGAGGTTTACTTAATACTTTTCCACCTGTATCTCGAGATAGACCATTTAATCTATCTCGTGTTGTTCTATAATCTAACCATAAATCGTCGTCATCCATATATTTGGTAGCAATACCTTTTACCATTGCTGATGGAAAACAAGGGACAAAAATAAAAGACTGTCCTTCTTCTTTATTTACAGTAAGACCAATAGCTTTGTTTCTATAATTTAATACCTGTGAATTAATTTTATAATGATATGTTTTTAGTATACGCATCAATTCAACAATTGGAATATTATGTTTAAATGTGTATTTTTTTGGAAGACTTGGTAGTGGTCGACAATATTTTTTATTTGTATCTTTTATCAACTTTAATATTGATTTAATTTCAGCCAATGCAGAAACTTCAACAAAAGCCTTTTTAAATATGACCTCATTTTTCTTTGTTTCGCCTGTTTTTAATTTATGCATTAAATTGCCGCTACTATTAACAACCTTATTGTTTTGGTATTGATCACCTTTCTTAAAACTATACATTACTTCTTGGGATTTAATGTTGATAATACTTTCTTTTTGCTCATAAAGATGAATTGGTTCATAAAAATTGTCTTGTTTCAATAAAATGACTGTTTCTTTTGTTTCATTATATTCAAATCTAGAATAAGCATTTGATGGACAAATTAGTTGTACTCGTTCTGTAATATCTTGATCAGTCATTTGTAAAATAACCAAGTTCATACCATCTTTTAATAGTTTTGAATTTCTACCACAGAAAAAGTCCCATAAATACGTATGATCAATAACTGAATCTTTGTTTTCTATAAATGCTATAAAATTGTTATATGCTGCTATTGTATTTTCCAAGTATTCTAATTGCGTTTCGTCTTCTAAAGAAATGGTTTGATAGAAATCACTCTTTTCGTGGAGTGTAATATCAACCGTTTTTGGACCACGTTTTGAACGAAAAGAATTCACCAAATTACCATTATGATATCTTACAAACATATCAATATCAATGCAATTTTTAAATTCTTCGCGCATTTCGTCCAAGGTAGGAACCTTTTCCAAACCTTGTTTATATGCATAAAAATATGCGAAACACGCTAAAAATGACTGGTTTTCTGATTTTTCGACACCATAACGCAAAAGACATTTTTCTCCTCCTCTAATTACTGCAGTGTTTTTAGGATCCACTACTAAACTCGCATCGGACTTAAAAAAAATTTGTAATGCTATAGGTAAAAATCCCCATCGTGCTTGTGGTAGTGGATAAGAAACGGAACTAATAATATAAGAAAGAGTTTTGCTTGTTTGAGATGGTTCGTCTTTAATTTTTGTTTTCTTTTGTTTTTTCTCATCTATTGCTTCTAATCCACACGCTTGTCTTCGTTTTACTTGATCTTTGGAATCCCAAGATTTTCCAAAACAGCAGGGGATACACAAACCATCAGGATGTTTATCTTTTTTCAATAATCCAGGAACGTGTTGTACATATTTACCATCTTTCATATGATTTTTAGGATTGTTAAATTCATAGACATAAGCACCAGGAGGCACTTTATCTGCACCACGAGGAATTATACCACCACATTTTCCTGCTTTTACATCTGCTTCGCTAATACTGGAATTTGTCTTTAAACACCAGTATCTTGGACATACATACCAATGTTTGTTGTCTTCAGAAGAACCATGATGTAAAGCATGACCATAACTTCCAGGATTTGTCTCGTCTATTTTCTTTTTTTCTGCATCGGTTAAAATAACAGGCTGTCTTCTATCACCAGACGGGCAGGCTTTTGAATAAAGTGGAAATTTACTAGATTCTTCTGTAACATACAATGTGGGATCTAATTCTAACATACGTTTAAAGAAAGGAGTTGGGTTCTTAATGGCCATTCCATCGATATTTGCTTTGTATTCTTCATCTTCTGGTGTATCTTCACCACCATAAAACTCTTCGTCACTTTCTTCTTCATCTTCTTGTGCATCAGCATCTTCATCATAATCTTCATAATATGCTGCATCATCAAAATCAATTCCAGTATCTTCTTCTTGCTCTACATTATCAACGACTTCTACTGCTGCATCTTCATCTTCTTCTGGTGAAAAATTTAAAGGATTATATAGTTCTTTTCCTTTTGGTTGTGCTACAACAATAGTCTCTATATTTTCTTGGACTTCTTGTTCTTTTTTGGCGGCCTTTTCTTTTGATTTAAATTTCTTTAATTTATCGGCACTAATTTTTACCGTTTTTGGTTTTTGTGACATGCGTAAAATAACGTCAATGTATATTTCCAATTCTTGGACATAATTGATAGATTGGATATCAGAAATCTCTATTACTAATTCACTTTTTAGTGGTTTCATTTGGAAAACCGTTTTAAATCCAGGATTTTCAACAATTTTATGTTTCAATAATTGAAACTGCGACTTAAATTCGGCAAAAGCAATTACTGCAGCATCTTGTTGAATATCAAAATTGTCCATCAACCCTTGAATTACTTCATCTGAACTACCTGTACGATCATAAACCTCGCGGATATAGGCGTTTTTCGCATCCATTTCTTTGAAATTTTTAATACGCTTAAAACGCAGTTCTGCACCCTTGGACACATCTGTACTTAATACATTAAAAAGAGGTGTAATATAATCAATCTGTTTCTCAAGATTCATTTTTGTCTCTATAGGTAGGACACTTTTATAGGTTAAATAGGTGTTTATAATATTATCATCTTGTATGCTATTAAAATGACGTACTTTGTAGCCAGAAGGTTGTAATATGTTGTTTAAAGTGTCTATAATGGGTTTTACTAATGATGCTACTTGCGAATCTAATTCATTTATCATTAATAAATCAGTTAACTGTCCAAGAATTTCAATTTCAGAATTTCCATTGATATTAATCGTAATTCCAAACGATTTTTTCACATATAGCGAGATTTGCTTGGATTTTCCTATTTCACGTGAAAGACGCATTATGATCGATTCTTCTAATGAAGGTATTTTTTTACCATCACTTGAAATATTATCAGAATGCAAACGATACATATTTTCACGACGTGTACCCGGATTGTATTTTATAAAAGGAATTGTTTCGGATGCGTGTAAATTACGAAATAATAAGTCCAAGGGAAAGTTTTGTACATAATCATAAGGACGAATAGTAAACGAAAATTTGCTAATTCCTTTTTCAACGTAACCTAGTTTTTCTTGGGCATTCCAGTAAATTTCACGATATATTTGGGTTATTTGATTGCGACGCATATTTCTTGGGTTATTGTATTTTTTTGTTTCATCAGATAATTTCAAACTTGATTCTGCTAACAATGATGTATTTGTTAAACCAGATTTAAACAAGAATGGATAATACAATTCACAAAAATATTCTGGATTGATGTTATTTGCTTCTGCAAAAGTAAAGGCAGATTTCGCAAAACATACCATAATATTATTGTCTTTTGTATAATCAAGTAATATAGAACGATCAAGTGTTATTAATGGGTTTTTTATATCACTTTCGTAACGTATGGTTTCTGTCCACAATTGATTTTTATATGGATTAGTGGGAAATAAGAAATCATATGTGTTTTGAAATTCCATACCAATAGGTGTGTACAATTTTTTTAAACCAGATTCAGAGAGTTCAACCCATTGATCATAGGTAAAGACATCATTATACAATCCACCTTTTTCACCATCGCCTTTATCGAGACGATATGGATTAGTAGATATGTTTGTAGCATATTGAAAAAATTTTTCTTTGGTTAATTTTTTTGTATCATTTTCTGTTATTTCTTGGTAAAGTTTGATCATATCTAAATCTTTTTCAGACAAACCAAACATGTAAACTTCTTCCACAGAAAGTGGAAAATCTTTTTGACTCGATTTTTTATAAAATTCAACAACTTCATTTACTATTTTGTGTTTAATGTCGCGAATTGTATCATCTGGATGAATTAGTTTATCTGAAAAAACGATTTCTACATCATTACGTTTATAAAAAGCCAATTCAATTTCGCTAAAGATAGCATTCATATCTTTTGACGAACGAAGTCCAGCGCAAAAAATGAAAACAATATGTACATCGCCTTGATCGTTCAAAATATGAATTTTATAAATATCGCGTTCAGGAATCATATAATTTGGCGTTTCTTTTATTTTTATGTCTAATTCTTCTTCCATTATATAATATATATATAATGGAATGATGTTTTTATTAAAAAGTTTACGTTGTCTATTTATCATAATATGGATTGTCCTTAATATCCATTCCACAATATTCTACTGGTTTCTTTTTATAATCTGTAGGACTGTGTATACCAGCTTGTTTCGCATTTTCTAATAAAAATTTAAAATTATCCCAAAACTCTGTCTTATGCCCGATTGATTTGGTAGCAATATGTGATAATTCGTGAATCGCTACAAACATCAATGTATGTTCATCTATCATATTTGATTCTTCTTGTTTTTTTTTATTAAGACAAAAAGCCAACTTTTCGCCTTTATTTTCACTATACGCAGTATATTCACTTGTAGGTAATGTCTCCGAAATTCGTTTTGGATTATATCCTTTTACCAATCGTTTTACATTTTCGTCATCTCCGTGTTTTTCGTTTACATAATCAACTAAAGCCTTGCATTTTTTGTTTATTTTTGCTAACATATCAGCCGCTTCTTGGACACGTGCACGTTCTCTAACACAATATTTGTTACCATCTACAGTTGATACAATACATTTTAATTGAAATTCATCTGACGTATAATACATATATGCACATAACCCGGTAATCCCAAATATAACGGTATAAATATAAAAATCTAATGAATCCATATATATTAACTAAATATAAGTAATATTCTTAAATAAATTAAGAATATTATTAATTATTAATCAACTTACTGACTTCCACAACCTAATTCAAGTGGGACACGAGCAAGATCTGGCTCGAAAGAGCTATAGTTCCATGGACCAACTTGTTCTTTCTGAATTACAGGATCGGAACGTAATTGAAGATTCGGATTTTTCAATGTTTGTCCAATGGTATCAACGCCAATTAAACTTCCAGCTTGTAACATATCTGGTAAATCAACTTTACCACTGTTAACAGGGTTCAAGTTAGCGAATTCACTATTTTTATCACTTGGTAACAAATCTTCAGGATTGGCTGTTTCAGCTTGTTGATAATCACTGTTTCCACTGGTAGCAGCAGCTACTGATGGTTCTGGTTGGTCATAGCTTGCTGGCCTAGCAGATTGTACACCAGCGGCCATTGTTGATTCATCAAGGGGTTGAGCTGTTCCATTAGACATAGCATCTAATACTAAACCTTTACTGTTAGAATAATTCATAAGAGAGTAACCGACAATTGCTATAACAATAGCAACAAAAATCCATTTACCCATATCGGACTTTAAGTAATTAGAAACACTTTTCAACATTTTCCGTTTATATATTACGGTGGATAAATTTTTTATCGGAAGCATAAATATGCTTTATTTATAAAAAGCATATTTATAGATATTTTACTAAATATTATGCCGTAGATTCCAATTCTTGTTCTTCAGTATTAAAAAAATCATCATCATCACTATCAATATCATCGAGGTGATATTTGTTTTTTATTTCTTTTGCTTCTAAATATGCCTGTAATGCTAAATTTTTGGCGATACGTGCTCTTTTTTGTGCTTCACGATATCTTTCATAATAGATATCATTATGAGGTTTGATAGTAAAAGACTCTGAATTGTCTAATTTCTCTAAATCTACATTAAATTCTAAATCATCTAAATCCATTTTTTTTGAAGAGGCAATATTTTCGTCATTTTCTAAATTTTCAACAATTACTTCATTATTTTCTTCTAAAGTTATGTTATTGTTTTTATTATTTTCTTCTAAAACAATGTCTGTAGATTCTTCTGTTTCTAGTGATACTTCATCGGTTTCTTCTAAAGTTTCTGCATCACTTGTTTTAATTACAATATCATCTTCTCTATTCTCATTTTGGTTTGATACTTCTTCTAAAGCTTCTGTTTTACCCTCTATTTTATTTGTTTGATGAACGATAGTTTTACGATTATTGTTTATTAAACAATCATCAAATAAACTTACTGGTTTTACAGTCATCATTTGTTTCAGTTCCATTTCAATTTGAAAACTTCTAGCCGAGCATTTTATACCTTGGATTTCTAAAATAGATACAACATTGGTATTATCTTGAATGGAATCAATGGCCACTTCTTCTTTGTTTTCATTATAAATCTTTAAACTTATTTTACCTAAACGGGTTGGAATTAGAGTTCTTGCTAAATAAAATTTTCCCGACTTATAACTCTTTAAAGGAGAAGCAAAATAGTTTTCAATGTCTGCTAAATCCATATCACTATCAAACCAATCTTCTCGTTTATCATAAATCATTTTACATGTGTTTGTTTCTAAATCTTCCATCCATTGAATAAATTTATCGTTTTCTTGTGTAAACATTAAATCACAGTAAGGTTTTTTCGCAGTTTTAGTAATTGTACCTCTAGTTTTACATTCAGGGGGTTGTACATATAAAGGTGATCCATTCATTGTATATTTAATAAAATAATTACCTCCAGCTACTATCATTGGTGCATTTAATGTTAATTGATCAAAATAAAACGGTTCATTTGTATCATAAATCACACTATTCATCTAATGTATATGTAAATCGTGATAATTTATACTAAATTATAATACGCGTTTTCATTTATTTTTTTGTTTATCACTGTTATTATAATATGAAATCAATTAAAGATAGTATTCTAGAATACGTGAAAAGTGAAGAAACAAAAAAAGATTTATATTCAATTGTCGAACCAATTCGTGAGAGCATTTATAATGAATTATTTCCATATTTATTGTTTATATGCATATACGTAGCAGTTATTACCTTTATTATTTTAACAAACCTGGTTTTGTTGGTAAGAATGTTTAATAATTTAGGTAATTTTTATATTTCGACGTCTGAATAATAATACAAGTAATATATATATATAGAGTTGTATTATGATAATATCAAATCTAAAAATAGACAAAAACAAAACAACATTTTTAATTAACAATAAAGAAATTTATTTAAATTATGATAGTAAATACGAACAGTATGTTTCTTCAAATTATGATGGACCATTACTTCTAGCATTACCAATAGCAATGAGAAATAAAGAAAATATAATTATAAAAGGAAAAATATCATATAAATTTTTTCATAATATTAAGTTTTATTTAATGAAAATTATAACTATCATAATGCCTGAATGTGAGATTATAAATATAGAAGCTGATGAATTTAGTTATGGTGAAAATTATAATAATACAAGTGTGGGTTGTGGTTTAAGTTGTGGAATAGATAGTTTATGCTGTCTACAAGATTATTATTTTGACATGGAAGAGGGGCCGTATAAATTAACACACGTCACAAATTTTCATGCTGGAGCATCCGGTAATAGTGAAATCGTTTTTAATAAACGTGTATCTAATAGTGAATTATATTGTAATGAAACAAGTTTAAATATGTTAAAGGTTGTAACCAACTTTACTAGTATAAATAATCTTTCACATCAAAAAATCCATGTTTTACGAAATTTAGCAATTCCTCTTTTATTTCAAAAGTTATTTTGTAAATATTATTTTTCATCGGGACAAAGTTATCCAGATGATAGAATATTCAAAAAAAGTTTTAATATTAAAGATCTTGAGGTGCAACATATATTGTTTGATCCAATTATTATGAATTTAATATCAACTGAAAATTTAGAATTTATTATTCATGGAAGTCAATATACTAGACCCGAAAAAACAAAAAAAATAGCAGAAAATTCTCATAGTTACAAATATTTAGATGTATGTGTAAATGGAAATTTCGTGGAAAAAAATAATAAATTATTAAATTGTTCTGAATGTTGGAAATGTATGCAAACATTAGTAACATTAGATTATTACGGAAAATTAGATAATTATGGAAATATATTTGAGTTAAACAAATACTATAAAAATAAAGAATCTTATTTAAAAAACTTAAAAGAAGAAACACCATATCAAGAAGAAATACTTGAGTTATATAAAAAAAACTCTAATAAATAAAACATAGGATTTTTATCAATAACCGATTTGTCTATCTAAGATTATTCATTTATATATAAAATACAAATGAATAATCAAATTGCTATTAGAGAAGATTTTACGCAAAATGTTAAACGATGGGTTACTATAGACACACAATTAAAAATGATCAATGAAAAGACAAAGCAATTAAGAGAAGAAAAACATAGTTTATCTAGATCAATTTGTGATCAACTTGAAAAAACAGGTAACAAAAGTAGGAAAATTTTGATTCATGATGGAGATCTAAAAGTACACGAAAAAAAAGAATATTCTCCACTTACATTTTCTTTTTTAGAAGAACATTTAGGCAAGATAATGAATGATCCGTCTCAAGTTAATTTCGTCATTGATTATTTAAAAGAAAAAAGAGAAATCAAAATTTCAAATGATTTAAAACGCAGTTATAAAAACAATACGTAATATATATGTTTTCTATTAACGATTATCCTATTCACGACGTAAATGAACGATGCATTTTACCAACAAAAAAACGATTAACACATAATATTAATAACAATTATCAAGACATTTATGGAAATACATCACAATACAATGAACTATTTAATGATTTGGGTATTCCTATCTTTGTAGTAAAAATAAATGCATCACAAGTACCAGAAGATGATGAAATAAGTCATCAACAACACGGAGTAATTAGCGATGAACTTTTTGCCGAGTTATTTGATAAAGTAGAAGAAAAACCGAAACCAAAAAAACAAAAGACTCTAAAAAAACGTAAAAAATCGAAAAAATAAATTTACCAAATAAGTGGATGTTTTGGAATATCTTTCGCAGGGATTAATGCACAGTCAGATGACTTATTATCTATGCTATTATTGTTCGCTTTTTTTACTACACCAATACTCGTAACATTTACTTCTAGTGTATACTGATTTCCAACTTCAAATAAAATCTTGCTACCCGTTTTGTAAAAGAGACGATTATACAATAATACGAACAATTGTAAAAAAACACCTAAAAACATTTACATATATAGTCAGAATATGTTTATACTATTTAGTATAAAATTGATAAAATACACCATAAATCATCTTTTTAATAAAGACGAAAAAGATGATTACAGACATTGAAGAAATAAAAAAGCCTGCATTTGAACAAAATATTATCGATTTTGTAAACGACCTTTTATTTGGTAAAGAATATACGACACTCATCGATGTAGAAAATGCAGCCGTTCTTTTGCGACGAAAATATCATATTAATCCATCAAAAGTACAGATAAACAATGTATATCAGGCACTCTTTAAAGACAATATTATCTCTAATACCGTAAAAGAATATTTTAAAGCGAAAGAAATGAGAGGTCTCTCAGGAGTTATTGTAATTTCAGTGATCACGAGTCCCTATCCTGAATATATCGACGAAAATGGGAAAACAACAAAACAAGCTTTTAGTTGCAAACATGATTGCTTTTATTGTCCAAGAGAAGTAGATGAACAAGGAAAAGATATCAATCCTCGTAGTTATTTGAGTGACGAACCCACAGTGGCCAGGGGACTACAAAACGATTTCGATGCTGTAAAACAGTTTAATAGCCGTGGAATTCAATATGTTATGAATGGACATACAGTAGATAAGTTAGAGATTATTGTTTTGGGTGGTACATGGACAGAATATCCAAGAAAATACCAAGAAACGTTTATTCGAGACATCTTTTGGGCAGCAAATACATTCTACGACACGGAAAAACGCGAGAAAAAAACACTAGCAGAAGAACATCTTATCAATGAAAACAGTAATTGTCGTATTATTGGACTAACGCTAGAAATGCGACCCGATTCAATAACCGAAGAAGAAGTCTACTGGCTTCGATATTTGGGATGCACTCGAATTCAGCTGGGTGTACAACATACCGATAAACACATATTGAAAAAAGTCAATCGTGGTTGTACTACCGAACAGGTAAAAAATGCACTGCATCTACTAAAAGATAGCTGTTTTAAGGTAGACGCCCATTTTATGCCTGATCTTCCAGATGCTACTCCTGAAATCGATGAAGATATGTTTCGCGATGTGATTTATGGAGAAGACTTGCAATTTGATCAATGGAAGATTTATCCTACGGCTGTGGTTCCTTGGACCAAAATAAAACAATGGTACGATAAGGGCGAATACATTCCCTATACTGAAAAAGATCCTGAACTTCTTATAAAAATGCTTATGCGAGTTAAATCAATAGTTCCCGAATGGGTGCGTTTAAATCGTGTAATTCGAGACATACCAAATACTACACGTGACGGAACACTTTACATTTATGCAGGTAATAAAGTTACTAATTTGAGACAAGTATTGGAACAACGAATGAAAAAAGAGGGTATATTTTGCAGTTGTATTCGTTGTAGAGAAGTTAAAAAACGTCTGTCGAATATTGAAAATGCATTGCCGATTGTTCGAAAATATCGTTCTTCCCACGGAGATGAGTATTTCATTAGTTACGAAAGTGGTTCGTGTGAAAAGTCAGTTTACCAAAATGGTAAATGGTATACAAATGGTAAACGAGAGCCTGGTATTTGTTATGGATTTATTCGACTACGATTAAGTTCGCTAAATAATTCTCGATTTTACAAAAATCAATATTTTGCTAATTTGGAAAAATCAGCTTTTATACGCGAACTACATGTTTATGGACAAGTAAATACAAAAAAAGACCAAAATGCTGGTATTACACAACATCACGGTATTGGAAAAATTTTGATGAAAACAGCTGAAGATATTGCCTATAACAATGGATATCTGAAAATAGTGGTTATTTCGGGTATTGGTGTTCGAAATTACTATAGAAAATTAGGATACATTGAAGAAAACACGTATATGGTAAAAAATCTCTACCATTGGAATGTAGAGATTATTTGTAGTATGATAGGAATATTAATGGTACTCTTTTATAATTATTTGAAAAATATGTAATTATTCTTCTAAAACACAGCCATTTGTAACGGTATAAATAGTATCATCCATTGTCCAATCATTTTCTTCTAAAATAGATTCGTCAACATCATCTTCACAATCGCTTTCATAACCCTCACGATTATCCGGATCAAGATAGAGAAGAAGATGGATTTCTTTTAATTCTTCGGTTGTATATTTTTCTTTATCAACAATACCTTCTCTATATTTCCATCCATTTGTGACTTCTTCACACATGGCTCCTGGTAAATTAGTGACGTTTATCTCTTCTTGATTATTTAATAATTCTTGTTTTTCTTTATCGGTTAATTCTACTTCAAATGTACCAGAATCACAATTAAGAGTAATTTCATATCGAACGTGTTTTCCGGTTGAAATTACAGTATTCCATTGTTCGGTTTGATATACACAACCGTCATTTTCTGGGGTTAATGTGTATACTTTGGTAGCATTTTCTTCTTGTTCTGTAACAACGTATTCACTCATAGTTAATAATATAAAGGAATCTATGTTTATATTATTTCAATTTAGTATCTAGACCAGTTCTTTTGATTAAAACTATTTAATCGAGCACCATCACGTATTTTTTGATTAGGATCTTCCTTTTTAATTCCACAATCGGTTATATAAGAAGTAGGTTTCCAATCATCAGGTTGTTCAGGTTTAATACCATAACAATTAGCACCAAAACGTACATATGGATTATCGATAAAACCACCATTTATACCTGGACGTCCACAAATATTTTTGGTGTTTGGATTTTCTTGCAATTGTTCCCACGTGGCTTTTTGTGTAGGGAAAAAGGCCATTTGTCCATCAGACCAGCCATAATTGCACCATTCACCCCCATTTGCATAAGATTGTTCAATTTGATCATATGTAGCTAATGAAGCGTCAAATGCAGAACAAACTTTTTGTGCTTCTTCATATGTATAAAGATTATTACTTACATTAAATACTTGCTTATCATTTACACAATCTGATTCAGGACTTGTATTTAATAATTTATCTAAACCAGTTCCTTTATTTGTAGTAGTTGTAGTAGTAGTTGTAGTTGTACTAGTTGAAGGAGATTTATTATATACATCAGTCGTTAAAGATAGGTCTTGACTAATATCGTCAAAAACACTTGGTGCAGATCCAGGACTAGATGAATAAGGTTTTACTGTTTTAAAATAGTTCATTATAGAATTGTTAAACAACAAATCTACTATTGGTATACCAAGGGCATACTTAAAGAAAAATATTACTACAAAAAGAGCATAGATGATCCATATTTTATGCTCTAGAAAATGAACAAGAACTGGTTTTGCATCAGGTGCCATTGGAACCTTTAAAAGATAAACAAGTGCGAAAAATATAATCGTAAACCAAATCAATTCAAATAGAGACCATGGATTGTCGAAATACTCTTGTGTCCATTCGATTGTGTATCCAAAAATATTTTTTTTGTCTTCTTCATCTAATTTGTAATATGCGCTAAAAAGAAATGCGAAAAGTAAAAACAAAAGAACAAGATCAACTGTTCTACTATATCGAGCTACTCCACTACTTTCATTACCTACACCCTTATTAGCATAAATTGCTTTACCTAAAAGATAAAATCCGTATAGAGTTACAATCCAAAAAATAATAGTATACGTAGTAGCATTAAAAATATTTTCAACAAAATCTAAAAACTTGTTGTCATCATCTTCTTTATTACGATCAACCGGATTTTCAGGTATTGGAGTATTTGCTATACGTGTTTGAACCGTAGTAGTGGTAGTGGTAGAAGCAGGATTCGGTTTAACACATTTCTCATCAGATTTTGGTGATTCAGATGGAGATTGTGTATTATTTGTATTTTCAGGAACAACTGGTGAAGAAGTACTCGTTTTTTCTGTAGCAGGAGTTACTGTATATTGACCAGACGGTGCTCTTATAATTTTATCAACATCATTTTCAAATAGTGAAAAAAAGTTTCCCATTATAAATAATATTTGTATATAGGAAACAGATATATTTCTGCTGTATATTTGCTATAAATGTTTTGCTAAATAATAATTTATCTTTTTCTATAAAAAAGACAGTATGCTTTGGGTGTTATAACCTTATCGACGGAAATATTTCGTTGAACTTGTGAATCATTAAAATGTGTCCAGGATTTATTTGTTTTTACAAAAGCGGTATAATGTCCCCCTTGTGTGTTTCCTGAGTGATTACAAACTGCGTATAAATCATAAACATATTGTTTCGCATTATAACCGCTGACAAAACGTGAAAGTGAAAGGTCAGTTAAAGGTATATCAACTAAATCTTGACGTTTTTTCTGTCCATCAAAAGAAAATCGTTTTAATGTAATAATCAATATTTTAGGAAGAGACCAAAAAGTGATACGTTTTTTAACATCTATCTTTTTGTCTTTTTCTTCATTGTACCAGGCATTATCTCCTTCCAATGTTTCATATTGTGTAAATGATGAAAAACAGTCTAGTAGAGAACAATTATTTTTGGGTATTTCTAAATCTAAAATAAAAAAACTTTCTGGACGGTGTGAATAAACCGTTTTTTTGTTTATTGAAGACAATTCAGAAACATAAATTCCGTAAAACATATCCATTATTTCAGAATATTCTTTAGAGTATGTTTGTTTTAACATTTCATAACATGCAGTTGCTAAACGATCTGTATTATTTTTCACCGTTCCTTTAATATTCATTTTTACACCCCTTGCTATACTGTTGTGCATACATTCTACTAAAAATAATAGAAACTCTGGAAGATCGTTTTGTGCCCATCCTGTAAACAAATCACGGTCTTTTTGTACGGCCAATTTTTGAACATTATGAACAAAACGTTTGGGTGAAACAATACCATTTTGTGACCACATAACATTATATAGATCGACCCATTCATTAATAATGATATTGTCCGATAAAGTACGTAAATGTTGTTTGTATTTATCAGATTGTAAAAATTGTGTTAATTCATATGTATGACTTAACGCTTGCATACAAGAATTTAAAAAACAAGTATTACCTAAATTTTGAAGACCAGTATATCCTTTTGTATGATCAATTTTATAAGACATTAATAGTTATTTAATAAAGATATATAGACAATATTCTTTATATTGTATTCATATATATGGAAAATCAAATAGACACCTTTTTAAATCAGCTAATGGAAAATCTAAATGAATCAATCAACAATAATATCAACACAACGCGAAATTCTACAAATACACGAAACAGTACGACAAATCAAAATCCCTTACGGTATGTGAATCGTCAGTTGGATACAATCACGAATTTAATAACCCTGTATAATTATAATCAAATTGAATATCAACGTAATATACAAACAATGCTTGCATTATTACAATTAAACCATCAATCTTTTAGAACACGCATGAGTCAACAAAATGTAAATACTAATCCTACAAATAGAGTTAATCCTACTAGAATTAATCCAAATAATATTAATAGTAATGTACGAAGAGAATATTATTGGAGATCTCCTTATTCGAATACTACTGAAACAAATAATCGCTGGAATGGTGTTCGAAATGTAAATGCATTAAATGACGAATGGGCGAATATTTTAAATACATATTTAAATCAAGTTGAACAAGAAAGACGATTAACCAACACAGAAATTACAAATGCTACTAGAACTTTTACATACAGTGAAGAACAAAGTGAAACATTAAATGATAATAGATGTCCTATTTCTTTAGAAACATTTGTAAATGGAGAAGTTTTAGCTGAAATACGTGGTTGTAATCATATTTTTAGGCGTGATAATTTATTGCGTTGGTTAAGGCGTAGTAATTGTTGCCCAATATGCCGGTTTAACTTACTTACACAAACTGCTGCACCCACATCACCAGTTACATCAAATAGACCAGATGTATCTAATAACACACCTACAGATACTTCAAATAATACAATTCCAACAGATACTTCAAATAATATAAATACCACACCAAGTGGTTTTACATATTCTTTTACAACATCATTTCCAAGTCAAGATAATAGTTTAAATCCTTTAAATATAGACTTAAGTAACGATATATATAATTTATATAATACAGCTATGCAAGAGTTTATGATTCCATTAAATGATGTAAGTAACAATAACATCAATAATAATAGTAGTAGTAATGATTCTGATGATGAAATTCCAGATAATGCTTCAGTTGATTAAATCATTTCGTGAAAAATAGAAATAAATGTTATTCTTATATTTCAGCATACTCATGTTTTTTAATTTATTTCAGAAAAATACATTAAATAATAAAATAGGTTATGAAGATGTTTTACATGCAATAGAAAACAATACAAAAAATATTATAATCAACACGTTAGAAAAAAATTTACAACATTGTTTAATAAAATCAACATTGTCTATTGAAAATGAAACCACCATTTTAAATCAATTAATAGAAAATAATAAGTTTAACGAAGTAAATATTATATTATATGGTTTAAATTCAGTTGATAATAGTGTAGAACAAAAATATAAACAATTGATAGATTTAGGATTTCTAAAAGTCTATATTTATAGTGGTGGAATGTTTGAATGGTTATTAATGCAAGATATTTATAGTAAAGATAATTTTCCTACTACAAGTTACGACTTAGATATTTTAAAATATAAACCAAGAAGCGTGTTAAATATCCCGTTAATAGGTAGATAGTCGGTACTGTTTAAAACTTCGTAATGACCTTTTACGATTACAATATTCAAATATAAATCGATTTAATTCGGGTATCTTTTTTACAGGGGTTACAGCGATAACTTGAAATATTTGATGACCGCTAATTATCATATTTACTTTAATTGGAAATGTACGATAGAGAAAATTTAATTGATCAATACAATCTTTAAATTTTACTCTATATGTATCATCATATTCATAAACAATATGTTGCAATTCCCAAGGTAAATTTTTTATAAACATTAAAATATTTACTGATTTTATTTTTATTACAATTTTTTCGTTAATAACTTTTTCCATTGACCTATTTGTAATTTAGAAGTATGTTCCATCATTTTGTAGTTATTTTTAGCATATTCTGTTAATAATAATCCATCATCATAATGTTTAAACATTCTAACTTCAAATAGTGCTATCGCATCTCTATAAGCATCATCTAATGAAAAGTTTTTGTTATACATTTGATAAATCATACAACGATCAAAATCATAGGCACATAATAAGTCAGCTTCACGAACAACATTATATGCTGTTTGGTATTCTCCCATATCAGGAAATCCATTTTTTTTAACATAAGAATAAGACATGGTTGTAATGATTTTACTAATAATTTTTTTTTCATTGTCTGTAATAAAGTGTTTATCATTTTCATTTTTTAATGTACCTATAAAGTTATTAATATTTTTCATGCCTTCATCTTGATCCATATATTTTTTATCGCACATATCATGTAAAATAGAAGAAACATAAATAATTTTTTCGTGCTCTTTGAGATAAGGTTGTTTTTCTAATTCTTGTATATAAATTTTATTAGCACAAGTGAGAATATTCATAGCGTGAGATAATCCGTGTGATTCATCAATATTATATTTAGAGACGCATAATAATACAAAATTAAATAGTTTAGTTAATAAAGTCATTTATACTATAATATAATGTATTATTTAAATATTTACAAAAATAAACTCTTTTTAAGTAATAAATTTATATAGTTTATATATATAAATGAAACCCCTATTTTTAATATATTTATTTAGTTTATTTGTGATTTTTACACCAGGTGTATTTTTTTCACTTTCAAAAAAAAATAGTTTTAAAGAGATAATATTACATGGTTTATTGTTCGCTATAACAGTGTATGTTTCTATAAAATTATTTGATAGAAAAGTTGTAGAAGGTCATTCATTTACAGTAAATTTAAGTGATTTACACAAGATTTTTGATCCGAAACCTCAAGAGCAACCAGTTGTAGACGAACCCCCAACTGGTCCAGTCGTAATGTCTGATGCAGATAAAACGATATCGGTAGTACAATCTTTAAAAAAAGAAATGTCTGATCAAAATAAAACGTTAAGAGATGCTACAAATAATGCAATCCAAGAAATAAAACAAGAAATAAATGATTATAAATTTGATACCAGAAAATTTAATTTTGTTAGCCAACATTTTTTAAAGAATTCTGATTTTAATTTACCTGAACAAGAAAACAATAGTTATAAATATTTAAATGGAAGTGATGTTGTTCCAAATTGGAAAGTACGTAACATAGCTATTATGAATAATTCTGATGATTGGGGTTTTGAAACACCTTACCCAAAAGGTAATCAAGCAATTGCTATACAAAATAATGGTAATATAAGTACTGATCTTTACTTACCACCAGGAACATATAAAATAGACTTTTTAGCCAACGGACGCGACTGTTGTGATAAAACAGGTATTGCAAATCCATTGTTATTTTCAATTAATAATAAAGTATTTGATAAAATTACACCTGAAATTTTGCAATGGAAATCTTACAGTACGACTATATTTAAAATACCAAATGAAGGTAGATATTTATTAACGATCGCTGGAAAAAATCAACAACGTATAAATGGTGAAATAGATAAATCAACGGCCATTAAAAATATCAAGATAATCAGACAATAGATAAAATTGAATCGATTTAAATTTATTTTTAATTATATTAAACATAAATCTACATAATAAATACAAAATGGACTTAACGCAGATAAAATTATCAAAGTCGGAATGGTTGAACGTTGAAGTTCCTTTTCCAGACAAAGAAAAGGCGATTTTAAAACTTATTATAGATGGTTACAATGATAGAAATGCATTTATCAATGAAACACGATCTATACATAGAATAATGAAATTAGAAAACGATATTCTTGGACTCAATGAGTATATATATACCGAATATTTTGAAGAAAAAATAAAAAAAATGATAAAAAAATACCCATCTGTTATTGAAACATATGTTTCACCAATTACTGGTAAAAAAAGTAAGCTAAAATTAAAAAAATCACATTTGATGAAAATAGCGAATATTAATTCAAGTCTTGAAAAAACAAAAGACTCTATATTTGAATATATATTACTTGATATTGCAGAAAATATCTTAAAGCATTTACATACCTATTCTGAAGAGTATGCTTTTCACTTATATACTTTGATTAATATTAAAAAGGCAAACATTATTTATGTAAATCCTTATTGTGTTGAATTTATAGATAATCTTATTGTATTAGTTACCCCCAAAATACAAATGCGTGATGTTATTAATGAATCGTATGCCTTTATTGAGAAAAATCCTCTTCTTTTGAAATATGAAGATATAACTCTTTATCAACATCAAAAAGATATATACAACACGTTTTATTATACAAGTGGAAATAGTGATTATAATGATCCATTAGCAAATAAATTTCAAGCTCTTTCAAATAATCCAGGTAAATTGGTTCTTTATACTGCACCTACAGGAACTGGAAAAACATTGACTCCTTTGGGTTTGTCAGAAGGATATAGAATCATATTTATCTGTGCGGCAAGACATGTTGGTCTTGCATTGGCTAAGTCAGCTGTTTGTATGAATAAAAAAATAGGCATCGCATTTGGTTGTCAAACCGCAGATGATATTCGTTTACATTATTATGCAGCATCTGAATATACACGAAATACACGTACTGGTGGTATTGGAAAAGTAGATAACACGGTCGGCGATAAAGTAGAAATTATGATTTGTGATATTAAATCGTATATTATAGCAATGCACTACATGATGGCTTTTACACCTTCTTTAAAATATAATGAAGAAATAGATGAAATGTTGGAAGAAATAGACGAACAAATAGAGTTGATTGAAGAATATAAAAATGAATCTACAAATGAAGCGGAAATAGAAAAATTTCAATTAAAAATAGACTTCTTCACAAATAAAAAAGCCAATTTAAATAAAAAGAGGATTGTTTATAAAAAAGACGCCGATATTATTACATATTGGGATGAACCGACTATTTCGATGGACTATGACGAACATCCATTACATGAATTGATAACAAATGTCTGGAAAGAAAATAAAATATCAAAGATTGTTCTTTCGTGTGCTACATTGCCTCAACAAGATGAAATTAATGATACATTGGCCTCTTTTATCATAAAATTTCCAGATGCTAGAGTTGAAACTATTTCAAGTTATGATTGCAAAAAATCAATATCATTGTTAAATGTAAATTGTAAATCTGTACTACCACATTTACTGTATTCTGAATATGAAGAGTTGGTAAAATGTGTAAAACATTGTAATATCCATAAATCGTTATTACGATATTTTGATTTGCAAGAAATTATTCGTTTTATAAATAAGGTACACGAATTAGATAATGCGATACCTGAAAATCTCAATATGAATTATTATTTTGAAAATGGTATTTCCGATATCACAATGAATAGTATAAAAATGTACTATCTAAGATTGTTAGGTAATATTAATCCTGAACGCTGGGAAGATATTAGTAATGATCTTCAAAAAAATCAAAAATCAAAATTATTTAAAAAAAATGATTTACGAAGATTCTCTAGTCTTGAACAGCCTAAAAAAACTACAGGAGGTGCACCATTATCACGTATTCAAAGTGTATCTGTACCGGCAAAATTGGTTACACCAAGTAGTACAGTTGGATTACAAATTACAACTACAGATGCACATACATTAACGGATGGACCAACTATCTTCCTTAGTAATAATGTTGAAAATTTGGGAAAATATTATATCAAACAAACAAATCTTCCACCTCGCGTGTATAATTCAATTTATAATCGAATACAGGAAAATACAAATATTCAAACAAAACTTACGGAAGCGGAAAATCAATTAGAATATATACTAGATAAGATGGCGAATGCAGGTAGTAGTTCTAAAGATGATAAAAAGGGATCTTCAAAAAAAACACACAAAATGAATCGTGATGTAGATGACTCTAAACAAAATCCTGAATTGAGGAAATTAACACAGTTAGTAGAAGGTCTTCGTTCAAAAATTCAAATGGTGAATTTAGATGATGTTTATATACCAAATTCAAGAAATCATCAAAACGTGTGGACAGACAAATTTAATGAAAATGCATATAGTCCAAATATTTCAGATGAAGATGTTTGTAATATTATGGCTTTGGACGTTGATAATGATAAGAAAATGTTGTTACTACTAGGAATTGGTATGTTTACAAACGAAAATAAAGCAAATGCTAGGTATATGGAAATAATGAAAAAACTTGCATACAATCAAGAATTGTACATTATATTGGCTTCTTCAGATTATATTTACGGAACCAATTATCAGTTTTGCCATGGATATATAGGTAAAGATCTACTTAATATGACGCAACAAAAAACAATACAGGCTTTGGGTAGAATTGGTAGAAATCATATGCAACAAGAATATTCCATAAGATTCAGAGACGATAATATATTAAAACAACTATTTACACGACCTGTTGAAAACAAAGAAGCAGTAGTAATGAATAGATTATTTACTTAAAACATTTTATAACCAAATAAATCAAAATCACGTTTATAATATTTATTAATTAATTCTATTGAATTTTTATTTAATACTTTACTATATTTTGTTTCACCAGGAAGTATCTTACATTTCGCAACTTGAAAATAATGATTAAAATCTTCATATCCAATTCGATGCATATCTTCATTTAATGTTTCGGTATGTAAAATGGTAATATTTTCAATAATATTTCCCATTTCATTCATTAAAAATAAATATTGAGGTAATTTGTGATTATCAAATATTTCATCATCTTTTTCTAAGAAATATTTTATTTTTTGAAACACTACTTTTGGACGTAAAATAGTTTCATTATTAATAATGCCACGGAATAACAATTCAGAAATAATGCGATCGTATGGATTTCGAACAACTGTTAGTATTTCATATTCATTTCTATTATAGGGATTATCAGAAACAACCTGTCGTAATTCTTCATTATCGAACAATATATCATTGTGTCTTTGCATTTCAACCCAAGTAAAATGTTGCAACGAATGTTGCAATTCTTTAGAAAGTCTAATTTTTTTTAAAACTTGAAGTTCAGGAACATCTTTTCTATCAAAGCTTTCTAAACTATCAACGCTTGAAAAAGAAAGCACTTTTTTCATTAAACTACCTTGTTTATTCAGTTCTTTCTTTTTTTTATGAAGAGTTTGTTTCCAATTTTTTCTATATTTTGTTATTTCATCACTTATTGTTTTTTCATAATAAGAAAAATATAAATTTTCAGGACCTAATTTAATATTATATTTTTGTGAAAAATATTTCTCTATACTCGTTCCTCCTGTTTTTGGAATATGAATTAATAACAGTTTATTTTCTTTAAAATAAGGCATAATATAATTAGTTATATTATATCTTTAAAAAAATTAATTAATAGATAATGCATAAGGATTTTTCTTTAGTGAATCAAGTAATTCACTTCCATTTCTATTGTTTTCTGCACCATAATCAATCTTTTGATGTCCTTGTAATCTTCCCATTGTATTTACACAAGCAGTAGACTTAGCAAATGAGGGAATTGGAGCACATTTATTTGTTAATGTATCAGTTCTATCACAAGACTTTAAAGTCGCATCGTGATTTAACATAGACATGTTTCCTGGTACCATTCTTCCTTTAATAGTAGATGATTTCACATCATTGTTGCGTTGTCTATATTCTGCATCATAAGGACGTGGTTCCAACGTCCCTTCGCCAGCAGAAGCATTACCTGCATAAAAGTAATCAGACTGATTCATTCTATGGGTAGCATTTGGTTCTACATTTGTAACTGTGTAACCCCCTTTATTTAATACATTTGTACCTGAATTCATATGAAATTTAGAATTTTCAGTAGTTTCGCGAATAGTAGGACCCGGTCTATCAGAAGGATTAAATACATAGGTTTGTGGAACCTTTGTCCCTGCATTTTGATAAGGACGCAATGTACCAATGGTATTTTCTTTGCGCGATGGTCGTAAAACATCTAAAAGTGGTGATATTACAGATCCAATAGCACCTCCAACTGCACCAAAGTAATCACTTTGACTGTTTGCTGTACGATTATTATTATATACAATCTGTGATTTTGAACCATAATCACCATCAGTTGCTCCTCCTTTTCCTTTTGCATAAGCAGTTGATAATGGAACACTTCCTAAATCTATATGTTTTGATGGCATATATTCTCCATCAACGAAAATACCCTGATTGTCTGCTCCAGCCGCTCCTGTATAAGAAACAGTTGTTTCGGGACGATTTGTATAACGATCTTCTTGTAATGGGCGCAATGTTACTCCTTTTTCAAGACCAGTAGTAGTCATTAATCTATCTTGTCCCATTTTAAACGAACGTTCAGGTCTGTGTTTTTCCATTTTACCAATAGTACCCATCTCTTTAATAGCACTACTTGCAGGACCTTCATGTCCAAACAAACCTACGCCCGAAGGTTTTTTATTTGTTTTTACGCGTAATTCATCGACATTTTTAGGCATCCATTCGTCACGATTCATCATCCCAGAGTTATAACCATTTGCACCTTCAGTACCATATCCTAAACCAATTCCTGGTGCTACTGTTTCTTGTTTAAAAGGTAAAACATTCGCCATTTTATTAACAGTGTTAACACGAGATTGCATAAAATCACTTTGGTTAGGAGTTCCATATGCCCATTGATAGTTTTCATTTGGTGCAAAAAGTGGTGCTTGTTCCTTTTTCTCTATTTGCTGTGAACCTTTTCCTAAATAGTTGTCCAAGATACCTTCATTTTGGTTTGCATCAAAATTAGGTGTAGTCTTTTTTCTACCAAAAAAAGGAACCATATTATTATGTTGAAAATAGTCATTTTTAACAGTTTCTCCAGTTAACGAAGTAAATGTTTCTCGATTTGTTGTTTCGACACCTCCAATATTTGTATCAACTAGACCCTTTTTATTGAAGTAATTATCTGTATAGGCAGTTCCTTCGTAGTTGTTATCGTGTGTTAGTTTTTCGGTTCTAGATAATTCAGGAGTCTCCATTGGTTTTTCATCTGGAAAATTTTCGTCTGGAAGGTTTGTGTTTGGTAAATCAGTATATCCAACAAACCCTTCGTCTAGTTCTTCATTATTATTTTGCTGTTTTGAAATCATATATAATCCACCCATGGCTATTATTGGTATCGCTAATTCCATAGTTTATTTTAATTAATATATACAATAGACATAATAAATAATTGCATATATTAATTTAATTTTTTTCAATATAATAGTCTAAAGATAGTGGATCCATTCTCTCTTGTTGCATTGGTATAGAAATTTTTGGTTTATAATAATCTTTTTCTAAAATACGTGTTTGTATATTGTCGTGAAAAGGTTTTTCAAGATTTGATTGGGGATTTACAATTGGTTGTTCCCATTTTGGATGCTCTAAATCACGATACATCCATGCAGGATGTGAAGCGCGACTCTCTTCTATAAAAGGCTTTGTAGTTGGATAACTAATCGCTTGAGTTTGTACTGCGTTTCTTTTATAATCTTGCTGGTCTACATCATCACGTCCAACACGTCTGGTTAAACCCATTAGATCACTCTCTAAATTTACAGAATTTGTTTGAAGATTAGCACCCCATTTTTGCATTCTTAATTGAGCATCATCTTGAAAAGGCATAGTTGCACCTGGTCCAGGAACATCTAATTGATAACGTCCAATAAATGTTTGTTGTTCTAATTGTTTTTCTATTCTTAAATCATCATCATGAAATCTTGTAAACGACATTTTATATATTGTATGAATATTTTAATAATAGAGAATAATCAATTCGTTAAATAGTATTTACTCTCGCATTTTTACATTGCCCATATGTTTTGCGATGCCATTGTGTAATTCCATATTCGGCTATTCCATTTAAATGATGTTTTGTACCATATCCTTTATTTTTATCAATACAATATCGTTCCGTTAATTCCGGATGTTCGTTACACAATTCCTCAATATATTCATCACGAGCAACTTTCGCTAATATCGACGCTGCTGCTATTGGTGTATATTTGTTATCACCACCTTCTATAGTATCATGTGGTAATGATTTCAACTCTTCTGTAACATCATCATAAATAGTATAAGGTTTAAAATCGTTTCCGTCAATTAAAAGGAAAGTGCTTTCTTTATCTACACTAGATTTAGTGAATATATCCCGTATTGAATTATGCATACCGCGATGAACCGCTTGTCTTATATTGATTTCATCAATAACATCGTGTTCAATATACTGAATAGACCAAGATATAGCATTTTCTTTAATATAATCAGATACCGCTTTTATTTTTTTTTTGGAATGAAACTTTTTAGAATCTTTCATCCAATCATGGTGAAAAGACCCATCTTTAGGTAAAACAGTAGCGGCTACATATAATCGACCGAACATAGGTCCACGACCAGCCTCATCTACTCCGATTTCAAATTTATATTCAGGATTATAACACTGAGATAACATCTTTTTTATATAAATTAAATTTTTATATTTATATCAATTTTATAAATACCTACTAATATTTTCGACGTATAGAATATATCAAATCATTATAGATGAAGGGAATAAAACTAACACCTTTTTTATTATTTGTAATTTTATTAGTTGTTTTAGTATTAGCAATGTTATTTGGTAGTACATCTAAACCTGTTTTAGAAAATATGGCTAATTCAGGAGAAACCAGTTCATGGAAACCTGTTTTATCTAATTCTATACAAGCTTATAATTCTGGTGCACAGTTAGATGATATTATACCTATCAAAGATGGTCAAGTTGGAATTTATTATGATCCAAGCAATGGTAATGTAGTAATTACTAATAGTTTAGTAAGTTCTGAATATACATTACTTTCACGCGATAGTATGGGTGTAGCAACACTTGTAAATAATGCATCGGATATGTCTAATAAAATATCGAATACTGTTAATCTAACCACAGCCCCATGGACATATATTCAAGATAATATGTCTTTGTTGTATTGTCCTTACAAGGCAAACACATTAATTATTGTTATTAATAACATAGACAATACAATTATGCAAGTTTTCAAAAGCAGTAAAGGAATTTCAAATTCATTATTACCCATCAATACATCAACCGGTGTAACAAATACTGTTGAAGCAAAACAATATACACAGCTTGGACAACAAGTAAAGGAACAAATTACAATTAATGGTAAAAATACTGAAGTTACTAAGATTGCGAATAACGTTTACTACAATGATACTTTAGGAATAGCAGTAGGTACACAAGGTACTGTATTTGATGTTTCAAAAGATTTTAAGACAGGCTTATCAAAACAAAACACTGATAATATTTTAGTTATGAGTTGTTTAGTAGATGAAAGTAGTTTACTGATCGTTGTTATTACAAAAGAACCAAGCACAAATGTTTATAAAGTAGCATCAGCTAATTATATTAAACATTCTTTTAGTGATGGTAATCCAAACGACTCTTTTTCACTATCATTTGAAACACAGGGTGATAAAGAAAGTGGTTCTGGTTCTGGTTCTGGTTCTTCTGACGATGGATCACAAGATTCAAATTCAAAAAATGACTCTTGTAACAATCAATACAACGCAAAACCTAGTTATGTTTGTCCTAATAAAAATAACGCTAGTGGTTCTGATAGTGATAATAATGTTTGCAATAGTTCAGACTATATTAGAAAATCAGAAATTGTACCTCCTGTATGCCCTGGTTGTCCTCCTTGTCCTACAGCTGCTTCTTGTACTCTTTCTATTAATAGCAATGGTGAAATTGTAGATTGCACTGGTAAAAAATATGAAAACGCAAATGGAATTTTAGGTGCATCTCCTGCAACCTTTGGAGGATTTGGTACATCTGTCGGAAATACAATAAGCTCTGCCGTAGGAGATGTTGCTGGAGTAGCCAATACAGGTCTTACCGAAACAGGTGATGTTATTAAATCAGGTCTTAATGAAACTGGTGATGTTATTAAATCAGGTATGGGTATATTAGCACCTACTGTTGATAATACAATAGATACTGCTGGTGATGTTGTCGGAAAAGGTTTAGATACTGCTACAGGAGCTTTAGATAAAACACTAGATACAGCGGGTGGTGCTTTTGATAAAACACTAGATACAGCGGGTGGTGCTTTTGATAAAACACTAGATACAGCAGGTGATGCATTAAATACTACAGTAGATGGAGCTACAGGCATAGTAGGTGAATTAGGAGATACTGTTGGTGATATAGCATCTGGTATAGGCGAAGGTGTTGGAGGAATTGGACAAGGGATCGGTCAAGGTGTTGCAGGGTTAGGAACTGGAGCTTCAGACTTAGTTCAAGGAGTTTCATCAGACGCCGCAAGTATTGGTAATAATGTGATTGATTCATCTGCTGATTTATTAAAAAGTACCGGTTCTGGTATTATGGAATTATCACAACAACAACAACAAATGATGCAACAACAAATGATGCAAAATAATCCTATGCAACAACAAATGATGCAGAATGATCCTATGCAACAACAAATGATGCAACAAGGCTATATGCAACCAGGCTATATGCAACCAGGCTATATGCAACAACCTGGTTACCCTATGCAAATGGGATATATGCAACCTGGTATGGGTTATAGTTATCCTCAAACATGCCAGCGTGAGAGTTCTAATTTTATGCCTATTACAAATGATTTCTCTCAATTTACATAAATAATATTTTAATATCAATTCGTAAAATAATTGGTATTAAAAAAACTGCTTAAAATAAAAAGTCATTTTAATATATGAATCAATTGGCTACTGATAAAAAAGAACAGAAAAACTGTTTTGACTATTCTGAAATTTTAAATCGTACACAAATTGTAAATGAAATTACAACTATTCTTCAATCTTTTGATAAACGTTGTACAGATATTCAATTTAAAAAAGGTATCTATATTTATGGATCGCCTGGATGTGGTAAAACATTTTTTGTTATTAACTTATTAAAACAATTAAATTATGATGTTATCAAATATGATGCTGGTGATATACGCAATAAATCTCTCATTGATAATATCACTAGTAATAATATTTCAAACAGAAATGTATTAGATATGATGGCTGGAAAAGAAAAGAAAATAGCAATTGTTATGGATGAAATTGATGGGATGAATAACGGAGATAAAGGAGGAATTAATTCCCTTATTAAATTAATACGTCAAAAAAAAACGCAAAAACAAAAATTAGAAAGTATGACTTTAAATCCTATTATATGCATTGGTAACTACTATATGGATAAAAAAATACGTGAATTAATGAAAGTATGCTATACATTTGAATTAAAAACGCCTACATCGCGACAAATAGAGACATTGTTAAATCGACTTATTCCAAAACAACAAATGTTAACTAACAAAGAACTACTTATTAATTATATTCAAGGCGACATCCGAAAATTGAATTTTACAGGAGAATTGTACAAAAATAAATCTCATTTACTGACCGAAGATGTAATTAAAGATATCTTTCAAACAAAATCTTTTAATGAAGATTCAAAAAGATTAACAGCTACACTTTTTAATGAATATATTCCCTTTAAAGAACATAACATTCGAATGAATGATACCGATAGAACCATTATCGCATTACTATGGCATGAAAATATTATTGATATTATTGCTCATATTCCAAAAAAAGATCAAATTTTGTTCTATATTAGATTATTGAAAAATATTTGTTTTGCTGATTACATAGATCGTATTACATTTCAAAATCAAATTTGGATCTTTAATGAAATTAGTTCTTTAATTAAAACGTTTTATAATAATAAGATTTTGCACGAAAATTTAAAAGAAGTTCGAAATGTATCACACGAAGATATACGATTTACAAAGGTATTGACCAAATATTCAACCGAATATAACAATCAAATTTTTATTAATAACTTGTGTCTTGAATTAAATATGGACAAAAAAGATGTTTTAGCTTTTTTTCAAGAATTACGTATTCAATTATCAAAAGTTGAAGAATCCGATTTTTTAACAAATCCAGATAATATTACTTATTTAGAAAACCTATTTGAAGGATATGATATTTCAAAATTAGATATTAAACGAATGTATCGTTATCTAGATAAAAATGTAAAAAAGGATCAATTAATTGAAGAAGAAATATAATTATTTATTATTTAGTTAAAGAATAACTTAATAATAGAATATATACAATGGGATATCATCGTTCAATTTTGGAGTACGTGTGGATTGATGGTAATAATAACCTGAGGTCAAAGGCTAAGGTATTTGATAAAGATGTGAAAAATGTAGGTGAATTACCTATTTGGAATTTCGATGGAAGTTCCACGAATCAAGCAGAAGGAATAGATTCGGAAGTTATGCTTATTCCACGTGCTATTTACAGGGATCCTTTTCGTGGAGATCCTAATAGAATAGTACTTTGCGAAACGCAACGTCCGGATGGTAGTTATTTAGAGAATAGTCATCGACACTGGGCAAATGATTTATTTGAAAAAAATAAAGATGCTAAACCATGGTTTGGTCTAGAACAAGAATATTTTTTAATTGATCCAGCAACAAATAAGCCGTTAGGATTTGACGGTTCATTAAAACAAGGGCAATTTTATTGCAGTGTTGGTTCTGAAAATGCATTTGGGAGAGAGATTGTAGAAGAACATTTACACGCTTGTCTCCACGCAGGAATTCAACTAAGTGGTATAAATGCTGAAGTAGCACCAGGGCAATGGGAGTTTCAAGTAGGTCCTTGTGTTGGTATTGATGAAGGTGATCAATTATGGGTTGCACGTTATTTATTAATTCGTATTGCTGAAAAATACAATGTTAAAGTAGATTTTTCACCTAAGCCAGTAAAAGGTGACTGGAATGGTTCGGGTTGTCATGCAAATTACAGCACAGAAGAAATGCGTAACGGTAAAGATAATAAAGATGGGATTGAATTTATTAATGAAGCTATCGAAAAATTATCAAAAAAACATAAAGAACATATGAGCGTATATGGTGAAGACAATGATCAACGTATGAGCGGTGAACACGAAACCGCTAGTTATGATACATTCTCTGTAGGTATTGCACATAGAGGGCGTTCTATTCGCATTGGTAATGATACACTTAAAGAGAAAAAAGGATATTTTGAAGATCGCCGACCTGGTTCTAATTGTGATCCTTACTTAGTCACTGGAATGCTTTTTAAAACAACGGCTGTTGACAAATAATTTTTGTAAAAAATGATAGATAATGTTATTGTATAATGTTGCGTTTTAAAATACAAAATATATTTTCAAAATCACCAAAAATACTTCTTATAAATGGTACATATAATATCATAGGCAATTCCACTTATAGTATTATTAATACAACAGATGCTATTATAAATAATTTATATATCGATGAAAAATTTCGTAATCGTGAAAATGGTAGTAAATTGTTAGAGTATACCGAAAATGTTTTAAAAAAAAGACATAAAATAGAAAAATGTACACTTCTTGCTCATGAACCAGTAAATTGTAATTTGAGAAACTTTTTTCAAAAAAATGGATATACAATTTCCAATACAAATTTTGAAACATATGATGATGGCGTAGCAATGTTTAACTTGATACCAATGCATAAATTTTTAAAATAGTAATGTTTTTTGTGTTCAATATAATATACAATATTATATGGAATGGATAATAATCGTGTAAATCAACGATTACTTTGTGGTACAATATCGTCATTTATTGCGACAACTATTGTACACCCATTTGATATATTAAAAATATCTCGACAAATTAATATTAAACCTCAATATAATTTTTCTAGCTTATATCGCGGTTATAGTATTGGTCTGGTTCGACAGCTAACATATTCTGTACCAAATGTTTTTATGTTTACTGAATTAAACAATATACATAAAAAACACTTGAAAACAGAGCCAACATATAAAGAAAAATTAACTTATGGGATTACATCTGGGGCTATAAGTGGTTTTACAGGAAATCCAAGTGAAGTATTATTGGTTCGCTCTATACAACCAGATAAACCAAAATTATCACTTTTAACACATGCTCAAAATGTGTATAGAGAAAATGGTATTTCCGGGTTTTTTAATGGATATAAACTAGCTATTACGCGTTCTGCTGTTTATAATGGAACACGATTGCCTCTATATTCACAAAGTAAAGAAAAAATACTGGAATTATACCCTACTTTAAAGGGTACAACTTCTTTGCATTTTTCTTCTGCAGCAATTAGTACAATTACTGCGATAATTATTAGTAATCCCATTGATGTTATTAAAGCCCGTGCACAAAAAGAAAAACCTAAAAGTATTTTACAATTAGCAAGACGGTCTTTTGAAAAAGAAGGTTTTAATCTTTTCAATCGTGGATTACTTGCTAGTATTTGTAAAAGTTTTCCTCATTCAATTATATCATTTGTAATTCTTGAAAAGACAACACAATTATTTACAGGAAATGATGCGATATAATTTATTTTTATATAATATATGAAAATCTATTTTTATTATATTATTATTATTTGTTTATTAATATCTATTATATCCATTATTACTTTTTACTATAGTCAGCCACAATATAAAGGTCGAGGATATTGTGAAATTACTGAAGAATACGTTTTACCACAAATATACGAGAATTTCGTATCAGATAACGAAATCGATCATATTTTAAAGTTAGCAGAACCTAAATTTAGAGAAAGCAAACTTGTAAGCGGATTCAGTGAAAATGTTCGAAAAAGTGAGACAGCATGGTTAACAAAAAAGGATCAAGTTGTTTCTACAATTATTCAAAAAGTATGTACTATTACCAAAATACCATTTGAAAATGCAGAAAAAATTCAAGTCGTAAAATATGGTCCAAATGGGTTTTATAGCAGACATTTTGACGCATCATGTGATGATAAAAAAGAATGTGTGGAATTTGAAAAAAACGGCGGACAACGTGTTGTAACTATGATCATATATTTAAATGATGATTTTACAGGAGGTTCAACCGAATTTCCTAACTTAAAACAAGAATATTTTCCAAAAAAAGGAAATGCACTTCTTTTTTATTCACTTCAAAAAAATGGCGATAAGTGTCATCCATTGTCTTTGCACGCAGGAACACCTGTAAAAACGGGACATAAATATATTGCGAATGTTTGGTTGCGTGAAAAACCTTATAAAACAATTGATTAACGTAAATGTTGTATGATTTTTTGCGATTCTATTAACAAACCTTCTAGTTCTTGGACTCTTCCAGTTAAACGTTTGATTTCTTCTTGTTGTTTTGAAAGTGTATACACTATTTCATCTGGATTCATTGGACGTTTTTCTTTACCTGGAGTTTCTACCATAATTCGAAATCCATTGGAATGTCTATTTTCTTGATTTTTGCGTTCTTCGTCAATTTCTTTCATTTGTTTTAAAACGTCTGGTTTGTTTTCTGGTAATCCTGGTTGATAATTTTTTAGCATTTCGTCGATATCTTTTAAAAAAAACTGAATAATTGGTTGTTCTGATTTATTTTTTATAAAATCTTGGACTTTTCTCGGACTTTCTGTGAAATATTGTGGGTGAACACTATCTAGCATATTTTTTTTATCAAATGTATTATGGTTATGTGAAAAAACTAATATTGTTTTTATTGGATTGAGTTGGACAAATGGAATCGTATATTCTTTTAAAAATGCACGTTCTTCGGCTAACGATGCCTTTTCATCATAACTCGTATGTTCTAATAACTCTTTGCGAAAAGCAAAAGTACCAGCAGTAGCATGCGTAGGACCAAACGGTCCACTTTGAAACATTTTATCGATATGTTTGTAATAAATATATATTTCGCTTGATCCTGCGCATAATGCATGTGGATTTGATAGTAGTGTTTCTACGGCGTGTTCTACACGCTCAGGTGGATAATAATCATCATCGTCCATATACACCAATATATCACCCTTGGTTTTTTTATGCATAAGGTTGCGTTTTGCGCCTAATACCATTTTTTCTTGGACAGAAACATATTTTATTTGTTCTATACCTGATTTTTCAACAAGATCTCGTATCTTATCTGTTCCATCATCGACAATAATCCATTCCATTCGTTCTTTTGGATATGTTTGATTCTGAAAACATCGAAACATCATTTCTATAAAAGGTCTACGATTAAATGTAGGTGTGCATACAGATACAAATGGTCTTTGTTTATTCATTATTACTAGTATTAATAATGAATATTTTATGTTGTTTATAAAAAAAAATCAATATTCAAATGTAATAATTGTTTTGGTATCACTAGTTTACAATATTCCCAATAGTCTGGCTAAGTTGTTCTAACTTATCAGCAAAACTATTCATGGTCTCATTTAATTCTTTCATTTCTCTATTTTTTTTTTTAATATATTCTTGGACTTTTTTTATCTTTTCGGTATAAATTGATTCTGGATTATCAATATCGTTTTCACTGTAATTTTCAAAAGCACGCAAAAGTTCAACAAAATCTAGATACTCATTTACATCATTTATTGAATCTGGTTCTTCTTGTAGCATTTGTTCAATTTCGTCCATCAATTTTTTGTTTCCGTATAGAAGATAAAATGTATTATACAATAGGCGAATTTCATTTACAAATTTTGTTTTATCCATAGTATCATACATTCGATTTTCCTCAAAATTTATATACGGACTCCAAATATTATAAAACACAATACTCAAATTATACATATCTAATTCAAAATCCTCGAAATTATGATCATCGAGAAGATCTATTTTTTCACGAATCTCTGCACAGATCTGTGTAAATGATTCGGATTGATTATTCGCAAATGTAAAAGTAGTTATAGTAGTATTCATATCGTTTGGTTTTAATTAAAACCAAATGGTATTATATAAAATCAATTTTATATATATATTGTATCTTGTATTTTCACTATTTATAGTAATTCACGTTCATAATCACGTTTTAAGTTATCAAGGTCTACGTTTTCTAATAAATTATCGTTATATAAACCAACTTTCACATTTATTGTTAATTTATTGGTTTCTTCTCCATCTTTAACATTTATTTCCACTTGGTATGTTTTTACGTTTTCTAATCCAATTGGTGTTCCTATTAATTTATAAGTTCCACTAACATGTTCATCTTCATCGTCCTCATTTCCATCTTTAAATACTAACCACTCTGGTAAGCTATTTTCTACCACTGATAATTCTAATCCTCCTGAGGTATTTAATATTTTTTGAGTATCAATTTCATGGATTATTTCTTCTCCTGCTACAAAATCAACTGCATATCTATTTTTTAAAATTACACGGTCACCAAAAACCTCTACGCGTTTTTTATTTAAGTAACCAGTTTTATACATAGTATTGTCTTTTAATATATAATTACTTCCAACACTTTCATTAATAAAAATAATTTTATTGCTTGTATCGTAGTGAAAGTTATAATGATTGTTTTTGATAGCCCATTCAGCTGCTATTTGTTGCATTTGACTTTCATTTGCATTATCAAGTCTTGAATCTCTTACAAGGACTTTACCATCTTCATATGGAAGTACTTGGTTTGTTTCAATGATTGTTTTTGCACCGTACTCAGTAGGGTTATAAGTGCTGGTAGAAGTGGTAATAATTAAGTGTTTAACAGAGAAATCAAAACCTTTTCCAGAATCACCTAATCCAGAAGCAGGTTTTTTATTATACTCAGCTTGTGCAATTGTTTTAACATTGTAATTTAATGTAATAGTAAACAATTGTTTGGTTGATAATTCCCCATCAGAAACAGTTAATTCAATATTAGTTACTTTATCATCATTAAGAGAAGGTGTACCACTCAATACACCATTTTCAAAAGTCAACCATGCTGGAAGTACAGGATCAGCGATTGTTAAACTAGTACTATCTACGTCGTTAACTACAGGAGTATATGTATATAACACATCTTCACTAGCAGTTGTTACAGGATTACTAGTAAAGAAGGGAGCATCATTTACAGGTATTATTGTTATTGTGAATTCTTGTTCTACAGAATCACTACCGTCACTAACAACTAATTTGACTAGATGAGACGTACCATCAGCATCTAAAACAGCTTGAGTAGGTGTACCACTAAGTGTAGTACCATCAAAAGTTAACCAGCCTGGAAGTGTATCGGCAGTAATTGTTAAACTATCACCATCAGGATCACTAACTTGAGGAGTATATGTATATAACACATCTTCAGTAGCAGTAGTAGGGGCATCACTATCAAATTGTGGGGGGGTATTTGAAGTGTCGATTGTTATTGTGAATTCTTGTTCTACTGGATCATTACCGTCTGCTGTAACAACTAATTTGACTGGATGAGACGTACCATAAGCATCTAAAACCGCTTTAGTAGGTGTACCTCTAAGTGTAGTACCATAGAAAGGAGTTAACCATGTTGGGAGTGTAACGGCAGTCATTGTTAATACTTTTTTATCATCATAGCTAATTTGAGGAGTATACGTATATAATACATCTTCAGTAGCGGTAGTCTTAGGTTCACCAACAAATTCTAACTCTGGTTCTGGTTCTGGTTCTGGTTCTGGTTCACTATTAGCAGCATCAAATACATTATTGGTGACATTACCGCTATTTAGAATCCATACACGATTAGCATAACTCGAATAATCGGTATTAATGATACCAGCATTAATCATAGCGGCCAATTCACCATTTTGGGCATTGTCAACCAAATTTTCCTGAACATCGTCAACGACCCATAGATATTGCATTTCCTCTGTAGGAGCAGGGTCAAAAGTCACAGTCCATGTATTATCGCCATTGTCTGATGCTACAGGACCCCCATTAGGATCCCATCCCCACCAAGGACCAGTGAGACGAACACTTGTTGTTCCTTCAGGAACTTGTACAGTTACTTGTAAACCAGACGATTGCTCTGGTTCTGGTTCTGGTGCAGCATCTGAATAAATTTTAAAATTAGTTAACGTAACAGGTATATCTCTATCTACAATATATAATAACAGACTTGAAAATGTCTTATCACCTTGACTAGGTATACTAATCTCACCACTACCGGATCCTGTTGTACAGGTAAATTCAGCAGTATCATATGAAGGATTTACATTAGGATAAGGTAACCATTCCAATCTAAATCTAATAGTTACATCACTCTCTGTACTATAATCAAATGTAATTTTACCAGCATTAGAAAATGTTAGAGGATATAAATCAGTGTTTGAATTTGAAAATCCAGCCCAAGGCTGTGCACCTGATGGGAATGTATATACATCACCAACAACTGTCGTGCCATCAAACGTATAGTTATCTGTATTAAATTTTGGGACTTGATCTCCTGTTCCTGGTTCTGGTTCTGTTTCTGGTTCTGCTGGAGTTATCATAGTGTGTTGTCCTAGATAGGTCCATTCCTCGTTAGGTTTAACAATCCATTCACTATCTTCAGCATTTGTACCTCTAGAAGCATTCCAATTAGTATTACCTGTTACAACACTTGATTTTCTAACCAATGTGTGGTCTTTAGTAGCTTGAGAAACACCAGCTACATCCCAACCATCACCGGGATCTCCTTGAAAATCACCAATACAATCTAATACAACGTAACTACTTTGAGTTCCCTTTACTAACTTATATCCATCATCGCCGTTTGATAGATACAAATGTTCTCTTCCTCCAATCTCTGCTGCTTTATCTTTGATATATTGACTAGCATCAGGATGATAAACGATAAAACCACTTTTAGGTTGTATAACATCACCCTCTTCGAAAATAACATTCCAGAACTCGTGTTGTCCAGGCGTCGGTACTGCATTACCAACAGATGGTAAAGCATGATAATCTGATAAATCAATAGCTTCATCAGTAGGATTAAATATTTCCAAATATTTATTATTTGATAATCCTTCTGCATATTCAGAAAAAAATAAAGTTCTTAAATCGGTTTTTTCTACTTTTACCGACTTAATAACCAATGTAGCTTCTTTGAAATTTGGATAACTATCGTGAATAACTTCTCCTTGTTTTCCTGTATAATTACCACCTAAAGCAAGGTTCATTAATAAACCAAAATGCTTTTCGTCGGAACTATCTATAACAGAATTATTTTTATCTACGCGTTGAAAAAGTTCATTTTGTATAGTTTTATCAATATTATATGTATGTACGAGTACATCATCAAAATACATAGAAATAGTAACATTGTCGTCATTATCTCTTTTTAAAACGGTTTTGTATCTATGAAAACTTTCTCTTAAATCAGATAAACCTGTTTTAATTGATGTTAAATATTGATGTCCATTGTTATCATAATGAATAGAATTAGAATAACGATTATTACCTAAAGTAGGTGCCCATTCCAGTACATCAATTTCAGAACAAAATGGCCATGGTTGATCAGTAGAATTATTTTTATAACCTGTTCCCATCATCCAAAAAGCAGGCCATAGTGGAACTGGATTAGATTCATCAGAAGATTCCATTGTACCATCATCATTCATTGATTTGGGCATTTTTCCTTCAAATTCAATCGAAATTTGTTTATGTTTTTCTAACTTAAGTTCTTCTTTATCATCCATCATTATAAGTCGTGATGATTTATATAGAGGATCAGAACCTTCAACTGGTACTTTTTCTAATTTAATTTCTAAATGTCCTTCGCTATTAATAGAAGCGTGTTGATCATCATAACCTTGTTTCTCCTGATTATAAGGCCAGGGGTCATTACCATTAGTAGTCTCGTAAGTAAAAGTGTAGCCACTGAATTCCATAGGCATATACATATGTATAACATTTAACTAAATACTAAAATTATTATGAATAGACAATTAATTTGGATTTATAGTTAATAATGGTTTTTCATTATTCATTATAGTTATGTTACTTCAATATCATAACTATTTTATTTAATTAAATATATATCTTGTATCTTGTATTTTCACTATTTATAGTAATTCACGTTCATAATCACGTTTTAAGTTATCAAGGTCTACGTTTTCTAATAAATTATCGTTATATAAACCAACTTTCACATTTATTGTTAATTTATTGGTTTCTTCTCCATCTTTAACATTTATTTCCACTTGGTATGTTTTTACGTTTTCTAATCCAATTGGTGTTCCTATTAATTTATAAGTTCCACTAACATGTTCATCTTCATCGTCCTCATTTCCATCTTTAAATACTAACCACTCTGGTAAGCTATTTTCTACCACCGATAATTCTAATCCTCCTGAGGTATTTAATATTTTTTGAGTATCAATTTCATGGATTATTTCTTCTCCTGATACAAAATCAACTGCATATCTATTTTTTAAAATTACACGGTCACCAAATACCTCTTCACGTTTTTTATTTAAGTAAACCGTTTTATATCTAGAATTGTCTTTTAATATATAATTACTTCCAACACTTTCATTAATAAAGATTGTTTTATTATTAATATCATAATAAAAGTTGCAATGATTGTTTTTGATAGCCCATTCAGATGCTATTTGTTGCATTTGACTATCATTGGCGTTATCAAGTCTTGAATCTCTTACAAGGACTTTACCATCTTCGTATGCAACTACTTGGTCTGTTTCAACAACTGTTTCAGCACCATACCAGGTAGGATTATAAGTGCTATTAGAAGGGGTAACAATTAAATGTTTAACAGAGAAATCAAAACCTTCTCCAGAATCACCTAATCCAGAAGCAGGTAATTTATGATATTCAGCTTGTGCGATTGTTTTAACATTGTAATTTAATGTAATAGTAAACAATTGTTTGGTTGATAATTCCCCATCAGAAACAGTTAATTCAATATTAGTTACTCTATCATCATTAAGAGAAGGTGTACCACTCAATACACCATTTTCAAAAGTCAACCATGTTGGAAGTACAGGATCAGCGATTGTTAAACTAGTACTATCTACGTCGTTAACTACAGGAGTATATGTATACAATACATCTTCAGTAGCAGTTGTTACAGGATTACTAGTAAAGAAGGGAGCATCATTTACAGGTGTTATTGTTATTGTGAATTCTTGTTCTACAGAATCACTACCGTCACTAACAACTAATTTGACTAGATGAGACGTACCATCAGCATCTAAAACAGCTTGAGTAGGTGTACCACTAAGTGTAGTACCATCAAAAGTTAACCAGCCTGGAAGTGTATCGGCAGTAATTGTTAAACTATCACCATCAGGATCACTAACTTGAGGAGTATATGTATATGATACATCTTCAGTAGCAGTAGTAGGGGCATCACTATCAAATTGTGGTGGGTTATTTGTAGGAGGAGGAGGAGTGGTGAATAATTTTACTGATCCCCAATCTGTTTCTGGATTAGCATTTATTCCCTTCATTCTAAAACCATATTGTAAATTAACGCCATTTTCATTGTCAAAACTATCATCCAAGGTAAGAGTATATTTACCAGTAGAATTTATATCTACTGATTTTTCGGAAATAGTACTGCTGTAATCACTATTAAATAACATTACATACATTTCAAATGTATAACGATCATTTAAAGTGTTATCTTGTACATAGCAATTAAATTCCTTGTTTGGAAGAGAACTTATAGAATCACTATTATTAAAAGCACTAGCCTCCATAAATTTATTACCGTCAGGACCAGCCCCGTTATTATTTCTCCAATAAGAATCATTTGGATTATCATTATACGTGTTTACATTTGGCTTCATTGTAATAAGACCGTCGGTTTGTGTATATTGTAAGTCCGGCACTCCCCATGCACCTCCAAATATATATCCTCCTTTTGTTCCATCATTGTTTAAATCGAAAACATTCATATATCCCGCAACATTATCTAGATCAAATTGTATTGGTCCAATTACTACTACTGTAACAACTACTGTAACAGTAGCACCATAAAAACTAACATTATTAGTTGTTTCAGTATAACCTAAACTATTATTACTCGTTAAATATACTGTTTCTAACCCTGAATATCCAAATGCAAAATTACCAATACTCGTGACGCTATCACCTATAGTCACGGACTGCAATGCACTGCAAACTGCAAATGCATTATCACCAATAGTCTGGACGCTATTGCCTATAGTCACAGACTGCAATGCACTGCAACCCAAAAATGCTTCATTACCAATACTCGTGACGCTATCACCTATAGTCACAGACTGCAATGCATTGCAATATGCAAATGCACTAGTACCAATACTCGTGACGTTGTATGTAGTTCCGTCATTTTCTACTGTAGAAGGAATAACAACAATAGCAACATTATTCCTATCTGTATGTCCAGTAACAGTTGCTTCTCCTTGATTTGGGGAATTGTAGTTAAAAGTCAAACTCATAACTATATATAATATATATATTTACTAAAAGTCAAAAATATTAATTATAGGTTCGATATTCCTAAAAAATTTAACCTTATTCACATTTTCCCGTTTTTTTATTTTACTAATATTGTCTTATTTTCATTATTTTTCATCCGATTTTTCTTCAGCTTTTTGACTTTCTTCTTTGCTCTCATTTTGATTCTCTTGTTGACTTTCTTCTTTGCTCTCATTTTGATTCTCTGGTTGACTTTCTTCTTTGCTCTCATTTTGATTCTCTGGTTGACTTTCTTCTTTGCTCTCATTTTGATTCTCTGGTTGACTTTCTTCTTTGCTCTCATTTTGATTCTCTCGTTGACTTTCTTCTTGGTCTGTTTCTTCATTCTCTTTATCTAAACGGTCTTTGTTTATCTTATCCATTCTATCCAAAGCACTTCTATTTAATTTTGTTTCAGAAGAATACATTGTAGGATTTTTGGATGCTAGTAAAGAGCGAGTTGTTTGATCTGCTTCAATGCTCTTTCCTTTTTTTCCACTACTTTGACCCATTTCCCTCATCAAAATATATTTATCATATAAAAATTTACCCAATATTAAGATCAATAAAATATTAATAATCACCAACCAAACAAACAGTTGTTTAAATATATTTTTCAACCCATTTGGAGACATTAATCCACCATCATTGTTACCCATTCCCACTTTTCCTTCAATCGCACTACTCCATTCTTTTTTATATAATCCAATTCCACCCAATAACATTAAAAATATTAATATTTCAAACATATTGATAGAAGCAAAATTAACAATCCCTTTTAAAAAATTAATAAATCTTGGTATTAATCCTTTCCACCATACCCATGTTCCCATACGAACATCTTGAGGAGCACAACCATCAACAGTTAAATCTGGTTCAATTATATCAATCGAATTTGTAATACCAGTTATAATCATTCCTGCATTAACTCCTTCATAAAAGATTACTCCAAAGAATGTATAGAGAGACAAATAAGCAGAGATAAAAAACATTGCTAATGGTATGTTTACAGTAATGGTCCACATAGTATAGCAAAGTAAGCTTACACAAAAAAGAACTAAAAAGAAACAGATCGAAAAAATAGTTTGCTGTTTACTGACCATTGTAGCCATTTCGATATCTCCTTTTGTTTGTGAACCAAAAAACCAACCAATACTGTAACGTGTAACAATAAAAATAGATATAAGAGATAAGATAGACATTGAGAATTTTCCTCGCATAGCGTTAAACAAATTGATTAATATGGAACTCTGAAAATTACTACTTACTAAAATATAAAAAACAAAAAACATTATAATCATAATAATCGGCGTTGGTATATATTTTTTCAATATACCCAATTTCAAAATAGTCCAATTAAATGATTCTAATACTCTACAAGCAGGTCCAAATGCTCCATAAAGATAGGTATTATAACTCTTCAATTTATTTGTGTCGAATTCATACAAAATACCATCTTCCTTTTCAATAAAAAATATTATATAGTACCAGTTATAAACAAAATACCATACCAACATCATTGTTGTAAATTTTTGTGCTTGATCTTTAAATATTTCAATCTCTTTTTCTGTAGCAGTATTTTGTGTTAATGCATTTGCTATTTTCGTTAATGTTTCATCAATATATCTATTAATACGTAAAATAAACAGTTGAATATAAATTTTAAATTGCTGTACTCTTTGTGCTAAGAGAGCAAATATACCGGAAAAAACTATAGAGAGTGATTTCATAGATCCAGTTACTTCATTCATCACTTTATCAATTCCTTTTTTATCAATTTTAAATGTATCTTTAATATTATCTGCTGTACTAGCAAATTCATCGGCATTTACCACATCAATGTCTTTTAATGAAGTACCTAAATCAGCTAGATTTTGTAAATTACTTAAATTATCTATACTTGTGCTTAAATTATTTTCTAAATTGGCTATAGGATCCGTGAAATTTTTTGAATTCATGGCGTTTGTCCATCTCCTTCCTATTTTTTGCGTGGTTTCTTTTACTTCCTCACGTATCGATTGTCCTACTTCAGAGTCATTCGCATCTTTCGCAGTTTTTTCAGTACCCTTGCCGGTTTGATTTGATAAATTCATTAATTGTTCTCCAAGATCGTTGTCTGTATTTTTAGAACCGGAACCTTCATCATTTGAAGTATTTTCTAAATCATTTCCTTGCATACCTTCAATAATAGATGGTTGTGGACGTTCATAAATATCTTCAAATAAAGGTATATTTTTTGGATTTTCTCGTTTTTTTCGTATAGTTCGCATTTTTTGTTTAATCACTTGAATTTCGCCATTTATCGTTTCTGTTTCGGCCAGTTTTAATTCTCGTGTATTTTTTTCATTTGACCAATTTTTATTCCATTTACTCATATTCTATTATATAATTTGTATATAATAGGATATGATAAATAACCCAACTATTTATCTAGCATACATTAATCCACAATTACCATTTACAAATGAGACAATATTATATCGTTCTTCCATTACGTGTAAATTATAATTATATACATATAAAGCCCAAGCTGGTTTAGAACTAACCTCTACAGGAACACCGTTATCATCGCATTCTATATTAACGGTAGACCCGTCTACATCAATCGGCGGTTTGTATGTAGTGAAATCTAATTCAATTGTTTTAAATCGCCCTGTATTAACTGCACCCGAAGGCTGGTACTCAAAAGGGCTTGTGTTTAAAGAAAAGTTATAACAATACAAACCCTCTTCTGCAAATCCTTGAGTTTTTGTATATTTTTCAATATAATCATAAATACCGTGAGGCATAGATACTTCACGATAATCACCACCAAAAACAATTCCTAAGGTTTCTAAAATATGTCTTCTATTATATGGACTAAAATCACCACTTTTATAAACATTTAATGAAGTATCTAATGATATGTTTGATGGAATATTATTTTTATAAGCCCAATTTGTATAATTTGTCCATTCGTTTCTTAAAAAGGCATCATTTCTAGAGAAAAACCACATCCATCCAGAAACCATACCCGAAATAGATTGCAATTTTACACGTTGTGACCCAACAACGTTCAAGAAATCGTATTCGTGTATTTCTTTAATAAGATAAGCTTGATCTTGCGCTGCGAATGTTGTTTTTTCTTCTTCTGATAAAAAGCAATAAGTAGATAATAAGTGGACATCCGCATCCCACGAATTAGTCTTGTTTTGATAATTACTTGATGAAATATCTTGTGAAGGAGGTGTTTGTAAAAACCGATACATTTGAAATTGATCCTCTCCTGGACGTATTCCAATGTAAGGAAAATTATCAGTATGGTTAAATACATCACGTACCTGAAATAATTGTTGCATGGGTCTTAATGTAACATTAATAGTCAATTCTTGATATTGTAAAGCTACTAATGGAAATGCACAACGACTATCTAATGTAAACCAAGTATTTAACGGTATGTAAATTGTTCTTCCACGTATAGATGGTTCTGCACCGGATGCATTTGTCGTATAAACTGCATTTGGATATTTATTGGGTTGATAGGGAGAGGTAAAAACACGATAAGGATCATTTGATGGATTATTTAAATCGGGTGTATTTCCACTCATTTTATTGAATAAATGTTTTTTTTCCTCTGTAAAATCTCGCTGTACCATGGAATGTAAATATTGACCAGAATATCGTTGTATTGTCTGTGAACCACAAATAATTTCAATTTCTTCCACCATTTGTGCACCTAAATTTTCAATCCATTTAAATTCATAGGGAGATACAGTGTTGTTTGTTTTTGAACTAGCAGGCCATACAGGACTCCATATATCGGGTAAATTTACTACAATATATGTATCCATTAAGAGATCAGCATATCGTTTTATCTTAAAAGTAAATTTAGAAGATTCTGTAAGTCTTAATTCACGTAATCCATCATAATCTAGACGAAATTTTTGCAATCCAAAATTGGTGTATTTTGAATATGTTACTTTAAAAAAAGTTTTACTTGGATTTCCTGTTAAAATCAAATTCGCATTGCCTACAGAAATTATATTTAATAGACCACCAGGCATTTTTAATTATAATATATAATAACTATCTATATTTTTTGTTTCTTTAATTACTTTATCTGCTTTTTATATATCACTATGGCTGGATTTTTCGATAATGAATTACTTAAAAGTATGATAGACTATATTTTGATTATTGGCCTTTTAATCATTACTGGTTATTATATTTACAAAACAATTATGGATGGAAGAGATACTAAACCTTCCACAGCTCCACCGGCATTTAACGACACTCCTAATTCTGCACAAAGAGCCGAATTAAATAGTGTCGAAGATTCTTTAAACGGTTCGGGCATTTTAAATGCAGGTTTTGATGCTTCAAATGATAATGCTATTCGTCATTATTGTATTAAGGCATCATCAAATAGCGCCTATACTGGAAAATTTATGAATTTAAATATGATCAAATACCTACTTTCACGTGGTTGTCGTTTCTTGGACTTTGAAGTCTATATTAAAAACGGAATTCCGATTGTTGCCTATTCTACCAACAGACAATCTTTAGAAACATTTACTTCTGAGTATCCAGCTGTTTCTTTAGTAGGTGCTTTCTCAACTATTATGTCGAATGCATTCTCAGATACATCACCTAATCCAAAAGATCCTCTATTTGTACACTTACGTATAAAAACACTTGATCCAAATGGATACACCAAAATTGCGAAATTAATTAAAAGCGGTCTTGGACAAAAGATGATAGTAGATGGTTCAGGTAAAGCAGTACCTTTAACACTCGACTCACAATTAACAACAATGTTAGGTAAAGTTGTGGTAATGGTAGATAAGCATTCTTCACCAGGTTATCAAAATTATTCAACGTGCTCTCCAGATCAGGTAGAATGCTATAGTTTAGCAGATCAAGTAAATATGGAAAGCAATAGTCAAAGTATTCGAACATACCAACAACGAGAATTAACTTTTCAACCCATTAATCCACCTGATCCGTCCGTTTATCTATTTAGGATTGTTTTCCCCGATCTTGGATTTTTTAATAAATCCAACAATTCTGACGCTATGTATTTAATTAAAAATTATGGAACACAAGCAGTTGCACAAGCATTTTATGTAAAAGATTCTAATTTAAGAGGTTATGAAGATATTTTTAAAACAAATCGTAGTGCTTACGTAAGATTAGAAACCATTATTCATCAATACGAATAATTATTATATTATATAACTTTTTCCATATATAATATAAATGAGTAAAACAAAAAAATCTAGAAAACAAAAATATCGTCCAAGTGAATGTTCTGATAAAATGACCTTTCAAGAATGTGAATTGGCTATTTTACGTCAAGCTGTCGATACAAATGAAAAATTAGCTGGACAAAAAATAGCTAGTAGTGATGAGATAAAACAAATGATTGAAATCGTAGAAGAATTTTTAAAAAAGAAAAAATTATTGTGTTATGGCGGGACTGCAATCAATAATATTTTACCCAAATACGCACAATTCTATAATAAAGAATATGAAGTTCCTGATTATGATTTTTATTCTCACGATGCTTTGACCCACGCAAAAGAGTTAGCTGATATCTATCATGCGGCTGGATACGAACATGTAGAAGCAAAATCGGGTGTTCACGAAGGTACGTTTAAAGTTTTTGTAAATTTTATTCCTATGGCCGATATTACTTCTCTTCATAAAGAGTTATTTGATTCATTGTCCAAGGAAGCAATCTCTGTTTCTGGAATTAAATACGTTCCCGCTAACTTTTTACGTATGGGTATGTATTTAGAATTATCAAGACCCGCAGGTGATATAAGTCGATGGGAAAAAGTATTAAAAAGACTGAATCTTTTAAACAAACATCATCCAATGAAAGTTAACTACGACTGTTCTAAGGTTGATTTTCTTAGAAGAATGGAAGATTCAAGCGAATCTGAAAACATCTATACAATTATGCGCGATACCTTTATCGATCAAGGTGTTGTATTCTTTGGAGGATATGCTGCTAGTTTATATTCTAGACAAATGTCCAAGAAAGGAAAATCATTTGTGGAAAAAATACCTGATTTCGATGTTTTACACGAAAAACCAGAAGAGTGTGCTACAGTTATTGTAGAACGTTTAAATGATGCTGGAATTAAAAATATTAAGATGATTCATCACAAACAAATCGGTGAAATTATACCTAAGCATGTTGAAATTCGCTATAAAAACGAGATTCTAGGTTTTATCTATGCGCCAATTGCTTGTCATAATTATAATACTATTCAAATTAAAAATTCGGAAATTAATGTGGCTTCCATTGATACGATTATGAGTTTTTATCTTGCGTTTTTATTTGTAAACACCGAATACTACTTTTATGATCGTATTTTATGCATGGCAAGATACTTGTTTGAATTAGAACAACGTAATCGTCTTTCACAAAATGGCGTATTAAAACGTTTTGGACCAAAGTGTATTGGACATCAAGAAACAATGGAAAACATTCGTGCTAAAAAAACGACCAAGTTTTTAGAACTCAAAAAAGATAGAAATTCAAAAGAATTTGAAACATTCTTTTTAAAATATTCACCTGGAGAAGAAAAAACAAAAAAAGAATCGAAAAAGTCCAAGAAAAATAAAACAAAGAAAAAAACGCCTGAAAAAGAAGCGAAAGGGATTAGAGGATTATTAGCACGTTTTAAATCGTAGGACAATCAAAATGTACCATTTTTATTGTTCTAAGGTCAAATACCGCTATGGAATTTGCAATGACGACCAAAAGGGGTCGCATTACAAATTTCCAGCTGTATAAATAAAATTGAATTTTTTATAATTTATATTTTAAATAATAAACTATAAAAAATGAATACATACAATAAAAGAACTGTTCTCGCTTTATATAGAGCGAAAATAAGAGTATGCAATGATTTGGGATATTCTATTGGAAAATGGAATGATGGTAATCTTACACGACGAGAAGATTTTAATATTAATAAAATAAAAAAAAATCGTAAAAAAAGGAATATGGGCGCTTATATTATGGACAATCTTCGTTTTCGTTATAAATTATACAAAGATGAAGATGATGACGTTACAATTAATATATTAATTGATGATGGCTTTACTAGTTTACGTAAACTAAATAAGTTACACGTTCTTACAAAAGAAGATGATTTTAAAGAAAATTTAAAAGAATTGATATATTAAATATTACTTAATCTTATCCAGACAGATTGCATTAGATAATACAATGCACCGAATAATACACTCTTGAATATTAATCCCGATACTCTGAAATTACCATCTTCTGTATGTAAATTCGCAAAAGCAAGGTATTTTCTCATCCACGTGTTTATAATAGGAATTTGAAAAATAAAATACATAATTGCTACTAATATTGGTATTTGAAACTCACTTATCTTTTCTTGTGCTGTTTCTTGTCTGTATTTTTTTTCTCGATGCATACGCAATTCTTCACTATTTGCCTTTTCATAATCTTTTATATAATCAGAAGTTAGTTTTACGCTTGGAATGTGATTTGCCTGTATCTGTTCATCATGTTGATATTCCATTGTATTTTGTGGAATATCTCTTGATGGTAATGTTTGTTGCGGCATACTATCTACCGTATAATTTTGTTGAGAAACTGGTTGTTGGTTTCGTTGGGGAGAAGGTTCCGGCATCGGAACGCCATCTGGTGTAATTTGAGGTGTACCATAAGGATTTGGATGTACATTGATTGGTTTGTAATTTAAATTATCATCACCTGTAATAGATGGCTGTTGTTGTTGTTGTGGAAATTGGGGTTGTGCAGAAATATGACCATAAAATTCATTACTAATTTGTTGTGTGGAGATTTGATTTTGTTGAGGCATCTGAGGAATTTGAGAGGTTGGTTGTTGAATATTCACAGGTGCAGAAATACCGTTTGTTTCCGGTAATTCAGCTATCATAGTGGTAGAAGTAGACATTGAAACTATATAATATTGCATATTAAATGTAATATTATTAATCGCATTTTTTTAAGGGGGATAACTCCCCCTTATGATCCCCCTTATTTGTTTTTTAGAACTATTAAGGAGGATTTTTAAGGGAACCTTGGTTCCCTTAAGAAATATCAATTGTTTGTTTATTTTTATCACATTGAGTAGAAACAGCGCTGTAACTAAAACATTTTTCACCATGCTTGTATATTTTTCCATCAATATCACCTAAAATAGGTCCTTTAAATGTTAGACAATTTTTATCATTACATACTTTTCTAAACAAAGTAGCCAATCCTAATCCGATTAAAATTGATATTATAATTTTTCCTAAAGAAGAATGTAATAGACGTTTGAAATTCATTTTATATATATACCTTGCATTTTTACACTTACCAGAATTTATAAGAATAGATCAATTCCTAAACTTACCCCTGTACAGGTATTTTAGAAATATCTAAAGGATTTTTAGGACAAGGTACTTCTTTGTTCTCAAAAGTAAAACATTGATGCGCTTTATCACGATATAATAATAGCTCTTGATTTTCTGGAGTTGGATAAATATGAATGATACGATTATCTTCTGCAGTCATGTAAACGACTAACAATCCAATCGCAAAACTTAAAATAAAAACAGGTATATTTACATATTTCGATATTTTAAACATCTTTCTATAAATAACTAGGATACTATTTATTTATACAAAATTACTGTTTAACAAGCCTCTTTCGGCTGCTCCTTTTTAGCGGATTCACGTTCTTTACGAGCTTTCTTCTTCATTCGTTTTTTTTGACTAGCAGATAATACATTAGGATCTCTAACTGCCGATTTTTCTTGTTTATCTCCATCCAAAGAAAAAATGCTTTTTTCAAAATCAGGATTTTCTTCCAAAAATTGTTGATATTCCTTTTCACGTTGAATACGAACTGCTTCAGCTTCTAATTGTTTTACTACTTCTTCTTGTTTTTTTGCTAGCGCACGAGCTTTTAGGCGTTCCTTTAATGATGCACGTTTTTCGGCTTCTTTCATTGCACCTGTATTTAATCGTGCACCTTTTGGTATATTCATACCCATCGATTTAGCCATATCTTTAAATAAATCACCCATTCCTCCCATTCCACCTAAGTTTTCACCTAATCCCTGCATCTTGGTCATCATTTCGGATGCTTCTTTGACTAACTCATCTTTTGTAATATCACCAGACTCCATTTTATTGGCTAATTTATCTTTTACGGTTTTCACTACGTTTCCCATTTTTTCTGGGTTTTTCATCAAAGCAGATAAAACGTCGGCCGTAGAATTTACATTGTCTAAACCTCCACCAAATGATGCGGCTAAATCATTTCCCATATCATCGGCTAATTCTTTGGCCAATTTTCCTATTTTTCCATTAAATAAAAACTGTAAATTATCACGGATATCATCCATGTTCGGTATATTACGTTTTCTTGGTTGTTCTTGTGATGTGCTTTTAGGTTCATTACTATCAGTCGTCTCTTCGGTATTAGAAGTGGTTTCTTGTGTTTCTTCAGTTTCAAAATCCTCAAAAAATTTAGAAATATTACTCATTGCGTTTTCTAATTGTCCCTGAAGTTCTGAAACATCGATTTTATTAAAAATATCCATTGCTTCACCAAAGTTCATCTTGTCTTGCATTGATTTTACTAAAATAAGTAAAATTACTTGCAAATATTTCCAAATAGTTTCACGCGTTTTATCACTAACACCTTCACAATTGTAAATCGTTTTGAAATTTAGACCAGGGAAAAAGGAAACATTTAATGTACTTTCTTCAGAAAAAAGAGAAACATCTTGGTTTAAAATATCAAAAAAGCGTTCAGGATACACTTTTAAGCAATATTCAAACAATTTTTGAAATTCTACATCGGTTGTTTCGGCCTGTGTCCATTTTTCTAAAAAATTTGTGTATTCGGGAAAAGTAGTCACTAAATCTTTAGCAAAATCAGTAATTGAAGAACGAAATTCTTCAGTAAATTTAGATACTTCTTCTTTTTCAGACATTAATAATGTATGCTAATATAAATTATATACGATTTAAACCCTTTCATGATAAATATTATATTTTCTGCGTTTATAAATATAATATTTGAATATATATAAGATGAGCGGTTCAAATACATGCTACTCCTGGACAGTAAATAACACAACTGGATATAATGCAGATGCACGTGATCTTCGTTGTATTAAAAATGCTTTTGATTATTGGGAATCAATAATTAATGATAATATGCTTTCAGGGACACAAAAAATCAGCGTAAATGTTGGATTTGAAAGAATGACCGATAATCAAGGAAACCCAAATACTGGAACGTTGGCTTATGCTGGACCAAGAACTTGGGCTCCTGTAGATGAGAATGGTAATGGTATTCCTGAGAGAAGTAAATCGTTTGTTACAAGTGGTGAGGTTACTATTAACATTCAAACACGCTCAGATGGACAATTAGTTAATCAAGCAAGTACAGAAAGTGAATATACTAGTATTGTTATTCATGAAATTGGTCATATTATGTTTTTAGTAGGTATCGTCATTGATAATACTGAAGAAGCTCCTGTTGCTACTTATATTGACACAAATGATAATCGTAGAAAAATATACTGGAATGGTCAAAATGCGACGCGTTACTATCGTCGTTATTTTAATAATACTAATTGTGTTGGTGTTCCAATTGAAGATATGGACGGCCCAAGTACTGTTACTGTAAATGGACAAGATGAATCAATATATATCAATTATCATTGGGAAGAAGGTTATGGTGGCTCACGTGTAATTAATGGAATTACACATCCTGGATTAGATGGAGAATTAATGACGCCTTATGCTAATGGTTCTCTTGCCTTTAGTGCTATAACAATAGGATTTTTACAAGATGCTGGATATAAATATGTAAATTATTTTAAAGGTGATAGTTATAATGGAGTTTCCATTCCACAAGTATTGAATGCTACTACGTATTATGTTCGTTTAAATCCATCAGGATCATTTACTGATCCTTATTATATTTTTAGTACTACTCCAAATGGTACTTCTCTTAATAGTGCATCGCAAGATCTTACATTAGAAAAGGGTAAAGCCTATATTTTTGAACGTACAGATAGTGGACATCCATTTAATATTGGAACAGGTTACAAACAAAACACCAGTGATATCGTTTTTGATAGTACAGGAACTAGTAATCCTGTAAACAATGTTAATTCTATTGTAAATGGTGAAAGGTTGTCTTTTATTATTCCTAATGACTTACAAGTACCTTTGGTATACTATTGCACAGAACACAGTAATATGATAAAAGAATTTGATATTGCCGATACTGCAGCAAATCAACCACCAACTGTATCAAATGTTTCTATTAGTACAAATGAAGATGTAAATAAAACCGTTAGTTTAAATGCATATGCAAGTGATCCTGAGGGTTTTGCATTATCTTATGCTATAATAACAAATCCTACAATAGGAACAGCAAGTCTTAATGGTTATTTATTGACTTATTCTCCTAACAGTAATGTTAGTGGTAGTGATAGTATAACAATTCGTGCTACTGATAATAATAACTTAAGTGCTAATTTTACTATTTCAGTTACAGTGAGATCTGTTAATGATGCTCCAACTTCTTCAAATGGTGCTTTTACTACAAATGAAGATATTACAAAAAGTATTAATTTAAATATATATACAAATGATATTGATACAAGTACATTAAACTATACTTTAAATAATACGCTTACATTAGGTACTGTTACAATAACACAGAATATTTTGAGATATACACCAAAACAGAATGTTAGTGGTACTGAAAATGTAGGTATTACTGCTAGTGATGGTTCTTCAAATACATCTTTTACATTGGTAGCAACAATTGTTCCTGTAAATGATAGACCAGTCGCCAATGATGTTACTGTTTCAACAAATGAAGACCAGGTAAAAACTATGAATTTAAATAATTATGTTTCTGATGTTGAAAATACGCCATTAACTTATAGTATTGTTGAAAATCCAGAATCAGGTTCTGCTGTATTAAACAATAATATTTTAACTTATACACCTGATCTAAATGTAAATGGTAATGATAGTATTGGTATTCGTGCTAGTGATGGTGAATTAGATATCACATTTACTATTAATATTACAATAGTACCTATTAATGATTCTCCTGTAGCAAATAGCGGATCTTTGACTGTAAAAGAAGACTCTGTTACTGAAATCGAATTATCAGACTATGTAAATGATATTGATAATGATACATTGGTTTATTCAGTTGTTACAACTCCAATATATGGTAATGCATTAATTAATGGTTCTATGTTAACTTATACAGTAAATAAAAATATTATTGGAAGTGATTCTATCGTTTTATCTGTTTCCGATGGTACAGTTAGTTCTGAATTTACATTAGATTTCACAATTACCCGATTATATAATTTAACAACCGTATTTAGACAAGATTATCAAAATACCGATGGTGATGTCCTTGATCAATTGATCTTAACAAACAGTGGTAGCAATTTTAATCCAGAAGAATTTAAAAATTTCTGGAATCATACCGAAACACCTGTTGTTGAAAATAATACAGGAGCAACAATTGATTGGGTACAAGGAACAATTGTTCGTGATACTCGTTTAGATACAGCGAATGCTTATGAAGCCAAAAAAATAGCCGCTAGTTATGCAGAATTAAAAGGATTCGATGTTTTTACCATTGATAAAAATTATACAACAGGAGCTATTATTAATGATAGAAAAAGAGGTGTATGCTTATGTGGTGTTTCACACGATAAAGGCCCTTTTAATATGGATAATTCAAGTGAATCGATACCTACAGACAGAATTATTGTTATTAAACGAAGTGTTGGAAATCAGTTTAAAAATACATTAAACGAAGATACTAATCTTGTTTACTTTTCCAATAAAAAGGAAGCGGTTTTTGGATCACAAGAAATCCCGTGCTTTGATAAATCAACGAAGATTTTATGTAAAGTTGGAGATAGTGATAAATATGTTTCTATCTGTAAATTAAAAGAAGGCGATTTGGTTAAAACTTACAAACACGGATATAAAGCCATTCAAAAAATAAAAACATCTACACAATTGTTTAACATGGGTGGTGATTATAAACACAGTATGTTTAGAATGATACAAAAAGGAGATATGATCGATGATTTACTTGTAACTGGAAGACACGGTATTTTATTAAATGATCTTTCAACACATATTACCTCTACAAGCCGTACAAGACCTGCGAAGAGTATGATTGATGATAAATGTTTGTTAACAGCTGCTTATTGTAATCAATTTATTCCTGAAACTGATGTAAAGGAATATACAATTTATCACTTAGCATTAAAAGGCGAACAACGTCGTTATGGTATTTATGCAAATGGTGTGATTATGGAAACATGGGATAATAAATGTTAATCATTTAAATAAAAAATAAATATATAACATATACCAAATATGTTATATACAAAATTATTATTTTTATTACCACTCCTTTTTTTTTCTGCCGTATCCAATAATATAACAACACAACCAACTATACAATGCAACACTACCGATGTCGTTGAATTTAAGCATAATTTTTGCGAATCTCGTTTACAAAATGATAAAGGACCAGAAATGTATAATGCATATACCTCTCTTTTTATCACAACAGTACCTCTTGTAATGGGATTTCCTGAAAATGAAGCTTTTGCGAATGTTGCCTATGCCCTATTTTTCAATGGATTTGCTAGTTTTTATTATCATTATTATCTTTCTTGGATCGGTAAACAAGCCGATGAAATATCTATGATCTTCGCAAACTATTTTGGTATTGTAGGACTTTTAAATATTCGTTATAAAAATAAACAATACTTAAAAATGTTTCATTTTATAAACTTATTTTACATGTATGCCTTTTTGATAGGAAATACAGTGATCAAATTTGATGTTTTATTTCCTTATTTATTCGCTGGATACCTACTTCCATCTCTGTACTTAATTAGAACAATTGCGAATAAATACGAAGAAGAATATATAAAATATTTAGTTCTTTCAGGTCTCGGTGGTATCAGTTGGATTATTTCCGAACTGTTTTGCAATAAATACACAGTTTATGGCCATGTTGTCTGGCATTTCTTTTTCCCTCTTGGTTTCTACTTTATTTTAATGAAATACGACAAAATTTATACGCGCGTTTATAAAGCACGTTTAGCCAATTCTGTATCTGAATTATCACTGTAAAAAATATTCTATAAAGGTCTCCGCAACATACTGAGAGGATCTCCTCTCCCAAAAGGTCATATACACTTTATCCGATTTGTCTTTAAAGCCATATAACCACTCGTGTGATAATTTGAAACATAATCGTTAAAGCTCTGTTTTATAGTAACACCCTCTTCATCTATATAAGTCAGGGTTTTTATCTTAAATTGACGCATTTTATCTACACATTCACTACAGGGTGCTGAACAAACTAAATCTCCATGATGTGTAACTCTTGCTACATATAATGCTATTTTTTTCATTTTATTTTTCTTTAAACATTTCCGTAAAACATCTATTTCGGCATGACAAGAACAGGTCTTTTCTATTAATTTATCTTTTGAGAATGTTCTGTAGTGATTGTAACCTTTTGCTACAACCTTTCCGGATACAACCGCTATGCATCCTAATCGGGCACGCAAATCTGATTTTTCTGCTTCTGCAATTGCGAGGGAAACATACTTTTCGTCGGTTTGCGTGCAATTTATCATTATTTATAAAAACTATTTTATAAATAGCTATAATATTGTCGTTTGTTTCAATTTTATAGGGGGATATCCCCCTACGACCCCCTTATATTAAGTGAATTTAAGGAGGCTTACCCAACAATAGGGACTCAAATGGTAACTCAAATGGGGGATCATAAGGGGGCTTCGCCCCCTTAATTAATCAGATGAAAAATCGTACTCTTCTGCCTCATCCCAAAATTCCTTTTCCATTATTTCTTCGCATATATCACAAGCATATTTTCCGTTTAAAACATAGTTTAATTCATATTCTAAAAAGATTCCTCTGCATTTACAACATTGTTTTAATTCTCTGTCTTCGCAGCCCCTACAAACAAAGTAATTGTCTTTATCAATCACCAATCGTCTTATATCAAATTTTTTAGTACATTTTTCACAATTTCGAAATCCAGCGCAATCTCGACAAACGGGTTCTTCTAAATATTCGTCATCATATTTCAATTGATAATGATAAAACATTTTGCGACATCGTCTACACGGCTCCATCTTGTCTTCGTCACTTTTATTTTCCATAATGTTAGTTAAATAACATTATTGAAATCTTTTTATATCGCTTTGCATATGCATTTAAATATCTAAGTCCATTACGTAACGTAATAACAATGTAAATACTACAGCATGTAATAAGATACCAATGGTGCTTGGACATCCACTTGAGGGACTTGCTACGGATCCTAAAAACTTGCTAAAAAGTTTGTTGGTCAATTTGTAAGTCATAGGATTTACAACAATCAAAAAGATAACAGTAGTGATTAAAGTGTAACGCCATTTATCAGAAGTGGAAGGTTTTCCGGCGCATTTTTTACAATCAAGAGCACAACCCATATTTATATATTATACACTTATTTTTTTCCTCGGCGTCTTTTTGTTTTGCGAAGATTCTGTTTTTTATTTTTGTTTTTTGATAGTTTTCGTCGATTATTACGTCTTTTACCACCCGTTGATATGATCGCTTTCACTTCTGGTAAACATAAAAAGATATTTTTATTTCCACTCTTTGGATTATCACAATTTTTCGTACTTGGGTTCAATTCTGTTACTGATATATCAAAAGGTTTTAATCTATTAGTGTCAACTGTTTTTTCAAAACGTTTTGCTAATTCTGCGAAATATTTTGCTGATACACTACTTGCGTCTGCAAAGTCAATTAATTGACTTTCTTCGTTAACAAAAGGTCTCAAAGGAAAATCAGTTTTATTATTTAAATCCCGTATTAAATCATTATTTCGTTGGGTTTCAGCACGATCCAATTCACCATCTTGTCTATTTTCTTGCTTAGATAAATAAGATTTTGATATAGCATCAAAATATGCATTTGCTCTCACTGATAATGGTAATATATCTAAAAATGTCCAACTATGCCAGTAATTACGTACTTGTTTGTTGAATAAATCATTCGTTGGTTGTACTCCGGTGAAAAAATCAGAAACGTATGAAGTAATTGCATTCCATCTTTGTCCCATAGTAGGCGATATAGGTTCCGGTTCCTTAAAAAATTCGAATTCACCACTATATGCTATAAGTTTCTCACCTTGTGGAAGATATGCTCTCTTTATAGTTTCTACATTTTTAACATCTTCAACCTGTCCACCAAATAACTGATAAATATGTTTGTCGTATCTATATCCATTATTTTTTGTATTATATATTAATTTGTCGTTTCTCTCATTATATTTTCGTAAAATTCTACCATATACTTGTTCCGTATCCCCTGCAGTTTTACATAATGCAGGACAACATAAAATAGGATTGTAAATAAAACTAAATCCTTCTGTATGCTGTGGTTTAATAATTACACAAATTGGATTTGTATTAGTAGCATCAAACTTTGCTATAGGAAACGTCATTTTGGAACCAATATTAAATACGTTATTTATATCTTTCGGTTCTCCTGTCATATGAAGATAATAGAAACCCTTGGTGTCAAGAAAATTTATAAATGAATTCATTATATTATCTGTTGTTGGATAAAATATAGGTAAAAAATATTGATAGTTAAAGCTTGTTGGTGGATTTGGTGAATTGTTTATAGGATTAGCATAATAATGGGGATGCAAATGTAAATTACCTTGTTTTAAAACGACACCACAACGTGTTAATTTCATAATGTTCAATATTATTTCAAAACGCATTTGTTCCTTTTTTGTATCATCTTTTTTAATCGTTTCTATAAAATCATTTTGTATCGTAATATCTTCGTCTTCGTCATCTGTAGTATTGGCTATTTTTGGTAAATTATTTTTTATTTGTTTTAGTAAATTTGGTATGTGATTTTTTTGTTTTGTTAAAAGAACACTATTATCAGTAGTTTTTATACTATCAAATATATTAGCCACATTAGTCATTTGAGTCAGATCGTTGAATATAGCTGTTTTATTAAGTAAGCTAATACTAAAATTATTTGGTATATTCAACAATTCTTTGGTATGTGTTTGTAATGTTATTTTATCCGGATTATCTTCACGAGTCGAGTTATTTTTGTGAGATTTAACTTTCACTACCAGATTTTCATTTTCATTTTCATTTTCATTTTCATTTTTATCTGTAATTCCACAACCACATTCACTGATCACATTTGGAGATAACTTATTAATACCGTTACGTAAATCTTTCATCGTCTCTGTCTGAAACTCACTACATTCATTACCATCAAAATTAAACAATTGTATTTTTTTTATTAATGCACGATGTTTTGTTTGATCATAAACTGCCTGTGTTTGCTTTTTTGTATATGGTACAATTATATTACTAACGTATTTATGTGGAAAATGATTTATATTTCCTTCTGTATCAAATGAATCAGAAATTTGTTTATTATAATTAAATGTTTTTATTGCTGCTATATTTAAATCGTAATTATAAATAGAAATATACTTTTGTGAATGTTTTATTAATTTTCCAATATTATATTCGTACACTGACTTATAAGCACCTTTTACTATAGAGAGTATAGTTGGTGTTAATGTTAACAAAAACGCACCGTTATACACTCCAAAATAATAGTATAATGTATTCCTTATTGGTCTCAGAAAGGCTTCTGAGATTAATCCAGTATCTCTAAAAGCAAAAATAGCCGTCATGAGAGGTGAACCTGACCCTGTCCCTGCAAATATATTTAAACCAAAATCGTTTAATCGTCTCATTGCATCGCCTCTTTCATCTACACTATTGCTAAATATAAAATTAAATAATAATCCACAATTCATAACGGCGAAAGAAATAATATAGTCTCCTAATCCTTTGGGAAAACTAATATCAAATAAATTATCTTTAAATTTTTTTAAAAGACATCCGGCGATTTTAAATATATTTTTCGCATATTCAATAATAAAATCGATGCCTTTTTTCATTTCAATTATATCTAAACCACCAACTATTCGTCTACCTAATTTACTACCTCCTGTACGTACTGTTAACCCGGTTCGGTTTGTTACGGGATAAGGGTTGTTGGTATAAAGTACATTTCCAGTTTTTATCAGTGACATAAGAACTTTAATAGTACTCTCAGTTTTAATTCCTAACTCTGATAAACGTTTGCTATCATCGTTCAATGTGTTATTAACAAACATAAGATTATTAGCAGATAAATTAAACTGAATTAATTGTTCTCTCAATTCTCCAACAGTACTGTTTGGATCTATATTTATTTTTTTCATTTCTCCAAGAGGGGTTTGTACATTTAAAACAATTTGACTATTAGGAACTTTTGTAGGAACTTTTGTAGGAACTTTTGTATCAACTTTTGTAGGAACTTTTGTATCAACTTTTGTAGCAGTAGTTTCACGCATTAATTCTTTTTGAAATAGATTTATACACGCATAATTGTGTACTGTTTCAAGATGTTTCAATACGTGTTCATTATATACTGCTTCTCTATCGACTTTTGATCTTTCCTGTAAAAACTTAACATATGGATCCTTTTTATTAAAATCACCACTATTTAGATTATGAAAAATACAATCTTGTATAGCATCAAATAAATCTTTTGAACTTTTTTTCACTGTTATATAAGTTGTGTGTACAGTATCTTTTGCTTTTGGATCATATCCTTTTTGTTTTGTTTCAATATAAAATTCTATGTCGAGTAGTAAAGTTTTTAACTTGACTTTAATTTCACGAAATTTTGTACTTAAAGGTTTTTTTGTTTTTATTACACTAGAATCTTTATCTGCTGCGTTTGCGAATGCTTCAAATATGTTATTAAATTTATTTTTAAAATTATCCATTTTACTTTTGTTTTTTTCATAAATGATATAGGTTAAATATCCTTCAATCGTGGGTGTTTCATTGTTTGTCGCAATATATTTTTTATAATCACTATCGTTAATAACGTTATTGAAGTCGTTTATAGCCTTTTTTATTAAATCAATATTTCCACCTAATTGTCCACCTCCTCGTCGCATTTCTTCTACGGGTTCTACGTCTTCAGTACGAGTAAAAGCTGCCGTTACGCTAGAAGAATATAATTCTTGTATAAGAAATGGTACAACAGCTTTACCTCCATGTATTAGTGTTTGATAACAACCAGTAGTCATTTTCATACAGTCAAATGAACTAAAACAGCAACGAATTGTAGCATTATCTAAATCTCCTGGGTTATTTGTACCAGTTACAATCTTATAGAATATACTCCATATATTACCACTAGCAATCAATGGATCTGCAATGGTGTCGCTTACTGCACGTTCATCATATCCACTAAAAGGTTTAAATACCCGTTCATCATTAGCATTATATTTTTTTTCTTCATAGTATGCATCATAATTACTCCTATTTAATACATTATTATTATCAGGAGTACTATCAGCAGTGTCGTTTTTATTACGATCACGAGAGTTTAAAAAACGAATAATATCTACCAAATCATTTGCTGTATATTGTATTGGTGTTCCAGTTAAAAAAATACATTGATTCATTTTCATACAAAATTTTAAAAAACTATATTCGCGAATAATATTTTTAGGTCTTTCTTCTTTTGTGGTCATACTGGCTATTGAATAACCACCTATACCTCGAGTTGTTTCACTATCTCCTAATAGTTGATCTGATGTATACAGACTTTTATAGGTTGCATGTTTATTCTCTTTATATTCATCTCTACCACCGTCATTATCTTTATTATAAGATTCCAATGATTGTAAACCAAGGTGTTCTGTATCTTTGGTATTTGAAGGAACAACAAGTTTATGTGATTCATCACATATTAAAATTGTATCTGGGCTATCTGGATCAATATATTCTTTTTTATTATCTTCTTTATTATCTTCTTTATTAAATAATTTATTTAATCCACCCTTTTTTGAACAAAGTGCATTATAGTTATAACCAATGAATTCAATATAATATCTTCTATAACCCTCAATCCCTTCTTTTATTGAAAGAGCACCTTTTGCTGTTTCTATATATTCAGTTTTTTCATGCCCATCAGATCCGATAGGAACTAAATATGTTTGAGTTATATTATACACTTGTATACCAATTAATGCGGCATCATCACCTAAAAATGCAGCTCTAAATAAACCTTCCGGTGCTATTAATAATATTTTTAATGGAGTTCTTAAATCCTTATGTTTGTCGGTTAAGTGTGTTAATGCGATAGATAAAGAGGTTAATGTTTTACCTGTGCCTACACCATGGAATAAGAAACAAGCCTTATCTATAATTTCTCCATTAGCATTTCTATTAAATGTTGTAAATCGTTGAACCGCCAAAGACTGTCTTACGTCTAATGAAAAATCTTTTCGTTTTTCTCTTAATTGAATTAACTTGCCTACATTTAATTCTAAATTTAAAGATGATGCTATTTCTTTTAATTTAATTCCGGTTGAGTATTTAGTTACATGCAAAAAATAGAATAATAAAAAATTTTTACCTTGTCTAGTTATAAATTTTAAATCACTACTGGTTAATCCAGGAGATAATGCAGTCAAATATTGAGCAAATGAATCACCTAACTCTGAAAATTTTTGGATAAAAAGTTCATTGTTATTGTATTCTGCTTTTGTTAATAAATCTCGTACTGCGGTTTGTTCTTCTTCTGTACTAGTAAGATTATAGATTTGATTATTAGTTTCATCGCTTCCTCTAGACAAATTATTAATTTTTTCAACCAATTTATCTCGTTTGGCATGTGTTAATGTACTACCGTCGGTCTTTCTTATCGGAAAAGATTTTGCGACTACTTGATCACTACTATTTTTTTGCAAATTAGTTATATCGAAAAGGTTTATTATGTTTAGTTCATTACAATTAATTTCAATATCATCATAACGGTCTTCCATTATTGGAATAATTAATGCTAATAAATTTGCGTTGTCTTCACTTTCTATACCTCTTGTGCTTGTATCATTCCGGTCGATTGCAGTAAATTGTTTTCCATTAATTTGTTTTCGCAATTTAGTTAAAGGTTTGTCGTTGCGTTCTTCAGGCCCATTTAATTTTACTTTACGTATTATATCATTAAGCAACTCACAAGCAGTCCGAGACAATGGAGAAATTTTTACTGCAAAACTTGCTTTTACAATCTTTAAATTTAAATCTGGATCATCTATTCTATATAAATCTGCATTATCCATTCTATAAAAATATATATATAATACCATCAAAATATTATATATATTTTTTTACTAATATTCACTAAACTCTTCCTCTACGAGCGCCAATGTTTTCCACAATCAAGACAAGTCACAAAGATTGTAGCAGGTTCATCCGCACTACGCGTTTGCATTTCATAATAAGTACAACGTTTAGACTTACACTTTCTACACGTATACATATCTGTAGAGGCTTGGATATTATCATCATATTTCGATGCATCACGTTTCATCTTTTTCTCAATCAACACATGCCATTTTTCTGGATTAAATTCTTGATGCGTCATAAACCCCACACTTTTTGAATCAATTTCCCCACTTCGAATCTGTTTCAAGAATACATCGTTTTTAAGATTCATATAAATCGATCGCAAACGATCAATATAAATAGAAGTAAATTGTGGATTTTCCCATTTTTTAACAATCTTTTTTCTTGTAGCCTCTTTTAATGCATAATTAAATACACCTTTTTCAAGATTTATGGAAACAGAATCATCTGGAACGTCTAAAATTCCAGAAATTTTCGTTTGAATATTTTCTCTAAAAACCTGGGAATTTGTTATTTTCTTCATAATAGTCTCTAATTATTATGAACATACAATGATAATTTTAAATCAATTTTGTATTAAATATATTCTTCTTCACTTAGTTCACTATCACAATTCATATAAGCATCCTCAACTGCATTATTCATTGATATAAAAACATTATCAATTTGTTTGTCTCGTTTAGCAGCACGTTTCGGTTGTACACGTGGTTTTATTTCTTCTTCATCATCGTCATCATCATCTTCATCATCGTCTTCATCATCGTCATCTTCGTCAAATTCTTCTTCAGCATCCTCATCCTCATCTTCGTCTTCGTCTTCGTCATCTTCATCTTCGTCTTCGTCTTCGTCATCATCTACTACAAAACCATCATCTTTTGAATATCCTTGTTTTGTTTTATTTTCAACCTCCGCTTCTTCCTCTTCTTCACTGTCTTCACTTCCAATATCTTCAAAACCTCCAAAAAGTTTTTCATAAATAACTTTCCACAAAGGAACATTTAGATCCGCCATTTCTTTTGATTTATTTTTATGAATTAATACACAAGACCCAAAAAACAACGCATTATCAACCGGTGGTGGAAAATCATATTTGTTTTCTTGTCCTGCACGACCATCACATTTACCGTAAAGAACAATGCTACATTCTTTATTTATTTTCCATGTGGTTTGTTCTTCAAACCCTTTATCGGATTTAAATCCTGCTTTTTTATACAAATTTTCAACATTATTATCTTTTAGATTCAATTCTTTTAATACGCCAGTTTTCTCAACAATTACAACTAATACCATCTTTAGATTGTAATTTATTTAGGAGATGTATTTAAATTATTTTTGAAATTTATATAATAAAATTTGTATCGTAATTATATATAAATGGGAAATAGCAAAAAAGCATCAATATATAAACCAAAAAAAGGTAGACGTATTTCGCAAAAGAAATTATACAAAATGCCTCAAAAAGGAGGTGGTTTCCTAGAAACATTTTTAGGTGGAAACGAAGACCCAGAACCTGAAAAACAGAAAGAAGAAAAAGAACCTGAACAACAAGAAGAAAATAGTGCTATGTCTGTTGATGGTGAATCCACAGAAGAAAAAAATGATATGTCTATTGAAGGCGAATCTACAGAAGAAAAAAATGATATGTCTGTTGAAGAAAAACCGGAAGAAGAAAATAATGATATGTCTGTTGAAGAAAAACCGGAAGAAGAAAAAAGCTTATTACAAACAGTTGGTGATTCTGTTAAAAGTACTGCTAGCGAATTACAAACCGCTTTTACTGGACCATCTGCCGAAGAAAACAAAGATAGCGAAGAAGTAACAATCGATAATATGGAACCAACTCCTGAAGCCGAAGAAGTAAGTAAAGCAGAAACCATGGAATCATTACAAGAGAAAAACCAAGAATTATTAGAGGAAAACCGAAAGTTATCTCAACAAGTAATTGAATTACAACAAGCAAAAATAGATTCTCTTGTAGGAACAACTCCTTTAGGAGTAGATGCAGAAGAAGACCCTATTGCTACTACAGAAATGAATAGTGATCCTTCTGCAATGGAAGATGACTCTATGAATGTTGATAATGCTGATTCTACAATGGATGGTGACTCTATGAGTGTTGATAATACTGGTTCTGCAATGGAAGGTGATATGAGTGTTGAAACTCCTTCTGTAATGGAAGGTGATATGAGTGTTGAAACTCCTTCTGCAATGGAAGGTGATATGAGTGTTGAAACTCCTTCTGCAATGGAAGGTGACTCTATGGATGTTGATACTCCTTCTGCAATGGAAGGTGAAACCCCATTGGATACAGGTTCTGAATATATGGATGAAGCTGTTTCACCTGGTTCTCCAGAAAAACAAGTAGAACAAATGGGTGGTACAAAACGTCGCAAAAACAAACACCGTAAAACAAAACGTAAAAGAAAGGGTTCTAAGAAATAAGTTTATATATAGAAATACAATTCTCGTTTTCCATATATAAAAATGTCGTATCTTATAACTATTATAGCTAGTTTATTAATTATATATTTAGCTGATCATTTATTAAGATATTTAAAAGATAATTATACCACAAAAAAAACAAAAGACATTGTTGGACATCACATTGATAAATATAAATCAATGATGAATGATTTCCAAGAAAATAATCAAGAACCTGAAAAAAAACAACAAGAAAGTGGTGTAAAATTAACAAATAATGATCTTATTGCTATGCATGAAGAGTTAAATGCTTTAATTACAGATGATATGTAATTATTTAGCTCTAAGTATGGTTTAAATATAAATAGAAACAATATAAAAACTACTCGTGTGTAATATACACCCAAACATGCTCAAACTCTCTTTTAACCAAACAAGTGAATTAACCAGAAGGTTGCCCAGTTTTGAACTTTCCTATGAGACAATTTCCCATAAGAAAGTTTCCAATGATTATAATATTACATTAGCCATTCCGTATGGTAAAAAAGCATTTTTATGGTTTACTTATTACAAATCCAAAAACGTATGTTTTTTGATGGAATTAGGAAAAGACAAGAAATTTACAAATGTTACGATTATTCAAGAAAATATTCCAATTGATCTCGCATACGGAACCATATTGTATGGTTGCCTTTGTGAAATTCCAGAAGTAAGAACGTTTTTTGTTACCGAAGATATTATGTATTATCAAGGTATCAATACAAGTCGTCAACCTTTTTCAGAAAAATTTAATTTTATGTATCGTTTAATGGGAGAATATCCCGATCTTTTTTCAGAAAATGAGAAACTATATGTTACCCTACCTGTATTTTGGAAAATCGAAAAAGAGGAAAATACAATTCCAGAACATTATAAAAACATGATACCTTACACTATTCATCACTTACAGCATAGATCAAATAAGAAAATTGTTCCTTATCTTAATTATCCATGGTCAAAAAATGCAGTACCAACTGTTTCAAAATTAGTACCAAATATACCAAACAATCTTCTTTTTATTCCCCCAGCATTACCGAGATTTAATTTTTCTAAACCACAATACAAAGAAAAGGCCATTTTTGAAGTAAAAGCCGATTTACAAAATGATATTTATCATATTTATGCATTTGGTAAAAAATCGGAACGCATTTATTGCGGAATCACCTATATTCCAAACTATACAACAAGCAAGTATATGAATGGCTTGTTTAGAACCATTAAAGAAAATGATAATCTAGATTATCTAGAAGAAAGTGATGACGAAGACGATTTTCAAGATATGCGTATTGATAAATATGTTGATTTAAAAAAATGTATTCCAATGGAATGTGTTTATAAAACAAAATTTAGACGTTGGATACCTATAAAAAAGGTGGAGAGTCGTCCTAGTATTGTACATATTCGACAACTATAAAAATATACGAATACTATATAATGACAAATACAGTATTACCTCCATATACAAGTACAACAGATCCTTCACCTTTAGCAAGAGGTGCTACATTTCATCCATCTATGTTTCATAGTACAGATCAAGCCAATGATAGTCAATGTGGTGGTAGAAAACATACAATAAAAAGACGTAAAATGCGCTCAAAACGTACCCTGCGTTGTAAAAAAGTAAAACGTGGTAAAAAATGCAGATATACCGGACGTCGTAAAACACACAATAAACGTTCTCGTCGTTAAGTGTCTTCCATATCTAAATTTGATATGTTGATAAGACATTTTTTCTGTAAAATAGGGTTCCCACCCGTTCCTTCGTCATCATTATTATTTTTATTGATTTTTGGATCAAATACGCGATTCCATGTTTTATCGTTTTTCCAATCAATATTCATCCCTTTATATCGAATACTATCTGTTGCTATGATTCGATAATTGCATTTTTTATAAAATCGGCGACGTTGTTTCCATTGATTTTGGAAGATTTCGTGCCGATCTACAATATCTACTACAATTGGATTGTCGTGACGCACACGCAATATGCGTCCAACTGATTGTGTAATGTCTGTTTTAGGTGTCGCCATTACCAAAATAGATAGAGTTTTAATATCTAATGCTTCTGCCGCCATTGCATATGTGGCCAATACAATTTGTTTATATTCTGTTTCTTGTAAATCTGCTTGTTTCATACCTCCTACATAATATCCTACTGTAGCAAATCCTTTATGATTAATAGCTTCGTAAAAGTATTTTAAAAGAGAACGATTATGAGCCAATACCATTATCTGTGCGTCTTCGTTGTTTTCTTTGCTTTCTACTAACAAATCCGCCAATGTTTTTACAATAAAATCACTTCTTGGACCAAACTCACATAATTTTGTAATCATTGTACTATATTTTGCTTGTCCTTTAAAATCATATTCTGTTTCATTAAATTGTGGGTCAGCAGCTATATATTCAAGTGCACGAACACAAACTGGGTCTTCGTCTTTACGTGCTTCTGTATATATTTTAGGTCCTATAAACATATATAATACGCAAGTCAACTTATCTTTTCTGTCTACAGTTGCCGAGATACCCAACATATTTGGACTTACAACACGCAAAAGGGTCTTTGAAAATTGTTCACTTCCTATACGATGCACTTCATCAATAATCGTCAATCCAAAACAATCAAACGCATTTTCAGGTAATGCTCTATCATATAATGTTTGCAACATACCAATGACTACGTCTTTTCCTTCTACGTCAAACACAGGTCCCTGGATTTTACCTATTTTAGCACTTGGTAAGAATTCAGCTGCTCGTTCAATCCATTGATTCATCAAGAATTCTTTATGAACTATAATGAGTGTCTTTTTTTTTACCAATGATATTATTTTCAGAGCCATCACAGTATTATGTGTTACAGTAAAATCACCTAATACAAAGCGGTGGTTTCCATCTATTTCAAAACCATAATAATCATCTACTTCTAATTTTTCTAATCGTATACGGGTATTTAATGCGTCTTTTATTTGTTTTCTCGGTTCAACTTTTTTTCTAGGACATTTTACTGGAATTTCATCAAGTCCTCTTCCATGAATACACGTTCTGTAATAAATGCCTTCTTTTTTTTCTCCTTTATACAAACACGATTTTTTACAAACACTTTTATATGCAGCAAACCCCAATGATTTTGCTATGAAAATAATATCGTCCAATAGTTGTTCATTTTTTTGTATAATATCATATGAATTTGATTCGTTTGACCCATCCGAATCAATTATTCCAGCTAGTAATTCAAGCTGTGTTGTCCTATCATTGCATTTATAATCGTGTGGAATATGTTTATTATTGATTAAATTATAATCACGTAAATAATTCATAAATTCATTGCTACCATTAGCTACTTTATTTATTGAATTAATTCGATAATCATATTTATCTCCAGTATACTGTAAATATAACGACTTATGTTTATTTTTAAAACACACCTCGTTTAAATATGTTAAAACACAAGATTCTTGGGTCGTAATTAGTGTTCCTTTTGATGCACCATCTCCTAACCAATACCCTAATAAATATGGATCAATATCAACAACCTTTTTAGGAAATATGATTGGAACTCTATAACCAACAAGGACACCTCCGGGACCGTGATATGATTTGGGTAAATCTAAGTAATCCAATACAGATATATCGCGTACAGTTCCTTTAGGTGTATGTTTATTTACATTAGAACTGTATTTTAATGATAAAATATGACTTTCATTTACAATATAAGGATTACCTTTTACAGGAACTACTCTATACATTTGTTCTCTTCCTCGTGCGAGAGATAACACATTTCTTGGAGTAGAATCATCGCCCATAATTATATCACCCACCTTTATGTCTTGAACCATCTTTATTGTACCGTCATACATCATAATAGCCGTGTCTATACCAAGACATTTACCTCTACCACAAGGAACTTCTAGAATACCCCCGTTTCCTTTTTTTTCCGAACCATTACAAATCGAATTTTCAATGTGTTTCATATAAACATCTACTATTTTGTCTTGATAATCACGCAAAGGTTTAGGAAATATAACATCGATATCTTGACCTTCGGTAATTTCTGAACGATTTGGTAATCCATAACGTTCTGTACCATAAAACCGAGGTATATAGATCTTTTTAGCATTTTCTCTGTAGACTGGAAACTGACCTTGATCTTGTGCAGCATTATAAACAACACCACTACTAATAGGTTTTACATTTAATTCTTCATACAGTGCTTTTTGATCTTCTTCACTTATAGAAGAACGCAATATAGTGTACCCTTTTTTACCAAGATATGAATTATTTCGAATTGTTTCTTTGTATTCTTCAGACAATTCCAATACCTTTTTTTCAGCCGCCTTTGCCCGCATGGCTATCATTTTTCGTCGTTTCCATTGTTGAGACATTTAGTATATTTTTATATAAAGAAATATGTTTAACCAATTTTCAATTTTGTTTTAATAATTGTAGAAGTAAAATATCCTCATATCCTATATAATGAATTTTAAAAAACTAGTCAAGTCCATTAAACCCGCTGAAATTTTAGTTTTAGTAACATTTGTTCTATACTTAATATTTCCTGTTACAACACCAAGTGCTTTATCTCCTTACGTTGAATCCCCATTAGGTTTATTAGTCATCTTCTGTATTACAGTTGCTTTATTTTTGTATTCTCATCCTGTTTTAGGTGTTCTTTACATTTTCGTCGCTTATACATTATTAAGACGTAGTGCACTTGTACATAACAAAACTCACTATGTTCAATACACCAAGTCCGATAGTGAAAAACGTGATCAAGTAAAAAAACAATTAGAAGAAGCCACTCCACCTGTAGAAGAGCCACGTAATGCCGATGTAGGTGCCGATCAACCAGTAACACTTGAAGAAGAAATTGTTATGGAACGTGCTCCTATTGGTAGAAGTGATCCTATTCAATATTTACAAAGTTCTTACAAACCAGTTTCTACGAATGTAAATGGTACAGCTAGTGTATAAATAAAATATATATTCGCAGTTATATTTTATTTAACTTCGTTCACGTTCTAACTCATCGATTGGCCAATCTTTCAACATAGCCTTTTTAGAACTTACAATAATATATCCAAGAAGTGTTACAATGGCTAAAATCACACCATATAAGATGTATTGTTCTCCAATCATAAAAAACACAATTACGGTAGCTATCAATAGTGAACGCGAAAATAAATCAAACGTTCCCATTTTCTTTATCTGTTCATTTCGAATAATTGTTCCCGAAAAATCAAACATTAGTTTTAAAATATATTTGTAAATGAGCGGTACAATAGAATAACTTAATCCTGTAAAAATCAAAAACAAAATATACATAAACATTGTTTTAAGTGAATTATGTGCTGCAGTATCTTGGACAAGACTACTAGAAACAGGTAAATTATATGCTTCTACTTCTTCTGAATCAATAGGAACATAGTCACATTCCATCCATTCTCCTGGAACAGGAGGTACTAATATAGAATACGTGTCGGGTTGTAAATTAAACAAATTGGTGTTATTTTCAAGCGCTTTTAAATAAACTGAAATAATACTAATTGGACTTGCGAAAGTAACTACACGTGCACTATTTCCTAAATTACTGGTGTATTCTACATAACGTAATTCAGGAACCTCTTTTGCGAAAATATCTGCATTAAAATCTACATTCAATGATGTTTTTGATGTTCCGCTAGTAGCAACTTGAATAACAGCATCAATTCCGCTATTTCTTGGACCTGGATTTGTAACGACTAAAGGAAAACACGTATATAAAATTTTATCTCCGTTTGCATTTGTATTTCTAATAATAAGTTGCCCATCACTTGCTACACCACTAATCATATTTATTTTTGAATCGTTTGCAGTACCTACAATGTAAATTTTTTTAGCCATGTATTCTGTACTCACGTTATTCTCTGTAAATGTAACATTTGATGTTGATGAAGATTCACAGGTTGCTGTAATATATTTATCAGCATCACTAAATAATATACTATTAAGACCCATGGGTAAATAATTCAATGATATTGATTTTGTACCATCTGCTGTTTTATTTAAATTGAATTCATTCATGTTTGAATATATATAAATAAATTAGATATATTCATTTCAAATTGTTCTAAATTCATACTGATTCTATTTTAATTGGTGGAATGTATTTTGGAACATAAACAGTTGTTCTTGCCTCTACAATTGTATTTTCGTCATCAAACCCTTCTCTTGTTATCTTCACTTCATTTTGACCTGTTTGTTCATCTATGTCTTTTTGTGTAACAGCTTTATAGATCGCGTTCAATTGAGGAATAATATGTTTTAAGTATTCTTGGTTTTTACTGTCTATTCCTTGAAAATCAATCGGTATCACAGCCTCTACTGTAACCGTTTCTTCCTTTTTTTCTTGAGGGTCTTCTTGCTTTTTTTCTTCTTTGTCTCGCATTCGTTTATCCGACTCTTCTATACGTGTTTGTTTATCGGCTTCAGTGTTTCTTGTTACTTTTTTCTTTTTTGATTTGCCTAAAGGTTTTTCTACTTTTAATCGTAAACGCTTATCATCTTTTAAGTCTAATAAACGATTTAAGATAAGTAAAGGAGTTGTAACTTCTTTTTTAGTAAACCAACCAGAACTCTTTTTCTCTGTTTTATTACTCATTTGTATTATCTCTTGATTTTATTACAAAGGAATATATTTATATAGCGCATTTTCATAAATAGTAGCACGGAAAGTATCATTATATCCTTCAACATAAACACTGTCTCCATTGAATATTTCATCACATCCTAAATCAGACGTACAGCTTCTACCTTTTAAACTTACTGGTAATTTTGTATTTATATTACCGGCACTATTTGACATAGTGTAATATTGATATTTATCACGACCAGTTGAACTACGACGACCCATTAAAGGCAATATCATATCATCTTTGCTATTTTCTCTTGTTAAAATTCCCATTTGTGTGTAATTCAGTTCTGGTCCACGTGTACTAATATTTATAGGTACGAATCCTGTACTTTCATTTTTCAATGGAGGTGCATTTACATCTACCAATGGATTAGTTGAACGGGTTGGAATTGGTACTAAATTCGGTGTCTCGACACTGTTTTGAGGTGGTACAATCACTATTGGTTGTGTAAATGATGTTGTCGATGTTTTTTCTAAACTTGGTTTGATTATATGAGAATAATACATGTAGACAACAGTTATTAATAAAACAAATAATAAAAACATAGTCATATTTTCAATGCAAAATAATCCTGGTATACAGGTTTTTTTTACTCCGCGCGGCATTATTATTATATAATAATGCTACACAATAATGTTAACTAGACAAAAATTACATACCAAAAAATTTGGGTCTCCAATCAGGAGGTTTAAGATGTCTTTTATTAGACCAAGCCCACCATTTATTACTTGGTATAAGTGTTGTAAATATACGTAAGAATCCAGTAACGATCTGTTGGAAGCTGCAATTCATTAATTTGGCCCATTCTGCCCAAGTCTTGTATAATGTTACTTCTCTTCCATTCGCAAACGCATATTTTCCCTTACAACGATAACATTTTTTTATTACTTCTTCATCCCACCTTACTAAATGAAATCCAGATATTGCGAAAAAGATAGAATCAATTGGTAAAATAAATAAATTCCAAAAAATATCGACAAATACTTGTAGATCAATTCCAAAAATAGCACGAATTAATAAAAGAGGTAGTTCTACAAACACACCGTATAATAAACCTAGAGTCATATCAACAATATAATATCGCGTACAAGATCCATCTAAAAATGTTAAAAATTTATCCCATGTACATTCAGCCAATATTCCCATTATGTATCCTTGATTTTCCCAACCAGTTTTAAATTCTTTTCCTGCACAAATTAGATGCGACGAAAACCCTGTCCACCAATATTCTGCACCGATAGACAACATTGTTATAAATGATACAAAAAATGCGAAAAGCCCAGCTAAACCAATAGCATTAAAAATAGTCATCAATGTATTTTGAGCGATTTTAAATGCACCCATTATAAATTGTCCAAAACCACGGGCCATATTCAATGTAGATGTTGCGAAATTTCCAATCGAAGTTATTAACTCTCCTATATTTAAACCACGACCTAATCCATTCAATGCAGTCATAATACCGTTTAAAGCCATATTCAGAAAATCAGGTCCAAGACCTTCTTTAAAACCTTCTTGGAATCCTTCACGAATAGGATCCGGTGTATATTGAAACCCTTCACGAATATAATTATTATAATGTTCCTTCATGTTATTATTATATTGTGTATATAATAATAAACTATATTTTGTATACGCTACAAGCATATTTCATAATTAAGCACTTAAACTTTTAACATTTTAACAACTTCTCTAAATTCTTCGACGAGCGGACTAATTGTTAATATCTGTTGCAACATTTTTAATTGTAATTTTAATAAACTTTCAACACCGTGACGTTGTTCTTCGTTTGCGATTTTATCAGTATACTTTAAAGCTAAATCGATTTTGTCTTTCGCCAAAGAAACCTGTTTTTTATCTACACTTACTTCCATTTTTTGCAAAATTGCAGAAGGATTTAATTGTTTTATAAAACGATCAATTTCAGCATCTCTTTTGTTAGGATCTTGGTTTAATTGTGCATCTTTATCATATTCAAAATCAATTCCCATACCATTATCTTCTTTGTCGTCTGTTTTTGGTTTTTCTTCTACAGGTTTTTCGGCCTTTTTTTCAGAAGTATCATCCTTGGTCATGTGATTCATTAAATCATCTAATTTACTAAGATCACCTGTAAATCCTTCCTGGTTTTTGAATTCTTCCATACCAAATCGTATCAAATTTGTAACAGCGATTGTTGTGAAAATAATGACGATCATATTTTTGTTAAAGAAAGCAGAAAGAAATCCGACAATTAACATAATTCCTGCATATACAAATTCATCTTCCATAGCATAGGTATAAATGTTAATAATACCAATGACTACAAGAATATATAATACAATTTTACTCTCTAATAATTTTGATAGTCCAAGATTTTTATTGAACCAATTACCAATTTTTTTAAAAACCATTATATATAAATTGATAATATAATAGTTTTACCTATATTCATTAATTTTCATCGTTATCGTCATCCTCAATTTCTATAACTTGTTCAGAATTTTCACTATTTTCATTTAAAGAATAATCATCTGGAACATTTTCGCGACCATAAATATCTAACACTTCTTTTACTACTTCTTCACGTTGAATATCTTCGTTTTCAAATTCAAAACTTCCAATACTAGAAGATCTTGTATGTCTAAATTTTTCTAAAAAATCTTCTAAACCGTTTACAACATCTGTACGATCATATTGGTCTAAATCACCTGTGATGACTAAACGACTGTTTTCGCCTAAACGTGTTAAAAGCATTTTCATTTGTGATACGGTAGAATTTTGCATTTCGTCTGCTACGATCCAGCAATTTTTAAATGTTCTTCCACGCATATATCCAAGAGGAGCTATTTCTATAATTTTTTCTTCTAATAATTCTGTTACTTCTTTTGGTGTTATAAATTGATATAATATGTCATATATTGGTCTAACCCAAGGGGCCATTTTTTCTTCAAGTGTACCTGGTAAATATCCAAGATCTTCGTCAACAGACACAGAAGGACGTGTAAAAATTAATTTATCGCATTTACCCAGTAAAAAATTACGAACACCGTATTCTGTAGCAAACATTGTTTTTCCTGTACCTGCGGGACCTGTTGCGATAATAATTTTTTTGTTTTTATTACGAAGCATGGATGCATAAATTTCTTGGCTCCTTGTTTTGGGAACAGCGAACTTTTTTTCAAAAAGGTCTTTCTCATTTTGTGATAAATGGTGAATATTTTCATACATTGTTTTTTGGTCTTTCAAATTATATCGTGATGTCTCATAATAATATTCATTTATCAACTCCTTTTCAGTGTACTTTTTGAACTTTTTGCCTCGCTTTTTCCCTCCGGTTGAATGACGCTTAGGTGACGTATTCATATATTATTGTTTCGATTTTAATTTTTCCATATTTTTTACGTGAAATTTGAGATTTTCATATATTTAATTTATTTATATTAGTATTTAGTAACAATGTCCGTACCTAACCATAATTTAAATATTCAATCTTATTCATTAGATGAGATATTAGGTTTGTTTGATCTAGAAAGTTATGATATTACAATTGATGATTTAAAAACAGCAAAACGAAAGGTTTTAATGTTGCATCCCGACAAATCACGTCTTGATGCGAAATATTTTTTATTTTATAAAAAGGCGTTTGACGTTATTGTCCAATTTTTTGATAATCAAAATAGACAAAACCGCAGTGTTGAACAAAAAGATGTTGCTTATAACCCAAATTATAAAGATGAAGATAAAAGTACAACAAAACAAATCCAAAAAACAATGCAGGATATGAAATCACAAAATTTTCAAGAAAAATTTAACGAGTTATTTGAATCAAATCAAATGGGTAACAGACCAGATCAGTCACGAAATGAATGGTTTGTTCAAGAACAATCGTCATTTGAGGTTCCACAAGAAAAAATGTCTAAACAGACCATGAATGATAATTTTCAACGTATTAAAGATCAATCAAATGGTTTGATTCATTACACGGGTGTACAGTCAATGAATGATGACACGGCAACAAACAATAACTTTTACGAAGATGCAGACGATTATTCTAATAAATATATGACTAGCGATCCTTTTAGTAAATTGAAATTTGATGATCTTAGAAAGGTTCATCGTGATCAAAGTGTACTCGCTGTAAGTGAACGCGATATTAATAACATACAAACATATCGTTCTGTAGAAGAATTCAATCGTGCACGTAGTCAACATTCGTACGATCCTCTTGAAAAAGAACACGCGAATCGTTTATTACAAGAACAAGAAAAGGCGATGCAACAAAGAATGATGCAAAAAGAATATCGCGCTAAATTACAATCAGAGCAATATGCTGAGAAAAATAAAAACGTTTTGTCATCGTTTTTACTCTTGCAAAATAAAAAATAATAACTTAGTCTTTTGCTAAATTATTATTTATCTCAACTTTTTCAATTCACGTTCCACTTTTTTACTATGTCCCTTTAAACGTGATGTTTCTGTTCTTCTTTTACTACGTGTTTTACGAGCCTTTTTTGTTTTGTTATGCTTTTTACGACAAAAAGTACGTTTTGTACCTTTTGCTACTTTGCATCCTTGGATCTTTTTGCAACGGTTAGGTTGAGATGTACGTTTTCCTTTACAGAGAGAAGCAGACATTTATATATATTAATTATATTTTAATATTACTATGGGTTTAAATTTCTGTTAGATATTCATCTTCTTCTTCTACGAATCCAGTTGTTTGTCGTTGTAAAACTGGGGTATTTGGAGGAGATAACAAACCTAATCTTGCTCTAACACGAGGGATAGGAGATGTATTATCGTCATCATCGTTATCGTCATTATCAATATTATTACTTATATTTCTCATCATATCGCATCTCCTCGGTGTTCTATAGGCACTTGATCCCTCACGTTGCAGTTTTGGTGGAAGTAATTGCAAATAATCATCTTCATATTGTGAAGCAGTATTATATGCCGTTTGTCTTCCTTGACTATCTTCTCTTCCAGATACTATTTTAAAACTATCCACTGTTCCATAGCTATTTTTCATCACATTTACATCTTTAAACAAACCTTCCATAAAGTCGTCTTTTTCTAGATTATTTTCTTTTATAAATGTTTTAATTGTATCATAAAGCATATCAATGTCTTTTTTTATTTGTACGTCTAGATTAGCACGGATATTTATTTTTGGACGATATTTATGCAAATACATAGGTTCAAATATTGTTTGGTCGTTTTCTATTTTGGTAGCATCTTGTCTTACCATAAACATTAACTTTTGCACGCAAAGACGAAGATATTGTTTTTCTATTTCTAATGGTTCATAACTTGCTTGTTCTGCCTTTATACTAAATTCAGTATTGTCGAGTTGTTTTCCATCTATAGTGATTTCTAGTTTTTCAATATCATTAATAAGTATATGATAATTTTTTATTGTTTCTTCATATAATGTTCCGATTGCTATAGTATCTACAAACTCGCCTTTAATATAATCGTAAATCTTTCCACCATCCGTTACGGTAATTATATTATCATGATACATACAATGTGTCTCATTAAACAAAATTTCACCATACACATCTCCCGTGTGTTCAATATCATTAATATACCAGTTTTTTGTAAATATATTTTTATGACCTAATTCATGCATCAATATTCCATTATGATCATTTCCTAAACCAATAAAGTGATAAGAACACTCTTTTGTTACCATATCTACTAGTTTTGTTGTGCTACATTCTCCATCTGTTGGATCACCATCTGTTAACATAATCGCTACTCTATTTTTTAATTCAATGTTATCGTGATGTTTATCTAGATCACGGTTCAACGATGTTAAAGCTAATCCAATATTCGTAGAATTCATTGGTTGAATTGGCTCCACTTTTGCTAATAATTCACTAATATTCTCTTTTGTTACCTTTACATAGTTGATATAATCGTGTATAACATTATCAAATCCTTTTACTTCAATATATACGTGTTCGCTATTTTCAGCAAGATGCATCAAAATATTTTTCAGCGTATGTTTTAGTAGTTGCATTTTTGAACGGTTTCTTTTAAAATCAATAATATCAGACATAGAACCTGATACATCAATGTAAATATGAAATAAAATGGGATAATCGCGTTTTTTATCACTATCGGAAATATTAAAACTCAATGTACCGTATCCATCTGAATATTCTTTACCGAAAATAGTTTCTGGTAGTTGTGCGCCGGTTTTGTATACAAAGTTCTGCATTGTTTTTTGTTTTACTAATTAAAATAGTCTTTAGATTATTTCAATTTTATTGATTTATTTCCTGTATAATACTGTCTTCTTTTTCCGGTGATTTATCAACTTTGCGTAATCGAGAAATGATTTTTTCCGCATTACGTATTCCCGTATTTTCAATCATTTTTTTTTGTTCCGATTTGATATTTTGAATATCGTTTTGAATGGCTTCTATTTTTTCAGAAAATTCTTTTACAAAATCATCTATCCTCTGATTGATAGAGTCTATTTTATCAAGATAATTATCTGTATTGTCTTCTTTAAAAGTAACTTTTTTTTCTGGTTCCAAAGAAATTGCTTCGATAGGAATATGCTCGTCTGTATCATCTTTTTTTTTCGCAATATTTTGCACATCATATTCACGTTCCGCCATTTGTCGTTTAATTAGTTCATCCATATTCTCGATAGGTTTATCTTCTGTTGTATTTTCTCGAAAATCTATTTCTTGTTGTTTTGGTTTTTCAATTAAACTACTGTACTCTTGTTGTCTTAACTGAAAATCATTATTTAGTTTTGCGTGTTTTTCTTCTAAAATAAAATTACGCGTTTCGTTTGTATTTGTTTCCAATGTAGAATAATTTGTACTAAAAGATGAACCCGAAATGCTGCTATTTTCATAACCATTTTGAAATGAAAGTGGTTCTGGTTGTCTAGGAGATTGTGTACCTTGTTTTAAATCTTGAAGCATATATCGAATTGTTTCTTTGTTTAACATTGTTAATGTTCTTTTATCAAACACTGTTGTCTCACTTTTATTATAATACATTTGTATAATTGATCTAAACCATTCTTCTGATTTATTAAGATTCCTTTGTCTCATTTGTTGAAAACTAGCAACTTTCGATATCGTATCCCATATTAATTTTTGATTTTCAGGTAATGTATAAAGATTCATTAAATTATAAACAATAAAAACATTTAAATTGTTATTGTTTAATTTATTTTTTATCTGATTTTTTTTCAGATTTTTTTGTAGCCGGTTTTTTGCATTTAATGGGTTCCTCTGAACCTTGTTCTAATGGTGCATCATTATCATTGTATTCAAATGTAAATACTTTTTTCCTTGAACGTGCTTTTGGTTCACCTTTTAACATCAACGCAATATCTTCTTCGAAACTTTTGGATACTTCTGAGAAAAAATTACTCATATATTCCCCTTTTGATTCTGCTTGATATGTTGTAGCACCTTTTTCAACGCGAATTATACCTTTAATATCAGGATTTGTATGTTGACGTCCTAAACTATAATGAATCACTTCTACGCGTTTCTTACCACCCATTTTTCGTTTTGTGCGTCTTTGTTTTGATTTATATTTTTTCGATTTATTGCTTCTTGTTTTTATATGTTTACCCATTTATATTAGACGTAGAAACTATTTTTTATTAAAATATTTTTCTCTAAAATCTATCATCATATCATCGTTCAAACCTTTTTTATTAAATACGTCTAATAATTCGAAAAAATCTTTCTTTTTTCTTCCACCTCCATATAATTCACGATTGATGGATGTATCTAAACGTTCAGTTAAAAGAGTTATAATAAAAAATAAACAAAACATACCACATTCGGTATTGGTTGATTGATGAGATACACTGTTTTGCATATAATCAAAATGGATCGGTTCATCTAATTCTTTTCCTTGTTTTATCAATTCTCGTTTCAACTTAGATACTTGTTGAGGGACAGCATTTAATGCACTATCGTAATAGTAGATAACCTTTTTATCTAAATCTATAAACATAGAAACCCAATGTGTACCTGGACCATCATGTGTATCGAGATTAAAAACGACCCCTAGTTTGCGTTTATTTCGATAGATCAAATTTTGTAGAGACAATCTACAAAGATCATTCCAAACACATTTACCATCGTCTATAATAGTATCATAATCAATTGCTGAAGGTCCAAGAAGTTTAAATTTGGGATGAGATTTTTCATATTGTCTTAAAACAGCACCTATATCGTAATTTGATAACCAAGCAACCGGATTTTTATCCCATTCATTTGGTCGATCGGGAGCGAAAATAATTTCGTCTAATTGTCTACGCGTTTCATCGTCTTTTATTTGTTGTAACCAACAATCTTCTCTTGGACACTCTGTGAGAACATTTCTTAAATCATTCCAAATTTCTTTAGGTGCCGTACTTGTAATCTTTTCTTCATGGCGCTTATTATATGCTGCTTTTATATGATTTAATGCATGTTCAGTATAACAGCTCCCTTCTATCGCCGATTTAGTACCAGGATTACAATTCATTTTTTTCGTTTTACGACGAGACTTACTTTTTTTTCTTTTATTATTACGTCTTTTAATTGATTTACCCATTTATATATACTTATTTGCGATTTTTTTTCAAAAATAAATCAAGTGTGTTCATTTTGCCGTACGTTTTTTTACTGGGTTTATTGTCTTCTTCCATTGAATACGGAAACATTTCTTCATCGTCTTCATATTCCCGTTGGTTTTCATCCGATTGTTTTTTTACTTCTAAATGACGGATTAATATACGTGCATAATTATCAAAGGCATCATTTACGTCTGAACCATATTCATTGTCTCTACAAGACAGTAATTCTCGTGTCATGCCCAATATATCACCTTTAAACAAATTGCAGTCTATTTTAAATTGCTGGATTTCTTCGTTTTTCGATTCATCTGTCTTGGACAGATATTTCGCATATCCAGATTGATTAGATAACAATTTCATTGTTATTTCATCGATAAATTTATTCTCTGATGGAGATTCTCCTAATCTTGGACTTTCGTCGTCACTCATTATATATTATTTATCGGGATTTCTTCTTTTGTGTTTTTCGCAATTCTTTTTCCCGGCGTTTTTGTTCTTTTTCTATTTCTTTCTCGCGTTTTTTTCTTGTTTTTTCTGCTTCCTTTTCTTTACGTTTCTTTTCACGTTCAGCCTCCTTTATTTTGCGTTGTTTTTCACGTTCAATTTCCCTTAATCTGCGTTTTTCTTCACGTTCGCGTTCTTTTGCTTCTTTTGCTAATTGTTTATCTTTTGCTTCTTTTTCTAGACCTTCTTTTGCCTTTAAAAAATCTTCACGTGTTTTAGCTTTGTACTTATTGACTAAATCTTTAATAACACCTTCTTTAAATGTTTCGCGAATTTTTCCTTGTTTTCTTAATGTTTTTCGTAATTGCTTCTTGGCTTTTTTACGTTCTTTTTTCTCTTGTTTTTTCTCTTTAATTTCATCACGTATGTCTTTACGTAATGTACTGCGTAATTTCGACAATTTTTTAGAAAGCTTATTGCGCGTTTTACGAATACCACGATTTTCTTTGGATATCTCAGCCTTTCTTGTTTTACGATTGTCTTTGTAACGCTGTTGTGACGTTTTAATACCGTCTTTCACTACAAACTTTTCAAGACGATTTAATTCTCCGCTTTTAATCATATTGCGTAATTCTTTAATATGAATACGGTGTTTTTCTAACATAATTTTCAGTTCACGATCAAAACTGTCCATCCGTTCATCGTACAAATCTAATTGTAATTGTATGTTTTGCACTTCTGGATGTTGATTTATCATTGCCGTGATATTATGACTTTTTTTCACGATTTTTGAACAAGAATATTTCAAAACATAATAGACACTTTCCATAAACTTGGACAAACGTGCAGGATCTTTATCATATCTTTCTTTAATATCACCAAGGACCTTTTTTCTGTATTCATTCTTTGATTTCAATTCTTCGCGTATTTTTTTGATACGATCTTTAATATCTTGAATATGTGTTTTTGCTTCTTTAATTAGACTGCGAATATTATCATTGGCGATTTTCAAGCACCCTTTTTGAACACCACTGAACACGTCTGCACATATGTCGCGCAATTCATAAAAACGTGAAGATTCTAAATCTTTAAAATCGTCATCAATTTTCGCACTTTCTTTATCAATATCGTCTTTTAAAGCAATGATGTCTTTGTTAATAATAGCACGGTTCATTCGTTTGTCCATATCTTTGATTTCTTGCATATTATCAACTATAGGTACTTCAATCTTTTCTATCTTTGGTTGAGCAAATTGACGCGCATCCTTTTCTCTGTTTAAATAACTGATATGTCCTGATATAATGTCCAAGAATTCACGCCTTCCATTTTGCGTAAACCGCCCATTTTCATCTAGATAAGCATTTGAGAAAAGAGGAAATTTATCAGGTACTTGTTCACTCATTGGTTTACAAAGATTGACCAATTTTACCAATTCAAGAGGATGTTCTGTAATAGGTGTAGCCGTCATTAAAAGCACTTTTACAGATTGATTTCCCGAAACAGCATAAGAATTCATAAGTGATTCGTGTAATGCCTTCATATTTGGACGTTCATTGGTAGAAAGATCTCCTCCTCCGTACAATTTATGTGCTTCGTCGATAATAAGTAATGTTTTACGTAATGGATCCACTTTACCATTAATATCAACTAAGCGTTGGTAGTAACTGTTTTGTTTCGATACCAAGTTACTGAATTGTTTGTATGAAATAGGACGAATTTTCCAAGCATCTGATAATAATTTCATACGTTTACTGTGGTCTTGAGGAATTGTAACACCATCGGCTACCATCGTTCTGATTTCTTCGTTACAAATGAGATCAAACATATTTTTCCAAATATCGTTTTTCAATGTTGTTCTTGTTACCCATAATATAGTGTATCCTTGTCGAGCAAAATTAGATGATGCTGATGCAATTGCAGAACACGTTTTACCGGTTCCTGTACTGTGCCATAAAAGCATTCCGTTTACAGGCGCTTGTGGTGAAAAGTACTTTTTCACAAAACGTTGTGTTGGCGTATATTGAATAATACGCGCACCACCACGTTTTCGTGGTACAGCACTTTCATCACACAAGTTTTCCATTTTTACATCGGTCCATTTTGTATCTTTGTAATAATTGCGAATATAACTACGCATTTCATTATGATCCATTTTTCCAAGAGAAATACCAGGAACTTGCAATCCGGAGGGTAAAGTCACCATTGAATTCACATTGGAATCGATTAATATAGGAGGACCTGTCGGATTCATTTTTCTGATAGGTTGTTTTCGTTTTGGTCCACCTCCTGTTACGACAGCCGATTCGGCCGAAAATTCGTGAACGGGTAAATTTAGTTCATAATCTACAGAACCAAAAATAGCGAGTTTTTCAATGTCTTCTGCGAAATTGACGAGTTTCATATCCATATTCAATGATTTCATATAAAATTCAAAAGCAGTCCCGGCGTCCAAAAACTGATCTTTTAAGGGATCGGGAATAGAAATATCGTAGATAAACACATAGAGAGGCCATCCTTTTGTTGGATGGAATTCTAATCCTTGTTGCCCACAAGTACGAGTACCGCGACCAATTACCTGTTTTTGATCGGCTGCATTTACAGGAGGTTCAAAAATATGCACATATTTCACGTCAAACAAATCAATACCTTCTTTAAATCCACTGTCCATAATGATAAAACGGATGTTTTTACCGTGTACATTATCAGGTCGCTTATTGTAATTCGTCAACATCTGTTTTTTTGTGACAACATTAATTGGTTGATCAAAAACATCAACCGAAGAAAGCAGATAAAAATTATTACCTTTTGTTTTATTCAATTGATAATCACTTAATAATTCTATTTTTTCGAAACGCTTTTTAGCAGGTTTCTTTTTAGGACTTCCATCTCCTCCTTCGATTTTTGAAGAATAGGATTTAGGTGATTTTTTGTCGCTTTCATTTTCTCCATCAGATTCTTCTTCAGATTCTTCCAATATTTCTTCCAAAGATTTAAAAGATTTAGGTAACCTTGCTTTTACCATAGCAAGAGGTGGACGTGGCGTGTCTGGTCTCGTTTTTTTTATCAAAGGGCTTTTTGGCTGAGGATTATCGTTTGATTTATCGCCTTTTTGTTTCGCAGTATATCCAATTTCGAAACCGCTTGCTAAAAATGCAGATGCTAACATTCTTGCTCCTTGACTAGACGATTTTACGTCACAAAAAATAAAATGTTTATAGTGCATTTTATCCCGCTTCATATCGGCTTTATCGAGATCTTTAATTTTTTTGAGAAGAGCGTGTAATTTGGGTGATTGGTGCTTAATGGCTTTTAGTAATAGTTTTGGATCAAAGGTTTCTGAATCTAATTTATATTTTGGATCTGATTTAGTCCAGTTGCTCTTTTTTCGAATGCAATCAGATTCATATACCATTTCACTATATGTATCATCAAAATCTTCTAAATTGTCCATATATATAATAAAAATATATTTAGTAACACTTTCTATTGCTGAAAATAAAAGTATCTCGTTATACTATATTATAATGCCAACTTCAACTTCAAACTTAGGAGGACCTTATAGAGGATTTTCAGCAACTCAAACATTAGGCAATTTTAAAGATGGTCAGCAAGCATCTACTCGTGCTATCTTGAGAAACAGTTGGAATACAACTATGATTTCTAGTAGCACATATAAAGGTAAGGCACGCGTACAAACACCTTTTCGCGTAACAACTCATGCCGGAGATTTCTTAGGACGTAAAAACTACAAATGTGGCGGTCCTACTGGTATGAGTAAATCATCAATTGGATGGGCTGGAAGCAAAATTTACTTGGGATCAAAAATCAACAATTGTGACGGAACAGGCATTGAAGGTGCTTCTGGAAATGTTAAGTATGTATATGATTCATCTGATTACTCTACCTACAAAAGACAAAAAGCTATCAATCATAATTACAACGATTTAAAGAACGGTGGTGATGACCACAATGCATCTTATGTACCATTAATGCATGTAAGACGTTAAATATTAAAATATGAAAAAGAAGTTTTAAAAAAAGTGAATATTAACATATTATTTCATATGTTAATATATAGTTTTTTCAAATGAGAATGCAATTACTTAGAAATCCAATAAACAATGCAGATTCAAATCTACCAAAAGCAATGCCTTTAAAAGATAGTACTTCCGATGGAACTAGTAGTTTTTCAATGAGTAGAATGTCTTTTCATCGTGCGAAAGATTTAAAAGAAACAGAAAATAAAAAATGGTATGGAAACAGTAATGATAGTCATAGACGTGCAATTAATGGTCATATACACCATCGTTTAGATTTTCATAATACAGTATTTAATGGAGAAGGTGAGACAACATCTTTTACAACAAACGATTCGACAAATAGACAAGTATCAAGACAGGCATTAATTAAAACAAGAAGTGGAGGATCACGTGTTCCCGCAAAAGTAACAGGTACGCGTCGTGTTCTGTAAATGTCGCCAACATTTATTTCCTAGTATAATTTATATATAAATGTACGCATATTTAGCAGAGTTCTTAGCCACTTTATTTTTCGCTTATATTGTTATCGCAACAGGTAATCCTTTAGCCATTGGAGCTGCTTTAACTCTTGTAATATTATTGAGTTATCGTTTTAGTTCTGTTACAGCCAATCCTGCTATTACTATTACACTAGCTGCTGCAGGTAAAATTGCCCCAAGTGAAATTGTACCATTATGTGCCGTTCAAATATTGGCCGGTTTAGTTGCTTTAGAAGTATACAAACGTTACAACCTATAAATAATTTATACTTTTTCTTATGTTATAAATTATTTTTTACCAATTTTTATATTTTTTAAAACAGATTTAAAATTAAACGCTCGAAACATGCATTTGTAAACTACAAAAAATATCAAGAAAATCATAAATATAATAAACAAATAAGCACCGAAATCTACAGCCCGATAAGATTTATAGGGCGTAAGGTTATCATTTTTATCAATAGTAGTAAATCCCTCGTTACCAATTGCATCACAATTACCATAAAGACCTACATCACCATAACGTATAATTTCAATAGCAAAATCAAGGCGATACCTGTCGAGCAATTCTAACATTTTCTTGTAATCGTGAGAGTCTACGTCTTTTCTAACTTTTTTTCTACGTCCAATACCTAATCCTCCGAATATACCAATTGTTTCGTTAGACCAAATACATACTTTTGAACTTGGTATCTCTGGTACATTTAACTCTTTATTATTGGTTTTATTTTTATTAATATTATTTGAAATAGCATTGAATACATTTTTAACAGAAATTTTACCTATTTTTGGATCGCAAATATCAGCACGTCGAGCATCTAGACTATTAACATCGCCAACAGGGTTTTTCTCAAATATAGAATAAATACATTTTGCTGGAATTCGGACTTGTCTAGACCCATCTTTATTTTTTTTCAATTGTTCAACTTTTTCTTCTTTGGTTTTACCAAGAACAACAGTAGGGTCTAAATTATCCTGTATCATTTTTTCACGTATAATATTTTTAGCAATTTTCATTTCCAACCATATACGGTATTTATCATATAGTTTTTGTTGTTCGTTTGTAATTTTAACCACTTTTTTTTCGGTATATTTTTGAATATCACCAGAACATGTGTATCGTGTGTTAATAGCATTTTTTATAAAAAATAAGATATTTTCTTTACTGTGTTTTTTTAAATAGTCTTGAGCAGTATCTTTGAGGGTCATACCAGCGCCAGCTTTTTTTGCTTTATTAAAAGCATCATTTGCACTTTTGCTTTGTGTGGTTATTTGATCTTTGGTGGTTTTTGAACTATTACCTTTAATACTATTTGCTTGGTTTTCGCCATTACTTTTTGCAGAATTTGCTGATGACATAGTACTATTTGCTGATGATTGGGCTTCTTCTGAAACGGCATCTGCTTGGTCTTGCATATCATCACTTGTTTTTTTCGCATTTTCCGCCCATTCACCTGGAGGCATTCCACTACCCATACTATCTGCAACACTAATAAAACCTTCTTTTATAGCTTTTGGATCAATATCTTGTCGATCACTGTCAGTTAACCATCCGGAAACATCTTTATCTTTTTTATCATCGGCAAAAACAGTAACTTTACTACATAAAGGTATAGGTGCATTACTTAGATCTTTTAAATAATCGGTACCATTATTAATATATTCAGTGGGCTCATTATTACTCACATCTTTAAACATTTCTTCACCATTGATTGTTTTAAGAGAAGCAAGTAAAGAATAAATCAACCCAGTATTACCATCTTTTGTAGTTTCCATAGCTGATTTATTTACATTATCTACTAAAACGGATCTAGGATGTGTTTTCGTTCGATCATTCTTGTCTAAACATTGACTATTTGTATTAATAAAATATCGGTTACCAACTAAATTAGGAGTATTTGTATAAACGGGTGATGAACCTTTTACGAGTGCATCAGCGTAGAGATCTATTAACATTTTGGAATTTTGTTTCATTTCTCTAGGACTTTTATATAATTCACCGTAATTTACAAAATTAGGATCAAATTTATTGTATATGTTATAACTATTGTCGTTTGAACTCATAGATAATATATATTCTTGATATAAATTTATTTAATTATATAAATAAATTTATATATATTTTATATAATGGTTAAAAAATTGTTATTATCTGATATTTGGTCTAAATACAAAAAAAATACATCTAATACATTAATACAAGATATACACGAAAGTATAAATATAGAATATTGTTATTTAAATCAATTTGATTGGGAAAAATATTTAGCCATGTACCCTGATTTAAAGAATCAATTTGAAAATGCTGATGAGTTTAATCTATATAGACATTGGGTTGAAATAGGAAAAAATGAAAATAGATGTGCTGGTAAAAAATATTCACAAGAACCATTTGATGAATTTGATTCAACATCGTATTTGAAAAATAACTCAGATTTACATTTATTAACTACTCATTTAGAATTATATAAACATTGGTGTGAAAATGGTATTTATGAAAATAGATGTGTAACAGCAGTTGAAACAATTAATAAACCTTCTGATACTGTTGAAGAAATAATAATTAATACAGATATAAATATTTTTGAAGACGCAGAAATAAATAAATTATGGATTGAAACTCTTGAGACATTAAAAGAAAACTTTGATTGGAAATTTTATTTAACTCATTATAAAGACGAGTTAGTTGCCGCAGGAATTACCACATTTAGTCAAAGTTTTTTTCATTGGTTACTACACGGAAATGAAGAGGGTCGTATTGGTAAAAAATACGATAGATTATTAAAAAAAAAAATAAATGATAAAAATTTAAATGAAGAAGAAATAAAAAATTATAAAAATGAAAAATTATCAAATGATTTACTAAGCAATATTCCAATTTTTATTATTAATTTAAAACAACGTATCGATAAAAAAATCGAAATAATTCATCAAATGAATGAATTAAATATAACAAATTACGAATTTTTTGAAGCTTGGGATAAAAATTGTGATATTGTAGCATCAAAATATAAAGAATATTTGGATGGATATGAAAAAGGATCTGTTAAACAGACTATTTATAATTCTAAGTGGAAAAATAAAGTAATAAAATCTGTAGGGGCTATAGGTTTAATCGTATCCACTATTGAATTATTTAAATATATTGAAAAAAAAGGTTTACAAAATGTAATTATATTTGAAGATGATGTACAGTTACATAAGTCATGGCATTATCTATTAAAACCTTTAAAATCAAAATTGAAAACCACAGAATTATTATATATTGGTTATAATAATCATAAAAAACATATTAATGAACTGTTGGTAGGATGTAATACGCAAATAATTAAAGAAATACCTTGTGATGGGAGTTTAGCGGCTTTTTATGGTACATTTGGATATATTTGCACTTCTGATTTTCGAAAGAAAATAATAGAACTTGGTGTAGATTGGTTTATAGCAAATAATGCTACCATTGATTATGGTTACAATATATTAAATTGGGATGAAAAAATAGAATCATATGTAGTTACTGGAGAACCACTAGTATTTCCAGATGTATTTGATGAAGATTGTATTAATAATAATAGACAGAATAAAGAATTGTTTTATAAAGATAGGTTTATAAAATGTGAGAATTATATTCAAAAACCTGAACAAGATATATCTTTTGTTTTTATTATACCTAGTTTCAATAATGAAAAATGGATCGAACGTAATTTAAATTCTGTAATGGAACAAAATTATAAAAAATGGAGAATTATTTATATTAATGATTGTTCTACAGATAAAACGCACGAAAAATTTAATTTTATAATGAAGAATCATCTAGATAAATGTATGTATCTTGATAATACCGTTAAATATGGGCAAGCATTTAATCGTTATCGTGCATATAATATGTGTGAGGATAACGAATATTGTGTTATGCTTGATGGGGATGATTGGTTAGCTAATAGATATGTTTTACAATATTTATCAATATTTATTAAATTGTATGACCTGGATCTTACATATGGACAATTTAATTGGTTTTTAGATAATAAAGTTCAAAAATATAATTTTCCAAAAGATTATAGTCAGGAAATAATTAATAATAAATCATATAGAAAAGATTCTTGGAGAGGTATGCATTTACGAGTAATAAAAGCCCAACATTTAAAATTTATAAACGCAATGGATTTTATACAAGATAATGGTGATTTTATTATTTGCTGCACAGATTTAGTTGAAAGTTTCGCCAGTTTAGAATTATGCAAGGGACGACATAAAATGACTGATGAAGTATTAATGACCTATAATAAAGATAACTCTGTAGCATATACTACATCACATTATAATGATACAGATAAAGAATTAAAACAACAAATACAAAAAAAAGTGCGTGGTCAAAAACCTTATTTAACCAACATACGGAAAGATTCTATTATTATAATTGATATTGAAGAAAAAAAATATAAAGAACTTATTTTGAAATACAAAAAAGATTATATGGCTAAGAATGATTTATTATTGGTTATTGGTAACGAGATACATTTTTATATAAATAAATTAAATCAATATAATAATATTCAATATATGACGTAAAGTATTTTAAAAATTTTATTTCATCATAATATAAATGAAATTAAATAAAATAGAAACTTTTTTAAAAGAAAAAAAGATTGCAACGATTGTTATTCACGGATTATATTCATCTACACATACCCATCGATTTATACACGAGGCTATTTATTTAGCATTTGAATATATTATTGATAAATTAAATATCGATATTGATTTGTATTGGTGTGATGATGACGAATTTTCTTATAATCTTTATAATTTAGATACAAATTATTTAATTTTTACAAGTCCTCATTACGATACAGATAACTATTTACCAATAGTAAATAATATATTTTATATTTTACACTATCGAACGCATAATAAAATCACCAATACATTGGTAAATAAATACAATAGATTATTGGAACAAAAACAGGCTGTAAAATACGTCGAATACAGAGGAGGTCCAAATACCCGTTTTGATAAAAAGTTTTTTCAATACATTGATAATAATCGCTTGTTTTGGTATTACTACTATATTCCAGAAAAAAATACAGAAAATGATATGGATAATAAAAGTAACAAGAATTATACCTATAAATTTCAACCTACTAATGAAATACATATGGCTTGGGCTACTAATATTTTACCAGAAGATATTGATCAAAATATATCGTTGGTAAAACAAGGTATTGAATTAAAACGAGGTACTTATTTTTGTGGAACAATATGGCATACAAATCAACAAGAAGTAACAGAATGGAAAACAACATGCATTAAAAATAGAATTAATTGTATTTTTGATCGAGAAACAGATGAAAATGAACATCAAAAAAAAATAAGAAACGCATTAATCGCACCCGCTATACAAGGATCTACACAAAATGAAAGTAAAGATTGGTTCTATATACCTTGTCGAATAATGAAGAATATTAGTTATGGCGCTTTAGGCGTTACAAATAATCCAGGCGTTTACAATATGTTTAAAGATTATCTTATTATGTATGATCGAAATATTGAAAAATTATTTTTACAAACACTTGATTATCGTAAATATGCTGAGAAAAATCAGGAAGAATACATTGAGAAAATGGTTAACGTAATGGAATTTGTGCGAGATCATCATACATATTTAAACCGAATCGATGCCTTGATTCAATTTGGATTTTATTAAAATCTATTATTATTGTATAAATATTATGGTAAAAGTGTTTTATCTACTCCAAGAAATTCAACAAAAAATAATGCATAATTTACCTTATTATAATGAGTTTAAATTATCATATCAAGGAATAAAAGGAAGAACCCTCGAAAAATATGTCGCAGAACTTAAACCTATAGATGAAGGCCAAAAAACAGATATAGAGAAACTAATAGAAAAAAATAAGTTTTTGTTTGGATATAGAAATGATATATTTTCACCATCAGTATTAACACATATTATAGAATATGGTACAGACTGTGTTGATCCAGTAATACAGGCAAAAAAATTGGGTACTGCAGCAAAAACAATTATAAATGGTATACTCCGTGTTTCAGGTTCAAAAAATCTAGAAGACCTAAGAGAAAAAATACATCAAGTAATAAATTATTTTTATTATCATCCTGAAATTACAGAACACTTAGGTTACTCATTGGAAAAACACGTTATGATACCCACCTTGGCGAAGCCATATAGTGATAAAGATATACTGAATTTTGATTTTTCATATAATAAATCTGATAGAGTTGCCTATCTAAAACCTAATAAAGAAATATCAGATGGTGTCATCAATAGTGATGCATCCTGGTCAGTATTATCGGGTTATCAATATACAATTATAGATAGTAAAACAGGTAACATATTAACAATACCCGAACGTGATATTTTAGGATATAGTTATGAAAAAAGAAGAGAAAAGGTAATGGAAAATGGAATTATAACATGGATATTTACTAATGGAGTTATAAAACTTTATACTGATAATTGTATTGGATGTTCTGGTAATATGAACAATAAAAAATGTATAGAAAATAAAAAAATACGTGAAAAAGAAAAATGCGAAAAAGATACTCCTTTAAACATACGTAATTCTATTATATGTAGCTTAGTAAAAGGTGCGAGAAAAATAACCCAATCTTTATCAGAATTTTCAGAACTTAAAATATGTACAGAATGTATAGAGGAAGACAATATGAGTGGGGTTACAGATCAAGAGAGTAGAGAGAGTAGTAGTATAAGTAGTGAACCAGATACAGGTCGTGGTGCGGTTTATGGTGATATGCATCGGCCATCAATGTCGTCACTTTCGTCATATGGTGAATCTGCAGATACAAACACGACGACATTAACTGATGAAGAATCACAGGCATATGATACATTTAAAAAGGCAGTATGCAAGGCTAGTTTAGAAGAAAAAGACGATGAATTAAGAAAAAAAGACGATGAATTAAGCAAAAACAAAGATGAGTCTGCTAGAGCATTAGCAGAAAAACAAACAAAAATTGATGATCTAGAAAATGCCAAAGGAAAATTCAGTCTAGGAGTTAAGAGATTCTTGGGAAAAACAGGAAAAAAAGGAGGTAAAAAGAAATCATCAACAAAAAAGAAGCGTAAAAATGTAACACGCAGAAAGAAAAAGTCTGGGAAGAAATCAAAAAAATCTCGTAAATAGATATATGGAAGAAAATAAATATATGGAAAAAAAGGCAGTAGAACCTCTTCCACATATTGCTTTGCAACTAAAAAAACGTGATAAATGGATCAAAATAATGTACAAAACAGGCAGACCCATTTTTTGCTCAAAATACGATAATAAACATATTTTTTATAAATCCGATGTAGATAATTGCAACCGAGGATTTTATTTTTAAATATGAAAACATTCCAATTTTTCATATTTTATTTTGTAAGATCCCAACTTTCTAGATATTTTTCTTCTTCTTCAGTCATTAAATCAGCGTATGATTTTAATTTTTCAATAATCTCCTCTTTTATATCTTCGGGAAAATAAACGAAACTTTTTGAATAAATTCGGTTAAACAAGTCTGTTTTAAGTGGTAAATAATCTTTAATTGCGTTCTTCATATATTCTGGAACATTTTTGTTATTTCTTATTGTTTCTGTGAAAATATGCGTAAAATATAGCGGTCGCTTTTGTAAAAATGTGGTAATTGTTTTCTCGTCAAATGTATTGAAATTAATTGAATCATCACCAAAATAACTAAATTGTAATTGTTTTCGTAAACATTTTGTACATTTATTACACGGTTCTCCATTATTTAATTCACAATAAAGAATTTTAGATTGAAAATTATTTTGATAACTTATTTTTGATGTAAATAATTCAGAACAACCAGATATAGGTGAAAATATTTTTAAACCAATGTTATTATAAAAACGCTCCCACCTATTTCTACGGTTTTCATTAAATTGTGGAAAATATTTTACTCCATTCGAGAGACACATTGAACCTAGTATTGAACCACACATTACATTAGATATGGATAAATCGGCTGATAATATCATAGGAATAATAAAAATATTAGTAAATGTAGTAAACCCATTAGGTTTACAAATCTCTTTGCAATTTGATTCAATTGCGTAAAGTTTGTTAGTAAGATTATTATCTACAAAAGTTTTTACCTTATGTTTAACAACATCATTTGTATTAATAGAATGCACTAACGGAATATGAGGAAACATTAATGCTACACTAGTAGAATCAACGCCACCACCATATGCGATAATTGTATTCGATCCACCTTTATACGGCTCCAAATGTTCATCAATATTTGTAATTTTTATTGGTTGGGTAGCACGATAAACACCTTCTATTACTTCATGTTGTGGTAAAACATCTAATTCTAGATTTTTAGAAAATGTTTCAGATACAGGGAACGGCATTGTAGCAGAATATTTAATCCATGGATAAAAACACGTCAAACAAATTGCAGCAATGATATCAGGATGTAATTTATTTTTTGAAACATAATATATTTCCAATGTATCATTTATTAATTTAATAGGTACATATGGTCCTTGGCCACGAAAACCATTTTCTTCGTCATTATTTTCTATAATAGCTTTAAAAATCGTTTTTTCTTTTGTTTCAGAATATTCAAACCGCATTTATATATATATATATACATATTATTTTCCAGTTGATCCAAACCCTCCCGAACCACGTTCCGTTTGGTCAAAGAAGTTTTCAGTGACTAATTCTACATAAATAGGACGTAAATCAGGAGCACATATTTGCAAAAGACGGCTATATTTTTCTACTGTATAGGGTTCAGATGACCCAATATTTCTAAATGCACCAATAAGTTGGCCTCTATAACCACTATCTATTATACCCACACTATTTGCTAACATAAGGGGTGTCTTTGAAATACTTGAACGAGGATAACTATAATAACTAACAGGTTCCCAACGCTCATTTTTCTCATTAAATATGTGCATCTCACAAATAATATTCATTTTCACAAATTCTGATTTGCTATTAGGTTCGATAGTTACATCACGTGTGAAATAGACATCAAAACCAGCATTCGGATAAGGGTTGTTTAAAGTAGTCTCATTGTGTTTTTGAATCTGTTCAGTGTATTTATCGTGTAGTTCAAGATTGTCACTCGTAATACAAAGAAATAATTTGGCGTGTTTAACCATTTTATAAATTTAAATATATAATAATATTTAAATACTTTCAATATTATATAATGGTCAATTTTTTATACCAGAGATTCATCATATTTATGGATTACAAAGAAGATATATATAAATTATTAAAAAATATAAATTATACAAACTATAAAATAGTGTTTTTTTGTAAAGAATTAACAGATAAAATGCAATCAAATACATTTGTTGATTTTATATCAATTAATACAAATAATAAAAATAATATTATTTTTGATTATTCTAGACATTTACTACCTAACGATATTTTTTTATTTACTGATGTAATTGCAAAAAATATGTTAATAACATTAAATGCTATATATTTAAATAATAAACCTAGAATAATTAGCAATAGAAAATGGTTTGAAAAATCTTTTAAATCACCCGAATATTGGTGTTGCAAAAACTATATCATTCAAGAATTAAATAAACAAGTTTATAAAAAAGACATTGAAAAATTAGAACTTGTGCAAGCGTGCGGTGATATTTCAGGCAGTTCTAATATCGTAATAGAAGAATTATTTTCAATAAAAAATAATATTTTAACCATCGATAGTAGTAATCGTAATAAATATAAATACGTTCCAGATACTATTCATGTTATAATGGCTACCTATGAAAGAAATGAAAATTTAGAAATAATATTTAATTCATTATGTGATCAAACAGAACAAAATTTTCATTTCCATTTATTAGATAATAATATTGATAAAGAAAATCAAAAAGAAATTGATATTATAATTGAAAGATTTAGTGAAAAATTACATATATCTCTTCATCGATATAATTATAATTATCATTGCATAGCACGTTTATATATTATACAAAATTTGATAAAATTAGGTTTTGTAGAATACGTAATTGTGTTTGACGATGACCAATTGCATCATAATAATTGGATAGAAAATATATTAAATAAAAAGAAGCCGTTATCTATATTATCATGGTATGGTAAAATATTTGATAATAAAAATTATTGGTTCAAAGGTTCAGATTTGAAAAAAATATTAACGTATACTGATATAGAACGACGTCAGTGTAAGGATGTTAGTAAATTTAAATACTTTGGTCCTGGTGGTTGTATTTTTGATATTAATTTGTTTTTATTTAATGAATTGTATAATTACCAAAAATATTCTGATTTAATTTTTAAATTTGATGATATATGGTTAAGTTTCGCGTTAGACAAATATATGAACATACCTTTTCATCGTATGATATATCATCCAAAAGAATGTATAAATCGAAACAACCTTCAAAATATGACTTGGGCAATGTGTAAAGTAGAAAAACCGAAGTTGTTTGATTATTTGTCTCAAAATTATGATTGGGATGTATTACAAGTCCAAGAACAACTTATTACTGTAAACACATTTTTTTCAAAAATATACGTTTTATATGATAACAATCATCAGTTATTAAAAATGAAGCAAATTTTATTGGAAATGAATATAGCGGCTAATTTCGTTTTTAATGAAAATAGAACTGTTACTGTAAGAAACATTTTCGAAGAAGCTGTTCAAGAGAATTTGCAATCAGTACTATTATTTAATTCTACGATTATGTTTCATAAGTTTTTTCACCATTTATTTCATAAATACATAAAATGTGTACCAGAAAATTGGAATATTTTATATCTTGGACAAGACACTTGTAAAATAGATGATAGGGATGGAATATTTCCATTAACACAAGATGTTACTGGATTACATGGTGTTGCTTATAATATAGATGCGATAGAGATGTTATTGGCTTATGATTTACATAAAACAACAGATGTTTTGCTCAGTAATAAAATAATAGAAAAAACCATTATTAAAAATAATTATTTTATTCATCCAGGATTAGTTGTAAATGATATCATTGAAAAAGATAAAATAAATAATTATAATTTGTTGGAAATAATAGATATACCTATAACCATCTATTTGTTTGATATAGATAATATTCCTACTATTCATTATTCACATTGTATATTTAAAGATGTCCAAGAATTTTCGAATTGTGAAACAGATTATTTTGTAGTTATTAACAATAAAAATAATTGTTATTATGATATTAACATAATACAAACAGGTATCTACTATTTAATAATATCAGATAGTAACACATATTGTCCAAGACAATGTTGTATAGAAACAGTTGATAATATAAACTATCATTTGTGGTGTAATTATATTAAATACACAAATAAAGAACACCAAGAAAATAGATCTATGGTTTTTTATAAAAAAGGAGAAAAAATAGATATAGTCAATCTAGAAGTTAATTTCGACGAACAATTATTTATATTTTGATATATTATATAATGAAAGAGATAATATATCAAATTTTAGAACAAAAATCACAACAAATACAATTATTTGACTGGGAAAAGTATTTAATTCATTATACAGGCTTGTCTGATGCTGGTATTACAACAAAAGAAACTAGCATATTGCATATGTTACATCACGGTAGATTTGATAATAGAAATTTATTTGATATTGAAGGAAATAAATATACACATGCGTTTAATAAAATAGACTATGTTAATTTAGTAGATATACAATTTGAAACAGAATTTCATGCGTATCTACATTGGACAGATAATAGAATTGAAATGAAGTGTAATTATTTGCAGTTAAAAAATGAATTTAGAGTATCTAATTTTCACGATTCATTTTATAGAACAATAGCAAAATATACGAATATTGAAGATTTATTAGAAAAAGAAGAAGATAATATGGACTTTTTAAAAAATTGTGGATATATATACAGTAAATATATGGATAAAAAAATATCAGAAGAAGCTAAAATATTATCTAATAAAAAAGTAATGTCTAAAAATTTTCATGAAATAGAAGATTATAATTGTATTAATATTGAAAATAAATATGAATATGATGTAATAATTGGAAATATTGGCGGAGATATGATAAACGAAAGTAATTTTATGAACAATATAAAAAAACAAAACAAAACATTGTTTTATAACAATAAATTTATATTTGGAAACGAAGATTTAAAACCAGAAATAACCATTGTAAGAAATAAGGAATATTCTGATATTCTATATAAAAAAAATGTATTTATGAATAATTTACCGTATGATACAAATTGTGATGGTTTATATTTAATAACAGAATCTATGATGGATGCAATTAAAGATAAAAATAGTTTATTATATCCACACGTATATGATATTGAGCAATATGAAGATATTAATTCAAAATCTATATTTTTGCAAAAACAAAAAATAGATAAAAATTGGTATAATTGGGATAGTGATGAAAATATAAAAAAAATGAAATTACAACATTTTCCGGAAGATGCATTTGTAATTTGCATTTGTGGTCGTATAGCAATGAATAATTTTCCAAAATCATTATTGGAATCTATAAAACAACTAAGAGAACAAAAATACAATATACATTTATTAGTATTAGCAGAATTAAAAATACATCGATATAGATTATCAAAAGAATTATATGATGAAATAACAGGTTATGATTGGGTAAAAAATTTTACTGTAGACAAGAAAGATGTGTTAAATTATTTTAGAATGTGTGATGTATTAGCGTCTACATATAGTGATTATTGTAATCATATTGGAGGTAGTAATAAAATCAAGGAATATTTATTATGCGATAAACCGATATTATGTAGTCGAGGTAAAGAACGTGAAATTGAATTAGGAAAATCACATTCAGGATTTTACGAATGTAATACGTGTGATATAGTTCCGCCATTATGTTGGACAAAAGAGTTTTTTGAAACAAAAGCATTTTGTTATGAAAAACAATATGAAAGATATTTAAAAAATGTTGATATATCGAATGAAATTTATCAAATTACTAATTATTTAAAGGTGCAACATTTTTTACACACTATGAAAATTACAACGGTAAATGAAAAAATAAATATTTATATAAACGAAGATATAAAAAGTGATAATTCAATTGATAATTTAATAAAACACAATATGATTCAGCAAGAAAAGTACGATTGTTGTAATTTAATTTTTTCAAATGATATTGAAATAATAAAAAAATCAGGAAAAGATGGTAAAATTGTATTTACAAGTAAGAATTATAATTACCCTAATACAGTTTTTGTAAATGAAAATGTGGACTTGTTGACGTTAAAAACATATGACTTTAATCATAAAAATTATAAAGATTTTATCAAAGATAATATGGAATCATTTTTAGAAAATAAAAAAAGAACAAAAACGGTAGTATATATTCCAGTTTGGGGGAGACATAGTTTATTGCAACAAAATATCGATACAATAAAAAATCAAACGGAAAAATGTGTTATTGTAGGAATTTGTAGTAATAAATCTGATTATGAATTTGTAAAAAAAAATGATATTATTTCGATTGCTACATTAAACAGACCTTTGGGAATAAAATATCAAATAGGATTAGAATTATTAAAAATATTTTATCCAAAAAATGTTATTATTATGGGTTCGGATGATATTATGACTGATAATTATGTAGAAAACATAAATAGATATAATGATACATATGATATTATAGGGCTTAATTATTGGAAAATATTTGATATAAATGAGAATAAATATTATTCATTGAAGTATAACCATAAAATAATCAATGGTTATTGGGGTGGAAAGAATGGTAAATATGTAAAAATATATGATACAGACGAATATGGATTTACTGCAGATGTTTGTAAAACGATACCTTTTACGATTGGTGCTGGTAGATCAATTAGTTATAGAGCATTAAATAAATTAAATTGGAAATTATATTTAAATGAGAATAAATCATTAGATACATTATCTTTATTTAAATTATTAATAATGAATAAATGTTCATATATTACATTGGATAAGTCGGATTTTTATGTAATTTCATTGAAAGATGATAATGAGGATATGATTACCAGTTTGGGTGCTATTTTTAAAAGTCATCAATTGGAAGTAATTGAAGATTAAACCCTTATAGTTACAAATAGTATAAATAATTTTAAAAAATTGTAAATTAAAATTATTTTTTATGTTCGTCCAAAAGTTTATTATAAGATAATATATCAATTGATATATTTTCATCTTTACACATTAATTCTATAATATCAAATGGTAAACCGGTTCCTGTATTTAATTTGAATGCTATTTCTCCTGTTAAAATTGTTTTATTCTGTTTTTTTAAATATTTAATATGTTTTTTTATCACTTTTTTCCCTTTATTTAAAGTATTTTGAAATAAAATTTCTTCGTTTGTTATAATTTTGTTGTAATGTTATCTATAATTATATATTATAATGTCTACAAATTACATTATTGATGGATATGTTAATAAAACTTCTTTTGAAAACGGAGAAACAATTGAAATGTTTTTAAATTATTCAGAAAAAGGAAAAATGACTGTTAAAATTTCCGATCTTAATGGTAAAGAAATTGATACAATATCTTGTGATGTTTTTCCTAATAATATCTCAAATGAAAATCCATGCGAAAATGGAGCAGGTTATAAATTAACCTGTACATATACATTAGAAAATTATAAAAGTGGTATTTATTTGATAGATGAAAAAGTGTCTTTTTTAGTAAAGGAAAAGACAAGAAAAACAGATTTTGTTGTAGTATACGAAACAAATACAGTAGAAGTGTATAATTATTTTGGTGGTAAAAATGGATATTCATCTGCACCCTATAAAAATGATTATTGGGATACTAAATTAGGAAATTATAATGATAGAGCAAAAATATTAAATTTTCATAGACCTAAAACATCATCAAGAAATGGAAATGACGTTTCTCAATATTGTAAACCATTCTTAAAATGGTGTTTAAATAGCGAATTTGATATTAAGTATATATCAGATATTGATTTAGAAAATTTTGAAAATATCAAAAATACAAAAAATGTTGTTATTTGTGGTCATAGCGAATATTGGTCTATGCAAATGAAAAATAATATAGATAAATTTACCGAATTAGGAAACAATTTAATAGTTTTATCTGGAAATTCATTATGGTGGCAAATACGATATGATTATGATAAAAATCAAATTATTATTTACAAAGGAATTCAAACTGATCCAATTGTTGAAACATATCCTGAAATGGATACAACACAATTAGATTTATCTCCAATGAAATATAATTGGATAGAATCTATAGGATTATCATTTAGAAAAGGAGGAATTCAAAATTCTTCATTTAAAACAAATCGTGGAGGATACACAATTGTTAACAATCAATCAATATTACTAAAAGATGTGAATTTAAAATCAAATTTTTTAGCAGCACCTTTTAATGAATCTGACGGAAGCGATTTAATTGAAATAAATAATACTATTTATTTATTGAATAAATTTAATTTATACAAATATGAATTAATTGGTTATGACGCGAATGATGATAATTTAAACAGGAATATGTCTTTTGTTATCATGAAAAGAACAAAAAATTCAGGTACCATTATAAATACTGGAAATATGAATTGGTGTTCACGAATTGTGTTTGAAGGTGTAGATTCAGATAATATAAAAAAAATAACTTCAAATATTTTTGAAATGTTAAGAGATAATTACAATGTATTTTCAGTAAATAATGTTAATTCAATTAATATTTGGAGAAATATTAAAGACATGTATATTGAATCCACTGATATCCAAAATTTTGATATAAATGATATTCCAATTAGAGGAAAACCATATATGGAAATATTGCAACATAATGATAATAAAACTAAATTAAAAATTAATAAGAATTGTTCATCGCCAGGATTATTTACAAGAATTATTAATGTAAACAAAAATAGTTCTTATTGCATGCGTATTACAATTGAAACTACACCTAAGTATTTACCTATAGCAATTTATATGTATGACGAAAATAAAAAAATAATAAACGATATTCAAAATCAATATGTTATAAATGATGATAACATATATTATTATTATTTTGATACGTGTAATTATGATAAAATTTTTATATCAGTTGGTTTAAAAAATCCACATAAAAATAATGTAATATCATTTTCCGATTTTTCGATAAAAGAAGTAGACAGTTCAATTTTGTTTAATATCTATAAAGATATTAAAATTGATTTAATGCCTGATAAGAAATGTGATCATTTAGTAAAAAAAATTTTTCGATTTGCACCTGAACCATCTGGATATTTACATCTGGGCCATTTAAAGGCATTATATTATAATTTTAAAAATTTCAATGTAGAAAATGATAAATTAATTATAAGATTTGATGATACTAATCCTGATAATATTAATATTACTTTTGAAAAATCTATAATAGACGATTTAAATTTATTAGATATTAAATATGATAAAATTACATATACAAGTCAATATTATGATAATATAGTACAATATGCGTTGTCTCTTGTCAAACAAAATAAAGCATATTTTGATAAATCAAATTCTGAAGAGATTTCAACGCAACGAAACAAGAAAATAAAATCTCCGTTTCGTGATACTTCAAAAGAATGCAATCTAGAAATATTTAATAACATTTTTAAAAAATTTGATAATACTTATTGTTTACGAATTAAATTAGATTACAAATCTACGAATGTTGTTATGAATGATCCCGTGATATTTAGATGTAAATCACAAAAACCTTTTTGGTTTCCTACTTATGATTTTGCTTGTCCTATAGTAGATTTTATAGAAGGTATTACGCACGCATATAGATCAGACGAATATTTATCTAGAAAAGAACAATATTATGGTATTTTAAAAGTATTAGATTTACAACAAAACACTTTATTTCATTTTAAAAGAATGGATTTATTTGGAACAGTTTTATCTAAGAGAAAATGTAAATGGTTAATTGAGAATAAATATGTTGACGGGTGGCATGATTTAAGACTTCCGACAGTTAGAAATATAATTAATCGTGGAATAGACAAATCTGTATTAAAAACATATATATTAAACATAGGTGATGGAAAAAGTTCTTCTATCCATTTATGGGCTCCATTATATTCATTAAATCATAAATTATTACATACCAAATACAAAGATTCTTATTTTGCGATTGAAAATGATTATATAGAACTTAGATTAGAAAATGAAACTATTTTAATTAATAAAAATAAATCAATAAATATAAATGATATAATAGGATTAAGACAAAAGTGCTTTGTAAAAATTTGTAATATTAACGATAATCATATTGTTGGTTCGGTTGTTGAACCGAAATCAGAATATTATAATAATAAATCTATTATAAAAATGAATCATATTAAAAATGATAATCTTAAAAAATATACTGTTCTAAAATATAAAACATTATTTGATAAAGGCAAAATATATAGTTGGGAATCATTAAATGACCATATAGATATTAACAGCAAACAAAATTTTGTTATTTTTATGAATCATAGTAATTTTGAATCAAAAATAATTAGATTAATTGGATATGGATTTTATAAAATATTAAATGAAAATACTCTACTGGAAATACCAAATAATAAACTACCTTTTTATGAAAATAAAATAAATATTTCTAGTAAAAATGTATATAAACATCAACGCAATATAAAATTAAATTTTTTTAAAGATGATGAAGAATATTTATTGTCGGAATATATAACAAAAAAAAAATTAATAAAAGATCGATTAGCCAGTATAGCAGGATTAGCAATTATACAAATTCCTGACAAATATGAAGAATACTTTAATAAATTAACTAATAAGGTAAAAAAAAATTTAATAAAATGTTCAAAACTTGGATATAAATTTATAGATTTTTCGAATGAATTATATAAAGGTTATGATGAGAATAGTAACGAACAAATATATAATAATATATATGAAATACAAACATCTGCAAAATATAGACAAGATAGAAAATATGAAATTAATATACAGAGTTGTAAAAATATATCAAACTTGATTTGTAAATATAGCAATATTATAAAAGATACAAATAGTTCCGTTAATTTATCTTATAAAGATCCTCATGTTTATGGAATAATGATAGATAATTCAGTTGTAGCATATTGTATTCCAAAAGTTACAAACAATATATTAAATGCTAATATGTTATTAGGACATAAAAAACATTTAAAAAATAATATAATGACGTTGTTATTGATAAATATTGTAAAAAATATAATAAATAACCATCAGAATATAAAATATTTTATCTATGGATCGTATAAATCTGGTAACTATTCTCTCACTCATTTTAAAAAATCACTTTTATTTTTACAAACAAATGTTACTGTTGAAAAACAATCTATTATAAAATATGAAGAACTAGTAAAAGAAAATATTTTGAATAATCAAAATGTTATATTAACAAAAGATAATGATCATATTATTATTACTTTCAAACAACAAGACGGCACACCTGGAATTATATATAAAAACAGGACTATACAAAGTAATTATACATTATCTATTGTCCAAGATATAACCCAAACTTCTGCGAAAAAAATAATAATTATGATTAAAGATTTAAATAATAATTTATTATTAAAAGATACTCAAGTAATTGCTAATCATAATAAATTTGAAATTAAATTAGATAATAGTGGCGTTGTTGATATTTATATATTGTATTCAGGTATTCAATGTGATGATGTTATAATTTTAGATAATAATATAATATAATATGGAAGAATTACACATTAAATATTAAAATTTTATCTACGTAACCATTATTTATGTAAGTCATTTATATATATTATATATAATGCTAACAAGAATAAAGCATTTATCAATATATTTAAAGAATATGATTTTGAAGAAAAAAGAGTATTTATTGATACATACTAAAAATGAAGTAAAATATACAATACCAAAATGGTTTAAATAAATTTAATATTTAAAGTATCTAAAAATATTAAATTTATTCTAAAAATTTATTTAAAACATTTTTTGTTAACTGTGAAATGTTATTATCAATTAATAATGCGCCTGTGTATGTACAAGATCCTGCTGAAAATACTTTCCCTTCATTTTCAAAATATATCATATCATTTCCATTATAAATTTTATTATTTACGTATCCTTGTGCGATAATTGAACTTGTAAATGCGGAATCTACAACTCCATCATATTCCCATCCAGATGCACCATTTTTTGTAGCTAATTAGTTTTCATAATTTTTGTAGATATAATTGTATAGTATAATTGTATAGCATATGAAATTGGACAATAATTTATTTATTTCAAATGGTTCAACTATTAAACATTTTAAAGACCATATACAAGCAACAACATTAGATACTTGGAGTACGCCAGGAATTAAATACAATACAAATATAACATTACATGCAAATACAGAATATATTTTTTGTATTGAAGGAGATTTTACAAACATAGATAATGATTCTCATATATTTGTAAGATCTATTGAAAATAACAAACGAATATATTATAGTAGATATAGTGGATATGATACTTTATTATATAAATATAGATCTGAAGATTGTAAGAAAAACTATTTTGTTATTAAACATCAAGAGAATGTATCCGAAATGGTTTTTTGTATTTTAACAAGTAAAAAAAATAAAGACTTCAAAATATACAATGTTTTTATAAAAAAATTAGATGAAAAGTTAGTAATTTCAAATTATATATTAAATAATAATTTTTATAATGTATCATTTTTATATAAACCTGAATTTGAAATACCAATTCATATATCCAGCTCGAATTCAGTTGAATTATCAACTAATTTAACATATTTAAATGAATATAATAATAATAAATTAATAATTTTTAAAACTTCAGAACCATATATTGAAATTAATCATATTTTTTTTCATAAAACTGTAAAATTTAAAGTATATCAAAATCTCATAATATATAATACCGAAAATAGCATATATTTCAATAATTATATTGATATAAAATCCACTTCGTTTAATTTAAATAATGCTACAAATAATCAAAATACAACATTAGAGTTTAATAATAATGAATTAAAGGTAATATCTAATCAAGATACTAGCACTCCTGGTATTAAATTTGAAGATTTTATATTATTGAAAAAAAATACTACTTATAGATTAGAAGTATATGGAAGAAAAGAAGACCAAGGTGTAACTTATCCATATATAGTAAACGAAGACTCGTCATATAAAGTCACACGTACCAACAATATACTTTATCAAAATAATAATGGTTTATTTATAGATCAAACTATTAAAAGAAATGAAGATATAATAAATAAAAATGATTATGGATTTATTAATAAAAAATACGAAAAATCATTTCATATACCAGATATAGAAAATTTAAATTTCTCATTTTATATGCTTTTTTCATCTCCAAAAGTAAATTCTACCTTTTATATATCAAAATTTAATTTAATTGAACTTGATCCCATAATAAATCCAGAAAAAATGATTAATTATTGTTCTAACAATAATATTATTAATACTGGATCCGTAACCTATTTTTCGTCAATAAATGATGTATATAATAGTTATATACAATTTAAAGAAAACAATATTTATAATGAATTATTAATTCAGGACAATCATTATATTAATATTCCTATTCAATTAACTATAAAAAATAATTACAATGATTTAATTAAAACTAATTTTAATCAGTTATTAAGTATATTTAATGATTCTACCAATGGAGGTTGGTATTCTAATGATAACTCAAGATATGTATGGGAATATAGTTATTATCTAGAATCATTAATTAAATTATATAAAATCACATATGATAAATATTATCTTAATTTATTTGTTGAAATTGGAAATAGAATTATTAATACTACAGATAAAAAACTTGGTATTAAAGATAAATTTAGAAATGATAAATCATTAGTTGGTTGGTCTTGTAGTCGGTACACTTATTTGAAGTATAAAGATAGACGTATATCACATATACATGATTCTCATACATCAAATATTTGTTGGCGTTTATTGCAATTTTATAATTTAGTATATAAATATAATTTAAGTGAATATAAACAATTTGCTAATAATTATTTAGATACTTCATTTGAAGCATTTGACGTAATAGAAGAAGATTGGGTAGAAACCCCTGGTAGAGGTGGATTTGTTCAAAATCCATGGGATAAAAGACTTTTTCCTGATGGGGAAAATCCTTTAAATAGAAATAATATTTGTGGATTATTTTGTTTAGAGTTATATAGGGCCACTAAACAATTAAAATATAAGAATTATTTTAAAAAAATATGTGAATATTTTAATTTCTATATTAATAGAGAAGGGCAAACTGCATTAATATATGATAATTGTTTAACATGGGATTATATGCCTAACATAAATGAATATCATAAAATTGATGGTACTATAAAAATATTAACACCTCGTTGTGAGGATTTATCTCACGGTGCTTATGCTTGCGATATAATTTACGAAGGGTTTAAAGAAAATATAATATTTACAAGAGAACATCTGGTTAAACTTGCGAATACTTTTAAAACATTATGTTGGAATGGAAAAGATTTCGAAGTATATATTGATGGACACTATAGAGATGATCATAACTATGTTGGTAAACATATAATATCAAAATATATTCTATTAAATGAATTTGATAATGAAATTTATCCTTTAATTGATTTTTTCTATCAAAATAGAAAATGTGTAAGTAATGTTTCTTTATCGAATAATGTTGAAAATAAATTCTATCATTATGCTGCATATGTTATTTTACCATTTGTTAATTTATTATACTACAAAACTTAAAAATAAAATTTTTGTTACAATTTTATTTTTTTTTAATAAATAATGCGATTACCTTGTTCGTCGATTTCACCTATTTTTTTTCCTGGATTTCCAACCATAATACTATATGGTTCTACGTTTTTACATATAACCGCACCACTTCCAATTAGTGCGTGTTCCCCGATAGTGTTACCACATACAATGGTACAATTTGCACCTAATGTTACACCTTTTTCAAATTTAGTCTTAATATATGCACCTCCTTTGCTGTGCATCCCACGAGGATTTATATCATTGGTTAATACACAACTTGGACCAAAGAAAACGTAATCATCTGCTTCAACGCCAGCATAGATACTAACATTGTTTTGAACTTTACAATTGTCTCCTAAGACAGCACCTCCAGCAATAAAAACATTTTGTCCAATATTACAATTTTTACCTATTTTCGCACCTTTACAAATATGACTGAAATGCCATATTTTTGTTCCTTCACCAATATCAGCACCTTCATCAACAATAGCAGTTTCATGAACAAAATGATCTTGTTTTTTGGAAATCATTTTCACCTCTTTGTTAGTAGATAAACTTTCTTGTAAACCATTCAAGACTTTTAATACATTTACACCTTCTTGACCGTGGGTAATAGGTGTATTACGTGTTTCACAACATGCTACAAAATGTTCGCATTCTACTAATAATGGTGATTTACTTACATCAATTTCAATATTTTCAGCATTATTTTTTACTGGTGTAGGTAAAGCATTAATATCAGAACTATATTCAATATATTGAGGGAAATAAGTGACTTTATTTTCCTTGGACACATCATCAAATATAATCATACCCTTTTCGCCAATAATAGACATTTTTTGTTCCTTATATGGATTTAACCAATTTACATTAATATTAACATACGCATCTTTAAATTTTAAAATAGAGTTGGTAACATCGTGGATACCTTCATTAATATGATCCTTACCTAAACACATAACGGAAGTAGGCATTTCATTGACCAAACTTAAAATAACAGAAATATCGTGAGGAGCAAATGACCATAATACATTTTCATGTTTTCTAAAAATACCAAGACTTAATCGATTTGCTACAATATTCTTGACTCTTCCAATTTTTCCCTCGTTTATCATTGATTTTATTTTAACAATTGCAGGATGATAGTGTAATAAATGACCAACCATTAAAATTTTTTCTTGTTCTTTGGCTATTTTTACTAATTCTTCAGCTTCATGTATGTCTAAAGTAATTGGTTTTTCAACATATACATCTTTACCAGCTAATAATGATTTTTTTGAAAAATTATAATGCATTTCAGCTGGTAATGCAATACAAACGGCGGTAATTTCTTCATTGTTTAATACATCATCCCAACTGGTAGTTGTTTCTACATTTGGGTATAATTCATTGTAGTTTTTTAACGCATCAACGTTAATATCGCAAATGGTATGTAATACACCAGTGTTGTTAAATTCACGGATAAGGTTTTTACCCCAATATCCACCTCCGATCAAACCGAGTTTCATAATATAATATTATTATATTATATTATATTAATGAAAATATTAATAACAGGCGGAGCTGGGCAAATAGCATATTCATTAATTCCTTTATTATTATCGGGTTCAATTTTTACCAACATAAAAATAGATTTGTTGTTATTAGACATTGAACCGTGTATAGATAAATTAGAAGGTGTAAAAATGGAAATAGAAGATTCTAATTTTGAATTTCTAAATTCATTAACAATTACAAGCGATTTAAAAACGGCTTTCTCAGATATAGATCTTGCTATATTATTAGGCGGATTCCCACGTTTACCAGGCATGGAAAGAAGAGATCTTCTTGAAAAAAATTTGGAAATATTTAAAGTACAAGGTGAAGCGTTAAATAATTATGCTAAAAAAACAGTAAAAGTATTGGTTGTAGCAAATCCTGTAAATACAAATTGTTGGATTGCTAATCATTTTTCGCCAAGTATACCTAATGAAAATTTTACATCTTATTCATACTTGGACCAAGAGCGTTTATCATTTTTATTGCAAAAAGAATATAATGCACCTAATCAAAAAAACATTGTTGTTTGGGGAAATCATTCATCAACAATGGTACCAGATACATCATATTGTGAAAAAGATATTGAATTAACAGGTGATAATATTCAATTTATTCAAAATAGAGGAGCTAGTGTAATTGAAAAACGAAAATTATCAAGCTCTATGTCTGCAGCAAATGGTATTAGTAAACATTTGAAAAAGTGGTATTATGGTTCAAATGATGAAATAGTATCATTTGGTGTATTTAGTAAAGGTTATTACAATTTTCCAGAAGGTATATTTATATCAATGCCTGTAAAAACGCAATCAGAATTCACTTATAATATTGTAAATAATTTAAAAATAAACGCTAACACACGAGCATTAATTGATATTTCTATAAATGAATTAAATGATGAAATTATTTTAGTTAAACAATTGATATAAAAAAACATATATCTATTATATATTACTTGATGAGTAACATGATTCAAATGTATGATCCAAAGCGTGAGTATAAAACTCATAAACAAGAAATTGATGATGCAATTCATCGTGTATTAGACCATGGTATTTTTATTGGTGGTCCAGAAATAAAAGAGTTAGAAAAACAATTGGCTGAATATGTAGATGTAAAACACGCTATTTCTCTATCAAATGGAACAGATGCTTTGACTATTTCGCTATTAGCAATGGATGTTCAACCAGATGATGAAATTATTACTGTTTCTCATTCATGGATAAGTACTGTAGAAACAATTGCATTAACAAAAGCAAAACCGGTATTCGTAGATATTGAGTCGGTAACATTTAATATGGATGAAAAAAAAATAGAAGCTGCTATTACTGAAAAAACAAAAGGTATTGTGGTTGTTAGTTTATATGGACAAATTGCTAATATTGATAAAATTAATCTTATTGCTGAAAAGCACGGATTATTTGTAATAGAAGATGGTGCCCAAAGTTTTGGTGCTACATATAATGGAAATAAAACAGGTGGATTGACTACAATTGGTACAACAAGTTTTTTCCCTTCCAAACCGCTTGGATGTTATGGTGATGGTGGAGCGTGTTTTACAAATGACGATGAAATTGCATTAAAAATACGTGCTATTAAAAGTCATGGAGGTGTTAAACGATTTCATCATAAATATGTTGGTTTAAATGCACGTTTGGATACTGTTCAAGCTGCTATTTTGTTGGAAAAGTTAAAATACTTTAATGAAACTATTGAAAACAGAAATAATTGTGCTGATTACTATACTAATAATTTAAAATTTTTAGAAGAGAAAGGTTTTCAATTGCCTATGGTAAAAGATAATTGTAAAAGTGTTTGGGCACAATACTCTATATTAGCAACCAGTAATGAACAACGTGATGCAATTGTTGCTAATTTAAAAGAAAATGGTATTAATGCTGCTATATTTTATCCAGCACCTCTTCATTTACAAGAATGTTTTCAATATTTAGATTACAAACTTGGTGATTTTCCAGTAACTGAAGATGTTTGTGATCGTATATTTAATCTTCCTTGTTATGGTGAATTTACAAAAGATGAACAAGATAAAATTATAGAAATTTTAAGACAATTTGTAAATTAATATTTTAAATAATAATTAATTAACATATATTTTCATACCTTCTTTAAAACTTATTTTAGGATCATATCCTAACATATTTTGTGCTTTTGAAATATTCGCATTACTATGTGGAATATCTCCTGGTCGTTCTGGTCCAAATATTGGTTCGATATCCACATCTAATTCTTTTTTTAATACTTCAATTAATTCTAAAAGGCTGGTTTGTCCTCCCGCGCCAATGTTCATAGCTTCACCAAAACATTCTTTATTATCTGTGGTTAAAGCCAGAATATTTGCTTGGACAGCATTTTCAACATAAGTAAAATCACGGGAAAATGTGCCATCACCATTAATCGTAGGTTGTTTTCCTTCCTTCATTAAATCAATAAATTTGGGAATTACTGCTGCATATGCACCATTTGGATCTTGCCTTGGACCAAAGATATTAAAATAACGTAGTCCAATACATTCCATTCCATAACATCTACCAAAAACTTGTGCATATATCTCATTCATTTCTTTTGTAGCTGCATAAGGAGACAAAGCATTTCCAGTATTTTCTTCTACTTTTGGTAATATTGGATTATCGCCATAAATACTCGATGAAGATGCATATACAACACGTTTTATACCAGTTTCTTTTGCTGAAATTAATATATTTAAAAATCCATTTACATTTGCGATATGATTAGATAAAGGATCATCAATAGATCCAGGAACCGATCCTAATGCTGCTTGATTGGTAATTACGTCCACATTTTTAACCGCATTACGACAAGTTTCCAAATCAGCAATACTACCATACATAAATTCCACATTATCGTATTTGTCTAATAAAAACTGAATATTTTCCATTTTTCCTGTAACAAGATTATCTAAAATGCGTACATGTTTCACGCCTTGTTTTAAAAGAGTTTCAACAATATTGGAACCAATAAATCCGGCTCCACCAGTCACTAAAATTCTTAGATTTTTAGTAATCATTATACAATAATTATACATATTATCGTATAATATTCAACAATTTGCGTGATGCATTTTTTGTTTATTTTTTTTGATACAATTTCCATTCACCTTTATCGCCTTCTTTAGATTCATATATTTGTTCAAATCCTTTTTCAATTAATAATTGCTGTGCTTTTTGCGTTGAAGACCAATTCGTATCATCAAAAATAATAAATCCATCTTTGTGTACTTTTTCATTCCACATATTAACATCTTGTGTAGATGTTTCTTCTGAGTGGTTTCCATCAATATGCAATATTGAAATACTTCCATCTTCAAAATTGTTTGAACAGTTTTCTCCTTTATCTCTTATTAATTCAACAATAGAGTCAACATTATTGTCTTGTAATAATCTTTGAGTATAATTGTAGAAAAAATTATAGTCTAATTTACTCCACCAATCATCATTTTCAGGCGTATTTGTTCCTTCCAATGATGCTTCACAGCACCATGGATCGATACCAATTACTCTTCCACCATTTTTTTGTGATTTTAATTTTAATGCTAAAGGTAGTAGACTTCTTCCGGCAAAAACTCCTATTTCCACAATAAGTTTAGTTTTATTATTAACTATTTCCATGATTTTTAAAGCTTTATTTACGCTACACCAACCATGAATTGATTCAAAATTATTAGGTAACAATTCCATAATATATTTAATATATTATTTAATATATTATTAAAAAACGTATCTAATTGAAATTTGGTTTTTTTATTTGACATCCTACACTTGAATATTTATACATATCATCGTTATGTATAATAATATTTTTTAATAACGTATATTTTTTCAAATTGGACACACACAATATATCAGCAGGAGACCATATTCCATGAATTAAATGCCATTCCAATATTTTTTTCATTCCAGATTCTGATATTACATAACCATAGGTACCAAATCTTGCACCAACACGTCTGATATTTTCGCTTATTTTTTCATTTATGGTAAAATTTAAATGTTCTAAAGCATATTTAGAATTATCTAAATGAGGATGAACTACTCTACCACTTTGAATAATTTCTTCACCATTGTATATTTGTTCTTTGTCTAAATATAACATATCCCAATCATTATTAGTTAATGTATTTAATTCATTTAAATAATTTGATATACTATGCGGATTCTCATTTATTTGACAATCATCTTCACATATCATAATAGTTTTCATTTTTAATGCTAATGCATTTTTATAAATATTTAAATGACTTAAAATACATCCTATTTGTCCAGGAGCCATACCATGAATGTACCAACAATTTTCATCACGTTCATACATTCTTTCATAATATTCATTGAATTGACCAGTATGGGACCCTTCATCATAACGTGTAGCTAAACCATTATCATGTCTATTATCGATTAAATTTTCAAAATTATCCATATTTTTCTCAAATTTTGTACCTATATTTTTTAATGTATCCATTGAAAGTGCCCATCCATTAATCGCTTTAAAAAAATTAATATCAATCTTATATTTATCGAAAAAATTTTTAATATAATTTTTTTTTTTTGGACATTTTTCTAGATTTACAATAAAGATATGATCAATGTTTTTTATATTTGATTTAACAATGTTTTCATTGAATGGTGTATTTAAAGTAGAATTTAATTCGTTACACAATTTTGATGGTATAATCTCTTTTGTTTTTATCATTCCAATATCAGTTGATTTATTTGAAACAAAATTATTGTCTATGTGATCTTCATTTGATATAAATTTGATTAAATTTTTCATATTGAACATATTTTATATTAAATATATAAAATATTAAATATATAAAAAATCATCTACTATTTTATTCAAAACCACAATAATTCATTTTTAATATATTCATGATCCACTGTAATTAAATAGCTTTGATTATCTAAACAACTGAATGTAATTATAAAATGTCTATCTTCAATTATTAAACCGGCACAGAATTCTACTTGATAGTTTTCAAATTTAAATAATTCACTGTGTCTTTTAAAATTCATTTCTAAATCAAATACTGCGAAAAAATGTGAATAATTTCCAGTACTGTTTCTTAATATTTTGGTTTTATGTAAAATAAACCAAATTTCATTTTTGTATTGTATACCGGGTGTGCTTCCTCTAACCTCTCTAAAAAAATCCGGAACATTATATTTGTGTTGATAAATTGAAAGAGACGACGTTTCATTATTAAAATCACAAATGGTTAACGGAAACCACATATAAACGACCTTTAATATTCCTTTAAACGAAAATAAAGACCAATTTTTTTCCACACATTCATTTTTATAAAAATCAGGTTTTATCATATTTTTATGTGTAAGATTATAATCATTTTCATTTATTTCTAATTTCGAGATAAAAACGCCTATTTTTCCATTTTCAATAACAGATCCTGAACACCATATAGAATCATTATGTTGAAAAATTCGTAGATCTTCAATTCCATTCACCAAAGCAAATGATTTTTTATAATGAGTTTCTAATTCTTTTTTATCTTCTAATTCTGTAGGTGTATCTATACATTGAAAGTTACTATTTAATTTTTCAATAGTATTTATACTAAACATCTTATTGTTACCGTGCGACGCCCCTTCACTATTCATTTGATAAGATACCCAACGTTTTAAAAATAAATAATCATTTTGGTATTTACATATAGAAGGTGTACCATTATATATAATGGTACTTATGTTCAATATATCATATATTTTTTTTTCGTCACTTGATATTTGAATACATCCGTTTAATTTCAAAGTATAAAATAATGTATGTCTATTTATTTTTTCATAAAATGTATTATCTGGTACAACAACTGTAATGTGCCCAAAAGTAGCGTTATTAAATCCTACTATAAATTTATTATTTTCATAATATCCATATAAATTGCGCGTGGTTTTCATTTTATTCCAAAAAGAGTACTTTGTAGTTAATCGACTTTCCAAGTTATTTAATATGTCTATATTCTTATAACTATAATCATTTGAGATAATTAGATCATTTAACTCTTTAAATACTTGTTTAATTATTGAATTATTTGGATACACACTAGAAATAAATAAATTTATATCGTTATTGGTCGTATTATGCATGAAATATTCATTATTTAATAATTGGTGTATTTTGAAATCACTATGTGAAAAATAAATATAAGGGGACAGTGATATTCCACCTTTATGTAATAGTAAATATAGTTTTAAATATAGAGTTTTTATCTCTAAAGAATTAATTTTTGTGAATATTTTTTTGTATTTTTCATCTTTATATAAATCAAAGTAACTATTCGCGTCCGTTTCATTGTTAATAACAATAACTTGAAAGTCGTTGTGATAATTAATAAAAGATTCTATATTAAATGAATATTCATAGTTTACTAAATTAACAATTATTATATTTTTTGGAATCTTTTCGTGAGTATTAATATTTGCAATAGTAATATTTCTTTCATTTACATAATGTGCATGTATTTTTTTTAATGGAAACATAAAATTGTTATATATAACAATTTTATACGAAAAATATTAAATTTAATCGAATCCTTCTTTAAAATCATCACTGTTTTTTTGTTTTACATTTACGTGGTCGTTTCTCATTTGATTGCGTTCATTAACAGTTGCTTGTAAAACTAAATGAGGACTATTTTCTCTTTTCATATGATGTAATAATGCATTTGTATCTTTTGGAAAACAATAACCACCATAACTGATTTGACCATCTACACCAGGAACTTCTGTGTGCATTGGATTAATCCATTTGTTTTTAAGCATTAAATTTTTTACTGTATTGTAATCGCAACCCATTTTATTACACAAAGCATATAATTCATTGAAAAATTGAATTTTAACAGAGTAAAAACAATTTACAAAACTTTTCATCGATTCAGATTCAGTACTTGTGCATACAGATATTTCAGCATCAGGGTAATGTTTTGAGTAAAAAAACTTTAAATATTCAATATCAGAATCATCTGCATTTTTACTTTTACCTAATACAATATGTTTTTGATTATGAAAATCTTCATATGCAGTAGCGGCTGTTAAAAATTCAGGATTATGAACAAATTTTAAAGGAAATGCATTACATAGTTTTTCTGTTGTTGTAGGTTCAACAGTACTTTTAATTATTACGATGCCGTCATATTTTGCTTCTGTTAATTGTGCACATACTTCATCAATACAAGAATGATCATAAGACATTTTTTCTTCGTCAAAAATAGTAGGAAGAGCTAAAAAACAAGCCTCACTATCTAAACAATCTTCAAACGAATCCGTGTTTTCTTTATATTTATCATAACCTTTTACAGATGCACCTTTTATATTAAAACTTTTGTACATGGAGCCACCTACAAAGCCTAATCCCATTATAGAAATAGTCATTTTTTAGTAATATAAATATTACTAACACAATTAAATACGCAAAAAAAATATGCATAATAATAATTTAAAAAAACCACTATATAATGAATTATAATGAATAATAAACCAGTTTTTCTCGAATATACAAACGCAGCTGTACCGATTATTTCAGAATTACGTCCACATCTACTTAATTGTACTAGTAAAAAATTTATAGAATCTCCTTCGTTATTTGTTCGTTACTTTCATTTTAAACGCAATGAAATTTTAGAAGACAATTTATTAGATGCATCAAGTCACGTCTATTATGTTGTACAAGGCAGTGGAAAAACGGAAATTGGCAAAAAGAACCCTAAAACATTTATTTGGAAAAAGGGCGATGTATTAATATTGCCTTTTACACAAAAACAGGTTGTTCATACTAGTTTTGAAAAAGCAATTCTATTTACATGTGACGATAACCCTCTTTTTAAATTTTTGAAGTCGTCTCCCGTAGAAAAACGTTTCGACCCAGTTCAATATAAACGCGATGATATTATGAACGCAGTTAAAAAGTTTAACTGCGAAAAAGGTGCGGAAAATAGAAATCGAAACGGGGTTTTATTAACAAACACACAAATGGTAAAAGAAAAAATGAACACATTAACACATACTATGTGGTCATTAATGAATATGATTGCAGCAAAAACAATACAAAAACCTCATAGACATAATTCTATCGCGATAGATCTTTGTCTTGATATTGATGAAAAAGCCGAAAAAGAAGAGTCTGTTTACACATTAATGAGTAAAGAGATTGATGAAAGCGGCAATTTAATTGATCCTGTTAAAATGCTTTGGAAAAAAAACTGTACATTTGTAACACCACCCGGTTGGTGGCATTCGCATCACAATGAATCCGATAAAGAAGCGTGGGTATTTCCTCTACAGGACGCTGGATTACATACATATTTACGCACACTAGACATTCAATTTATTCAACCGTAACAACTTTCGCTAAATTGCGTGGCATATCTGGATTTAACCCTCTAGCTAAAGATAATTTATAGGCTAATATTTGTAATGGAATAACACATAGTAAATGCCTAAATGTTAGATTATAAGGAATGATAATAGTATTTTCTTTTTCGCAATTTTTATCATCGGTAATCATTATAATTTCTGCGTGACGTGATTTTATCTCTTCATATGCATTTAATGATTTTGAATAATATTCATCATCGGGTGCAATCAAAATTACTGGAAATCCTTCGTCTAAAAGAGCAAATGGACCGTGTTTTAAACTACTTGTACTATAGCCTTCCGCATGAATATAAGATATTTCTTTTATTTTCAATGCACCTTCCCGAGCAATACTTTCGCCTTTATTTTTTCCTAAAAGAAAGCAACTGTTTCTATTATCAAAGAGAGGAATAAAACTATCTATTTTATTTTCACAAACAGATATTGTTTTTTCAATATCTAAATAAAGTTTTCTTAAATCTTCAATAATACGTTTTCGTTTTAATTCTTGTGTTAACTTTATTTGTGAAAACCAAGTAGAAATCATACTTAATAAAATGACTTGCGATGTATACGCTTTTGTACTTGCTACAGCAACTTCACGACCAGCATTAAGATAACAACCACAATGAACTTCACGCGCTATTAACGAATCTACTACATTGACTACTCCAATCATATAAAGATTATGTTCATTGGCTATCTTAATACATCGATGCAGATCTTTGGTTTCTCCTGATTGAGACAGTAATAATATACAAGTTTTTCCTTTTTTAGGAATATCATGTTGAGTAAATTCCGCTCCATCAAACAGTTGAACACAATTGAAGTCACAAATTTCTTTAAAAAAATGTATACCAAACATACCCGCGTGATAAGATGTACCACATCCTAAAATAATCAAATTATCAATTTCATTCAAAGATTCTTCATTATCCCGTAATCCTCCTAAATTTACCTGATTAGTTGATAAAAGTCTTCCTCCTAAACTTATAGCCCTTAAAGACGAATCTATTTGTTCTTTAATTTCTTTAATGGTCCAGTGGGGGTGTGGATAAGGAGTCAATGCATTATTTGAATTTAATGCTCGTTTCGGAGTATATACATCTTTTGTGTCGATTGTAATTTTATCATTATTAAAACAAATAGAGCAAATATCTTGATTATTCAACACAATATATTTTGAAAATTGATTACAAAAACCACTTTGTTCGCTAGTAATCATAGCCATTTTATCGTCAATGCCTATTAGTAATGGACTACCGTGACGAGTACAATATATTTTATTAGGTTCATCTATACATATAATAGCGATACCCCAAGTACCGGTTAAACGCTGGGTGGTTTTTTCTATAGCATTTAATATATTTTGTTCTTCATTGTAATAATAAGATACTAAGTTCACAATTACCTCAGTATCAGTTTGTGATATATTCTCAATATCATTTTCTAATAAAAATTGTTTAATCTCTTGAAAATTTTCAATAATACCATTATGAACTAAAGAAAACTTTCCGTCGTGAGAAATGTGAGGATGAGAATTAATATCAGTTTTTGCCCCATGTGTAGCCCAACGTGTATGTCCAATACCAATAGTTGAATTATATTCAAATTCTTTAAGTAACTCTAACGCAGTTTTATCTATGGTACTAGCATATTTATGTGTAATAATATTATTATCATCAATTATAGATATTCCCGCTGAATCATATCCTCTATTTTGCAATTGATATAATGCATTTAATATTTGTTTAAACGCATTTTGATTATTTCCTATAAAAGCTGCTATACCACACATTATATATTATATATAAATTAAATATTTTCTCCAAAATTTCCAATTCTATCATTGAATTGTGTTCCCGTTAATGTATAATCAAAAAAATACTTATATTTAATATCAATTGAATCAAATAATGGTTTGAAATAATTGAAGTCACCATATTGCTTATCAAGCCATTGTGAATCGTTTTTTATAGAAGAACAAAAACAAACATTTGATGTATCTATTTCACCTAAAATTAATGGTGTATTTAAATCTTCTTTGTAGATTAAACGATCTGGACGTAAAAATTTCCATGTTATTATTTTATAATTACCTGAACACCAATTTAACATTTCTAGAACTCTTTCTGATAACATTATATTGTCGTCATCTAAAAAAAAACAATAACCGTTATCAACTCTATCTAATAAATGATTACAGTATAAATTAAATTTATACTTCTCCACTGATTCTTCTTTTACACAAAAAAAATCAATTTTAGAATTATTTTTGTATGGTGTTAAATATTTCAATGATTCTTTTTTATCAAAACAAATAAAAATATTATAATTTGTATATGTTTGATTTAATACGCTTTCAATACATTTTTTAAAATACTCTGGTCGTGAACTTGTTCTGATAAGTATATTAAATTTTTTTTTTTCTAATTTTGGAAATAAATTTATTTTTTCAATGGATTCTGTTTTATTTTTTTGATATTGATTTATCATTTGTTCATAACAACAGCAGCGTCCTTCTCTCTTTCCCCAACGTAAATAATGTGCTAAAGATTTTTCTTGTGTATTATATTCATTTATGTCTAAATCGGTGTATGTAGTAATATAAAAATTATGGTCAAAACGAAATATATTTTCTTCTTGTGGATCCATATTATTATAATAAAATATATTATATCATGCAATTAAATGTTATTATTTTAGCAGGCGGTTTAGGAAAACGAATGAAATCATCTATTCCTAAGGTATTGCATAAGATTAATAATAAACCAATGTTAGTTCACGTATTAAACACTGCGAACCAGTTAAACCCTAACAAAATATATATAGTTGTTGGTAAGTTTAAAGACATTATTAAAGAAACAATTTCACAATATGTCTCAATCAATAATATTGTCTTTGTAGATCAACCCGAAGCTCTTGGAACGGGACACGCTGTAAAATGTGTAAATCCATATTTACTAGAACACAAACCAGATGAAAAAGTAGTAATTTTATCAGGTGATGTTCCATTATTAAAAGTAAATACTATAAAATCGTTAATAACTGATAAACAAGTTACATTATTATCAACAAAATATAGTGATCCTACAGGCTATGGTCGAATTATTCAAGACGATAGTTTTAATTTTATTAAAATTGTTGAACAAAAAGACTGTAACGAAGATGAGAAAAAAATTAAAACAATAAATGCGGGTGTTTATTTGTTTAATGTAGAACTATTAAGAAAATATATAGAAATGGTCAATAATAATAATGCCCAAAACGAGTATTATTTAACTGATATATTTGAACTAATAAAAATACACGAAAATATTGATATTGGTGTTGTTGAATTACCGTCTCAACGGGGTATAGAATTAACGGGAGTAAATACTCGAGAACAATTAGAAGAATTAGAATCTAAATTAAAATAAGTTAAGAATTGTATTTGTTTTGTTTATTTTTTTTAAATACACTTTTATAAACCCATCTAGGTATTTCGTATGGAGGAATTAATTCATCTTTTGGAATTGGTTTATATGAATTAATAGACACAGGAATTCTCTGTAAATAATGCGGAATCGATATAGCATAACGATATTTTGTAAAATCGCGAGCAAGTTTTGTAGCATTTATACAGACAAGCATAATAATTATTAAGTAGAACATTGTGTTTTATTTACTGATTTTTAACAACACATTATCAATCAATTTTATAAAAAGCATAAAATTGATTTTCGTAATATTGAAATAAAAAAAAAACACATCAAATAATATAATGTTTAAAGAATACACAGACAAAGAAGTTGCTACACACAAAGCAGAAATTATATATAAAAAAAAATGGGTAGAATTCTATATTCTAAACCAAAAAGGTGAATTGATCAATTTGAACCCTACGGTTATACATTCTTTACCTAAAACATTAAAAGGAAGATTTATATCAAATACGATAGGATATAATCCATTGGGATGGTTTTCTGAAATAAATATTAAAAAAGGTGATATTAAATTTTCCGAAAAAAATTAAAAATACATAGCCATCTCAACACCTTTACGTTGATAACTACACTTTTCATAAAATGTAACATTATCTTCTGAACAATCAAGTATACATTTGTAACATCCTTCATCCTTAGCATACTGTGTAAGAAAGTCTATTAGTTTTTTTCCTAAACCGTATCCTCTATAGTTTTTATCAACAACGATATCTTCGATATGTCCAACTTTACCATTATTATGTATCAATTTTTGTTCAATAAAAATTGTTCCAGACGCAATTACTTTATTCATTTCATAATCTTCAATAATAAAAACAGCATGATTTTTCCCTAAAGAACGTAAAAATTCAAACGTTTTTGTTTTATCTAAATTATCAACTTGTGTTAACTGTCCAAGTAATTTAATGTAATCTCCTGTAATATCACTGTCGTCAATATGTCGAATCGAAAAATCACATTCATTTACAGTAAACACAAAATTGTTCATGTACTTTTGAATAAAACGAGAAATTTTATTGTGGGCAAATTTGTTCAATAATTCATCAACACCTTCAACATACAATCGAACACAATTTTCAGTTCCAGACGGTCTAACAAATGCTCTGCATTTATTTTCTTTGCATTGTTTGTCGATGTAATTTTGTAAAAACTCAGGTTTAATGAGTTGTAATTCACTTTCCGTTGTTTTTAAAAGGTTCTTATCTTGGACATCGTGTTTGGTTAATATGGAAGGATTATTAAAAAATAATTTAAACCATTGTTGTGGGGATATGTTTAGTTGTTGTAAAATAAACAAAACGGCATAAAAATCCATAATACCATCTCCAATGTTTGGATGAAAAAACGCGGCAATTGTTTCTAAATGTTTTGGTCGTTTATTAAAAATCACATTCCCATGTCCATTTTGTTCAAAATAAACACCAATATCGTATTTACACGCTTTATTATGCAAATGTTTAACACCAGTTGCTGTACAAAAATGAGAAACTTGTGTTTTTTTAGGAAAAGGTAAAGATTTAATATAGTCTACACACGCATCATTTGTGTAACCCGTATAAACATAGGCTATTTGAAGTTCATCTGTATCTTGGACAACCTTTGATAAATAAGTTAATATTAACGCAGCAATGTAATCGCCATTCAGTATGTTTAATCGTTTATGATCTGTAAAATAAAAGACTATTCGGTCAGCATCTCCATCAAGAGAAGCGCGTAAATAAGGTAAATCCTTCAAAAAAACAGGAGTTGTAGGAAGTTTCTCTTTTGAGCAAACAAAATCTGAGCTACAATCTACATTTAACTTTTCATGTTCTGTCCAAGAAGTATTTGTTAAATATATATTTCTAGTAACAAGTTGTTTCATTACTTTTCCACCTATACCATTAGCACAATCAAGAATACAAGGAAAAGTTATTTTTTTACTAAGCATTTTTAAATGACTCAAATAAGTAGTTTGCAATGGTGAAAAATACGCGTGTAATTGAGGCGTTGTTACAAAATCCAATACTTGGACAGGAAATCGAACATTTGCTTTTTTTATTCCCTTAATAATATTGCTACAAATATCAGGACTACTTTTACGTGAATCATAACCAATAATTATTTTTACATTTTGTTTTAGAATTGTGTTATCAATAGTAGGATTATCTTCTTGGTCATTATTTACCGAATTTTCCAAGAATTCTTCTACTTCAGGAGATATCATATTTCCTTTACTATCCATTATTTTTACACCATTATCAAGAAAATGGTTATGTGAAGCTGTTATCATAATACCAAAGCATGTTTGTTTAAAGCTTGAAAAGAGTGCTATAGCGGTGCCTATTTTCTCAGAAATAGCTAATATTTTATCAGAATGATCGCGAAATCCGGACGTACCATATTTCATATCCTATTATAATATAATGAAAAAAGAAAATATTTATTTAGTAGGTTTTGGTTGGGCAACAATAGGATTTTTACATAATATAGATACCTCTCTCTATAACGTCACTGTTATTTCAGACAGTGATCATTTTTTATATACACCACTATTAGCACAGAATGTCGTTCTTGATCGTGATTTAACTATCCACATTAATTCTTTAAAGCATAAATGCTCTTATATTAACGATAAAATTACAGACGTTGAATTCAAAGAAAAATTAATAAAATCAAAGGATAAGGAATACAATTATAATTATGTCGTATTCGCACATGGTTCAAATGTAAACACATTTAATATACATGGTGTCCAAGAATTCTCATATTTTTTAAAAACAAACAGTGATTATAAAAAAATAAGATCTAAGTTGAATAGTCTCCAAGAACCATCAAATATAGTTGTTATTGGATGTGGTCTAACTGGTTCCGAGTTGATAGGTAGTTTAAATGATTTAAAAAAACACAATATTGTTGCTATAGATGCTTTAAATCGTCCTCTTATTACATTTAGAGAATCGTTATCTCTCTATACATATGATTTATGGAAAAAACAAAATGTAAATATAATGTTAAATAGTGTTGTTAGCAAAATAAATAAATCTTCAATTGAATTAAAAGATAATACTGTTGTTCCATTTGATTTAGCTATATGGTGCGGTGGAGTTAAAATAAGTGCATTAAGTAAAATAATAAACGAAAAATTACACTTAACAGATAATAAAGGTATTCTAGTTGATAAATATCTAAAGATAAAAAATGCAGAAAACGCATTTGCTATTGGAGATTGCGCAAGTGCTGGGTATCCGCCAACTGCTCAAGTAGCATATCAACAAGGTAGATTTTTAGCAAGCAATTTTAATAACAATTTTAAATCAAAACCTTTTGTTTTTGATAACAAAGGACAAGTCGGATATATAGGAAATAATCAAAGTGTATTTCAAAATAATTATTTTTCAGGTTCAGGTAGAATTATTGGAGTAGTAAACACAGCTATACATTTATATAATTTCGGAAAAATATATATTTTATCCAAATTATAAAATTTGCATTTTTTATACTCTATAAATAAAATATAAGATGAGTGATCACGATAATCTTGACCATCTTGAACCTTGTTTATATGAGATTGACGAATTAATGCGTGAAGTACACGATTATAAAATCAAAAAACGTCAATTTCTTGAATCTACTGGAATTGTAAAAATTACTGAACCAAATGGTTTAGTAATAAAGCAAGCAGTTGTTTCCGGATTAAATACTGTTAAAGACGTTACTGATATTATTCTTCTTGTTAATGTTCAACAAGACTGCCCACTTGATGTTTTAACTATCGATACTGGTAAACTTAACGAATATACAGGAAACGATATTGAAGTAGGAACTCGCAAATTAATCGAAGTACACTACATTACTGATGATGTTACTTTTGAAGAAAAGAGAGTTAACAAAAAACAAATCATTCAAGAAAACAAAGTACGTGTATATGATCGCGAGGATGAATGTAAAGAACTTCCTAAATTTGAAAGTGAAGGTATGAGCCAAATTTATCAAATTAACAAAGAAAGAGTTAATAGAGTAAAAGAAGTTTAAGCAAAGTGATATTTATTTGTATGTTAGTTATACAAATAAATATAAAATTGAATTATTATAAAAATTATACTATTTAAAGTAAAAAAAAATGAGCAAAACTTGTTTTAACTGCCGTGTGCCTATTGAAATTGAACGATATATCTTAGATATTAAATCAGGTATAGAACATCGCGAAAAAATGATAAAGTTATTACCAGATATTGTTTTGTCTGGAACATGCAGTTATTTATATAATTTACCTGGATTTGAATGGTTTGATTATATCACATTAGATGAATCAATCTATTATATGAATTTATTAACAAATTGCAAATGCTGTTTAGAGCATCAAAACAGAAGACCAACAACAAAAATGTTTATAAAAGGTTTTATGCCTGAATATTCAAAAAAATCATTTCAAAATAACAAAAGGTGTAAATGTAAATGTAGACATATTGCGCGTGACTTATGTAGAGAAAAGAACGATATTGAAGAACCTTGGTTATAAAATTGAAGTTTAGAAGATTTATATTATTATTAAAAAAATATAAAGATCGATTAAAAAATGCTTACTGAAAAATACACTTGTGAAGATTGGAAAGATGAATTTATGAGAGCATCTAAAATAAAACTTAGTGGAGTAAAAAGTGATTTTGCAGAGAAAATAATTTATAAATTAAGTCCTTGTCGTGATGATGTAATATTACATACATTATATAAAGCAATTGAAATATATGGAAAAAAAAAATAATTATATATATTTATACAATGCGTGATAAATGGAAAAAAAAACGTATACGTCGTAGAAAACGACAAAAAAGAAAGCAAAAAAAATAAATTATTGTAGCATACTGTTTATTTTATCGTTTAATTGTTTTACTCTACTGATATAATTTACATCTTTTTTATAGGGTAAAACTTTTATTTTGTATTTTAGTTTTTCAACAACCTTAAATACAATCCTTTCAAAACTATGTTCATACATATTATCTGCATGTCCTTCATGTCCAGCACCCCACCCAATATTATTTGGATGTAATATTGGTTCAGTGGTGGTTTTAAAAAATTGATGTATTTGATTAATTGTATTTCCTGTATCAAATCCTCTGAAACCATATAATGATTTTATCCAAACTATATCTACGCTTTTTTTGTCGTTCAATAGATTGTATAGCAATTTATTACCATATAGTTCTTCGGCAATGGCTTTATTGCAAATAAAACAATTTCCTTCAGGAAATAAAAAATTTTTTTGATTTAGTTCAAGATAACGATCAATATCGTTTAAATAAAGTGAATTTCCAAAATTCCATTTACAAGTAACATTATCTGGATTAACAAAATTATCTTTGTAAATGATTGTAGCATAATCTCCCATATAAATCAACGGTGGAACATAAATACCAATTTCTTCGTCTTTTTTAAGATGTTTAACAATAGAATGAAGATTATTAAGGATTGGTTCCCAATATAACTTACGAATATACGGATCCGTTTTTGAATGTAAAAACAAGATTGAATTATAATCTATTTTATTTTGTTTTAAAAAATCGATACATACAAATTTGCCTCCTATATCCATTCCTTGATTTAAACAACGAATAAAAATGCAATTATAACTATTAATTGAAATTTCACCTACACTATAAGTAACAATAACAATGTTACAATAAGCGAAAATTTTATTAATATACGGTTTGTAAAAATCTTCAAATTTACTAATATTATAACAATGAAGATGAGCTATTAATTTATACTTATGCTGTTTTTCCAATAACATATCATTGATAATAGTATATTTTATATTTTTTGATTCCTCTTTTATGTTTAATATATATTTATGAAATAAAAAAGGATATTGAATAAATTTATTTGAATAGTTATTAATTATTTGTTGTTGTTTATACGGCCTGTTTTGATATTTTCCAAAACGAATATAGTGTTCTTTGGCTTTTGAATCATTATTTTGAATATATGATATGTCTTTATTCAATAGTGTATAGTTTTTCCAATCAAAGTCATCGGGTAATTGTGTTAACGATAATTTATATGGCAATGATGCTTGATAACCAAATAAATCATAGTGCAATTTAGCTGCGTACTCATTTGTTTTATAATTATTAGAAATTGTTTCATTTAATTCTAAATACATTTTCCAATCAAAATCTTCAGGTGTATGATAAAATTTATAAACTCGATTTTCATTTTTACCCGTAATATAATAATGATATTTTGCTAAGCTTTCTTCATTAAATATTTCTTTTACATCAGTATTTAACTCTAGATAAGTTACCCAATCGAAATCATCAGGGATAGATTTTTTTGGTAACAGATAACTAAGATTCTGTTTTTTTCCATGCAATAAATAATGTTTAATGCAATCCAAAGTAGTTTCGCAAATATCCTCTAACCTATTTATTTTTTTATATAATACAACATTAAAATCATTTGGTAAAAGCCTTTGCACATCATCAATAATATCTATTTTATAAATATATTTTTCACACATACCTGTTTTAAGATAATGTATTATAGCATCTATTTTGTTAGTAATATCAATATTGTTTAAAATGCAATACATTTCCCAATCAAAATCTGTGGGCATATTTACTTGTTCAAATTTATATTTTCGATTTTCATGAAACCCATGATTTTCATAATGCATTACAGCACTTGTTTTTGACTTACAAATAGTATACACATCCTTATTTAATGCTAGATATATTTCCCATTCAAAATCTTTCGGTAAATGGATAGTTTTATAAATACGTTTTTGTTTTAATCCATCTCGTAAATAATGTTCTATAGCACCTTCTTTGGTAGGATAACATTGTTTTACGTCATCATTTATTTCAAGATATTTCTCCCAATGAAAATCATTTGGAAGTTTATCATATATTTTATTCATCTAGATTATTTAAACATAATAATTTATTTAAATAATCTACATTTGATAACCATTATAATTATAAGGATCGACTCCTTTTACTTGCTTCAATATTGTTTGTATATTACTGTCTTTTGAATTAGACGAGACATAATTTCCGTTGGACGCATAAATTTTTATTTTATCTTGTTGAATCATTTTAGATAGATAACAGTCAATTTGTCCGTCTATTTTATTTTTTTCTACTTCATCAATTAATTTTTTAGCACCCGTTTTATTTATGATATAACAATTCATTCCCCAAAATGATTTCAGTCTATTAAAAAAATTATTTTCTTTTTTACCTACAGCGCGTATAGTATAAAATAATGCATAATCCCAATCATTTGGTAAATGATTTAATGATTCTTTTATTTTGTTATAGGTAAAAGGTAACACTGTTGTATCATCTTCGAAAATTAGGTAAGTATCAACCTTATTATCACTAAGTAATTGTTTTGCTAAATTATAATGACTTAAAAAACACCCTAATCCACCACGTGTAATATCATGATGATGAGTTCTGTAACCATTTTTCTCAATTTTTTGTAGTTCTCTTATTGAGTTATCGGTCAACCATTTATTTGGATTTTCATTTTTTCCAACTATTGCAGAAAATCGATTTATTTTCTTATCAGAAAAATCGGACTTGGAATATGCTGAAAAAAATTTAGCTTGCCTATCTTTGTCTTTATCCATATTAATCATAAACATATCAAATGAAAAATCATCATCTTGAAAAGGTTCTATATTACTGCGCGTATTTCCAAATAGTAAAGATGATATGATTATTGCTACTAAAAAAATTATTATAATTCTATTCATTAATTTCATTTATAATATTACTAAGTATATTTTTTCATTCAAATAAAAATTACTAGTTAATAATGCAAATTTTTTGAACGATTGAAATATTTTGCTTTGCTGAAAATCTTTTTTGAAACAACATAAATATATCTGGAATATATTATTTAGAGATAATGTCTAGCAAATTGTCTGAACCCTTACTCGAGTCAACTGATGAACGTTATGTTATGTTTCCACTGCAATATGCTGATATTTGGGAATTATATAAAAAACAGGTAGATTGCTTTTGGAGAGCAGAAGAGGTTGATCTTTCAAAAGATTTAACAGATTGGGCAAAGCTAACCCCAGACGAAAAGCATTTTATAACAATGGTTTTAGCATTTTTTGCCGCATCTGATGGGATTGTTTTAGAAAATTTAGCCTTACGATTTATGGGTGATGTTCAAGTAGCAGAAGCACGTTCTTTTTACGGGTTTCAGATTGCTATGGAGAATATACATTCAGAAATGTATAGTTTATTGATAGATACGTATGTAAATGATAGTGTAGAAAAAGATAGATTGTTTCACGCCACATCCAATTTTCCTTGTATTACAAAGAAAGCAGATTGGGCTAAGAAATGGATAGCTGATAATAGATCATCTTTTGCATCACGTTTAGTGGCTTTCGCAGCAATTGAAGGAATATTCTTTTCTTCTTCTTTTGCTTCTATTTATTGGTTGAAAAAGCGAGGTATTTTACCTGGATTAACTTTTTCAAATGAACTTATATCACGCGATGAAGCTTTACATACTGAATTTGCTATTATGTTGTATAAAAAGATGAACTCAAAATTATCTAAAAAACGTATTCATGAGATTATTAAAGAAGCCGTAGAAATTGAAACTGAATTTATTACTGTGGCTATTCCTTGTAAAATGATTGGTATGAACTGTAAATTAATGACGCAATATATTCAATTTGTAGCGGATCGTTTATGTGTTCAATTAGGATATGAGAAAATCTACAACTCTACAAATCCATTTGATTTTATGGAATTGATTAGTGTAGAATCGAAAGTCAACTTTTTTGAGCGTACTAATTCTGAATACGCCATGGCAAATAAAACAGTCGATGACGATTGTTTTAATTTCAGCTGTGATTTCTAATGTTATTGTATATGAATGATTATTATTATTATACAATAATATGCCCTTTTATAAAAGATACAGATAGAGTTATTTGCAGACGTGATGAAAGACGATTTATAGCATTAAAAAGTAAGCGAAAACGCTTAATCAATGCTTTCATCTATTTACATCAAGGTAGTCCTTGTGGACGTTATTGTATTTGTGGATATTTTGATACCCCATCTGTATTGGAAATTTATAATAAGGAATATGGTTTGGAACCATTGTAAGGGAACCCAGGTTCCCTTATGATCCCTCCTTATTATAATGGAATCCTTGTTCTATTATAATATTTTTTAATGCTTTTTAACCCTTCTTGTTTTTCTTTTATTTCTTCTTCGTCTTTTAGTTTTTCTTCCTCCTGTTTCTTCTCCTTCTTCTTCTTCTCCTTCTTCTCCTTCTCCTTCTTCTCCTTCTTGTATGGTTTTTAGGCCTGTGTTTCTTACCTTATCTTGCATAATTCCTGTACGCATATTCATTTTCTCTCTCTTTTTGGTTTCCATCCTCTGGTTAATTATGCTATTTATATATTCTGCAACGTTATTATTAATCATCATAGATTTTCCTGTTTCTATGTGTCTTTTTTTTTCCTCTGCTTTTTTTTCATAATGATCTTTTAAACCTTCAAATTCAGTTTTTAAATTTTCGGAGTGAGTTTTTAACGTATTGAGAGAATCTACAATTGTTGTTTGTTCTATAACCTTTCGTCTAAACTGTTTATTTGTTTTGTATTTCTTTGCATACGCTTTTAATATTGTTTTTTCGGCATCATATCTGTTGCTTGCCCTCTCATTCAATATTGTAGAAGCTTCTTTCAATTTTTCGGAAATTATTTTCAATTTTAAATATCCTTCATATTTCTTTGCTTCACAGTCTGTGTCTTTTAACGCACCAAAAGTACCTGTGATTCCACACTTATCGGTCTGCCCAACACCTTTCATTTTCTGCAAAAGTTCTTCGGTTGTTTTGTTATTTTTGATTTCAGCTTCGATTGCTTTATCATTATATTCGATAGAAGACTCGTAACCGACTTCAGGGAGCTCCAACTGACCAAACTTTTTTACCACTTCATTTACTTCATTTAAAAAATTTGTACCTTTTTCTCCACCTAAAGTTTTTGTTTTTCTAGATGAACGACGTGTATAGTTGCCTTTTTTTCTTTTATTTACCATTATATATAATTATATAGATATTTATACTAAACTATAGTCTAGTACAAAGATAAGATTTTATCAAAAATGGTAAAAAAGGTGCATAAAATTGAAAGGCCTTTTTTACTCTTGCTCAGTGTTAATCAAACAAGCAAATTAAGTAATCAAACACAATGTCTCTTTTCGCAATTTATATTCCCAGCGTTTACGCAAATATTACCGAGTCTATGATCTCGAAGACCTTCCATCGTATGGAGATTGGTAAGGTAAAGCACATTGAACTCATCAACGGAAGTGGTAACACTAATCGTGCTCACGTGTTCTTCAGTGAGCTTTACGACACCGATATGGCCAAGGAAATCAAGTACGAGCTATCTCATGGCAAGACCAGCAAGTTGTCTTATGCTAAGAATCAGCATGTCTTCTGGATTATGCTCATTAGCCGTCGTGAATACGATGGAAAGAGCAATGCCGGCGAGTATGTAGAGAACTCAGTCGAATTTACTCAAGAGGAGATTGCCTTTATGGATGCTCATCGCGATCCTGATATGTCTATGGTTGACGCTGATTATGCAGAGTCTCTTGAAAAAGAGCTTTACAGTCTTCGCAATCAAATGGCTCAGTTGCAGATGAACAACCAAATCCTCTTTAACGAGTACAATATGCTACTTTCCACACATCGCAAGACTTGTGACGTGATGGATAAGTGGGCACATCTTGCCGAGAACAACCAGATGGCTCGTCTTCGTCGTGCAATCATCCCTCAAACAAACAGAGAGGTGGATATGGAAGACGGATTGGCCAAGGTTGCTCCCGAATTCGACGAGGATTATGTTCCCAACACATCAAAGATGACGATCGACGAGCTCAATACCGACGAAGCCGAGAAGCTAGTAGAAGTAGATATTTAAAAGGTTTAGTAGTTTTAGTATTATTGTTTTAAGTAAATTAATTAAATAACCCCTCTTTTTTTATTCTGTAATTTTATAATGAGTGAACAAAACAACTCTAGTAGCGAAAATAAAAGTCCTGATGTTAATTCACCAAGAAATAGCCCTCTTACTATAACCGTGGAAACAGATGTTTTACCCACACCCCCTTCAGAAGTAGATACAGTAGAAGTTATGCCGCCTACTCCACCAGAATTAGAAACAGAATGCTGTGAAGAAAAAGAATGCTGCAGTGAAGATGCTAAATGCTGTGAAGATAAAAAGGAATGTTGTGAGGAAAAAGAATGCTGCAGTGAAGATGCTAAATGCTGTGAAGATAAAAAGGAATGTTGTGAGGAAAAAGAATGCTGCAGTGAAGAAAAGAAAAAATCTCTTACACCTTTAGAAATTCCATCTCCAAATATTGAAACACCTTCAACATTATCTGTTGATGTAGAAGAAGAACATGTAAGCAAAAAACCATTTTTTGATGAAAATGAATTAAGAAAAGATGTGAACACATTATCACAATGTATTACTCTTTTATTGGCGACTACAGATGTTGCTGATAAATATGCATTGGTAATCGACGGTAAAACACGCTCTATTTTAAATTCTTTATTAGAAAACGATAAATATTTTGATATTGTAGAAGATCTATTTAAAGGTATTATTCAAGATGGTAAGATCGATGCAAACGATGTCCCACTTATTATGAATTTATTGGTTGATTTATACGTTTTATTGAAAAACAAGAAATTAAAATTTAGCTTAGTTGATTGTGGAGAAGTATTAAAGACAATTTTCACAGTTTTGGTAAAAGAACAAATTATACCTATTAATGATAAAGAAGTAGAACTATTACGTTGTTTATATAACATTATAGAAATGAGTGTTCATTTATCACAAACGGGAGATGAAAGTGAAAAAGAAGGATTATTTGCCTGTTTAAAAAACTGTTTCAAGTAAACAAATAAATAAAAATATGGATATAAAAATATTTTTATATTCATATAAAAGATGTCGAATCCAATCGTAACCAACATAAAAACACCAAATGACTTATCTGAACATTTAGAATCAAATCCAGGTATTGTTATTATCAAATTAGGAGCAACCTGGTGTCAGCCTTGTAAAAAAATAGAACCAGTTACAATGAGCTGGTTAAATAAATTACAACACGAAAATATATCACGTGTCGTATTAGATATTGATGAATGCATTGACCTATATGGGTTTTTAAAAAGAAAGCGTGTTGTACAAGGTGTACCTACTTTGTTAGCATATTATAAAGAAAATACACACTATATACCAGATGATATATGTTTTGGGAGTGACGAATCTGAAACGAATGCATTTTTTGTAAGATGTGTAGAAGAAGTCAAATCAATTTGATTCAGCAAAGTTAATACAATGATTTAGAAAGGCTTCCCATTTTTTTTTAGATGAATTATTTAGATTTTTTGTATAATTTGTGATAATCTCACAATTTGTACTATCAAGTGTATCATTTTTAATACATGTTTTCATTAACATATGTAAATGTTGAATCGACATTAATCGTTGAATATTGTAATCACGATAACAATAAATATAATTGTACGTATAATAAGCATAATTAAACCATTGATAATAACAATTTTTGTAATACCCACCACAAAAGGAATCAAATGAACGATGAATTACCTCAGGAAGTTTTGATTCAAATGTTAATTGCATAGGATTAGGATGTTTAAAGCATATAAAATTTGTAAACATAAATCGTGTAGCGCATATCTTATGTTCCATTAATATATTTAATAATACTGTTAAATAGTCTTTAAGACCGGTCAACGAGACTCTTTCATTGAAAACGAGCGTAGATATATTTTGATGTCTTTGTCGGATTGTCTCTAAGAATATGTTGTTTGTTTCGGCTAGGTTTTTGTCGTGAAAGTCATCAATGATAATACATAAAATATTATTTGTTTCGGGTTGTTCACGTATAAACATTGGAATCATCTGAAATTCCGCATTACTGTTTAATACGATTCCGGAAGATGGATAACTAAAGGAAACATTTGCCTCATTTATTTTACTTCCTAATGAAACGTAAACATAATGATATGTTTTCTCACTAAATATGTTTACTAATTGTTCTCTCCAAAGATCTAAAGTTGATACTCTATTCATTGTTATAATTTATTAGTATAAAAACCAGTAAATTATTGTTCAATTTTATAATTAATACTTTTTTATCTAAGACTTATATAATTGAAATGTATTTAAAATTGTTTATATATGTTTTTCTTTTTTTAGTTATTGGTTTCTACATTTATGATACCTTTCATAAACAAATTTATATCTTTGCATTGAAGAATTTCATTACACCCAAGTACGCTAAAGATAATAAATACTTTATTGATAATTTTAGTAATATAATTTCCCCCTATTTTAAAGGTGATATACCTGTTACTAATAAATCTATTAATATTAATCGAAATGTTAAAAATGAATATTCACTTAATAATCAAATTTATATAAAAGATCTTAATCTGATCAATCCGTCTAATGCTACTATTGATATTTTATTAAAACGAATTATTCCTTTTTTAAATATTGATGGAAAACCTGTTAAATATGATGATTTTATTGGTGTAGATATATTATCTACTACCGGTAGTTATTTTCCTTCTTTTCATACCGACATTGAATGGCGTTCGTTTTATGAAAATAATGGTTTCCAAATTTGGATTTTACTTAAAGAGGATCCACAAATTAAACCTAGAGGTAATATGTTTATCTTGGAAACAGATATCGTTGAACCTGGGTTATCACTTCAATTTAATGAGAAACAACTTAATATTTTAAAAAATAGTAGTGATAATCAAATTTTAAAATCTTATAAATCATTACGTGATATCAATCCTACTATTAAATATTTAAATCCTACTATTGATGATGTGTTTATCATGAATCCTTCCATATTTCATTGTAGTGATCCTGCGAATATTTTCTCTAATAGACATGCTATTAATATGCGTTTTTTACATAAAACTTCACGGTCTTTAAAAATTGGTGAACTTTCCAACCCATATTCTAAACTTATCCGTTCTAAGCACTTTTGTGATATTAAAGATAGTTATTGTGAGTTTCATTTTAATAATTCTGATAATAGATATAAATTTAAATAATTAAAACGATAAATATTCGCATTTAACTCTTTCTTTTTGATTTTGTCTTTTTCTTTTTGTTCTGTCTACGTTTCTTTGTTTTTCCGCCCATTTTATATTTTTCACCAGGTTCCTCTTCTTTTTTTTCAGACTCTTCAGGTGCAGTAGGTTTTTTTTCTTCAATAACTGGTTCTGGTTCTTTTTCTACATTTTCTTCTGTATTTGTAGGTTCTTCTTGTGCAATTACAACATCATCATTTACAATTTCATCGTCTTCTGGTTCACCAGTCGGAAAAAGAGGTTCTTCTTCTTGTTTTGCAGAAGGGATAAATAATTCAGTAGATTGAATTGTATCAAGTGTTTCGGAAATACCAGTCGAAATTTCATTAGCATAATCTTGATATGTTACATATGTAAATGTTCCAGCGGCAACAGTAGCAATAGCCATAAACCCATAAGGGATATCAGAGGTACCTCGATTCATTAAAAAATCCAATGTTTTATTATTTGTTATAAATTCGTTAACAGTGGTAAATAAGTTTTCGGGTAATATACTTTGTAATCCTGTTCCTGAATTTGAACTCATATAGTATTATAGTATACTATAATACTAGAATTTTACTCTGGTTCCTAAATTTTGTAATTGAAATTATAATATAAAGCTATTATATTATCATATGACAAGACAATCAATGTATTTATTTTACTTACTTCCTTTTTTATTAATGAATTCGGCACATACCTGGTTTAATGTTGAGCCAGATATTGTTAAACCATCAAATCCAACAGTTGATTGTGTAAATTATCTAAACACGCAATTAAATGTATTTGAATCTCCAACTACCGGTATTGACTGGACATATGGAATGTTAGAGTCGAATATAGAAAATATAAATTGTGCTGTTGTATATAGTCATTCAGACAAAATCGTATTTATTGATGATGATTTTGAAAAAGATGTTTCGTTGCAAAATGTTCATCATATGAATACAGTTCCTTCAATATCCCAAAATGTAATTGATGTATTAAAAGAAAATAAAAAGGTATTTTTTGTCGAGTCATATTACCCTCAACCAAATTGGTTTTTATCGTGGGGACATTATTTATTAATGAAGTTTTTAATTTATATTTGGTATTTTCTACTAATACGAACTTTTTTACGATTTATTTACATTATGTACAATATAAGAGCGTTTATAACTTCGGATGAACCACGTGTATACAAAAAAAAAGATACGACAAATACAAATACAAATACAAATGATGATGAAAAAGAAGGTGATAAAAAAACATTTGAAGATGTAGCAGGATGTGACGAAGCAAAAGAAGAGCTACAAGAAGTGGTTGAATTTTTAAAAAATCCAGAAGAATTTGAACAGGCGGGTGCGAAAATACCAGCAGGAGTTTTATTAGAAGGTCCTCCTGGTACAGGTAAAACATTATTAGCACGCGCAACTGCGAATGAAGCAAACGTTAATTTTGTCCATGCAAATGGTTCTGAATTTATAGAAATGTATGTAGGTGTAGGTGCAAGTCGTGTAAGAAAATTGTTTGAAACTGCTGAAGAAAATAAACCGTGTATTGTATTTATTGATGAGATAGATGCGATTGGGGCATCAAGATCTAACAGTCACGGTAGAAACGATGAACGTGATCAAACATTAAATCAATTATTAACAATGATGGATGGGTTTCAAACAAAAGATGGTATAATGGTTTTGGCTGCTACAAATCGTGCTGATATATTAGATGCTGCATTAACTAGAAATGGCCGTTTTGATAGAAAAGTAACAGTTGGATTACCAGATAAAAAAGGAAGAGAGGCCATTTTAAGTGTACATTTAGAAGATAAATCCTTGGAAGACAATTGTAATTTAGAAAGTATTTATGAATTAACCACCGGATTTTCTGGGGCTGAACTCGCTAATTTAGCAAACGAAGCGGCTATATTATCTGTGCGTTATAAATTACCTCATATTACAGAAAAATGTCTTATTGATGCATTTGAAAAAAACACAATTGGATTACCAAAAAAAAGCGATAACAGACCAAAAGAAAATATCAAGATGGTTGCTTATCATGAAGCGGGTCATACAATAACAGCTTTGTTTTTTAAACATATATTTGATGTACGTCGTGTTACAATCAATGCGAATAATACAGGTGCAGGTGGATATACTCTTTTTACCCCAAAAGAAGAATATGTTCAATTTCCAACTAAACGCTATATGTTAGCCAATATCATTATTTCTTTAGGAGGTAGGGCTGCAGAAATGACTCTTTATAAAGAAAAAAGTAGGTTAGAATATGGATATAATGATAATCATGTGTTTCAGGAACAATATGATTTAGACGTTACTACGGGAGCATCAAATGATTTAAAACAAGCCAATAATTTAGCAAGATCATTTATTACCAAATATGGTTTAGGTCAAGACATTGGTATTTATGAGAGTGATGATTATTACAATAATAAATTATCAGACGATACAAAAAAACGTATTGATACTGAAATTGAAAAAATTATTTCAAATGCGTTGAATATTGCGTTAAAAATTATCGATGTAAATCGAAAATCTTTAGATAAATTGTCTGAAATGTTAATTGATTTCACAACAGTCAATGGAGAACAATTAGAAGACCGCCTTGAAATGACGTATGATATAAAAGAAAGTGATGAAACTTATCCATAGTTATAATATAAAAAACATATGCGAAAAAGTATATCGTGCGATTCATTCTTTTTTAATGGTTATACAAGACCATTAATTAATTCATATGGAAAATTTTTACGATATGTGGCTATTAATAATATACATATATCAAAAAAAGCAAGGCAATATGCTTTGAAATTGTATTTTGAACGTCTCAAAATGTATCAAAATTCCAATCGTCAAGTAGTCCGCCGTTTTGCATACACATTCCCATGGTAGAATTCATCTCAAGAAATTCATTTGCTAGTTTCTCTTTTTCAATGATAGATAAAGCGGGATTACATAAGCGTAAATAAAGACGATGTTTTTCGTGAATATAGAGTAAATATTCAATAGTAGGACCATCGTCAATATTATCACGCTGATCAATACCCTTCAATAAATCGTCTTTGGAAGTTTCAAACAAATTTAATTGTTTACGAATGGGTAAACTATTAGGAGATATATGTAAAGCAGAACATAAAGATATAATAAAATAAATAATTTTCATTGAATATATATTTTAAGAAATATATATTTAAATCAATAAATATATATTATAAATAATGAAACTGTTACCAATACTACAATCAATATACATATTAGGAGACATTGGGTATTTTGGTCGCCCATTAACAAGATTAATTGATATCTTTCGTATAAATGTTTCTTTAAATGATAACAGAGTTATTTTGCTAGGAGATAATTTTTATCCTGAGGGGATAAAAGAAAAAGATGATAACCAATGGAAATTATATGAAAGTGCCTTTAGAGACGTGCCTTATAAACGAATTAATGCTGTAATGGGAAACCATGATTATATGGGTGATCCAAAATTGCAATTAAGTTCAAAATATTTTGAAAACAATGAATTTTACTATAAACGATCCTTTTTAAATTTTGACCTTTTTTTCTTGGACACCGTTATTCTTTATAGTGGTCATTGTTATATTAGTAAAGATATCATTGAAAATGTGCATGGTGAATCAGCAAGTATTTTAAAAAAAAGGCAATTAAAATGGTTAACTGACGAATTAGAAAAAAGCATGAATAATGGTAGGCGAAAAGTTGTATTTGGACACTATCCGATAATATCAAATGGATTTTATTTTGATCAATTGAAACCTATGTATAAAACATTAATACCAATATTTGAAAAGTTCCATATAGATGCTTATATAAGCGGACACGAACATAATATTCAATATATGAAACGAGAAATATCGAAAAATTACACGTTTCATCAGTTTATAATGGGCAGTTCAAGTGAAAATCGACATGATGAGGTATATAATCCTTTTCATAATGATTTTTTTGATAATACAGATACTTATTTTCTTCAATTATATGAAAAAGAAAACCAATTATTTTTTAATTTTAAAAATAAATATAATATTGTTAAACATTTGTTTATTATTTAAAAATATCAAACGTTTATTTAGTTAATGTTTTAAAGGCAATATGTAATATTTTTGAAAACCAATAAGCATTTAATAAAAAAAATGACGATGTAGTAGCATAAACATACAAATTACTCGTTGTATTTTCTATAATCATATCTTTGTAAAAGTTTTCATTTAAGAATATTTTTGTAATAAAGTCATAAATACGAAATTTAAAAAATGTAGTCATTAATAAAAGATTACTAGCAGTAGACAAATAAGGCAATAGTTTATTATCACTTTTTTTCATTTTTTCTTTTAAAAAATAACTCGTCGATAAAAAAATGCTACTCGTTTCAACTTTTAGAAAAGTAATATAGTGAGGTTGTATCTGACTAAGAGGTATAGAATAAATAGTAGGATAATAAATAAATACAACACCTAATAAATGATGTATAAAACTATCAATTCGATTATATGGTAAAAAAAAGGTTTCACTGGTTAAAAACCAAAACATTAAGTTGGTTATAAAATGAAAATCCTTTACATAAGCTATAGAGTAGAGACTGTAGCTTGCGACACCAAAAAGAGCGCCATATTGATATTTTTCAATTTGTTTATATTGAAGCGGTTTTTTTAAAAATAAATTAATCAACATTTATTACTCTATTATTAGATTTCATTTTTATACATACATTGTAAATATAAAAACTATAACTATTATTTATAGTAGACATGTCTGAACATTATATTCAATCACAATATTTAATAAAACAAATAACAAATGATTTTTTTGACGGAAAATCAGACACAATACGAATAAAAGAAAATAAATATGAGGTAGATCTAGACGATGTGAGTATTTATAGTGATGATTCCATTGAAAGTTTAGAAAAAGTAAATGACGAACGTTATTTTTATTTAGATTCAGACAAGGAAATTAGTACAGTATTTGATATTTGCGATAATAAAACAGATATTTTGGAAAATTTTACAATACACGTTTGTTTGTATTCGATAAATAATGATGGTTTCTATCCATTTTTAGAATATTGTTTACTTAAAAATGAAAATGAGTTAATATTTCCAACCTTTGAATTTAAGTGTGCGACAAATATAGTTTCTTCTGAAGGTGAATTATCATCAAATGAAGTTTATTTTCAAAATGAATGTATGAAATCTATATTAAAATATGCAGAACCACGAGAAAATGTTAATTTAGAAGACTCTTATAAAGGATTTTATCACAAAGATAATACAATATATGTAATATATGATTTTTCATTTTTTCAAAAAAAAGTGAGTCTATTTAAAGTTACATTATTTGAAATATTGAATAGTCAAAAAATGTTGGATCTTTTTATTAATAAAGAAGTAAACAACTTGTTTGTGCAACAACCTTCGCTTATTTACATAAAGGATAGTGAAGGTAAAATAGTAAAAACACCACATGTTTTGTATCGTTACATAGTTGAGGATGGAAAACATTTTAATGAAACAAATACAGATGAAGATGACGAATATATATCTTTAATCGATAAGCCAAATGAGACCTTTTTATTTGGAGAAGATAATTATCTTTTTACTTCAATTCCTATCAAAGATGCTAATGTTTCTAAATTAAAACGATATGTAGTTTTTATTGAAAATCCAATTTATTCAACAAATACGTTTAACGAAAAACAAGGGGATGAAGGTTTTTCATTAGGTAAAGTTATACCGGGTGTAGTTAATTATTTTCAAAAAAATGAAGAAAAAGAACTAGAGGAAGACTCGGAAGAAGAAGAATCGGAAGAAGAATCGGAAGAAGAAGAATCGGAAGAAGAACTGGAAGAAGAATCGGAAGAAGAAATAGAAGAAGAATCAGAGGAAGAATCTGAAGAAGTTTTTAATGAAGAAGAAGAATTATTAAAATTATCAAAAGAAAATGATTCCATTTATTATCATCAAAATATTGACGGTACATTTATGTCTATTTGGTTGATAAAATCTTCTAGACATTTTATAGAATTATAATATAAATGTCCGAAACAAATAATACTGTAGGTTCAAGAATAAAAACCATGTTTAGTCCAATTGCGAATTTACAATCTATAAAAGAAATAGGAACATCTGCATCTAAAAATTTCGCAGCATTTAAACGAGGTATGAGTAATACTCAATCAAGATTACAGCAAATGTTTTCATTTAATATAAGTGGACCATTTAGTGAATTAATTGGCTCTTGTATAATAATGTATATTTTGTATTATTTTATAACAAGGGCGTTAGTACGTATGGAATCAACTAATCCAGTTTTATTTATACGCAAGTGTGTAGATATATGGTTTTATATTATATTAATAATGATAATATACGCATTTATTATTAAATTTTTATAGGTTGCACGCAATATAATAATGATTTAATTCTTTTTCTAATTCTAAGTAATCATTTAAACACTCTTGTTTTTCATTTAATTCATCGTAAAACGATGACTTAAAATCTTTCACATGAAGATCAAACCCTTTTCTGCTTCTTTCTTTAAGGGATAAGTATGGTTTTATATCTAATTGTATGGTTTCATTAAAATGATTAAACATTATATGCGTTGTTTTATCTGTTTTGAGATTTTGTAAAAGATTGTTTCCTGGAACAGTATTGAAAACATATATTTTTATAAAAGCATACTTATGATAAGCCGATCTTAACTTTCCGTTTTGTTTTATTTTTTTATCATAGATTTTAATCTCCATTATTTGACCAAAATTTTGACTAAGCAAAACTTTTTCTATCGTTTTTTTACTAACATCCCAATCAATAAAGGGAATAAATATATCGTGCATTCTTTCCATTCTTGTTATTTATAAGTACAACATAATAGTATAAAAAACATTCAATTTTATACTATTTTTTGTTTTTTTAAAATATTTCAAGATCTTTAAATTTCCAATATTCACAACCACCATTAGGCATTGGACGTTTTACAATAAAAGGTATCTTTTTTTCAGCATATTCCTTTTCGGCTATAATATATCCATCAATAATATCTGAACTGATTTCAATAAGAGGTTTTGCACCCATATTCAATTGTTTTGCCCGTTCACCTAATATTCTAGCCCTCTCGTATTTTGTAATAAAAGGAAGACTTTTATGTAAAGGATCTGCTATTGCACCTTTTTCATCACGAACAATTCTTGTAAATGCTTCAATCTCAGAATGATTATGATATAGTAGTTCAGGATGATGTTCTTGAATTATATTTTTTTTGTTTAGATCGTCTAATTTTTGCAAATAATTATCTTCATCATCACTATCTCTATCACTATCATCATTATAATCACTATCATAATTAATTACCGTGTTAGACTCTGCATCGGGTTCAGGAATATTATCTTCGTTTAAACTTTCAATTGATTGATTATCGTCATCATCATCATCATCTTCTTCGTCATTATCTTGAGGAGGTGGAGGTGGAGGTACATAACTATCGTCATCACTTCCATATAGGTCTTCTTCTTCATTATTAACTTTTGGTGCTATAGGCGCTTGTTCTTCATTTGAAACAAGAGATGATACTGAAACTTCGTCGTCACTGAGATCCATATGTATTAAATGATTATATATTCGCTAGATATTTCTAAATCATTTTAAAGAGAATAAATCAATTTTATTGAAAAAATACAATATGCTATTTTTAATAAACTTAGTTAGAATCATTTGTTTTCCAAGTAGTATCACATACCGGACATAAATACAAATATTTTAAATTGTCCTCGTCATAACGTATATATATAATTTCAGTTTTGGTATCTTTTTCGGTATTTGTCTTACAATTTACATTAGGACAGTTTATATTTGTAACACGAGGAAGCGTAGGATCTAGTTTTGTATATTCATTTATGATATGATTATATTTTTGTTCACCTTTTTTTATATCATTGCGTAAAATACAAGAAGTATCATCAATATGATTTGAATCAACATAACCACAATTACGACAATAATAATTTAATGAGTTTGGGTTTTGCTCATTTATTCCAATATAATACATGTTATCGCATTTAATGCAAAATTTCATTGTTAATAATTAATATAATTTGTATAGATATAAAATTCTATATCTTTTTAATTCAATTTTATATAATTATCCATAGTAATATCGCATTGTAGCATAATCCATTTTCTCCCCAGTTTCAGGATGCTTAAACATAAATTCTACAGCTTTGTCTACACCTTGAGATACTAATACATCAGTGGCTTTTTGATTGTTTTTATCCATTATTTTATAAGTTGGAATACACTTTCCGGCACCTTCCTTTACTTCGTTATTTTCAGATTCAGGCTTAGATTCAGGCTTAGATTCAGGCTTAGATTCAGGTTTAGATTCAGGCTTAGATTCAGGTTTAGATTCAGGTATTGAAACTTTATTATTGGGTTTCGACATTAGTAAAAGATGTAGTTTAAAGTAAGTTACATTAAAAAACCTATTTCAATTTTATACTGGAAAAATAAACCTACATAGATCTTTTATGTTATTTCGTTAAACAGGTATAAATAATATATAATACTATATAGATTGTAACCAAAACAAACCATAAAATTGATTTTTGAAAAGGAAATAAATATAGGAGTATCTTATATTTATAAAATGGAAATTGGAGGTAACGTAAAAAATACCCAAATTGAGAAAAAATCATATAAAAAATTATTTGATTTTCTACAAGATCACAAATATGATAAAAATGTGCATTTAAGTGGATTTACACATACTCGAATTGGTGATAAAGAGGCGAATATATACGGTGGAACTTATTATATTCCAGATGATGAATTGGATATGTTTCATAATTTATACTTTCAAGACATTATTAAGAAAAATAAAAAAGAATATCTCACAGAAAGTCAATTTCATAATGAATCAGCTTCAATTATGATTGATTTAGACCTGCATTTTGCGTTTGATTTGCACGAACGTGTTTATACTAGAGATCATCTAGATGATCTGGTCGATTTATATTTAGCTGAATTATCCAAAATATATCAATTTGACGGAGATGCTGCGTTTTCTATATTTATATTTGAGAAAGATGCTGTAAATCGAGTGAAAGATAAAAATATTACAAAAGACGGTTTACATATGAAAATTGCTTTACAAATGGAACACGCAGGACAAATGGTTTTACGTAAACGAATAATAGAGAAAATAGCTGATTGTTGGGGTGAATTTCCAATTATCAATACTTGGGAAGAAGTATTTGATAGTGGTATTACCGAAGGCCATACAAACTGGCAAATGTATGGTTCTAGAAAACCACATCACGAACCTTATAAATTAACAGAAGTATACAATATTAGTGTTGATCAAGAAGATGGTGAATTGGTAAACAATCGTGGGAATGTGGAAGATTATTTAACAGCAGAAAATTTTACACAATTATTGGCACGATCAAAAGATAGTAAACATTACTTTTATAAAAATGATTTTGCACAACTTGTTGAGGAATCCAATATACCTGCCGGACCAGCATTGCAAAGAGTGAAATCAAGCAGTATTGAGAAAAATTTTATGACTATTGAAGAAGGCTCTGGATCAGGGATTATATCAACCATTAAAAATGCCGAAGAATTAGACCTATATTTACAAAGATTTCTAGAAACAATTCCTTCTCATGAATATCAATTGAAAGAGTTGTATGAGTACGTAAATGTATTGCCTGAAAGCTATTACGGAGCAGGTTCGTATGCAAAGTGGATTCGTGTAATGTGGGCATTAAAAAATACATCGAATCGTCTTTTGATAGTTTGGATTGCTTTTAGTGCGAAATCTTCAACATTCAATTATTCTGATATTCCAGAATTATGCGAAGATTGGGATAATCGCGAAAAGCGAGATAGCGGTGTTTCAAATCGTTCTATCATTTATTGGGCTAAAAATGATAACCCTGATGGTGCGAAAGCAGTACGTGAAAATACGATTGGATTTTATGTAGATAATACGATCAACAGTATGACTGCTTCATCTATAGCAAATCCATTGAGTAATACCAAAGGTGCTGGTGATTATGACTTAGGCGTTGTTTTGCATCAAATGTTCAAAGATGAATATGTATGTTCAGATGTTAAAAACGGTCATTGGTTTAGATATAAACGTCATCGATGGCATGAAATTGATAGTGGAACAACTCTTAGAAAATCAATATCCACTGATCTTCGTGAATTATACAAATCACGTGTAACTGAATTGCAAAATTATTTGGTTTCATTAGATCCTGAAGATGAAAAATATAAAAGCGTAAAAGCTAAGATAGATACTGCTATGAACATTATTTTGCGATTAGGTCAGACGTCTGATAAAAGCAATATTATGAAAGAAGCAAAAGATCTCTTTTATGACGAAGAATTTTATGATCGCCTTGATAGTAATCCTTACTTATTGTGCTGTAAAAATGGTGTTATTGATTTCAAGGCGAAAATCTTTAGAAAAGGTTATCCTGAAGATTATCTCACCAAATCTACAGACATTAATTACTATCCATTAACTTCATCAAAACACAAAAATATTATTGGTGAACTTCACGATTTTATGGAAAAATTATTTCCTCAAGAAGAATTGCGTGAATATATGTGGAATCATTTGGCCTCTGTATTAATTGGAATGCCTTCGTTAAATCAATCTCTCTATAATTATATTGGACGCGGTCGCAATGGTAAATCGGCTCTCACTGATTTAATGCAAAAAGTATTGGGTACGTATAAAGCAATGGCCCCTATTTCCATCATTACACAAGGAAGAGGAAAAGTAGGTGGTTTGGCTCCTGAAATTGTAGCATTAAAAGGTGCTCGTTATGTAGTTATGCAAGAACCTGAATCAACAGATGTAATTCATGAGGGGCCAATGAAAGAGTTGGTATCTGGTATTGAACCTATTACAGCCAGAGCACCTTATATGTCGAAATCGGTTGTATTTACACCTCAATGTGCTTTGGTTGTTTGCTGTAATACTCATATGTCTGTACGTACACAGGACGATGGTACCTGGAGAAGATTAAAAGTAGTACCGTTTGTAGCGAAATTTACAGAAAATCCTGTAGATGATGATGATGAATGTCCTCATCAGTTTGTAGTTGACCCTAATTTGATGGAAAAATATCCTGTTTGGGCCGAAACAATGTTAGCTCTGTTGGTAGAAAGAGCTTATGTAAATCAAGGGAAAGTAAATGATTGTGATATTGTACATCAAGCGAGTCTTGCATACAGAGAACGTCAAGATTATTTGTCTGAGTTTATCACAGACAAGGTAGTCAAATCAGATGGTTACAGTATTCGTAAAGGTGAACTATCAAATGAATTTAAACAATGGTTTATTACAAATGTGGGTACAAAGAACCCAAAGCCAAAGGAAATTCACGATTATATGGATAGAAAGTTTGGTAAAAACAGGGGTGGTATTTGGAAGAATGTGAAAATCAAACTATATGACGAAAGTGATTTTGCTGAGGTAGCCGATGAACAAGAAGAAGACGAGGCAGATAATATTCAATTTGAAGAATTAGCATCAACAGCATAAAAATAAAAATAAAAAATACAATACATAGAATATTTTTTATTTAGGTCTATTAACAAATGCTTTGTATAAAAAGTATTGTTCTGTATAAAGGGTTAATATGATAAAAGATGATATTCCACAATACCACGTGTATTTAGATTCTAACACAGAAACATCATCAGTAACAGATGGGAATAAAATGATAGGACTCCACGTAACTACTATAATCATAACACTATTGCGAATAAAAATTAAATCTCCCCAGAAATTATTATTATATTGTATTACACATAAATTATTGCAAAACTTGTTATTTATTTTCATAAGTTTTTTGCTACAAAACATACAATAATCATCTGGTATAAATTCTAGTATATATCGTTGTATGTCGTAGGGTAATATTTTCATTTAATAAATTAAACCAAATCGTTTTTATATTTTTTTTTTATTATTATCATCACGTAAATATGGATGTGATATATTATGAAGTTCATAGTAACCAAAGTACATAAAGTAATATATGGCGCAATTATTACTACAAAATTTACCCTTGTTTTCTGTTGTAATTGTGTCTTTTATTGTGATTTTTTTTTTACAAAATCTGCAATTATCAGGTATAAATTCTAATATATACCTTTGTACGTCATCTGGTAATATTATCATTTAATAGATTATATAAAATATTTTTTATACTTATTTTTAAATATATCAATGTGCATGTTATGAAACTCAGGATACAATGTAAAAATACTGTCTACAATAAAAGCTAAAATAAATCCAATTAATAATAAAATACGAACCCTATTTAAATCAGGAATAATGTATATAAAATAAATTGAAAATAGGAACAAAAATACAGCAAACTTATCTTTTAAATATCCCAATGATAAATTCATTTATATAAAACATATAGAAAAATATCTTATAATAAGATAGCAATGTTTATATCACAAGAAAGGAAAAGTGATATTAAAAAGAGGGGAAAAAATTGTTTAGTGTACGATCTTGATGGTAAACCAGTAAAATTATCTGAAGCAAGAGTTTGGTTTGATAATAAAGGTAATTATTATATTCCAATCGAAGTAGACACAATTTGTAATAATTGTGTAATTTGTTGATAATATAAACATACAATGCTTATATTATAAAATCAAAATAGGGTATAAAATACACAAATACTTTTTATTTTTTTATTTTAATAAAATCAATCAGTTCATCTAATAAAATATTCGGATCATACAAAGGTTCTTCTTTTATATCATTACGCCTTTTAAATTCTTTGTTTAATAATTCAACTTCACGTTTTGCTTGTTGTTTTAAACGCTTCTCATCTCGATTAGTCAATTCATGTTGTCTTATCATTTTATATACTTCAGCTTTACGTTTATCCAGTTCTTTTTTATTTAATATTATGGGAGATTTATTCATTTATATATATATCATACATAATTATACGGTTGGATAACTGGCTTGCATTAGCATACCACATTGTCCTGCACCCGAATTGTACTGAGAACCGCGTCCCAATTTAATATATCCACCATCACCCCAGCCTTCACTCCAGGAATTCTTTACAAGATAATAATCTTCCCCACTTTCGGTTCCGTATCCTACAGCCAATACACCATGGTCTAACTGTGTACCACAAGAACCGGTAAAAACACCTGAGCTATACAATTGGAAATCTTTTTGGTCTGCTTGAATAGCAATAGAAACAGGCTGTTGTGCAAGAGCATTCATCATAGCACTATCAGAATTCGCATCTACATCGTGATAACTGGTAATATCACTATCTTTAACAACCGAGCATGTGGTTTCACAATCACCTGCACTTTTTGTTGTTCCAGATGTATAGGGATAATCGGATTCAAGGCATAGTCCATCGTTCTTCTGGATCCAAGAAAAAGCATTGTCCATTAATCCACCATTGCATCCATGGTCTCTTCCGCCATTTCTTAAATTATCACAAGAAACCAATTGCTGTTCAGAGAAAGAAAGAAGTTCTCCGTGTGCGACATAATAAGCACCCTCGAGAGCACCTGTAGTTGAAAAACTCCAACAAGAACCACATTGCCCTTGGTCCTTTACAGGTGTTACAGCTCCTTTTTCGACCCAATTAATAGAACTTGGTGCAGAGGTCAAACGTTCGTCTGTTGAAAGACAACCTTTTACGCAACCAACTGTATCGAATTTATGTTCACTGTCGTAGTTTTTAACACATTCGGATAGACATTTGACTTCATCAATGGTGTGCTTAACTTTATCAATATTGATTTTTCCCAAATATCCATTATTAAGATGAATATAATTGCTAAATTCTTCACTGTTCATACCAGAAAAATGATTGTGACCGAGAGTATACGTTAAATTACGTCCATTCATTTCTGTAATATGCTTATCATTTCCTAACCAATTGGTAAACAAATGTTGACGGTGATTATCATCAGAAACACGGATTGAAAATTTCTGTAGCCATTCTTCGAAACGTCCATCAAAAGCGTGGGAATTTACGACGGGGAGTGCGAGCGCTAAAAGAAAAAATGATTGTAGAAACATTACTACTTATAATGTAACGAGGTATTTTATTAAGTGGTTTAACTTTATTATTTAATTATAAAACAAAACAAAAACACTTAAAAATATGTTAGGTGTTAAAACTAATGAATAACGATTATTTTTTTCAATTTGTATTGATACCAATGTTAATGACGTTATTAACACAGTTGTTATCAAAAATAGAAAATTTAAATCCTTTACATATGATGGAAACCATCAAGCAAATGGATTTAAAAAAAATGTTTCAAAAGAGATATACGGTATGTTTAAAGGGGGAACGTTTACGAAGTGTATGTCAGTATTCAGGTGAAGCCAATATTGTAGAATCTTTTACAAATACATTTTCATCATTATGGGAATATATTATCAATAGTAATGAATACAAAGATATATCTGAATTAACTGAATTAAATAGTAATTCAAGTTCACGAATTGATAAAGAACAAAAAACATTTTATTATGTATCCCAAGAAACGAATTTTTTAATTAATAAAGAATTAGATTTATATGGTAGAACAAGTGTTCGAATAGATACACAGGAAAAGAAAAATGGCGGTTCAATCGAAAGTCAGGTAATTACAATAGAATTATTCTCCTATTCTACTCAGATTGAAGAAATCAAATTGTTTCTTAAAGATATTACAGAAAAATATACAGAAAAAATCAAGACAGAACGAGAAATGAAACGTTTCATTTATAGTATAAAACATGTAGATGATGAAGATTATTATGATTGTTGGTATGAATCTCCTTTTACAAGTACAAAAACTTTTGATAATTTGTTTTTTAATGAGAAACCAAATTTAATCAAAAAATTAGATTTTTTTTTAAACAATCGTGATTGGTATTACAAAAAAGGTATACCTTATACATTAGGCATCGGATTATCTGGAGAACCAGGTACAGGAAAGACTTCAATAATAAAAGCAATCGCAAAATATACCGATAGACATATCGTAAACATGTCTATGAAATTGTTTAAAAATAGAAAACAGTTATACCAATTTTTCTTTGAAACGACTTATAACCGAAAAAATATTTCAGAATCAATTACTTATGATAAAAAAATTATTGTTATCGAAGATATAGACTGTTTAGGGGACATTGTTTTAAAGCGCAAAGAGAGTATATCTAAAAAAGAAGAAAACACAACTGATAAACTATTACAGACCATATTAGAAAAATCGGAAAAAGACTCTTCCGAAGATGGAGAAAAAAAAGCATATAAAGTATCCATGCCGAGTGATCCTATCACATTAGATGATATTTTAAATATTTGGGATGGTATTCAAGAACATACTGGTAGGATTATGATTATTACAAGTAATCATTATGATAAATTAGATCCAGCTCTCATTCGACCAGGTAGAATAGATATTAAACTTGAGATGTCTTGTTTATCAAAACAGACAATACAAAATATTTATAAACATCTTTATGAAAAAAATATACCAACAAATATGATAAAAAAAATTCCCGACTATACATTTACCCCCGCGAAGATAATGAATATGTATTTAAATAATCAAGATAATGATAAAGCTTTTTTAAATGAACTATGTAACAGAAAAATATAAGGGGGCTTTGTCTCAATATGGGGGATCACAAAGGGGCTTTGTCTCAATATGGGGGATCATAAGGGGGCTTTGTCTCAATATGGGGGATCATAAGGGGGCTTTGCCCCCTTACTAATAAAATTGATAGGTTTTTTACGTTTATTCTATTAGAAACAAATAGCTCACTATGAATATGAACGACGAGAATTATAAAGAGGGTCAACTTCGAGACTACATTAATAGGTTAACTGAAGAAGATTGTTGCAATGAATGCAATGAAAAGAAAAAGATTGTTTGTTGTGATAAATGTGGAAACGCAGTATGCACTAGTAATAGGTGTACTGTTATGTTTCCTCATTACCAGGGTGGTGTATATGCTGTCTGTACAAGTTGCAAAACACAAATTGAAGGTAAGTTGAAAATATTTATAGACTTAGACAAACTAAAACTTTTAAAACGAAAAATAAGAAAACGCTTGCTAAAAACAAATTAAAAATATAAAATTTACAATATAAATGGTGTAGTATATTGTAAATTTTTCTTATGTTTTTCTACGATTTTTGGTTTTTCTATTATGACGACGTTTTTTTCGTGTTTTTTTACCACCCCGTGATTTTTTTAGTAGTGCATATAATGATTCAAACTTACCATATAAAAATTTATAGTTTGTACTGTAAGCACCCGCAATACTTAGTCCATTAGTATTTTCTCCAAATTTTTGTAAAAATATCATTCTACAAGCAGATAGTCTGTCTTCTGTAATTCCAATTAGAAATTGATTATTTTGGGAGTTTGTTCTACTTGGACTAATGGTTTCTACTGAATGTCCTTTTATTCCAGATTTTTTTGAAACAGTATACATTTCTTGACTCCAATCTCCGATACTTTTTACTAATAAACGACGAATTAATCCATCACCTAATTCTTCAAAAAAATCACTGTAAACATCGGTATATTTAGATCTGGTATTAATACTATTTTGTAGTACATTATATTTTTCTAACATATAATCAATTAATTCTCTTAAAGAATTCGCTGCATTTAATCTTGTGTCTTCTTTTCCTGAAGTTAAATCCATAAATTCTTGAAATCCTACATCTTTTTTTCCGTCTTTACCAAACTGCATTGTTAATAAAACATCTACTTCATTTTCTTGTAATTGTAAATCGACTGTATAGTACATATCTCCTCCTTTTACTTGTAGTTTTGAATCATGTAAATAATCTCCTGTAACAGTTTCAGTTTCATCTTGTTTAAATTTACACAAAGCCATTCCATCTAATATTGATGGAATAGGGCAAAATGTTTTATCTTTTAACCAAGTTCCGTATTTATTATCTGTAGCCTTTGCTGCGTTATTTATAACAAATTTATTCTCATTTATATTTCTATTTTTCATTAAATTTTCTATCATTTGACTAGCATTAATATTTCTGTTATTTGTTCCTTGTAATAAAATGTTACTATCATCTTCATCATCTTCATCATCTTCTTCATCATTTTGTTTTACTATTTCTGTAACCATATCATAAATACTCTCTTCTATTTTACCTGGATCAATAATAAGGTTATTTTTTTCAATAAAAGGTCCAAATAATGAATCTAAATCTTGCAAATCTAATAACAGTTCCCTTTTTAACTCTGTTTTTGAATTGCCAAAAAGAATGTTTTTATAATTAACTAATATCAAAAATAATTGTGTATTATATAAATAATATTTATTTTTTTCTTTTATAGACATACTTTCGGTAACTGGTTCGAATATTACACTAATATCACCATCATCATTTTCATCTTCGATAACATTAATATATCTCAAAAAATACAAAATGTTATGTGCTAACATTAGTCTTAAAAATTCTTTTTGATCTTTTTGATTCAATCCTCCCTTTTGTCCTCCACCTTTGATTGTAGAAAGACAATTTGGATCTTGTATACAGCGTATAATTTCAAGTAAATTGGTATTTACATCATTAAATTGATCTGCAGTATCTGACTTAGTTTTGTCTGGATGAAATTGACGTAAAATTTTTCTTTTTAATGATTCTATTTTCGCTTTTAATGCATCAGGATTGCTTTTTTCTGCTTCTGTAATTATTATTTGATTATTTGGTGAAAGTGCATTTATATCCTCAATTACTTTATTCACATCAAACAAAACAGCGTTATTTTTAGTTAATACTAATTTATATAGATCTTGTTTTATTTCTAACTCTGCTTTTTTTATTTCTGTAGTTAAATCATCTTGTAAAATCGCCTTTTGAAGTAAAGGTTTTATTTTTGGTATATATTTATCTTTGACAACTTCAATGTATGAATATTCTGAATTTTCTAATTTATTGATTGCTGGTTGAATAATAAGTTCTTGTAAATCATATACACCTAATTTGTTTTCTCTATTAACATTTCGCATTATATTTAAAACATTTAAAAGACTGTCACTAAAAACAAAGTTTGTAAATTTTTCAACAAAATTATCAACCATTTGTATTGAATATGTTGTTAATTCATACGAAGTCATTTTTACTAAGTCTGTTTCACCTCCTCCTCTTTTTGTTTTTTTATTTTTATCAATACTATCATCATATTTAGATCGTTTAGTTCCAAATTTTCTACCGGTTGATTCTTTTAACCGTAATAAACGTATTAATTCATTAAAATCTTTCACAATATCTGTATGGTCTTTTATTCTAACTGCACCTTCTTGAAAGTCATGAATAGGATCTAATGTAAATAAATTTAAAAATAAATACTTAATACTTATCGAATCTAGTTTAATTGTAGTATCAATATCTGATTTTGATAATGGTCTTTCGGGAGTAAATCCTCTATATTTTTCATTTTTTTTGGGAGTTAGAGGTTTTGATACAGTTGTAGGTTTTTTGGATATTGTAGGTTTTGAATTAGATGGAAAAGCTTTATTATAAAAAAGTTGAATAGCCGCTTCAATTTTTTCAATTTTCTTATCATCACTTGAAATATATTTAAATTCAAAAATATAAGTACGTATTAAAAATCCAAAATAAAATATATATAATTCTGGTGTAGTTCTATATTTACCTTCCGCATTTTTTTTTATTAATGAATTTTCACTAAAAAAATTCTGCAATTCTTCATTCCATAATCCTAATAATAAATTTTTATTTAAACTACTCCATTTTTCAAAAAACAAAGGTAAAATGGATGATTTTAAATTGGGATGTAAAACACGTAAGTCAAAATAACTTTTATAATCTAATTTTCTAAAATCAGGGTCATCTCTCAAATATTCTATTAATTGTAAAGTTTCTACCTCCCAACCTCCTAACATATCGCGACCCGATTTAATATCAGTAAAAATTTTGAATAAATAATCTTTTTCTGATTTAATTGCATCAAAATAACCTTTAAATATTTTACTCATTATTTATCTATATAATACATAAATAATTAATTATTAATAATAAAAAGCAGGTAAACTGTTAAACACAGAGTCTGTTTTGGGTTTACTTGAATATTTTGGATAAGGAACTCCTTGAATTACGCTAATTAAAAAGTGATATAAATTGTAGAGTAAAAGTTCTACACTTGATATTAAAAATGGATAAACGACTAAACCACCAACTAAATACCATTTATGTTTTGGCGATATATCAAGACGTTCTTTAATAATCATATAAACAACAACAGCAACAACAATATAATAAATCCACCAAAGAAATAAATTAACTACATTCCAACCCATTACATCTTGATGCATATGTTTTACACGTTGAAGATCAGTTGAATATTTGTCGCGTATACGCGCATTTTCTACATCAATCATTTCATTTTGCCATTTTACAGAATTATATAAATCACGCTTCGTTTCAGACATATATAATTCAATGCGATTAAATTTTTTATTTATAATTTGAAAAACGATCTGTTAATTCTTTACTATGATTTAATCCTTTATAATATACATCATTATCAAAATGACTGTTTAAAGGTAATAAATCATTCTCATCTGCTGGATAATATACTCTACGATTGGTTTTTTTACAATCACTAATTTCAGTAGCGTCTTCCATTGTTGTAAAGTAACATTTTCCAGGAGGAGATTCTCCAGGAAGAGATTGTTCTAAAAGATCATTACCTAAAGAATTTATTTCATTTAAAGAATCATTATAATCTTTTTGATTATTGATTTGATCTAATGAATTTTTAAAAGAATTTGATATTTCATCTATCGAATTCATAGTAGGTCCCATAATATCTCTCATGGATTTTTTAACATTTGCTTTGTTATGCATTCTTCTTTGTTCACGTGTAGCAGTTTTTGGATCATATGTAGCAGGATCGTACGTTTCTGCCTTTTTTCTTTCAGCCATTTCATTTTCTGTTTTTATTTGTTCACTTGTTTTGCCTGGTATGAATTTGGGGCATAAATTTAAAGAATTATTTACAACAAAAGATTCTACGACAGGTGAACTACTCTTCTTAGAATTTTTTTTATTAGCATTTGTTGTACAAACACCGGTTTTGTCGTCCCAAACAGTATTTTCACCACAACAGCTATCTGAATAACAAATACCTAAATCTTGTAATAAGTTACTATAGTCAGCGATTGCAGGTGTAGATGAACCATCTACCAATTTTGGAGGTGGTAGTTCTAATTTATTAAAATTGATATGACTACGTGATTGAATATTAATGTAGATATAAAAAGCAACCAATGTCCAAATAGCAAAATTAAAAATATGCAATAAAACAAAGATTGTATTTACACTTGGATCAATTGGTTCTTCAAATGCATATTTAACAATTAATAGCAATACAATATGTATGACTATACAAAAAATTAATACAAGTAAAATCTTTGTGTAAGCAGCTTTTCGTAAACTATTTGACTCGGTTAAAAGGGCTTTTCTTCTTTCTTCACCATCTACTTGATCGATTAACATTTTCTTTTTTTCGAGACGTTCTTGTTCTTTTTCAACAATATCTATGACTTTATTTTGTTCTGTTAAAACATTGTCTGCTGATGTGTTAGCTTTTTTATAGCTATCTGTAGTTTTTTTCATTTTTTTTTGCAAATCTAAAACATAGTTTGCAATCAAAGGTGCATTATTCACATTTGGATAAGAATTTGATAAATCTGTTAAATATTTATCTTGGACGTGAAATACTCCTGACAAGTCAAATTTTCCTTTATTAGTATTATCATCACTATTTTTCGACATTATATATTACTAATTGTATATATTAGAAATATATAAATCTTTATAAAAAGGAACATTATTCTTTCGCTAATAATATTGCGAATACAATAAGTGTAGCGGTTGTAACTGTTCCTAAAGCAAATAATAATTGTGAATTTACATATAAATCATTATTGTCTAATATCTTTTTTTTACGAACATCTGGTATTAGTTTTGTGCGAAAATGTAATAATTCATCACCTTTAAAATCATATTTTGGATTATCCGTCATTTCAGTACGTAAACGCATATATTCAGGTATATCTTCTTGTAATTTTTCGTATTTTTTATCAATACCCATCATTTTTTTACTATAGATTCGTTCTGATTTTAGATTATTTCGTATAACATCTCCGGTATCTGCAATTGCGTGTGTTATTTTCGATTTTTCTTTTTTATCAGTAAATCCTTCTCGTGTCTGCCATGATCCATCATTAAAATATTTCGCATTATCATAAAGAATCGCTTTCGCATCATTTTGATGTTTTATAAAAACAGGATCTCCACAAATGCCTAATTTTTTTGGTTCGATAACTTGTTTATCATCAATTGCATATTTCGCATATTTAAAGGTATCAGAATAGTTTGTTGTATTTTTAATATCATTTATATTATTTATATTTCTAAACGTTCCACAATTTAATCCTCCGCTAAGATCCAATTGATAATTTCGTAAAAATACGGAAGATGAATTTTCATCAATAGGATGTTGTGTATTTGAAGGTGGGATACGATTATAATAGGGTAAGGAGTTGTCTGAATTAATAACGCATTTTGGACTTTTATTAGAAGTATATGTAAAATAGTATCTACAATTTGGATCATCATTACATAATTCTTTACATTCAACACCACTTAAATTTTGTTCTTTTGTAAAATACTGAGTATCAACACTATTTTTATTTGGATAATAACCAGGTTTTTCACGATAACTACTTGAGTATTCCAGTATAGAATCACCCAGTTTATCACTGAATTGATTCATATAAAAGGTACCATTATCATCTGCTTTATTTTTTATTTGAAATGTTTTTCCCATTCGAAAATCACTATTTATCTTGTATATAGAATAACAAAAAGGAGCCGGATTCATTTGTTTATTTATTATAGTATATTCAATATTAATATTAGGTATCACACCATATGATAAACGATTGTCTTCATTATAATCATATTTATTGTTTAAAACGTCGTTAAAATTTTTTTTAAATGTTTTATAAAAGAGTGATAATTGTGAAAAATCATTAACAACAATTTTATTGTTTTGTATATCAAACATAGAATAACATTTAAAACGGTCATTTAAAAAATCTTGATTATTTTCTGAAACAAATGCAGAATAAAGAAGTAAAATATCTTCTTCTGTATTGAATATTGATTCTTTTGTTATATTTCGCGTTGTAAGTTGATTATTTACCATTTTTTCTTCCACTATTGAAAATGATAAATCAACAATATCTTTTACTTCGCTACTAAAATAACATTGTATGCGTATAGGAACATAGCATTCATTTGCATAATAATTACTAAATGAATTAATACTATTATTTATATCAGAATTAGTAGAACGATATTCACAAATAGAGTTATCTCCAATCCAAACATAAAAATCACAATTTTGTCCATTTAATGTAAATTTATAATTACCTGTTTTTAAATAAATCAAACCTGTAAAATCCAAACTAATAAGTTGTGTGTCAGCGGTAGGATTTTCACTATTTGTTTGTACATCTTTTAATAATTCAGTCAATATTGTTTTAAATCCAGTAAAATCTTCAATTATACCGATATTACTTGTATCATTTTCAATAGTTATATCATAAGATAAATTTGTAGTATCAATATTTGGTATTATTCTAGGAAGAGTTAATTTTGGGTCCTTCGATTTATTTAATATAAAACGCAAACCTGGTTTTCGTGTTGAATTAATTTTTTGAATTTCATCTTTTTTATAACTATTGTATAATTTTGCTAAATTCATTCTCCATGCATCAATACCATTTGTAAATGGTATTTCTTTCCAAGAAGAAACATTGGAAAATACGTCACGTCCAAACCTACCAATGTTGGAAATAATTATTCCTTCTGGACTATCTTCAAAATGATAATATTTATAATTTTCGGTAGATGGACTACTTTCTTCTTTTTCTATCTTGTAGACATATTCTTTATAATTTTTTACAAAATCAGATAATCTATCAAATGTAAATAAATGATTTGAATCCATAATATATATTTATATTAGATGAATATATATTTGTTATTGCTAATTATCTATTTATAATATCGAAAATTAACACGTATATTAAATAAAAAAATAAAATTGCTAAAAGAGTATTGATCAAAATACGACTATTAAGCATTCTATAAAGAGGTGCTGTACGTACATTTCTATTTTCTTGAACATATTTTAATTTTTTATCTAAGTCTTTGCGTAATTTTAATATTTCTTCATGATTATTTTCTAATTCTTCAACATTTTTTTTATAAACACCGACAGTTTTACCATTTATCGTAGTTTGTTTGTCGTATACTTTTTCAAGATCATCAAGTGAAATAAATAAATCAACATAAGCATCGTTTAATGAACTAAAACTATCAGTTGTAGTCAACTTACAAGGCGGGTCTACTAATTTTGCTGTATCTTCGTTTTGACAGCGAACATATCTAGAATAAGTAGTTTGAAATTTATTTAAATTATCCGAAACTTTGTTTTGTATTTTAAAAACATCTTGTGAATTAGTTAAACTTTTTGTTTCCGGAGATGGGGTAAATTGTACATACATAATTATTAATCTATATATATAGTGGATTATTTATTATAATGATAGAGAAATACTAAAGTTCCTATAATCCCAACCGATAAATTTAATGTTTTTAAAATAGCAAAGTTGTATTTCGTTTGTAAATCTTCATAACTTTCACCAGAAGTTAAATGATTATTACGTCTGTCGTACATAGTAGTTACTAAATTATTATTTTTACATAATTCATATTTGTAACATTTGTCTAAATTTGAATCATCATCACATTTAAAAGCATTTATTTTTTGCTCTTCTTCCAAAACTTTACATTGGTTTTCACTTGGTAAATCTTTTCTTTTTGTAGAATAATAAAAATCATACGGTGTATAACTTAATTCAAAATTATATTGCTTGTTAGAAATATTCGACATATATACAAATACTTGCTATAATAAGTATTTGTAAATTTTTTATACACATACTCGATAATAATCGGTTTTCATAGCAGTTATACTTGAACGTTCAAATAGACAAATGTTACCAGGTCTTACTGCATATACTAAAGCTTGTGGGTCAAATCTAGAAATTTCGGGAAGTTGAGATTTATCACGAATTTGTTGTTCTTTCATAAATTTTTCTTCTTCTGAATCGTCTAAAATTCTCATATAAGGAACCATGGTGTGATCTAAAATATTAAACTGTAAACGATTTATGTTATGTATTACTACAAATATACCATCATGATCAAATAAATATCTCATTCGGGTTACAATTGTATCGTTTGGTTCATCATCAATAATAATCATCAATGTATCTTTTTTTGTTAATATTTCATCAATGGAAAACAAATCTTCAATAACATTATCTAAAACTTCTTTTTTTATCTGCTTTGTTGTTTGCTTAAGTGTAAAATAATATTTAATATATACCTTTGTTTGTTTTTCTTTATGAGTAAGCAACATATCCAACTGCGTATTGGATAACATAGCATCTATTTCATTGATACTAAAAGTATTATAATCTTCGGTGTCATATCCTTGTTTTTGCAACTGTTCCAATAGAGTTTTGCGTGATTTATATATCTTGATAATTCGAGAACTGACTGTAGACATTTTACTAAATATTAATATATATATAATATCTTAATATCCTTTCTCTAATTCAATTTTATCTATCTACTTTTTTAATTACTAGATTTGAAAAATCTACTTCATTTGTACTTTCGACCGGTGGTAATGCTGGAGGAGCACTTTTAATATTGTCTTTTACTACAATGGATGGTGTGTTATCAGTTATATTTTCTCCAAAAACAGTGTTAGATGGTTCTGCAACATTTGTTGGTACTTCTGAAGTAGAATTATCACTACCATCTCCATTAAAGAATTTGGGAGCTATAATTACTGTAGGTTGCTGTTGTTTTTGTTGTACTTCATTTGTGATTGGTATGTCATTTATTTGTTTGGGTCTAAAAAGTTCTGGTTTAAATATGTGCAACTGTGATTCTGGAATAATATCATAACCAGATACTACATTTACAGAATCATTATCACTTAATCCAGTATCATCGATTGCTTTTATGGTTATAAATTTGGGTCCAACATGTGTAACTTCCCAAGGTCTTTTTGGGTGATTATCTTTACAATTTCTTTTACATACACGATCCCCCTGTTTGTATTTATTTTCACCACCACCACCTGTTTGTACATCATCATTTGGAGCATAAGGTGGTGAATTTGGATTATAAGGTGGTGAATTTGGATTATAAGGTGGTGAATTTGGATTATAAGGTGGTGAATTTGGATTATAAGGTGGTGAATTTGCATCATATCCAGGTGCATAACCGGGAGAAACAGGTGCATATGGAGGAGAATATGGTGCATAGTCAGGACTTTCAACTAAATTTACGTGTTTTATTTCATCTCTACTAACTGCTATAGAAATCTTATCATCTGTTTTAGATAATATTTTGCTGTCTGGTATAGATTCTACATTTTCCATATCTTGTGTAATAATACCAATATTTTCATCATTCATAATTGCCTTTATCGTCCATTCACGATTTGGTTTTGGATCATCAACAAAATATACTCTATCATTTTTGTTATATTCAATTACAGGTTCAGGAGTAAAGTCTTGAGCATCAGGTGTTTTAAGATGATCTTGTTTTTTATGTATTTTATCAAAAATAGCACGAATTAAACCATTCGGTTGCATTAATTCATTTTGAGTTAATGTTTTTATATTATCTGAATAAGACATACTATTAATTTGTTCTATATTATCTTCTGTAACAATTCGTAATTGAATATTCATTGCTTGTAATTCTTGGACAAGAAGTTTAAATGAATAAGGAATGGAAACAATACTAAACGAACGACCAAATTTTGTAACGTGTTTTATACGCATATTATCATTCTCTAATGAACCGTTATATTGAACCGGGCCATCCATAATAGGACTCATAAAAAGATTCTTGGACGGATTATAAATAGAAACGACACCACTTTGATTACAAACAGCCAAATAAGATTTGTCTGCTCTTTCCATCATAGATTCTTTTAAGAACTCATTCATACCGTGTGAAATAACAGTATCACGTTCCATTTCTCCGATACGTAAACCACCATCATTCGCACGACCACTTACAGGTTGTTTTGTTAAAGCTGTTCTTGGACCAGTACTTCTATAATTAATCTTGTCTTTTACCATATGTTTTAAGCGCATATAGTAAGTTGGACCCATAAATATTTCTGATTCCATTTGTTCTCCAGTCATACCATTATATAATATTTCATTACCATTACTATGAAATCCGTTTTTGACTAATAATTCACCATAAACACCTATCTTGGATCCTTTATTATTAAACGCTGTGCAATCACCGAAACCTCCCATCATTGCACAAGCTTTACCAGTGATACATTCAACTAATTGTCCAATAGTCATACGTGATGGAATAGCGTGTGGATTTACAATAATATCTGGTCGTACACCATCTTTTGTAAAAGGCATATCGCGTTCAGGTACAACAAGACCCACCGTACCTTTTTGACCAGCACGAGAAGCCAATTTATCACCAATAGCAGGCATACGCTGTTCAAGAACTCTTATTTTCGCGATGCGTTTTCCATCTTCATCGTCGGTAATAAAGGCCTTATCTACAATGCCTAATTGTCCTTTTTTGGGGAATTTCGAATTATCAATATAAGAAGGAGTGGTATTTAAAGCAGTTCCTGGTACAGGTGTAGTAACTTCAACCAATCCGATTAATGCAGTTTCGTCATTTACAAGTGTACCTTCTTTAATTAAACCGTGTTTATCTAATTTACTATAGTCAGTACCAAACTTTGTACCGACAATTTGTGTATTATCATAGATGTTCATAAATTTTTTCTCATTAATGAATTCGGCACTAGTGCTATGTTCTTCATGTGATTCATAACAAGAAATATAAGAAGTTCTAAATAAGCCACGTTTTATGGAACCTTCATTAATTAAAACCGCATCTTCTACATTATAACCAGTATAACAAGCAATGGCTACAATAATATTCTCACCATAAGGATTTTCTTCTTGAGTGATATGACTTAAATATCTAGATTTTACAAGAGGCGTTTGTCCATAATTTAATAATACAGCGGTTTTGTCCATACGTACTTGAAAGTTTGTATGATACATTGAACAAGCTTGTTTACTTTGACCACACGAGAAAGAGTTACGTGTGGCTGGATTATTTTCAGGAAAAATAATCATATTACACATCATACCAAATATCAATGAATTATGTATTTCACAATGGGTATATTGCTGTTTATCGGATTGTTCAAGACTGTCTGTATCCATAGCAATTAATGTATGTTCACTTTCACTATTATCAATATAATCTAAGACAGCTTTATCTTTTAAAAATCGTTCTAATTTCGCAGGATTGGTTTCACTTTCTACACCTTCATATAATTCAAACATATTGTAAATCTTCATTTCAGAAGGTTCAAAGATAACACCTTCACGTTTTTTATTGAATCCAGTTATTAATTCCAACCAAGAAAAATCATTTTCTTGTAATCGTTTTAATACTTTCTTGGACTGAAACGACATTTGACCGGTTTCTTCGTCTTTATAAAAGATAGGACGACATAATCTACCAGCATCTGTATAAACAAAAATAGTTTTTAAACGAATATCAAATGTAGCACTTGCGTATATAGGAATTAATGCATTGCGTCTATACAATCGAAATGTCTTAATGCATTCAATTGGTTGTTCTACTGCACCAACCATATATCCATTAATCATTACTTTAGTTACTCTAGATAAACTGCTTGGTGTATGTTCTTCAATCAGTTTCATACCCCATTTTTCACGTAACCATTCAATCATAGGTTCTCTTGAAACACCGCGTGTTATGTATGTAGATAAAGAAAGATGTTTATGTAAACCAATACTACCGCCATCAGGTGTATCAATTGGATCTATATAACCCCATTGTGAATTATGTAAGACGCGTGGTCCAACTAATTTAACACTACTGTCCAAGGGAAGATTTGTTTTTCTAAGATGATTTAATGCAGAATTAAATGAAAGACGGTTTAAATCTTGGACAGCACCGATACGTTTTGTGTGTGTATATGCACCCCAATTTCCTTTAAACGCTTTTTTGAATCCTTTCTCTAATTCTCTTTCTTTAAAAACATCTCTATAATTTTGTGTAATCAATCCAAAAAGATTGTTTTCGTATAAATCTTGGTTATAATACAAACGTTTTTCAAATTCCAAATGTATTGCGCGTAATTGTATAGACCAATATTCACGGAAAAGATCATATAATAAAGATCCAACCAATTCTATACGCTTATATTTAAAGTTGTCTCTATCTGTAGGCAATTCACTTCCGGTATAAACAGATAATAATCTAAAAACAATGTCTCCAAGAGCATACGCTTTTGCGATATAATTTGTTTCGCCAACGTGAGGTAGGAAATAATCGGTTAAAATTTCTAGAGCGTGGGTAATACCCTTTCCTTTTGTTAAAAGAGCAATATATTCCAATGCGTTTTGTTGGTTCATAATAGTAGAAGCATCGTGTACACAAGGAATAAAATGGTCAATTAATGATTCATATTTTTCCATGTCCAAGAGACAATAAGAAATAATGTCTTTATCAGAAATAATACCCAAAGCACGAAATACAATAAAAAGTGGTACTGGAGATCGAACATTCGGTATTTTCACAACAATTTGTTTGTTTGTGTATTTATTACTAGGTGCGCACATCTTTACTGAAAATGTACGAACAGGTTTTGACGCATTTTCAGATACGCAACGCATTTCTGCTGAATATAGATATTTATCATCATCTACTTTTTTAATATACAACATATTATCGGCAAATTTTTCTTGCGCTACAACTGTTTTCTCTTTACCATCTATGATAAAATATCCACCTAAGTCATTTCTGCATTCACCTAATGTATGTCTTGTATGTTTTGGTAAACCATTTAAAATACAAAAGTCTGATTGAAGCATAACTGGAAATTTTCCAAGAAAGATCTTTTCTAAAGTATGGATTCTTGTTTGCGTATTACCTTCCATGGATATTTCAGACAAATCGCGAAGTTTGGCTGCCGCTTTTGTGGTCATTTCAAATTTCAAATTATCTTTTTCTTTTTTCTTGACTCTTGTCTTTTTTGGTGTTCCTACACCTCCTGTTTGTTGTGTTTGTTTTTTTCCTTGTTTTATTTCTTCTTCTTCCTCAATTATATCCGTTTTAATTGATTCCGAAAGTTTTTTTGTTTCTTTTGATTCCTCTGGATAGTTTTCAATGGTAACATTACCATCTTTTGTTTGTTTAACTAATTCGGCACCAATAACAGTTGGAATTTCACCCGGTTTTAAGAAATCAATAAATTCAACATCGATATCATAATGAATTGTCATGCTATAATTCATATTTCGTAATCTTGCTTCATTTGGATACATATAATGAACATTCGATTCATCGTGTATCACCGGTTTACCAAAATATATTTTTGTACCATCTTTTCCACCCATATAAAGTTTACATTGAGACAAAAATTCATTTGTCTCAGGATCGAGTTTAGAGTATAGCACGATAGGATTTTTTTCACGAAAAATTTTAAAAATTCCGTTTTTATAAAAATCATTATACGAATCAATATGATGTCGTACTAAAGCTTTTGGATTATCATGAAAATAAGTGTTGATAATATTCCATATCGTAGCGTTATCCATTCTAAATATGTCTTATAAATTGACTATATATATATTTATAAGACCTTTACGTATTTTATTACATTTCTATTTTTTCATCAAAAATATCATATACATCTTTATCGTGTGTAATAATAATGATTGACTGCTTATATGGTTTGAAATATTTAATAATTTCTAACAATTCCATTTTCAAATCTTTATCAAGCGCATTTGTAGGTTCGTCTAATATTAATATCTTGGACGGATTTACAAGACCGCTAATAATATTTACAATTTGACGTTGACCACCTGATAATTTTTCACCAGAATAACCTGCTGTATCATTGTTTAAATCTACATTTTTATATAAATTTTTAATTCTTGGATAAGAAAGAATTTTTTTATAAAGATCTCTGCAAGTATCTTCATCTTTGCAACCATACAAAATGTTTTCTAAAACAGTTTTATCAAATAATCGAGAATTTTGATTAATATAAGTAATATTATCACGAATATAATCAGGATCGATATCTTTTAAATCTGTACCATCAATTGTAATTTCACCTTTTTCAATTAAATGAAGTTTTAATATAATTTTTAAAATTGAGCTTTTCCCTTTTCCAGATTCTCCTGTAATACCAATTATTTTATGATTATCACAAGTAAAGTCAAGGTCTTTATCTTCAAAAACATAGTCTAAATCTTTGTTGTATCGGAACCATACCTTTTTGAAATCAAATTTTTTAAAGTCTAATTTTTGATTTTGATATTGTTTTTTGATTGTTTTTACACGATCTTCAAATGATTGAAATGGTTCAATAACAGCATCTAGACGACTTAATTGTTCTATTGAATCACTTGCTAAACTTGCACAAGAATTCATACGTTCTTTAAATACCATTAATAATGTGAAAATTGATACAAATTGAATCGCATCCATTTTTCCTTCCATGTAAAGATGAATTGCGTAACCGGTACATATAAACATAGTTAATAAGGTAATTAATTCAACCATAAATTTAGCGGTAGAAACACTATAATAATAATCACGATGAGCTTCTTCTGTTTGTTTTGCTTCTTTAGAAAAGATATTTGTCTCAACCCCTTTTTGGCCACGTGTGAAAATCTTATCAATATTATTTAATACTTCTATTAAATGTTTTTCAAAAAATAGATTGCTCCTTTCATAATTATTACTTCTATTCCACATAATATCCCACATATAGTACATTAAAGTCATCCATAGTAAATTTCCTAAAATAAAAATAATACCGATTGTTCTATTTTGATAAACAAAATAACCCATTGTCACTAAGACAAACATTAAATAAGGCAGAGTATAATTCAACAAATCAGAAATAATTAAATAACAAGTGCTTGATAATCGATTTATGGGTGTACTTAATTTAGTAAAATTTATATTACTTATATTTTCATTATTCGTTTTAAAAATCACATCAAGTAAGTTAAATCTCATCCATTGTTTTAATTTAGTTAAAATAACATCTTGTGTTAATTTGTAACCATAATTAAATAATGCTAAAAATAATCTTGAGTACATAAAATATTTAAAAAACACAACACTTTTATCAAATGCATTATCTTGGACAGATGTTTGTAATGCTGAATTGAAATATGTTATTACATTTGTATGTAAAATATTTCCCGTTAACGATAATATGATAAGAAATATTGTTTCGTGTAAATTTTCTTCAAAAAAGTTTAAAAATAAATATTTAACAATTTCCATTATATATATTGGTTCTTTATTTTAAATAAGAAAAATTTCTATACAATAATATATAATGGATAGCAAACTTCAATCATTTTTTGCCCCCCTTGATCGCAAATATTGCGATTGGTTCTTTTATCTTTCTTTAGTGTCTTTTGTTTTTATGATCTTAACTCTGGTTAGTGGTATTTTTGTAATATTACAAAAGAAATTGAGATCTGAATATGTATTGGCTGTTCTTTGGTCATCCGCAATGTATGGTGCTTTCTACTTCCAAAACCGTCTTTTATACACAATGTGTTTAAAGTAAATGCGTTTTAGCTAAATAGTATAACTCTACATATAATACAAATCTATGGATACTTTGTATTATAGCAATTATTGTAAACATTCACAGCGAGTATTGCAATTTTTGGTAAAAGGTAATTTAGCAGAAAAATTAAATTTTTTATGTATCGATAATCGTGAAAAAGATAGTTCAAACAATCAAGTATATATTGTATTAGAAAACGGTAAAAAGGTAATAATGCCTCCTAATATTCAAAGCGTTCCTTCTCTTTTGTTAGTACGTCAAGGTTATCGTGTTATTTTAGGTGATGATATTATTCAACATTATCAAATAGATGCGAATAGAGAAACAAAAAAAAAAATATCAAATCAAATTCATGAACCTATTGGTACAGAGTTATTTCTTTCTAATGGTGGTATGAATATTCGATCTGAACAATATACTGCATTTAATTTAACACCAGATGAATTAAGCGCTAAAGGTAATAGTACGAGACGAAATTTATACAATTATGTTTCGGTAAATGATGATATTATTAGTATACAGACACCTCCAGATACATATCAACCTGATAAAGTTGATAGTGGAATTACAGTAGATACTTTACAACAAAAAAGAATAGATGAAATTGAATCAAAGCAACAAAATATGCATATATAATTATTTTATTAGTAACCCACAATTTCCTTCAGGACCTCTGTCCCCTCGAGGACCCTTTTCACCTATATCACCTTTTTCTCCAGTAGGACCCATTGGTCCTTGTTTTCCTGTTGGAACTTCAATTGTAAAAATATTATTGAAATTATTATTTGATTTTAAATTTATTGAAAATTTATCGTTGTCTTTTATAACAACCGTATTTAATTGTAAAATATCATTTAATTTATAATTATACAACTTTTCTTTTAATGCATTTAATTTTGTTTTAGTATTATAAATTATTGCATCCTTTTGTTTTAAGTATTGTGTATCAATCGTATTTGAAATAGGGTTAATATTTATTGTTTCGGGATCATCAAATGATTCTTTTATTTCTATTTTTTTATTTAAACTATTATAAAAATAAACGAGTGCACAAAATATGAATGCTATAATAACTAATAAAATCACTTTATTCATTTATATTTTTGTATATAATACAAAACTATAATATTATTTTAATTTTTATTAAACACATTGTAAAATGAAGGTACATTGCTATCACCAACTGGTCCTTCCGGCCCTCTTAATCCCGCTCTTCCTTTTTCTCCTGCAATTCCTACAATACCTGTTTCACCTTGTTCTCCTGGTTTTCCATTTGGTATAATCATTTCTAAATATTGTTTAGGTGCCTGTCCTTGTTTTGATTGAGAAAAGTCTTTTTTTATTATTGCAGTGGCAGGCATTGAATGTGGAGCCAGTATAACATTATCTTTTTTTATGTCTAATATATTTGGATAGTCTTGAATATAGTTTTGTATTTTCATTAATCTTGCTTTTAATTGTTTTATAAGATCTGTAGCCGATTTATTCCAATCAGAAGCCATTTTCACTAATACATCATCGTTTGTAGAAGCAATTGGTCGTTCTGGTGCACAAGGTTCGGCCAAAGCTTTCTCTTCTAATTCTTCCCACACATTAAACATATCTACCCATTTTTTACATGAATCATTTCCTGTATTTAAAATTAATGATGATTGACGTGAAATATTACCAGGAATACTATTAGATACGTCTATCCATAATGCAGTTAACTTATCTGTACCATAGTCATATGTATTAGACATTTGTATAGCTTGACCACATTTTTCAGCAGCTTTTAAATAATCATCTTTTACACATATGGGAATATCATTATCATCTAGTCCAACGTGTGTATCTTTTAATACACATTGATCATATAAAAGTGGTATTTCTTCTGACCACATTTTGATCTTAGCTTTAATTTGTGATAATGTTAACTTTGCATAACCAGTATTGTAAGATGATCTTTCGTCCATAGGATACCAATTATAGCAAGTATTAATAAAATCATCGACTTTTTTTGCTTGATTAAATTGAGGAAATTTTTTCGTATTTTTAATTTTACTCATTACCGTATTCGATTTATCTTTGTAAACTTTAATACTATCTCGAAAATCTTGAATCACTTTATTAAGTCCACACGACTGTAATCCAGTTGTATTTAAAAGCGTATTATCATTTAAACAAAAATTAAAAACATATTTAGGTACATCATTTTTTATTGCGTTAACCTGATTAATATAAGTTTGAACTTGGTTAGTAAAATTAGAGTTTAAATTATAGTTATATCTATCTAATTTACTATACCATCTAGAATGCCAGTGACGCCATCTTGATCGTCTACCCCAACGTCTTCGTGAATGCGAAACGTCCTTCCATTGATCTTGATATGTCCATACATAAATAGGTTTAATGTTTTCAACATATATAGGTAAATTCTCTCTGTAAATATTTAACTTTTCCTCCATTTCATCTTTTACTTTTCTAGGAAGATACTTCAATGCACCTGTTATAACATCATTAACATCATCTATAGCATCTAAAATAGTCTGTTGTTTATCGCCTTCGGTCGCCTTTTTTGCGTTATATTCAGCCATTGTAGGGTAATTTTTTGCTTCTAATTCTTCTTTTGCTTGTCTAAGTTGATTAAGACACCACGTAAAATTCCATGGATAACCGTAGCTACAAGTAGTCATTTATATATATAATATAAAATATTATTTCATATCTCCGCGAATACCATAATAACCTGGTATACCGTGAGGTCCTTGCTCTGCATTTAAACCTCGATTACCCTGTTCTCCTTGATCTCCATTAACACCTCTAATACCGGCTCTCGATTGCCAAAGATGAAAATCTAAAATTAAATTGGTTAAATTGCCACTTAAATCTATTCTAGGTATATCACGTGATTGTAAATCAAATTTCGGATTGTTTTCACACGAAAAGGAAATTTTGTAACGTTTTTCTAAATCCTCAACCTGTTTTTCTAAAAGTTGAATTTCGTCTGCCTGCTTTTGCATAGCTGCATTTAAAGCATTTATACGTGCACTCGCTTGACTTGGTCTAATCGCTGGAGGACACTTTAAATCTTTAATGCGTTGTACAACTTGTGGAGGCATTTCTTTTGGTGTAGGTAATTTTGCAAAATCAGCCATTTTTATATAATATATTAAAATATTACTATATTATATTTGATCTTAATTAACAATAGTTATTTCCTCCTAATGGACCTCTTGGTCCCTTTTGCCCTTTTGGACCTCTTGGTCCTTTTGGCCCTTTATCGCCACGCATTCCTGCAACACCAGGCCTTGGTGGTGGGAAAGCAAAATTAAATTTAATATCCTTAGGATAACTCCCACCAACGGTAACAGTTGGTTCTTGATGTTGAAATAAATTATTATCGACATAACCTAAGTTAAATTTCATATTTTTAATATTATAGTCTAATAATTGTTCTTGCCGCAGAATATTTTCAATATCTTTATCTAATGCATCATAATCAATTTGATTGTTTGTGATATAAATATTTATATTTCCATCATCTGTTTCTTCTTTTGGTGAAACATCTCTAACTCCTAAAGGTCCAAGAGGTTCGATGAGTTGATTTCTGGTTAAATAAAGAATAAAAAGAATTACTATGATTAATAAATATTTTAACATTGTATATTTATTAATGCGATTATAGTTTTTAATTAATTACAACTATTATTAGAACAATCTTTCCCCCAAGGACCTTGTATACCTGGAAGACCTTCATCACCAGCAGGACCGTGGGTACCTGGTCCACCTTTTGGACCTTTTAAACCTGGTGGACCTTGTTTTCCTCTAGGTAAGACAGCATTAATTTTCCACGTACCAGAAGATTCGTTTTCGTTTGTAATAGGATTTAATGTTTGTGTAATTCCTTGTTGAATTGTAAATCCAACTTGATCTAAATTTTCAGTTTGATTAATTGTTCCAATTGTGATATCTTCAACACGTCTTGGCAATACTTCGTTAATTTCATTAATAATAGTCTGACATTCTTTTATTTGAGAACTAATGTCGCTTAATTTACTATTTGTTGTTGAATCTGTTATATCTCCTGTTTTTTGTTTATTATCATTATATGCCTCGCCTTCATCTGGCGATGGAACGGCACTTGTCGGGTCTAATCCTTCAGTTATAATACTTTTATTATAATAAAAAAATACGATAATCACTATTGCTAAAATAACTATATAGACTATTCTTTGTTGATAATTCATTCGTTATATATAATACAATAATATATATAAAAGTAAATATATATCTTATTTTAAAATGGGTGATAAATCAACTCTTCTTAAAACGTTCAATATTCAGTTTTTTAGTTTTTTAGATGATATTATTAAAGTATTTCCTGATAAAGATGAACTAAAAATAGGAAAAAAGTCTTTTGAAACAATTAAACGTGCAAATCCGACTATTATTATTAAAATATGGTTTTCACATGTATATTCATCTTATCGAGAAAGTATTGATAATGGTGACGTTGAATATTTTATTCAAAAAGACTATCAAGAAGACTTGCAAAGTTTAGCAAATAATGGAGAAGTTTTAAAAATTATTAACACATTGAGACAACCAATTAGTGAAATGGATGAAGTAAATAAACAACATACAGTCAAATATCTGCAAGTGTTAAGTAAGCTTTCTGAATTATATAATAAAGCTTAATTTTAGTATATTTTGCTATTAATAAAAAGCAAAATATAAGATAGCCCCCACCGAGATTTGAACTCGGGATCTTCAGTTTACAAGACTGACGCCTTACCACTTGGCCATAGGGGCTTTATGTGAATCGATCACAATATATAGAGTTATTAAATATTTCTAAATTTTTACGAATAACTTCTTTTATCACTAAATAAAACATATATTAACTCACCTGGATGTTTTTTCATTAAAAATTCAAAAACCTTTTTTTTTGTTATTTTTTCATTTTTTTTTATATTTGGAAGAAATATTTCACGATGTATTTGATCAATGTATGGATTATATTTATTACTAGTGTCTGTCTCTAGTTTCCAAACATATTTCATTAAATATCCTACATGCATATTTTCAACAAATTCGGAAAAGTGATCTTTAAAGAGTCGAAAACATTTTCTATTTGATGGATTTTTAACCAAAAAATCGTTTAATTTATCTATACGTCTTAAACATAAATAGTGTAATAGATATTGTGATTTTATTGTTTGCATTCGCAATAATTCATTATAATGACCATTGTAAAACATACATCTTTCGCCGCTTGGTAAATGTGTTGCTATGTAACCACAGTTAATATCATTGTCTTTTGAGTGTATTAATATTTCTGGTTTTAACATATCCCAATTATAAAAACGTTTTGTGATTGGAAACATAATTGTAGTACCATTAAATTCACCCCAATGTTGAAATATATTTGGAGGTATACTAATTACTCGACCATTTTTAGACGAAACATCAAATACATTTGTTAAGTATAATTTTGGTTGTGTAATTGGGAAAATTATTGGGTTGCACGGATGCAATAAAACAAATGAATAACAATATTTTTTTGAAAAATTATTAATCACTATATTTGTATTTAAATCATTGTTTTTACTGTATGTATTTCTTGTAAATGCTTCAATAAACATTTCAAGAACGGTTAATTTGACTCTCATGTTTAGAGATTTATTATAAAGTTTGTAGTTTCCACCTATTGCTGATTTTGTAGCTATTTCCCATTTTTTTATACGATTATCGTAAAAAAGATGGATTAATGTACCATCGATATATTCATTTATATAGATATCTTCACTACATATATCATATTTTTCGCAAAATAGGCTTTTATCTATTGATTTTTGTGGTGAAAAAGATAATATCTCTTTTTCAGGCATTGAGAATATAACAGAACGGTATAAGTTTACTTGTTTTTCTCTATTAAAACATAAATAGTCTGAATCATAATTTAATATTTTATATTCTACATTATTTGTTGTAGTATATAATTTTTCATTTACATTGTGTTTCTTACTATCATCTAATGTATAAACTGCATATATGTTTTCAATTGATTCCATTTATGTATTAATAGAATTTATGTTTAAATAGATTTAACAATTTAAATACGTGAAATCTATCGAAATGAAATTTATGTAGTTATTATATAATGTCTGATACAGAAATAAATAATAAAGAAATAGATGGAGAAAATTATGTTAATTGTAATTTAGAACTAGGAGATGTTATAGAAATACAGGCACCCGATAATAAAGATTTTCACGAACAAACCTTTTACATTTTGTATATCGATGATCAGTTAATTGATTTAACAAATATAGAAAATGAATCATCTAGTATCATTCGATTAGATGAAGACGGTAATATTAAAGACGAAAGCATTGAGTCTATAACTATTTTAAGTAGAAGTGATGAAAAAGGTTTCGCACGTCAACAAAATCTTTTACCAAAAACGTGGGTAGATGTTTATTTTGGTGGAGAAACCCCCATTGTTATCACAGGAGAAATTACTAATTTAGAAGAAGATATGATTGAGATAACAACCTATCCAGATTTAGATGTAATTTATATAGACTTTGGTTTTAAAGGTATTCCTAAAAATTTACCTATAGAAGAGATTATAATTCGAACGAAACCTGCCTCTTTAGATAAGATCGAGTCATTAATTAATGTAAAAGAAAATATTCCTGAGGGCGAGCAATTTGATCCTGATTTTATACCACAAGATAAAGAAGCTAGACTAGAATACCAACCTAGTGGAGAATTTGATATTGAATTACCTGAAGAAGTCGAATCCGAAAAAACATTGAAAGATGAATTACAAACACTTTATAATGCAGCAAACGAAATAACATATGGTGAAGATTTAGATGATATTGAACGTGATATAGAAATACCAGAAGAATACCAACGTCATGGTGTAGAGACGCAAGTAAATGATATGTTAGATGTTTTACTATCTGAAATTCCAGACGTCCAAAGAACACAACGTGTAATTGATAATATTCACCATTTAATTTTGCGTTTTAAGGAATTAAGATCCGAATTTTCACTTTTTGATGAGCATAACAACATATATGATAAAAAAATTAATGGAGTTGGACATAAACCTTTATCAAAAGCAATCTTGGAGTTTGATACTTCATTAAAGTGGATTTTACCAGTTGTTACCCTTAAAAAGAAGATTTATACAAACGATGAAGATACAACGACTGATTATAATGATATTTTGAAATTAAACATATCAAAAGAAATTATTGATCAAGCTACATTACAAGACGATTATTATCATAATCGTATTCAAAATGGAGACGAAAGTCAATATAATAGATATCATCAATTAAATAATCAATATACAGTTCCATTCGACATAGCTCAATACAAAGAAAATTTCTTGGTTCCACAAATAAAAGTAAACGGAGCTATAGAAAGTATAGTTAATAATTTAGAAAATTTTCATAGTACTGTAATGAGCAAGACGGGTGAAGATTTATCTTTTTCACGAAGACAATATGTTATACAAAGGTATAATTTAAGTGATTCATATCTAGAACCCGTTATTTCAAAAGCCGGTAAAAAAGTATTTGTTAGAAGAAAAATTACCGAAAATGAAGATATATCTGTAAAATCGTTTTTATTTTTACCAAAACCAGTAATGCATTTTTCGAAAATTGATTTACCTGGTACATCTATTTTAAAAAAATCAATGTTAAGTCAACATTATTTATATCTATTTAAGCTTTTTACATCAAAGATGACGATTGATAATAATATGATAAAAAACTTTGATGAAGAAATGGATCAGAAATTTTGGGAAATTCCATTAAAAGATTTTTCATTTGATAAAAACGTTCAAAATTACGTTTTAGATGATTCTCTTGATCAAAAACCAGATCGTTTTGAGAAATATGCGAATTCAATTGTTCCTGATACACAAAATTTAGTTAGATTATTTGAGCACCTCTATGACGAAAAAGATTTTTTATCAATGATGAATGTGCATAATGCGGTAAAACAACTAGAACCGTTTCGTGTTTATTTAAATGATGTAGATTATAGTCATTTTAATGCTATACGTTATTTTGTTAAAAACCAACGTATCAAGTATTTAAGTGACTTATCTGATGCACGTAATGAATATAGAAATATCGCTACCAAAGATCATCATTATGATGTTCCTGTACCAAATAAGGTACAAAACCTGTTTAACGAGAAAAAAGATATTTTATCAGTGATAATCGATGTGTATAATTTGATTGAATACAAATCTTCTGATAAGTCTAGTTATAGGACTTCACAAGAGTGGTTTAAAACAATTGGTCTTACTGATAATTGCGAATTATTTTATAGTTTACTAAGACTGATGATGATTTCATTAATAACACCAGAGAGTATTTCAGCAGCATTAAAAGATAAAACAGACGCATCAGATGATATGGAAAAATATGAAAAAATAAAAGCAGGTGACTGTTCACGACGTGTTTTATCTAAAAAATATAATTCTATGAAAGAGTTGCAAAAAGACAACGGTAAAGATATCTTTTACGATAAAGACATGGATGATACTCCTTATGATATTATGAAAAGTTATAACGAAGAGTCCAAGAAATATAGTCCCGAAGATTTGGCCGAATTTTTAGAAGAAGCATTGATTCAAAAACACGATTGTCCACCAAAATTAGCACCAGAAATGGCTCGTAATATGATTCAAGGAAATAAACTAATACGTGACGGAGAATATGCTATACTCGAAGAGTTTCCTCATTTAAAAAATGATAAATCGGAACCCGATTTTACAGAAAAAGAAAAAGAAGCAATTGTAGATGAAGCAAATGTTTTAAAGAAGATATCTTATTTTAAGCGTGTAAATAATCAATGGATTCACGATGAAAGCGTGGATGATAGTGTTTTTATCGATAGCAATACGTTGTTTTGTAATATGAGTAAAATATGTTTCAGAGATCAAAAGAAAAATGTTTGTGAAAGTCTTAGTGATACCGAAAAACGATTAAAAATAATGGAACGAAAAAAATTAATTGACGAATTTGATGAACGATATGCAGAATCATTTGAAACAATCAAAGAAGAATTAGAAAAAATGGTCGAAGAAAACCGTAGAACCTTGAAAAATAAGAAACGTTTAAGCGATGTTTTACAAATGCGTTATAATACCTACTCATTTGAGTTAGGTAAACTAGTTAAAAAAGTAGATGATATAAAATCACCTCATCTTCAACATATGGAAGATATTCTTGGCCAAGACGATTTTATTAAAAAACAAACAGACATACTTAGATTTGCTGAGATATATTGTCGTGATCCAATGGTCGAAGAATTAGGAGAGAATATGTATTATATGTACTGTGTAGATACTAACAAACCTCTTTTACCTACTTCACTTTACAAACTAGCACGTGCTTTTACATCTGATAATTATAATGCTGTTTTAAATGAATTATGCAGAAAACAAGGCAGAATCGAAGGTGATAATATTATAGATGATTTTACAGGGAGATTGCTAAGAAAGATCGATTTTGCCGATGAAGATGGATTTGATGAACAAGGTTTTCGACAAGTTACAAACGAATTAATTGAAAAGGATGCTTATGAAACGGTAATTACTGCACAAGAAAAAAAGAAAAAGATGAAAGATCGTGTTTTCGATAATCAAGAAACACAAATGATATTTAAACTGTATCGTACTATTGTAGGTCATATCGGCATTACTACAGATGATATTGAAGAATTTGTTTTAAGAGAAACAATTGAATTAACCAATGATACCTCTGTAATTAAATCAGAACGCACCTATAAACTACAAGCAAAAGAGTTATTTGAAAAACAAAACAAAAAAATGCCTCCATATGAGATTTATCGAAATAAATTAATCATTTTGATTGTAACAAGTGTTGTATTAGTTGGTATACAGACAGCCATACCTTCTTTTAAAATCCAAAAAACGTTTCCTGGTTGTGTGCAATCGTTTAAAGGATTTCCTGAAAATAATGGTGCTATTGAAGATACAAGTGGTATTGATTATTTGGCTTGCATTTTAAATACGTTAAAAACAAAAAGTTCTAAACCTTGGAATTCGATTAAACCTTTACCCTTAGAAGAACTAAAAAAACAATTAATTCAGATAATTAGTAAAATAGTTCTACCAAACCAAAGATTAATGGAGTTATATGTTAAAAAAACAGAATATATACGTGAACATCCAGAACTCGAGTTACCAAAAGAACATTCCATCAAAAAATGGCTCCATTTTATGCCTCCATTAATCGATTACGAAATCGAGAAGAAAATAAAAGGTTTACCCAGTGATTTTAAATCAGAACTTGATGAAATGTTAAAAACAGCCAACAAAAATCAACAAAAACAACTCGATATGTTTAAACGAAAGTCGGTTCTTTTTTCTTACGCAATCGTTGAAAATATAAACCATATTTTACGACAAAAAGGATTATTACTAAAAACTGCGTCTGGGGTTTATTTTACAGAAAATGCTTGCTGCAATGATAAACAAACAAAGACATTTATGGATTATTTTACAGACAACAATAAAGAACTATTGGTGTATATTAAAATGATTTCTGGATGGGGACAAGTGATAGAAAAAGTGAAACAACGTAGTATAGCCCCATTTTTATTTGATCCTAGGCAAACTGGTATAACCTATGTAAGTGATATTCAAAATGAGCACTTTGAAAATAATGTGTATTATGCTTTTATACGTTATTGTAATTTAGATAATGAATTGCCTATTCCAGAAGATTTACACGGTTTGATTTCTGAAAAAATACATGATTATCCAAAACTTGGTTCACTTAAAGAAAAGATCGCCTTTTTAAAACAAAATGGTCGCCGATTAACAAACAAAAATTTATCGCAATTAATGGATGTTGTTAATAATCGTAATTTAGTAGATGCTAAACAAAGGTCTGTTAAGGGTAGTCGTTTATCTGGACTTCAAGATTTGTTAAATCACGTAAATACTACTTACGGAACGGACGAAGATATCGTTTTGTCTTTTCGATTACGCCAATTATTAAAAGAAGTATTGGATAAATATAATCCAAAAACATTGGTTGCTGAGGATAATGATGCTGTTTATAATTTAAATAATTGGTTATCACACGCAAATACTAATTTACTAGAACGCATTGTAGATTTTATTGGTAAAAATTCTAACTTAACAAAAAGAAAAATGGAACAATTAGAAGAACAATTAGCGAATATACATCTCTGGAATATGGATTCTACCTATGAATATGGAAATGGTGTTTCACCAAAAGAAGAAACAAATATGTACTTTATAACACAATTTATGCGTCAATCTGTATTTTTAATGAGCCGAGTTTATCCTGAAATGATTATCAATAAACACACTATAAATACGAAATCACATAAACATTGGGGATTTGGAGATTTTCATAATAAAGATATTTCAAAATTTATTGAAAAATATTATTTACAATTGTCTCAATTTAAAAATGATCAATCATTAAATTCGTTATTGAGTCATATACAAAAAGAGCTTTCTTATGTACATCAATTTTTAGATTTACTACCAAACTTTTTACCAATCCATCGCCCACCCGAGGGAGATGTTCCTGCAAAAAGTTATTATCAACTATTTTCAAAGCGAACCTTATATATGTTATATAGTTATGTTTGGTATTCAGTTGTATATGAATATATTAAAGCCACGGATAATGAAGAACTTATAGAATTAAATACCATTGAATCAAACAAAATACGTCGTCAATCGATTCAGCAAGAAAAAGAACGTGTAATTGGACATTCTGATGAAAAGATAGAAGAGGAAAATTTAGCTGAATACGATGGAAATATGGTTGAAATACAAATACTATCAGGTGATAAATCTGCATTAAACAAAAATGTCGGTGAATTACTGTTAATATTTATTAATATGGATATTGCGAATAAAAAGAAATTTGATCTTTCTTATCGTGATATCGATAAAAAGATTACACGATCTAAATTAAATGAGAAAAAGATGATTACTGATTTCTTGAAAAATATGGATGACGATGAAAGACGGGTTGAAGATATGCATAAGTCATTGAAATTGGGTCGTTGGAATGTTGGATTGCAAAAAGGATTGGTGGATTACAGTAAAGAACGATATAATGAAGAACGAAAACAATTATTTGATCAATTAGCTAGTAAAGTTGATATTGATATGGATGATGTTGTTATTCAAAAAGATGTTGAACAATTAGAAGCCGAAGGAGAAGAAATGGCGGAAGAAGATTCTAACGTGGAAGCAAATGATTTAAGAGATTATAATGGTGTTGATGGAGACGGTGTATATTATGAAGAAGATAGAGATGACGACTTTATGGAAGATTAATGGGTAAAAATTTATGCATAAATAATATATCAATAAATTATTTATGTTTGAAAAGCCATTTGTACGACAAAATAAACCAATGTTTGCTATAATACTATTTTTAATTTTATTTACTTTATTTCATTCTATGAAACCTGATTTCGCATATGGTAAAGATGGGGAATTTAGACAATTTGGTGTAGGATATAAAAATAAAACGGTGGTTCCAATATGGTTGGTTTCTATCGCTTTGGCTATCATTTCCTACACAGTTATTTTATACTATTTGCGTAATTAGATTGTTTTCATTGTAACCGATATAATACTAATAATTAATGATATAACTGATGTAAAATAGATCCACGCGAAGTAACCAGCCAATCGTTTTTGAGAAACAAGATTACGTAATTTATTTAATTGTCCTTCATTTTCAAATTTAGGTATAAAATCAAATGGTAATGTTACGCCAGCTTCATCACGCTCTTGTTGTGAACAAGTCTTTTTAAAATATTTAATAAAATGATCAATATTTTCATTATTAAAACAAGTTAATAAAAATGATTGATCAAATATACTTTGATCTTTAGTGTATTCTTTTAATTCACTAAATGTTTCTGATTTAAAAATCTCATTAGCAAAATAGCGGTTGCCTGTAAGTCCTATAAACCAAATACCTATACTATTTTCAAAAATAGTGATTAATTCTGGATTTACAGCTAAAACAAATATAGTGATTAAAACTAATGAAAATGAAGCTAATGTAGTAGAAGCAATTGATTTTACTTTTCCTGTTGTAATTTTATCTATTTTTGCTTCCATATCATCTTGGATAGCCATACGATAATACATAATGGTTACCAAGAAGGCAAATCCATAAATACCTATAAACAGTAAAAATGAATTTAATATACCTCCAGAAGAATTATAAGCTATACTAAACCACAATCCTAATGGAATTATAAAAGTAATACATATAATAATTAATGCTATCGTTCCATTTGGTTTCTTTTTTGTTGATTCGTTAGACATTCTATACATAACATTAAGATTTTGTATATCAGTGTATTCTGTATATTAATTGTGTTAAAAATATTATATAAATATGTATTTTGAAAATATATGAATATTAAAAGCGTTGATATATGTTGTGGTTTAGCCTGGGGAGATGAGGCGAAAGGTAAAATTGTTTCGCAGCTTTCTAAGATGAAAAAATATAATTTTGTATGTAGATGGTCTGGTGGTAATAATGCAGGACATACTGTTTATGTTGATGAAGTCAAATATAAAACTCATTTAATTCCTTGTGGTATATTTTATAATATTACTTCTATTATTGGTCCAGATTGCGTGGTAAATGCAGAATCTTTTTTAAATGAAATTAAATATTTACAAGAAAATAAATTTAATGTGTCTCTTGTAAAAATATCTCCTAGAGCACATATAATTACACAGGAACATATAGGTGAAGATGCGTCTACTCTTAAAATTACACAAGGTAGTACCTCGAAAGGTATTGCTCCTTGTTACGCTGATAAATATAGACGAGTAGGTATTCAAGCAAAAGACATAGAAGAATTGAGAGAATTTATGTGGGATGAAAAATTGTATGGAAACGTTTTATGCGAAGGTGCTCAAGGTTTTTGGTTAGATGTAAATCAAGGTAATTATCCTTATACTACTTCAAGTGTAACTCTTCCTTATAATGCGTGTAGTCTTGGGTTTTCACCCAAATTAATCAATAATATTTATGGAGCTATTAAAATCTATGATACACGTGTTGGTATTGACCCTGAATTTCCCGATTCTTTATTTGAAAACAAAGAATTAGAATTAATTGGTAAAATTGGCGAAGAATATGGAGTAACCACTGGTAGAAAACGAAAAGTAAAATGGCTTAATATGAAACGATTAATTCAGGCTATACAAATAGCTGGTGTGACCCATCTTATCGTATCTAAAACAGATGTTTTACAAAAAGCTAACTTATTTAAAGTATTGGATCCTAACGAAATTATTTTATCTTTTAATACATTATCTCAAATGAAGTTCTATATAGAAACTATTTTAAAAGAAAATTGCAACTTGCAATCTATTGTTTTTTCAGATAATCCTTTTACAATTACAGAAAAAAACGAAAGTTTTTTTAGCAATACTTTATAATGGACGGTCCCAGATTAACAGAAAGTGGCTTCGGTGACTATATGTTGAACCGATTAAAATCTTGCCATGAAAACAGAGTAAAAATATATTCTTTCGCATTAAATGTCGGTATTTTTATTTTATTTATACTTGTAGTGGGTACATTTTTATATTATCGATATAAAGAACAACCAACCCAATACGAAAAACAGCAAAAATTATATCGCGATCAACAATATATTTTAGATAGAATTCGATATTATCAAGTTCAACAAAAAAATTTAATGAATTCGCCTATAGGAAATTTGACGTCACCGTTAGGGAATTTATAATATCTATTTATTTTATAATTCTATTATAAAATGAGTAATCAAATACAACGTGAACAAATTATAACTGATAATAATAGTGAAACCATTTTATCTCAAATAGTTAACACTACTAATTTTTCTCAGACAAGTGAATTACGAATAAATACTGTTTTACGTGGTGATGTTGATTTTTCTATTTTAAAAGATAGAGATATTCAAAACATTAGTGCTATTTATATCGAAAAACCTGGAGAAATTACAAATTTATACAATATTCCCGAAACTGTAAAAATTATACACTGTCCAGAACAACTATTAGATAAAGTCGAGAATCTACCAAGAGATTTGGAAGACTTAAATCTAGAAAACAATTCCATTAAAAAGTTTAATGCCGAAACGTTAACAAAACTAGTGAATTTAAACCTTTCTCATAATGAATTGACCGAATTATCGAATCTTCCTGAATCTATTGAAATTTTAAATATTGAAAATAATCAATTAAAACAACTAGATTTAGAAACAACGCAAAATTTAAAGCATTTAATTTGCTCAAATAATCCTATTCTTGTTTTGCAAAATGTTCCTCGATCTCTAGACAAAATCGAAATGGATAACAATCCGTTTATAGAAATTGATGATAAAGAAGTAAATTCAGAAAAGAAAGGTAAGAAAAAACTTGATTATCTACAAAGTATAAATGAATACTTTAGACTAAAAAATGAATATGAAAAAGCATTTTTAACTTTAAAACGTAAGGCATATCAAAGAGGTGGTACTAAAAAAGAAAAAAAGCGTCTCGTTGGTGATGTAAAAGCACAATGTATTTATTGTAAACGAAAAGTTGGATCTTTGTTTACTCATAAAGATAAATATTATACAGCTAAGTGCGGTGATCAACGTAGTCCATGTAAATTAGACATATCTATTTATGAAGGTGATCATACAAATATAGAAGAAGTAATCAATTTGTTCTCCGATGATATTGAGGAAGATAAAGAGCAAATTATTATCGATAAATTAAACTCTGTTTTTAAGTATGTTAATGCTGAATCTTATGCTGAAAATTTTAAAGAACATATTACCAATTATAATGAAACAAGTGATATCTATAAAGAAACATTAGATCGTTATGATTTAATTCATAATAGTGAAGAAAAAAAATTGTCTATTGAGAAAAAAACGGGTGAAATCATTAAAATAAAAGATGACTTAAACAAAATTCTTGAAGAATACAAAAAAACAGGTAATAACAAATTGTTAAAAACAATGTTAGCAACATATAAAAGAGATTTTATACCCGCAATAGAACATTTACGTAAATTAACTTATGCACATATGTTTGTCGAAATAACAGATAGCGAACCACCAGTAAGTAAATTAATACAGTACCTAGCACCTGTACACGCAAGAGATTTTATATTTGGTGAAGAACCAAATGTTTTAAAATTCGTCACTAACACAGATGTATAATTAGTATTTTACAAAATTGAATTAAAATAATACTAATTATATAGTTTATAAAATAAGATGTCTTTACAAATTGAAACAAGTGTCCCCAAGAAAAAAGTGGTTATTAAACGTAAAAAAAAGAAACCACCTACTGTCGTTCAAGAACAATCTGATACTAATATTGAGATAAAACTGCAAGAAGGTTTGGAATATTTATCTACACTTCAAGATAAATCAATCGATTTGGTTTTGACGGATCCACCTTATATTATTTCAAGAGATAGCGGTATGAATACTCACTACAATACTGTGAAAGAAAATGAACGTAAAAATGTCCAACAAGTAAAAACACAAGAAGAATGGTTAGCTTATAAAGCCGAAAATGGATTGACCGATGATTCCAAACGTGAAAATTATATTAAATATGGTACCATTTATGGAAAAAAGTATTGTGTAAAAACAGATTATGGGGATTGGGATAGCAAATTTACTATTGAAGTATTAGATCAATTTATTGGTGAATATTATAAAAAATTGCGCGTAGGAGGTACAATGATTATGTTCTTTGATCTTTGGAAATTATCAGAACTAAAATCCCTCTTTGAAAAACACAAATTTAAACAGATTCGGTTTATTGAATGGATCAAAACCAATCCACAACCATTGAATTCTAGAGTAAATTATTTGACGAATTGTCGTGAAATTGCTCTTTTGGGTGTAAAAGGTGGAAGTCCTGTGTTTAATGGTCAATACGACAATGGTATTTATCAATTTCCATTGCAAGGTGGTAAAAATCGTTTTCATCCTACACAAAAAAGTTTGCCGTTATTTGAAGAACTCATTAAAAAACATTCTAATGAGAACAGTGTTGTTTTAGATACTTTCCTAGGTGCAGGAACCACAGCATTCGCGTGTAAAAACACAAATAGGCGTTTTAAGGGGTGTGAAGTAGATGAAGAATATTATGATAAAGTTATGGAATTATTGGTGTAAATTTGTTATGTTGTATTATAATTTAAAAGCATTTCTATTTGTTCTGGGGTGTTTTTCCATGGACTCATTGATTTTTTATATTGGGTCAAATCTATTTTGTGTAAATGAATACTTGTTTTATTAAAATGTCCATACCATCCTTGGTAATTTGGTTGATATAAATTTTTTATGTTTTTTGATAACAATAACAAATATGGGATAAAAGTCCCAAAACTACTTATCACATTGGTTGCGCCTAATATAGTTTGAATGTCTTTGTAAAAACTTTGGATGTTAAATATAATATTTGGATAATGGGTTAATAATTTATTAATAACAGGATTTTTTGTATCCTCTGCTATAAGAATAATATTTTTATACTTAACATTCTCAATAATATTTTTATAATATGAAAAAGGCGGCATTATATAACACGGATGTGGGTTTTCGTCAAATATATCACCACTGCGAATATGTATAACAAGATCTTCTTTTTCTAATTCGGGAATATCTTGTATAATAAAAGATTTTTCTAATATTTCTTGGACTTTTTGTCTATTTTCTTTAAATATCTTCTCTGGAAAATCTATATATCTTCTATAAAAAAAGTTACGATTATTTTCAATTATAGTATCATTTGTAGTATTGTCTAAAATAGTGTTTATAATTTTTATATCAAAAAAATCATGTTTGTTTTCCTCTTTGATAGTATCTTGTAAATATATTGCTATATGTATTATATTTTGCAATTGTATCATACTATTACCAAATCGATTCCATCTTTTTACAAGAATCATTATTTATATTTTATAATTATTTTTTTCTATAAAAAAATAATTAGTTAGTTAAATATAAATTGAATAATAAATGTATTTTTTTATAGTTGTTTTAGTTTTTCTCTTAATTTTCTAGCAAATTCTACTGGATCATACCAATAGGTTCCTACCATAGCATTGATGTCTTTCTCATCAAATGTTTCGTCGCCTTCTACGAAATCAATTCCGAAAACAGCATAGGATGGAATGGTTGTCGCACCAATACGCTTACCTATCTCTTTGGTCTTTTTTGATACCTGTCGTTTCTGTAGGTTGCAATGATTGCACAGACATTGGAAATCATCCATTGTCTGTGTTTTTGCACTAAGAACTCGTGGATCGTTATAAAGATCATTTTTATGATCGGTTACTAGATCCGAATGACTTCCGCATACAACGCAACCCATTTTTTTATGATACTCGTGAATATCTTTTCGAATAGGTCGTGTTGCTCCATACAAATGGTCATCGCTGAATCCCACTGTTCGAAGTGCTGTAATAGAACGTTCTCCTTGTTTTTCCCACAAATAGCGTTTGTCGGAAAAGTACACCCCATGTCGGGCTGCTCCATTTTTCCCCCAGTCTAACATCTTGTTTTCCGCGATCTTTTCGCGAGATACCCAATCTGAACGTCCCTGTTCATCGGGTTTAAATAAGGCATCCACTTCTCGTTGCTTCTTGGTAAGTTTTACTGGAGTGACTGTTTTTGGCTTTTTCTCAGTGACTTCAGAAGAAGTAGTCATTGTTGTATCTCTCGTTAATAATGATAGTGTTGAATTCATTTTAAATCGTTTGTTGTTTTCTCTTTAATCTTATTTTAAAAAGCCTTTCAATTTTATGTGTAAGGGGGCGATGCCCCCTTATGATCCCCCCATTTTTGTATTTGTCCCATTATTCACGATAAAGCTATGTTGTATAATTTACCCTAAAATAGGGGGATCATAAGGGGGCATCGCCCCCTTACACATAAAATTGAAAGGTTTTTTGTTACATAATTACAGCCAAAAAAGAAAACGATGAGTAAGATTCAACGAGAGAAAAACTGCCTGTTCTGCAACAGCACCCAACATCTTTGGGAAAAATGCAAATCTATCAACGCCAATCATTGGAGGGATGTTATGACCAATGAAACTATGCCCGACTTTAAGAGTTTGGATACAAACAAACTCAGAATGATAGCACACGTTGTCGTTTCCGATAGTAGACTTATAGATACACGGCGTATATATGGGTGGGCGAGACCCAAAAACTATACGACAACTATTGGACGCGGTGGTCTTATAGAAGAAGGAAGAATCTGGGAGCCTACAAAAAGCAAGCGCTTAACACGCAACTACAAGCGTTTCCTGGGACATAATCCGATTCCATGGCAGAACTTGTCTAGAAAGCGACTCATTGATGCACTTTGCGAGAGATGGAACAGCTTGCAGCCAGTAGTAGAAAAAAGCAAAACGTCTCCCGATGTTGAGTTAGAGGCGTGTGCTATATGCTACGAAGACATGGGAGAAGTTGTTTATTCGGCAGCAGACAACAAATGGATTGCGAAAAAACGCAACATGACGACCAGTTGCAAACACGAATTTTGTTTATCATGTTGGGATAGACTCGATTATATCTATATTAGAGAGTTTGGTAATAGTAAACGTTGCCCTATGTGTAGAGAACTGAACCCAGATAGTAGTTGTAGTTATAATTTAAAGTGTAAAGTAATTAAATAAAATAGTTTGGTTTTTTTATAAAAAAAACAGGGCGTCCCCTGAATTCATTTTCTGCATTAGGTTACAGATTTTTTTGTTTTGTACATTAGTAATAACAATTAAGTTATTTTCAACTAAAGTTAGCGGTTAAGCCTCTAATAGCATCGTACAAAACTATTAAACAGTATACCAGAGATTAAAGAATACTGCTGCATTTTATTTTATTCCTAGTCCATTTAACTGATTGGGTGATCAATCCAATCAACTAAATTTTCTAGTTTAGATAATCCATAGAGGGAACGGGAAACATCTTACGATACTTCCACAGGAGTAATAAAACCCCTGATTTAAACACTTCCTACAGTGCTTTTCACGCTATCTATGCTTTGTCTTACATTTATACCCGTGAGCCAGACAAATAGCTCAACACTCCAGTAAAGCCAAAAAGGCCTTTCAATTTTATGAGTAAGGGGGCGATGCCCCCTTATGATCCCCCCATTTTTTGTATTTGTCCCATTATTCACGATAAAGCTATGTTGTATAATTTACCCTAAAATAGGGGGATCATAAGGGGGCATCGCCCCCTTACACATAAAATTGAACAAAAAGCTTTCGTATATTTGAGAAACAACAAAAAACTATGGAAGAAATTGATCTATTTATAAAAAAATGCAAGGAAGAACAAGAGGTAAGTGATTATATACATAAAAATATTTATCCAGAAAGTTTAAAATCAAAAAAAATACACCACTATAAACCGCCCATTTTGAATGATATGCATATTGATATCATTTATAATGATGATGTAACACCTACTTCTCCTTTAAAACGTCAACACGAAATCTTGGATAAAGTAAAGAAATTAGAAGAATTGTTAAAAGAGAATGTAGATAATCGTGATATGTGTCCAGTATGTTTAGAGCCAATGAATAACAATTTTATATCACCTAGTTGCGGACATACCATTTGTATAGGATGTTTTACGGCAAATATTCGACAAAATAGTGCGAATTGTGAATTATGCTGTCTTTGTAGAAAAAATATAGTCGAAATTTAATTTTGTTTCATCTTTTAAATGGTATTTTTTATATAGATTACCCATGTAAATAATCTATATAAGGTCACCCTATACAGGACTTGAACCTGTAACCTTATGATTAGAAGTCATACGCGCTATCCAGTTGCGCCAATAGGGTAAAAAAATGCATTGAGTGGGGTTCGAACCCACGCAGCTGACGCTACCAGATCTTAAGTCTGGCTCCTTAGACCACTCGGACATCAATGCGGATAGTTTTACGACATTCCGGTCATTTTTAAAAAGTGTAAAAGGCCCCCGCAATCACGCCCATTACAATGGATCTCCCTATTCTCCCGTTAGTATTTTTGTATTTTTGAATAGTATAGATCCTTACCTCTGGTTTAAACCCTCTTTCCGCCGATTAAACCTTTTTCACTATTTAACTCAAAACTTGTACAACGCTCAGAGGTTTATTTTGTTAAATAGTAGTGTCTTAAGCCCCCGCCTCCCCTTATCTCGCTTAAGACTATGAGACACCGTTTGTGGGGTAATGTCCCTCCATTTCCTCATTGTAATATGCCCCCTCCACGCATATCACTGTGATATCCCTTACTACTGTTCCCATTGGCGACAGTCCTTTTTACCACTTATGGGCTTGATATCTCCATTTCCTTGAGACTTCTGGTTCTAGACCAAGGGTTGTCTCGTCCCTCCACCCGATGTGGGGCTCGAACCCACGACCACACGCTTAAAAGGCGTGCGCTCTACCGACTGAGCTAACCGGGCCAATAAACAGTTTTATGACTTGTTTAGGTCATTTCTCTCTCAAGAGGTTTCGAACCTCTGACCTCCCGATTAACAGTCGGATGCTCTAACCAACTGAGCTATGAGAGAGTGTTCTAGTGCGGGCTCGAACCGCAGACCTTCGGCTCATAAGACCGACGCTCTAACCAACTGAGCTACAAGAACAAGAGTTCCCACACGGGGAATTGAACCCCGAGCTCGGCCTTGAAAGGGCCATATGTTAACCATTACACTATGTGGGAAAGTGGAGTCGGTGAGCATCGATCTCACTACCTCTCGCATGCTAAGCGAGCGCTCTACCATTTGAGCTACGACCCCTAAGGTGGTGCATCGAGTGGGGTTCGAACCCACGCAGCTTACGCTACCAGATCTTAAGTCTGGCTCCTTAGACCACTCGGACATCGATGCATAATAATAATAATAGCGGGAAAAGGTTTCGATCCTTTGACCTTTGGGTTATGGGCCCAACGCGCTGCCTCTGCGCCATCCCGCTAAAACAGTTTAACGACTTGTTTTGGTCAATGTCTGTCTGTATGATATCTTTTACAATCAATTTTATACTAACTGCATTTATCATCACAATATTCACAAGATATAAGACATTTTTTGAGTGTCGGTTTTCTCTCACCTCTATTACTACATGCGGTTTCCTTATATTGTTTTTAAATAAATGTTATTCTAACTATTATATTTAATGGTTAAGTCAAATAGAACGGGATATAGAATACAAAACGGTGAATGTTTACAACGAAGTGACCAACAAATACTCGATGATGCGAAAAATAACAAAAAGGAGTGTAGAGCTCAATGTTTTTCACCAAACACAAGTAAAAATACTGCAAAAAATAGTTATAAAAAGACTAAAAAGGGTGATCCCAAAACTGATTCTGCACTCAGAAAAAAAAAATCAAATACCATAAAAACTGTACGATTTAGGACACCTAGTCCAAATCAAGAGGGAGGAAAGAAAAAGAGAAAAACAAGACGCAAAAGAACTAGTTCAACAAAACGCAAATATTAATAATTATAAAATTGAAATAAAAACATTTTCTATTTCAATTTCAACTAAAAATATGACACAAACACGTAATCAAAAGTGCTTAACTGCGATAAAGCATTTCTTTCAATCTCCTGAAAATTTTGGAGAAGATTTGCATATTGAATATTCTAAACGAAATGAGCGAGGATGGAAGATAGGACATTATATGGTAAAAATACCTAAAAAATGGACTATCTCAATACCTAAATATGAAAACAATACACTAAATTGGATTGAAGAAGAAAAAACACAGGATATTCCAACAGATGAGAAATTCAAAGAAATTGAAGAACGGTTTAAAACTACATTTATCCCTTTTGAGAAAAAATATCCAGGAAGAAATATTTCAGATCGAGCATCTAGTTATTTACGTATATACCAAGCAGAATATGATGACGAGGAAAGAAAAAGCTATAGTATTCGTTTAATTGTAATTTACGACAAAGATCATCTACCATTTCCTATTCCAGAAATTGATCCAAAAATAAGGGTTGAACGTTTAGAACGCATTAATAGTGACCTAAATGCACGTTTAAACAGTTTTAGACAAGAAACGGAAAGATATTTTAATCGTTTACGACGTATAAATGTACGCTTACAAGATGAACGAAATTTGGCCGAAGCAACAGTGGATGGTTGTTATGCCTCGTTTCAATTAAGCAATGCTAAATATATGCAATCTTACCGTGATATTATTAATAAATTTTACAAAGAAACAGACAAAAAATTTGATTGTCCTGTATGTTATGAACCAATAAAAAGTGGCGAAGAATTCACATCACCTTGTAGTCATGTCTTTTGTAACGAATGCGCAAAACGTTGCAAAAACACTTGTCCAATGTGTAGACAAGATATGTGCTGTATTTTAGATGATGTTCCTGTCGAAAGACCTCAAGAGATTTAACAATTATTATAATTTGATACACCATCCCAAACGATGCCGTTTTCATTTGCCCACTTTTTTTTACTGCAAATATCCCATTCATTATTACTAAAATCAATATAATGTGTTACTACTTCATTTGATACATCGAAACTATATCCAGGTGTTGTTAAAATATTGTCTTGAAGAGGTGGGTTAGGTGGTACAGGGTCTGCACCATACATATTTCCAAGATTAATAGCATCCTCACTAAATTTAGGTATAATACATTTGTTTGAACTAGCATCTACTTGCCAGTAATCTGGGCATATACCATAGTTTGGAGGGTATGCTAAATTTGTATTTCCTTTGCTCAATAGAATTCCAACAAAAACTAAGATTAAAACTAATACAATTGTAGCTATAGCTAAAACTATGACATGAAATCTTTCCATTATAGAATATCAAGATAAAGTATTTTTATCTATTTCTTCAACTTTAATCTCTAAAAGTAACATATATAGTAAATGTCTTCTCAAATGAAATATACCCCTGATCCTTATACAAATCGACAAAATCAAATTATAACTAATACCACACCTTATAACGGTCGTGTTAATTTAGAAGAACCAGAAAATCCTGATGCACGATTTCAAATGTTTGAACGTGTACAAATTCAAAACAAAGCGACCGAATATCGTGACCCTTTAAAAGGTGATATTGAAAATACTGTATTGTCTAGAGCTTTTTTCTCTGCTGGGAATATCCAAATTATTCAAAATGGATTAAAAGCTGGTGTCTATAAACGCTCTACCGATAGAGAATTGATTATTCCTAATCAAAATATTGACGTATTGAAATCTATTATGCGCCATATGTTTTTAGAATACAGTGATTTTAAACCCGATAATGTTACTGAACAAATAGAACGTCTAAATCAAATTGTTTTAGACTATACTGTTCCAAAAGTCTACTCTGAAGCTATCGGTTACCTAAAATATTTAGAAGATCAAAGTCGTCTTGTTGTTCCTCTTTCCTTACCACAACAGAGCGATCGTGTTTATAAACAATTGGAATTGAAACCATTTATGTAATGTTTAATAAATAAATATATAATTTATTTATTAAATTTAATCTTGTTTTTTACCACATACTAAAACATTTCCTACTTGAAATGTATTGGCCATATTTATTTCACTATCGTTATAATTGAATGTAATTTCATCTCCATCATTTAAATCCATAAGAGCTACTACATTAAATCCATCAATATAGACAGTTGGTTCAAATGAATGATTTATAAATATACCATGTTCATCGTATACGTGTTTATTATTACCAACGTGTATTGATTCTCTTGTAGGATGATCGAATATTTTTCCCGACAATGTAAATACTATTTCCCCCTTTTTAACACTTTTTCTCAAAATAAGACCCTTTCCTTCAACTAATTTACTTTCTGTAATTTCCATTACTTTATAATTACTTTATATTATTTTTCATATTACTTTATAAAAATCGGGACTAAAATAATAAAACATTCTGTAATCTGTTTGAAATGAGCTCCATTTTGTCGCTTCCAAAATTTCTGTAAATCTATCACTTTTTATTGCTTCAATTATTTTATCACCTTGGTTCTTGGACTTTATTGGTATTCCAAACGTCAATTGCGACATACCATATTTTCCTTCAAAATCATTGTAGGGATATTGTCGTTCATTGAAATTCAATAATACTTTAGGCACTTTAAAATGTTTTTTGTCTTTTGATTTCGCATATCGAAGTCCAAGACCACGCAATGTAATATTATGTACAATTGGATGCCGATTTTTCTTTGTCTTTGTCTTGGACAAATGTCGTGCGTCGTATTTTCCTGCGTCAAAGATTACTTTTATACCCTTTTTTTTCGGCACCATGATTTTCTTTATTTTATCAAAGGCATAATTTGGTATAAATGGCCATTTTTCAACGTCTATTTTCTGGGATTTTCCCATTTCATCGATAATTTCGACACTTTCTTTTTTTTGTTTTCCTTCTTGGACAATATATAAGTCAAAACGTGTTTGTGCACCTAATTTCTCTAATCCTGCCTTTTTATTATAGATGTGGAGATATTTTAATGTATTGTCTCGTGTAATGGTTTTATAGAGATGATGTTCTGGTCGTCTCCAGTTTGCTGGTGTAATGATACCTAAGTACCCATCTTTTGTTATTAGGGATTCATGGAAGATAGTGTCCAAGAATTTGTCCCAAAGGGTTCGGTTTCCTACACTTCCGCTATATTTCCCCTTTTTTGGAGTTTGAAATGGTGGGTTTCCAACAATGACGTCGAAAGAACCTGTTTTGAGATCACGTTTCCACTTTTCTTGCTGCTTTAAAAAGTCGGCATTGGATATATTGGCTTTGGAACCAAAAAGAGATTTGAGCTTATCTGAATTATTTTTATTTAATTCGATCATAAATATCATATTGTCCAAGATATGCCTTTTACGTTTCTCTAAATTAGGTATTTTCGATGATAATGTGGTGATAAGTTTTTTGTAAATCATGGCGGCGAAATTACCGTTTCCAGCTGCAGGGTCTAACCATTTGGTGTTTGGATTTTTCCATACGGATAGTGGGATGTTGTTAAAGATCTCATCAATGAGTTCGGGAGAAGTAAATACTTCGCCAAATTTGTCCTTTTCTTTATCGCGGATTGTTAAATGATCTTGGATATGTTTGTTGATTTCTTTTTCAGATTTGTGTAAGATAGACATTTCAAAATAATAAGTTATATTATTTTGAGATTTAATTTACTTTTTTTTCGAGTATTTTACTTTTTTTGTTTTACGGTTTGATTTTTTTGATCCACCGGCTAGTGGATTCGCATTATTTTCCAGTTCTTCACAAGCCCTACTGTCTTTTTTATCTACTCCTAGGGTGTCCTTATCATAATAGCATACTGCATTATGAACAACAAATTCTGTTATATTTTCATTATCGTCAGGAAATTCTGGTTGTTTATTATTTTTTCTATGCTGTAAGTATTTATTTATCATTTCCATATTTTCATCACGACATTTACCTAGTTTTAGATTACGTTTTTGCAGCTTTTCATTATTGTTATCAGTTATATCGTATCCGAAAAGAGTTCTGGGTACAGGATTTTTTCTCTCACATTTATCTCCATAAACTTTTTGAATAAGGGCTTCCTTTTTTTTTAATCTTTGGCTTTGATTTAGTGTTGTTGCTGGTTCTGGTTCTGGTTCTAATTTATTATCTTCGTTTTCAAACTCACACTTTAGTAAACCATTATAAGCATTATTTAATTGTTGAATCATATTATTGTCTCCACCTTTATCAGTATGTACCATCTTCGCTGCTGTTCTATATGCCTTTTTTAACTTATCCATATTTTTCTTTTCTGTAAAATCAGTGTTTTCTGTAAAATTGGTTTTAGCTATAGAATTAAAACAATTCACTAACTGTTTGCTATGTGTATTATTAACAGGTTCACCATCTAATTTACATTCGTTTATTTTTTCACCAATATCACAATCACCACCACCATATGTTTTACGATTTTTATGTTGCTTACGACCTTTTGTTTTACGTCTTTGTTGCGTTTTTTTTCCTTTTTTGCTAAATTTTCTAAGAGTTTTACCCATTATATATAGTAATGATATATTACTTTAAAATACCAAATATGCTATTTTAAAATGCAGATTTTTTATTTAGGTATATATTCAATTAAATCACTTAATTTTCTCAGTTCTGTTCTTAGTTGTCCTTCCTTATTTTTTAACCGTTCTACCTGCCACTCAATATATGCTTCCAAAATACGGTCAGTTTCTAAAAATTTTAATTTTTTTAATTTATCATCTGGATTATTTATTGAAATGGTTTGTTTTAGTTGTCTAAAATGTTTATCTATCTTGTTGTAGGTATCAGATGCTGTATCAATGGGCCCCGTTGACTTGTCTCCTATTCTCATTTGCCAATCTTTCAATTGCGAATCATTATCATGTGTTTTATTTAAATCACGAAGTATTTTTCCTTGTAAACATTCTCTCACTTCGATTAAAGAACGTTCGTCTTTACAGGATGGTGAAAACAACATCCCACCACTTGTTTTCCTTCCACGACGAGCCGTTTTACGACTTTTTTTATATTTTTTCTTACCACCTGTGCTTTCGTCACCTTTGTAAAATATTGTAATTTTAGAATAGTCTGAACTTGAAAATTCTTTGTTTCTACCTTGTGCATCTTTATTATCGAACGTGTAAATGTATCTGGTTGAATTATCGGTGTGAAAACCTTTTTCCATATTAGTTTCCACGTATTTTCCTAATTCTTCGATTTTATCTTTATAACGAAACCATATTATATATGTATTATCTTTATTATTTTCAAAGAACCCTTGTAGGTCAGATTTATCATCAGATTCATTCATTCGATCCAGCTTCTTATATCCTTTTAATTTTACGGTTCTGTAAAACATACTATAAGGCATTTTACTTTGTTCAATAGTTTTTTCTGTGAAAATATATTTATTGTTATTCCCGTAATCGTAATTATTTCCGGTAAAATTATCATCAGATTTCTTAATTATTTCTTTATTAACATATGTACCTAGTTCTGTGATTGTATCATCTTTATTTAAAAATATATATTCATAATTTTCTTTGTTTTCTATAAGGAATGAATATAATTTATTAAATTCAGTACCATAATGTGTATTAACGGTTTCTTTATATCCGTCCTCCATAATTATTTCTTTTTTCAAGTACAGTTGTTTATTTCTATTTAATCTATTAAAATTATCTTTATCTGTTAATACACGACGAAACTTTTCGCCACCAAAAAATTCGTCGTAATCATTCTGACTCACTATATTGTTTATCCAGTTAAATGCTTGGTTTACGCGAATATTCATTTTTTGGTTTATTAATTCTAATACTCGTTTTTTTATCTCCTTTATGTTTTCATCTTCTGGTTCTTTTTTCTCGACTAAAAATGCGTGTAATCTATAGTATATTCCATATTTATACGCTTCACACTTTCCATTTTTCGTATCTCCAATAAGAGGTGCTCTACCGAATAAAAGCTCTTTTTCACGACAACTTTGTTTGGGTTCCTTTAAATATCTTTCAAGTTCATTGTAAGTTGTTTCAAGTTTACCGACATCATTATTATTATTATTATTATTATTATTGATTTCTCTCTTAAACGAGTTCGTCATAACATCTAATTCTTTAACAGCTTTCCTCCAAGTAGGAGTATTTTCGCCTCCACCTTTTTTATATGAACGTTTCCTTTTTGTTTTTTTATCTTTATTACTAAATTTTCTAAGAGTTTTACCCATTATATATAGTAATGATATATTACTTTAAAATATCAAATATGCTATTTTAAAATGTAGATTTTTTATTTACGTATATATTCAACTATTTCATTTAAATCATTTTCTTCCACGACGAGCCGTTTTACGATTTTTTTTATATTTTTTCTTACCACCTGTGCTTTCGTCAATTGTTTTGTAAAATATAGCATACATGCTGCTCGCACGAGGGGGATTCTTTTCAAAAACGTGGTCATTTATACCTCTCTCTCTTAGGCTGCTTAAAGTATCCATATCTTGCTGTACCTCGTAATATCCTCTCTTTTTCAGCTCTTTGAATCGTCCTAAATCAAATATCTTCCCAGACTCGTCGACCATTTTATATGTATATGTATCCTTATTGGTCTCAAAACCATCTGTATTAATTTCTTCTAGTTTATTATAACCTTCTTTTTTGAGCTGTTCTATAGATTTTTCCTGGTTTTCTTTATTTAATCGTTTCTGTTCTGCAACTTTTTTCAACCGTGCCTTATCTTTGTCTTCTTCTTCTTTTTCCTTTCTTTTTTGTTTGGCTTGTTCATTTACTTTATCCATTATGTTTTCTTTGATTATATTATTTTCTATAGATCCATTATGTAAATTTTCACTTAAAAACTCAAAATATATATTGATCATATTTTCACGATATGTATGATTCGAAAAATAATCGATGTTGTCCTTTGTTAAACTATTTAAATAGTTGATTGTTTGCTCTTTACTTCTATTATGAGTCATTTTGCTTGTCGCTAGACCTCTTATTCTTTCTATCCAATGCACCAATGTATTCTTCTGCTCTTTGTCAGGACTGTTCAGGTTGTTCAGTTTGTTGTGTTGTTTTATCATATATCTTTGTAATAGATCATACTCTAAGTATTTAAATGCTTCGCACTGTTCATTTTTTATATCTTGTTTTAAGAAATAAGATATTTCTCTACAACTGCGTTTAGTTTTATTTATTTCTACATATAGTTGTTTGAGTATACCCGCGGCCCAATTCCAGTCTTTCTTCCTACCTTCTACTTTTTGTTCATATTTCTTTAATTGTTCTTCAATCGTTTCGCGTAGGTCAACCCAAGCATCTGCTGCACCACCTGTTTTATATGAACGTTTCCTTTTTGTTTTTTTCTCTTTATTGCTAAATTTTCTAAGAGTTTTACCCATTATATATATATATACAATGATAAAATACATAATGCGTAACATAGAATTACCATCCGAATTAATAACACATATTTATTCATTTATAGATGATAAAACAAAAATCAAAAAGTTACCAGAGATTTGGTTTAAACGTATTATTAGTCCCGATTATCAATATTATTCTAGTAAAATGAAAAGGATGTGTCTTGCAGTAGAAGAACGTATGTTAAATATGTTAATTAAACAAGGTGCGTTTAATGTAATTCACAATATGCATCGTTATAATATTGAGAATCAAATTAGGCATACTGAGGTGGTTTCCGAAAACAACAACAACAATAATATTTGACTGTTCTTTCTGGTTTTACTAATTTTTCTAAAACAGAAAGCATTCGATCTTCACCGTGTGACCATTCCATTTAGATTAAATCAAAAATAATATTTAAATACTAATTTTATAATATAATAATGCATTTAGGAGGTAATTGGATTCCAGATACCCAAAAAAGTATAGAACGACGTGAATTTATTAAAAACAAGTACCTAAATGGTCCTATGTTGAAAAGCAAAGAACCAGTCGAAAAAAAACAATTTTATTTTACAATGGAAAACGAAAATACAGATCCACCCATTTTTATTATTGGTTGTGGTCACAGCGGTACAACCATTTTACGTAAAATGATAGGATCACATTCCAAAGTATATGATATTGGGTATGAAACCGATATGTTTTTAAAACCAATAGATACCATTGAGAAATTACATACGGTAGCCCGCAGAGTAGAAGAGTTAAATAAAAACACATTAATGTATAAAAAACGTAGATGGATTGAGAAAACACCGAGACATGTTCATCACATTGATACAATTAAAAAGTTTTTTCCAGAAAGTAAAATAATCGTTTTAACACGACACCCTATATCAGGTATCAAAAGTTTACACCATCGTTATAAAAATCTAAAAAAATCAGTGACGCGATATATCGAAGACAATATGACTTGGCAGACATCACCTTATAGAAACACATTTCACGTAATTAAATATGAAAATTTGATACAACATACACAAGAAGTAATCAAAACATTACTCGATTTTTTAGGATTAGAGTACGAGGATCTGACGAAATATGAGAAAACAAACAGAGTAATAGAATATGATGATAGAATTTGTGCGAAATGTGGTTCAAAAAATATACGTAAAACAACTTGTTTTGGAACTCTTTATCATTGCACCGTTTGCAAATTTCACGGGGCATACAATGATATTGAAAACATTCGACACAGACAATTGCGCGACAGTCAAGTAAATAGAGGACTTTTTAATAAATTACATGAGGATGAAGACCCGTCTGAATTTACAGAAAAGCAAATAGAAAATATGATAAATTTTGAATTAAGAGGGGTGACGTTACAACATTTATCTTGCCTTTTGAATTACAATATAATATAAGTTTATGATAACCTATTAAACCTTTATCATAAAATAATGTATATGGGACGATTTTATGATGGAGATATAGAAGGAAAATTCTGGTTTGGCGTTCAAGATAGTAGTGATATAGAAAATTTGGTTTCTGTTACACCCCACGTATATTTTTCTTGGAAAGTTTGTGGTTGTAGTACAGACAATGATAATGATGAATATTGCAAAGATTGTTATGCGTCTAAAGAAGAACATATTGAGGATGCAGTAGAAAACGAAGAATATGAAGACGAAATGCTTTATATAGAAGATTGTGCACAAGGTTACAGTCTTGATAAAGATATACATTATGATGAATTGAAGAAAAACATGGAAAAATTACGTAAAAAAATACCCGAAATAATTTTGAACGAATTTGATAAAATCGAACAAACGGATAAACTATTAAATGCATTTACAGGAGTATTTGATAATACAAGCGAAGTAGTATCAAATTATTTTGGAGGAATACCGCAATTAGGACCGGAAAAAAGAATGGTATTACAAATAATCGCTCGATATAATCTTGCATTACAAATAGAATATTGTTTACGAACAAAAGATAGTTGTAACGTAAATTGTGAATATTAAGTATAAAGTTTGTTTTCAATATCAGGATCATATTCCGCATCAAGTTTTGTTTCAATTATATCAACAAATGAGTATATAGCAGGATATCTTTTTTTTTTAATAAATTGTTCTGCTTTTTCAACGGTAGAAAAAGTTCCTAAAACACAAATATTTGAAATTTTGGTAACACCATATTCAATACCAATCACCGAAAAGTAAAGACAGTCATTTGACATTTATATATTGTAAAGGTTTTATTTTAAATTATTTAAATACTAATGACTATATTTAAATAATATGCTAGCATCTATTGTTAGTGGATTTCTATTGATTATAACTTTTGGAGGATTTATTACATATTTTTCAACACGTACAGATAGAAGAACTGTGACACCAATAGATAGATAATTTAACGTTTTTTATAAGATCTTTTTTTTCCACTACGTTTACGTTTTGTCTTTTTACCTCCTGCGATTTGTGATTTTTTACTAGGTCTTTTACTCATACTATACCTACTTTGTCTTCTTGTTTTTCTTTCTGGTGTTTTGCTTCCCATTTTTTTTGCGGTGTCGACATAGTTTTGCATTGTTCTATGTGCACTGGATAATATTCTATCTATAGAGGATTTTGATCCAGGAGTTTTGGGCATTTATATATTTAACGCAGAAATAAAAATCTACTAAAGGTCACATTTAGATATTTTAACTATAAAAATATCATATACACTTTTATAAACAAATGATATTCTATTTAGGATATGTATCGTTGTTAGTATTGTATTTATTGTATGTCCAATTTAGTCCGGGTATGGGAAATATTTGGTATAGAAATGATGAATATTTTTCACCAATGGGCGCTATCAATATGATTTTTTCCCCTTTCTATGTACCCTACCTGTGGCTACCCGAGTTTTGGGATATAAATTTTATTATTTGGACATTGTTTTATGTGTTATTTGTATATTTATATAAAATTGAATTTATTTAACATATTTAATAGTCTATTAATATCTATTAAATATGAAAAAATTCGTAAAAAGTTTATCAAAACGTGTAAGAATTGTAGAAGTAGGACTTCGCGATGGCTTGCAAAATGAGAAACATATCGTACCATTGAATGTGAAGATCGAATTACTGAAGCGTTTAAGTAATAGTGGTTTAAAATCTATTGAAGTTGGGTCTTTTGTTTCACCAAAATGGGTTCCTCAAATGCAGGATACTGATAAATTATGCAGTTATATAAAACACCAAAAACAAAAACAAAGTGCAAAGCGTCTATACACCAAAGACATTTCCTATTCTGTTTTAACTCCAAATTTACAGGGACTAAAACAAGCCATTAAACAAGGTGGAATAAGCGAAGTAGCCATCTTTGGCGCAGCATCAGAGGAATTTTCAAAAAAGAATATTAATTGTTCTATTGATGAATCAATGGAACGATTTGAACCAGTTGTTAAAACCGCTTTGAATCATGGACTTCGTGTACGAGGATATGTTAGTTGTGTATTAGGATGCCCGTTTGAAGGTATGGTAGATCCAATGCGTGTAGCTAAAATAACGAAAAAAATGTTACAGATGGGTTGTTATGAAGTTAGTCTAGGCGATACAATTGGTGTAGGTACTATTGGTACTACTAGTGATCTATTAGAATGTTTGATTAAAAAAGAAAATATTCCACCTTATGTATTAGCTGCTCATTTCCACGATACATACGGTCAAGCTCTTGCGAATATTAGTATAGCCTTGCAATATGGTATTAATGTAATTGATAGTTCTGTTTCGGGACTAGGGGGATGTCCTTATGCAGGGTCAATAGCTAGTGGTAATGTAGCAACAGAAGATGTTCTTTATATGTTGAAAGAATCAGGTATCGAAACTGGAGTTGATATTGAGAAAATTTTACTTGCTTCAAAATACATTGATGAAGTATTAGGTCGATATACGTGTAGTAAAGTAGCACAGGCAAAAATAAAAGAAGATTAATCTAAAAATAATTTTGCGAGTATTTTGTTTATTTCTTTTTCTCCGTTAATTTTTTGATAATTCACAATATGTCTTTGTTGAATCTTGTAATTCTTCGGCACTTACCTTATGTTTACGTTTATACTTCCAATAAAAAGGCAACAATCTCATACGTTTTCTTTGTATTTCTTCTGTAGAATCAGGTTCTTTTTTACAACACAAAAAAAATCGTGTAATATTCATTTTTATAATGGGGATATAATATTATTTCCAATAAAAATGATAAAAGCGTTTTTTATCTTTTCTTTTTCTATAATTAAAAAGCCATTGTAAACACCCTAATAACATTTATATTATTTATACATAAAGAAAATTATGCTAATTATATAAATGGAACGACCAACATGGAATGAATACTTTAAAGAAATAGTTTTGGCTACCGCAAAACGTTCTCCTTGTGAACGTTTAAAAGTAGGATGTTTATTAGTATACGAAAATAGAATAATTTCTCAAGGATACAATGGTTTTTTACCAGGGTGTCCACACGAAAGTATTGTACGAGATAATCACGAACAAGCAACTGTACATGCTGAACAAAATGCGATATGTGATTGTGCGAAACGTGGTGTATCTTGTAATGGTGCAACAGCTTATGTAACACATTATCCTTGTTTAATTTGTGCGCGCTTATTATTGGCGTCAGGAATTTCGAAAATATATTATGTCCATGAGTATAAAAAAGATAGATTAGTCGATGTATTTACAAAACAAAAAAATGTGGAAATAACACAAATATAATGTATTTATAGTATAAAAAAATATACTATAAATATTCTAGAGCTATTTCATTATTTACTTTTTAATAACACGTTTCTTTACTTTTTTCACAGCGGTTTTTACTTCTCCTTTTTGAATAGATTCACGTACAGCTTTATACTTTTCATACTCTTTCTTAAGAGTATCTAGTTCAGACAACCACATCTTTTCTAGTGTAGTCTTTTTCAACACATCCAATTCTGTTTCCGCATCACCCTTTTCTTTCATAATCTTGTCTACGTTTTCTTGTGTTACTGAATCCATAGGCATCTTGATCAAGTATTTGAAATCGCCATCAATCTTCACAAATTCCATACCGGTTAATAGAGCGTTTACTTCATCTGCCTTCTTACGTCTCAAATCAATCGTTCCATCCAAATTCTTTTGAATATATCGAGCACGATTCGACAATTTTACCAATTTGTTTTCTAGGTCTTTGATCAAATGCTTTTTACGTTTACTATACATTTCAAGACGAACATCATAAAAGTCATCAATGATGTCTTCAACTGTCGCATATTTTCTCAATTTGCAATCTTTGTTAAACATATGCATATTTGTGCTTGATACACTAGATGTGAGTTTCAACATTTTCTCTACACCGTTAATACCAGTAACAGAATCTACTTTTGATTCAATGTCTGCAAGCTTGCCTCTAGGAAAGACAACCGTAATATCAATAGACACTTCAGTGGAAAGCGATGTAAAATCACGAATCGATGGAGGAATTTTCTTACCCGATTTATCTGTTGTTCCATCGGCTAATCCTTCTAGAAAACTAATATAAGGCATTGTCCACGAACCAACCGGCAGTTCAGTAATCCTAATTTTATCTGTGTCGATTTTCTCATAGACACCCTTAGTCAAATACTTGTTTGTATCCATCTTTGTAACAGTACCTTTAAAGCCTTCATAATAAGGTGTGAATTCTCCCGCCTCCGCAACATTTTTTCCCTTTAGTTTGAGTTTCAAATAATCAACCAATTGCATAGGAGAGAATGCAGGAATGTTACACGAGAATCCAGTACCAATACCCGAAATACCATTTACCAATGCGAACGGTATAATAGGGGCATAAAACTCTGGTTCAACCAATGTTCCATCATCATCGAGATACGTCAATACCGCATCATCTGCCTCAGGAAAGATAGAACGAGTAATCGAATTCAACTGAGTAAAGATATATCTCTCAGAAGCACTATCATCACCACCGTGCAAACGCGTACCAAATTGACCGTTTGGAGAGAGAAGATTGATATTATTGGATCCTACATAATTTTGCGCCATATTCACAATCGCCCCATTTAAAGAAGCTTCACCATGATGATAGGCAGAATGTTCTGAAACATAACCCGAAAATTGAGCGACCTTAATTTCCGAAGTCAACTTACGTTTAAAGGCAGAATAGAGAATTTTTCGTAAAGAGATTTTCAATCCATCTACCATATTTGGAATCGAACGTGCACAATCATAAGTTGAAAAGTGAATCATTTCGCGGTCGATAAACTGATGATAATCGACTTTATTACTCGATGTATCGAGGTAAGCGTTTTTGTCGTAATTTTCCAGCCAACTTTTACGATCATCTGGACGCTTTTTATTAAAGACTTTATCAATGGTATCATCACTGATTTTACCACTATATACAAAATCTACAATTTTCTTGTTTGCGAAATATTCTTTGAATTCGCTTGAAGTAGAAGTACCTAGACCCTTAAAATATTTGATGGTCCAACCTTGTGTTCCTGCTTCACCCAAACTTTCTTTCCATCGAGCATATTCACCGTCATTGTAGAATAGTTTTACAGAGGCACCTTTTTTGGCTCTCAAAATAGGTGTATTCATAAATGAAATGAAACCAGGAATATGAACAAGTGATGACCATTCACTATGAAAGAGATTAATACAAAGTCCCTTGATATGGGAACCATCCAAATCTTGATCCGTCATAATCATAATTTTACCATAACGCAAATGCTTATGAACATCACCGATTGAGTTATATTCACAACCTGTTTCCAATCCTAGGATTTTCTTGATATCGGTAATTTCCTTATTATCGGCAATCTTTTTGATTTGTTCTCCACGAACATTCAACAATTTACCTTTCAAAGGATAAATACCAATCACATTACGATCATCACTAGACAACCCAGAAACAATACCAGACAAAGCTGAAAGTCCCTCACACAAAATAAGAGTACATTCAGGTGATTTGGTAGTACCACTGAAATTCGCATCAATGAAATTCGCAATTCCACGAACATTTTTGGTCTTTGACCCATCAGTCTTTTTCGCCATTTTATTTTCCTTTGCTTCGGTCAATGAACAAGCTACATCCATTACACCCATTTTTGCTACTTTTTCGATAAATCCATCTGTAACAACGCAAGAGGAACCAAACTTCGCAACAGGTGTATTCATATAGTCTTTTGTTTGACTATCAAATGAAGGATTCACAATATCACAACGCAAGAACAACATAATTTGCTCTTTAATAGCACTCGGTGAAACCTTTACCTTTTTCCTTTTCTCAATATAATCGCATAACTTACGTGTTATCTGTCCAGTAATATAATCGACGTGTTTACCACCCTTGAATGTACAAATACCATTTACAAAGGATACTTGTGTAAATTCGTGATTTGGTGCAAGCGCGACTGCATATTCCCAGCGCTCGTCGGTTGTTTCATAAATACGTTTTGTCTCGGCTTTTGAACCAACATATAAATCAACATATTGTTGAAAATTTTTCACAGGAGCAGCAATTTCATTGAAACCTACTTTCACCTTTTTAATAGAATGATCCGTAACAGCTGCGATATCATAGACACGTTTTTTCAATAGAGCCACCATATTTTTATCTAGACCAGTAATACCTAAACGTGCATAATCCGGTTTAAAGAGCACCTTGGTATATGGTTTAGACGATTTAGACACTTTCTCAATAATTGGATTTTCAATTACATCGAGATTATTCCTAAATTCCTGCACATATTTCAATCCGCGGGTATGATCCAATGTTTCAATACGCCCATAAGTTGACCAAATAAGAGCCAATTTAAATCCAAAACCATTCTTACCACCAACAATACGCTTTTCGGTTTTATCATAATTAGTAGATGTACGCAAATGACCGAAAATCAATTCAGGAATCCAAACATCATATTCAGGATGTTTTGCGATATCAATACCATTACCATCATTAGATAGTATAATTGTACCATCATTTTCAACATTCGCATTAATATAGGAAACAAACTTTTTATCAAGTATAGCTGATTGAATCATACGCATAACATGATCACGACAATTCACAATACCTTCATCAAATAATTTATACAACCCTGGAATATATTCCATATTTCGTTGTACAATTCGTTGGGATTCATCATCGAATACCCACATATCAGCTTCTACATTCTCAACTGAACCAATATATGTATCGGGATTATCGAGTATATGCTGTTTGTCTGTTTTACGCTGATATTGTTTGGCTAAATCTGTTTCGCAAGAGGTACTCATTGTAAATAATATTTAGTTATCTCGAATAGTTTTTAATATAGTTCAATTTTATATCTATTTTTTTCGGTCTATAATATATAACATGGTTTGTGACTGTAGTGGAAATAAAATTTTATTTGACGAGCCCACTGAATATCCAAATTGCAAAGGTATTAAATGTGAACCAATATGCGTAGGTCCAAAGGGACCAAAAAATGTACCTATATTTAACACCACATATGTAGGTAGAGCTACTCGTCATCGAGCGAATGGACATTTAGATTATTATGATTGTAAAAAACAAAGAGGTGGAACATGTGGAGATAACAGTAAATTTCAACAAATATGTAGTGCAGGTCGATGTGAAGTAGTATCTAAGACAATTTCACAAGAACAATATAGAAATAATATTCGACGTCATAACCAAAATTATACTGGAATAAGTAAAAAAATGGCGTATGGAAGATACGCGCGTACAACACCTGGACTTGAAACATTTTCAAGTAAAAAAGTTACAAGTTTACAACCAAAAGTACAAGAAAAACAAGAGTGTTTTATTACTTACTGGTGTCCACAACGATAAAAAACCCGTCACCATGACATTCGTCGCATAAATCCCAAGGCATTTTTTCTAATCCCGTGGAGTTACACATAATACATTTTATACCATTGCATGTTTCGCAAATTTTTACATCATACTTAAGAAATCCACTACCTTTACATTTGGGACATTGTACTTCTTTTTTATTTTTTCCAGGATAACTATTAATGATTTTTTTTCCCATCATAATTATACAATTATAGATATATAATTATGGATACAGAAATTATCTGGTTCAAAGATTGTTCTTATGATAATAAACATTTGGTTGGTGGGAAATGTAGCTCATTAGGAGAATTGCATTCAATTGCTAAGAGAATTGGATTTTCTATAGGCGATGGTTTCGCATTATCAATTAATATGTACGATGATTTTATCAAATACAATGAATTAGAAAGTAAAATAGAAACAATGGTGAATAATATTGATACTTCAAATATTAAAGAACTAGAAGAAAAATCAAAAGAATTACGCAATGTTATATCACAAGCTTCATTTACAAAAGATCATACTGATCTAATATTTCAATATTATCATAAATTATCTCAAATATACGGCAAAGAATGCATTGAAGTAGCAGTGCGTTCAAGTGCATTGGCGGAAGATTTACCAAATGCTTCTTTTGCTGGACAGCACGACACATTTTTAAATGTAAAAGGTACAAAGGAATTAATACAATCCATAAAAGAGTGTTTCGCATCTCTTTTTAATAGTCGTGCAGTGTCTTATCGAAAAACGCATAATATAGCACTATCCGATGTTAAGATTTCAGTAGCAGTACAAAAAATGATTCGTTCAGATATTGGCTCTGCTGGCGTAGCCTTTTCTTTAGATCCAGAAACAGGATATGATAAAGCGATCGTTATTAATTCAGCGTTTGGTTTAGGCGAATTGGTTGTTTCAGGGGGTGTAAAACCAGATGAGTTTATTTTAGACAAACGTGTTCTTCGTGATATTGAAGGTGATCCTATTATTATCAAAAAGAAGGGTGATAAAAATTCAAAAATTGTTTACGATACTGAAATTGGAGGTGTAAAAGAAGTAGAAACGAGTGAATTCGAACGTTTAAATTATAGTATGTCAAACAACCAAATGGTTACTTTAGGACGTTATTTACTCCAACTTGAAAAAACTTATTCTAAATTATTTGATAAAAAAATAGGAGTAGATGTCGAGTGGGCAATTGATGGAAATGATCATAATATTTATATTATCCAGACTCGTCCTGAAACTATTCATAGTAATGAAGGAGATAATTTAGAAATACAAAACTTTGTTTTAGAAGAAACAGGAGATGTTCTTGTTACAGGAGTAGCAGTTGGTGATAAAATCAGTAGTGGAAAAGTGAAAATACTAAAAGACATTTATGATTGTGATGATTTTCAAGAAGGAGATATCTTGGTTACCGAAATGACCACACCCGATTGGGAACCTATTATGAAAATATCTTCTGGTATTATTACTGATAAAGGTGGAAGAACATGTCATGCTGCTATTGTAGCACGTGAATTAGGCTTAAATGCTGTTGTTGGATGTAGTAATGCTACAGACAAACTAAAAGATGTTGATGAAGTTACTATTTCTTGTGCAGAAGGCGAAACGGGTTTTATTTACAATGGACTGTTACCATTTCATATTGATAGATTGGCTTTGTCGAAAGATTTAGAACTACCTGTAAAAATGATGCTGAATGTCGGTAATCCCGAATGTGCATTTGAGAATTCATTGATTCCCAACAGTGGCGTAGGTTTAGCGCGTTTAGAATTTATTGTAAGTAATTATATTAAAATCCATCCTTTAGCACTTTATAATTATCCTAACATTCGTGAGGATGTTCGTGAGAAAGTGTATAATGTTATTGGTAATTACGACAGTGGTAAATGGTATTATATTAAACGCTTAGCAAAAGGAATTGCTAAGATTGCTTCTGCCTTTTATCCAAATGATGTGATTGTTCGTTTATCTGATTTTAAATCAAATGAATACCGTAACCTTATTGGTGGAGAATTATACGAACCTGATGAAGAAAATCCTATGATTGGATGGAGAGGTGCGTCAAGATACTATTCAGAAGACTATAAAGATGCATTTCAATTAGAATGTGAAGCAATTCAATATGCAAGAGATGTGATGAAAATGACTAACATTGTTGTTATGATACCGTTTTGCAGAACACCCGAAGAATGTAAACTAGTGATTGATACAATGGCGAAACACGGGTTAGTAAGAGGAGAAAACAGTTTGCGTATTTTCTTGATGTGTGAAATTCCATCCAATGTAATTGAAGCAGATCGTTTCAGTCCTATGCTTGATGGTGTTTCTATTGGTGGTAACGATCTTTTACAATTAACTCTTGGTGTTGACCGTGATAGTGATAAAATCAGTTATTTGTCCGATGATCAAAACACGAGTTATCGTAGAATGATTAGTATGGCTATTAAAACATACAAAGAAAATGGTGTAAAAGTAGGATTTTGTGGACAGCAACCGTCAGACAGTATTGAGTTTTGCAAATTTTTAATAGGTGAGAATATTGATACCATATCGGTAACACCCGATTCTGCGTTAAAAACAATAGAAAATCTTGGAAAAATATAATGATATAATATAAATGGATGACGAGAGCCGATTTTCAGTATTTGTACTTGAGAAAGATGTATTAGAATATAATCATTTTAAAGCAAAATATGAAGAATTTGATGCATTATCAAAAACAAAGATCAAAGGGTTTTTATATAAAAATTATTATAAAGACCAAAAAATGTTTTGGTATAATAAATATATCAAAAAAATGAGTTATTTGGAAAAACGTTACCGCAAAACCAATGTCTATACTAAGTATCACGAGCAAATGGAAACACCGTATTTATTAGACCAAGAACCAGTTGTAGCAACTTTAATTGAACCGAGTGCACCTCCCCATTCAAATGAATTATAATTTTTGTAAAATTTCTATTCTATCTTTTTAATTATATAATGGAAAACGTTGACTGCGAAAAAATTACAAAAGAAATGCGCGAATGCGTTAGTAAAAACAAAGGAACACAACCTTGCAGAGAACTTGTTGATAAGTTTGATAAATTATGTAAAAAAGAGGAAGAAAAAGAAGAGATATTAAAATAATTCTTAGAATAAATTACATATCTATTATTTATAGAATGAAACTTGTAAGTAAAATTACAAACTATAATGAAACAATTAAATTATCAAATAATTTAATTGGTATTTATGAAAAACCTGTTATTTTTCATTGTTATTGGAATGGAAATTTAAATGAAAAGCACTTATATTCTGTATTATCTTGTTATTATTTTAATGTATTAAATCGTAACCATAAAATTATTTTATGGTTGGAAAACAACACACCAAATAATATTAACAAAGAAATAATTAAATATTGTGAAATTAAACATTTTTCACATAAAGAAGAAACACAAAATACATTTCTTGAAAATATAGAAATACGTTTTATTGGAGGAAGTGCAAATGGTATAAGTGAAAAAGCAAATTTCTATAGAATGCTTCTTCTATATAATTATGGCGGATGTTGGTTTGATTTAGATTGCTTTTTTCTGAAAAATTTTGATCCACTTTTTGTAAATTATGAAAATGAAATTGTTCTTTATCAATGGGAAAATAAAGATTATCCAAATAATGCTATATTTATATCACTAGAACCAAAATCTATAAAAATGAAAAAAAACATTCATTTTATAATTCATTATAATAGAGGATGGGGATTTCAACGAGCCGAATTAACATATGATTTACCATTAGATATATTAGTTTTACCGTGTAGTTGGTTTGATGGAGATTGGATAAATAACCCGTATACGATTGGACCAGATAATTTTTTTAAATATTCACAAAAAGAATACACTTTTGATAATTTTTTTACAGGAGCATTTTGTTATCATTGGCATAATAGATGGAATATGGAAATAGAAGAAAATAGCATAATAAGACAATTAGTTGATTTAATTAATGCAAATTTGCAATCAAAAAAGTTTTTATAAAAAGTTTCGAAATATTTTCATAATAAATATATTTAAACCTTTCTATTTTAAATATATATAATGAAACGTATTTATTGTGATGGAATATTTGACCTTTTTCATACAGGTCATTTAAAACATTTTGAAAAAATAGTTAATTTGTTTGATGAACCGATTGTATTGATTGTAGGTGTTATATCAGATAATGTAGCTACAAATTATAAACGGAAACCTATTTTAAGTCAATATAATCGTTTTCAAATTGTAAAATCGTGTAAGTATGTAAACGAAGTATTTATTACAGATGTATTAATAATGGACGAAGATTTTTTATTAAACCACAATATCGATTTCGTTGTACACGGTTTTACATCAGATGATCGTGAAAAACAACGAGAGTTCTTTAAAATACCTATAAAACTAGGGAAGTTTAAAGAATTAGATTATCATCAAGGTGTATCAACGACGCAGTTAATTAAAAAAACAAATAAAGAATGTAAAAAAAGACGTACAGATTTTGCAGATTATATACGAAAATATTTACATATTAAAAAATCCGATACTATTTGTGAATTTGGATATATAGATGACCAACTATCTAGGTGTACACAAAACTGTTACTATATAGATATTGACTGTCCTACAAATAAAGACGGCCCTTTTATTTTTATAGATGGTACCGAACAGATGTTTCGATATCATTTTTTTAATTTTACAATTGTTAATAATTTTGAAAAATATAATGATCCTGAATTATCATTAAAAGAATTAGATCGTATATCAAAATCAGGAATTTATATATCTGATATTCAAAACATAGAAAAAGATTTTTTTATTAATAAAGGTTATACCATAGTAAATACAACACCTTTTTCTACTAAGAAATATGATGCAGTTATAAGATATAATGATTATATTTGAGAAAATCATAATACAAAATAACTTTATATTATGGTACTTGTTGTTTTACGACATGGACAATCTGTTTGGAATAGTGAAAACCGTTTTACAGGATTTGTAGACGTAGAATTATCAAAAAAAGGTAGAAATGAAGCGAGTTATGCTGGAAAAATGTTAAATTCTATTAAATTTGACCATATATTTTCAAGTGACTTAATGCGTACAATTGAAACTGCAGAAATTGTAGCAAAGGAAACAAACTATAAAAAATCTATTCCTCATATTTCTGATTTTAAAGAACGAGATTATGGAGACCTTACAGGTAAAGATAAAACAGAATTAGGATTACTATATGGTAGTGAACAGGTAAAAAAATGGAGACGTTCGTATTTTACTGCTCCTCCAAATGGTGAGAACTTAGATGATGTTGTGAAAAGAGTTGGTCGAGGATATCAAAAGCATATTCAAAAGTTATTAGAAGAAAAACAAAACGTCTTGATTGTAGCACACGGAAACAGTCTTCGTGCATTGTTCGTTTTTCTTGGAATTAAAAATATAACAGAAATTGAAAAATTTGAAATAAGTACAGGTGTTCCAATTAAATTAGATATAGTAAACAAAGATTTTTCTTACGTAAACGAATTCAAAATATTTGGACATCAAATTATTGATAGTCGCGGAAACCCTACTCTAGAAGTTCAATGTATCCGATTTGATAATAATAAAACTTTAGGAAAAGGTTCTAGTCCAAGTGGGGCATCTTGTGGTTCCACAGAGGTCTGTGAATTACGAGATAATGCGAAACACTTGTTTCATGGTAAATCAGTATATAGTGCGGTAGAAATGATCCATGAATTAAACAAAAAAATGGTGCTTAATCAAAATACGATTTGTGATTTAATAAAATGCGACCAAATGTTTAATGATTTAGACAAAACAGAAATGAAAACAAAGTTTGGTGGAAATACCAGTACCGCACTTAGTTTTTGTATGATGAATACTGCTGCTAATTTGTTAGATATGGAAATGTATCAATATATTTCTGAGCAGTATGGGTTTACAATAGATAGTATTTTACCTACACCTTTAGTGAATATTATTAATGGAGGTAAACATGGTGTTACTGAAGATCTAAAAATCCAAGAGTTTATGATTTTTGCTCGTTCCAATCTTTGCACAACATTACAAGTACGTATTTATTGTGAAGTCTATCATACATTAAAGAAAATATTGGTGGAAAAATATGGTGAACAAGCAAAAAGTATTGGTGATGAAGGAGGATTTTGCCCACCTATTTATAGTGCAGATGAAGCATTAGATGTAATTGAAGAAGCAATTAAACAATCTGGATATACCGTAGGAGAAGATGTGTTTATCGCATTGGATTGTGCTGCAAGTGAATTTTATGATGATGTGTCCAAGAAATATGAAGTAGAAAAGGGCCTATTTTTAACAGGTGAGCAATTGGTAAAATATTATGGTGATTTAATGAAACGTCATCCTGCATTAAAGAGTATTGAAGATGGTTTTCATGAGAGTGATTATGAATCTTGGAAATTATTTATGGAATTGCATTCAGAAAACTTAATGATTGTAGGCGACGATCTTTTTACAACTAATCCTAAATTAATAAAAAAGGGGTTAGATGAAAAATGGGCAAATACTCTTTTATTAAAAGTAAATCAAATTGGAACTATTTCTGAAGCAATCAATGGAGCTAAGATGATGATGGATAAAGGCAATGATGTGATTGTTTCACATCGTTCAGGAGAAACAAATCATGCATACATTGTAGATATTGCGATCGGAATAGGAGCGAAATATCTTAAAATAGGTAGTCCATGTCGTGGTGAACGTGTTGCTAAATTTAATCGTTTATTGGAGATAGAACATCAATTGATACGTAAAGAATATTAATTATCCTCTTCATCACTTACTTGTTGTCGTTTGCACCCTTCTCCATCCCAATAACCATTTGCTTTTACACATGATTCTCTATCCATACATTTTTCAATATGATGTTCGTCACAAGTTTCATTATCCATACCTTCTAAAAAACTGTTACCCTCAATAATAGAAAGAGTGTAATATAAAATTGTACTAAATAAAAGACCGTGAATTAAAGTAATATTTAATTTACTTGTTTTTATTGGTAATTTAATGATATTACCGGGAATAAAAACATAAAAAAGACAGAATACGTAAAGAAGCGTTAATAGTTTCATTATATATTAATAAACAGAAAATATTAATATATAGTCAATTACACAATTTTATTACTTAAGTTTCTTTTTAGGACGTAGTTGATTTGTATGTCCACATTTCTTTTTTCTACAATTTGTAGCACGTGGAGGAAGACGAGCATAACATTTACGACAAATATTCTTTTCGCAATTAAATGTTTTGGCCAAGGCGGCTAGAGAAGGGTCGAAGACACCACCACGAAGACGGAGTACAAGATGGAGTGTGGACTCTTTTTGAATATTATAGTCACTTAAAGTACGTCCATCTTCTAGCTGTTTTCCAGCAAAAATAAGACGTTGTTGATCGGGTGGAATACCCTCTTTATCTTGGATTTTTGCTTTTACATTATCGATTGTATCTGATACTTCGACATCAAGAGTAATTGTTTTTCCAGTAAGCGTTTTAATAAAGATTTGCATATTATATAATTAATATAGATAAGAATTATTTATATTATTTAACAAACTATTTTAAGTATAGATAAGATATCATGTATATAATTATTAGTGCAATAATAACAATAAATTCTTTAAATTGTGATAAATAACAAAGATCATCCAAATAATGTTCACATACTTCAATAAATAGTATTAGCATTATTCTTGGATGTTTTAATAGATAGAGATGAGAAGTACGAACATATGTTTTAGTTATACTAATCGATACATCGTGAGCACGTGCTGCATGCCACCACCAAGGAGGTATAGTTAACGAATCTCCTTCGTTTAAAACTACTTTATACATTTTTAATTTCGAATGATCAAGTTGAAATATATTATCTTTTAAAAAATTGGATCGATCTGAAAATATTCCAAATGTTTGCAAAGGATTATCATAAAAATCAAAAATATAAATTGTTTTTTTACCATATATTTGGTTTAAAATATAATCATTTCCTGTATGTATGTGTGCACCAGATCTACTATTATTACCAAAAAATAATAAAATACCATTATTACTTCTTTTAGTATCCATATTATAAGTAAAATATTCCTTGAATTTGCTATGTATACTAATATCGCAATCTAATACATCCATGTCTGCGATATAATTGTGTGGAATAGAACCTGTTAAAATATTATTATAGGTTTCAGAAAAAGGTTGAGAAACATAATTTTTAACATCTGTACTTTCCATTTCAGTAAACGTGTTGTATATTTCAGTATTAAACTCATGTTTATGTAAATGTTTATAAAACAATTGTAATTTGTCTTTTTCTGAAAAGATTTTCATAGATTTACACCCACCACGAATTACGTGAGGACGTGTAAAATTATAATAATCGGGTATTTCATCAATACTATTAAACTCATCAATTTTTAAATACATATAAAAATTTATGATATTATAATATATTTATAATGACGTTAATTTACTAAATTTATGTTAAAGTAAAGCACATTTAAAAAGTTTTATAAAATAAAATCTACAATATAAAGCCATTGTGATATTCTATATAATGACGTCGAAAGAGGAAAAAAATAAAAAAATGTTGGATTTATTAGTAGAACAAAAAAATTTATTGAAAGCAAAGATTGCTTGTGCAGACCGTTTAACACAATTAAATGATGAATTACATAACATTCAAAACGATATTTCGAATGCTTGTGTAGAACAGTTTGGAAGTCACGATTATATTGAAGAACGAGAAGATGGGATGTATGGAGAAAGATTTTATATTTGCAGTCGTTGTAATTTTATGCGTTAAAAAAATAGTTCTAAACCAGACAACATATTTTTTGTAATATATTCAATTGATGCACCACCACCAGTAGATATATGTGTAAAATTATTATAATATTTATTAACAAATCCACCCGTGTCTCCACCACCTACAATGACTTTTTTATTAGGATTTTTCTCAATCATTTTGATTAACATTTTAACTAACATTTCTGAACCATTTTTAAATTTATCATCTTCTACAACACCTAGCGTACCATTCCAAAAAATAACATCGTGTTCATCTATTAATTGTTGCAGTTTATTTAAAGATTTTAAACCTATATCATAATAGTTATCGTGTTTGGATACGTATTTTGTTTCCATATGAAAAGGTATAGAATCCATAGAATTTCCACATAATCCATCTTCCATTAATGTAATTCCAGCCTTATTTTTAGAAATATCTTCGATATATGTTTCCATATCTTGTTTAATAATACTATTAATATTACCGCCTGCGATAAATATATGATCTACTTTATAAGATAAATTTTTCAATAATTTTATTTTATCATCCATTTTACCTCCACCAATAATAGCTAATACTTTATTACTACTATTGTTCGCTGTAATTGTATGTAAAGCATTCAATTCTTCATTTACAAGAAATCCAAATGATTTATCAGTTAATTGTGTTCCACAAATACTGAGATGATCACGATGCATACATCCAAATGCATCATTTACAAAACAATCACTTAATTGATGAAAAACTTCGATTGCTTCTGAACTTTTTACATCTTTATAGGTAGTTTCTTCTTTATGAAATCGTAAGTTTTCTAGTAAAAACAATGTATCTGTGGTTGTAGATAGTGTATCCAACGTTTTTTTACTTAAACCTTCTGGTAAAAAGGAGACCTTTTTGTTTAGTAATGATTCCAATATAGGCAAAACTATCTTAAGCGAGTCTTTATTGTTTCGTTCTTTCGGTCTTCCTAAATGCGACGCTATTATAATACGATTTGGGGAGTCTTCTAAAATTCGTTTTATTGTAGGTATAGTAGATGTAATACGATATGCATCAGATACTTCATTGTTTAAAATAGGAACATTTAAGTCTAAACGTAAAAATACATTTTTGTTTTGAAAAGATTTTTTATCGATAAAATATTCATTCGCATTGTAATTAGAAATAGTCTCAATTAGTTTAATTAATTGTGCAGCATAGGACCATTCATTATCATACCATATCATTAACTTAAATTGATTATTATTTAAATAGAGAGAAGCGTTTTTATCAACTATAGAAGGACAAGTTGTTGAGATTAAATCAGAACTAACTATATTTTCACTATTTAGTTCAAGATAGTGATTTTTGGAAATGCTATGAAATATATCATCTAGTGAAGTATGTTTATTTAATTCAACATTTAAATCAACTAACGAAACACTATTAATAGGAACACGTACAGATGTACCGACAATTTTTCCCTCTAAGTTGGGGAGTATTTTATAAATAGAAGAGGACGCACCTGTTGTATGAGGAATAATATTGTTAAATATAGATCGATTGGTCCTACTTTTTGAATGTGCCGTATCTACCACCTTTTGACTAGCAGTGGACGCGTGTATTGTTGTAAAATTAGCTTGTTTTATACCGAAATGATCCTCTAAATGTTTTAAAACAGGTACAATTGAGTTGGTTGTACAAGATGCATTGCTTATTATTTTTTCATTATTGTATTTATTTTCATTTGCTCCATATACAAAGAGAGGAGTATCATCTTTAGGAGGTGCACTCATTACTACATAATCTACATCGTGTTGTTTTGCCTTTTCTTTTGTTAAATAAACTCCAGTAGCATCGATAATATGATATATCCCAAATGATTTCCAATTTAATTCACGAGCGTCTCTATTTCTTAATAAATGTATGGTCTTGTTATTTATTTTAAATGTATCATTGTCTACAATTTTTACTGAAAATGCTGTATTATATTTGTGTACAGAATCACGTTTAAGATAAGATTCCAATTTATTTATATCAAAGTCCGGTGCATTTATTACTTTTACTTCTACCGTTTTACTTTCAATTAGTTGTAGAAATACGCACTTCCCAATTCTCCCAAATCCATTGATCCCAATCGGCAACATCTTATATTAAAAACGTAGAAATTATATATTGGTAAACTATATATTAATGGCTCCACTAATGTTTACATTTAATCGTTCTACACAAACACCTGAACAACATTCTCAATCTGTAAAAAGTATAGAAGCAATTAAAAATAGACAAACATGCGCTGAAAAATACAATTTTTATTCTCAAACACGAACAATTTCTAATTGTACAAAGGTTGAAAATGTTTATATAAAAGGCAGATTGGTTGGACGCAAATATTGTGTACCATTTTAAAGATTGAAATGTTTTAAGAAGAAATTTCTATTTATATTATATTATGAAACGTCCAGTAAGAGATCCAATAAAAGGTACGTATACAATTAATGGTAAAGAGTATAAAGAATTATTTGGTTCACGCGAACAAGTTTGGAATGGAACTGCGCACAAAACCAAATATGGATTGACTAAACAAGGTTTAGTAATGAATAAGTGGGGTAGAATTGTATCTGCTGATAAACACGAATCTGCTACAAAAGAGAAGCGTTTAGAAAAATATGGTTATTTTGCGAAGAAAGGTAAATTCGGTTATGTTAAAAAGAAAACAAATCGTCGTAAAAGTAGAAGCAAAGGCAAAAAAAATCGTAAAACAAAACGTAAACACCAATAATTTAGAAACATTTTATTAACAATAAATTAAATTCTATTGTTAATATATAACATGTCTCCTACACAAACAGTTGGATCAAAAGCTCAAGTATACCACGGAACCGCCAAACATACACCTGGTGGTTTAACAAAAAAAGACCTTGTAAAATCAAAAGGACGTATTAAGTCTAAAAGAAAGGTAGCTCAAGGTAAAAAAGCTATCAAACACTTAAGAAAACTTGGTTTCACCGCCAAGAAAGGACAATTTAAGCTTTTCAAAAAAAGCGACGCTAAAAAAACCCAAAAAAGACGCAAGTAAATTAATCGTCAAATAGTATCATAGGTGAAATGCATATTCTTGCTTTGTTTTGTTTTGAAGCACGAATATGAAAGTATCGATGTTCACAATCATCTAAACGGGATATAGGTGTTTGCCATACTTGTTTACTCATAATATCAATATTTGATTTAGGGTATATTTCTAATAATTTTTTCACATTCCATTCGTATTTTATATTTGAAAAAAACTTTGTCTTATAGATAGCAAATCCATTAAATGCAGAAATACAGTCAATTAATCCATCATTGCCTTTTCTCTTGATATCTTGTGTAAATTTTTGATATAATACATTTTTCATATCTCGTTTCAATTTATTTCGATTTTTATAATGTAAAAAACTAAATGTATATGGATAGATAGACAATGCCCATATGTCATAATAATTTCTTCTATTGAAAGACAGCGCGTCCCAAGAAAGTGGTTCAGTTGTTTCTTTGTTTAGCACATATTTTAATACTTCTATATTTATCGGTTTCGCACAAACATCGTCCATATCCATCATAATAAAATAATCGAATCCAGTGTAATGTAGATTATTTATTTCGTCTATAATTTGGTTTCTAGCATTTGCTATGTTTTCTGTTCGTATATCTGATAAGGTTGAGGGACCAATTAACAATGAAAATTTGTTTTTATACTTTGCCGCATATGTTTTAAGTATATTAAGAGAGTCGTCTTCTGATTTATCGTAAGCGATTATGATATGATAATCATTTAGTAAAGAGCATATATTCTCTATATTTTTAAAAACATCGTGTAAATAAGTTCCTGTATTCCGTACACAACCACAAATATACATTTTCATTTCACTCATATTATATTGAATATAATATGATATGATTATAATTCTACAAATTAAATTTATGTTTAAAGTCTTCTGGAGAGAATACTTGTATATTTAATTTTTTCGCTGCTGCTACTTTTCCTGTATTACTATCGATTTCTGGTGTAATAACCGCAAATGTTTTACTTGTTACAGAACTACTTAATGATGCACCAATGTCCTTTAGATTTTTTTCCAAGTCTTTATCGCGCGAACCGCTCATAACAATACTTTTCTTGAATAACGGATGACTTTCATCTTTTGTTTCTTTTTTAACGGCGATTGTTTTTAACTTCTCTGTTAATTTACACTCTTCTAAAAATCCTAAAAATACTGGAATGTTTCTTACAAATGGTTCAGCTGTTTTAAGAGCCATTCCTTTTACAGATTTCAATTTAGCAATTTTTTGTTCAGGAGTTTCCGTTGATGTTAATACGTCTGGATATTCTTCCAAAATAAGCTCTACTTTTTTATCACTAAAACCACGCCCAAACATATTTGATACAGCCATTAGTTTTGAAAGTGATGCCTTTTCGATCTTTTCTTTAATACCATCACGAACCTTTAGAGCCATTTTTTCTTTAAATCCGTCTACACTCAATAATTGCTCTTTCGTCATTTGTAATATTTTAGGAATAGTATCATATCCTGTTTCTATTATTTTGACGACGTTCTTTTCACCCAACCCTTCTACATCTATTCCTTTAAAAAATAATGCTATATTTTTGTTTCTTACAGTTTCGTCGTCTTCTTTATTTTTAAGCATAATATCAACGTGTTTCTCATTCCAAATATAGTCTACAGTAGGCATTAACGGTTCATCAGCAGGAGTAATTACATTGCGTATATAAGGAATAACATCTCCACTTCGGATTAGTTCTATCACTGCACCAACGCCTATTTTATTTGATTCAATAAAGGCTCCATTAAATCCAGTAGCATATTCGATTTTAACACCACTTAATTGTACTTGTTCAACACGAACACGTGGTTTTAAGTATCCATCTTTACTTGCGTTCCATTCTACATCCAGCACCTTTGTTTCTGCTAATTGATCAGATAAAACCATCTTAAAAGCAAATGAATGATCTGGATTTCCAGATTTTCGTGAATATATTTTATCATCAGTTACAATAACCCCATCAATTTCATATTCGTAATTTTCACGCCATGATACAAGTCTTTCAGATAAATCATCATTTGTAATGTTGGTCATTGTTTCGTTTTTCACTGTATTAAATCCTAATTCTTTTAGTTTTTTCATTTGTTCACTCGGTTTTATCTCAGGTTTAATCACTTCGTAAGCTACAAAATCCATATCTTTTACGGTATCATTTACAGTAACTCTATTAACAGTACCTGCAATTAAATTACGAGCGTTTGCGAATTTATCTGAATATTTTGAAGTAAAGGTGGATTTTTTCATTATAAATTCTCCTCGAACAACAATGTCTTTGTCTTTTGGTAAATCTATGTAGGAAATAAAATGTGATACATCTTGACCAACTTTACCATCACCACGTGTATAAAGAGCATATTTATCATTTTCAGTAGTGTATAATCCACTAACACCGTCTAACTTACACGATAATACATATGGTCCTTTATACTTTGATTTCCAAGAAGGTAGTGCTTTTGTATCTGGTTTAATTTTATCCATAGACGCCATCTGATAAGGTAATGTTACTTTATTTTTTTCTACAGGTGCTCCTATTTTTCCAACAACTGTATTTTTTGGATATTTTTGTTTAATATAGTCTTCTAGAATGTCGTACTGATTGTCTGTTATTAATGGTTGTTCATCTGGTCCAAGATTTCTATAAACCTCATTTGTTTTTACTAACATGTCGTTTAATGTTTTTTCACTTAAATTTTCCAAAACACTAAGACCGCCCATTTTATAATTTTGTATAGCGTGTAAAACGGAATCGTCTGTTCCTACATTTACAGGTTGTTTTTTACAAGTTTCTGTTTTTTTTGGTTTTTTTATTTTAATAACAGGCATTTTATCTTTACTAGGAGATTTGTTTTTAATAGTTTTATTCTTTTTATTTTTTTCTTCTTTTTCTCGTTTTTTCCTTGTTTTTTCTTCTTCTTTCGCACGTTTTTTTTCTGCTTTTTCTTCTTCCTTTTCGCGCTTTTTTCTTGTTTTTTCTTCTTCCTTTTCACGCTTTTTTCTTGTTTTTGCGTCTTGTTTTTCTTTTAGTTTCATTTGTTTTATTTGCTCTTTTTCACGCTTAGCAGCTTCTTTTGCTTCTAATTTTCTCATTTTTTCTTCTGCTTTTGCACGCTCCTTTTCTGCTTTTATTTCATTTCTATTTTTCTGTGTAAAATTTTTCGTTTTTTTTTTGGGAGCTTCCTTCGGAGCTGGGGGATTTTCAACCACTTGTTTTACCTCTTCTGGTACTTCGATAGCGGGTGAACCTGGTAATGCTTGTACTGATCTTCCATCTACGCGTTCGTGTGGTTCTTTATAAACCATCTTCAAAAACTGAAAAATTTCTTTTTCATCGGCAAAGACACGATCAAATTTGGCGCCTTTTTTTTTACCATCCATTATGTGAAAACCGTGTTCATTTAATGTATAACCCATTGAAAGTGCACGTCCACGCATAACAGTATTAAAATATTTACTACCTGTAAAATATAAGATAGCAAAAGGGTATTCTTGTTTTGAGGTATACATAAAATCAACACGACGAGCAGTATCTGAATTTGGTAATTTTGCTACAACCAGACTTTTTGTAGGACCTCTAGACAAAAGACCATCTTTTGTAATTACTTCTTTTTTTATTAAATCGTCAACAAAATCAACAAAAACCTTTTTATCATCGGAAGTAACAATGACGTCAATATCACCTGATGTCTTGGCTCCACGACGATAACTTCCTACGATTTCAAAATCAGCATTTCCACTTTTAACACTATCAAACGAATTTTTGAAAATTTCTTCATATTCAACAATTTCACTACGAGGTATACGTTTTAAGATATCTTGGTAGTACTTTAAACCTACTTTTTGTTTATTGTTTAAAACACTATCTTGTTTCTCAATTAATTGGTCTAATGTTTTAATATCATGTTTTTCAACTAATTCATTTGCTTTTTTTGGACCTACACCATAAATATCTGAAAAAATATTGCGAGGATCGTTTTTCTCGCGTTCTAAAACACGCAATGTTCCAGTATTGATAAATTCTTTAAATTTTTTTATAATAGTTTCCCCAACACCCGGCAATGAGGCCAAGTTTTGATAGTTCTTTTCTGTAATCTCATCTGGATAAACAATCAAACTTTCTTGTGCCTTTTTATAAGCACGTGAACGAAATGGTTCTCCTTTTTTCGCCATTATATTACCAAGGGTATCGACTAATTCGATTAATTTTTCATTTAATCTTCCAGTTAACATAGGTTTTTCACTAGATTGCGCAGGAGGCGAAAAGTTTTCAGCCAACTCATCTGCAGACAATTCACGTTTTTTTGTTTTACGAATAATTACTTTTTTACCGCGTTTTGGCTCTATATTACCTTGAATTTTTTGTACAAAATCATTTCTATATTCATCATCTATTTCCTTTTCTTTATCTAAAGTTGTTTCCATTATATAAAAGTATGATAAAATATTTAATTTATTTCATTAAATAGTTTATATTAACTTATATCACCAATAACAAGCTCCTTCTACTTTTGAACAGTTTTTAGGTTTTTCAGACTCTTTTGGCCTTTTCCAATACTGATTGTGATATAGCTTTAAAATATCAGGTCGTTCTTTTATCCAACGATTTCCAAGAATACCAAAATACATCTGCAATACACCTCCTACATAAATAGCGGATTTTCCTTTTAAAAATATGTGTGCACAAATAGGATTCGCATAACCGCCACAAGAAACTAATGCTACATCAAACTGATTTAACAATTCATCTACATTTTGTTTAAATTTATCGAATTCATGTAAAAAACTTTTACTTGGTTCATCGGCTTGGGTTTGTGGAGGTTTTAAAAAAACAAATTTACAATCGGGAAAAAGATCAACACCTTGATAAATATGTTCTCGTATAGGAAGCTGCTCTTTTATGGTTTCGATGAAGGGTGAAATGATTAATATACGCTTTCCTTTTAATGATTGTGTCCAAGGTGTTGAAAAAATATAATGAAAAATATCAAATGTAAGAGCCCAAAAAGGTAGTTTATCGGTATATTTGTTTAACATGTATGCTTGAGATTGAGCTATATGACCAACATAGTTACCTTGAGGTTCCCAAGAACCATATATATCGCATAGACTAAACGCAGAAAGATAATGATTTGAATAATAAGTAATGGTATTTTTGTTATCAAGTTGAATACCAGCATTGTTTTTCATAGCGTACAGTGTACGTTCAATATATTGTTTTAAGGGCCCTGTTTCAGGATGAGAATTCTCATTAATAACGTGTTGAAAAACAGCAGTGTTATTTTCAATACCAGAAACTCTAGGAATAATAAAATTTTGATTATTACCTATTTTTGTTTGTATATAATCAAATAATCGTTCATTATCATCCATCATAAGCGTGGTAAAATTTCTAGACCAAATATTAAACTTTTGCAAATTAATTCCAAGACAATTAGGCATAGTATTTATTTCAAAAGAATGAGGTACAACAACACCCCAGGGTTCTTGGATAGCATCTCGTATAGTATATGAACGTCCTTGTTCTCTATGAAAATGCAATGTTTGAAGATTTTTGGGATCATTTACTATTTCATATCCCAAAATATTCATTAAATAAATAAGTTTATTGTCGCATCCTGGTTTTCCAAATTCAAAATCAAACGCATTTTCTGCAAATAATGGTATTAAATGATTAGAATGCAAAATCCATGTGTCTTGACTATCAAACCTTGGACCAAATATCTTTGATTTAGAAACGTCTCTGTCGTTGTAATCATAACGCAATAAAGCACCAAATAGTTTTTCAGAATGGAATGTAGACCTTTTTATATTATTAATAGCCTCATTAAAAAAAAATATATCAGAATTTACAAAAATTATATACCCTTTTACATCATTTTTACGAACAAAAGAAAAAACATCTTTAAATGTGAGTCTTTTTCCAATATTTTTCTGAATAATTTTATCACTTTTAATACCAAGTTCCTCTGTAGTATAAATTCGTTCTCCCAAAAGATAAACAGTATCTATATTGTTATTTTCAACGTTTTTTTTTAGACAGAATTTTATTTCTTCATACCGTTGTTTTGTTTTTGGTATAAAAAATTGATTAAATAAAAACACCGGGTCGTTGTTTTGAGTATTTGTGAAAGGTAGCTTCTTGGACTTTATAATAAGTTTCATCTAACAAGTAGAGTAAAATCGTTTTTATTACAATTTAAAAATATAATATATTTCATACTATTTATAATATATTATGAAACGTATAAAATATAACAGCAATCAAAAAAATTCAGAATTCAATTGGAAAGAGTATCTAATAGCAAATACTGATTTGATAGATGGTGGTATAAATAATGAAGAATTAGCTTTACAACATTGGAGAGAGAGAGGAAAAATTGAAAAAAGACCTTTAAAAACAGATAAATTTGATTGGTCACAATATATAGCAATTAATCAAGATTTGATTAATATAGGATACACTACAAAGGATCTTGTCCAAGAGCATTATATAAACAATGGATATAGAGAAAAAAGGCGTACTGTACTAGAAGGGTTTGACTGGGAATTCTATGTCTATTATAATAATCATCTTTTACATACCGGAATAAATACACAATCGAAAGCAATTAAACATTGGATAAATTATGGTAATCAAGAAGGATTATTAATAAATATAGACCCTTTAAAAAAGGTTTATGATAAAATAGTCAATTTTAATTATAATAATATTTATAACATTTATGATAATGTTAATAATGTCACTCTTTATAAAAATTATACAATAAATGATAGTATATTATTAGAAACAAATTTACATTATATTAATAATCGTAATACACCCTTGTTTAAACCATTGGATATTATATTTGATATTAATGAAACAACAAATAAACAATATTTATTGATAATTGATTTTCCTTGTTATGGAGGTGGCTGTTCTTTTTTTATTAACACTATTATTAGTCATTATAAGTATAATGCTAATTTTTTAATTGCTCGAAATTTTAATGGAAAAATTTATTTTTATATTAATGATGAAAAAATATTTAAATTACCATTTAACTCTGAGGATGCTATTGATTTTATTAAGAAAGTAAATATACAAAAAATATTTTTCAATTCAATTGTTAAACATGATATTAATTTTATTGATAAATTATTTGATTTAAAAAAAGAGACTACGATTATAACACACGATTACAGTCTTTTTTTTAATAAACCCCAACTTTTTTATTATGAAATTGATAGTTTAAGTACACATAGTAAAATTAATATACAAAATTTTGATCGTGTTATTACCCAACATATAGGAAATTTGCACACGTTTGGTAGAAATATGAATGATTATAGTAATATTGTAGTGAGTGCACTTCCCGATTTTCGTAACTATGAACGAAAAATTGTTACAAAAAATACAAAAATGACTATTGGTGTTATAGGTGACATATCAGATGTAAAAGGATATTACATTTTAAATCAATTGGTAAAATTAATTCAAGGAAAAAATGCAGAGATTGTAGTTTTTGGTAAAGTTCATATTAAACAAATCGATAAACAATATTCTTATCATACAATTAATGATTTAAATTTACTATTAGAAACACACGCGCCAAATTTATTAATAGAATTATCATTATGGCCTGAATCATATTCATTTACACTATCTTTAGCTATGATTACACAATTACCAATTATATATCATAATAAATTTTTTCCGTGTACAGTACAAAGACGTTTATCATTATATAATAATGCACATCAAATTAATAATATTAATGATTTAACATATGAATTTTTAGAATCAAAACAACAGAATTACCTTTTTTTAATTAAACCTGTTATCTATTTTCCTCCTTTCTGGGATTATTACTTTAAAAATAATAAATCACATATTGAATACTCTTTATTAAACCAGGAATATAATGTTGTTATAGTAACTTCAAAAATATATACATCAAACAAACCTTTTACATATTCCGCAGAAAGATCTATTTATTCTCCGGAAGAACGTTTATCTCAAACAATTGAAACAATTAATAGCATTCGTAGTAAAATACAGAATAGTTTTATTATTTTATACGACAATTCTATTTTAAATAATGATGAATATTATAGTATTGTAGATCGTGTAGATTGTTTTATCAATCACCATAATGATGATGTTATTAATAATTTTACAAATAATAGTGCACATAAATTATTTGGTGAAATCGCTCAAACATATAAAATATTAGAATATCTAACCACATTTCATAAAAATATGAATATTAAAAATTTATTTAAAATAACCGGACGATATGTGATGAATGAAAATTTTGATTATAATAAACTTGATAATATAAATAATATAATATTTAAACGAAATACCGATGTAGAAGATAGATTGTATTATTTTACGTGTTTTTATAAAATTAGTCAAAACAAAATAAAATTATATCAAGATGTAATATTTGAACTCTTCGATGATATAAAAAATGGTAACTATGAATATGAAGAATGGGAAGTATTATTACCAAATCTTTTATATGGTGAATTTGAGACAATTGATACGTTGGGTATTACTCAACGAATCGCCGTTTGGAAAGATCAAAGTAAAATATAATTATATTATATTATATAAAAAATGTTTTTAATTTTTGATACATATGCAGGTTTATGTAATCAAATGTATGATATACAAGCAGCTATTAATTTTTGCATAATAAATAATATTCAATTTTCTTTTAGATTCGCATCATTAAGAAAAAAAAACGATTTAACACAATGGTACAATATAGATTTTAACCAATTATTTGACGATAATTTTATAGATACAGAATTATATATACCATTTCATAAATTGATTTTAACAGAAGAAAATACCTACAATTTCAATGATACAAGAAGATGTATTGAATGGTTAAATAGAGACCGTGCTATTATTCCACAATTAGATAGAATAGAAAAATCATATATAGTATTAAAACAATTTTGGTCAATATATCAAAATTTTAAAGATATTGAAAATTTTTATCCAAATTTGAAACCGTGTAAACGTTTATTAGATATATATAATAGTATTATGAAGACTTTACCAAAAAAATATAATTTAATTCATTACCGTTATGAAGATGATTTCATAAGACATTTTAAAATAGAAAATCATCCAAAACTATGTTCATTGATTGAAACAATACAATTTAAACAAAAAGATCTTCCTATTTATATTGCTGCATTTGATATAGCAAATATTCCTAAGAATTATTTATCTAAAGAAATTTCCTGCTTTGGAAATGTTATATATAAAAAACAAATACATAGAGACCTAAATTTTGAAGAACTAGCCTTTATTGATTTTATGATCGGTAAAAATGCCCAACAAGTAATTGGTCATAGTAAATCATCGTTTTCCGTTATTTTGAATTCTTCACATAATACTAACAATTATTATATTTAATGCCACATATACATTGAAATACAAGTGATAAGACTTTGGGTTCGGTTCATTAATACAAAGCCTGCTTTTTTTGGGTGTAAATTATCAATAAAATGTTGTTTATATACATATTCAAAATGAGGATTATATTTTTTTAAATATTTAACTCCATATTTATCTGATAATATTTCATTTGTAAGGTCTTCAACTTCAACAGCACTACATTTTAGCTGATAATTATCATTCCACCATTTAAGAAGTTTATCACATTTATGTCGAATATGAAAATGATCATTATAAATTTTGCGTTTAATGTCTTGTGGTAACAGTTTTATATGTTCAACTAGTTTATCAGTCATTTTTATTTTATATAAAATAATAAAATAAAGATAAAATCAATTTTATATTAGTATATCTGTTATTATTCCGTCTACACCATAATGTTTTATGAAATTTATTTGATATAATTGATTTATAGTATAAGTAAAAATTTTTATATTTCTACTTTTTAAAAACTGAATTGTTTGTTCGTTTAATACTGTCCATGCAAACGCAATAAAACTAAAATTATATTTACTAGTTAAATATGTTAACATATCCAATGTATAGTTATTTTCACTGATAAGTCCAAGATTATATCTATCCATTTTATTTAAAATATCAATATGATTTAAATTAAAACTAGCCAACCATATGTTTGTAGTATCGATATTCATCTTAGTAAAAAGACTATGTAATTCATAAGATAATTTATCTGATCCTTTTAGATCTAGGTAAATTTTTACGTCTTTGTAATTTATATTTTTGAATAGGTGCGATAATAACAACAAATCAGGTATTTCTTTTTTTAGTTCATTATACGAATAATTTTCTATTAATTTGTCTTTATAATGAATATCATGATAAACAATAATATTGTTGTTTTTATCAAGCTGTATATCAATTTCAATCATATCGAAATTATTGTTAATAGCATCTTTAATGGAATTTAACGTATTACTATGATAATTAATGCAATATCCACGATGCGCAATTTTTATGGGCATATAGTGTTTATATAAATAATACACACTATAATAAATGCAAAAATTATATAGAGACAATGGTTTTTAAACTATCTTCTACTTTTTGCACTTCACGATTTTCAGGTTCCAATATAGACATTTGCAAATATTTTGATATTAATAAATTAGAATTTAACAAATTTTGTATTGATGTAACAGGAAACCAGTTATATGCACTACGACTTAACATTTCATCTTCAGGTATTAATATACCGTGTGTTCTTTCAGTACAAAATTCGATAGGTTTTTCTTCTAATAAATTCTCAATTAGCACAGGTGTACGGTCTATAGATTTTACACCAATATAGAGTCCATCTATTAAATTAATATGATTTCTAGCAACCTCATTATCTAGCCATTTAGATGTAAATCCAAAAAAGTCTGATTCACTATTGGAATGAGGATTATTATTACGTAAGCGTAAATAATCTACCATATCTTTAACAAGTGCATTTCTTTTTGGAGCCCCTATAAACATGCTATTTGAAGTATATATCTGTGAACGTTGATTTTTAATAATACTCGCGTTACGGTTTAATTTTTCGAAAACAAATGGTTTATCATTACTAATATTCTTAGCATAAAGTGGTGCTAAATTACGAAGGCAAATAAAACTGTTTGGAACAATGAAACCTCCATAAATATATAACAATTCGATCAAACCTTGTTCACGAATTTGGTGACGTTTAGGTTCGGGTAATTTTGATACATCTGTTTTCCATCCAGGTATTAACTGTTTAAACGAGTCATCGTCAATTAAACATACATTAAAATCATCACCACAATGATTTATAATTGATTTTATAGTTAAATGAATATAGGGTTGATTAAGATCTGTCGAACTACGGGAACCGAAACTTTTCCATTTTCTAGAATTATATTCATATTTTGTATGTATCCATAGTTTAGGTCGGTTGTACCCATACAACGGGCTTTCATTTAATAAATATTTACGTATCAATTCGTCTTCACCTTTTTCTGGATTGATAGCATCTTTTATTTTATTACCAAAAGCATTTACTACAATTAAAATGCCTATAGTGGCAAACGTATACATTAAATTTTTTTCACTAAATAAAGACATTATATAATATAATATAATATATAATGTTATTATTATCATAGTTAAAACTTAATTAAATGATTTCTAAATGTTATTAAAATAAATAAAGTAATCAATATTATATTTTGATTCATTGTATTTTATTTTTGACGTAAACATATTATCATTACTTTTACAAATTTGTCGAATAATATTAATAAACGAATTATAATTAAATTTTCGTGTTACATAAAATTTTTTTGATTCTTGATAATATGGCGTTATTTCCTCTAGAAAATTGTTTTGATATTTATTGTATAATAATTTCTTAAATGCGTTATTGTCGATCAAATAATATCTTTCAGTTTTAAGACATATCTTTTCTAATAATTCAAATAAAATATTAATTGGTACATTTTTTTTAAATATTTGTTTCAACATTATTATGTAATAAACGCAGATATTATATATTATGATAAAATATTATAAATATCAAATGTGAATAACACGACTTCAATAATATTTTCATGCAAATTATGAAAATGTGTGATATATTTACATATAACAGGCAATATTTTATATTGTTGTTCTTCGTTTAGTAATTCAGTGTTTTTAATAAATGTGTAAAACATATCAAGTATATCAATTACAGAGTATCCAAAGTCGTGAATATTGTATAATATATCGATGGCTTCATTTAAATTATTTGATTTTACATTGCGTATGTATTTTTCAAAATCTTTATGGGAAATATTTGTAATAATTTTTTTACAACGCACTAAATCTATTTTTTCATTAAATGAAGATAAAATGTATATTTTTTCTAAATGTGATATAATTTCACGAACAGACTGATTGGAAAAAGTTAAAATATAGTTTTTAGCATCTTCCGTAATATTTATATTTTCTTGCTGAATAATTGTATCTATAATAAATTTGACGTTTTCAATTGAATGTGATTCCATTTTTAAAATATGAAGTCTTGATTGTAAACTTTCAATCACCTTATGTACATTAGAACAAACTGAAATAAAATGAATATTTGCTTTGTGTTTATCTATATGATTACGAAAAACTTGCTGACATTGTTCATTAATAAGATCTAAATCGTCTACTATAATTAATTTTTTTTTTCCATATATAGAAGATTTAGATTGACTAAATGTTTTCATTTCATTTCTGTAATAATTGATTCCTTGTTCTTTTAAACTATTAATAAACATTATGTTGTTTTCCGGTAAAGGATCGTCTTTTGATAAATTATAATAAGATCGTATAATCGCATATAATAAAGATGTTTTTCCAGCATTTCCAGGTCCAGATATTAATACATTAATATCATCAATCATAGTAAGAGATTTTATAACTGAAATTAATTGCTCATTACCTTTAAAATCATCAATATAATAAGGTTTGTATTTTGTAATAAATGGCGGTTTAGTTATTGTTGAATCTCTTTTTGCTAAAAAAAAGTTTTCCATTATATTAATTACTTTATAAACATTTTTATGTATTTTATAAATGAATAAATAAATACGGTAAAATAAAAAGATAATAACATAGATTAATTATAATAATGTCTTATTACAACATCTTGGAAGTAGAGAAAAATGCTGATAGCGATGAAATAAAAAGGGCTTTTCGTAAAAAAAGTATGCTATATCATCCAGATAGACCTGGAGGTGATATTAAAAAATTTCAAGACGTAAATGCTGCATATGAAACACTAAGTGATGGTAGTAAAAGACGGCATTATGATTTTGAACAACAAATGCAAAGTAGTCCTTTTAATATGTTTGGTGGAATGAATGGTATGCCTCCAATGGGTGGTATGCCTCCAATGGGTGGTATGCCTTTTATGAATATGCAATCAAATATAGATGAAGAGGATGTAAATCAATTGTTTTCAACATTATTTGGTAATGTTTTTAGTGGAAATGAAAAAGGTCCTAATATCCGTGTATTTTCAGGATCTAATGATATTCCATTCGAAGAATTATTTAGCAAAAGTCCATTAAATAAAAAAAACGTTAAACCAGATCCTATTGTTATTACATTAAATATAACTTTAGAGCAATCGTATCATGGATGTTCTATACCGGTTACAATCAATCGATGGATGATGATATCAGATATGAAAATTAATGAAGAAGAAACAGTTTATATTGATATTTATCAAGGTATTGATAACAATGAAATTATCTTATTAAAAGAAAAAGGGAATATTTCTGAAAACCAAATTAAAGGAGATGTAAAAATATCTGTGAATATCGAAAATGATGGTAGATTTAGCCGAGAAGGTTTGGATTTAATATATCATAAACAACTTACACTAAAAGAATCGATTTGTGGATTTTCCTTTGAAATAGAACATTTAAATAACAAACAATTATCTTTTAATAATAGAAACAATCCCACTGTAGTTAAACCAAATTATCGCAAAAAAATTTCAAATATGGGTATGAAAAGAAAAGATAAAACAGGTTCATTGATTGTTATATTTGAAGTTGTTTTTCCAGATAAATTTGAATCAGAACAAATTGAACAATTAAAAGAAATACTTTAATTATTTACTGTATTTAAATAATTAAATTATGAAGTAACTTAAGATGATATTCTCTTTGTAGGGATATTAACATCTACTAAATAAATTGAATTTTCTGTAGCAATGATGTATTCGCCACCTGTTTTGTAAATTTTAACAATAGGACTTGTATATTCTTCTTCACTTTTTACTAAAAGTTTTTCTTGATTTTCTTTAACTCCAATTAATACGGTCTTATCTAAAGATTCGTTCCAATAATCTAACATAATTGGTTTATCGTCTACAATAGCTAATTTTGTCGCGTGTTGCAAAGTTTTTTGATCAGGTAATCTGTATTCTTGTTTAGCAGCTTCGGATGCTTCTACTAATGCACTCATAATTATAAACTATTTATTTAGTTTTATTTAAATAATTATACGCAAAAAATATTTTTTATTTTTTACTAAATATATATTCATATATATATTGAATAATGGGTGTATCAGAATATGATGAACATATTATAACATCGTACAATAAATATCTGCTGAATTATCTAGATAATTCAAAGAATTTAAATGGAATCAGTAAAAACACTGAGAAAAAAATTATCATACAAGGGTTTCAAACATTATTGCACGTTTTGTCTATATTGTATTCAATAAATATGAAAGAAGATCAAATCAATTCTTATTTAGAAAAATGTCCCTTATTATTTATTGAATATACTGAACAGGTTTATTTAAAAAAAACAGATATAATTCATACTCCTTCCATGTTTGTATATAATGTTTTATTAGGAACTATTACTTTACAAGATCACAAGTGTAAACGAAATAATTTTATGAATAATTTTATTAAATGGTCTCATAGTATTCTTTTTTGGGATTGTCAAACAATGACTTTGCAAAATCGTATCTATTTTGTTCGAAACTTTATGCAACCATATTTAATGCTTTTTACAAAGTTATCTTTGTCTAAATTATCTGTAATATTTGAAAATATACAAAATAAATTGTTACATAAATCAAATGTCTACGAACTTTATCTATTTTTATTAACTAGTTTTTTAAATTTTTTCACCAAAAAAAAATGCAATTATAGCGATAAAGAAATAAAACAAATTTGTTTTGATAAATTTATGAGTGAAAATGATTATATAAATGAACAATTAGATAAAGTTTCTACATTAAAACATATGGATGCAATATTAAAATGGGTTTTTATGTAAATTATTAATTTATAAAAGTTAATAATTATTTTTTTGTTATTTTTTCATACATTTCAGATGTTAATGTAATTGATTTTTTTCTTACTTTTTCTTGCTTTATCTTAGTTGTTACTTTTTCATCTGGCGCACGAATATGTGAAAACTCGGTTTGAAGCATATTTTTAATAAATAGATAAACAAAACGTAATATTTTTTCTGTACAATTACCAACAATCAAACAGCTCCCTGTTCTGAATATCATAAAAGATACTTCTGTATATTTATTGTTTTCATTTCGATCAGACATTTTTTGTTTTTGATCATTTCCTGTAATATTACCTTGTTGTTTTTCTTCGGATAATTTATTATTATAATAAAATTTGCATTTTACACCAGGGTAACTGCAAGGATCATATGCTGTTTCAATATTATATTTGTTTCGAATAGTTGAATATAATTTTTCACGATTTATATAAAATCCACAATTGAAATTTGAATTGATCAAAACATTACTTTCAATATAATTTTCAGAAAATTCAACCTTTTTCTCTAATATAGGAGTTAAAATTGCTAATATCATTTTTTTAGCATTTTGTAGCAATTCGTTATTTAATATACCAGGTATTTCCATTTTACCCGTGTTAAATATTTTTGCGTGTATTTCGTGAAATATATCATTGTATGTAAATCTTAATATGAGTGCGAAACAATTATAAAACGCATTTTTTACTTTTCCTCTACAGTTCATAATATCGCGTTTCGACATACCTATAGTTATTTTTCTCTCGTCCTTAAACTTATTACGTCTTGCATTGGGATTATCTATTTTTTTTATCACATGTTCAGTGTAATATTTTAACGATTTTAATTTATTACAATATGCATTATACTCTTCTTTGGTGTGTGAAACTACTTTCATTTGTTTTTTTATCACACCACTTTCGGGTCTCCAATATTCTATTGTTGGAATTTTCCAAAATACATTATTAATATCTATTTCTTGATTGAGATATAACACTTTGGTTGTAGTTGAAATATATAATTCGTCACATTTAGGTAAAATGTGATTCGAGACATTTTTTACTATTTCACTGCATTCTGTATTATTTGTATTATCAATTAAACCATTTTTATTAGCATTTATGTAAGATTCCCATTCTGCGTCAATTTCTAATAAATCCATATTTCTTTAATATGAAGGCAATATAATTCTTTATGTTATTTCAATTTTATATTTATCATCTTAGTTATTTTCTCTATTTATTTTAATTAAAGTAACCGTATGTTACGCCAAGCTCTTAGTAAAACCGCGTACAAAAAAACTCCTGAAAAGGCTATTATACTTCCTAAACAACAAACCATTGAAGAAATAAAAAAAAACGATTCCACTGCACGTTCGAGTGATAATTTAGCAGAAATGTGTAATTTTAATAATGATCATATATCTTGCACACCTCCAGATGGATATTTTATGCATAATCTTCGATTACGCATGGAGAAGGCTTAATTTCAATGTGCTTTAAATTTTCAATTAAATAAATAATAACGTCGTCCATTTCTGCATTTACTGTGTGAACAGTTTTTTTTATAATTTCAATCACTTTTGGTGTTATGGGAAGTAATTTTAATCGTACGATATGGTTTAAATAACTATGTAATAAATGTTTTTTATCAATATTATAATGACGACTAATCTTGTATATTTCATTCGTAATATCAATTTGTTTTATTTTTTCATAAAACATGTTGTGTAGCCTATTTAAAACATCTGGATTCAAAATATTTTTGTTCCATTCATTTAATTTGAAATTTTGATTTAATTGTAAAAAATTTATCATACTTCGAATATCAGATTTATACATTGATTGAATTGTATATATATCACTTTTTGATATCTTGATCTCTTCTTTTTTTACAATGGTCTCAATAAAATGGATGATATCTTTTTCCGGAAGTTGATTAAAACGCACACTTATAAATTCGTTTTTTAATGGCTCATCTATCTTACTTATATAATTGCAAATTAAACAAAATCTTACATTAGTAGTGGTTGTTTGGAGCAAATATTTTAATGCCTGTTGAGCGTTTTTCGTCATATAATCAACTTCATCTAATATTACAAATTTAAAACCTGTCTCAAAAAGGTTTTTTGATCGTACAAAAGAATAAATTTGATTTCGTATAATATCTATTCCTCGTTCATCTGACGCGTTTAAATGTATTACATTTCCTTTATTAATCTTTCCATACGTGTTTTGATACTCTTGAATTAAATTAATAATGGTGGTTGTTTTACCTGTCCCTGGTGGACCATAAAAAAGTAAGTTTGGAAATTCATTTTTTTGAATGATTTTTTCAAATAGTTCACGATTGATTGGATCGAGTACAATATTTTCAAAATGTGTAGGTCGATATTTTTCAACCCATGGTATATTATTTGTTTTTTCTTGAGACATTTATGTTGATATTTATTACATTTCTATTATATTGTTTTAGCGATAACTATAAAATTGATTCTCCAAATATAGTCATTTAAATGGTAGAAATAAACATTCTAAAATGGGTCAAACTTGCTGCTCAATATGTATTAGCGCATATCACGGTATAGATATTACCGAGGATATATCAATTCAATTGAAAGATATGATATACAAAATATCTTGGGGAAAAACTCTTTATGATCGTTTATTTATTAAATTAGACGATGAAACGAAAAAAAAAATAGCATTAACTATATCGAAACATGTTAAAGAAAAGAAGATAGCTGTTGGAAATTTAAACGGATTTGTTACAAACTATATCGCAATAAATATCGCTGGTTTCATATTTCATAAATTTATTTGGGATGTACTCTATCCACACGAAGTAGAAAAAGATCCTAGTTTTCAATATCCTGCATATATTCCAATGGAAGTAGATTACAAAGATGTATTTACTAATAAAGTTGTAGATAAGTATATCAACGATTTATTTATTACACAAGATCGTTTTGTTTGTTTTGTAGAACAATTTAAAAAACAACGTAAATTAGAAGAATATAACATAGAATTTCAATTAGGAAAAGAAGTAATAGAAAAAAATGTAGAAAAACACCTCTGTACTGTAATCGATAAACTTTTAGAAAATGAAGACGTCAAAGCATTTAATTATAATAAATATATGAAGATTATGTTGAAAAAAGAAAAAGAATATAATGCAGAATTGGAGGCAAATACATAATTAGATAATATTTTAAAACCGGTCAAGAATTTTATCGTATATTTTTTTTAATAAATATTATAAAATTGATTTCGTAAAAATTTAAAGTTAAACCTGTATTATTAATTTATATAAAATGGAACGCGAAGAAATAGGTTACTTAAGTATTTGTTTTGGGTGTATGTTTTCAGGAAAAACATCGTGGTTATTGCAGCAATATAAAAAATATTCTTATATTGGTAAAAAAATCTGTGTAATTAATTATGCAGATGATAAACGTTATGATGATAAAATGCTTTCTACACACGATAAGCAAATGATTCCTTGTATTCAAACATATTCCCTTGAAAGTGTTCGTAGTATTTTACAACAAAATGATGTTATTTTAATCAACGAAGGACAATTCTTTAAAGATTTACATCTAGTTGTTTCAGATTTAGTCGACCAAAATAAAACTGTTCATATTGCCGCTTTAGATGGAGATTTTAAACGTAATGTGTTTGGAGATGTTTTAAAATTGCTTCCGTTGTGCGATGATTATGAAAAAGTACATGCATTGTGTGCGAATTGTAAGGATGGTACACAGGCTGCGTTTTCGTTTCGTGTAACGAGTGAAAATGAACAAATTAGTATTGGATCAGATAACTATAAGCCTTTATGTCGTCGTTGTTATAAAAAATTATCGATTGTTTCAAATACATATAATGTTGCCGATACTATTTTACAAAAAAACTAATTGAATGACTTTATCATAAATTTACGGCTGTTTTTACTTTAAACATTTATGAAAACCATATAAATAATTATTTGTTTTTTTAGTTAAAAAGTAAATGCCGCGAACAAAAAACGCCAAAGGACTTTCCAAGAAAAATGAAGCTAAGAAAAGCGAAGAAAATGTTCAATTTGAAATACAGGATACACCACCACCTGAAGTAAAAAAGCGTGGAAGAAAACCAAAAGGAGGAAAACTAATATCGAAAGATACTAGCGAAAAAGATGCTGCACCAGTTCCAACAAATGTTATTTTGCATTTGAAATGTTCTTTAAAGGAGATTGAAGAAGATGTAATTCAAAATAAAAATAATTTAATTGGTGATCCATTAAATTATAATGCTAGTGTCCCTCCAGTTGTAAAAGCATACGATAATACACATAGTGATAATAAATTTTTTGAACTAGAAAATAAAACTATTGAAGAATCTATTAATGCCTATACTTCTCAATCATTATTAAATAACAAAATTTGTAGTAAATGTAAAGGGAGTGTGGACGATAATGATGAAAATGTAAACATAAAAGATATCAATATGAAACTAAAACATTTGAAAATTAGTCTTTATAAAAATGCGATGGACGAGAAGAAGGCAGCTTGTTTTTGGTGTACATATGATTTTGATAATCAACCTTGTTATATACCAAAATGTGAAAATGATGGTGATATTCACGGCTACGGTTCTTTTTGTAGACCCGAATGTGCGGTTGCTTACTTGATGAAAGAAAACATTGATGACTCGACGAAATTTGAACGCTATCATTTATTAAATCGCGTTTACAACAAGATATATGAATACAAAAATAACATTAAACCAGCTCCTAATCCACATTACTTATTGGATAAGTTTTACGGTAATTTAAACATACAAGAGTATCGCAAGCTATTAAATAGTGAGCGTATGTTGATGGTTGTTGATAGTCCTTTAACAAGAATTCTTCCTGAACTACATGAAGATACAGATGATTTTACAGCGGGAGTTTATGGAGGGAATAAAGGAGGATCTACACAAGCAGGAGGGGTGTATAAAGTAAAACGTCAAAGTGAAAATCAACAAACTGTAAGTAAAGCAAATATTATGAAAGAACGCTTTGGTGTAGCTACGTAATTATTTAGCAAATATATAATAATAGTTTCTCGTATTATTATATAAATATGTCTAAAATGGAAAATCAATTGGAAAAGATTTTACCAATAGTTACAGGAAATCAAGATGTATCTAAAGAAGTTAAATACTTAAAAAAAGTTGCATCACATTATCAACAAAATGACAAACCTCAAGAAATGTTTAATACGATTCAAAACTATCTAAGAGATCAAAATGATGGTGAAAAAAGAATTAAAAATATGTGTGTTATGAATGAAACAGTAATGCCGTATATTATTCAAAATAAGGGTGAAAAAAACAACACTACCACCGTTACAGTGTACAATAAACTTAATGAACAACATAGCTATTGGTATAACTATTTTTATGGTATTATTTTTGCTATTGAAATATCACAAAAAAAAAAACTAACAAAGAACGATTTAACACAAATTAAAAATAATCTTGAAAAACTATGTAACCAAGTCGTTAATTCGAAAGGCATTATGAGCGGCAAATCTATGACCGGTGGTAGCGTTTGGCAATTTATTCCACTTCTTGTTTTAGCAGCAGGATCTATTGTAAGTGGTGAGGTATATTCATTTCCAAGTGAGAAAAAATTTGACTCAAGTGCTCTCTCGGATTTTCGAACTACTGCAGATTACGCTGAAATTGGTGCCCACGCCGTGAATTTTTTTGGTCATGCAGGTGCGGTGGTTGGCCTCTCTGCCACTGGAGTCGGTATACCAGCTGCTACGGGTATAGCAACGTCGTTTCTTTACACAGAAGGTTCATTGATTGTAGGTTCAGCAGTAAAATCGTTTAGTGGGCTCACAGCCTATGAACAACGTGATAATTATGGAAAAATTACAAATGAAGTAGCGGATCAATTTAGAGATTTTATACCAACAGGTAAGACTATGGTAATGAAAGATTTATTAATTTCAGATATTATGGAAGAGCAATTCAAAACAAAAATAATAAAAGTTGATGGTAAGGTAATAGCACAAAACTCAAAAGAACATAGAGCGATTCGAGAAAGTGTTCGTTTTATAAACCATATTGCTGAAAGGCGAGTTTATGATGTTTATTCACAAGAGTATATGGCTGAACACGCTAAATATTCGAAACAATCTTCGCAACCAGTTGGTGATGGCGAAGGAATTGCAGCTAAAATTGGTATAGGAGATGGTAAAGCTATTCGGTTTGAAGACATGGCTACACCTTTTAGAGAATACATAAATAGTTTAGAAACATTAGAAGACAATCTTTTAAACGACGCTGGTTTATCTACTGATGATATACAAAGTATTCGAGGATTTATACAAGATTTTGAGGGATTATATTTATCGAGTGAAATAGAAATTAGCCAAGATACATTAAATGTAATGAATAAATTAAGTACGACTTTAAATCAAGAAGGTATAATCAATCTGTATAAACGTTGGACGAAAGACGATTTTTTTAAAGCGGCTCAGAAGCAATATGATACGTTTAAAGCCAAAATTGATGGTGTAGAATTAAACTCAGGGTATGGTTACTGGTGGATGATGTTACGATCCTTTATGACTCTTGTCTTTCTATATGGTCTTGTAAAAGTTGGAGCAATTTCGCAAGTGGGTTCGATTTTTAAATCTTTAAAATCTGAAAAGAAAAATGCTAAAAAGAAAGCTGCTGATTCAGACCCTGATGATAGTGATAGTGATGATAAGGAGTGGGGTACATATTTAGATGCTAGAGAAAGAGGAAAAGAGGCTAGAAAAAAAGAAGAACCTGTAAAAAAATCTAAAAAGAAAAATAATTCTAAAAAAGAAAGAACTCCAGAAGAAGAAGAAGAAGTAAGAACTACAGAAGAATCTGAACAATCATTTTTTGGGAAGTTATTTGGTCGAAAATCACCAACACCAACACCAACACCAACAACAACATCATCAACCAAGGCTAAAGAAAAAACACCCAAAGAACCAAGACGTGGTACTAGGAATAGAACAAAAATAGATCCATACAATGCTGATACTATGGGTGGAGGAAGAAAAACAAAATCAAATAAAAATAAAATAAGAAAAACAAAGAAAAATTATAAACGTCGAAATAAAAAACGCGTGAAATAAACGTTTACACTTGTAACTATATGATTTACAAGTGTAATTATGTTATATAACTTTTTTCAATTACATTTATTTAAGTAATTTACGTTTTATATATTTTCTTGATTTTGTGTGTAATAGTTTTTTTTGTTTTATTGATTTTGTTTTCTGTTTTTTCCTCTTGAATGTTCTTTGTTTCCAATATTTCCTATTTTTTTTAGTATATTTTCTATTTCTACCTCCTTGAAAAATTTCACCATATATTACAAGAGCTTCATTTCCGACATTCCACATAATATCATTAACAAAGTTCCACTGTATATATACCTGCCGCATAACTATATTTTGGGCGTAAAATTGGAAGTAACCGTATATATTTTGTTGTAAACCTTCCCCATCAAGCCATTCAACTAAATATCCTTTATAAAACACAAAATTATCACCACCCCATGCATAATAGAACAACCCACCATAGTCATAGGTGAACTTTGTAAAACTATCTACCAATGCATCCAGAACGTCTATCTTTGGATTAACTATACATTTGTACATAAAATGACCTATTTGACAAACAAACGTCAGAAATTTACAGAAAACCTCCGATATACTATGAGTCATCTCACTAAAAGAAAGTATAGTTTTACCTTTTATAAAATTAGGAATTATATTATAAAATGTTGAAAATATATTATGCGTCATTTGTGAAATCGCATTCGTCAACTTTAAAAAACTCTCGTTAGTTATTCCTAGATCTTGCATAATTTGGTTTGCTCTCTGGACAGATTGGAAACTTGCACATTGATCCATTCCCTTTTCTTGACAAATTAATATGTATTTTGCTATTTTTATAGGAAACTGTATAGTTCGTTTACTAATACCTAATCCATAAGATTTCATAAAATTAAGAGAGAACACCCCATCAGTACACTCTGAAAGTCTCGTAAACCAATCTGTACCTACAACAACTACTAATAGATATATAACATTTCTAGCGAATAACATCTCAGATTTACCATCACTCTCCCCCCCTGCGGCCCATGTTACGATACTTTTTGCACTATGTTGTAATAGTGAAATAGTGTTAGTTAACACTCCTGTAACACTATTACCATTGACTCTTTGCAAAGCTTGTATGAATACATTTAAGAATTTTATTACTAATTCTAGTATAAGGGTTAACCAATCCTTTCCTTGATTCGACCAATCCTTTCCTTGACTCTTTACTGGACTCTTTTTTTTATTTTGATTCTTTAAAATATTAGTAGTCTTTTTTGTTTGCAATCCTTTGAGTACGTTATCATTTTCTTTATTATTAGTTTTTTCTTTTTTTGTAAACATTTTATAAGCTTCACTTCCATAATGAACAACATTTGTAAAACCAAAATCAAACCAGTCTGCTACAGCTACTGCAGATAAAAATGCAATATATTGATCACCCCATATACTGGCTCCGGCAGTTAATACAGATGCACTCATATCAAGCAAACTACCATAAAGACATACAATGTCATGGAGTCCATTTACAATGATGGGATAAAAGGGTGCGAGAGGACCTAACATAGGAGCTATAGCTGTAGTAACAAACGCACTTTTAAGCATACCTATTAGGAAAGTAAGCAAATGATGATAGCTTTTAGAGTTCAACCACATACTCATGACAAATATATATACATTGAATAATTGAGAAGGCCAAGCTTCTACAATAGCTATTACCTTGGATGTAAAACCGTCGTGTACAGTTAATTTACTCAACGATTGATCATTTATTAATTTGAATTCTAAACATAGGTTAGGTAATTCCGAGTGATTTAAATACCATGTTTTGTTTACGCTTTTTATGTTATATATTTCGATATCTATATCTAGATTTCCAGCAAAATTTAATATTTTCAGCATCTCGCGCATAGTAGTCACATTTGGATCTTCACTATCTTCACTTTCATCATTAATATTTATTTTTTCTATATATTTTTGTATATTCAATTTTTCTATATATGTTTGTATACCCGATTTTAACTTATTCGCTTTTCTAGTGGCTTCATCTTGTGTAAATTGATTTAATCTTAATACTTCATCCCAGCTTCTATCTTTTGTAAATGATTTAAATAACCAAACAAATAATATTTTTTCTTTAATATTGATTGATGAATCTAATATTGTATATTTATAAAACAAACGTAAAATTAAATATGATATTTCAAATTTTGTTGGTGTATAATTTTTATAATATTCAATACTTCCTACGTTAACAGCATCTTCACAATAACATTCAGTAATTTTATCACCATCTTTATTAGTAGATTCTTTAATGAATTCTTTATTACTAACTTCCTCGCAATAATTAGTTGTTGAATTTTCATTAGGTTTTGGATTCTCTTTTTTGCACATATTAAGACGCTGTTTTCCAAGTATATTACATTTGTCTAACATACTAATAAATGGGTCTCTTAGATCTTCAAATTCTTCATCATTTAATAAATTTTGCATTGTTTTAAACAAAGATTCTTTCTGTAAATCTTTAAATTCATCTTTCTCTAGTAACGCTTTTGTATTTTTTAATTCTTCTTCTTTTTGAGGGGTGATACCTTTGTGTTCTCCATCCTTATTGGCCTTAGTGGCCATTTCTATTATATTTACATCCTTTTCAAGTGCACTTTTTAATACCAACTCTGAATTATTTGTTGAAATAGCATCTATGAATAAGAAAATTTGCATAAAATCGGAAGAATTTACTATTTTATATTCTTCATCTAGTTTACTTCCAAAAGGGAAATACTCCTGTAACTTAGTAGCAATAAAAGAATTATTTGCTTCAACTTTTTTTTGATTTAAACAAATTTTTAAATTTTCCATTGCACCAAGTTCGTATAAATGATACATATAATCAACTTGTTCCTTAGTTAAATCATTTTCATCAACTTTATCTTCTTTATCACCTATTATTTTTCCACAAATTAATTCATTTTCTGGACGTGTAACACATTTACCATCTTCAATTTTACAATATAAATCCAATACACTACAATGTCTTTTTTCTCTTTCCTCCTCATCCTCATTGATTGAGTGCTGGCGGTCGAAGTATGCTAACAAGTCATCTAATTTCTCTTCATCTACATTATTTGATTGTTCATTTGTGTTGACATCATCACTACTAGTAGTAGTTGTTGTTGTAGGAATATCAACATCCTGATTGTCTTCTACTTTTATTTCTTCTTCTTTCTGTCCTTTTTCCATTACTACTGACTTTTTGGTTTTTTCATTTGTGTTGACATCATCAGTACTAGTAATAGTTGTTGTTGTAGGAATATCAACATTCTGATTGTCTTCTACTTTTATTTCTTCTTTTTTCTGTCCTTTTTCCATTACTACTGACTTTTTGAGTTCTTTCGCACGATCATCACTTATACAACCATCGTCATATGTCTCTTTTGCAAAATCATATTTGTTTTTTTGACTTACGCATCTACGTTTATACGCTTTTAACCAATCTATTTTTGTATAATAGACACCATTATAGCAATATGATGGATAAACTTCACTAAATTCACATTTAAATTCATTAATATAATGTTTTTCTTCCTCATTTTCTTCCTCATTTTCTTCTCGTGCCTTCTTACAATGTTCTTTACTTTCTTCTCTAGTTGTGTCTGCCCAATCGGGTTTAGTTTTTTCTTCTTCCATTATATATAATTATACTATAATTTTAATTATATATATACTCGAATAAGATTCGTCTAAAATAAACACCTATATCTGAAATAAATTCTTTTTCCTCTATTTTTTGAAATTGTTTATTGAACATTTCTAATGTATGTGAGAAAAATACGTCTCCATCTTGGTCATCATCAATAACTGTAATATGAAATCGAGTACAATATTTAAAATATTGATTATATATTGTATTTCCTCCGATGATAAAAACTTTTTTCTCGGTTTCTTTTTGCAATTTTTCTAATAGAGCAAAAGAATCATCAAAATTACAGAAATATACATCTGCATTATGGAATTCTATTGTTTTGTTTGTTATTACTACATTGATTCTATTTTTTAAAGGTCCATTGGGTAAACTTTCAAACGTTTTTCTACCCATTACAACGATATGATCCTTGGTTGTTTTACGAAATTGTTTTAAATCTTCTGGAAGATACCATGGAATAGTGTTATTAATACCAATTACCTTTTTATTATTAAACGCTACAACGAGTTCAAAATTCATTAAATATAATACATAACAATGTTTATATTTAATCTATACATAAAGATAAAATTGAAACAGTATAGAAACGAAATAGTAATTGTATCCAATAAATTGTTTAAAAATGAGTACCGTTTCTAAATCAACAATGAAATCCCTTCAGAAAAATTTTGATCATATTAATGATCTACCCCTTGTTAAAAAACTAAATAAAAAAATTTCAAAGCTTAAAAAGGAAAATAAATCTTTGCAGCGCGTTATTATGCATTTTGGAGAATCTCTTCAGAATATTAAACCGATTGATGTAATTGATCTTGCTTGTGAATCAGATGAATCTTCTCTAGAACCTATTTCAATGGAAGTTGTTGGTAAAGGTTATGCAAATCAACCAACTGATACAAAAGTAGTAAAACTAGAGCATGTTGATCTTAAAGTAGATGAAGCTTCAAGTGATGAAGAACACATTGTATATCATATTGAGGAGGAAGAAGTGCAAAAATCCACTTCTCTAGTAGCACAAGTAAAAGATGAATTTCAACAATCGAACACTCTAGAAGAGGAAGAGGAAGAGGAAGAAGAAGAGGAGGAAGAAGAGGAGGAAGAAGAAGAAGAGGAAGAAGAAGAGGAGGAAGAAGAAGAGGAGGAAGAAGAAGAGGAAGAAGAAGAGGATGAAGTTGAAGTAGAAGAGGAGGAAGAGGAGGAGGAAGAAGAGGAAGAGGAAGAAGAAGATGAGGAGGAAGAAGAGGAAGAGGAGGAAGAGGAAGAAGAGGAAGAAGAGGAAGAAGAGGAAGAGGAAGAAGAGGAAGAGGAGGAAGAGGAAGAGGAAGTTGAAGAAGAAGTATTTGAGATTACCATTCGCGGTAAAAAGTATTTTACAGCGGATGCAGATAATGGAGAATTTTATACAGCCCTTGATGATGATGAAATTGGTGATGAAGTAGGTACTTTTAGTAATGGTGTACCACAATTCTATTAATTATACGGATTTACACTTTGTATTTGTCTATTAGATTTACGTCTATTTCTGCGTTTTTTCTTTTTTTCTTGAACACTACTGCTACCAAGGGAACGAATTGTTTTTCGTACAGAACTAACGGATTTTCCTAGATAACCTCCTTTTTTTGTTTTTCTAATATGTTTTCGACCTCCTTTTTGTGTTTTCGCCATATCAAAAGGTTTACTTTCTATATAAAATAACACAGGATTTTTTTGTTCAGCATATTTTAAATTATTATACATAATATTTAACATTTGATTTCTATAAGGACATTTAACATCCTCAATATTATCATCGTCTACTTTTCCGTCAATCAATTGTAAATTGAGTAAACAATCATAATGATATTTTGTTTTAAGTCTCAAAATATCGTCTTTCTCTTTGTTTTCTGTAGGTTCTTCTGAAACAATCATGACTCCTGTTTTTAATCGATCACTCATTTGTTCATTTGATAATATTTCTTGTTTTGGTCTTTCGTTTTCAATATTTATTTGACTAATGTAATCAATAAAATCTAGAAATTCATCTATATTGGAATCTATGTTTTCTAAAATGGAAGACAAGTTTTTATTAGAATAGTAACGATTGGGAGGTCTATATTTCGCAACTTCTCTTAAAAATGCTTCTAATTCACGATTACGTAAAAGTTCTTTTAATACAGGATCTTCTACTTTATCTTGTCTTTTTTCTTTAATGATATTATATACTTTTTTCAATGATGATAATTGTTCAATCATCTTCTTTTTTAGACTATATTCACTTGATTGTTTCAATATATCATTAAATCCATTTAAACGAGAAATAGCTAAAGGTATAAAATTTTCCATTCTCTCTGGACCACTCTTTAATCGTAAATTATTTATTTTATTAAAAATTTCAATAACACTTTCTTTATCAGTAGTTGTAACTAAATTGTCTATATGTGGAATCAAAAAACGTGTTGGAACAATTACTCCTGCAAAGTTACCACTACCTTTATCTAATTGCATTCTTTCTCTAGCTGCTTCACTGCTTTGATCTTTACCACTTTTACCAACTTCAATTGTTAGTTGTTTTTGAATATCTGGTAATTTTTCTTTTATTAATGTAGTCAAACTTTTGTCTAATTCGTTGATAGATCTTTCATAATCTTCAATTTTTTGTTTTTTCCAAGTTTTAAATACATTACCGCTCTGTAATAATAATGAAAATATTTTATCGTTAATTAGATCATTAATTAAGTTAATTTTCACTACTGTCCATGTGTTACCGTCAATATTTACATAACCATATTTGTTTTCCTCGTCTGAAAATAGGGTATCAAATATACTACTATCACTTTGAAAATCACTTGTAACAACTAAACCTTTAATATTTCCACTAAATGTTTCATAAATGTTGTTTTTAACTGGAAAAGAAGTAGGCAATAATATATTTAACATTGCTTTTAAATTGTATTCAGCATTTGCGTTACGTTCATCATTATCAATATATGTTCTGTTTCCTATTTTTTTATTGAAATAAGCTCTATTAAACAATAGCTTTATTTGATCACTTTTCGATAGTTTTAAAATACTAGCCATAGGTAATCTTACGGTATCTGTAAAAAAAGGATAAGAAGATAATTCTTCTTCATTGAATGACTGTTCTGATTTATCAACTTGTTTTTGTTCTTCAATAATTTCACTTACTTGTTCTTCATTTTCAGTCTGTTTCTCAGGAACATAAATCATATCACGAGTCAATATCTTTTCAACACTAGGATTAGCATTTGTAGTAAATCTTATATGAATAGGTCGAATACCAATACTTTGATCTATAGAAGTCATTATTTATATTATTATCAGACTTTTACGTGGTAAATTTTATCTAACAATGATAAAATGTATCAAATTATTTAAAGAAAGGTTCGTCTAAAGATTTCCATGTGTACTGCTGTTTCGCATTGTCTAAAGTTTGTAGAGCTTTTTCAATTTCATCTTCTGTAACTACTTTGGTCTTATCGCATTTACTTTTTGTAGTTAATCCTTCTTTTTTTGTTCCCATAGACGAAGCATTGTTTGAAGGAGGCATACCAGGAATATTTTTGGTAATATCTGTGTTTTCTTCTTCTTTCTCTTCGGCAAGTTGAATATGATAATCCTTAAATGTGTTTGGTAACATACAATATTGACTTTCTTCATTACACAAAACATCTGAAATAAAACTAAATATAACGGCAATGATAAGTGCTATATAAATATCACGTGTACCCATCCAGGCAATGGCGAAAATCAATATTTGTTTACTAAATGTATATTTTAAGTAAGATTCCATTGTTTTACTTAAACGAATAGTAACAAAACGTGATGATATTTGCAAAATAATAATCATTATACCAGCAAAAATCTTGCTACCATTTAACATAGTCACATTATCATTGATCTTTTTCATAAAGTCTTTTGCTTTTTTTCCAAGTAGTGTTTTCATTTTTATCTATAAAATCTTTAGATAAAAATGTACAAAAAAATAAAAAATTATAGCTTACTGTAGACAGGAGATTCCTTAAACGCATATGGTGGATTTTCACTAAACCATGTATTCCATATATTCATCACCCAATTATCATCTTTTTTTGGATAAACGAGTTCTTCTTGGACTTTAAGTTTTTCTTTGATAGTAAACCCACAAAAATCATCACAAGGATTACAAGGAGCATCTAAAAACTCTAGATCAGAAAAGATATGTTCGGCATTTTCATTATGTACCTTATTACCTTTGTGTTTTAAGACTCCGTTATCACAATTCTTTTTTCTAAATTCTTCTTTTTTGTCTGTTTCAAAACTTTCTTGGACAGTTGGGATAAATACATTGTTACCAGTTAACATAAAAGAATCAAAGCTACTTGTTTTTTCTACAGAGTTTAAGTTATAATAAAAGATAACAATGCAACACATTAACAAACCTGTGTAAGTATTTACTAAAGAATAAAAAACGATTAGCATAATTGATATAAAACGTCCTAAAGGTGAAATACTTGTGTATAGGAAATCATCAGGAAAGGCGAAAAATAGATAAAATATAAATAGTGGTAGTAATTTTGCTATACAATCAATCATTAATCTATAATATTATGAGAAATATTGTTTTTACTTTAACATTATTAATTACAGTCAATTAAGAAAGATAAATTTCTACGTATTTTTTAAGTACAAATAAAATTATGTCGTTGATAGCAACAGCATCACCGTGGAATAGTAGCGATTCGACAAAAAAGCGAATTCCTACTATGAGAAAAACTATGAAAAAAATGCCTACTTTAGAAAAAGATTTAGAAAATACAGAAGTAGACGAAATTTCAGGTGAACGGCCCACATCATTTTTAGAAGATCAAACAATAAATGATGAAAGGAGTGACCGTGTAAATAAATTATTAGATAATATGTCTTCTGTTTTAGAAGAAAATGACGGTAATAAATTAGCTGATTTTAATCCTATTCCTTTGCCTAATATTCAAAAAAAAACAGACGAACAACCTATGGTTAGAACAGGTGATGAAGATCTTTCTATGATTCCAAATCATTTACAACTTCAACCTCCTAAAATAAAACCAGAGGGTTCTGATTTTGGACCATCTGGAATTGATTTAGGAAATCCACAGCAACCTTCAGTTTATGGTAATTACAATAGAATTTATAAACCAACTAATATGAGAGCACCTGTGCAGTATAATATGAATAATTCGAATCAAACACATACTGTGGTAGATAACAAATTATTGGAAAAGATCAATTATATGATTTATATGTTAGAACAACAGCAAAATGAGAAAACCAGTAATATTACAGAAGAATTTGTTTTATACACGTTTTTAGGTGTATTTATCATCTTTATTGTAGATTCTTTTACTCGTTCGGGAAAATATACGCGTTAATATCTATTTAAAGATAAGACAATAATTCATATTAAATTGTTAATAAATATGAATTTAACAAGTCGTTTAAAAAATATTTTGCATACACATCCTGAAAAAAAAATTCTAGGATATAAAAAAAACAACCAATGGAACTGGGTAACACGAGAAGAATTGAGAAACAAAATATGCTACTGTATAGATTTATTGCATTATACTGGTTTATCAAAAAATGATAGAGTAATGTTTAAAGGAGATAATAGTGTGAATTGGGTTGCATGGAATGCTGCTGTAAATTCACTTGGGGGTATTTTTGTTCCCCTGTATAATAATCAAAATAGTCAATATGTAAAACATATTATTGATGACTGTGAACCTACATTTTTTGTTACAAATGATACTGAATTTAATAACGTTACTATTTTACGTGATGTAATAGAAGATTCAAAATATACTATGGATATACCAACTGTAGAAAACAATAAAAAAATATCCAAATTAATTTACACTTCTGGAACTACTGGAAAACCAAAAGGAGTTATGATAACGCACGAAAACATTCTATCAAATATATCTAACTTGGAAAGTATTTTTCATGATTTACAAAATGAGAAAGAGTATACCACATTAAATATCCTTCCATGGGCACACATATATGGATTAACTACTGAACTTTACTACAATATGTTAAATAATAATAAAATAGCGATTTCATCTGGTCCACAAGAATTTGTAAAAGAATTACGGGAAATACGTCCAGATTTATTATATATTGTTCCACGTGTATTAGTAGCAATCAAGGCACGTTTAGAGATGTTTGATAAACCAGTTATACGACTATTATTACCAATCGTCATTAAAAAATTATTTGGTGGAAATTTATTGACGATTTTTGTTGGTGGTTCTCAACTCGATGAAACAACAAAACGGTTTTACGAAACATACAATGTAAGTATTTGTGAAGGATATGGATGTACAGAAACCGCTCCTATGGTAAGTGTAAATCATATGTATAATCCCCGTAATACGGATTCCGTTGGTAAAATATTAGACAGTGTTATTGTTGAAATTATCAATAATGAAATATGTGTTTCAGGTCCTTCTGTTATGAAAGGATATTGGAATAATACCAAAGCCACCAATGAGGCTATTATTCCACATAAAGATAGATATTTTTACAAGACAGGTGATGAAGGAGAAATAAAAGACGGGTTTTTGTTTTACAAAGGACGCATCAGTGAAAATTATAAATTATCAAATGGTAAATTTGTAAATATAGGCGAAATTGAAAATACAATCAAAGAACACATTTCTCACACATTTATTGTTTATGGTAATAACAAAGACTATAATATTATTATTTGTGAAGAAGATTGTAAAATTACCGACGAATTATTAAACAAAATCAATAATTCATTGGATTCTTATTTACGTATAAAGAAAATACTCTATTTAGAGAATGGAACCTTTCAAAAATATATGACGCCAAAAATGTCTATTAAACGTAAAGAAATAGAAAAAGTCTATAAAAAAGATATTGAAAAAATGTATTAATTATAATAAAATAAATGCATCGCTGCTATTTATAGGCATAAAAGGAAAAACTGCGTTATATAAATAGTATGCACTCTCTGTGATTGATAATGGCGAATATTTCCATTTCCATCTTTCAATCAAACTTTTATTATTAGCTAATTCAAAAAAAGTAATTAATTTAAATTTATTATTATATGTTTCTTGGATATCATATAATGAATTTAGGAATCCTCCAAAATAGAGCGAGTTAACCTTTTCGTCATTTGTATTTTTAATCGATATAGATCCGATACATTCAATTACGTTACGTTCTTCGTCTATATCATAGCATAATTTCGGATCTTTAAAGAAATATAAAGCACATAACTTGGACTTTTGTAATAATGCATAAACAATTATTCGTTTATTTTCAATTAAACTATCTAAGCTTGTTGTTTCTGGAAAAATACTAATTAAAAAGGGTTTATACTCAATATTATGAGTTATGTTATATAAATAATCAAATAAAATGGTAACATTTTCGCCTTGTATCTTTTCTATTGAAAACTTGGACATTGGTGGTCGTACAATCTTTACAATTGGATATGTATGCACATTAAACTTAATAAGAGGTACTACACCAGGGCATAAACCTGTTTCAAATTTAAATAATGATGCAGATATATTTACGTTATTTAATCGTTGGTATCGTTCATGATTTTGAATTATATTTCGTCCAATATATTTGTCTTGGAAATGTCTATGTGTGCATATATAGTCCCAATAATAAACTGTTTCTGAGAATTTGTTATCACTATTCATATAAATTTTAATAGCACGTGAAGTCATACAACCAACAAGTATTGGCGACTCTTTTATTTCGCCATTTTTATAATCAATATGATTTTCTTTATAAAATGATACAAAAGATGGGTGTTCATTTACAGAAAGCTCTTTTTCTATATCTTCTTTTAAAATCATTGTAAGTACCTTATCGGATTCAACATAGTGTTCTTGAATAAATTTTACCATTTCATCTAATTCATTTTGAGTAGTGTCCAAGAATTGCTTGGATGAAACTAAATGTGTCAGATACTTGTTTTTATGTGGTGATCCCGTTTGAATAATATATGGCGTTTTGGTAAAATAACGAAAATAATCATAGATATGAAAGATAGGTTGGTGACTCCAAAAAGGGTATTTAATTTTAATATAGACTAATGGTATTAGTATAATAAATATAAGTGTAATTATAACATATTCTATCATTTATATTGAAATCTGATAATTATTAAATGTAAATTACGTAAATTATTATTTTGTTAAAATATTTAATCCTATGAAAAAATATATGGGTGGGTTTATATCCAAACTAATTGAATTTTGCGTTAATAAACCAGAACACATTGATGATGATTTATCAAACAGTTTTGTTGATGTAGATAGTATAAATTCAGAGGATAGTTTATTTATTTCTGATGATGATACATTTGGTACAGATATACCTCTAGACTATTCAGATGATGATGAAAATATATCATTAGTTGAAACTAGCGAAGAAGAAGAAGAAACTAAGGAATTTATTTATACATATACAAATGAAAAAAAAGCATTATTGATTGGAATTAATTATAATGAAGATGACTTTAAAGGTGATGATTTAAATGGTTGTGTAAATGATATGAACAACTTGAAAAGATTTTTAACAGATAAATGTCATTTTTTGGATGAAGATATTACAACTCTTTGTAACGGCGAAGCTACGCGTGAGAATATCCAAAATGAATTAGCAAAACTTTTAGTATTTACGCATCAAAATCCTGGTTCTGAAATATGGTTAAGTTTTTCAGGACATGGTTCAAATATCACATCCTTTACTGAGGAAGATTTTAAAAGTGAAGTAATATGTCCATCAGACTATTCTACAAATGGTGTAATAACAGACGAATGGATACAAAATAATTTCGTAAAAGGTTTGGAAAAGACAACAAAAATGTTTGTTTTAATGGATTGCTGCAACTCTGGAAGTAACTTGAATTTACCTTATCGATTTAAATTGGGTGAGGTATCTACACACGATAATAATTATACACAAGAAGAAATAGATAATTTGTGTTATATTGTAAAAATTAGTGGTTGTGAAGATGATCAAACAAGTGCTGATTATTTTGAAAGTAGTGAAAATGAATTTCAAGGGGCATTAACAAATGGTTTTTTATACTTTTCTGATAAAATAAAGACAAATCATAACAATGTTACCTTTTTTTATAACAATGTGTTATCTTATTTAACATACAGAGGATTTACACAAAGACCTGTTCTTTCATTTACAAAACCAGAACTATTAGAATCAAAATTATTTAAATGTTGAATGAAATCAAATGCTATGTAAATAATATGAATTAACAAATAACATTCATATTATTGAGTACGTTCTAATATAACTATATATTGATGTTTATCACCACAACATTCTGATAAATTAACTTGTGCATGAGGTATAAAACCATTATATGAGGCGATTTTTAAAATATCTTCCATAGAATTCATATAATATTCGGTTTCTTGTTGACGCACGTTCTTGGTCAATTCATCTGTAAATGTTTCTTTAAATACAACCTTTTCATTGTTTCCAAAGTCATATTTACCTCTATATTTAAAATCAATAAAATCAATAACTGTATCAGTAATACGTTTATCTGAATATTGTTGTGGGTTATCTAATAATTTTGGTTTTCCTCCAGGTACAATTGTATCAAAATTTTTTGGATCTACTAAGTGTAATATTAAATATCCACCCGATTTTAACCAGAAAAAGCAGTTTCTGAAAAATTTATTTTTATTTTTAAAGAGATAAATAGTAAGACCATTGCTAATAACATGACTAAACGATTCTTTTTCGTAAGCCATTGAGTTTTGAACAAAACCACATTTTGCGTGCACCTTTGGATATTTTTTCTCTAGATAACCGGTCATTGCTTGTGAATTATCAATAGCATAAACATTATAACCCTTTTCTGTTAATTGACCCGAAATTTCACCTGTACCTGAACCAATGTCTAAGAAAACGCTATTATCAGTAGATGGTTTGGTCATTTCAATTATTTTTTCAATTTGAAATCCACACATTTTTTCTGGTTCCATTAATTTATTGTAAATTTCAGCATAAAATTCATCAAATGTATCAGACCCCCGCTTAAATACATAAGGTTCGTTTTGAGTAAATCCTTCATAATAAGGTGATAAGTCTTGTCGTTTAAACCATAGTATTATAATCATAATTATTGCTAAAAAGAGAAGAGTTGTAAACCAACCATCTTTTGAATGACTGAATATATTCATTATATTTTAATACTTACTATAATATATTAAAATATAAGGTTACCAAGATTAAATACCTAATATGTTAAGTGCATTGACTAAATTGTAGGTAGCGTTTAATATAATGCTAAATAGAAGTGCATGAATAAATAGATTAGCACGTTTATCTACTTTAAATGGAAGTTCAATGAAATTTCCTGGTATAAAAATATAGAAAAGGGTTGCTACATAAATTAAAGATACTAAGCTCATTTATATAGTATATAGATGTTTTAAACCCTTGTAATTTGAAATGGAACATTTCAAATCACAAGGGTCAGATCCCGGTGAGAATTTAAAAGGAACACCAAAGATGTTCCTTTTAAATTTCCAACGGTATAATTAAATATTTTTATTACTCATTGTACGTAGTTGTGTACGTGTATTATTATGGAATCTGTCTTTACCTACTTCAGAATCCTGAACATTTGGATGTAATATTTGACTTAATTCATAACGGTTAAATAATCCAGGATGAGGTTGTTCAGAAGGTGCAGATGGAATATAAACTTTATATAGATCACTATCAGATGATGGTACATAAACAACTTCATCATTACCTTTATGTAAGGCATAATTTTGATTTCTTAAATCACTCTCAACATTTACATTATTGATAAAACCAGAAACAGGTGCTATTTTCTCAACAGGTGGAGTAAATTCTTTATGTAATGAATAGTTATAACTAGGATTAATTGGTACGTTAGCAGGCATACGTGAATCTAACATAGGAAATCGTGAATAACGTGTTAAAACCGGTCGGGGAGTAAAGTTTGGAGCCAATGGATTTTCAGGTTCACTTCTTTCTAAAATACGTTCATTTAATTCATCGGTTCTATCGTGTTGACCTCGATACAAATATTTTGGTAAAGTAGATGGTAATTTATCAGATGTTTTAAACTCCATTAATCTTTATTGTATAGTATATAAAAACAAAAATACATAGAGAGTATACTACATAATATATTGTAAACTACTAAATGGTAAAAATTTGTTGTGAAAAATATCCTGATAATACTGAGTATGAATGTTTTTTTAATCAGTATAATTTTAGTCTAAGCGATTTTCAAAAATATGCGATAGAAGCTATTGTAAAAGGTCAACACGTTCTTGTAACTGCTCATACTGGTTCTGGTAAAACATTACCAGCTGAATTTGCGTTAAATTGGTTTGTAGAAAAAGGAAAGAAACTAATCTATACAAGTCCAATTAAAGCTTTATCAAATCAAAAATATTCAGAATTTTGTAGAAAATATCCACATATTAGTTTTGGCTTAATGACTGGAGATATTAAAATAAATCCAGACGCGGATGTATTAATTATGACGACAGAAATATTGATGAATTATCTTTTTATTCAAACAATTAACGAAGAGCATGTTGATAATAGTCTGGATTTTAATATTGATGTATATAATGAATTGGGATGTGTTGTGTTTGACGAGGTCCATTATATAAATGATGCAGATAGAGGTCAAACATGGGAGAAAACCATATTAATGTTGCCTAAACATATTCAAATGATTATGCTTTCTGCGACAATTGATTCACCTGAAAAGTTTGCTAAATGGGCGGAACGAGATGATAAATCGAAAGAAGTTTATTTGGCCACAACTCATAAACGAGTCGTACCGTTAACACATTATGGTTACTTAACGATAAATGAAAGTGCAGTAAAACTGATCAAAGATAAACAGACTGAAAAAGAAGTAAGATCAAATATTCATCGTTTGATAAAATTACAAGACGATAAAGGTAAGTTTAATGATGATGGTTATGATGTATTGTATAAAATGGGTAAATTGTATAATGAACGTTCAGTTTATGTAAAACGTAAGCATGTGTTAAATAATTTGGCTATGTATTTGCGTGATAACGATATGTTACCAGCAATTGCATTTGTATTTTCTCGTAAATTGGTAGAGATTTGTGCATCAGAAGTAACTGTTTCTCTATTAGAAGACGATAGTAAAGTACCATACACAGTTAGAAAAGAATGCGAACAAATTATTCGAAAATTACCTAATTTTAAAGAGTATTTGGAGCTACCTGAATATGAGACATTGGTTCGATTATTGGAAAAAGGTATTGGTATTCATCATTCAGGTATGATACCTATTTTACGTGAAATTGTTGAGATTATGATTTCAAAAAAAAATATCAAATTGTTGTTTGCGACTGAATCATTTGCGATCGGTTTAGATTGTCCTATTAAAACAGCCGTGTTTACCAATATAGTAAAATTTGATGGTAGGAGTGAACGATTGCTTCTTCCACACGAATATACACAAATGGCTGGAAGAGCAGGTCGCCGTGGTATTGATACTATTGGTCATGTCGTACATTGTAATAATTTGTTTCAATTACCGTCTAAACAAGACTATTCTCAAATTATGCAAGGTAAACCACAAACATTGGTTTCAAAATTCCGTATTTCGTTTAATCTTATTTTAAGTCTCATTAAAAATAATAAAGTAAAAATAGATGATTTTACTGATTTTGTGAAAAATAGTATGGTGTATAATGAAATAGATAATGAGATACAGGGAAATAATCGACTTCTTTATGAAAAAAAAGACGCATTAGAAAAGAAGCGAGAAAAAACATTACATTTAAAAACACTTCCAACTATTTGCAATCGTTTCAATGCTGTTGAAATGTCTATACCAACATCGAAAAATAAAAAGAGAAAACAATTAGAAAAAGAACGGAATCAAATATTGGAGGAAAACCCTACTTGTAAAAGTGATGCGAAAATATTTCAAGAATTAGAGGAGTTAGAATCAATTGTTCGTAACCAAGAAGAAGATGTATTTTATCTTGAAAACTATATTTATGATAATGTATTAGCAGTTTGCGATGTGTTAAAAAACAAAGAGTTTTTGTTAAATAGTGATAATGAATATACATTATCTGAAACTGGACAAATTGCTTGTGATATTGCAGAGGTACAACCGTTGATTTTAACTAATTTGGTTAAATATACAGACTGGTTTGCTGATCAAGATGTAGAAGAAATAGTTGGTATTTTATCTGTTTTTACAGATGTGAATGTAGCAAAAGATATAAAAGAAGTGAATCCAACTAGTATAAATTATAATATTTTACAAAAAGTTGAATATATCACAGAGCAATATGAAGCGTTCAGTGATTTAGAATATACCATGCGTATCAATTCTGGAGTACAATATCATGATAGTCTTTCTTATGATATGCCTGATTTAGTTGTGGGTTGGTGTTCCTGTGAAAATGAAATAGATTGTAAACGATATCTACAAAATAATGTAGCCGATAAAACTATTTCAGCAGGTGATTTTACGAAAGCTTTGTTAAAAATATCTACTATTGTGAGGGAATTAGCAGGTATCGCAGAAAAAATGAATAAAGTAGAATGCCTTCAAAAATTAACACAAGTTGATTCAAAAATATTGAAATACATTACGACTTCACAAAGCCTCTATATTTAGACAAAATTGAATTTAGGAATATTTTAAATATACTATTAAAAATATTACAATGAGCATAAAGATTTTTTCAAAGTTACCATTTGAATTGATTGATATAATCGCGGATTTTCATGATTATAGAAAGTATTATTTTAAGAGCCATCAAGAAATGTTTAGGGCGGTTTTAGGCGATATACATTCAATGTCTGAAATTATGCCGAGGATTGCTCCAAGATTAGCATATGAGTGTTGGGGAAAAGGTGCATATCGGTTAGAATTTTTAGTAAATAATTGGGATGAATATATGGAAGATATTGAAGAAGATAATTACGGAATGGTTGGTCTTTATGATAATTTTGATTTTGATAATGATTTATAGAAAATTGATTTAGTAAATAATAATGAAACTAGTTATAATTAATTATTATTGAATAATGATGAATTTAGACGATTCTCCTTATAGTCCCTATGATTTACATAGATTAGAGATGTATGATGAAATTTATGATCATGAATCATTATACAGGGATCTAGACGAACCTGACGATTATTATAGAAATAATCATTACTATATAGGGTTGTCTTTTCATGATAAAGATTATGATAATATTTTGTTAGCATCAACCATTCAAAATACAACATTCTTTAAATATAATCTAGACGATGTTGTGGATTATTTAAATAATTATAGTGTTCTTTATCAAGAATTTGTTATTCAACCACAAATATTGCATTTAACGATTGATGAGAATACAATGTACAATGTTACGGTTAAAACATTTTGGATAAAAATAATTCAAAGAAATTGGAAACGCGTTGTTAAACAACGTAAAGATATTATCGAGAAATCAAAAGGATTACTAAAGTATTTAAACAATCGCGAATTAGGCATTAAACAAACTTCTTTACCGTGCCTTCGTGGTATGCTGAATCATTTAAAAGCATAATAAAATGATGTAAATTGTTATTAAAATCATCACGTATATCTAAAATATCTTTGTATTTTTCATTGTTTAAATAAATACCAAAATCATTCAATAGTTCAGTAAATCCAAACAGTGTAGATTTAATATCTGTTTTATGGTTGTATTTTATTTTTTTCATATCATTTTCAATAGTAGAAATCTTTTTTTCATTAATATTAAAAAATTGTTCAGTAAACATGTTAGCATTTTGTTGTATCTTTTTAAATATATCTGTAAAAATATCATCTGTAAAACGATTTCGTTGTATAATTGTTTCAATTAAAGACACCATATTTGTGACGTTTTTTACAATATATCTTGATTTTACTTGTCTATTACGTGCTGTTTTGCGTTTATTTGTTTTTAATGTTTTTTTTTCACTCATTCTTCTATATATATACAATAGATATCATGAATTATAATTTTTGTAAATCTTAAAATGATAAATAATACTATATCCAATGAGTGACGAAGGATTCGATTTTGATTTTTCAACCTCAAAAACAGTGTTTCCTTTTTTAAAAAAGGGATCTGGTAAAAAAATGTCGAATGCAGAAGAAGAAAAAGCTAAATTTGATTATTTGAAAAAAGGAGAAGGTAAATTAGCTTCTCATTATCACGGAGAAACAGAATTCTCAAAAAAACGTTCAGAACAAGTAGTTAGTGAACAATTTGATCGTGAAATTCAACATTATCAAAAAATAGAAGATTACATGAATAAAATTAAAAAAAAATAAATAATAGAAAATTGAATGAAAAATCGATTTTATAGTATAGTATAAACTCGATCCATTATGCATAATCCAGAATTCACATTAACACGATATCTGTATATTAGAGAAGACGTATTATCGTCTATTATAGTAAGCGTATTTGAAAAAAAATATGACGAAGCCTTGTTTTGGGTAAGTGAATTATATTATTCAAACATGGAAAAAGAAACAATAGATTTTATTTACAGCATATATCGTAACTTTTATTATTCAAATAATCCAAAACTCGATAAACTAATGCTTACAGGATTAGAAAGATACGATAAAGGTGTGCATATAGCAGCTACAATGATTTTAAATTTGATAGCAAAGCCAAGAAAGTATACATTGCAACACTTTATTAGTAATGAATTAGATCCAGATGCATTTGAAGGAGCTAGAGAAAAAGAAACAAATTTATGGTTATTTTCAGACCAGATAGAATCTCAAAAGTATTCTACTGAAAATCTTGAAAAAGACAAACCTAAACTATATAAGTTATTACGAAGTGTATGTAAATATAAAAGCAATAAAGATTGGATCCATGTATTTGGTTGTATTTATAAAGATATGGATTCAAAAGAAATTTTATTAAAACAAAGAGACAATTGGTTATATTACGCATCATTTACACCACTTTGGGAGAAACGTATTATGCAACACAATGGTGAAATTGATTATGATAAAAAAGAGGTGAAATTTAAAGACGACGACGATTTTGAAAACTTTTATGAACTATACGGATATGATGTAGATGAACAACCGTTCGAAGTGTTTGATAAGATATCACATACATCAATATTAGCAAAAAATAATATTAATGACTTTTATAAAAAATACGAATTAAATAAAAAGATTATAAAAGTAAAAAAATTAAAACGAGTAAATAAAGTATGTTGTAAGAGCAAATAATACACCTCCCCAAATAGCATCAGAAATAGCTAATCGTATGTCCCATTTTTTAAATAATGCTAAGTTTGTAGCATCAAATACACCATAAATAATAAAACCTAATAAAAAGGCTTCTAGAATAGGACGATGTGTACGTAAAATAAAATAATTTAATGCTACTATTAATAAAATATAACATATAATAGCAGGAATTATTTTTACTTTCATAACAACACGTTGTATTGATACAATTTGAGTGGCGTATTGTTCTTTAACAAGATTTAAATAGATAAAATCTAAAGCCAATAAAATAGCAGATGAAAATAAAACGCGGTTTAATTTATTCATTATATAGTAACCAGAGATAATTAAATACTTGATACAGTATAGGTAATATTTTCTTTTTCAGGCAATTGTTTTACCTCTGTTAAATTAGAAGATATATCAACAATATCGACCTCTTTTTCTTCTTGGACTTGTTCTGTTTCAACACTGGGTTCTAGATCATCGATCTTTGTAGTGGTGATATTTTCTTCTTCAATAGGTACTTCATTTTTAACCTCTATAGGAATCTCCTCATTTAATCTTTTTGGTGGTTTCTGTTTGATATTTTGTTGTTGTAGAAAATAAAGAGATAGGTCCCATATATTTGAAATAGTATTAATTACCGTACTATAAGTAAAACTACATATATATGTAGCAGGATCATCTAAATAAGTAATGGAATACCACCAATAAGATGGTATGTACAATAGATAACCTTGTTTTACATCAAATTCTATAAAATTTGTCTTTTCAAGATCATTTCTAAAGATAGGATCGGGAGAATTTGGATGAACCGGTGATCTAAATTCATAGTTTTCATAATCCTTAAAAGGGTGCAAATATTTGTTACTTTTCCAAGGAGTCATTTTAACACGTATTTTTCCGGTTGTAACACATAAAAATTGTCTACTATCTGTATGATATCTAAATGGTAATGAAGTTCCACAAGATCCAAACCATAAATCGTATTGACTACTTAATGCAAAAGAAGGTTTTAAAATAGAATCACCTATTTTAAGTTTTTTGATTAAACCAGATTCTTCTAGAAAATCAGCATTGTTTTCTGAAAAAAGATGATTTTTCTTATCGGATTCTAAAAACTTGATAGTAGTATGAAAAGGTAATAAAATAGAGTCTACACTTTCAGGTTCTTCAGTAAAATAATCATTTACGTCTTTTATATTAACATCATGGCTACTAAAGCGTGCTATATTTTCTGGAACAATATCGTAAAATAAATTAGGAATAACATTCGTCATATTCATTAAAACGGGTTGTTTTAATTCACAAACATCATCAAGATGACGTGTTGAAGAAAAATCAGATTCATAAATCTCTAATTCATCACTTTTTTTAAATTGATTTGCGATGTGAATATAAAGAAACAAAATAACAATAAAAATGCATAATGTAATTAGTGAATTCATAATATACAATGTTTTGATGGTTTTTTGTAGTGTACTAAACGCAATTTAATCATCATTAATTTTTGGTGCTAAATAAAACATGGCTTTCGCATTTTCGTGATCAAGGGTATAAATTAGCTTAATAGGATACTCGCTCTTCATATTTACTTCAATCTCTTTTGAAATTTTACTATAAAGACAAATATTTTTAAGATGTGTTAGACTAAAACTCATATCAAGTGTTTCTCCCTCTTCAATTGCGAAAGAATTTAAATCATCAATAGGTATGTTAACAAACATCTTTCCAGTATCAATGCTTTCGGCATTCATTTCAACCTTTTCTTCAGAACAAGTAATGTTTAAAGAGTCACCAAACATATTCATTTGATCAATTAGAGTTGAAAATACTGTGGAAGGAAAGGATATTTCAGCTTGATATTCCATTTCAGGAATCCCCATAATTTCACTGTCTATATCTACAAGTGGAATTACATAATTTCGGTCGTATACATCTGTATTTTCAGACAAAAGATTTATTTCGAGTTTATCATTATTGTCTTCTTCTAAAACAAGTCTTAATGTATGACTTTTCTCACGTGTATGTAATACTTTAAATAGAATATTTGTGTTTATACCAATCATTGTATCTGTTTCGACTTTATATGTATCAAACCATTCACTAGGTAATTTGATTTCAAATATAGATATATGCGAGTGATCCATTGCTTGGATAAATACTTCATCTGTATTAAAATGAATATTCATATTCTCGGTGAAAAGTTTCATATGCTGAAACAATGTTGCGAAAATTTCAGCACGAGTAGGATTTTGAATAATGATCTCCATAATGTTAATTTTTCTTTTTAATACTTTATATTATTACTCTTGTAATTCAATTTTATTTAATAAATTCTATTTTATCACGTGATTCCTTAGAAATAAAGGCTGAAAACATATTAATAAGTACTTCCATTACCGTTGGACGATTATATATTTGAATTTTTTGTATATTATTACTATGTCCTTCATTGTTTAGATATAAACTACAGAATTTTTTTATAAGATCGCTATATCTTTGTGCTGCAGTAATTGTAAATGATTTTAAGTCGACGCGTATATTAAAATGTCCATATGTAGCTACAATGATTTTATTTAAATTTAAAATATGATCACTAACCGCATCATATGTTTCTGGACAAAGAAAATTTTTCAAAATAGGATAATCAATATATATAAATTCACTGTTGGGTACAATATAAATACTATTTGCTAACAGTTGTTCAATAGGTATTTTTTTAGCAATAGAAGTTGCACAATCTAATTTTTGTTTGCTTTTAAAAAAATTGCTTTTCTTATTATCGGAATAAAATTGGTTTTTGTAGGATTCAAGCTGTTCTTGGAGATTCATGTAGTATATTAATATAAATGAAATTATATTAACATATTAAATTTAAAGATCTACAGATAACGATTTCTTTTCTTTTTTCTTTCTACGGGATTTTTTTCCTTGGGTTGGTTCTTCTACATTTTCGGTTTCCATGGCTGCATCTTCTACAGTTTCGGTTTCCACAGCTTCTTCTTCTATATTTTCGGCTTCCATTGCTACCTCTTCTACATTTTCAGCTTCCATTGCTGCCTCTTCTACATTTTCAGCTTCCACAGCTGCCTCTTCTACATTTTCGGTTTCCATTGCTGCCTCTTCTACATTTTCAGCTTCCACAGCTGCCTCTTCTACATTTTCAGCTTCTACGGTTTGAGAATTTTCTACTAATTCCATTAAAATATTTTCATTGTTATCAATTACTTCTAAATCTTCTTCATTTAATTTTTCATCAGCTTCAATATGAATACTATTTTCTGATTCTTGGTAAAATTGTTCACGTTCTTCATAAAGAGTTTTGTTTACTTCAAGTGTATATGATTGTAATTTCATAACGATTTCTTTTAAATTTGTTATCTCATTAGCTAACATTGTAGTACGATAGTCAAATTCTTTTGATTGTTCGGTTAATGTAATCTTAAGATCTTCTCTTAATTTATCAATTAATTGCTGTGTTTGTTCCACATTTAATTCATTATTTATAGAAACATTTTGTTGTGAAGCTTCCATAGGTACTTTATTTTCAATAATAGCTTTTTCAAGTGTTAATAATCTTTTATCAAAAACAGTAATTACTTGCTGTAACGACATGGGTTTTTTAAAATCAGTTGCAGTAGCTTCATTTTGTTGAGGAGTATTTGATAAATTGGTTGAATTTAGCTGACGTATTGTTTCATTTTGCAAATTTTCTGTACTACGATTTACACGACGTTGTACTGAATCTAAAGTGCTAGGATTTGTATTTGATCTAAATAACGGGGTAGATACAACATTACCAGCACGTCTTCTTTTAGCAGCAGTTGTGGCGGATTGACTCATTAAACTAATATAATATTGATTACGAAAAGCAATATTATGATTTTACGCATATTATGCAATCATTTTCATCTTTATTGTTTCATGATGCTTATATTCTTCTATCCATTCAATATCGTCTAAAGTATATCTTTCGATTTCATCATATGTATTTTTAATAACTATTTTTGGGAAAGCATATGGTGTTTGCGTGATCTGTGTTTTGAGTGGTTCAATATGATCTTCATATATATGAGCATTTCCTAAAAAGTAAACAAATTCATCGGCGATTAAACCACAATGTTTGGCGATAATATGCGTTAAAAATGAATAAGATGCTATATTAAATGGTACACCTAGACCAACATCACCACTCCTTTGATATAATGCACACGATAAATATTTTCCTTCGCGTACATTAAACTGCGCCAAAATATGACATGGTGGCAAAGCCATTTCATCTAATTGAACAGGATTCCAAGCAGACATAACTAATCGACGTGATGTGCGTTTTTCGGGATCTTTTAGATCATTTATAATATTTTGTAATTGGTCAACACCTTTACCTGTATAATCTGTTTCACAAGTTTCATATGGAGCATTAAAATGACGCCATTGATGTCCATAAACTGGACCTAGGTCGCCTTCACGATTGTTTGTTAATCCACGACTGTCTAAAAATTCACGAGATGAGTTATCATTCCAAATATATACCTTTTTCTCGCGTAATTCGTCATTACTAGTAGATCCTTTTACAAACCACATTAATTCCTTGAAGCAAGTTTTCCAAGCAACTTTTTTAGTGGTTAATAGAGGAACTGTACCATTTTGCAATGAAAAACGCATTGAATTACCAAAAACAGAAAGGACTTTCCCATTTCTTGATTGTTCCTCTGAACCTTTTTCAAGAATACGCTTTATTAAATCAGTATACTGATTTTCTTCGTGGTTTTGTGAATAATCGCAATAGAGTGATTCCATAATATAATTATTCTTGGACAATTGTTTAATTACTTTATAATAATTGTTTTATATAGAAATTATATATGAAGAATAATTTGAAATATATCATTTTATGTTTATTGTTAATTATATTAATTACTTTATTATTAAATAGAAATAATTTAGAATTATTTACTGAAAGTTCAAGAGATGATCTTCCACCCTTTCCAATAGATGTTGTATATACGTGGGCAGGTGAATATAACAATACAACTAATGCAAGACTATCAAATAACAATGAACTAAAATATAGTATACGTTCTGTTATTAAGTATGCACCTTGGGTAAATAAAATATTTATATTAATGAATCCGCCAAAAAAAATACCATCATGGTTTAACGAATCGTATAAAAATAAAATAATACTAGTAGATCATAATGATACATTTAAAAGACAACATATGCCGTGTACTAATTCAAATTCAATAGAAACTACTATAATAAATATACCAGGTTTATCAGAACATTTTATCTACTTTAATGATGATGTCTTTTTAGGTAATAATGTCTCGTATTTAAATTTTTTCAATAAAGACGGAAGTAAAATTATTGTAGATGATAAACGTATAGAAAATTGCAAATCTATGATTATAGAAAATACAATCAGTAAAGTTGATTTTAAATTACCTGAATATTGTGGAGTATCACAACATATACCATTTGCTAACAAAAAAAGTATTATACGAAAATACCAAGAAACATATAGTGATTATGTTGAATGGGTTAGAAACATAAGATCGAGGAAAGGTACAGGAAGAACAGCATGTAATAGTAACAATTTACATAAGTGGTGTCAACAACAACACGGTCCAATTGGTAAATTCGCATATGAAAATGGAGACGCTATTATCAAATCATTTGATAAAAAAGACATTGTTTACATAGCAAAAGAATATGATCCAGAATTAGAACGATTAGATGAAATAAAACAAAACCGACCATTATTTTTTTGTGTAAATGATGTGAAAATAAACGACGACAATGAAAGAAAGAAGTTTTATGATAAATTTAATCATTTTATGGAAGAATATTTTAATGAACATCCAGTTTTTGAAGTATAATTCTTTATAAAGTAAAAAATATATCTATCCACTATATACAGATATAATGGATATTCTTCAAGAAGCTCGTGATATTAATAAAAAATCTTTCGTATCTCATGTTTTTTCAACTACAGAAGAAGGAAAAGCTGAAATATTAAACATAGTACAATATGCTACTTTAGGCGTATTACCCATCGTTTTATTGAATAAATTAGTCCAACGATTTATTCCTGAAGCAGATAGTGATAAATCCACTTTGGAACTTTTAGTCGAAATTTTCCTACAAATAATCATAATGTTTTGTGGAATGGTATTAATTCATAGAACCATTAGTTATTTCCCAACATATAGTGGTTTTAAGTATGAAAACTTGACTTTAACAAATGTAGTTTTAGCCTTTTTAGTCATTGTTTTAAGTATTCAAACAAAATTAGGTATTAAGGTAAATATTTTGACCGATCGTGCATTAGAAATGTGGAATGGTCCAAGTGAACAAGAACCAGTTAAAAAGAGAGGTTCAATGCATTCAACTAGTCAATCAGATTATTTTGATAATATTGGTGAAACTATTGGTATGCCTCCACCACCTGTAGTTACTACAAAATCTAGTCCAGCACCTCCAAAACAAGAAGAATCGTTTGATTTCGGTGGACCTCAAGCAGCAAATGGAGTATTAGGAGGATCTTTTGGTTCCTTTTTCTAATTTAACAACGGTATAAATAGATAATTAAAATATCTGTTATTAGTAAATAACCATGTTTACTAATAACATTAGAAAAGAAAAAAAAAAGTCGTTTGAGAAAGAAACTGATATTTTAAAAAAAGAATTACAATCTTTGAAACGTTTAAAAAAACAGAACAATAATGCGATATTTTATAACACTGAATTTATAGGTTCATTAAAACCAAAACAGACGCCTCGAAGCTTTTCATTAATAAAATCAATACCCGTTGTAAATATTAGTGAAGAATATTTAAAAAAACAATATCAAGGAGATAATAGACAAAGTATATTGTTAACAAATAGGACGCAAAACTATGATATAGAAAATAATTTTTGCTTGACATTTAAAAAATCAGAGCATAAAAATATTAGTTTTAAAGAAAAAACATCATTAGACCTATTTAATGATAATGAAAAACTATTAATTTATAGTGACAGTGATAGTGATAGTGATAGTGATAGTGATGACGAAAATAATAAAGATATAAATAATAATTATGAGCTTGATTTAAAAGAATTTGAGAATGAAGATAATATTCTGATAAAAACAAAATATAAAAAAGAAATTTATGTAAAAAATACAACAAGTAATACTAATACAAAGAGACAAAAATTAAATATGGATATATTAAAACAATATTTAAGAAATGGTAATGAAATTAAATATTATGAATATAATTACGATATACAAGAAGAGGAAAATAATGTAATTCCATTAGTATGTTATACTACTTGGCATACTAAAAATTTACCCCCTTTAATGAAAAAAAATTATGCAGAATTATCTGATAATAATCAGGAAATAAAATTTTTATTATTTGATGAAAATGAATGTAAAATATTTATAAAAAATAATTTTTCAAATGAAGTGTATAATGCATATAATACATTGTCACCCTCTTCATATAAAGCCGATCTTTGGAGATATTGTGTTTTGTTTATAAATGGTGGTATTTATTTAGATATTAAATACAATACAGTGAATAATTTTCATTTGAAAAATTTATGTTTACAAGAACATTATACATTTGATCATATGGGAAAGAATAAAAATTCATTTTGGGAAGAAGATGAATTCGGTATATATACATCTTTAATTGTGAGTAAACCAAAAAATAATATATTAAAAATATGCATTGATAAAATTGTTGAAAATGTAGAACTTTATTACTATGGTAAAAATGCATTATATCCAACAGGACCAGGTATTTTGGGAAAAGTATTTAAAAATGAAAAATATTCTGAGAATATGGAATTTATTAAAGAAGCGGATATTTTTCATCATGAAGAATCGAATGCTATCGTTTATAAAAATACTGTTATTTTAGATGTATATAATTCTTATCGTGAAGAACAAAAAGAATATCAAAGTAACCTTCATTATAGTGAATTATGGAAACAGCGTAATATTTATAATATGGAATATTCTGTTTTACAAAAAAAAATATCAAAAATAAAAGAAGATCATTTACCAAATGTTGTTTGTATTGTTCACATAGGAAGTTATTATATATTTTTAAAAATAAAGGATTATATAGATAATCTTATTCGTGCGAAATATGATCAATATAATCTTGATATTTATATTAATATCATTAATACATTAAAAAGAGAACATATTATACAAATAAAAGAAATGTATTCAGAAGAAAATATTATTATTTCTCAAAATTATGGTTTTGATATAGGAAGTTTTTTTCATACATTGCAACTAATTAAAAGTTATAACGAACATTATGATTATATTGTGAAATTACATACAAAAACAAATAATACTTTACGAAATGAATTAATAAATCCAATATTAGGTGATATTCAAACTATAAGAAAAATTGTAGAAAAATTTCAAGAAGATAGTAAAATTGGTATTATAGCAGCAAAAAAAAGCAGATGTATTGACGCTCAAGCAGATTTTTTACGAAATAAAATGTATCTACAACAATTTCTTTTTTGGTTTTTCAATGAAAAAACAAATGTTATAAAGCAGGTATATTCTACAGGAACTATATTTTGGGGAAGATTTAATGTTTTTAAAAAAGTTTTTTTTAAATATGATATTGCAAATATATTTAATTCATTCAATAATACAAATACATTTGATTTTAACTGGTATTATTTTGCAAATAAAAAATACTTACAAAATATAAGTCATGATCCAGAAAAATTATATGTACACTTTTACGAAAATAAAGAAAAATACAACCTTTCTGGAAATATATTTCATTGTTTAAAATATAATACAAATAGCGAACCAATAAGAGATGGTATGATTGAACACGCATATGAACGTTTTTTTGGGTATTTAAATCATCGATTAGGTTTCAAGTTTAAATTTATGGATTAAAAATTTTCAATTGAATTTACCATCTCCATTTGTTTTAATGATTTTTCAATGGCTTTCTTTTTATCTAATCCATTAAAAAGGTATTCTGTTTTTGGTGTTTGCTCATTACGTTTTATTTGTTTATAAATAGTATTTATTTGAGTTGTTACAGTTTTAATGATTTCTTTATCGGGAATTATAGGAATTGAAAAGTTAACTGATTCAGTTAGTAATTCAATTGCATAATATAAAATGTATCTGCGTTTCTTTGGAGTGGCTTCAGTATACTTTATAGTAAACAAGGTTAATAATGCATTCATAATTTTACTAATATTTTTATTATTTTTCTTATTACAAATATCAAATATAATGTCCCAAATTAACCATATGATATTTGTACGCAATTTATTTTCTACTCGATAATTTCTTGCTTCGCAAAATATTTTTGTTTTTCTTTTTTTACATATAGTCTCAAATTCTAAACACCATTCTAACCAGTAACACGCATTTGCCATGTTTGCATTATTATCTGAAATAGAATAAGCAAATTCATTTAATGCTATAAATAATTCTCTAGGGTCCTTTTTTTTAAAAATATTTTCTATATAACCTATTTCATCTGCTTTTAGTTTTGAAGCCATTTGTGTTGAATCAAAATCACTCGCTGATTTTATTTTAATTTGTTCAAAACTAGGTTTCTTTGGAGAGAGTGCTAATACACATATTATTTCCGCAAATAATTTTCGAACACTTTGATTATTTCTAGCATCTAATTCTGATATAAATGTTCCTTGATTCATAATGTTTTTAAAGACATTATATCTCATTTCAATATAGATAACAATATTCGGATTACCTAGATGAATATGTTTTGAAACGTAATATAAAATAATTTCCCATAATTCTGTAAAATGGCCTGCACATATTAGTTCACCTGACCAATAACAAGCAGGTTCTACAGACTCCCCTGTTAAACATTCTATTAATTTTGATTTTACATCTGTTTTTTTATAATTAGAAAATGTAACAGCTCTGAAGTCAGGAATTTGTCGTATATCGTTTATTTCATATAACTCATCATATGTAGGATTTTTTTCTATATTTTGTCCGGTTGGTATAGGTGGATCTATTATATCTGGATGATATTGTAATGGTTTTTCTTTTTCATTATTCATCTTTAAATATATATAATAATAATATAAATATAAGTTTATATTGTTATATAGAAAATGGATATATATGGTAAAATATTATTTAATACATTTGATGTTAAAATAAAAGATTCTGAATATATTATAAATTCTAAAAATCGATGGATTGATGTATATAATAATGAATATTATCGAGATTTAATATATAAAGACTCTATTACAACACAATATATTTTTACATTACTGGAACCAAAGTATAAAAAAACAAAAGTTTCATTTTGGTATGAAACTGCAAATAACATGTTTTTCTCTCAGGAAACAAGAGATAGATTATGGAATATATTTACGAAATCACAAAAACAATATTATGTTTTAAGTAAATTTGTGAATATTTGTAAATATAAGTATATGAAACTAAAGGTAGACTGTGATTTAAATCTAAATAAAATTGTTTTTCCCTCCACTAATGTCTTAAAAATTTATCAAGATGGTGCTTTATATTATTTCGCTATTAACGATATTATTAATATATGTAACTCTGCGTTAACATTTTCCTATCATTTTTTTTCGGAAGCCTATGTACCAAAAAATCCTTACACAAATAACAATTTTACTTATCCTATTTTATTAAAAATTTATTACTCGGTTCGTTTTTCGTCTTTTAAAATGCCTTTATTGTTGGAAATGTTTTACAGGTCTAATTTTAATATTAAGCAATTTAAAAAAACAAATGACTATTTTATACGAGAAGAATGTATCAAAAGTTTTATGAAAAATGCTGATCAAGACGAGCAGATTGAATATATCGAAGAAATGTTAGATACAAAAGAAAATAAACGTATGTTTTCTTTTGATGAAGATTTTCCAAAAGATGTATTATTAAAAGCGTTTCGTCCATATTTATTTGTTTATTTAATTTCAAAATATTCTTTACGTTCATCACGTAAAATGTTTGAGTATAAAAGTATTTTAAAAACTTCATTAAGAGCATTTAAAAAAGAAAATATACCATTTGGTAGAAAAATTATAAAAATGCATAAGACATGGTCACATCGACTAAATAAGTTTATATTACATAAAAAAGAGATTATCGTTACAGATTTTAAAGAAAGTTCAATAAAATTACCAACTTTTCGCCAATTAATAAGTGATATAGTGTTTAAAGAAGATTCTGATAGTGATAGTGAAAGTAGTGATAGCGATGATGAAACCGTAGAAAATAGAATAGTATCAACATTTTTTTCAGGAGTTTCTTCACAAATATTAGAAACACCAAGAACACCTTCAATCAGTTCTTCAGACGATACGATTACAGAACAATTTCTTCATAGGTCTTCTTTATATGCAGGGGGGTCAATCGGTGATATAGCTTCTTCTACAAGTGATAGCGATGATGACGGTGTGGAAATAATTATAAATAATTCGTCATTTCCAATGGATATAGAAGATCTAAATGACGAATTAAATGATACAGATAGTGTATCATAAAAAATATGCAATTATAAATATTCTTTTTTAATATTTATAATAAATAATTATTCTACAACAATACGTGGTACAACATTAATCGTTTGAAGTTCTTGTTGCATTAGTTTATAAGCATATGGAATATTTACAAGAGCAAAATCAGTAGTATTATCACACGTGTTACAACTATGTACTGTAAAATTATCTTGTGTAAATGCACGTTTTTTACCATCATTATATGATGCGATCATACCACATTTTTTACATATGTGAACACTATATTTGTCAGATACATCAAACAATCGTTCTTTACAAAATCTTGAAATACCGTGAGATAACATGACGTCTCTTTCCATTTCTCCAATTCTGAAACCACCATCACGACTTCTTCCTTCAGCAGGCTGTCTAGTAAGATTCACCATTGGTCCAATAGAACGACTATGCTGTTTATCATTAACCATATGTTTCAATCTTTGGTAAAACACTGGTCCAATAAATATATCTGTTTCCATTTGTGTTCCTGTAAGTCCATCATATAAAACTTCATTACCATAACTTTCGTATCCAAGTTTTTGTAATTCACTTGCAATTGTTTTAATATCAAGATTTCCAAAGCTTGTACCATCGCCAAATAGTCCTAATTCTAATAATACCTTACCAAGAAGTGTTTCTTTTAATTGCCCAATGGTCATTCTAGAAGGAATAGCATGAGGATTGATAATAATATCTGGTCGCATACCATCTTTTGTAAAAGGCATATCACATTCAGGAATGATATTACCAACTGTACCTTTTTGTCCATGTCTTGAAGATACTTTATCTCCCAATACAGGTTTTCTAAGTGTTCTGATACGCACCTTTGCAAAATTATAACCATCTCCATTACGACCAGTATAGTTTTTATCAATGTATGTTTCTTCGGTTGTTCTGAAACTTTTACTTTGATCTTCATATTTAATTGTTTTTGTAGGATCATTACGATTTTCTTTAATAGGAACAATCTTAGCAATGATAACATCACGATTTTCAACTAGTGTATTTTCCGGTATAAAACCTTGCGCATTTAGTTTTTCATAATTACCAAACTTAACACCTTTTGTTTTGGCTGGATTAGGTTTACATCTTATAATTTCATCACGAATAATATTTTTATCTTCATCTTTTTCGGTATGATAAATAGTTGCAGTAAACAAACCACGGTCAATCGAACCTTTATTCACTAAGACAGAATCTTCTTGATTATAACCAGTATGAGACATAATAGCAACATGGATTTGTGTTCCAGACGGTATCTTATTTAATTTAATCATATTCATTAGTCGTGTATCTACAAGAGGTCTAGATGGATAAGTTAAAACATAAGATGTTTTGTCCATACGTCTATCAAAATTTGTAGCATAAACTCCCATAGCTTGTTTACCCATAGCACATTGATATGTGTTTCTAGGAGCTTGATTGTGATCAGGGAAAGGAATACAAGAAGCTACAACACCAAATATCAAACTAGAATGAATTTCGCAATGAGAATATTGTATGTTTTGATCTTTTTGTAGGTATTCATCTTCTTTTGTTTTCATAGCAATAGTAGTATAGTTTTGCTCTTCTGGATCTATATATTCAATTACAGAATTGTCTAGTTTACATTCAGTCAGTAAATCGTTCCACGTAAGATCGTCTTTGATCAAACGATCGATAATATCACTTGTAATCAATGCCTTGTTATTTTTTACTCGTAATACAGGGCGAGTTAATCTACCTCCATCGTTGCAGATGCGAATTTCAAGAGATTTAAAATCAAGTACTATCGAAGTATAAATATTAATTATTCCTTTGCATTTTTTATCATGTATATCGTTGTAAAATTCAATAGGATTATCTACAATTCCAATCCAACAACCATTAACAATAATTTTTGTTTTTCCATACAATTCATTTGCCTTAACTTTGTCTAATTCCACAATATTTGGAGTAATATATTCATATATTGTATTACTTGGTGTAGGAATTGTAATATGAGCCATATAACTAATATTTTTAACAACACCAATCGATTGACCTTCTGGAGTCTCGGCTGGACATAGAAATCCCCATGTTGTGTTATGTAGTTTTCTAGGTGCTATTAATTCACCGCTTTTTTCTAAGGGAGTATTGATACGTCTCAAATGACTAAGACTTGATGCATAAGTAAGTCTATTAAGAACTTGTGCAACACCAACTTTACTAGTATTTGCTTGTTTAATACTAAAATCACCAGTAGATAAAGCGCGTGCGATACCGTTTTCAATAGTCATTGATTTCATAATTTTGTAAATATTCGTCATATTGATAATATTTTCATAATCTTCAGAAGATCTCCATGAACCATTATTAATTTCACGCATAATCTGTTTTTGCATTTCTTTTACTAGTTTATTGAAATAATTTCTGAAAAGATTATTTAACAATGTACCAGTGAGTTCAATACGTTTATTTATATATGAATCACGATCACAAGGAGAGATCCAACCAAGACTGGTTTGTAGCAATTTTTTCGCCATATATCCAAGCATATAAAGTTTTTGTATTTTTGTTCTGCAGTGTGGAAATAAATCATTCGTTAACACTTCATTTGCGAACTCACGTTTTTTCTGAGCACCTTTTTCACGATCCATATTAATAGGTGTATATGCTACATAATTAGTGATATACTTTAATGCATCTTCTTGATTCATATGTTTATTCGCATCAATAATAGATGCTTTAAGACAATCAGTAAGCTCTTTATCTTTTTCGCTATCAATATTTAGTACTATATATTCGCATATCTCTTTATCACTAAGAACACCTAATGCACGAAACAATATAAATAATTCGATTGGTTGTTTAATTCTAGGAATTTGAATAAATATACCGTGTCCAAAACCATTATTTTTTGACGCAATCATCATTTCTATTTGCTTAGGTGAAATACATTTATAATCAGGTACAGATTTAATTTCAGCATACCAACTCCATTTTGTTGTATTTTTACCATCAAAACACGATACTTTATTTTCTGCAGCACGTTCTTGTCCCAAAACAGTTTTTTCCGAGCCTTTTACGATAAAATAACCACCACAATCCATCTCACATTCACCACTTAGTGAAGGATGAATATGACTATTTTGGCTTAAAATACAAATAGATGATTTTAACATGATAGGCATTTTACCTATATTAATTTTAGGCAATACTTTTGTAATTATTCTTGGATTATCCATAGTCTCAGAGTTTCTAATTGTATATTTAATATGCAAATCGATAGCCATGGTTGATGCGTATGTAAAATTACGTATTTTTGCTTCATCTGGAAGCATTAATTTAGTAGCACCATTATTTTCATGTATTTGTGGTGGATATAATTTAAAATTGCTGAATGAAATATCGATTTCTAGTAAATATTGGTCTTTTTCTGCAATATAATCATTTTCCGAACGGATTGATACACTATTAAACATCTGAATAGTTTTGTAAATTTGGTACTCAATAAAATGGTTGTATGATTCTATTTGATGTCTTACAAGTCTTTGTAAATGCTGACCTTTAAAATAGGATTGAATAATTTCAAAAGGTTCTTCAATATAATTATTAAGGTGTGAAAGTACATCATCTACTTTTTTATTACTATTAATTGTTTCCATTTCTTTTAAAATATCAGTCGTAGTAATAGGAGTAGTAACATTAGAAGATTCTTTTTTTTTCTTGATTCGAATTGTTTTACCCGTTTTCGCAACAGTAGTTGCTTTTGAGCGTTGAACACCGGCGTCAAGTTGCATTTTTGTAGACATTGTTTTTTTCACCTGGATATTACCTTATATCTCAAATCAATTTTTTATGTTATTTTAATTTTAATTATTATGTTAAATATAGAGTAAAATAAATTAAAAAGTACTTTATAGTATATTAAAATGAACAATCAAAAGTTTTTAGATATCATTGATTCTTATCAAAAACAAAAGGATGTGCAATACAATGAATATTTCAATTTAATAAAAATGTGTGATTTTCACTATCAACAACAACAATATGGTGCTTCTAGTTTTTGTAATCAATCTTTAACACAGTCTACTAGTTATTATGGATATTCCTTATTTGATCAAACAAAACAACCAAATTTTATTGGTGAACATCTACATACAAATATAAATCACAGTGTGAATAAAGAAGATTCGGAAAGTATACGTCCGTCTTCGCCGGTTATAAAAAAAAATAACGTTATGATAGAATTTGATGTAAATTCATTGAGTGATTTGATTACAATTATAAATAAATATCCTTACGACAGTGAAACTGAATACAATATAGATTTAAAGGCATTAGTTAATATAAAAACAGAGATGATTAAATTAAATTCTATGATTGGGTTAGACGATTTTAAAAAACAAATAGTAAATCAATTACTCTATTTTATTCAAAATTTGCATATTGATAGTGAATCTGATTTTATGCATACAGTATTATCTGGTCCACCTGGAACAGGAAAAACAGAAATAGCAACGATATTAGGGACTATGTATTCTAAGCTAGGAATATTGAAAAAGAACACGTTTAAAGTTGTAAATCGTAGTGATTTAGTAGCAGGATATTTAGGTCAGACTGCTATAAAAACAACTAAAGTAATAGAAGAATCTTTGGGGGGTTGTTTATTTATTGATGAAGCATATTCGTTAGCCAATAATTACGAGGGTGATAGCTTTTCTCGTGAATGCATTGATACGTTATGTGAAGCCTTAAGTAAACACAAAGGCGAATTAATGGTTATTATAGCAGGTTATAAAGATGAGATAGAAAATGTATTTTTTAAAGCAAATAAAGGACTTAAATCCAGGTTTATCTGGAGATTTTATCTAGAAAAATATGATCATCGTGAATTAATCTCTATTTTTAAGAAAAAAATAGAAGAAAATAATTGGAAAATAAATATTGATGATAAACAATTAGATAATTGGTTTAAAGACAAAAGTAAAAACTTTAAACATTTCGGTAGAGATATTGAACAATTATTTTCTTATACAAAAATGAGTCATAGCCGCCGCATTTTTGGAAAAGCAAATGAATTTAGAAAAAAAATATTAATAGAAGATTTGCAGTCCGGATATGATAAATTTGATCAACACAATTTATCAAAAGAAGAACCAAGACTTATAGGATTGTATGTATAATTAATAAATTTTACTTCTTTCGTTATTTTAATTAAAAATGAATAAAACTATTTCAATAAATCCAGAACTTTTTTCATTTTCTACAAAAAAAACCTCTAAAAAACGAAAAAAAGAAAAAAATGAAGAAATTAAAGTAAAACCACAAAAAGATAAAACAAAACGTATGAGAAAACAACATATTTTAAGATTTTTAAGACAAAAACAAGAAGAAAATTATAAAAAATTAATGGATTCGGAAAAACCAACACAAGAAAAACAAATAGATAATACGTTTAACAATGATTTTGATGAATCTTTAAAATTTTTGAAAGAAGTTACTGAAACAACAAATGATAAACATAATTTTACTAGTAAATCTCGTAGTTTAGAAAATAAACCATTTGTATCATCTACATTATCACCTATTGAAATAAATACAGACAATATAGAGAACAATAGTTTTAGTATTTCAAAACCGGTATTATCTAATGCATCTGCCCCTGTATGGGGATGTTTAAAGAATGGAAGTCTACCTACTTTTCGCGACTGGAAAAAATCAACACAAAAGAATTATTTAGGAATAACTCCCGATAAACAAGAGATAACTGCTATGATGAAAGCTCAAAAAACAAAACAATCGGAACCTAAATTAAAATATATAAAACAACGAAAAACAGTAAAACGTACCTACAAAGTCGGTAAATCTCCAAATATTTCAAAAGTTGCTGTTTTAATATCAAATAAAACAATTCGTAATAATATCATGAACAAAACGCAAGATATTAAAATGAAATCGATAGAAGAGATGAAACGATACCTTATTAAACAAGGTTTTATACGTGTAGGAACAAGTGCACCAAATGATGTTATTAGAAAAATGTATGAAACAGCTAACCTTGTTTGTGGAGAAATTCAGAATCATAATGCAGATAATTTATTATTTAACTATATGAATGATATCGAATAATTTCTATTAATAACATATAAATGATTTCTTTAGATACTAGTAATAAAGGATTAATAGGAATTTTTTTTTTATACTTGGTTATACTATCGGGTGAAGGATCCGGTTCTTTATTAAATTGTAAATTAAGAAAAATGGTGAATGGTAATATTTATATACAGCATCTACTTGTTTTTCTTTCTATTTTTCTATTTACATTTATCTTAAATTGGTATACACCATCATCATTGGTGTTAAATCCATCAGTAAATACAGAAGCTTCAAAAATAATTGATAATAAATCAAAAAAATATACATATATTTTTAATTCAATTAAGTATTCGATCTTTATTTATATTTTCTTTTTATTATCTACAAAATTAACACCACTTACACAAGGTATATTTTTTGTTTTATTAATTGCTCTTTTTATTATTTTTATTTTTTATAAGATTGAATTAGAAGACAAAGGTATAGATCATTCAATTGTTGATAAATATTTTGTTACAAATGAATATTTAAGTCAAATTACCGGTAATGATAACGTAAATGAACTATTTTTACTACATAATGGTTTATCTTTAGGGTATCTAACTATTTTGATAAATAGTGTATTTGGAGTATATGAGTATTATAAAAAACAACGTAAAGATCATGGAAAAGATTGGAGTTTGTTAAAGTTTGTTTTTGGTCTAGATAAATGTAGTTCTATGTAATTAAATATATAAAATTTAAATTTTTATATGTTTATCGTCGAATCCATTGTATTAGATATGTTACTGCGTAAAATAATGGGTTTGCGAATAAACTAACATTTTTTAATGGTACTATTTCGTTTCGGTTCATATACATATAGGTAGGTGGACCGTAATCTAACATGTGTTCGTATCTATCAAGATATTCATTGTATTCATTATCACTATAAATATCTATGGCGGTTTGGTTTAAAGGTGTTTGACTCTCAAGATCAATAAATTGACCATAGTCATTATCACAATAATTATTATTAGCGACACTACTCATATTTCATATGTTTATATAATAAAGAGAAAATATTTAAAAAGCCAATCAATTTTATAAGCATTTTATATTTATACAATCCATATAAATATATTATAATATTTTATACTAACATGAGTGAATCAATATATGGCGAATATATTTCATTAACGCAAAAATATAGAAAACAATATGGAAAAAAATGTATAGTACTTTTACAAGTCGGGGCATTTTTTGAAGTTTATGGGTTTCGTAATCAATCAGGGGATGTCCAAGAAAGTGAGATTTGTGATTTTTCGCGTATATGTAATTTAAATATTTCCGAAAAAAAAGCGGTTTATCTTGAGAGACAAGTTCTTATGGCGGGTTTCAGAGATTATACTATTGATAAATATTTGGAAAAACTTTCTTCTTCTGATTATACTGCCGTTGTTTATGTCCAAGAAAAAAAAGATGGAGAAACATATAGGGTATTTGATAGTGTTCACTCGGCGGGTACGTATATATCATATGATACAGAAAATCAAGACAAAATAACCAATAATATTGCGTGCATTTGGATTGATGTTTATAAACCAGTTTTACAAAATAGAGTAGGAAATTATTCAATGTCCAAGACACGAGAAAGTCTTATTTGTGGCGTTGCTATTGCGAATATTTTTACAGGTACTTCGTATATTTCCGAATTTCAACAACCATTATCTATACAACCTACGACATTTGACGAATTAGAAAGAGTGATTGCTACGCATTCTCCTAGTGAAATTATATTTATATCACCCTTTGTCCAAGAAATTGTAGATAAAGTAATCCAGTTTTCCGGAATAAATAGTAAACGCGTCCATTGTGTAAATAGCCATGCCTCTGAAAAGGTAGAAAAATGTGCACAACAGAAATATATTTCACATATATTAGGTAAATTTTATGGTGAAGACGCGGTAAATGCTTGTGCTGAGTTTAATATTTATCCAACTGCAACACAATCATTTTGTTATCTTCTGGATTTTGTCCAAGAACATAATCCTAACTTGGTAAAAAATATAGCAACACCTGTTTTTCATACAAAAACAGAAATGGTATTAGCAAATCATACATTAAAACAGCTAAATATAATAGATGATAATAGTCTGGACGGTTCACAACATGGCCATCTTTCATCTGTTAATGCATTTTTAAATAAGTGCTGTACATCAATGGGAAGACGAAAATTTTATTCTCAATTAGTAAATCCAACAACTGATACCAAATGGTTAGATGCAGAATATCAAATGACGAACATTATGTTATCTGAAGAAATGTACGACAAAGTACATATTTTACGTAAACAATTAACTCAAATGCGTGATATTGAAAGGATATGTAGACAGATTGTTATGAAAAAAATTTATCCTTGTTCTATTTATTATCTTTATAATTCTATTGAATTAACCAAAAATATTTACCAAATATTACGTGAAAACGAAGAACTAGAACAGTATTTAAATGTAAACCAATGTAGTATTTATGATTCGTGTATTGGAATTATGAAATTTATGGATAAAGTATTGTATATTGATAAATGTAGAAGTGTTTCTTCTATGACCATTTTTGATGAATGTATTGTAAAAGAAGGTGTTAATAATGATTTAGACAAATTAATTGAATTATCTAAACAAAATTCTAGCACATTTGATTATATTCATACACTTTTAAATGCTGCAGTTAGAAAACAAGATAAAAAAGAAAATAGTACTATCGAATATGTAAAAATTCATACCACTGAGAAATCTGGTATGTCTTTACAGATTACAAAAAAAAGAGCTTTACTACTTAAAGCATATATTAAAGACCAAGGAGATGATTTTATACCAGGGTTAGAAAATACTAAATGGAGTGATATTAAATTATCATCAGCATCTACAAGCAGTGATGAAATTGAATTTACACTTTTAACCAAAATATGCAGAGATATGCTTTTTCAAAAAGAATATATGAATCGATTGATATCTGTCTCTTATCAACAAATTCTTGAAACAATGGAAAATGATTACTACGAAAAATTAGAATATATTGCCCATTATCTATCAAAAGTAGACGTTATTCAAAATAAAGCATACATTGCTCGAGAATATAAATATTGTTGTCCTAAAATTAACAATGATGCCGAAAAATCATTTGTAGATGCAAAATCATTACGACATGTTCTTATTGAACATATTCAAACACAAGAAATATATGTGGCTAATAATATTGTTTTAGGCGATAATAAACAAAATGGTGTTTTACTCTATGGAACAAATGCAGTAGGAAAAACGAGTTTTATACGTGCATTGGGTATTTCTATTATTTTAGCACAAGCCGGTATATTTGTACCGTGTAGCGAATTTACATATAAACCATATTCTGCTATATTCTCACGAATATTAGGTAATGATAATCTGTTTCGAGGTCTTTCTACATTTGCCGTTGAAATGTCTGAACTGAGAGTTATTTTAAAACTTTCCGATAAAAATAGTCTTATTTTAGGTGATGAACTATGTTCAGGAACAGAAACAGAATCGGCATTAAGTATTTTTGTTTCAGGTTTAATTGAAATGCACAAAAATAAATCATCGTTTATTTTCGCAACACATTTTCACGAAATTATTAATTACGAAGAGATTAATTCCTTAGAACAATTATCGTTTAAACATATGGCGGTTCATTATGATAGAGAATTAGATGCGCTTGTTTATGATCGTAAATTAATGGATGGACCAGGTAATAGGATGTATGGTTTAGAGGTTTGTAAATCGCTTCATTTACCAGATGATTTTCTAGAACAAGCATATCAAATCAGAAGTAAATATTTTCCAGATACAAAAGGTGAACTATCTCACTCTATAAGCAAAAAATATAACTCGAAAAAAATAAAGGGTATTTGTGAACTGTGTAATAAAGAAATTGGAACCGAAATTCATCATCTAAATGCACAAAAAATGGCGGATAATGATGGATTTATTGAAACAGAAGATGGTAATGTAGTACATAAAAATCATCCTGCTAATTTAATGTCTATTTGTGAAGAATGTCATGATAATTACCATGAAAATGACGAAGACTTTGTTTTAACTCGTAAAAAAACAAGTAAAGGGTATAAAATTGAAAAGCTTTAATTTGTTTTTGTTATGTATAAAGAGATAACAAAAATGAGTAACCAAGACGAACTAAATAACGCACGTTTTATTTCACGAGACGAAATTCCTCTTGACGAAGATGTAGATACAAATGCTTGTATTATATCTGATGTTTCAACTATTGCGAGTGATACTTCAGATGGAGAACAGTTTGTTATTTATACTGAAGAGGATATAAGAGAGGCACAACAATTTGGAGTATCAGTAGAAGAATTATTTAAAATTTATGAGGAAATTAATAATTATGATGATGAGTGTGATCCTTGTAATTGTCAAGAATGGCCAAACTGGACCGATGGAGGTTATGAAGATGAGGGAGGACTAGAATCTATGTATTAACTTTTATTTAAAATATTAATTAAAGTATTTTTAATTGAAATTTAACGTTTCAAAAAAGAATCATGTTTTTGATCTTTAAATTCAGGTTGCATTTGTCTAACTTCATCCATTATTGTTTGAATATGATCAGATAATTCAATTTGAATTGTATCAAAAAATTCTCTGTCTTTATCACTTACTAAATCTGGGTTAATCGTTTTTACTACTTCATCCATATATTCTAATGTAGCTCCTAGTTGATTTGGTAACCAAGTTGTAATAGGTGTACCACCAGTTGCTACTGGGTGTTTTGTATTTTCAATAATATACTTTTTCGTCAAATTCCAATGTTTTTTACGAAACATTCTTAGACAGTTTAAATTTTTTAATAGCAAAATACTTGAATCTGTATCTTTTAAGCAATATTCTTTCATTTTTAATGTTTCTGACCAGTTTTTTACAAAATTAATATATGCTTGATGGTCTTTTGGTCTATATTTACGCAAATCAAATAAATATTCAGTAAGCTCGTTTCGAGGGTATTCTAACTGTAAAAAACTATCTACAGAAGGAACAATTGAATCTTGTGCACCGGTTTCTCCCCTAAACGCGTACTTTTCCATATTAGAACCCATATTATAAACCAATTCCTCACTTGGATAACAAATAGTGTTACCAATCTGTCCCATAATAAATGTTCTAAAAGTTAGATAATCTTTATACATGGATGCAGACCACATTGTTTGCAAGGTTTGAACAATAGAATTCATAATTTTATAATGACCTTGCATATTTTCATTAAATGTTTTACGATCGTCTTTTGAAATAGATTCCAAACAGGTTTGTTGTTGTTGGAGTAATTCTCCAGTCTGCGAAACCATTGCTACGTGCACATTTATAAATCCTTCTTCACTATCAATTCCATTAAATGTTCGTACTGTTTTGTAATGTTTATGGTTTTTGTTATCGGTTCCTGTAAAAACAGCATTATTTAATCCATAACCATATGCATAATCCATCCACGGAAAAACATCATTCTTTTTTCCTAGACAAATAAGTGGAATGGCTAGTTGAGGAGGCAAAATATTTTCTGCTTTTCCATATTTATCTCCGGTTTTTATTATACCTAAATGACTGGGTTCCAGTGAATATGCCGCAGCTAAAAAACAATAATCTCTATGCAATGCAGATAATAGACGTTTATCGGTAATATGTGTAAAATCAAAAACAGGCAAGTTATCCAACAATTCTTGACGTAGTGTTCCATGATATAAAAAACCACGTTCACCAGATTTTTGTGTTAACTTCATTTGATCAAGAAGTTTATTTACGATATCATATTCTTCGGGTAATTTATCTAATGGTTGATCTACTGGTAAAAAACCGTTTTTTCCAGGTATACAACTAAACCAAGATTCAGGATATTCACTTTTCCAAACGTTAAAAGTTTCCATAATGATACTATGTATCCTGTTTTATTTAAATAGTTATAATTAATAATATAAACATTCTTGTTGATATTATATAATGTCGCAACTAAAAGTAACAGATATATTCGATCTAGAAACAAATGAAGAAATTATAGAATCCGATTATTATGTTTATACAGATGGCGCTTGCTCTAACAATGGACGAGAGAATGCTATGGCTGGAATTGGTATTTTTCTTGGACAAGATGACCCTAGAAATGTTTCTGAATTAGTAGAGGGGAAACAATCAAATAATACGGCCGAACTTACTGCGATAATAAAAACATGGCCTATTATAGAAAAGGATATCTTGGACGGGAAAAAGGTAACGATCGTTTCCGATTCGATATATGCTATAAGATGTGTTTCTAGTTATGGTGAAAAATGTGCTCAATCTTTTTGGAAAAAAGACATACCCAACAAAGAATTAGTAAAGGTTGCTTATGAAATCTATAAAGATAACAAAAATGTAGAATTTATGCATATAAAAGCTCATACTGATAACCAAGATATTCACTCTATTGGTAATGATGGTGCAGATAGATTAGCAAATAAAGCTATTGGCTTGGACAGTTGTCCATATACAAGTCCCGAAAAGATTTATTTAAATGTGTCGTATCACGAAAAAGATAAGGTAAAAGCATTAGGTGGACGATGGGATCCAAAAAAAAAGAAATGGTATATATTTGATGATAATAATGAAAAAGACAATATTCTTGAATCATATACTTAAATTGTAATAGTTTTTTCGTTTTTTGTAAATACGGAACCAGGTGTGTCGGTTTTTGTGATATTCTTTATTTGCGTGTAAATAATATCTACATTTTTTTGATTGGTAAGTTTTGAGTGTTGTTTACAAAGAATAGCACCTTGTTTAATAATATAACGAAGTTCTTTTTTCTTTAAATCATCCTCTAATTTCGCAATAACATGACTAGAAGGATAGTCTTTTACGTGAAACCATATATGATAGTCTTCTGCGTTGTCGATGATTTCAAAGTTCTCTCCGGCATTTTTCCCAATTACATAGTCTACATTTATTTGAAGTTGGGGAAATTCGATTGTCTTTTCTATAGGCATTTTTTTGATTTGTATGTCTTGTAAAAACATATAAATCTGTTCAATTTTGTTACAAGATTTACATTTCACTTTCTGGAGAAGGGTTTACAGCATCCATTTCAGGCATTTCCTGAGGTAATGAATTTGTGTTTGGAACATCTGAACAATTACCAAAACACTTTCCTCTATAATAGTAAACATCTTTGTTCTTAATAGTAGTATCATTATAAATACCTTTGTTTGTAGGACCTTGATTATTACCTTGGACACATCGTTGATCACCTAGTAATACACAACAGCTTGTTGAAGCACACACGTCTTTGGGTAGTTTTTCACATTTCTCATCTATATTTTCCATAATGTTATTTTCTAAATCACAAAAACCTCGTTTATTGAAACCACTTACAACCTCTGGTTTGGTTATAAACTTGTTATTCATATAGTTGATATCTTCATAAGACGGCTTATATCCAAGACCTCCGTACTTAACTGTTCCGGGTGCGAAATAAATAGGTGATGGAGTTACGTTTTCAGTATCAAGACCTTTTGTAAGTGTAGGTGGTTGTGTAAATTGGTTGATATTTTCACTAACATGTATTTTTCCTGTACCAGTTGGTTTTGGATCTGAAACCATTTCATTAACAGGTAATGTTCCTGTACCATTTGGTATTGTATCCAATACTTCTTTTTCAGCAGCCATAGGAACATTTTTGATTGTTGTGTATGGTACTGTATCTCTATTTTTACCACCATGACTAAAATATCCATTACTTGGTTTTAATACTCTACATCCAAACCAACCACACTGATTATAAAGTATATTTCTTTGTCTCGTAGTGACTATAGCAATAGCTATTTTATCGCCATAATTTATTGAATTTTTACTTATTTTTTCGCTGTATTCTTTTTCATTTAATTGTCCAACTTCTGGTTTTAAGAGAAATAAATCGGTATCATATTCTGGTTTTGGTTCTGCAGTCGTGTCTATCATAGTAAGATGTCTACTCTTAAGCATAACCAAAACTTTGTTTTCATCTTTTGCGTCTGTGATTTTTACTATATCATTTCCATTCAATTCTGTTGGTGCTGGTGTTTTATTTCCGGCATATAATATTTTTAATAAAGGCATAGGTTCTTTTGTTTGACCATCGATTAATTGTAAATCTATTGTTTCTCCATATTTGACTATTTTATTATTATTGGTTAAATTTTTACCAAGGATTTCATCTAAGTTTTTATCGGGACTTTCAGCAAAGTGTTTAACTTCTTGCTTACTAAGAACTGTATTTAAGACAACTGCGCCGGTTATCTCTCCTTTAAATTTACTGTAGAACTCTGCTCCGCCAATTGTTAAAGGTTCATCATCTGTTAAAGGCCTACCTTTTGAATCGTTTGCTTCTATCATTTTTCCATTTTTATAAAGTCTCTGTCTACCATCTTTATTGTATGTCATTGCTAGATGTGTCCATTTATCATTTTCTAAATAAGAATTAGCTACACGTACATTACTATATTTACTGGTGTATACTTGACTCAATAACTGCCCATCTTTTCCTTTCACCCAAAGACCATAATTTCGGTTGGTTTTGTTACCTTTTCCAATAATTCTTACCCAGTCATTTGTTTTTTCTTTTTGTTTTACCCACGCCATTACTGTGAATTTATCTGTTAATTTTAAGTCACTCGAATCTGATAGTTCTTTATTTGTATCATTAAATGTATAATTTTCAAAATTAGAGTAAACGATATTATCTTCTATTTTTGATAATTGTAAATCTTTTCCCGAAAAAGATTCAATATTGTTTTCCCATAATTTTTCAATATGACCTCTAAATGTTATGAAAAGTAAAGACAATACAATAATTCCTGGAGCAAGTTTACCTAAATATTTTTGATTATATAAGGTAATTGCTATTATTAAAGCTATTAAAATTAAAAAAACTTTCATCCTTTGTAATATTTAGATAAATTAATACTGATAAAATTGAATTAAAAACTTCTCGATATTTATTATTATAACCTATCCAATATGATTATACCAATTAAATGTTTTACTTGCGGAAATGTTTTAGCCGATAAATATCGCTATTTTCAAGCCCAAGTTCGTCAAATAAAAATTCAAAAAGGCGTAGATGTTGAAAAAGTAGTGTATTTGACAAAAGATACAATGGACAAAACTCCCGAAGGGACTGTTTTAGATAATTTAAATCTTACAAATGTATGTTGTAGACGTCATATGTTAACACATGTTGATATTGAATAATTTTAAATCTTAATAATCTCTTTATTATATATATATAGTTATGGCTAAGCGTATATATAAAAAATCAAACAAAAAGCGTGGAAAATCAAAAAAACGCGTTACGCGTAATCGTCGTAGAAGAATGAAAGGTGGTGTATCATTTAATGAACCTATTACTAGAGGACCAGTTCCTTATAACGAGTATTTACAAGATCCTTCTCGTCAGGTTATTGCTGCACGAACTCTTCCTTCTTTTTCTCAAACAGGTGGGCGATCAAAACGCGCTCGTGGAAAAGGAAAGAAAAATCGTAAATCAAAAAAAATGCGTGGAGGATCTTTAGTAGGAACTGATTTAGTAACAGGTATTAGTACATCTAATTCGAATGATGTGCTAGCCTTTGGAACAACTGGAGGAACTCAATATATGTTGCAAAAAATGACTGGTGAAGAAATAACTACCGCTGATAATTTAACATCAGATAAACATATGGTTCCAATGGTATAAAAATATTTACGTAATATATAAAGAAAATGGCTGCTATCACCGGACTTCGTAATCTATGTACTCCTTCTTATGTATATTTAGTAATTTCTTCAATTGCATTACTTGTTATGATTTATCAAAATTTAGGCAATGTTGATACCTATTGTTTAGGAAATTATTCTTGCACTGTTTCAAACACTGCTCTTATTTTTATTATTAAGGCAATTTACATTCTTTTCTGGACTTGGGTTCTTAACCTTATGTGCAAAGCTAATGCTACAAACATCGCATGGTTAGTCCTTTTACTTCCAGTTATTGTTATGTTTATCTTGATTGGAGCTATGTTAGTTGGCGGAAAAATGTAATTTTTTTAGTTTATATTTAAACCTTATCGTAAAATTGATTTAAATATAATAGAACACTATAGAAGTATAATATACAATGGAACCAGTAGTAAAAAATTTATCAGATGACGCAAATGCTCTCTATTTTACTCTACAAGGAGTAGAAGTATCTTTAGCCAATGCATTACGTAGAACTATATTGTCCGATATTCCAACAGTTGTTATTGAAACCGATACATATGAGAAAAATCAATGCAATATTATTACAAATACAGGACGTTTACATAATGAAATATTGAAACAAAGATTGAGTTGTATTCCTATTCATAGTACTGTTTTACGAGATACTGAAGATGAAAAAGCTCTTCCTGGTAACTATCAATTAGTAGTTGACGTGAAAAATGAAACAGATAATAACATTTATGTTACTACTGAAGATTTTAAATTACGAGATAAGAAAACAGGCACAATGCTATCAAAAGAAGAGCAAGAAAAGTTATTCCCAGGACTCTTTCCAAAAAATGTTCAAACGCAATCATATATTGATTTTGCTCGTTTAAGACCAGGCATTGGTAACGATATTCCAGGAGAACAAATCTCTTTGGTATCCGATTTTAGTGTAAATATCGCGAAATCAAATAGTATGTACAATGTCGTTTCAAAATGCGCTTATGGAAATACACCTGATAAAGAAAAAGCCGCTACCATTTGGGATAAACAAGAGGCATCATTACGACAATCAGGAGAAAGTGAAAGTGATATTAAAATGTTAAAAGAAAATTTTCGTATATTAGATGCACAACGACAATATATACCAAATAGTTTTGATTTTGTTATAGAATCAGTAGGGGTTTATGATAACCGAGATATTATCCGAAAAGCGTGCGCTGTATTGCAAAATAAATTTATTGATATTGTTCAAATGATAGATAGTGGTGTTTTGAGTGTTTTAACAAGCGAAACATCTATGGATCATTGTTATGATATTAAACTGGAAGAAGAAGATTACACGATCGGTAAAGTATTGGAATATCTTCTTTATTCGAAATTTTATGAAAAACAAGAGACATTGAGCTTTTGTGGGTTTAAAAAATTTCATCCACATGATACAAATTCTACCATCCGAGTAGCGTTTAAAGAAAAACAAGAAAAATCTGTTGTAGGAACTCTTCTTCGAGAAGTTTGCGTAGATGCACAACAAGTGTTTAAAGATATTTATGGAATGTTTAAGTAAATCGATTTAGTGATAATTTTATAAAAAGGTATATTTTTTTTATGAAATTATATAATATATAAAAATGGATTCACCAATGGAAATTATTATAGAAAACGAAATTATTGAAAAAGCAAAAGAATGGAGACAACAACAACAAAGAAACGAGGCTGAAAATAATCAGTTGAAAAGTAATGATGATACATTTGAAGAAAAGAAAACAGAAATTGAAAAAACACACATTCTTGAGTTTAATAAAGAGACTAGTATTCCTGAAACAAAGTATATGTTTAAAGAAATGCCTTTAACCATGGGATCAAAAATTGGAAAATATCGTATAATTGCATTTAAACATATAGGTGATATTTTAAAAAATATTGAAAAAATAGCCAATTTGTTAGATAAGACTAGTGACGTTACTAATAAAGTTACTAATAAAATAGCGGAAGCAAAAGATGACATAGTTTTAGCAGCAACAGGAGTTACATATGGTATATTCAAATTTTTAGGTGTAGACATTTTAATTAATAGTGCAGTGACCCTTTTGATTAATAATTTAATTGATATATTGATTGATACATTATTTGGTTCAAACGGCGGGGAAAAAAAGTATTCAATGGAACATGAAAAAATAAAATGGATCTCGTATATTTATATATTTACAAATCCAAATATCACAGTAGATGAATTTAATAAAGTTTTTGGGTCGATACTGAATGCAATATTATCAATACCTGAAATACCTAAAATATTACAATCATTGATTATTACTTTCAACCAACAAGATAAAATTAAATTAAATAAAGAATTTTTAAAAAGTATATTGTATGTTTTTTACGAGAAATTATCATTAGATGGAAATAAAATTAGAACATTAAGAGATGTAGACGCATTTAAATATTTTAAATTTAGATATTTTAAAAATTTAAATGTTGGTATAGGACAAACTACATCTACCACAATTCTTCAAACATTAAAAACTCTAGATGATGTCAATAAAAAAGGTAAAGTCCAAGGAATATTTTGTAGACTTTGGGCAGGCCTTGTTGGTGAAGAGACATGTCCCAAACTCTCAGCTAAACCATTATATAATGGACCGACTGACGAGAATAAGGCAATGGAGCTATTAGCATTAGACGGAGCACATTATTACTATAGTTTTCAAAAATTGCTAAGGCAAATATTAACCGATTATTTTCCTGCTAAAATTGGATTAAGAGATGATATTGATAAATCTGCGTATATAGCTATAAAACAAGAAGAATTAAAGTTATTACAAAGTGGATTAACTAGTGAAGAACAGGGTAAACAATTAATGCAATATTTCCAAGATTCAGATTTAGATTATGATGTTTCTAATTTAAATTGGATAATTGAAATACTTAGACTTATAACAGTAGACGGTGGATTAATTGATAGTAACCCTGACTTATTTGACCGTTTATTAGGATTTTTATCAGTAATTATTGATACACTTTTAGATACATTAAATGATGAAGTTCATAGAGGTGGAAAAAAAAGAAAAACAAAACGTAGGAAAAAAAATAGAAAGTCCAAGAAATCAAAAAGAAAGCAAAGAAAAACACGCAAAATATAAAAACGCGATTTTTATATAGAAATTTTTGTAAAATTTACATAATCCATTATAATACAATATAGTTTTCTTGTAAAAATTTGAAAATATGTTTTTTTACTACCTCTTCTGGTAGAGTTTCTAATAATTTATTTTTACACAATATGTACTTTTTATGTAGATATTTTGAATCATCAATTTCAAATTTAGCAATGGTATGTTCCTTTTGAAATAGAAATTTGGGATAAAATTTAAAACGGCATTCACATTTTTTATTTAATTGTCGTTTTTTTATATCAAGCATGACGGTATTTTTATCAAAGTCGTTTCCTTTAAATAAAATATCTAAAAATATACCTTCAACAATAGAATATTTTTGAGTACTTATATTACTATTATTACTAATACACTCCGAGTATTTATAACAGAAAGGTTCGCCATAAAGGGAAAGTCTAACATTTTTTCCAAAATGTTGTTTATAATCATAATTATAATCGACTTTCCAATGATTATTTGAGCAATTTGTATTCATAGTGGGTTATTTAAAGACTTTTATAAAGATATTAAAGCACAATCAATTTTATGTTCTCTTGTTGTACTAGAAGTAATTCAAATTATATATAGGATATTTACAACGAGTTGGTTTTACATTAAACTTTTCTAATTGATTATTATTATAAACGCAAGTTGTATATTTTTGTAAATTATAATATTTTGTAAATAGGAAATAGTTACAATGATAACATCTATCATTATAACGACGACTAAATCCTGTACACCATTCGGGACAATTTGGTTTTAAATATTCATTATACACAAATTGACGGTATAATATTTCTTCATTATATGAATATTTTATATGTTTCTTTATTGCCTCAAATGCAAAATCATTCGATACATACCTTTGAATGTAAAATGTGATTTCTATTGGTAATTTTTTTTCAAATAAGATTAGTGGTGTATTCATTTTAATAATAATAATAATAATATTAATAATATTAAAGCGAATTCAATTTTATATAATATGTTCTCTTGTTGTAGTAGTAATTTAAATGTTATTGAATATGAGGATACCATTCCATTTGTACCTGAAATTTCAAAATGCAAAGTAATAAAGGTATATGACGGTGATACTATTACAGTAGCCGCATATTTAAAGGGACAAAAACAATGTTATCGTTTTTCGGTAAGATTAAGAGGGATTGATAGTCCTGAAATAAAAACGCATAATGCCGAAGAAAAAATAGCCGCCATTAAAAGTCGTGATAGTTTATCTGAAAAAATTTTAAATGAAATAATATATCTAGAAAATATTGGTACTGAGAAATATGGTCGTATATTAGCAGATGTTATGTTTAAAGGGGAAAATATGAATAAATGGATGTTAGATAATAAACTCGCAGTACCGTATGATGGAGGTAAAAAGGTGGCGTTTAAATAATTTATATATAGATGATATAAGATGGAATTAAATGAAAATTTAATACAATCTGCATCAATATCCCTTTTTGTTCAAATGATAATGGGTATTGTAGGATTACACGGAATTTTTATCAAATTAACAGAAAAAGACCAGATATTAACTGATATTATGATTTTAGAAACATTAGTTCAGTTTATAGAATTATGTTTTTATATTTGGTTAGTAAGTAAATTAAGCCAATTAAAATTCGAAGTCACATACATACGATATTTTGATTGGTTTTTATCTACACCTATGATGTTAATTTCTACTGTATTTTTTATGAAATATTTAACATCCAAGGCTTTTAATAATGTAGTAACGATACGATCTATTTTTGATTCTAAATGGCTGGAAATTATAAAGATAGGTGTTTCAAATGTTTTAATGTTACTATTTGGATTTTTAGCAGAAATTAATCAAATTACCCGTTTTAATGGTTTTATATTCGGTACAATAGCATTTTTATATACATTTTACATAATTTACAGTGAATTTGTAGAGAATAATCCAACAAATAAAATATTATTCTTTACAATGTTTACGATTTGGTCATTTTATGGTATTGCTTATTTATTTCCTTATGTTACTAAAAACGTAATGTACAATTATTTGGATATTCTTTCTAAAAATTTCTATGGATTTTTTATTTATTATCAAATCTTAAAAGCAGCAAATTATATTTAAATTACCATAAATATACATGACTTAGTATTTTCGCATTATAGAATCCATCACTCGCTTTTTTTTCTTTATCAATTGCCTTTTTACGTGTTTTTTCGCCAGAGTGTCTAAAAAAATAATTCTGCATACGTTTTCGTGTGTTATGGTCACGACGCTTATACAATTTTAAAGGCGTTCTATCTTTATATTGAGCATATCGTTGATCTCCAAAATGTATGTTTCGTATTTTTTTCGTTTTTTTGTTTTTAACAATTGCAGTATATTTTTTTGGATATTTTCCTTTTTTAAATCTTATAATACTCTCTTTCATATATTATAAGATTAGATATTAAACACCATAGCAGCACGTTCTTTAAAGTCTTTTTTCTTGGAACGCTTGCCTAAAAATTTAAAATAACGATTAGCAAGATTGAATCGTGAAGCAACCTGTTTAGCATTTGGGTAAAGAGTTGATTTGTGTTTTTTCATAGCCTCTAAACGTACTTTCATTATCATTCCAACCTGCCATATTCGCTTGTGAGGATATTTTTTTGTCTTATATAAACTTTCTAATTTTTTAATAGTCATTTCAACATCTTGGACAGTAGTATATTTAATAGGGATCGTATCACTTGGATCTTTATCAATATAAACATCAAATGATTTTTTTGGATCTTTTGGATTGTATAAAAAACGCTTCGTTTGATTTTTTTTTCCACCGCGTTTGGATTTTGTTTTGCAAAATTTGTATGGTGCGCAAGAAGATTTCATAGAAAACCCTTTTATTACTTCTAAACAGCGTTTTTTTGTAAATCGTCTTGGAAGATTAAATATTTTTTTATCTTTTCTTATACATTTTTTTTGCGTTTTACTTTTGCAACAATTTATCATATACTTTAACCTGTGATATTCTTTCAGGCGAACTAAAATAAGCGCATGTTCCACAATGATCTTCGTTAGCAAAATCAGCTTTTAAGTTAATTTTATCGTTTGTATGAAGCCCCCATCTACCTAAAATATATGGAGTAGGTTTTGAGTTTAACGCTTCATAAACAATAAAAAAAGCACGTTTAATTGTAAGTCTATTGGAAACAGTCATATTATATTTTATTAATAGAGATATTTTTTTATATTTTTTTACAAGATACTTGTGGATATTTTTCATATAACTTAAATATGGCCTGTTCTTTCATTTTTGCTTCAATCATAATATCAATATCAACATCGTATTTCTCTGGTATTTCTAAAAGATAATCGGGAATAACTTCTATATAATCGCTATGATGACCACATTTTCCAGCACCTTGTTCACTAATATGAAATTTTGGTTTAATATTACGTCTTTTCCATGTTTCTAAAATAGCAGGCATATAATAAGCAGGATCTTCAAACTTTTCTTCGGGATGCAGAATTTTATAACAATCGAAATGATGAGTATCAAATACAACGGGGATATTTACTATTTCGGCTATTTCTAAACAATCTACAATGGAAAAGTTTTTCTCGCAGTTTTCTAATACTAAACGACGTCGAATATTCTCAGGCATATTAATATAATTTTCACACCAACGTGTTTTGGTAAGTTCTTTGTTTTTATATGTACCACCACCGTGGATAACCATTACAGAATTGTTACCTAAACCCATTAGGTCTAACACATCTGCGTGATATTTTAAATCATTTGTGGTGTTTTTAATAACTTCTTCACTAGGACTTCCAATACAATTAAATTGACCAGGATGAAAAGTTAAACGTTGATTTAGAGCTTTAGATTTTTCACCTATTTGTGAAAGCAGTTCTTTCGCGAAATCAAATGTGTAAACGGGTGCACGTGGATTTGACTTGTGTGGAAATAATTCACTACTAAGACGAAATACTTTAATACCATTTTGCTCGTTCCATTCCATCATTTGTAAAATATCCTTTAAATTTTGCGTAATTTTTTCTTTTAAATGATCAACACCCTTTGTCTCAAGTGTTTTTAAAATTACACTTCTAGATGCGAATACAGGAGGTTTTTGTTCACGGAGAACAGTATTTAGACAACAAAGTCCAAGTTGAATAGAATTGTTCTGACTCATTATGTTAGTTGAAGTTTAGTTGTGTCTAATAAAAACACGTCATTTCTATTCAATTTTATCTCATTTTATTATATAATGCAACCAAGAGATCAAAAACTATATAATAAAACAAAAAAAGCACTTTACAAAAAGCAACCAAAACATAGTGCTTATCGAAGTGGTTTACTTGTACAACAATATAAACAAAATTTTACAAAAAAATATGGTAAAAAGAAACAACCGTATATAGGTAAGAAAAAAGAAAAAATGGGTTTAAAACGCTGGTTTGATGAAGAATGGGTAAATCAACGTGGAGAAATAGGTTACAAACATAAAAATGATGTTTATAGACCTTCAAAAAGAATCACAAAAAAAACACCAGTCACATTTAGTGAATTATCAAAAAAACGCATAAAGAAGGCACGTACAAAAAAATACAGAAAAGGCAGAGTAAATAGGTTTTAACCATTGCTCAATTTACGTATTTTTTCATTTTCGATTTTAATAATTTGTGATGGTCGTAACAAAATATTTGATTCAATGCCTTTTTTTTCCTTTATTATATATTCTCGTTCCATAATTTCAGATGGTTTTAATGGTTCCAATTGTTTGTGTATAGAATCATCATCGCTATCACTGTCCTCTTGTGGGTATATTGGACACATAACTCGTTTTAAAATATTTCCCATCGGTTCTTGTTAATAAATAATTACAGCCTTTAAGTTGATTATCCAATAAAAATAATAAACAAACATAAAATTGAATTTATATGATAACTTATAAGTTAATATATAAAAAACATGGAACGCAGATTAAATACAAAAGTTGAAAATTACTTGAAGACGTTTAAAGACGGCATTCGAGATAAAATCATCGCATTGGATATTAAACAAGATGAGAATATGAATAAACTAATTGAGTATATTTATGATTATAACCGTCTTACGGTAGATAAAGAAGACTTTATAAAACGAAAACGTGTAAAAAACTCGATTCCTGAAAATAATCGATGTATGGCGAAACGAGCGAATGGTGAACAATGTACTAGACGACGTAAAGTAGATTGTGAATTTTGCGGAACACATTCTAAAGGTACTCCCCACGGATTAATGGATTCTGGTCAACCGCATGTACAACAAAATATGACGATTGATGTTATAGCAAAAGAAATACGTGGTATTGTTTATTATATTGATAGTTTTAGTAACGTATATAATACGGAAGATATTATGCAAACAAAACAAAATCCTAGAATTATAGCAAAATATCAAAAATTAGATGATAATACTTATATTATTCCTGAATTAGGACTATGTTGATTTATCAATTTTACGAACAATAATGTCTTTTGTCGTTTCTTCACGATTATTTAAAATAAATTCATTTACTTCATTTGCTTTATTAGTATCTTCTTTATAGTATTTAGTAAGTATATTTTGTAATAGTTTTTTTGATATAGGTTTTTTGGTTTTCCTTTTTGTGCACTCGATTTTACCATTATTAATATTCACGCTATCAATTTCATTTTGTTTCATAACATCTATTAAACTACTTGATATTTGATCTTTTTTCTTTTTTCTATTTGAAATTTCTTGTTTTAATGTTCTCATTTCGTTATCAATTTTAACCCATTCACGAATATTATTTACGGCTTCACTTGATAAATTCATTATATACTGTCTTTATAATTTTTTGTTTATATTTATTTGTTTTTTTTACTTATTTAAATATATACAAAATGATTTTTATTAATAGGAGAAATACTCGTAATAATATAAATGCAAGTAAAAATTTAAATGATAGTAATGGTGGTATAATGCCTATGTTACATATTAAACAACCTATTGTAAATAAAGAAATAAAACCGATTATTAAAAAAGAACGTGTAAAAGAAATGTTGTGGGGCGAACCTACCTGGTTTTTGTTTCATACTTTAGCAGAAAAGATAAAAGAAGAATATTTTCCTAGCTTAAAAAATGATTTATTTAGTTTTATAAAAAATATATGTAATAATTTACCCTGTCCTGATTGTGCACAACATGCTACACAATACGTAAATGGTATAAATTTTGATGCTATAAATACAAAAAAACAATTGGTGGTAGTTTTATTTAATTTTCATAATGAAGTCAATCGCCGTAAAGATTATGAATTGTTTGATTTTCACGATATAGATAAATATAAAAATGCTATTACCATTAATATTGTTAAAAATTTCTTTTATCAATTTGGAAAAAAATCTTATAGTGTTCGATTGGATGTAAATGGTCACCAACGTTCTTTATTATTAAAACGTTTCAAAGAATGGCTTGAAAAACATCATTATTGTTTTGAGGAATAATTTAATATAACTCGTGTGTATAACAAAACAATATCATTATATTTTTATGATATTGTTCAATATATTACAAAGAAATTAAGGTTTTTTTGCTTTGTTTACAGAACGACATTTGTAAAGACTTTTTGTTGGTCTTGAACAAACGTCTTTATTTGTTATACCTGTTAAATAGGCAAATCCTCCTACACCGGTTGATTCAATTAACATTGCCCATAATAAACCCACAATAGCACTAATAATTAGTGATAATAATAAATATTTAGGTGTAGAACAAAAATTTGTAACACTCCAGAAAATATCGGCTAAAATAATGATAGGGAAAAGGATAAATGTAGCAACATTTTGTGTTTGAAGATTATTAACACCAATAAAATAAGACAAATAAGTTAATGTATAGCCAAATACAGTTTGACTAAGAGGTAATTTTGAAATAGGATAATTATTACCTATAGTTAGCTGTGTACATCTAACTTTTGAATAATCACTAGGCATTAATCCTTTCTCTTCGGGCAAAACAGCTGCAATTAAATAAACTATAAATGATGTTACGATCAAACCAATTAAATAAATAACACCTTTTAAATCTTGGTTAAGAATGGACTGTAGTGTAAAATAACTTACTATTATAAATGGTGCCATTCTAAAAAACATGTATAGAATATTAACTAAATTGAGATCCATTATTACAAGTTCTTATATATTTACCTAAGAAATTGTAATTGACTAAATTATATTAATTAAATTATTATTCAAAAACGATTTGCATTGCTTCTTGGATTGTTTCTACTGCGTGAAAAGACATTTCATCTAAGTTTATTACATTTTTGTATTTTTCTAAGAAATCGTCGAAATCTTCTTGGTTTTCCTTTGGATATAATACTTTTTTAACACCAGCTCGCATACTTCCTAATATCTTTGTATCTAAACCTCCAATTGCAGTAATTCTTCCTCTTAAATTTGTTTCACCTGTCATTGATATTGTGTTATTTATTGGTTTGTTATTTAATAAACTATATATCGATAGGGTGATTGCACCACCTGCAGATGGACCATCTTTTGATACAGCTCCTTCCGGACAATGAACGTGTAGCCCTTGATTTTTAGTTTCTTCAAAGTTTTTTGTTAATTCTCTTTGACGATCTTCTGGAGTTAATGACCAAGCCAATGTTTTTGCTACGGTCATACTTTCTTTCATTACATCTCCTTGCATACCAGTTAATTTTAATTCCATAAATGAGTTAGCTGGAAAATATCTTGTTTCAATTGGTATTATACCTCCTTTACCTAAAGCATTTGCCCACATACCATTAATTGTTCCTGATAATGGTTCTGAGTGAATTTTAATATCACTTACTTTACGTTGCTTTTTTAAGTATTTTGTTCCAAAATCTTCTACTTTTATCTCTACTGGTAATTCAATAACATCTCCTGTGTTATCCTCTGAAAAATTTAATAATTGAAGATTAATTTCACCATATAAATCGAACAATACTTCTTTTAATTTTCTTACACCAGGTTCCATAGTGTATGTTTCAATTATAAATTTAATTACATCATCTGTAAGTTTTACCGTATTTTCGAAACCCATCTTTTGATTTAATTCAGGCATTATAAATTTATTAACAATTACAATTTTATCTGACCAAGATAAATTATCAAAACGAATACGATGTATTCTGTCTAATAAAATACGATCAATTTGTTCAGGGTCATTATATGAGAATATAAACAAGGCTTTTGAAAGATCAAAGGGAACGCCACTAAAATAACGATCTTGAAACTCATCATTTTGTGTAGTATCAATTAAATGCGTTAAAATACCGATAATTTCTCTTCCTTGTTCCGTTTTACTTACTTTATCTAATTCATCAATATATATAATTGGATTCATGCATTTACTTTCCATTAAAACATCTACTATTTTACCCCATGTTGAATTAACATACGTATAGTTATGACCTTCTAATGTAGAACCATTTGACGAACCACCTAATGCTATAAAAGAAAATGGACGGGTAACTTTGTTTTCATCTTCTAAGCAGCGAGCTAATCCTCTTTTTGCTAATGATGTTTTACCCACACCAGGGGATCCTTCAAATCCAAAGCAATATCCTTTTTGTTCTCCGTTAATCCATTGTCCGACAATTTTTAATATCTGTTTTTTTGCTTTTTCATGACCGTATATAGAATCATCTAGATAGTCATTTATCTGTAACATTGATTTTTCTACATTTTCAATTACAGAATTTATTTTTACAATTTGTTTATTAATATTGTTATTTAAGTTTCCTGGACATATAATTTGTAATACTTCATATACCTCCTTTATTAGTTCTTTATCAGTTTTAGCATTATTTAAATACATTGTTAATGTTTTTATAATTCCCGTTTTTGTTTTATGATCACTGGTTAGTGAATCTACAAAAATTTTTAATGATTTAATTAAATCTTGTTTATTTGTTTTTTGCAAATTTTTTGTACAATTTTCAATGGATTCTATAATTAGTCTAGTATTTATATCTGATATGTTATTTTTTATTTCGTGTAATGTGTATTTTTCTTTTGAATCAACATCAATATTAGTTACAAGTTTTAAATCTTTAAAAAAATCATTTAGTTTATCCATTTTACATAATATTGGTTCTTTTCTATAAATTCCAAATGGAACTCTTACTAAACCTTCTAAGTATTGTTTTGACTTATTTCCCTGATCATCAGATTTTTGTTTAATTTCTTTTAATTTCAACTTGGCACGATCTTTTATTTTATCATCAGCTTTCATTAATAACACTTGTTGTTCTAATGATATTTTTGATAAATCACATTGTGATAATGAGTCTTGTGTATACTCTATAGTATTTATCATTGTTTCTTTAAAATATTGTTTTAATTTCCATGGTAAAGATTCATATAATAGTACCTGTTCATTGTTATCTGAACCTTCTGTATTTTCTACGGATCCAATTAAATCATATAACATGTATGCTATATATTGAACTTCATTATCAGAATTATATGTAAATAAGTTGATTAACATTTTACGTCTTGATATTAAATCCATATCGAAAAATTTTTTAACAATATTATCAACACGGTTTGTTTTTACATAATCAACATCTTTTAACATGATATTGAATTTTTTTTGGAAATCATTTGTACTATAGATTAATATATCTTTTAATGTTATTGTTTCACACCATCTATTTATTAATTCAGTTTCATTCTCATTAACGCTTATTAAATATTCTTTTATTGTATCTAATTGTGTTGTAACATATTGATTATCAAGTAAATATTGTAATGGTACATCTTTTGTAATTGAAGATATACATAATAATTTATTATCGTTTGTGTTTCTAACTAATATACGTAAACCATATACTGATTGATGTATAGATGAATACATTGTTGTTGGTTCAAAACATTCTAGATGTGAATATTTATCTATCTGGAGAGTCAAATCAGTTATTTTATCTATATCATCATTTGCATTAATACATTCTGACCAAGGCAAATTTTTGTATCCAATCGGCATAGTATATTTTTCTAATAATTCTACTTTATCAGATATAAATTTATTATTTTCTTCATATTGATCAAACTTATTATATTTAGTACCAAAAACTACATAATATACATCGTTTATTGAATATGTTCCGTAAGTTGAAAAAACAATTGATAGTTTATCAAAAATAGATTGTATTGTAGAAAGGGTATCGTCCATATCTTTTTCTTGAATAGGAATTTTTTGCTTAATAGTTAATGCACTTAAATATACTGTTTGTAGATGATCAGTACATTGTCCGATACTATTTTTACTAAATAAGTCAAATTGTTTGCAAAATGAAAGAGATATATATGTTCGTTGTATTATATCTATAACCTGTTCTAATTTTTTATCTATAAAATTATTGAAGTCTGCATTTTTCACAGTTTTTGGAACCTGCACGTTTTTGGTAGTTTTTTTAGACATTTAACTAAACTGTATATTGTAATTATATATTATTATTTCTGTTATAAATTGTAAAAAGGACTTAAATATAAATTTATATTTTTAGTAAGGAATGGGAATACCGAGCTATTTTTCATATATTATTAAGAATTATTCTAATATTATATTAAATGATAAACGTTTATTGCAAAATAATATACGTTTTTCTAACTTACTAATGGATTGTAATTCTATTATTTACGATGAGTTTCGTAAATTAGAGAAAAATACTCCTAAACTTGGTACTATTGATATAAAACAGTTTGAATCAGAATTAATAAATAATGTTATTGTATCGATTGGAAATTATATAAAAAATGTTTCTCCTAACGATCTTGTATATATTGCTTTTGATGGAGTTGCACCATTTGCTAAAATGAAACAACAACGAACTCGTCGTTATAAAAGTATAATTACAAGTAAAATAGATAATATTATCGATTGTAAAATACAGCCTTTTTGGACCACTTCAAATATTACACCTGGAACAGAATTTATGAATTCTTTATCTTCAAAGATTAAGCGATCGTTTAGTGGTTTAGAAAGTCATTTTAATGTAAAAAAAATAATCGTATCAGGTTCAGATGAGTTTGGTGAAGGAGAACATAAAATGTTTAAATATATACGAGAAAGTAAAAATTTAGTAAAAGGGAATACGATTGTTTATGGGTTAGATTCTGATTTAATTATGTTATCTCTATTTCATTGTAATCCTTTTGAACATTTTTTTATTTATAGAGAAACACCAGAATTTGGTAAGAGTATTATTAATGATGATAACACAGATAGTGACTATTTGTTTCTTGATATTCATGCATTAGCAAAAGCAATTCTTTGTGAAATAGATTGTGAAAATAATTATCATCGTTTATATGATTATATTTTTATTTGTTTTTTATTGGGAAATGATTTCTTACCACATTTTCCGTCATTAAATCTTAGAAAAAATGGATTAGATATATTACTCGATATTTATAAAAAAAACTTTGGAAATAATCTAAATCGTGGAATTATTAGTAAAGATTTAGCAATTCAATGGCGGTCACTTGGATTATTATTTTCTGAATTAGCAAAAAATGAGCAAAGTCGATTTGTAAATGAATGTAATTTGCGAGAAAAAATGTCTAAACGTAAATGGAATTTAAGTGATAAAGAAAATAAAGAATTTACTATTCAAAATGTACCTATTATATACAGATCTCAAGAATTATATATTTCACCACAAGAACAGTTTTGGGAACAACGTTATTATAAAGCACTGTTTTCACATAATAATGATAGTGTAAAAGATATCACAGTTAATTATTTAGAGGGGTTAGAATGGGTATTTAAATACTATACATATGATTGCCCAGATTGGAAATGGTCTTATAAATATAACTATCCTCCATTGTTAAAAGATATTTGTAAATATTTTCCTAAAAAACAATTAGAATATTTTGAAAAAACAATGTTTAATCCATTTTCATCTAATGTACAGTTAGCATTTGTTTTACCTTTGAAATATAGAGATTTATTACCGTATACTATGTCTAATTATTTGGAAAATAATGATAATGAATTTTTTATAGAAACTCCAAAATATGAATGGGCATTTTGTAGATATTTTTGGGAATCGCATCCTGTATTACCTGAAATACCTATAAAAAATCTTGAAAAATGGGACACTTTGTGTAAGTAAATATAAAATTGAAAGCGTTTGATGGTATATATTTATTTTTAAATTAAATATATACATTATGAGTACCCACATTGAAACAATTATGCGTAATAGTGCTTGCACACATAATGGTTGGATGAAAACAACTACTCCAGAAAACCAAGTATTGAGATCAATTAGAATTGGAAGTCAGAAAAATTGTAATGAAGATGGCCTGATATGCGACTATACTACAGAAGATAAAATTAAGACTATTCTCGAAAAGTATAATATTGAAAAATATACATTAGACAATATACATACTAATTGGGAATTTTCAACACAATTGTTAATAGAAGAAGATGTTTATAAACAACTAGTTGAAAAAATTAATAATTATCATAAACAAGATTAACCTAAACAATTATGCAAAAAATATAAAAAAGGATATTTTATAAAATTTAGTCTGTTTTTTCACAAAAGGGTATTTCCACATTTGATAATATCAAACACCTTTTTTTTAGATCAATAATTATTCCATGTGCTAGTAACATGTCAAGACCGATAATTATATCTTCTTGATCAGGTATCACTGTAAATGAACACCCAATCAAAAAATCTTTTAATTGTAATTCAACAAAATGTATTTTACCAATTATTTCTTGTTTACCTACACCGTGTACCATTCCTTGGTGTTTGTAATCAATTATATTTTCAATATTATGTAAAAATGCTTTATCTAATGGCATTATAGATACTTGTGCTCCTGTGTCCACGAATAATTTCGTGTCATTTCCATTTATAACTGCTGGTATATATAACATTTTTACACTTGTAAATGATTCTGGTATTTCTTCTATTGCTTTTTCAATATTATCATTTATTTGTTTTTCACGATTATTAGCATTTATAATTTCTGAAAAATCAAGATTGTTTATGTTTGGGTTCATTTGTATAAATTAATGACTATTATTTCATTTACAAAAATAATAATCAATGATAAAATTGAATGTCTTTTATTTATCTATCTTATTAATAAAATCAAACGTATCGAAAATGAATACATTCTTTAACAGCTTGCAAAATAATTTCAATTCTCTATATGATAGAGTTAAAGGTAATGTTCCTGCTATTATTCTTGTATATTTTAGTGTAGTCTTTGTACATTTTATCAGTTCAAATATTTATCCATCACTTTGCTGTCCTTGGACATTTTGGGGATTTATAATGTCGCCGTTTATGGTAGTCACCCCACATTGTGAAGGACTTCGATGGATTATTCATTATACAGGTGACCAGATACGTAATTCATGGATTTGGTTGGGAGGATATTTAGTATGGTATTTTGGTAATCAAATAACGCCATATATCAATACGTTTAGAACAAACAATGTTACACATAGTGTTCATAATCATATTGAGGTAGAAGATGAGAATGTAGATGATCGTTCAGATAGTACTACAAGAAGACGAACTACTCGACGAAATAATAATAATAATAATAATAATAATAATAATAATAATAATAATAATAATAATAATAATAATAATAATAACGATGAATAAATAAAGAAAAATTATAAAAATAATTTCGAAAGGTATATTAAATGGTACAATTAATCAACACAAAAACGAATTATAAAATTATATTAAAAAGAAATAAATCTATTAAGGTACGTGATGTATATAATAGTTTATTTTTTTCTACTTTTGGATTAAAAAAAGCACGAATTTTTAGTAAAGAACAAAAATTAAATGAAAAATCTTCTGAAAATATGGATTTAAATTCGTTATCCGACACTTCTATTGAAAATAATGATAGCAGTGATGATGATAATGATGGATACTTTTTTAAAGAAAGAAATCCTAGTGGTTATTCGGAATTACCATTATTTAAAAAGGATATTGTCCAAGACGATGGGACTGTTATACAAGAGAAAATAAAAGATAACAATAATGATGGCGTTTATACATTCTTAAATGACTATATATCAAAATATACACAAGAAAAAACAAATGAACCTATTGATGAAGACGAAATATATATATTAGTACCATTTGAAGTAGAAAATCCAATTATTACGTTAAATAATTTTTCTATTCCTGATAAAAATTCATTACTAATGATAGATAAAAATGGTATTACTTACAATGTACTTGAAAAGATAATTTATGATATATATCTTCAAATCATTTACTTACAAGAAAAAGGTTATTGTTATAGTGAAATCCCTGTTGAATCAGTTTTATTAATTAATAATCGATATATTATTTTATCAATAGAAACAGTTTCGAAATTTTCTGATAATGATACATCATTATCAACCAAAGCATTTTTAGTCTTTTTAGAAAAATTATTTAAGGATGATACATTAGAAAGTGTACTAGAAAAAATACAATATACAAATATTTATTATTTTATAAAACGTGCTCAAAATGAAAATATACTTCTGTTTTTTAAATAAGGGAGGGATCATAAGGGAACCGTAGGTTCCCTTAACACAAAAAGAGAACATTAAAATAAAATAGGATATAATATAATATAAAATTAAATAAGATCAAAGTCGATATCATCGTGGTTGTTGTCGTGTGGTATATTATTATGAAGATTATTATCAATAATAAT